CGGCGCCCCCCCCCCCCACCCCCTGCTCGTTGCTCGTGAGCAAGCCCAAAATCCAGTGTGCGTGCTCATGACTTAAGATTATTGTCTCTGGTAATATATAGGTATACATGAGCACAGTTCTAAAATGCTCGCATTGTCACTACCAAACTTTCCGCACGTATAATTTGAAAAGGCACATGAACTCATTACATTCATCGTGCGAGAATTCTGAAGACAAGGAATTTGGTTCGAGTGCACAAAATGTTGTCATTAGTGCACAAAATGTTGACATTGGGGTTCCATCGAGTGCACAAAATGTTGACGTCGGTGCACAAAATGTTGACGTCGGTGCACAAAATGTTGACATTGGCCTTTCTCATGAATGTACAAGACGATACAAGTGTGGAAAGTGTTGTAAACCATACGCCCGTTTATCTCAAATGAAGAAACATGAAGATGTATGTATCGGTTATTATAACCCATTGAAATGTCCAAAGTGTGAACAAGAGTACGCAGATCGTTCATCCAAGTCAAGACACATGAAGATATGCGATGGCTTTCCAAAAAGGGCTACGCAACAACTGACGGTGCATACACAAAAGGAACAACCAATTGTGGAAGCTGCCACACCAGCTATCAACAATTCCATTGTACAAAGTTCTATCAATAGCAACAATGTAAATCATATACAGCAATTAAATATCATTATCAACTCCTTTGGGAAAGAGAAAGATGATCATATAACTGATGAATTCAAAGATGCAAGGTTGAAAGAGTTCAACGGCAGAGGAATACTAAATTACATCAAAAGTGTCCATTTCAATCCTGACATGCCAGAGAACCACAACATACGTAAACGGGACAACAAGTATTGCCAAGTTCTAGATGAAGGCGAGGGATGGATCATACGGTCGCTAAGTAGCATGATGACAGATCTTGTCCATCTGTATAAACAAAAATTAGAGGAACGTCTAGTAAATCCTGGTTTCAAACTCTCATTAGACTGTGAAACAACTTGGTATCAGATCCGTGACAACCTTGTTAAGTTTGATAGAAATAGGAATCCAGCCGACTACTACAGAACTATACGTGATGTAGCTGCACTACTAGAGAATCTTGAAACAGGATATACCAAAGCATCCTAACTATCATATGGCGATGTTGAATACCATTGTTTATGCATGTTACCACGGCCTCTCAAACTGACATTGAAAGCAATAGATATACGTGTTGCATCTGACTTTAGTTTGTCTACATGATGGGCCAACCAACTTGGGAACAACAAGATCATATCAGCGTAAGGTGATATCTCGGCGTTGTACGCGTTGTAAGCATTCATGTTTTTAACATCGGGTCGGAACACGGTTTTCAGATTTTTGGAAGGATCATGGAAGATAATGGATTGATCTCCTTGTGCATCTAGATAATAAACACCTGATAGAAAACTATTCCCATGAGTATGTGTGGGAAAGTCTTCTCCTTTTTTCATTACATTTGCCCAAATCGTCTGTAAGTACACCTCTTGATAATCATACTGAAACTCTTGGCAATAATGCTCCGCACACTTGATCGCAATTGCCTTCAACACATCAAAGGTAGGATCCTCACTTAGGTCGTTTGTTTGGAAGGGTTCATCTACATCATGGGCCTTGTACATGTCCATAATTCTGTTCCGCATGGCATCTCGCATTTCATCATCTATATGAGCCTTGAATTGTTGAACGGTAATAGGAAACAACATGAACGGCTGCAATGTCTCCACTTGAATGTCCTTCATAGTTGGTTTAAAAGGCCAGTAACGCCTTATATGAACAAAAAGAACTAGAGGTCTGATGTGGAATTAGCGAACAAGATGCTTGATTGCTGTAAGGTCTAGGTCACCAACACTCCAGTACTCTGGTTTTCCGTTGGGCATCACCCGCTTGATCATGTAAGGGAGCTTGCCCTCCAGCAACTCCTTTTGGGCAACATCACGAAGTTGCATGTTCGTGGTGACTTTGAATCCTTCCTCCATATCAATCAGCGGAGGCGCGCCCTTGGACAGATGCATGGTACGAAGCCCGATAACTTGATCAAATTCGTACTTTGTCATCAGGGGAAGCGAACGGTATGTGCTCCTGTCGGCATGGCGGATCTTGGCGTACTCGTCCGTGATAGCTAGCGCTTGCGAGGTTGTCATGTCTATCTCTTTGATACTCTATCAAACCCTTACATCATTTTTTTACCTAATGGTGGGTACGCCACGTGTATCCACAGTAATCACAGCAATAGAAGTACTTCATGTGAACGGGATGGTACTTGACGTATAGAACCTGTGGCTCCTCCTTTTTCCCCGTGCAAGCCTCGTTGGGGCAAGTAATACTCGGGTCACGCACACGGGGCAATGTCGGATCAAATCGTAGGTACTTGTTCTGATATTGCATGTAGAGAAGGTCGTCCTCGGAATAGATCGTCTCTGAAATCTTCATCGCCCCCTGCCGAGCGTCGATGTTCTTAGAGAAACCACAATGCTTGCAATACTTGATCAAGGACTTCTCGTCATCCTTGATATACAACATGTTATCGCAAACTTCGCAGAAGTCCATCTTGTTATGATATTCCTACACTCCTCTTAATATCTTTATTCGCTATCATTTTTTCTACATAAACAGATTTAAGGTGTTATACATAGTGTCAGGTAATGACGACATTCCATCTATACGTGATTCACACACAACGGCTGGTACACCGCCAACCACGTCTGCATGGGGTGATCCAGACAATCCGCGAGGCCGCACAACAAGCGGGGTTTGATTTCAAGCCGATTATGATCCTCAAACCTGACCCATCCCATCTACAACCAGACCTTCAAACACTGAACAACCGTATCAAGTATGATCCCGTTGGCGAGGAAGAGTTTGATAAATCCATTACGATGTTGTCTATCGAGGAATTGTCGAATATCGAGAAACATCGGGAGGCATGGCGTCGGATCCTGAAGGAAAGCCCCGAAGATGTCTTCATGGTCATTGAAGATGATGCCTTTGTAGTTCCTATGGCGCAACAACAACTGATGGAGCTCTTCAAGCTGGATCAAAGAAGCTATGATTTCAATATCATGTGCCTCTCCGACCCTAGTGCCAATCCCGATGCATCCATGCAACTATTGAATCTTCGTGATACTGGTAAGATCCTCCCAAGCAAGGATGCGTACATGGTATCTCACCGTCTATGCAAGAAGCTTTTGGAAGAAACAGAGACCATCAAGTTTACCATGCGGGTACAACTCTCGTATATCATCCAAAAGAACCCGATCTTCCAAGCAAAGTACCCCTCCAAGCGGATCATGCTAGAAGGGAGCAAGCTTGGGCTCTATCCTAGCAGCTTGCACCCTAACAACATGTTGATCTATAACCAAGAGTACATGGAGCTATGGAAATACATGTCTATGGACAAGTTTGATGTAGGAGAGGTACGCGAACTCTACAAGCGGATTGCGCACATCCAAAACCCAGACATGTTGCATCTTTATGGCGTCCTGCTTTTTAAAGGAGGAAGGGTTCAAGAAGCAGAAGCGGCTCTCATGGAAGCAATAGAGCTTATGCAAAAACAACACGGAATGCTGACGTATCGGTCTGACTTACTGAACAACCTCATCAATATGCAAGAACATCTTCAAACCGACTTACCCGACATTATGAGCAAACCCTCTAAATATCAAGTTCGTTCGTAGCGGGGGTAGCGGCGGCAGCAGCAGCGGCGCCCTTCTTGGCGGGAACAAGGGTCTTAGCGAAGGTCTTCAATTCGGTTTTGGTAGCCTCCACCTTAGCCTCCACGGTAGCCTGGATAGAGGCGTTGACCTCCTTGAGGATCTCCTCTTTCATAGAGGCAACGGCATTGGTCTCGTTGTCGGACTTGCCCATTAGTAGACCGACACGCTCTTCCAAGAGCTCCAGGCGGCTCACAATATCGTCAATACGGCGGTTGGTACGGATAAACTCAAGACTCATAGCTATCTAATATCAAGAATTTATTGTCACGTTCCCAACGCGACCGCCATTTAAAAACAAGCCAATTAAAAATTGAAGCTGTTAAGTAGAGGTTGGTGTGAAAGATGATCATTCCCATCCTGTGCTTTACTTGTGGTAAGCCTTTGGCCGATAAGTACGACTTCTATGTGGAGGAGGTCAAGAAGCTGCAGAAGAAAGAGGACGCAAACACCAAGAAGCCAATGACCAAGAAGAAGGAAGCGGAGCAACATACCATGCGCCACTTTGACGACCTGCGAACGGGACCGATCCTTGACAAGCTGGGGCTCAAACGCTACTGCTGCAGGCGTCACATGCTCACGACAGTGGACATGATGGACACGATTTAATCTACGTCTACGGTAGGGTTATGGACTTTAAGGAGTACAAGCAATTGTACCAACAGCTGTTGTCACGGGAAGGTCGCGAAGAGATAGGAGACGATCCCAAGAACACTCAGAAACTAGAGGCAAAGATCAACAAGTTCCTAGAAGTGTATCCAGAAACCGTGCCCAAAGACAAGAAAAAGGACACGCCGTTCCATCTTTTGTCTCTGAAGGAGATCTTCCATAGGACAATGATGGTTGGGATAGACATCATCCACGACATCTCGGATATCCTGTCCCAACGGGAGATGTTGGGCACTGCGACGGTCAGGCGGCAGATCTTCCACGCGTTCACCAAACCCGAGCGACGAGTCTACATGGGCATATGGCTCTTGTCTTTTGCATTCATCATCTTGTTTATTGAGGGCAGCTCGTAAGTTCCTTTTTCTTATCTTCCAAGCAAGGGATATGGAAGGACTCATACCATTGGCATTAGTAGGTGCGGTTGTGTTTTACCAACTGAGACGGACAAGCACCAACACCCTTCTTGCAATGGTGGTCATGGCAATCCTTGGTGGGGTTGCTGGATACTTTGTATACAAACGGTACCAAGCTAGTGCTGCAAGTACACGACAAAGCAATATACAACTAAAAGAGGATACCAAGGGACGGGAGGAGATCGTGTCAAGTAGCTATGAGGTATCCGCATTCAAGAAGTTTAAGCACTTGCCAAGGAACGGCGTATTGATGGACATGGCCAAAGATCTGCGGTTTACCCGTGTCTTTGACAAGGCACGCTACGGAGATCTACTCGTTCATATGGACAAGCTTCAGAAGGTGTACATGTATGTCTTGGCGGGTCGCTACCGCCCCGAAAAGTACATCCCAACATTTGTGGACTTGCGCGATACGGTCCTAGAGGTACTTTATAGCTACATTTTGGTGGTTCCCGAGGTGCTCCAGCACACGTATGGCCTGAAGCCGTACGAGGTGATCCACAAGAACATTGATGATTTCACGGCCCTTTCGCGGAAGATGATGGGCATACTTCAAGCCTATGCGAAGGACAAGGGCTACACTGTGCCCGATACATACTTCCGCCCGTACGAACCGAAGCGTGAACACACATTGCCGTAAATTTTGTAGTCGTACTATAGTAGAATATGTCTGATCCAACGGCACTATTGAGCGGCTATGAGAATGTGATACAACTTCTAGGGCAGTTGCAAGCTGCTCTGGGTAACAACAGCGCAGAAGGGCAACAACAAATCGTTGCGCTATCCGAGCAATTGAAGGCAGCGCTATCTCAGGCGGAAGACGGCATGAAATCATACTTGAGCACCAACAACCCAACAATTTATGCCAAGTTGTTCCCTGGTGAAGCAGCTAGCCTACCACAAGGAAATGATATGGGCACCGCTGCTGCTCAACCACTTGGAGAGGGAGAAGGCTTTAATCCTGAAAGCTCTCCACTTGTAGGAGGACCAAACTCTCCAGGTGAGGGTTCGGTTCCGTTGGAAGGCAACACCCAAATTGTTGGAGAAGGCGTAGGGATGGGTGCTGCGGAATATGGCGGTGGCAAGAAGGGAAAGCGTAGTGCCAGCAAGAAGAATCACCGTGGGGGTGCCGCGGATGTGAGCGTGGATGTTGCTGGTGCCGCGAACACCAACATGATCTACAACGCCGCTGGTCTCATCACCGCCGCCAACGACCCCTTTGTCCGCGGTGTCCCTGGCACCGACTCTTTGCTTGGCATGCACGCTCCCTTCTCGGCGGGCATGAACAACAACATGTTCGGCCAGTCTCTCGGTCCGAACATCACCTCCGTCATTGCCCCTCCCGTCGGCTATGTCGGAGGTGCCAAGAAGAGCACTAAGGGCAAGAAGAAGCACTAAACCAATTTAAAGCTGTAACGCGTACTAGTTTTTAGGAAACATCGGAACACATACACGATGAGGAACAGCTTCAGGCCTTGGACCACAGAAGACATCGAACTTCTCCATGAGCTCATTCGCAAGAAGGCATCCATCCAAAAAAAGACAGTCAAACTAGGACGGACGCGCAAGGCCATTGAGGACGCTACCCGCAAGATCATGTTCCAACAGCTCCTTGAACATGCTCCATCGGAGGTCGCTCGGAACTACGACATGAGCGAGGAAGAGCTCAAGCATAATGTCGTGGAGCGGAAGTTCTATGTGCCAGTGGACAAGAGCATCCCCATGTCCATCTACGTCATCGGATTTATGCTCCTTGCAACGGGGCTCTTCCGTTTCACCACGGTCCTCCAAAACGAGCTCCTTCAGTTCGCTTAGAGAGAAATAAATTATCTGGATACGTTAGGGTTTTTCATGACGTATCCAGTGGACACTATTTTAAATCCAAGGGCATTCGTGTATGCCTCCAATGCAGAGGCGTTGGTGCTACAAAGTACTGCCCTTGAGACAAAGCTTACATTCCTGAATGCGAGCGTAGATCCACAAACACTCTCCCCAAGCTATGTGTTGTCGTCCTCCAACCAAGACTTCCGTATCTCAAAGGACTCGAGTTTGATTGCACAGTTCAATGTGGAAAAAGACGTTCCCCAACTCAAGGTTCCTGGACGAATTTCAACAAACAAGTTGGAGTTTCCAAGCAACCCCAACAGCAAAAAGTCGGTTGTGCTTCGTGACTTCAACGAAAACAGCTTGCACCAGTTCGCAGGTATTGGCTACAACCAGGGCGAGACGCAATACCAAGTCACGACCGATTCGGAAGCACATACGTTCTATGCGGGCCAAGACAGTTTGAGCAGTTTGGAGTTGATGCGGATCCAAACCAACCGCCGAGGTATGGCCCAGGTTGGCATTGGTACCAATACCATCAACTCCAATGTCATGTTTGCGGTTTCGGGTGACACTTCTATCCAAGGAAACCTTACGGTTCAAGGGAACCTCAACTTTGACCGCACTGGGATTGTCCAGGTTGACAATGTAACCCAACGTATATCGCCTTCGGTCTTGCCCGAAAAGATGTTGTTCTTGAATTCCAACAACCAAGTTGACAAAGCATTCTTGCCACAAGAGTACAACTTCCAATACCTCAAATCGCAAAAGAATGTTGGTATCGGCACAAAGGTTCCGTTGCAAAAGTTCCACGTTCAAGGAAACTGCTACTTCTCCGACAGGATTGGTATTGGAACACATGTGCCTAAAGCCACCATACATGCAGTAGAAGACTTTGCTAGCATCCCAACACTGCGGCTAGAGAACAACAAGGGTGGTAATATGTTGGAAGCCTTCGCACAGGGCTCTAATATTTTCACCTTATCATCGCTGAACTCGGGTGTGGGCATTGGCACCACCCTTGTCAAACAAGGAAACATCTTGCAGGTCTTGGGCAATGGTGAATTGGTCGGACGGTTCAGCACTTCGAACCTCAACGTGTACAACACGATCACGACCAAAAACTTTGTAATGGAAGAGAACGCAACAACATACATCACCCAACAAAACCTGACACAAAGCGACAATACAGTTCAAAAGACGATGATGTGCTATATGCCATTCAACTTTACGTCTGGAATATCCACTCCTGAAATCCGCAACATTGGATCTGCACCGTATGTGCATTTCAAGAGTTGCGGTGTTCGCGTGGATGGCGACTTCATCCTGGGGAGCCAGATGTATGTATTGTCAGATGCTCGTGTCAAGTCGGACATAGAGGTGATCAAGAACCCTCTTGCACGCATTGATCGTCTCCACGGGTACACATACACGTTGCCGTCAGGTCAAGCACAGGCTGGTGTCATGGCCCAAGAAGTGCTTGATGTCTTACCAGAAGCAGTCACACTCCTTCCCGAGAACTACTATGCAGTCTCTTACGATTCTATCGTTCCATTGTTGGTAGAAGCCGTGCGTGACCTGAATGCACAAGTAAAACAACTAAAATCTCAACTGGTATCGTAATGCAATATCCATTATTTTTGCTGACATTATGTAGTATAGATGTCACTTTTCTTTGCAGACGAGGATAACATCACTTTTGGAGTCCAGGGTTCCAATGTGAACGAGGTTGCCCAGTTCTCCTCTACAACAGATGATGTGTTCCTTCGTTTCTACACCAATAACTACAGCCCAACTGATAACCTCATTTCAGGAACTGTGATTGGGTCTAGTAACTATGACAAGAGTGCCGCCAAGAAGCACAACTTGTACATTGGCCATGTATCTCAAGGGAGTAATTTGGACCGCGTGGTCACTGTGGAAGAGGATCGTGTGGGTATTCGTACGACCACACCGACTGCAACATTGCATGTCGTTGGAAGCAACTTGTCATATAGCAACGTGTTCTTGGTCCAGACTATCAACAGTCCCGCTTACCCTGCAATCGTGGTTGATAAGTACGGCTACGTTGGTGTAGGCACTACCCCTAATAGCAACGCTGCCCTCGTGGTCAAAGGAAACCTCATTGTAGACCACATCCAGGTAGGTGGTACGGCAGGCGACTCTTCACGGTTGATTACCACCTACGGATTGGAGCATCCACTTGATGTAGACTACCTAGATTTTGACAACAGCACTATGAGCAACATCAGTAATGTGGTGACCCCATTGGTGGAAGCAACGAACTTGCAAGAGACCTTTGCCAACATTGCCAACTACTCTTTCTTGGACAAGGCAGCGGTCAGCATTTCGGGGATTGATCCTCGCGGCTATGTGACCTTTGTGAGTGCCTTCAAGGGAAATTCACCAACATATACCTACACACTCACCGCTATGCTGAATGGCACGCCTACATCTATGGGACCCTATGTATCATCTGGAGCTTCGGATACCCGATCCGTCCAGTTCTCTACAGGATCGTACCAGGTGAACATCCGCTCCTATGCTACCAATGGCGTCGGATCGGGTAGCTACTTTAACAGCAACAACATTGCGTCCTTTGCGGTGGGTGCAACGGATCCGATTGGAACCCCTACCGTAAGCTTTACGGGAACCCCCACATTCAGTGGTTCCTCGTACACGTATGTTAGTGGCGTCCCTTACTACACATCGGGCATCCAAATCAGCATGTCTATCAACACCCTTGTCTTCAACAACATCTACAATGTCATCGATCCTACGACCGCCCTAACCAACGTGTTGACCATCCAAGATGCTACCAACAACTCAGCTACTACAAACTATACCTACTCGCAAGTGTTCAACAACTTCCTGGTGTCCAACTCACGCAATGACAAGGCATTAACAATTACACTCACATCCCCAAACACAGGTTCCCTTGTAACTCTGTCTGGAAAGGTGTACAACATCAACTATCAGAACGGAAACACCAACACCTCCTTGATTTCAGATATTGCATATGTTGGGTCGGCTGTTTCAGAATCAAGCATGCAGGTAGCATCGTACACAGGCATGCCGATCACATCGGTCAAACGCGTTTCTATTGACGATAATGTGCAAGACCAGTTGATGCCCGCCATCAATCTTCTTCACACATTCAGTGGTGTTCCATCTGGATATGATTCGTTGTACTCTCCTTACTCCACTACGTTTGTGAGTAGCTACAACAGCTTATCTCGTGGTACATATGCACCATCCTACACCGCCATTCCAGGTGCACACAACTTCTTGACGATGAAGGTGGAAACGAATGCCGCGGTTTCTGCATTCGTGCTCAACATGGTGAATGCATCAGGTGTAGAAAAAGTCATGGTACAATGGGAATCACTTGGCACTTGGTATGACGCAATGGTTATGTTCAATGCAGGTGGTTGTGCGGGATCCACATATGTATCAGGTACTAGGTTCCCCATCCGCCTACCCGAAGGACTATCCATCTCCTCACCAACGAACATATACATCAACGTGCGCTTCACAGGTTCGGTACCATTACGAAGCGGAAACACATACCGTATATTAATTTCTAATGCATAAACAATTATATACTAGCATAATAGGTCATGAGTAGCACAACTACTATCACGCAACAACAGATTGCTCAACTTGACTATGTGTTCAAGCGTGATGCGGCGAAAAAGGTAAAGACTGATGGTCTCAACAATCAAACAGTTATTTCAGCTGCTAACGAACTCAACTCGGTTGTGGATATCGTCCGTTCAGATCGTATCTGGGCGGATGCGGATCTCCTTGCTGTTGGTCCGTCGGGGGCTAATGCGAACGGGTCTAATGTACCTGCCGTGCAAGTTGTGCAAGAGGCGTTCGTAGACTTGCATGACATTGTAGGAGACTTGCGAGGACGATCATGGAGGAGTGGGAATGCCAGGCAAAACTGGATTGCTCCCGAATTTCATCCTGGGTATGCACCCATCTTGTACTATGGCCCCGCAAACTCCACCCCCACTACCACAGTGGATTACACCCTATATCCATGGGTTTTTGATTATGGATCAGGGATTGTAACCTTCATTGGTACAGTTCCCCCTTACTTGAGCAGCGGCGCCAACATTTTGTATGTGTCAGGCTATGTTTATATTGGTACGCTTGGCATCCGTAACGTGACAGGTACATTTACGGCACCTGCAATTGTAGCTACAGATTTGCAAATCTCCACCCTATTCTCATCCAATGCCAACAGTAACATCAACATCTCAGGAAACAGTCTGAGTAACATCAAGACATTGGATGTGCAACGGGTAACGGCTACACAATCAGGAACTGTTGTCAACTTCACGCAAACCACGCTAAGCAATATCCGTATGTTGGATACTCGCTTTCTAGATACTAGCGCTCCATCGGGTATTATCAACGTATCTACCAAAACCCTCAGTAACATTACAACCGTCAGCCTTGTGAACCTTACAAGTGACAATCAGAACATCAATGTGTCTACAAGGTCCCTCAGTAACATCCATGTTTTGGACACGGATACCGTGATCACCAACATATTGACCACACATCGCGGGGATGGCTTGATTAACGTAGATACCAAGTCTCTCTCCAACTTGGATGGCATCTATGTGAATACTGGCTCAACCGTCTACACGAACTCTATTGCTCCATACTATGGTGATACGGTTACTATCAATGGTGCAAACATGACGGGCATCAACAACCTTACAGTATCAGGTGATATCCGTGTTCGTGGTGAATTCTTTGTGGTGGACACTACCACATGCAACACCAACCAGATCCGCATTGAAAACGATGGCACGGGCCCCGCTTTGGTCGTGAATCAATATGGGAACCAACACATTGCCCAATTCCAAGATGACAGCAATGTGGTGTTCTTCATCAAGAATGGTGGTCAAGCGGCGTTTGGCAGTTTTGGACCCGCTATCGACACAGGGACCCCTGAGTCTTTGGTCTACATCCACAATCCTCAAGCTTCCAACCAGGCCGCTCTCTATGTCCAACAAGATCGCAGCACCCGTGATTTGGTCACCATGAAGGGTGTTGATAAGGACGTGGTCGTGAATGCCAAAGGTAATGTCGGTATTGGAACAGCAAACCCAGTGGTACCCCTAGCTATATATGATTCGTCAGCTGTCCTAATTCCTGCGGGCACCAGTGCACAGCGTCCCGCGGTTGGTGTCCAGGGTTACATCCGTTACAACACCGAGTTGTCGTCCTTTGAGGGCTTTGGACCCAATAGCACTTGGGGAACCCTTGGTGGTGTAAAGGACGTGGACGGCAACACCTTCATTGCCGCGGAATACTATGCGGGAGCTAATGACAACAACTTGCGCTTCCTCACAGATGGTTCCGAGCGCATGCGCATCACCGCGGATGGAAATGTTGGCATTGGCACCACCCAACCCGCGGTTGCTTTCGAGGTGACGACTACAGCACGGGTGCCCCGCGTAGAAGTATCTACCATTACAACCCTAGAGTCGGCTGGTAATATCAATGTGGATACCAAGTCCCTAAGCAACCTAACAACTGTCTCTACCGCGAAGCTCACTAGCGATAACGACAACATCAATGTATCTACCAAGAGTCTCAGCAATGTAACTACCGTAAGCACAACAAACCTTACAAGTGACGGTGCTAACATCAATGTTTCCACCAAAACACTCAGCAATGTCACCGCGATCAGCACCACACGCATCACGTCGGACGGCCTTAACATCAACGTGACCACCAAGTCTCTCAGCAACTTGTCATCGGTTAGCTCCGAACGCCTTACCACCGATGGTCTAAACATCAATGTCTCCGCGAAGACCTTGAGCAATGTGACCACCGTGAGCATGGTGAACATGACGAGTGACAATGCCAACATCAACGCATCTTTGCGCACTCTAAGCAATATTACTACAGCAAGTGTCATCAACCTGACAAGCGACTACGACAACATCAATGTCTCCGCGAAGACCTTGAGCAATGTGACCACTGTGAGCATGGTGAACATGACGAGTGACAATGCCAATATCAATGCCTCGCTTCGCTCCTTGAGTAATGTATCTACGGTCAGTCTATCCAATATTACTGCAGATGGTGACAACATCAATGTGTCCACAAAGACACTATCAAACCTGACGACCGTAAGCACCAACAAACTTACATCTGATGGAAGCAACATCAATGTCTCCACCAAGACCTTGAGCAACCTATCTGCGGTAAGCTCAGAACGTCTGACCGCGGATGGCTTGAACATCAACGTGTCCACAAAATCACTCAGCAACATTACTACGGCTAGCATTGTAAACCTGACCAGCGACAACCTAAACATAAATGCTTCCCTGCGCACACTCAGCAACGTATCCACCGTGAGTCTGTCCAACATCACATGTGATGCCCCCAACATCAACGTGTCGGACAAGTCGCTAAGCAACATCCAAACCGCTAGTGTGGTGAACCTGACGAGCGACAACCTGAACATCAATGTTTCCACCAAGTCCCTCAGCAATATTACTACAGCAAGTGTGGTCAACCTTACCAGTGACAACCTCAATATCAATGCTTCCCTCCGCACTCTAAGCAACGTCACCACAATAAGCTTGTCCAACATCACATGCGATGCAGATAACATCAATGTGTCAACCAAGTCACTCAGCAACATTGCAACTGCGAGCGTTGTCAAACTTACCAGCGACAACCTCAACATCAATGTGTCATTGCGCACGCTGAGTAATGTATCTACCGTAAGCTTGTCCAACATTACTTGCGACGCACCCAATATCAACGTATCCAACAAGTCGTTGAGCAACGTTCAAACCGCAAGTGTGGTCAACCTCACAAGCGACAATCTCAATATCAACGTGTCCACGCGCACCCTCAGCAATGTGACCACGGTAAGCACAGGGAACCTCACCAGCGACGATTTGAATATCAACGTATCTACGAAGTCACTCAGCAACATCACAAATGTGTACACTGACACCGTTATTACCACAAACCTGACTACGGTATCTTCCTTCATCAACGTGATGGGTAATACGTTGAGCAACATTGATACCAGCTACACCAATACGGGTGTGTTCAACTATATCACGACTATCAATGGTAGTAGCAACATCAATGTATCTCTCAAAACACTCAGTAACCTTCACACGGTAAGCACGGCACGTTTGACAAGTGATGATGCGAACATCAATGCATCTCTTCGCACCTTGAGCAATGTCACTAGCATCAGCCTATCTAACATCACTTGCGATGCCCCAAACATCAATGTCTCCACCAAGTCCCTTAGCAACATTCAGACCGCAAGCGTGGTGAACCTTACCAGTGACAACCTCAACATCAACGTGTCCACGCGTAGTCTGAGCAACGTCACCACGGTTAGCATGGTGAACATGACAAGTGACAATGCCAACATCAACGCTTCCCTCCGCACTCTCAGCAATGTCACCTCTATCAGCTTGTCCAATATCACAAGCGACGGGCCGAACATCAATGTTTCGCTGAAGTCATTGAGCAACATTAACACGGCGAGCCTGAACAAGATCACATGTGACTACGACAATATCAATGTCTCTGCTAAGACGCTCAGCAACATCACCACGGCGAGTGTGGTGAACCTCACAAGTGACAACCTAAACATCAATGTGTCCACCCGCACCTTGAGCAATGTGACAACGGTAAGCACGGCGAACCTCACCAGCGATGGTTCAAACATCAATGCCTCCTTGCGTTCCCTAAGCAATGTGACCACCATCAGCTTGTCCAACATCACCAGCGATGGACCCAACATCAACGTGTCGCTTAAGACCCTCAGTAACCTTACGGCGGTAAGCACGAGCAAACTGACAAGTGATTTTGACAACATCAATGTCTCTGCTAAGACACTAAGCAACATTACCACCGCTAGTGTTGTCAATATCACCAGCGACAACGCCAACATCAATGCTTCCCTCCGCACACTCAGCAACATTAGCACCGTCAGTCTGAGTAACATTACGAGTGATGTTCAAAACATCAATGTATCTACACGGACACTAAGCAACATTCAAGCTGCAAGTGTGGTTAGCATCACAAGTGACAACCTCAATATCAATGTATCTGATCGTAGTTTGAGTAATATTGCTACAGCTAGTGTGACAAAGCTTACCAGTGACAATGCCAACATCAACGTATCTCTACGTACACTCAGCAATGTATCTACGGTGAGCCTCTCTAACATCACATGTGATGCCGATAACATCAATGTATCCTCTAAGTCACTCAGCAATATTCAGACCGCAAGTGTTGTCAACCTTACAAGTGATAACCTCAACATCAACGTGTCTACCCGCAGTCTCAGTAATGTGACCACTATCAGCTTGGTGAACCTAACAAGCGACGGATCCAACATCAACGCCTCTCTTCGCTCCTTGAGTAATGTAGCTACAATTAGCCTGTCCAACATCACAAGTGATGGTCCCAACATCAATGTATCAACGAAGAGCCTCAGCAACATTGATGCGGCAAGTGTCAATCGCATCACAAGTGACAACTTAAACATCAATGTGTCCACCCGTACCTTGAGCAACATCACTACTGTGAGCATGGTCAACATGACGAGCGATAACCTCAATATAAATGCCTCCTTGCGCACCTTGAGCAATGTGGCCAGTATAAGCCTCTCCAACATTACAAGTGATGTCCAAAACATCAACGTATCTACCAAGTCATTGAGTAACATTGACACAACAAGTGTAGCTCGGATCACAAGCGACAACTTGAATATCAACGTGTCCAACCGCTCCCTCAGCAACGTGGGTACCATTAGCTTGTCTAACATCACCAGTGACGTCCAGAACATCAATGTATCTACCAAGTCGCTCAGCAACATCGATGTGGTGAGCACACAACTGACGGTGACCAACATTATCACCACCGATGATGCGAACAGCAAGATCAATGTAGACAACAAGACATTGTCCAATCTGGCCAATGTGTATTTGAACCAGAATGCACAACTCGGCGTGAATACCATTGTTCCTTCAAGTGGTGTGAATGTCTCCTTCAATGGGAACAACGTGACAGGAATCAAGGATCTCACCATGTCGGGTGACCTTCGCGTACGTGGTGAATTCTTTGTCTTGAACACAACAACTTGTAATACAAACCAGATCCGCATTGAGAACGACGGGAGCGGCCCTGGTTTGGTTGTCAACCAGGTGGGAGCTGAACATATTGCCCAGTTCCAAGATGATAGCAACGTGGTATTCTTCATCAAGAACGGTGGACAGGCCGCATTCGGTAGTTTTGGACCTGCTATCGACACCACCATCCCTCAATCGTTGGTGTACATGCACAACCCCACCGCGTCCAACCAGGCAACGTTGTACTTGCAACAGGACAATGCTACCGAGAACGCTGTTACCATCAAGGGTGTTGACAAGGACATCGTGGTGAATGCAAAGGGGAACATCGGTATTGGAACCGCTAACCCTGTCGTGCCCATTGCGGTCTATGATTCATCTGCAATCCTCATTCCCAAGGGTACAACTGCCCAGCGTCCCGCAATTGGCGTACAAGGCTACATCCGCTACAACACCGATTTGTCCTCATTTGAAGGCTTTGGTGCCAACAGCACTTGGGGAACCCTTGGCGGTGTGAAGGATGTGGATGGCAACACCTACATCTCGGCGGAGTACTACCCAGGCGCGAACGACAACAACTTGCGGTTCTTGACCGATGGTTCGGAGCGCATGCGGATAACAGCAGATGGCAATATCGGTATCGGCACTACCCAGCCTGCGGTCGCCTTTGAGGTGACAACAACCGCACGCGTGCCTCGTGTGGAGGTATCTACCATCACCACCTTGGAGTCTGCTGGTAACATCAATGTTGACACGAAGTCTCTCAGCAACCTTACAACAGTAAGCACAACCCGCCTTACAAGCGACGGTTCTAATATCAATGTTTCCACCCGAAGCCTGAGCAATATTACAACCGTAAGCGTAGCTAACGTGACCAGTGACGGTGCTAATATCAATGCATCGCTACGCACCCTCAGCAATATATCCACTGTAAGCCTGAGCAACATCACATGCGATGCAGATAACATCAATGTATCCACTAAGTCGCTAAGCAACATCTCTACGGCCAGCGTTGTAAACCTCACAAGTGACAACGCCAACATCAACGTATCCACCAAATCGCTGAGCAACATTAGTGTGGTAAGCATCGCCAAGCTGACAAGCGACAATCTAAACATCAACGCTTCCCTTCGGACCCTGAGCAATGTTACCACCGTCAGCCTCTCCAACATTACAAGTGATGGCCCTAACATCAATGTATCAACGAAGAGCCTGAGCAACATTGATACGGTAAGTGTGGTACGGTTCACAAGCGACAACGCCAACATCAATGCATCGCTACGCACACTAAGCAATGTGTCCACTGTAAGCTTGAGCAACATTACCTGTGATGCGGATAACATCAATGTATCTACCAAGACGCTAAGCAACATCTCAACAGCCAGCATTGTAAACCTCACCAGTGACAATGCCAACATCAATGTGTCAACGCGTTCTCTGAGCAATGTAGCTACCATCAGCCTGGCAAACATCGCAAGTGACAACTCCAACATCAACGTGTCCTTGCGCACGCTGAGCAATGTAGCTACAATTAGCCTAAGTAACATCACATCTGACCTGGCCAACATTAATGTTTCTACCAAGTCCCTCAGCAACATCACAACCGCAAGCGTGGTCAACCTGACGAGTGATAACCTCAACATCAATGTATCTACCAAATCGTTGAGTAATGTGACCACAGTAAGCCTTGTGAACATCCAAAGCGATAACTTGAACATAAATGTATCTAACCGATCGCTCAGCAATGTGGGTACCATCAGTTTGTCCAACATTACAAGTGACGTTCAGAACATCAATGTATCTACCAAGTCGCTCAGTAACATCCACACGGTAGCCGCAGACACGGCCAATGTGTCCATCATCACCACCACCAAACCATCGGGCTACATCAACATGGATGCCAAGTCTCTCAGCAACTTGAATGGCATCTACATTAACCCTCAACACACATTGTACACCGACTACATCCATGCGGCGTTTGGATGCAACGTGGACTTCCTTGGTAATGATGTGGGTGGTATCCGCAACCTGACCATCTCAGGTAAGTTGAAGGTAAGTGGTGACGTGACTATTACAGACACGACAACTTCCAATACCAACCAATTGATCATTGAGAACGATGGTACAGGTCCTGCCCTCATTGTCAACCAAACAGGCTACGAACATGTAGCTCAATTCCAGGATGATAGCAATGTTGTGTTCTTTATCAAGGATGGTGGTCAAGCGGCCTTTGGTAGCTTTGGTGATGCCATTGACACTACCATCTATCCCTCCCAAGTGTACATCCATAGCATCTTTGCTTGCAACCAAGACGCACTCTATGTGCAACAAGACAAGACAACGAAGAACATCTTGTACCTTGCGGCATCTAACAACGATGTCAAGGTGGATGGTATGGGTCGCCTGGGTCTTGGAATGCACGACTCCAACATCACAGCACGCATCCAAGTCCAACAGCTGACGGGAGACGATGCGATGGAGTTCATGCGGTTGTCGTCTACCACCGACCCCGATGCCTTCAACATCGCAGGCAATGGCTCCATCGGTATCCATGTCCAAGCGCTCACAAGCAATGCCATCACAGCTAGGGGCATCATCCAATCCGATACGATGCGTTTAGATAAGATCACTGCTTATGCTCAAAACATCAATGTGGACCACAAGACCCTTTCAAACATCTCGGTGGTCAACACAAGTACAATTGAGACAAGCAAGATCACATCGTTAGAACAGAACATCGATGTGTCACAAAAATCACTCAGCAATGTACACACGGTGGATGCTACCAATGTGAATGTGTTGAACCAGCTAAGCACAACCAACATCACAGCTCCAGGCTCAGATATTGCGTTCAACTTCAAGCGTATCTTGGATGTAGAGTCACTTGTGGTACGCAGCAACATCACCGTACAATTCACGGGTACGCAAACATACACCAACCTACCTACCGACTTGGTACGCATTGACGCAACTACGGGCCGCATCTTGGATCAATACATCAGCACGGCCTTTGTGCGCCTGATGAACGATTCCAATATCATCAACCCCAACCTTCTTCCCGCGGTAGATACAAATCGCAAGACATTGATGCACACCAAGGATCGCGTTGGCATTGGACTGAAGAACCCTCAACAGAAGTTGCACGTGCATGGTACACAATGTATCACATCTGGTCGGTTGGGTATTGGTACACCAAATCCTGGTGCTGTCTTGCACATTGTGGATAACAATGGTCCCAATCCTACCATGCGCGTGGAACAACAGGGTTCCATGGACATCTTGCAAGTTGTGGGTAGCAACAGCTCTCCACTTCTCTATGTCAATGCCAACAAGAGTGTTGGTATCGGTACCGCAGCTCCCGCTTCGGCTTACGCACTAGATGTGGTTGGTACCGTGCATGCAACAACCGCGGTACGAACGAATGCATTGGATTCTGACACTGGCACTATCAATTGTCGCCAAACAACCCTGAGCAACATCCAAGTTGCTCACATTCATGATGTCGTGATCAATAACAGCATCAGTGTTCCTGGAACCCTGTTAACATCCAACCTTTCTGCATTGGATGCATCTGTGAACACCATCAATACAACCAATGCCGAGTACATCAATATGTTCTCAGGTCTTCGCGTGAACGGCTACAGCACCACATTGTACCAAGGCTACTCGCAAAACTTTGGTGCTCCTATTGACGCTACACGAATTGGCTTGCGCGTGAACCACAATGTGATGGCGGAGGCTTTCTTGAGTGTGTCCGATCGCCGTATCAAGAGGAACATCCAATCATCTGAACCCGTGTCAGACCTGCAAACACTACTTGCCATCCCTGTGTACAACTTCCAAATGATTGACCCTCAGATGGACCAACGACAAATGCTTGGTTTCATTGCCCAAGAGGTGGAAGAGTACGCACCTTATGCAGTCCGTACAACGATGGGTGCCATTCCGACCATCTTGCGGGCGCCTGATGCAGTGCTTGCGGATGGTTGGGTGATGCAAGTACGTGATCATGGTCTCAAGGATGGGTCTCTTCTCAAGTTGCTGGTGGACGATCAAGAAGTGACGGTGAAGGTCTCCAACGTGAACGGTGATGTCTTCCGTATGGACAAACCAATCACAAGTGATAACGTGTTAGTGTATGGTGAGGTTGTCACCAATTTCAAGTTGCTTGAGAATGAACGCCTACTGCCACTAGTTTTTAATGCAGTCAAAGAGCTACATGGAACCATCAACAAACAGCATATCCTACTTCAAAGCCTGTTGAAGCGGGTGGAACAACTTGAAAAGAAATAAACTCACGATTTGGAAAAAATGAAATCATGTATCACATGTACAATGGAGTAAAGATGGAGGTCGCAGAGTGCTATCAGGCAATCGTTGCCCGCCCACATGACGTCCAGCTATTCGCTGAATGGCTTGAGGAACGCCAGTGTCACCCTGATGTAATGGAGTGTGTTGTGAGTCTCCTCCTCGCACAGCAGCGCAGTATCTTCGGATGTCAAGATGAGGAATATGAGTTGACTCAGCACCTAAGGTCCATCCAAGCAATCATCAAAAGTTATGTTGAGAGGAACAAGAAGCGTACGCGCATGTACACAGATGAAGACGCACATCTGGAGCCCGCACGCAAAATCATCCGAGTCTAACACGTATCAGCATATAAAGAATCTTCTTTTTTCCTGTTTAAGAATTAGAGTCTTACTTTTTCAGTCATGTCTATACAAATCGGTACTGGAAGAGCAGAGCTAAACCTTAACCAGTTTATTAGCTCAACGGACCGCGAACGTTTTATACTCAGGTCCACAATCCATAGCAACCTTATCAACTTGAGTTCTACAACAAATCACACACTCATCGTCACCGACAATTACCATTTTGGTAAGTACCCTGAATCATTCCAACTGCGCCAAGATTCCAATGTGCTTCTCCGCATCAACAACACCAGCGGGCAGATCGTGCCGCCGATGAACCTTTCTAGCACACTGTCTGTGGATGGGATTGCAAGCTTCCGTTCCAATGTCTTTTTGGACTCCAATATCTCCCTTCGTGGTTTGCAAGCAAGCAACGCTACCATTACCAGTGCAGACCCTTTGACCTCAACGCTTCCTGTGTTCCGTGTTGCGAGGAACAACACTTCCGAAGCATTCACCGTATTCTCCGATGGTATGGTTCGCATTCCCCGTGCCGTGGGGATCGGAACCAACACACCGAATCCAAACACCCTCCTGCATGTAGAAAGCAATGTTTTGGTGTCGAGGACACTATTTGCAAGCAACGTGCAAACAAACTATATACAGAGTGCTATCAACAACAATGGCGTTTTGTTCTTGCCTGATAGGATCTTGTTGCGGGGCACGACCGAGATCCTGGGTGATTTCAGTATCAAGGGAAACTTTACGCTCAACAGTAACTTGAGCATCCAGTCCGTGTATGTGTCCGATACCACTTTCACGCCTCGTTTGTACATCGCCAACAACGCAACCTCCGCAATGCCAACGTTCCAAATGACGTACAATGGCGACATTGAGAATGGGTACACATCCAACATCATGTCCGTTTCCATCCGCCCTCAGGATTCAAACATCAGTGCCTTTGTGATCGATCACCATGGTCGCGTTGGTATGGGAACCGCTCTTACGAATGCTATCCTAGATCTCTATTCGGACTCCAACCACAGTGCCGACTACGTGATGCGGTTCCGTAATGCATACAGTAGGTGTGACAACTTTGTTTTGGACAAAAATGCAAACATGGGTATTGGCACTGAAGCATCCAGGCACAAGCTACAAGTGACACATTGTGATGATATACTATCTATCGCCTCGTGCAACCTTGATATCAATGATCCAACTAACAGCACGTACATAATCACTTATAGCAGCAACCCTGATAAGAATGCCTTGTTTGGACTATACAACTATGAGCAGAACGTGATTGCTGACCGTCCATTTGTGTCCGCATTCTCCAACGAACGACTTGTGTATCAGATGTCCAAAGATGGTGACGTCACCATTGGTACATGCAACATAGATACACGGTATGCATTGGATATCACTCCCGAGAAGCCCGCGCGCATCCCACACCTAGAGGCGGGTAAGCTAGTAGGCAACACAACGGATCGCACAATCCAATGCGACCAGTCTAGTATCTTGGACGTCAACAACTTCTCTGCTTGCAACCTTCAGATTGATTCCATGAATATACGGAGTGCATACATGCATTACATGTTCACGAGTAACTATGAGATTGTGGGCATGAAGTGCTTTGAGGATGACCCTGGTCTTTTCTCGGTGACCGTATCCAACTTCCACTTTGAGGGAACTGGCATCTTGTTCTCGGATGACCTTGCTAATGATCTTCAAAAGGATCCTATCTCTGAAGGCAAGTTGAAAATCATGGTACAAGATCCTCCCCAAGGTGGCATCTCCCGTGGCATTAACATCATTGGCAACCAAGATACTAGTATTCGGGTCAACTCGGAAACTTCTATTTCCTACCTTGAGCTGGCCAACCTAAACACGACTGGCTTGATTGGCTTGAATGTGGATGGAAGCATGTTTGTCAAACATGTGACTGATGATGAACCCAAGATCAAGATGATGAAGCAGGGTGGTGTGTATCTCCTCGGAAACACGCTTGTCACTGATATCGGTGTAGGAATCCAGCAAACCAACACTCCCATCACCAAGTCACTCCAGGTGCGGGGTGACAGCTTGATGACCAACTTCTTGGAAGAGCCTGTACTATTTGTAAACGGCGGCACCATCAATAACGTTCAACAACGTGTGGGTGTGTGTACGGATGCTCCCACCTACAATCTAGATGTACAAGGAAACTTCTTTGCACGTGATAACTCGCGGTTCAACAACTCACTGAATGTCATCAGCTCTGTCGGCATTGGTACGGATGTTGTTCCATCCAGTGTATTGTATGTGGAAACCCAAACCCTTCAAACTAGCAATGCCGTAACTATTAACAACAAAGGATCAGGTTTTACATTGGATGTGTCATCGGGCAACAAGAAGTTGGTGGTAGACAATAAAGGCAATATTGGTGTTGGTACAACAAGCCCTTATTTCACATTGGACGTTCAGGGTGATTTGAACTTCGCTGGATCCTTGTACCAATCTGGATACAAGTACATTAGCAGTCAGTGGACAACAACAGTTGGAGACGATCTGTACTTCATGGGTAACATTGGGATTGGCACGCAATCGCCACTCTACGGATTGCATCTTCAACGGGGGTCTTGCTTTGTCGGCTCAAACCTGACGGTAGGCTCTAACATTAATGTGAATGGTACAGTATTTGCTCAAGGGAGCTTCATTACTACATCGGATAGGACAGTGAAGGTGGATCTAGTACCCATCCCTGGCGCTTTGGACAAAGTAGAGAAGATCCAAGGTTACACATACTACCGTACGGACCTCCACAAACGGGAAGCTGGTTTGATTGCCCAAGAGGTGCTTGATATTCTTCCCGAAGTCGTTTACAAGACGGATTCCTCGTTGCTGAGCATTGCTTACGGTAACATGGCGGGTCTGTTTGTTGAGGCAATCAAGGAGTTGAACCAAAAGATTGCAAACCTAGAAAAAGAAGTAGCTACATTGAAGGCAATTGGTCATACACAATAAGGTACGCTTCACTTGACGTAAACCCATTTTGCATTTCTATCTTGTTGATTTGGAGGTCATCATAATGGTAATAATCGCCGCCATGCTTTCCAATCGCGGTGTAATGGCCACCGTGTAAGCTGCCATGGTGGAGTCCGACACTACGAAGCTCGTATGACACTGACTGTTTATCGGTGCCCATGAACTCTGGGCCCAAGATACAGCCCTTGTCTATTCTGATCTTGAAAGGAATGCCAATGGGTGCATTGTTTTTTTGTAGGTTCAGTCCAACATGCGAAAACCTCTTGATACATATGAATAACGTTTGTGGCACTTTCCAAAAGCGAACGAGCTTCTCTGCGGATTCATGTGCACATTTGTCACATTTCCACGATGTGGTCTTTTCTGCGGTTAGGAACGCCTCCAAGCAATCAAGCAAGGAGACGTCTTCTTTGTTTGGTATCTCCAAGGTCAGCATTGTGAATGGCTCGAAGTTATGGTAGACTTCGTTGCAATGTTGACAGTGGATCTGTGATACTTGCACGCCCTGTATAAGGTCCAACCACTCGCATGCATTGTCTTTGTTGTATGTTTGCATCGCAGAAGACGCCTTTTCCAGCATCCGAGCGTACCCTTTGTTTTTGTTGTTCCACGACCTTAGCAAGGAATTGCATGCTTTGTACGAGTTGACATGTTCACAAACCATACATTCACACGCAATAGATTCGCATAGCAACATCCAAACTTCACAAATATCGTGTTGTTCTCCATGTACTAAGAAGTCAAGTTTTTCGTACAAGGCACTCAGGAAACGCTTGGGCAACAAGGATTGTTGTTCCACCCACATCTGATGAAGGATGTGTTTCCATTCCTCCGTGATGCTATAATTGCCCTTCTTATGATGCACATATGCCTTGTCTAACAAAAACGTACGGAGGCTATCAGAATGTCCAACACATTGGATGAGTGTGTTGATGCTGCATGTATTCCCAAGATTTCCAAGCCCCTGCATGTGTGTGACAGAGCCTCATTCTTTAAGTAGGAATTCCACAATGGTCTGGGCCTTTTTGCGTCCAATCAAGGGCATCTTGCATAGCATGTCTTCGGCCTCTTTCTCGGATGCACAAGCGGTCATTGCATGTAATAGAACACGCATGTTGGGGTACACCTGTTGGATCGTTTCGGCAATCTTGTGAGAGACTCCAGGGATCTGGCACAATTGCATCAAGAAGCATGAAACGGGTGTCATGTTATCAATACGACGTGACTTTGCCTTGCGGCTTGAGATGTATGTTTCGTCGCTTGCAAGGAACTTGGCAGGATTGCTTTCCAGCTTGAGAGCTACATCCACAAGCCATTGGGCTGTCTCACGGGTGTTCTTGACAAACAAGATGTGCACACCGTCTCGGTACATTGTATGCATAAACACTCCTTGGTAGATAGACTTGTTGAATCCATGTACACCATTGAGGAACGGGTTGCCTCCTTCAATAACGTATGTTACTAGGTGCGGTGCGAAACTTGAAAGGATGCGATACTTCTGCTCCTTGTACCTACCATCCTTGACGGATGCGGCAAGGTCTTGTGTTGTTTTTCTTTCAAACAAAAGCGTGACATTGCTCTCGGCATGGACTACATGTGCATCCCCGAGTTCTAGATTTGTTTGTACAATTTGTAGCTGCGGGACGTCTTGCACCAATTGCACAAGTTCAGCATGCAGTGTATCTTCGCGAAAATCAATGTGGATTTCAACCATGTTGTACATGCATAATTGCAAAATCTTATATCTGGAACAATGTAGAAGTCATGGAAGTAACACCAAATGAATGGATGTTGCCGAATCGGTCTGGCTTTGTCAACTGGATGTATCGCACATTCCACCCTGACAAGTATCCAATGCACAAAACCGCTCAGGCAAACCGCATCACTTTGTTTCCCCATCAGCGTCTCGTGCGGGACTTCATGCAATTTGACAGCCCATACCGCGGCATCCTTTTGTATCATGGATTGGGTGTGGGTAAAACATGTGCATCCATTGCCGCTGCAGAAGGATTCATTGCTCATCACAAGAAAGTGGTCGTGCTTGTGCCAGCTTCCTTAGCTACAAACTACAAGAACGAGATCATGCGTTGTGGTACCATTGGCACCCCCGAAGACAACATCTGGAGCGCGGTTGAGCTTCCTAGGGACAAAGAGGATGAAACGGTGCAACAGATTATGAATACCTACCACCTGCCGTTTGAGGTGTTGAAGAAACACAGCAAGAAGCTCTGGTTGCCAGCACTACCTCAAGACGTGAAAGCTAAAAACGTGATCAAACGCGACGTCCGTTGGAAGGACCTGACCACCTCCGAGCAAACCCAAGTCATGGAAAGTGCGCGACTTCTGGTAGACGTGAAGTACACCTTTGTTAGCTACAATGGTATCACCCGTAAGAAGCTGGACGAGTTGGGTCCTCATATATTTGACGACGCTTTCATTGTTATGGATGAAGCCCATAACTTTGTGAGTCGTGTTGCGAATGGTGGCAAGATTGCCAGCAAGATCTTCAACATGATCATGGAAGCAAAACGGTCCAAGATGGTGTTCCTTTCTGGTACACCCGTGATCAACCACCCCTTTGAGCTAAGCGTGTTGCTCAACCTGGTACGCGGGCCCGCACACCTACATACATACTCCCTGCTCAAGAGTGGAGCGATGCCATCGCATGATGAGGCGGAGGAAGTGCTCCGAGAGGCTGGATTGCTCTCCTTTGTGGACATCCTTGAGTTGGATCCACAATCTCGCACGATTACGGTCCAACTGTTCCCCTCGGGATACATTCGGAGCGACACGGAAGGTCTCATCACACGGAGCGATTGGGGCAAGACAGAAGAAGTTATCCAACAAGACATCCACAACCTCTTGCAACGCAAATTCAAGGTTGGCAAAAAGGTGCATTTGGATGAGGTATATGCCTTGCCTAGTCGCAAGGATGATTTCAACAAGCTGTTCTTGGATGAAACGGACCCCAACAACCCTCGTGTGAAGAACTCGGACTTGTTCATGCGTCGCATCTTGGGTCTGATCTCATACTTCCGTACTGCAGGCGAGGAGTACTTCCCCTCGGTCTTGCCACCTATGTTGGAACGTGTGGAGATGTCGGACTTCCAATTCGCTTCGTACGTTGACTTCCGCGACAAGGAGCGCCGTATGGAAAACCGCAAGAAGAAACAAAATGCCATGGCTGCTGGACTATTTGGAAAGAAGGGCACCGTGTACCGTGCCTTTAGTCGCATGGCTTGTAACTTTGTGTTCCCTGAGAACATCAAGCGCCCGTTCCCTGGAGATATGAGGAAGGAGCTTGAGAAGGAGCTGGCCCATCATGAGGAGGATGACGATGACAACGAAGAGAAGGAGGATGCACCCAAGGTTGACAAGGACGCACACAAGTTGTACGATTCCAAACTCAAGGATGCCCTTGGTGCGCTGAAAACAAATGCCAACAAGCCGTTGTCCCACGACAAACTCCAACAGCTGTATAGTCCTAAGTTTGCGCGCATTGTGGAGCAGGTAGGCACAAGCCCTGGGTCGTGCCTTCTCTATTCTCAATTCCGTACGGTGGAAGGTCTTGGCATCATGCGCATGGTCTTTGAAGAAGCGGGGTACAAGGAGATCCGCTTGGAGAAAAAGGATCAAGATTGGGTGATTGCGGACGCCGAGGAGGTCCTTTCAAGCACGTACAACAACAAGCGCTTCGTTGTGTTCCAAGAAGATCGTGAGAAGACAGACTTGCTGGTAAAACTGTTTAATGGCAAAATGGAGGACCTTCCCCCTAGCATTTCGGAAGTCCTCAAAGAAAAGAAGCACAAGAACAACTTGTATGGCGAGCTTGCCAAGATCATCATGATCTCGCAATCAGGCGCGGAAGGTATCTCGTTGCGCAATGTCCGCCGTGTGTTCATCACCGAACCCTTCTGGAACAAGGTGCGGATTGATCAGGTCATCGGCCGTGCCATTCGTACAGGCAGTCATATGGACCTTCCCGAACGAGATCGTAATGTTCAGGTGTTCATGTATGTGTCCGTATTTACTCCTGAACAGTTGAACAACAACTTTACATTGAAACGCCTAGATCAAGGGTTGTCATCAGACCAACACATCTATGACGTAGCTATGCACAAGGACCGCATCATCGGTCAGTTCTTGGACATGATGAAGCGTGCAGCATTTGATTGCATGACAAACGCTTCGCAAAACAAACTCATGGAGAACAAGATACAATGCTATGCCTTCCCCATCAACATGGACAGCGATCATTTGTCCTTCTTGCCCACATTGGAACAAGAGGAGAAGGCTCTCACACATACCAAATTGAAGCGACGCAAACGTATCCAAGGACGTGTTGTAACCAAAAAAGGAAAGAAGTATGTGCTTGTGGATGACATGTCAGGATTGTTTGACTACCGTGCTTACAAGGATGCGGGCGTCCTTTTGCCAGCAATCTCGTGAATCACATGATGGAAGTGGTCCACCATAGTAGACCAACGGTAGTGTTGTAGGATTTCTTTTCGTGCCATGGATCCATGCTTCTGGACCAATGTCGGGTTTGTATAGTATTTCCAAATCGCTTCTGCGTAGTCGTTGACATCGCCGACCTCTGCGTAGCCACCAATGCCGTCTCGTTGTTTGTCGACATAGTAGTTCCATTTAGGTTCAATCAGAGATGAGATCTTGGGGTGCAGGTACTCTTTGAACCCACCAATGTTCGGACAAACCTGTGGGCATCCCACCGCAGCGTGTTCGAACTGGCACAGACCAAACCCTTCACCTTCACACGTATTCAGGCCAATGTCACATGCGTTGTACATGATGTTGATATCACGGTCCGACATTTGTTGTGGCTTAGCTACCGTGATAATGAACTCCTTGCCTTGTTCCAGGGTGATACCGTACTTGCCAAGCTCGTTCTCATACACTTCTAGAAGGTCCCAAAATCCTTGAATAGCCGTTGCAATCATCAGCTTCAGTGGTCGCAACTTCTTTTGTGGGTTCGTCTTTTGGGCATCCATGTACTTTTTAACAACAATGGCCCATGCCATGATAGTGTGGTCCCATCGCTTGCGTGGTTGATTGCGGTTCAGGTTAAGCACGACGAATGCGTCTTGGGGAATGTTGTAGAAGAGCCGAGCGATCTTCTTCGGAATAGGGAAGTACAATGTGTGATCAAACCCATGAGGGAAATGGAAGGATGGGATCTCGGGTTTCAAACCAAGCTTGCGTACCACAGACTCCCAATAGGGTGTAAAAGCAACCACAGCATCAAAGTAGTTGTTTAGTAGCTCAATGTACTGTTTCTTTTGGTATGGGTATACCTGGTCCATGTAGCTAACAAGGAGGAACTGTTTCCTCTCTTCGGGGGTCAGCTCTTGCGCAATCGTTTGGGTCAATGCAGTAGTGATCACCATGTCATTGAAGATGATGACCAAGTCTTGTGGATTCTTGCGCAAGTACGATGCAATCTCCTTTTCACCAAAGCCGTGCCGTTTTGGGTCTTCCGTAGCCAGAGCATCATGCAAGGTCACCGAAGAGGGAATGTCGTTGCGAAGTTGGCTACCCATTGTTTGTTTGTAGTTCTGGAAACCATAGATCGTCAGAGCAATGTCTGTTTTGAGTCCCAGGTGCTTGGCGATGTAGTAGACAACACGGCTGTAACCGTTGGATTGCCCAATCGGGTACGTTCCACATAGCATGACACGGAGCCTCTTGTCTTCGTCTGATTTTCGCTCGGTCAAAGGGTTGTTGACCGTAAGTTTGGGAAGCGCTGCCTCAATTGTAGCTACAGTATCTTTGCTACTACGCTCTCCCAAGATGTCACCCTTCTTTAGCAAATGAAATACATCCATTGAACCGTACCAGTACATGGTCTATCGTGACCTATTTCTTAAGTAAAGGTACTTAAGACTTATCTATGATGTGATGGGTATGGAATCCTATCTCGGTGATTGGACACATAACACACAGTCACTACATGAAACATTTGTGAATGCAAAACCATTCGAGCATGTGGTTATTCCCAATTTCTTTGAGGAGTCCTTTGCGAATGCAGTGTTCGCAGAGTTCCCTAACCCACATGAGTCTTGTTTAAACTGGAAGCATTATGACAATCCCATCGAGCAGAAGTACAGTTTAAACGAGTTTGATGGGCTGCCCGCCGTGCAAAAAGCATTTCAGATCCTCCAAGACAACGCTCTCTTGTCTCTCGTGAGGTCTATCACGGGCATTGACTCGCTTGACAACGACCCACATTTGCATGGCGCGGGTCTTCATGCATACCCTCACCAAGGCAAACTTGACATGCACCTGGACTACAGCATTCATCCCATCACTGGCAAGGAGCGCAGGGTGAACCTAATCATCTATATGAACAGGAATTGGAAGGATCAATACGGCGGTGGTCTCCAGCTTATGGATGCTAGCTTTACCAAAAGTACAGATGTCATCATGCCCGCTTGGAACACTGCAGTTCTCTTCCGCACGAGCGACATGTCCTATCATGGCATCCCCATCCCGATTCAATGCCCAACAGGGGAGTATCGTAGGTCATTGGCAATCTACTATGTATCACCCCCGCGGGAAGGTGCTACCAAGCGGTACAAAGCCGAGTTTTTCCCACTTCCAAACCAACCAGTAGACGACCGACTACAAAAGCTGTATGACGTTCGCAAATCGCGCCTGATCACACAGGAGGACCTAGAAGCATGGCCTTCGTGGAGGCAGGATGGTCAAGGGCATTGGTAACTTAAGACTTTGTTTTGTAGTCAGGTTAGTTATGAAGCTTGCTGTTCTTGTTCCTGGGTTTGGTGACCCACATTGGGACCACAAGGTGCAGATCTTGCGGAACAACATCCGCACCGTCGGTTCTTTCCACTGGGATGTAACATGGTATGTGTGCCAATACAACTTGGATTCCACCTTGCCAGATGACATCACATCTATGCCAAACATCAAAGTCATTAAAGACAAAGGGATCTTAGGACAAAACATTCACAAGCACATGTCACCCGAGCAGATTGGCGAGTATGACTATGTGTTGATTATGCTTGATGATGTGGAACTGGTCCAGCCTGTGAATTGGCAGTATGTTCTACAAATCAAAGAAAAAACAACTATGGACATTGTATCACCATGTCTCACGGACAAGGCAATGTCTGTATGGAACTTCATGATCCATGACAAGGCACATCCACACATTCATCTCAAATGCATGACACGGTGTGAGCTGTTTTGCTACCTGATGGATGGACCCAGCTACAAAAAGTACTATCAACATGTGGACCCTGAGAACCCATGGATGTGGGGGATGGACTTCATCCTCAAATCCCATATGGGTCTCAATGTTGGCATTATGAACCATGTCCAAATGAAGCATCATTATTGGCGGACCAAGGACACACATGACCCAAAACACGACCCTCGCACCGACAGTGACAAGTACCTTGCAAAGTATGGGACTCAATGGGCCGAGTTGTACCGTTTGCCTTCGGAACTACATCACGTGTTCACATCTACCTGACCGTAGTATTGTAGTGCCATGAGTGCGGCATTGTTCTCCGCATCCTTTTTGGAAGATCCTTGTGCAGTTCCAAGCACAGCGCCCGCCCGATTCTTTACCGAGTATGTGAATACCTTTTGGTTGTTTTTCATGTCCACACTAACTTCAAAGAAGCGTGGGGCATCTTGGAATGTGTGTTGCATGTAGCGCACGAGCATGTCTTTGTAGTTTGTCTTTGCCTGGATCAGGTCAGAGAAATCAAGGTACTTCTCAAGAATGGTAATGATCCACTGTTGCGCTACATAATAGCCCACACCGAGGAATGGTACGGACATTGTCTCCATGTGCTTTGGCAGGTTCACCTCATCGCTATCGTTCTGGTAGTCCATCATGATTGCGCCAATGAATGCTTCGAACACGTCCTCCATGATCTTGTAGTTCTTGCGACCAGAGATCTCCTCAATCTGCTTGGAGAGGATTGCAAAGGTTGGAAAGCCTACCAGTTCTGCAAGGTGTCCTAGCATCTTGCCGTTTACAATCTTGGTACGAAGCCTTGATAGGAACCCTTCATCTTGGTCGGGGAAGCGCACCATAAGGTAGTGTGCAACCACTTGACCAAGGATTGCATCGCCTAGAAACTCCAACCGCTCATAGCTCATCTCTTGTAGTGGTAGGCATCCAGGAGGGCATCGGGTGTTGCCACTGTCAAAGTCGTCGTTCTTCATCGTACAATACGACCTGTGTACAAATGCATTGCGGTATAGATTGATGTTGTTAAACTGGACCCCATCTAGACCATGGCGATCAAAGAGGTCTCGCAGATTCTCGGGTTGAAGAAGTACGTTGTTTGGATTGTATGGCAGTTCATGGTCAGGGACCTCTTGGGTCTTGTTGTGAAGGGCATTCAGACGGTTCATGTTTACACACAAAAATGACGTACGATTCCGTTCAATTTTTATATGGGCATTCTCTTAAGTGATTTATGACAGAAAAGTCGTTGAAGGACAGACTGGATGAGGTAATAAATCTTTACAAACAACTCCAACAACTTGGATTGCATTCACACATAGAAGGGATACACTCCTTTCAGACACTCGCCAATGAGTTTGTAAAGTCGGGTGTGCCTCAAACAGGTGAAATCCCTTTGGAAGGAACCAAGCGCATCTTGTGTTACAAGCTGAGCAATAAAAAACATGTCATATCCGATATTGTCTTACGTCACGCACCACATGTGTAACTTACAGATCATACTCACGACGGCTGATACGGTCCTCGCGATCCATCTTATCAAAGTACCTGTCTTCTTCGTCGATGCACTCTGAGAGTTGCACGTTGATGTTGTGAAGCTTCTGCGACAGCTCTTCTACAACGTCCCAAGCATGGGTAGCCTCCACGGTATAGTCGCCGTCAATGCTCGAAAGCTGCTTGGCAATCGCAACCTGTTGGTCCAGAATGTTCAGGAGTAGCTCCTTGCGAATTTGGATGTGTCGGCATGGAGATACAGTGCGGATGGCACGCATAGACTTGACGAAACGCATGGTATATATTTACAATTTTATGCAATGTATTTCTTATATACATTTATTAGGTAGCATGAACACGAGAGGCGGTGACTTTTTTGGCCAAGGCTCCTATGGATGCACGTTTGCGCCACCACCCACATGTGTGAACGAGGTTTCCGTATCAAAGAAAGCAAAAGGAATCCGTGGCAAGAAGCTCGGGAAGGTGTTTGATAGCCAAGCGGCAGTGGATCAGGAATGGAAGATTGCAGAAGTTATGAGTCGCGTGGACCCCAATCAAGAGTTCTTCTTGTATCCCGTGTCCAAATGCACCACCAGCCTAGCGGATGTGAAAAAGGATAGCGAGGCACTGAGTTGCTCGTACACACACCGCACACGGCCCACATCACTAGCTATGCTTATCATGAAGAAAGGAGGAGAGCCGCTGGTAGATTACATTTACCGATCTCGCACCAACATCCCCAAGTTTGTAGAGATCATGATTCCTGTCATGCAAGGGTTGCAGAAGCTTGCACGGCATGGACTGGTCCATCATGACCTCAAGTTTGACAACATCTTGTACAATGCAACAGAGAAGGATACCAAGATCATTGACTTTGGTCTTATGGTACGCAAAATTGAGGCATTTGATTGGTCTAAGAATTTGTACTTGTTCAGTGATTATTGGCTGCATCCCCCCGAATACAGGATCCTACAATACGTAAGTTCGGGGACACTTCTCACCACCACAAAGGACGACGCACGCCGTATCTTCCAAAAGAACATGCATTTATTGAACACAAGGTTTTCCTCCAATGATAGGTACACTCTACATGATTACATATTATCGCAAGTGTTCACATATTGTGATTATGAAAAAGAGTTCGTAGACTATATGTTGGATGTGTGTAAGAAAGAGACCAGGGAAGGTGCGGTTGCATTCATGGCAAAACACGCTGGCAAGATAGACATGTACTCCTTAGGGATTACAATGGCATATCTATCTATGTACCTTCACACAGCAAATGATGGTCAACACATTCAGGTTATGTACAAAGAATTGTTACAAGGTCTTTTACATCCCGACCCCAGGAAGCGGATGAGCCCCAGCAAGGCATTGTCGCACGCAACCGCTATTTTAGCTGCTTCCAAACGAGGAATATGAGCACGCAAAGGGGAACCGAATACTGATGATCAAGCTGAGAAACAATGGCGCACGATATCAGCATGTACTCCATATGACGGACGTTGGACGCCATCTGGTTCATTTGGCGTTGTGTCCTCAACACATTTTGATCCGTCTCTTGGATGAGCTTTGGATAGCTCTGTAGTTTTTGTAAGTCCTTCTTGGCGCGGTAGTCAAAGAAGCGTATATCCGAAAACAAGTCTTGTGTGAATGGTGTTAGGGCTTCGATATAGTTGAAGTTTGGGTCCAACCTGCTGCATGTTCCATCCAACAAGGAAAACACACGAAAGAGGGCGAGAAAGTCGGGTTCCACATGCAGTTTCACATTTCCTGTTTGTGACGATAATAGGTCTTGGTTGCGGATAGAGTTTTTCAAGGTGTTGAAATCAAGTGTTTCAAGGTACTGAAAGAACGAACGGAAGAACATTTTGATGTCAATCACATCCACGGCATCACCCATCGCAAACACCTTCAGTTTCATAAGGATCTCAACAAACTCATCTACATCCCGTTGATAGATTGCGAAGATCAGGTTGTTGATCTCCGTTCGGAACTCGGCGGAAAGCTCGATCACATTGCCAAAGTCATACAACACAATGGTCTCACCGTCGGGCAGCACGCCTATGTTTCCTGGATGAGGATCACAGTGCACGTAGCCATGTGAGACGATCATTTGCAAGAAGATGTTCACGAGCGTATCGGCAATCATGGTCGTATCCACCTTTTGTTGCTTTAGCGTCTTCATATCCGATATCTTGATGGAAGGCACATACTCCATCACCAAGATCTCCCTCGTGCAAAACGATTCATATACGGCGGGGATATATACAGGCATGCCGTCTAGAATCTCTTTGAAGTGGATCATGTGTGTCATCTCTTGCTTGTAGTCAAGTTCGGCGGACAAGAAACGCTCGTATTGTTTCAGTACATTGTCAACCTCGGATGCACGAGAACTGCCTATCTTCAAAAGTAGATCGTTCAGGTTCCGCAAGGTCTCCAAATCATCCTTTATTTGGCGTGCAACACATGGCTTCTGGATCTTAACAACTACGCGTTGCCCTGTGCTGGCTAATGTAGCTAAGTGTACCTGACCAATAGACGCACAAGCAATCGGTGTCGGATCTATGTCTGAAAAGACGTCGGTCCATGGTCTTTTCAATGATTCGTTCAACGTGAAATGGATGCCATCTATGTCAACGGGAGTGATGTCATCTTGTAGCTTTGCAAGCTCCTTGACAATCTCTTTGTCAAACAAGTCGGAACGGGTCGACAGAAACTGGCCCATCTTGATGAATGCAGGGCCCATCGTTGTGATCTCTTGCCGTGCCCATTCACCCCACTGCCTACGGTCTTGTTTTTGTAATGCATACTTGACGCGAGCTTCTGCTACAAACTGCACAATGCGAAGCGGCGTGTTTCTTGGCTGGCATGCCCATGGGGTGCGGAGCATGATGAATCCCTACACTATGTTTATAGAATCGCCTTAAACCGTCATTTAAGGAAAATTAAACATCCCTTATGTATAAGTGATGCCAGTGATTACTTTTGCCACATGCAACAAGGCCGCCTGGGAGCGTATGACCCAACGCCGTCAGATCCTAGAGAACGCTCGGAACATGAAGTTGTCGCGTGTTCGCCAGGATATTGAGCGTATTTCCAAGCGCGAGCTAGACTATGCGAAGAACCTCTTGGAGGAGTTGGTGCCTGTGAAGATTTCTTGGAACGAGGAAGCTTGGCAGAAGCTTCAAGAATCGTCACCTATCCGTGTAGAGGTTGCGGAAAAGAAACGTGATGTAGAAAAGGTGGACGCCGTGGTTGTGGAGGAGGACGAGAAGCTCAACTAATCTTTGTACATTTTCAGTACTTTTTGAATGACGGGATGCCTTTCCACATCCTGCTCAGTGAACTGTACCATCGCAATCTCGTCACTAGGATGCTTGCACATACGGTACATAAGGTCCGACAGGCCGTTGCTCTCAAAGCCGCGATCGTGTTGTGCGGGGTCGCCTGTGACAATTAGCTTGCTACCATGGCCAATGCGGGTCAATGCCATGAGCATCTGGCTTTTTAGGGTGTTTTGTGCTTCATCTAGAATGATCCATGAGTTTTCAAAAGTGCGACCGCGCATGTATGCAAGTGGGCAGATCTCAATGACTTGTTTTTCAAGGAGCTGTGTGATCTGCTTTGGGGTGTAATACTTGTACAGGACATCATACAATGGACGGATCCATGGGTCCATCTTCTCTTCAAGTGTGCCAGGCAAGAATCCATGTTCTTCGTCCACGGATACGGCGGGGCGGGTCAGGATAAGTTTATTTACAACGCCCTTTTGGAGCATCCTGACGCCCATGACACAGGCCCATAGCGATTTGCCACACCCAGCGGGGCCTGTAGAAATGATGATGGGGTGTGACTGTGATTCCAAGAAACGCAAGTATACCTCTTGGTTCGGGTTCCTGGGCTTCAGCGTATCACGAACAACCAAACTAGTAGAGCCAATGGAGGAACCTAGGGACATATGGAAATCATGAGTGGGCGGTGACTGGCCAAAGTCATCGTCGCTATCCATCAACCAAAAGTCTCTATCACGGGAACGGAGTTTGTTCTTACCCTTCATATGGACCTTTGTCCCTACCTTATCCGAAGAATAGGTTCGACGGGAAAATCCTAGAACTCTCCATGGCCGTTGAAGTAGCATACTTGTACATGTTATGTACCCTCTCCTTAAATAAGACTTAAAGATGAGACCTTTTGTTTAAGTATGGTGCCGATCATTGGATTACTCGGACGTTCAAGGGCGGGCAAGGACACTGCCGCACTTTTCATCATGCAGATTCTAGGACAGGAACATACGCATCTAGCAAGGCTATCCCAACCTCTCAAGGATGCCGCACAAGCACTGTATGGGTTCACCCATGCGCAAGTAGAAAGTCAGTCAAAGGAACATATAGACCCGCGATACAATATGACCCCGCGTATGTGCATCCAGAAGCTTTGCGAACACATGATGTCCCTACATGGTCATGACTTCTTCAGTCAGTTGCTCTATAAAAAGTATGACAGTGGGGGGTTTCATGGCAAATGCCTGATCATCCCCGACATTCGTTACGAGCATGATATTGCAGAAATCAGGAAAAGGGGCGGTGTAGTCTTCAAGGTCGTCCGCGAGAATGTACCTTGTCACCCTTGGGAGAACAACATTGACGGTTTACACGGGGATGTCACATTGTACAACAACGAGACGCCCGAGAAACTACAGCAGCAAGTGGAAGCCGTACTCAATCAAATCGCACGCAGCAAGGTGCCTTCATGACCGTATTAGAGGTGACCTTTGCGGTTGCGGTGGTCTCCTTCGTCTTCTTTTGGTATGTTGACATATGCTCTTCAATCTCGGCCAAGTGATTCTGTATGTACTCAAGGACATGGTTTTGGAGGGCCCAACGGAAGAAGTTCAGCTGCCCAACAGTGGTTTCAATCACGCGCAAGGGCTGGGTCTCCAACACAAACGAGATTCGTTCGTGACGACGGAATGGATCAAAGTGTAGCTTGGTATAACTTTTTAACTGGGCACGGGTATCTAGGTATACGTTAAATTTGCGGTATTTGGCATTGGAGGTAGGGTGTTCTTCTAGCTTGTTGTCTTCGTCGTTGATCCAGTAAACAATGTTGTGTGATTTCGCGTAGTGCGTGACGAACCAATCAATCACGCGCAAGGAGAGAGGCGACACCCCAGAGATGACTTCAAACAAAAGGTTGCGTTGAACCTGGTGCTTTTGGTAATAGGCAGTAAGGGAAGACAATAGTAAGGTGCTTCCACTTGTCATTTACTGCGTAGCTTGCATGGAACTTTTTGGCTTGTTCTTAAATAGTGCGTTGAAGCGCGTTTGATGGCAAGCCTCACCGTGTACCCGCAAGTCTCCGCGAAGGACATACAAGAGAGTATGGGGAAGTACTTTAATACAGATGATACCTGGACTATGGTCACACCCAACGATGGTGTTGTTTCGGTTGTTCGGGAGGATGGGAGCTACATTTTGAGGATTCGGAGGAATGCGATCAGCAAAGAATTGACAGACCTAGCGGTGCAATGCTATTTGCAGGTGGGCAAGCAAGTATCTTCTAATCGGGGACATGCGGCGGGGATGGTGACACGAGGAAGATCCCATGACTCTTTTGAAAAAGGGCGAGATGCCAACTCGGGCATTATGGGATACATGGACAACACAAACCTTAGGCGCCCATGCCGACTTACCCAGTTTAGCCAAAAGCACTTCCAACAATACGAACGCGGCTTGCCTTTCATTCATAAGATCAACGAGTGCTTTCAAGAATTGACCCCAGAACACTACAAATTGCAAAAGGAGCAAGCATCGCGGTCAAGCTTCCATATCGCAGATACCGCATTTAGTACCGTAACGGTTAACTATAATTTTCGCACTGCCCTTCATCAGGACAGCGGGGATTTTAAGGATGGATTTGGAAACCTGGTGGTATGCCAAACCGACATATCAGGGGGTCACGTCCTGTTTCCACGGTACAAGCTTGCCGTTGTTCTAAATACAGGTGACTTCCTTGCGATGGATGTTCACGAGCCCCATTGCAACTCTCCCATCACAGTGACTTCGGCAGATGGATACCGCCTATCGTTTATATGTTTCTTGCGGGAAAAGATGCATGAATGCGAAACCGTCAACAAGCAGATAGCTATGATGAATGGTGGTCAAAAAACAGCGGAAGATTGGATCACCGATATCTTTCAAGCGGTGGGAGAATTGGTGCCTCCGAAAGAGGTCACGGGACAGGGTAAGCATGGACACACCTGGTGGGAACGGAAAGGTACTCGTTTCACGGTTGCCTACAAGCACAAGCGGTATACATTATACGACCATTTGATGAAAAATAAGATTCATGAACTTGCACCCTCATGGGAGTATGCTATGAAGCTGCGCACCATTTAGAAGTCACCACCGATTTCCAGAGGGCGGCGGTTGAAGTCGGGCTCGATGGTGCTGATGTTCCAGGGCGAAACGGGTAGTTGGGGGTTAACGGGCTCGCTACGGAGTTGTAGGTTAGCGTTGCGCATTGATTGGCCGACGGTGTTCACGCCGATGTGGTAACCAGCGGTCAGGAAGTTTTGATCCTTGACGTCACCCTGGCCAGCGGGGTTCATCTGGGCCCAACGGCTGTTAGCAGCATCCTTAGGCAACAGGTCATCGGCGGTCAAGCGGTCGCGGGGGAAACAGTTTCCTTGGGCGGCGGCGGGCACGGCACCTTCGCCAACAGGGTTGAACACCTCGTTTCCAGTGGGGTCCGAGGCACCAAAGTTTCCAATACCACTAGAGGCAGCATCAGGAGTGGCCGAGGCGTTGGCCTTTGTACCCACGGATTCCACCTTGGGCACGGCGGGGACACCCTGAGACATAGCGTCTCCAACGTAGAAACGTTCCGAGTTCACCATTTGGGCCTTCTTACTGCCAGAAATGAATAGGAATCCTAGCAGAACTAGGACGAAAAGTACGGCAATGGAAACGTATGTGAGCTTCTTCATATCGTCAAACGGATCTACTATCTTATGCAGATAAAATTACAAGCGACCGCACTTGTATTCAAAGATTTTGGACTTCAGAGAATCCAAGCAATCGTTCCATTTCGAACTGCTGCCTTCTTCTTTTTCGGCCTCTTTCATCAAAAGTTCTAGTTCGCCTTCATAGTCGCGTAGTTTGGCAATCTTCTCCTCCAGCACCTTGACGTCTTGAGCAATAGACACACGTGCCTCGGACAGTTCATTCCGCCAGAATTCTTCTACCTCTTCCTTGTCATGGTTCAAGAGTGCCTCTGGTTCGTCTATTTGTGCTTTGTCATGTAGCTCAATCGTCCTTATGATCCAACGAACCCCAAACTTCTTGGGGTAAAAGTACAGACCCTGGGCCTCTAGGCTGCAGGAACACAACAGCGAACGTAGCTCTCGTGGCATGGCACGGGTGAGCTCGTCAAAGTTGTCCAATGCCTTCCCCCGAAACGTGATGCTACGAGGCACTTTCACCGAAGATGCAAGGACAACGCAAGTCTCCTGGTCCAAGCACGGGCGGAAGAAGTCGTAAATATGTTGTTGGCTAAGTGCGTTCTGAAACCATTCTTCGTTATGCGAGATCACGTTTTGGATTGCACCCGAATCTAGATCGCTCATCACCTCATGCGCATAGCTGTCCTTGGGGATCCACAACTTGACCATGTGGCCATTCTCGTTCTCCAGCTTGTGAATGGCAAGAACCTTGGAGTTCTGAACATTGACAACAAACGGCTTGCCTTTCTTGTCGGTCACACGGGAAACATAGCTGCCTTTCTTCTTTTCAGGAGTATGGAACATTTTCCGTCTAAACCTTTGAAAGGGAATTCTAGCCCTTTATATAACGCATGGCTGATTTCGTTGAGATGATGACCAATATGGTTATCACAGAGATAAACAAAAAAGACTTCAAGGAGAAGGTTCTCCAACCACTGCTAATCTGGTTCTTGTGGCACATCATACCCTACGTTTTGTTGATCATCTGTCTCAACTTCTTTCTGACGATTGCGGCGATTTGCCTTGTGTTGTACTTCCGTCGTTAAGTTTCTATGTCCAATACAAGAGAATGGACCCCAATATCCAGAGCCTTGTACGTGAGTGGGCTGGAATGCAACCGCAATTAGAACAGGCGCAGCAACGCCTCATGATCTTGAAGAAACGAGAAGCGGATCTACATGATAAGATCACAAGATACGTGCTCCAGAACAAGTTGGAGGCATCGGTCCTAAAATTGTCTGGCGGAGGGACTATCCGCTTTCAACAAGCGACAAAATACCCGCAAATTACCCACAAGTTCCTCATTCAGTGCTTGGAAGATTACGCCAAGCAACACAATGGTTTGGACGCATCCAAGTTGATGCAGTACATATTATCGTGCCGAACCACACAAAAAACGTGGTTTATGAAAAAATATATGCCTTAAATATAATAAAACACCAGATGGTTCAACAAAAGAACAAGCGCAATGGAGGATCGGTTGATCCCATCACCGCTACCTCAGTCCCCTTCGTCCTACTTGCCACCCGCAAGTTCGCCGAGGAGAAGTTGAAGGGTGGCCGCCGTAAGCGTGGCGGTGCCCTTGTTGGTGCTCCCATCGAAGATCCTGGCGTCCTTGCTACCCAGGGTCAAGGCCCCATCGCTGGCAACCCTGTTGTCCCCAACGCCGTCGTCCCTGGTGGCGCCGAGAGCTTTGGCCTTCTAGGTGGCACCATGGATGCTATCCAGAAGTCCGTCCAACTGGGCGGTCGCCGCCGTCGCCACCGCGGAGGCCAAGGTGATGTTATCCCTCCTCCCGCTGCCGCTGTGCCTGCTCCCGCGTCTGCTCCCGAAGGTACTCCCGCCCCTGGTGCCGCTGCTAGTGCCGCCCCCGTAGCTCCCGCCGCCGCTCCCGCTGTCGTCCCCGTAGCTCCCGCCTCTGATGTGAAGGTGGGTGGTGCTCGTCGTCGTCGCCGTGGTGGTGCCGAAGAGAAGCAAGAGCAAGAGGGTGGCAAGAAGGGCAAGGGCAAGAAGGGTGGTGCCGAGGAAGAACAGGAGGGTGGCCGCCGCCGTCGTCGCCACGGTGGTGCCGAGGAAGAACAAAAGCAAGAGGGTGGCAAGAAGGGCAAGGGCAAGAAGGGCGGTGCTCAAGAGGAGGAGCTACAACAGAGCGGTGGCAAGAAGCGCCGTAGCCGCTCCAAGAAGATCGACGGTGGTGCCCTGGAAATCTACTCCCAGCAGCTACAAAACCTAACCCAACAGCTACGCAGCCTGCTATAAATTGCATTTAGATGATGTGCACTTTGTAACATTCACTGTTTTACTATCTATATGATGTCTCTTTTTCAGCTTGTTCAACCACAACTTGAACTCGTACCTAGATGCTATGCTTTCTTTTGATATCTTGGGACCATCCAAGTCAACGAAGAACACCAAGCTTACCACAAAATCATGCAAGTGATCCCGATATTCTGCATCCACGGACCGCGCCGAAGGATGCGTCATCGCAATGGAGTCCAAGAATGGCAGGTAATCCCTAACGTCGGCAAGGCCTTTGGACCATTTCTGTTGCGCTTGCTTGTACGTGACCGTTGACGTGGATTTTGTCATTTGGGAGATCTTCTTGTGCAGAGCGTATGTCCACTTGGGTATGTCCGTTGCATCTTCTGGCACGGGTACGGAATTCAAATGCCCACGAAGGTTACGCCTGCACGTCTCGCACGGCAATATATACAAAAGGCTAGCAAACAACTGCTTAGCCATCTTGATTCGGTTCATATCATCATGAAGGGCGAAGGCAATGCGATGGATGAGTGCCCACGCAGAAGGGCCCCATACTTTAGGATCAATCCCTATCATCGTTATCTACATATTTCATGTTGAAATATTTCTTGTTAGCCCACTTGTGTGAATCGGACACTAGAACATGCGACCGTTCTTCGTCAGTAGGATTTTGCAACGCACAATACCACGTCCTGTCTTGTAGACGATCGTCGGTTTCAAAGGGCGTCTTGCCCACGCGGAAGATCCTCCCATTCAGACGTACAACACCAATGTTAGCGCTCATGGTTCCCGAACTGTCCTCTTGCAAACACTATAGTCATTTTTTCTTTAAGCCAATGCGACCAATTCACTGTCAATTAAACATGCATCCTAATAAAGATGGAATACCTACGTTCCAAGGAAATCAAAAAGGTAGCAGAGAAAACCTCCGCCATTCTAGATGAAACGGATGTCAGTAATGCATCTGATATTGTGAACCCTATTGTATGGAAGCGTGACCTCGTAGCCATCGGGGAGAGCATCATGAAAGACGTGGACCTGAGTGATTGGATCAAAAGCTTTGCCGAAACACATGGCGGCAAGCATTGGATCCATCAAGTACTCCAGAATCCAACTTATAATGTAGCTACAATTGGACAACGAACAAGGGCCGTATCTTTCATAAAAACATACCATGAAAATCTCCTGAATGAGATTGGGACTCTTGAATCGTCGGTTCTGTGGCTCTTGCGTCTTCCTTCCCCAAATCAGGCATGGCCAATGCCTATGCTCTTCCCATCGTGGCCTGTTATAAAGCACTTGAACACGCTACCCGTATTCTTGATGCTCTTGCACGCATACAAAGGCTACATTTCGCCATGCATGAACATCTTTTACCCATTGTCCACCATCTTTGGGCCATTCTTCTATATTCGGAAGACCTTGAAGTGGAAGATCTCTCTTGCAACGTACATGCACATGCTTAAGCTCGGCATTACGACACTCATGAAGCCATCCACAAGCATCAAACAGAACGCGTCAAAGTACTTTACGTTGGTAACATACGTGATCGTGTTTGTATATGGTGTGATCCAAAGCTTTGACCTAGCATCCATGATACGTGCGATGCGAAGCAAGCTCCTAGAAAAAAGCAAACGGATTCACCGATTTGTGGAGATTGCCAAGGATCTTGTGCGGTCCGTGCCAAACACCCTTTGGAAAATGTATGGCAACAAGGACTATGATGTAGACCAAGTGCTAGATATCAATGTAGCTGCAGATCTGTCTGGCATGTATACACTGTGGACCAATCAACAACAAAAGCTAAAACTCCAAAACTTGTTGGAGCTTGTATATATCATAGATGTCGTATGTGGTTCCAAGAAAGCTATGCTGAAACGTGGATGGGCACCGTGTAAGTTTGGCCAAGTCACTAAGTTCTGGGGCATGGGTCATCCTCTCCTCGCAAATGGCCAAGTGCGAAACCCCGCCTCCCTTGAAAAAAACGTCATCATTACTGGACCTAATGCGGCGGGGAAAACCACGTACATGAAGGCCATTTGTGCAAACATCCTCTTGTCACATAGCTTTGGATTTGCATGCTGCAAGAAGGCAATTGTGCAACCGCTACATGCGATCGGCAGCTTTGTACGGGTCCATGATTCCGTCGGCAAGGAATCGTTGTTCGAGGCCGAACTCAGACGGTGCGCGGACATTGTCAACCAGGCACGGGACATCTCCTTGCAAGGAAAGGCGGCGGTGTACTTCCTTGATGAGCCGATGCATTCCACGCCCCCACTAGAAGGTGCCGCTACCGCTATGGGTGTTGCCGACTATCTAGGTAACTTGCCTGGGGTCCGTCTATTTGTTACCACGCACTACCATCAGATGACTTCGCTTGAGAAGATGCAATCAAACACATGGACGAACGTAAGCATGACGGCATATCAGGACAAAAACGGGACATACATGTTCCCTTATGTTCTAGGGAAAGGCCCGTCGTTCCAATGTATTGCGCTTGAAATCTTGCAAGACCACTCCTTGCCTGAAGACGTCATTCAAAGCGCGATTAAAATGAAAAACAAAATATGTGAGGCGCTGGTAGAAGATGCTTCGTGATCCCTTGCTCCTTGTAAACATCCAGCTCGCCATCGTCGGGATTGTGACTGTTGCGGGACTTTTCTACCTTTGGCGCATGATTTGCCGCGTAGAACGGAAAGTCAATGATGTAATTCGTACTTTGCCGCAAGCTCAGCCCGCTCCTCAAGCCGTTGACTTCAAACACGTCCAGCCTGAAGACGAGGAACTGGATGAGGAGACCGACGCGTTCATGAAGGAGGTGTTTGGGGGTGCTACTCCAATGTTTATCATGCCTTCTTCCCTAACCCCCAACACGGGTGTCCACATTGAAGAGGAACCCGTTACGGAGGCTCCCGTTCCTCAGGAAGAAGCACATTCGGAAGCCGAGACTCACAGTGTCCACTTGTCAAAAAACAAATTGAAGCGTATGTCGCTGGAAGCCCTCCGCGACCTTTGCAAGGACAAGGGCCTTTCCCAGGATGGGACAAAGGCTGCTTTGATGGACCGTATCCTCGCCACTGTTGACGAAGCGGAGGAGTGAATTTTCTCCAGTATTTAGTAGATATGTCTTCTTGCTCCAGCTGCTCGGGACCCAACCCAACGACCATGTGCCCATCACGTATGTCCGATGGCCGTGCTTTCACTGACTACCGCCCCCGTTGCCTCGTCAATGCCGAACTCATGCAACAGGTGTCACAGTCCAAAATGGTTCAAAGCTCATATGAGTCGCGCATGTACCTACAACACAACGCCGACGCTGTGATGGAACGCGAACGTGCCAAGGCCGTGGAACGCCTAATCCCTTGCGCACCATGCACACGTCCTTTCAGCGACGCTGGCACCATGCTTCCCGAGCGCTATGTTGTGCGTTGCAACAACGTGACATGCGAACGGACTGAAGTCAACCCCGCTGGCGTTGGTGACGGTCGTGCTTACTAAGCAGTGAAACTTGCAACATAAGTTTCTTTCATTTTTGTAGCAGTATGTCAATTACATTCAAGAATGCTTATGTACATTGTGTTGCCACCATACAAGAAGACGTGGTTGTCTTGAACGGACAAATCACAGACATGGACAAATACAGCCAGGTAGAAGTGGTTGCACCTAATCCAATTGATCGCATGATCAACTACAGTGGATCGGGTCTACCATTCCCTTGTGCCCAGATTGCTTTTGAAGGAACCCCCAACTACACGCTTGTCACCTCCAAAGACGGCATCTTCAAAACTACCTTCAAGTACCCCAACAGCTACTACACAAACGATGCAGTTACCAAAGTCTTGCCATCCGTGTTCTTCATCATGCGCGGCAATGCGGACCCCGTGTACCTGCGTTTTGAGCTACCCGAACGGGATGAAATCCTCAACGTTCGCACTCTCACACATCGCCCGTTGCACACTGGTCCCGAGTTCTACAGTACCAAGGAAGACATCATCGGCATTTGCGGCGCGGAGGAAACCATGCGCAAATTAAAGGACGTCAAGATAGCTAAAGGCCTAGCATAATGGTCCCATTCTTTGTATGGCTGGTTGACCCAAACATTATGTTTGAACGAGATTGGTTGTATGATTTGTGCGCCATTGGGGGACACACCACCGTGAATCAAGTTTACGAAAAAGACATGGACCTGGTGTATCCTGGTGCCGTAGTTGTTTTTAATCATTCGGTGGATTACAACACATACCTCCTGAAGTATGAGTCTCAAAAAGTACCGTTTGTTGCAATACACCTATCCGATGAAACACTTGGTGATGATGTAGGCTTTTACCACTTAGGCATGTGCAAGCACATTTTTCGCACCTACTATCACCCTATGGTAAGCAAGTACCCTCATGTAACCACCATAGGCCTTGGCTACAAGACTGGCTTTACACGTATCCAGGTATCAACAGAGTACCCACGGTTCTATCATTGGTGTTTTGCGGGGAACCTCCATTCCGCATCTCGTTTGTCCCAAGTGGTGTCCTATTGTCCACTGTTCCCGTATTATCTACACACAACCATGGACGGGTTCTCAAGCAAGGATGGGTTGACCGTGGACAAGTACAAGCACATGCTGCTAAGTTCCAAGTTTGCCTTGTGTCCTCAGGGCCAAGGAAACCTGGATACATTCCGTTTCTATGAAGCCTTAGAGGCTGGATGCATCCCCGTGGTCCTTCGTGAAACCGCACAACAACCATCTTATTGGCAACACCTGTTCGAATGCGACGACCTCCCATTTATCACAGGCGATACACTAGAGGACACATTTGACCAGATGCGGCGTGCGTTGTACCATGGCTCAACTTACGCGAGCATGGCAATAAGAACCAAAGAATTCTGGGATGATACAAAAAGGAAATGGGGGACGAACTTGTGTAAAACTATTGAGGCATGTTTGACTCCGTGATGCACGATGACTTGTCATATGTCTCGGGCATATATGAGTGGTATTCGCCATCATCTCCTTGGAAGGCTTCACGTTGTAGGCGCTTGGAGTACTTGAAAATGGAACGGCTGATCTCTTCGGGCTTTGCGTGCAGCATGGCAATGATGCTTTGCAGAGGAGCGTCGCCCCAACGGAAGTAGAAGATAGATCCATCCTTGTCTACGGCGTCCACTGCCTTTTGCACATCCTCCTGTTGCCAGAACGATGTCTTGGTGATAAAGAAGTTATTGTAGTACATGATGGGCATCCACAATGTCATCGTCTCTGGGATTTGAGGAGGCGGGTTCTGGGTGATAGAGAGCAGTGTGCGGAATGGGTGGAACTGAACGGCGCGCATAGGAACCTCCTGTTTCACGAACATCTTTTGCACAAACTCTGCCTTTTCAGGGTATCGCTTCTCAAAGAACTCCTTCATTCCATAGCAACACACACCACAATCGATATGGATCAGGTTGGAACTGTATACCAATTGTTTTTCTGCCATCCATGCGAACAGATCCTTGTCCACTGGTTCTTCGATGATGGAGTCGTCATCAATACGCATGACATAGTCAAAGCCCTTCGCATACTTGTGCATGTGAACCAGCCACCAACGGCACATCATGCGATATTTGTCGTTGCGCCAATATGGGACTGCGCGGGTCGCAATGCAACGATCCATCTTGTCCTTGTCAATGTGATCGGGGAGCACAAAGTCTTCCGCATCTAGCCCCACGAAGGACACGAGCGAACGGCATGAAGCACGAACACTCATGACAATATCCCGTTGGGCCTTTGCGTCATAATCGCCCTCGTGGAAAATAATCACAGGATAACGGTGTGTCGCATTGAAGTGTTTAAACAGGAAGTACAAACACGTCTTCAGGTACACGCGGCGCACTTCTGTGTTCTGAGTGAGAATGAAGATCGCTGCATTTTGCTTCATTTGTAGTACAAAACAAAGGTAACCCTTATATGCCATTAGAAGAACATATCTTTGAAGAATTGCCAGAATGGCTTTTGAGATGGTGCGCTGGTAGGAGCGGGAGCGGTCTCCGTCGGTTTGGGAGGGTCTTGGACGGGTTGGGTCAATGTAGCTCCAGGGCCAGGTTGTGTCTTGTCCGTAGTCACAGTAGCACGTAGATCATTGTATGTCTTGTTCAGATCTGTGGTGGACGTAGACGATGATGTATTCATAGCCTCGTTCTTCTTTTGTTGCTCAGACACATAGTTCAATAGTCCCGTCCAGAAGGCCGCATCATTTGTGCTTGGAGGAGGCGTAGTGGTAGTGTTGGTTGAAGTCGTAGCAGGAGTCGTGGTGCTAGTAGAAGTAGAAGCTGGAGTCGTGGTGCTCGGTACCGTAGGTTCTGCCTTGACCTCCTTTTGTTTGGCAAGAAGCTTGGTGGGGTACTCGATGTCGTAGTCCGAGAACGGTTTCTTGGGAGCGTACTGGCTAGCTAACTCGGGAGGGATCTGTTTTTCCAAAGGTGAAGTCTCTTTGGCGTCTCCAAAGTCTTTGACCTTTAGCGCGCTACACTTCTTGAGATTATCAGTCGGTAGAACTTCGGCACTGTCAAAGTCCATATTGATATGCCATTTTCCATATGATTTGACCTTCTCAAACTCCTTCTTGGTAGTCGCACATTCTCCTTGTTTGGATTGGCATTGCTTGAGCTTTTCGTTCAGGTCATCAATGTTCTCTTGTGACTCTGACAACTGTTGCTCGATGTACTTGCGTTGCTCTTCGGCCTCCTGGATCTTCTGGGTAGCTTCACTCAACACCTTGTTGAGACCACCAGATTCCCGCACGAAGTAGTCGTTCAGGCGCACCAAGTCCGATTGGTCCAAGGCGACACCTTTGTAGAAAGTAAAGGCCCTTAGTACAACATCCAATTTCTGCTCGCTAGAGATCATCACACTGGTATTTGCAAGCTTGATGACAGGATCCGAGGTAAGCGCTTTGCGGTATTGTCCAGTGGTGCCAATGAACACACGCACCTCCTTTGCCTCGCGGTTCAAGGTCATCGTGTATAGCGTAAAGTTGCCATTCGATACGATAGTTGATATAGGAACCACCCAAGTGTATGACAGCCCTTCGTTGCCTATGACAACCTCCATGGTAGCGCTTAGGGAGTCCTTCTTCTTCAGCTTCCAAGATACGTGGTTGGGGCTTTCGGCGTACATCTCAAACAAGGTATACTCGGTGATGTCTTTGAAATCCAGCTTGTTGAACTTCATGTAGAATGCGATGGTGAAGGTCGGCAACTCATAGTTGGATTCGCTGACACTGAAGATCTCGGAGGAGGGACCTTTGAGCCCGAACCCGTTCATTGCTAGCCCTTGACTGGAAGATGTCTCCAATGTATCGGGGGCAGTAGCGGCGTTATCCTTCACTAGATAGAAGTCGTTTTCGTTGATCATGTTACGCCACACAAGGTCCTTTGACGAATACACAGGCAACATGTTGTCAGGAGCCTTGGGATCCTTACGGGACGTCATCTTGCTAAAAGAGGACAGATATACAAACAACTTGTTATCCGTAGTAGAGTACTTAGGGAAGTTGTTTACAAAATCGGTGACCGTAGATGTCATCTCATTGTAGTCATTTGCCTTTTCTGTGGTTGGCGCAGGCGCTGGTGCCGCTGCCGCATCACCTTGGAACATCTCCATGTGTTGTTTGTTCCACTTGTAGAACACGTAAATCACAAAAACACCAAGGAATATTGCTGTCCAATATAGTGTGCTTTTCATTTACCCTGTTTATCCACCAGACAATTTTTCATTACTACAAAACCTATATAAGGGTATGCAAGCAAACCTTTTGCATAAGATGGCCAACGATGATACTTCAAGCGTGGTGAGCAGTGAGATCGACTCAAGCAGCGATGTGGAAAACATCGTTCTTGAAGAACCTATGTTCTACGTTCTAAACCAGTTCCTTCGCACGGAGGATGGTACCAACATCGCTACATGCGTCCAAGAGCTTACCGCTGAGGTACGCGAGCTCAAGAAGCTACTTTCTTCTTTCGTGAAGGCACAAATCTCTTCGCAGGGGAATGCTCAATAGAAGTGATGTCCTTGGGTGCGAGGTCTCCAGCATAGGCTTTGTCCCATAATTCTTTTGGTAACGGAAGGTTGTTGTCACCATCCTTCACGTACAGCCCATACCGCCCCATGACCACTTGCCGCATGGTCTCCGCAAATGTGATCGGCAAGCTCATTAGGAAACGGGCATCCCTCTCGGTCAGCTCTTCTATTGTCTTTTCCTTCCATTGCATGAAGGGGATGACGGAAGCAAAGCGTTGCTCGGATGACTTGAACAATGCAGGACCGTAGCGCGTTTGTACAACCTGGATGCCTAGCCGTTCAAAGTCACGTAACACGTTCTTTGGTCCACTGGGCGCCTTTTCACCGCTCTTCTTCTTTTCCTTTCGTTTCTCTGCCGCAATCTTTTTGTGTTCTGCTTGTGCCTTCTCTACTGCCCCATGGAACGGTTTGTAAAACTCGTCCAATACCTTTCTCTTGTCCTTCTTCCCATCAGAGATCTCATCTAATTGCTCTTCCATTTGTGACGTAAACCGCTTGTTGAGAAGGAAGGGAACGGTCTCATACAAGTATTCCGCAACCCGCTCACCAAGGCTGGATGGAACAAAGTGATCCGTATCTTTGCCCCCGATCAATAAGGTATCCTCTTCCTTGTCAATCGCTAGACTTCCCTTGGTCCATTTGAAGGATGAAACATGAACCGTTTGTTGTGGATTGGACCCCTTGATAACGTACCCCTTGGCGAAGAGTTTGTCAATAATCGTAGCATAGGTAGATGGGCGTCCGATGCCTTCTTTTTCCAAGGTCTTCACCAAGGTCGGTTCGTTGTATAGAGATGGAGGTCGTGTCACATCTCCTTGGGCAGTAAAGGTGTTTGCATGGACCTGCACCGTACCTTTGGCGAGAAGATCTGCCCATTTGTCCAAGTCCTTCTTGTTTGCCTTTTGGTCGGGGTTGTAAACCTTGAGATAGCCTTCCTCCACGAGTACACTGTGCTTGCCCTTGAACACCTCTGTACAACAATTAGAGCTAATCGTGTATTGCACCTCCGCAAAGATCGCGGGGGCCATTTGGGAAGCGACCGCGCGCCTCCAGATTAGGTCGTACAACTTCTTGTGGATGGGTTGGATGTTATCACCATCTAGATCCTTGCTGAGCACATCCACCTTGGACGGTCGGATACATTCGTGTGCTTCCTGTGCATTTGCGGCCTTCGCTTTGAACACCCGAGGATGCACGTTCTGGCTACCGAACATGTCACGGATCAATTGCTGAATGTTGTGTTGTGCATCTTGGGACAATGCGGGAGAATCGGTACGCATGTACGTGATGTAACCTGCTTCATAAAGACCTTGGGCAATTTGAATTGTCCTTTTTGCTGGTAGACCAAGGCGAGCGTAGGCCTCTTGCTGAAGCGAGGAGGTAGTGAATGGCGCACTTGGGTTGCGTTTTGCTTCCTTTTGTTGGAAGCTTGCCGTCCAAACACACTTGGATGACTTTTTGGATAGGTGCTTGACCACCGCAATCATGTCCTTTTCGCTGTCCCATACCGCGATGTTGTCATCATCGTGTGGATATGCCTTTGCTTCCAAAGCGGCACCAGTCTCTACAAGATCAAACACACCATCCAAGTTCCAGTAAGGTACAGGCTCATGCTCCTTTGCTTCTTTAGCTTTGTCAACAACCATTTTTAGAGCTACACTTTGCACCCTTCCCGCGCTAAGGGAACCCGTTGCGAAGCGATGCCAAAGGAGAGGTGACAACTCATAGCCAACCACACGATCTAGGATACGGCGCGCTTCCTGTGCATGTACCATATCGTTGTTGATGCGCCTCGGGTTGAGGACCGCCTCTTTGAGTGCGGACTTGGTGATCTCATTGAAAGTGATCCGATGGGCATTGGGAACCTTCAACATGTTCTTTAGATGATTCGCGATTGCCTCCCCTTCCATATCCAAATCCGATGCAAGGTAGATAACATCCGCCTTTTTGGCCTCTTGTTGTAGCTTGGAAATCACTGCTTTCTTGGCGGGGATGGCCATATACTCCGCCGTCCATTTGGTGGTATCTATCCCAAGTTCCTTTGGTGGGAGGTCGCTTACATGGCCCAAGGAAGCAATCACATGAAAATTGCCCTTTTTTTGTAGCTCAGGAATCTCATTCAGATACTTTTGAATGGTTTTAGCTTTTGCTGCAGACTCTACAATAACCAAGTTTCTCATTCTACTTAGACAAGCAAAAAGAATTAAGGAAAATCAAATTTTGATAGGTATGATCAAGTTTATCTCCCGACTGTTCACCCGCTCGTACATCTCCTTTGGGTGCAACAAGGGTGTGGAGGTAAGATATTACCCGACGTCCATGTTTCATCACAGCATGTTTGCAGTGAAAGAAGACGATCGTGTCGTGTATCTACACAACGATGTTTGGGATGACGTCAACTTCGGCTTTGTCGTCCGCTTTGGTCGTAACGAATACACTTTTGATAATGACAACAAGCTCGTCTCGGCCAAGGAAGATGAACTTGGTACGTCAGTGATGTCCACGGGAGAATATGAGCTACATCTGTATGAACAAGACGGCATTCCAAAGGGTTGTCTCGTGTTGAAGGACTTCACCTTCTGTGATGCCAAGATCTTGTAATTAGATGTCCAGGCTCATGGATACCTTGGGAACAATGCGTCGGAGGCTCCGTTTCTCCACGGTGGGACGGTCCTCATTGAAGATCTTCTCAATGAGTTCCTCCCCCGACAGGTTGTTCAAGGACAAGATCTTCTCGCGAATGTCGGCCAGTTTCAAGGGTTGCTTGACCTGGCGAACGCTTGCACGAATGCGACCACTCTGCGTATTCAGGTTATCATATCCATATTTGACCATGAAGTCTTCAATCTTGGAAGCAAGTGCCCGTTGGTGAATCCGCCGCTCCCGCATTGCGATAGATAGCTTTTTGACCTGATCATCCAGTTTTGTCCATTCCGACACTTGTTGCCGAAACATTTCTAAGTCCTCTTGCGAAGGCGCGTCCATCTTTTCTTCTTCGTCCTCAAAGTCGTTCGGATTGTATAGCGTTTCCATACCCTTTTAAGTAGATTTTGCTTTTTTAGCTTTAAGTGTTTTTTCCTTGGGAGCCTTTGCGGTTTTAGAGGCGTGCTGAAGAGCAAAATCCATGATGGCACTTGCGTTGCGGTCACCCTGAAACTCTGAAGATACACGACCTTTCTTGACAATCTGGATAGTCGGGAAGCCACGCACGTTCTTCAGAGCGGCGGGAAGTAGTTCCATGTGAGTGTATTCCACCTCTACCACGTGAATCCCCTTCTGTTCCGCGAGCTTGCGCTTGACTTGTTCCCAAGTAGGATGGAGGGCAACACAATGAGGGCACCAGTCAGCGTAGCTCAGCATCAGGGTAGGTGTCTCGTCCTTCACCGTCTTTACAAAGTTGTCCTTTGTTTTGGGACTCAGTGCAATAGCTTTCATAATCTACTTAAAACATAATAAGATTTTACTAGGAATTAGCGCACTGATTTTTCTAAAGCATACAATAGGAGATATGACAAGCCTTCCCTCTGAGGATATGTCGTGTATGTTGGATGCAGATTCCATGTCATGCGGTGCTCAGGTCTACTTGGCAAAGAAGGAAACCGAACAAAACTCATACTACACTAGATATCTTGTGGACCATCCCGCGTGCCCTCGTTTCCAAGACCTCATGGATCGTGAACGGGAGCATGCCTTGCAAAAAACGGTAGGGTCGTCCAAGAAGCTATGCATTGACAAGAAACCTGCATTTTCGGAAGGACCTTGGTCGACACAATTCCAGAACCTGCTGGGTGGAGAACCCCTCCCGAATCGGAACAGCATTTTCTACACCAAGTTTGATGAATGGACAAGTGCTAAGTTTGGGACCAAGTTCTAGAAAACGATTTAAGTCGGATTTGGATTCTTAGTACATATTGATAACCATGGAAGATGGATCCTACGTGCTCATCACGGGTGGATGTGGGGCGATTGGCAGCGTGGTCGTCAACACACTCAAGGCAAAATACCCCAACGTGAACTTTGTGAATGTGGATGCGCTCACTTACGCTGGTAAAAGGGAGCACATTGAACCGCCATATGATAACTATACGTTCATTCAAGGGAACATCTGCGATGCCTACCTGATGAACTTCCTGTTGCAATCTTACAAGCCCGACTATCTCATCCATCTTGCCGCGGAGACGCATGTGGACAATAGTTTTGGCAACAGCTTCTCCTTCACAAAAACCAACATCTTCGGGACACATACCTTGCTGGAGTGTGCACGACAATATGGACGGCTGAAGAAGTTCATTCACATGAGCACAGACGAGGTATATGGTTCCATCCTAGACGGAGAAACATGCCACGAGTCATCTATGATTGCTCCAACCAATCCTTATTCTGCATCAAAGGCGGCTGCGGAAATGCTTTGCCATGCATACCTCAAGTCGTTCAAAGTCCCGATCACCATCCTTAGGTGCAACAATGCAATCAGCCCGTATCAGCATGAAGAGAAACTCATTCCGAGGACCATCCACAACATTCTCAAGGGACAAAAGATTCCGATTCATGGGAAGGGACAGAGCAAACGCACATTCATCCATGCACGGGATATTGCTGACGCCATCGCGGTGGTAATGGAGCATGGCAAGGATGGGGCCGTATACAATATCGGGAACCACGAAGAGTACTCTGTTCTAGATGTGGTTGAACGCATTCTAGCAAAAATGAAGCCAGGTGAGAGCCTGGATGAATGGGTTGCCTATGTAGAAGATCGGCCTTTCCAAGATTACAGATACAGTGTGGATACATCCGCCCTATGCAGCCTCGGTTGGTCCTCCAAGGTGTCCTTCCAAGATGCCCTTGAACAAACCATTGAGCATCTAAGCAAACACCAGTTCCAAACCCATGCATAGTTCATCCTTTACTTTTTCTGCAGTTCGCACGTCATGTGTGATCAGGTTACATATCTCTTTCGGGGTGAGGTCATTGTCATGTCGCAGCTTTTCGACTACTTTCTTGGTCTCTCGCGATGTCATCACGTTCATGAAGAACTGTGCATAACATCCCACAAAGAAGACAGAGATTAGGAACTTGCGGTGCTTGGTCCATGCCGTTGTGGACGCAATGGCATGCTCAAACGTGTCACTTATACCAAGATCTTCATCAAAGACATTATCAAACTCGTTGAGGTAGTCTGCCTTGTGCCGATTCATGTATGGCAAATTTCCAAGGACCATATGATGCAGGCGCACACCAGTTCCTACATCTTCTTGAAGCTCGTAGGAGAAATTGTATGGTAGCCCCAAGTTAGCTACAATGCGGTTCCAATGGTTGACCTTGCGCTGGGTACTACGACGCAGCTCTTGAGGATTTTGCAAGGTGGATTTCAAACATACCTCTGTAAACACATCGGCTTGCGTTTTGACTTCCGTGATACGAGCCGTGGTCCGCTTTGCCTTGTAGTTAGAGTAATCAGATCCAGCACAGTACATTTCAAGGGCCCGTCCAATTTCAGTGTCCGAACGATCGGGAACATATGGGAAAGCCCCGTTCCGATAGACGAAGTATCGTGGGGCGTGGGAAACAGAGTTACGGTCATAGTGGTACTCCAATTTGTTGTATGCGACAAAGTCTTTGACAATGTTCCAGAAAGCGTGTGCGTTCTCTGCAAAGTTTGCGGTTTCCACAAGGGTTGCAGTGCGCCCCCCTTCCTTCACCAAAACGATGTTCATGAGTGCGGCAAAGAGATGCTTGTTCTTCTCCGCGACAGACAGAAAATGTGCCAGATACTGCGCTGTGTCTTGCATGTTTTATGTCGTATCCTAGAATAATGAAAGAATACATGTTAGCTACCACGAGGTTCATTGGTAAGAACATTCTTCTGCCTTTGACAAGGACTCATGCAACCATGAAACACACCATTAACAGGTTGTTCCCATCCTATATCCAAAAGGTCGTTCACCTTGACACAGAGGCGCTCAAATCCACTACGATATATCAAGCCCACGAGCACATGTACAACTGGTCAAGTGCATTTGCTACTAATATGTTCATGCCCAATCACGGCTTTTATGTTATTCATTTGTGGAACGGCATGTTATCACAGAATGAGTGTTACATTTTTAACAACACCCATTTGTGCAAAGCATTGACCGTTCACCAACCGTCCTCTATGTGGGCATTCAGTGATTACGGAATTGTAGCTCTTCTATCCAGCTACTTGTTCATGTTGTCTTGTCACGTAAGCACGGACATCTTTACTATTGTGATAAATGGCCAAGATGCGATGCACGAGTTGCAACCATATATGAAGTGCATCGGACTCCCAAACAACGTCACACCGTGCGCTCTCCAATTGCTGTATGAACACATCCATGGAGAGGACTATGAAAAACACGATGTCGTGGTCATTGATTTCAACTTGGATGATCATGTATATGATGTCAACAAACCGATTGTATCGTAAAAGGTGCTTCCCTTCTTTCCTTCTGTTAGCATAGAGGAACCTATGCTACCACGCACGCAACCATATCAATTGTCAGGTGCAGGAGAATCAGGCTCCATCCTTTTTGAGGACATCGGTACAAGAAGTCTTCAAACGGTGCGAGTAGGTGAAGGCGCTGGCAAAATAAGTTCGGGGGTTGGCAATGCTTTTGTGGGATTTGAAGCGGGAAAGCAGAACACAGGAGGCAGCTACGATACGTTCATTGGATACCAAGCGGGCGCACTCAACACGGGTGCAAACTATGCTACCATGATTGGGGCCTACGCGGGACGCGAAAACGCACGTGGATCCGAAGTTGTGTTTATTGGATTCCGTGCAGGAGAGTTGAACCGTGAGGGTAATTCGGTAGTTGCCATTGGTTCGCATGCGATGCGCGAGAATGTGAGTGGAACTGGATCCGTTGCAATCGGTTATCGGACAGGGGAACGTACATTGGATGGTGACTACAACACAATGGTGGGTGCTGAAAGTGGACAAGACAATAGGAGCGGTAACCTAAATACCATGTGTGGGTTCCGCTCGGGGAGGGCTGCTTTCTTGGGGAATGAGAACACCTACGTAGGCGCTTATGCTGGATACTCCAACTCGCTCGGTTCTGGTAACTGTTTCATTGGGTACAAGAGTGGCGAGCAACTCTCTCAAGGTGATTTCAATATTGCGATTGGCGCCTATGCCTTGCAATATGCGAAGGAAGGGTCATGCAATATTGCCATTGGTCCATTTGCGGGTTCTTTCACAACCTCTGGGAAAAGCAGTGTGTTGATCGGCAACAATGCGGCCGCTTACAACACCAACGGAAGTGAGAATGTGATTATCGGGGACAATGCGGGCCAATCAAACAAGGGTAGTGACAACGTTATCCTTGGTTCCAAGTCTGGTCAGTATGCTTCCAGCGATCGTTCTGTGATCTTGGGGAGTGAGGCGGGGCGTTTTGCTGCGGGCCAAGGGTCGGTCATTATTGGATACAATGCAGCACCATCACTTGTGCAAGGTTACTGTAACGTTTTGATCGGTAGTGGCGCAGATACATACTATCCAAATGTAACACAAGGGATTGCGATTGGCTCTGTCAACTCGTACACAAGCAGCTATGCCATCAGTGTTGGCCAAGAGATTGAAAACCAACGTGAGTTTTCTGTTCTTGTTGGGTTTGGCCTGCAATCCGATGCAAACAACTCGGTGCTGATGGGGAATGATATCAACATCCAGAGTGTCACTTACTTCAAGGATCCATTGAATATCGCACTTGCGGAAACGGTAGCATCCGACGGATTGACAAAGCTTGGGATTGTAAAAGTGGACTATGGATATTGCAACCAGATGTTGGTATCTCCATCTAATGAGGCATACCTGAATGCAGTAGCGGGCCTAATCACGAGCAATCTCAACAACACCACGACAAATCGCCCCGCGGGAAGGACATCTCCAATGTCATATGATTTGCGGACTGCCGTGGACCCCAAACCATACACTGTGTTTCAAGGTGCCGTGTACCCGTTGCGTTATGAATCAAATGTAGTGTCGCCATTTCACGTAGATGCACCTCTTATTGATACTTCATTGTCAAACTTGAGCGTTTCTGGTTTTGAATGGTCAAATGTGTTATATCGCCATGACCACGACATAGACCTTTCTTATGGACGGAATGACGTGGTAACCAATATATTGCAGTTTAACACATCGACAGCGGTAGTCCCAGTCCATGCTACCAAGCGCATCAACACCCCCGCTATCCCATACACAACGTGCAATGTAACCTTGAGCAATTGTGCATTAGCATATCAATCCAACCCAATCACCATCCCGATATCCTTTAGCAACATACGATGGGATGGGCATGGCATTCATGGTAGTAACATCGGCTCGGTACAATACGTTGTTACTCAACCTCCTATCTATGGTACCTTGAACAAGGCAATCTATAACATACAAGACCAAGTAACCTATCAACCATATCATGAGAATGTCTATGCAACATCTGATAGCTTTACCATTGTACCCATCTTACAAATTACAGATTCCAATAATGCCATCTTTGGGCGGCCGTCAACGACACAAACATTATTTACCATTCCATTCAGCAACACAGTCCCGTATCATCTATACGTGCCCGAGTTGTTGAATCCTGCATCCACCGCACTCACGAATCGCATGATCCAACGCATCCCCGCATTTGATTCCGCCAGTGTGGTTGAGTTTTTGGAGTTGCACCCCGACACTACGATACAACACAACGGTCAAACATACGATAGCAACATGGTTGCACTCATGCGACAAGAAAATGTGCTTGATTACCCATTGTCGCGGTTGCCATCATTGACGAACGCGTGCAGGAACTTGGCATTCGCCGCGTTCCAAAGCAATGAACAGTACTTCTCATCTTTGATAGCTACAAAAGTAGGTAACTTTGATGCAAACTTGATTGCACTCAGCAACATCCTTCTAACAACATACACATTGGATGGGACAGAGCCAATCATCACATCTCTAGATTTGTTGCGTCCCACCGCCGATATGCTCACACAAAGCACGATATCAACACTTCCATTGTCCTATGCAAACTTGTCAAACGAGGTAGAATCATGGGTTGCATCGTATGATCCCACACAAAACTTGTGGGAAACCCAGAACCTGTTGACATCCTTGCAAGATATATATACGACGTCCACTGTACCGCCATGGTCAAGCATACAAAATAATGTCATTGAAGTGTTATCTCTAATTCAAGATCCATCGGAAGCTTCCTTCGCCAACACACTGTTGCAAGTCAATGATCCAATCATGATAGACAGTGCACCATTAGCATTGCCTACACTATCAAACCTTGCGGATGAGCTACAATTGATCTACCATAAATACTACGAAATCCCAAGGTTGTTCCTGACGTATGATAACATCATCAAATCCAATGTGTATGTATCGTCGCAATCACCCTCTTCGAATGCATGCACGTTCAGGATTAACCAAGATTTAGTCACAATGCAATCAACCATTGCTTCAGATGTCCAATGGGAAAGCATACCATTTACTACTACGACAATTCCCGTTGTTCCTACCAATGTCTTCCAAAGACAAGTTCCACTACCTTCCCTAGCTATCGATGATGTGTACATCGCATCGTTGCCTTCTACTGGATACATAACTATATCAGATGCACCCACCACCGACCTGGCGCAAGTGTCATACAATGCAATCAGCCCTTTTGCGAGTACCGATACATTCCAAGTGATTGCATACTCCAATCTGTTGTGCGAGAGGGTGACGGCGACTGTGACGTATGATACTCAATCGGTCATTAGTGCACCAGACGTATACGGCATTTACACTTCCAAGGAACCCACTATAGATGTCTACAATATACTGTATTCCACCTCCTCAAACGTGATTCCCTTGTGCAATGTGGTATATACGTACACATCCAATATATCTGTGTCGGGTGTACTAACCATTGGCCAACCAATTACCACAAACATACCTATTGTCAACTACTCACCATCTAATGGTTTCTACATCCAAACATCCAATGTTACTACCAGTAACGCATTCGGGACAGACGAACTGTTAGATGACTCTGGGTCCAATATCACCAACCACATCTTGGACTTTTACCTTAATATGACAGATGTGCATGGCAACTACACCTCCTCACAGACGACGATCACTACCGTGTCATTGTCCGAGCCTAACTTTACCAACTTCAATTCCAACCACTTCCAATTAACCACCATTGTAGTGGATGAAGCACACTATGCAGCTTCCAATACTGTTGACTTCATCATTGATAGGGACCAAGAGGTGCATCACTTCTTTTCCACACACGACCCATCATACTTCCTATACAACAACACTCTTCCCTTTACTATTCGTGATGTAACCCAACAAGAGAGTTACGTTCTGAATCCCCCCACTACAACATCAAGCGCTTTCCATGTCACATACAAGTATACCGCACATAGCAATGTCTACAAGCAAGAGCCGTTACTACCTTTGTACCGAAACATACTATACAGTGGGGATGGCAGCTACACACCACACGGACCTTATGTGGTGAGGTCTAATGTCGGGGTTGTCCAGTTATTCACTCAATCCGATATTGCATCGGGACATACCTGGTTGCGCTTATCAGCGATACCCAACGATAGTGTCATTGGATTCAACAACAACATCGCTATGCGGGTACACTACTTTGAAGGGGACATCGGCACAACACTTTACACAGACGGCATAGATGTGTCCAATGACATTGTGGGTAGCATCGCACATGTGTTTGATCCATCCCCCAAAAACCTACCTTTCACCCCTTCCCACATTCATATAACTGACATCGCAAATGGATGCATACTTTATGATTCGTCCAACATCGTTACGACCATACACATGTCCAATCTGGATGCAGTGTCCTATCTTTCTACGTCCAACTATGCTACAGATGTCCTCAAGTTCTTCTATGCCGATCACGCATCCCAATTGGCGAGTGAGCCATTCACTTACTCTCTGTCTATACGCCGTACGCCTATTTACAATTACCAGAACTTCAATATTGGGATTGTACCACAAGCTTCCGATCTACTGTCACCATATGCATTCCGATGGTCGGGCCCATTGACTAACAAGATTCAGATCACATCATTGGACCCACATTGTTCCGTAAGCCCTTCCACATTCACGATGCAAGACGTAAATGGCGGGAATGTGCATGTAAGATTCACAAGCAATGCGGATGCTGTTATGGAATACAACGTTCTCACGGCAGACAATACCGTTTTGGAAACAAACCAAGTATTTACATTGAAACCATATGTTCACCACTCATTTGCCCGTGTGGGAAACAGTGGCACATTGAAACTTCAACAGCTTGGAAACAACTCACACATACAAAACTTGCCATCTGGTGCGATATGGGCAGCGTTTGATGGTTGCAAGGTGCAAGGTTCAAGCGTGAATCGTGCATCCATCAAGGTGTATGTTGTCTCACAAGTGACCAAAGGATTCCTTTGGAACGAGCTCTATCCAAATGACATTGCAACACGGTTCTCGTTGGCCGATATAGATGCCAATAGGATACACTTTGTACCTTACAACAAGGATAACCTGGACAACGAAAACGTGGATGTGCGATTTGTATATGACGGCACTATGTCACCTTTGTACACACTTACCATCAAGAACTATGTTTCACGCTTCACCAAGGTTGCCGTAAATCCTACGCTTCGGTACCCGATTGCCCCTGTTGTTAACTTCCCGCGCTCCAAAGGGCTGATCAGTGATAATGTACAATGGTCACCCACTTCTGTGTCATTACCATTCCAAGGACATGTCCCATGGACCCCCATCACTCCCACAATGCAACTAGGGTCATTGTATCAAGGAAATTGGACGCTAGTACCTTATGCACGGTCTGATCCCGCAACATGGAGAAATCTTGGTCCCGTACGATTGATTGTTGACCAATCCGACCGAGTGTCACTTCAATCTATATTGTCATTCGCCCAATTCACAGAGACAAAGCTTCAGAATGTGTGGTTCTACATCTCAAAGAATGCAGAGTTTGGTGTGGTGCAAAATGTTGTTTCCAAACAATCCATTGTAAAGTTCACGGACTTGGAGCTTCTTCAAAACCAAGTATTCTATCAACACATCGGATCTGCGGCATCGACTACGGATAGCTTCAAGGTGACCGTATCATCATCGCCATATGATGTGGATATGCAAGACCTTCAAGTCATCATCACTGTACGGCTGCTCCCCCGCATCACGGCCAATGCCAACACATACGTTTACTACAACACGACTACGGAAGCCTTAGCAGGCAAGAACATGTTTGCTTCCAACCTAGACTTGTCTTATGGGTACGCACATGTCATCGGCGCGAATTACCTTTCAACTAAGAACAACGATGTAGAAGTGCAAACCCTAACTGCTACTAGCATTGCTAGCAATCAAGCATACTTCCAAATCAAACCATCCTTGTTTGCTACTCCACGCAACGCTCCCTACCCAAGATTGTCGTTATCACTTACCCCAAACAACCACGACGAAATGCATTACAACCCTCTTGTGGATGTTAACCCCGTATACAGAGACTTATTTGTCATACCATTTGATGCATACCTGAACAGCTACATCAGTTCCAACGAAATCTCCGCAAAACAAAGTCGGTACCAAACGTTGCGCTACGAACTAGATCCATCCAAAACGGGTTATTCCAATCTGAAAGACCATGTGTTCTCGTATTATCTGCAGGTTCAACCGACGCAAGACTTGTTACCCGCAGATTTCCGCCAGACTATAGGTGGGGACAATTTCAAGTTCTTGCGTACGTACGACTTCGATGTCGTATTCACCGATCAGAACAATAGCAACTTGCTCGGAATGTCTTTCAGCAATGACATCATCAAGTTCAAGACCCCATCATGCAACCTTGTCCTTCCATATCCGCCTTCCCTAGAATATGCATTTGGTCAATGGGATAACTTCTTGTTTGTCAATCAAGACCCCGACAACAATCTATGCACCTCTTTGTACCTACAATACGATGTAACGAAGTCCCGCCAGACGAATGCTCCAAAGAACTTGTTGAGTGACCTTAATGTACCGTATGTTAACCTGGAGGCTTTGAAGACCGTAGAAGTCAAGGTGGATATGGAATCCACAAGGAATTACCTAGGTCCTTCTTACAGATCCGTCCGCAGCTTGGGGACAAGCTCTACATCATTGCAAGCTTCGTATGACCTTACAAACTATGCTACTGCATTGAATTTCAAAAACCAAGAAATCTATATATCTACTTATTCGCCCTCGGCGTCCAAGGTTGACAGTGTAGAGCAAATCAAGAGCTCCACCGTCCACAACGTGGTTCTTGGCAAGAACATCATTGTACGAGGAACCAACAACATTTGTGTTGGAAACCGTTTCAACACATCAGGGCAAAACTCCATCATCTTAGGTAATGATATCGGTACGGGTACATCCGAAGGACAGATCAATGACATCTATCAGAGTATCATCATCGGCAACGATTCCTTCCGAAACTCTATCGTGCGTGACATTATCTCTATTGGAAATGATAACTTGAATAGCTTGTATCTGTCCCCTGTCAAACTTGTGACGGATTTCCTCTCTCAAAAGCCTATCCTAATTGGCAATAATATCAAAGAAGACGTATTGGACTTCCATGTAAACATTGGAAACGTGTTCTTGAAAACACACATGGGTGGTGACCAAGTGTACCTTGGACGAAAGAAAGAGGTAGTTTGCATTGGCTATAGCTCCAACATGTTATTCAATACAGAGTACATGCTGAGGGTCAATGGTGCAGCAGAGATGAATGCCGTAAGCACAAACATTGTCACAGTACCATTTTACTCTACCACATCAATCACATCGGGCAGTATTGTATCGGCAACGGGTGCATTCATAGAGGGCCATATGGATTTCCCAGTGGTAGTTGCTTCCGCTAGTCCATTGGATACGTGCGTCGTAGGTGTTTGTGTGTCGTGCACGCTCGTTGGCACATTCTACAAGGTACATGTACAGACCATGGGTAGGGCGATGCTGAATGTGGTACCTCCTGTTACCATAGGATCCATGTTAGCTACAACATCTCAAAACGAACTTGTAGCTCAAGGGGACAATATTCGGTATTCTTACACAGTAGCAAAGTGCCTGAAAACCGTACCAAATGCTGGCGCATCACAATACGTCCCTTGCTTACTATTGCTCAATTAAATGCAAATGTCATATAAGGCAATAGTTTTCTGAGGTAATAACAGAGTTTTTGTCTGATACCATGACCACTGTGGTAAATACAAATCCATTCAAACCCAATCAGTTGAAGATTATAAGTCTTGGTATTGGTATCTCCGACGAAACAAATGACACTCTTCGGCTAACGGATACACAACACTTGGTGGTAGCGGAACGGCAAGAGAATGTTGCTGGCAACACCGTAAGCACATATGGTTTGATCGTAGATCGTGAAGGTATTGCGGTGAACACAACGATGATTGATCGTGCAGCTGTTCGCGGCCAATACGCCATGTACGTGGATGGAAGCGTGTTTGTATCGGGTGCCATCATTGCATGCAACATTGTGTCGGGAAATGGAAACATCAGCACTGGGATCGGTGTTGCAACGAGCAACTTCTGGACGATGGGTACGCGCGAAGTGGACAACATCTTCTATCCAGGCCATGTTACCCTTGGCAATGATCGTAGCTCACGCAGCAACGCCCACCCACTAAACATCGTACAATCTGCTGACCGCACTATCAACCATGCGCAAATCTCTATTCAAAACACGGCTTTGTCCCAACTCCGCATGGGTATTATTGGAACTTCCAACGCATCTCCTGCATTGTTCAACACACGACCTGGTGTTCCGATTGAATTCCATGCATCCAGGGACGCGACCTACTTTGAAGATGTATACAAAAGGCATTATTACGAAAACGGCGTTCGTTGCAACATTGCAGCCGAAGTGCCCCGATACGATTCTCCCGATACAGCCCCTCACCTCTGTATTGATGTGAATGGCAATGTCGGCATCCATACTGCAAACATTCCACGTTTCACATTTGAAGTCCGCAAGCCCAACCCATTGAAGCCAACCGAGGTGTTGTTCCCTTGGACAACCGAAGACATGAACCTTGCCGTTGCGGGCAACATGTTTGCTTCCAACATCCTGATTTGGGACTATGAGAATGGAAGGGCCGATAACATAGATCGGTTGTATGTTCGCCGCAAGGGTATCACAATGGAGGCCAATCAAGTAATTCCTGGACCTTTTGCCCTGGGAGAGTACAGGTTCTTGTCAAATGTTGCCATCAACGGCCCAACGGAATCGGATTTCGAGCTCGTTGTGCATGGTGATCAACACATCACGGACCGTCTTGTCGTGGATCGTATGGCAAAAGTCGGTCTTCTTGAGGCATCCGATGCCATCCTTCTTGATATTGCTAGTTTCTGCAATGATGTGTATATCAACCGTGATGTTATTGTCAAGGAGAGTTTGCGTTTGCGCGGTGGCCTGTTTACAGAGGTGATCGATGGAAACAACGTGTATTGGTGCAATGTGCAATTCACTGTAGCCCAACCTGGTTTCCAAAACATCAACTACATTGGGTCGGGTTTCACAACCCCTGGCCGTGCGGGCATTGGCATTGATCCTGAAACAGACGAGGTGAACAACCAGCTTGTGGTCAGGAAACGCTTAAGTGATATATGGGAATTGGAGTTGATGGACAAGGGATCACAAAAGCTACATAAGGCGGCTTTCATTGGTCATCCACAGACGGATGCGGCCCGTGTAGCGGATGGCAGTCTCGTATTTGCAACTCCAGGCTCCAAAGATCCCGATTATAATAGAGACAACGTGTACCCCGATGCTCCTCAAAACTTCTACTTCTACCCTGGTTACTATACATTCTATGCGGAGCCGATTGTTCGCCAAGACAATCCGCCAGTGCTCAATGTGCACACCAAGAAACGAGTAGGCGTTCTGACATTTGATCCTCAAACCGAGTTGGATGTGCGTGGCAGTGTGAGTTTTACTGGAGAGATGTTTAATGGTGCCAACAAGGTTGGTTTGTGGACAGAAAAGAAGTATGCCAACATTTACCAAAGTGGCGGAACCAATCCCACATTTGTTGGCATTGAATACTACCGTCCTGATTCGTCAAATGTCGGTGTCAACATCCCCGCGGACCCGCGTTATGGCATGGTGGTTGCAGGCAAACTCAAATCAATTGATGGATTCTACACCGCAGATGATCAACGGGTGGTGCCATGGATGGATAGCGTGACATCCGCAAACATCGTTGCACCACGCACTGCTGGTGGTATGTTCACCTTCAACAATGTTGGCATTGGTATTCGCAACCCTTCTGTACCGCTTGAGATCAAGAACAACTACGGTCAATACACTACCATGCGCTTCATCCGTCCTGATGGTGGTGATGTGGAGCCCATTTCCACCATTGAATTTACTGGCTTGTACAACCCGTGGATTATCCGAGCTAATGACGATGCCAAGACCTTGGAGTTTGGTTACGGTTCTAATGCATTCTTGGGCAACGGTTCCAAGCGCGCCATGTGGATGACCCAAAGTTTGTCGGGGAAACACCAAGTTGTCATTGGAGGTGATCTTAACACCCTCAACACTCAGGTGCGACAGAACCACCCTCAGCCCGAAGCCGCACTTACAGTAGATGGTGGCCTAGCTGTATTCGGCGATGTAAGCATTACTGGAAAGTACGTCATCAATGGCCGCGAATTGGTCAACAGCAACATCTACGGAGACAACACGATCCAACTGAACAACGATGATGTGTTTATTGCAGGTGATCGCGTGCTTGTGAACCCCAAGCGTATGTTGGCCGTGGGGTACACTGCGGAGCGTCTTGTGTCGGGTATTGAAACCAATGACCGTACCTTCTTTAGGGTCTACCAACCAGATTCCACGGTCCCCAACATTGCACGTTTCACATGTGCAGGTAACAATGGGTTGATTGAAATTGCTAGTACGGCACCCAATGGCCAAGCGGTACGTTTGGGCTTCTTTGGTAACTCCGCGTTCTCTATCCTCAACAGCAGGAATGTGCCTTTCCTCAGCTTCAACAGCAACTTGTTCACAGGCGAAAACAACATGGCAGTCAACAACGTTGGTGGTCCTGCGTCCGCAAATATGCACGTCCAAACCACGGGTACGGGTTCCAATATGTTGCGCCTTACACGCTTGGTAGCGGGTGATGATACCACGCGTCTCGCCCCTCAAATTGAAGTAGAGAAGCGAGTGACGACATCTGCTGGTCTGAAAATCAACCGATGGGTCTGGCACGGACCTGATGCATCATTTGATCAGAAGCTTGGGTTGCGATACGGTGAAGGTGAAATCGGTAACTCATCGGAGATGTTCTGTTTCACGAAGACGGGTTGCTTCGGCATTGGAAACACCACTCCCGAGTTTGCACTGGATGTTACGGCTACAGGAAAGCGTGGATCCTTGCGTCTGTACAATGGAACTAACAGTCCTGTGCCACAAGTCATCTTCCAAAATGGCAGCAACCTCTATGGTGCCGATGAAGCAACGGATTACCGCTTCTATAGCTTCTCAAATAACTTTGTATTAGACTCAGTGAACCGTTTCAATTACACCAAGTTGCTCCACTTCAATGAATATAACACAGTTGGTATCTGCACGGACGCAACTTCCAACTACACTCTAAACGTTGGGGGAAGTCTCAACGTAGCTAAGACGATCTTCTTGGATGGGAGTCCCTTGTTCGATACAGAAGGTTCCAGTGCTCAAGAAGGGTTCAATGTTCGTGCCATCAACATCTTCTTCCGCCCTCGTACCGATTATGCAGGTGGCGTCCACATCAACCGTACCGCACCCAGTAGCAACTTGTTCCATATCAATGCTGGCTTCAACAAGAATATCGCTGTCTTTGACTCCACCTTCAATGAAGCCCAGGTGCACTTCCGCACGGCAACCGCGGTTGGATCCGAGAAGTTTAGCATCTACCGTCTTGCACAGAGCAATGAGATGTTCACATTGGAGCACATGCCTAACAGCAGTAACGCTCCATACATACCTGATACACACACTGGGTACTCCAACGTGATCCAGTGGGGACCATCCCCACGCTTGAGTGGCGAGTACGACGTCAACCTATATGGAAGCATGAACCTTGTATCAACCTTGCCCCAGATCAAGCTAGCTTCAAGTACCATTGGTCAGAGCAACGGTCATATGTACATGATGCCTGTGTCGTCTAGCAATGTGCCGTGCCATGTGGGTATCGGAACAACTGTACCTACCTACAAACTGCACGTTTTCACCAGTAACTCCGTGCCAGCATTTGGTGTGGTACAACAGGGAACTGCGAACATCCTTGAGTTGTCCAACTCGAATGCAATGCGGATGGTGGTTACACATCAAGGCAACTTGGGCATTGGCACTACGAATCCTCTACGCAAGGTGCACATTCAAGGTGGGGATCTATACATTGTGAGTGGCGTTGCAACCGCACCTTCGTTCACGTTTACGGCAAGCCCCAACACTGGTCTGTTGAACCCAGCGACCGACGTTCTGACGATCCAAACCGCAAGCCAAGAGCGCATGCGGATCACGAACACTGGTCTTGTGGGCATTGGTACACAAACGCCACAGTCTACATTCCATGTCTCTGGTAGCAACACAACATCTACTTGCACTCTTGTCCAAGACGGTGTTGGTGATATTCTGCGGGTGGTTGGTGCCTCTAACAACAACAAACTCGTGGTTACCTCATCCAATTGCGTGGGTATCAACAAGGCCAATCCAGTTGCTGCATTGGATATCGTTGGCAACCAACAGATCGCGGGACACATCCTCCCATCTCAAGACGTGACCTTCAATCTCGGAAGCGTTACCCAGCGTTGGAAAGACTTGTTCCTATCAGGCAATACAATTGACCTCGGTGGCACCAGTTTGTCACGAACAAGCAATGGTGACGTGAAATTGTTGGATGTGGGCTCGAATGCATTGCGGTCTATTGTGTGCAAGCAAGTGCAAATCGGTGATGACTCAGCGCTCAAGCAACTTCTTGTGCGACAAGGTGCTACAGATCCAATCGTGTTTGTGGATGTCGACAACCTTACCCAAGCAGAAACAGAGTATGTGCCTTTCTTGAAATCGTCAGCTACTTCAGGTATCAGTGTAGGAGTACAAAATCCTGAAGCCTTGCTACATGTGGTAGGCCATGATGTTGCCCCCACGGCAATCTTTGATCACGACAATCCGAATGCATTGAATGTTTTCCAGCTGCGCGATAACGGAATACCAATCCTCACCGCAAATAAGGGAGGAAACATTGGCATCGGTACACAGATTGCATCGGCTCCTCTGCATGTATGGGCCAACAATTCCACAAACTCGGTGATCTTGGAGCAAGCTAACTCATTCGGAAACATTGTAACGTTGCGCGGCACCAAGCCCATCGTGGTCAACGGCTTTGGAAATGTCGGTATTGGAACCGAGTTGGCTATGGTTCCTTTGCACGTCCGCGGATCACAATTGTTTGATGGTGGCGCTGTCTTCAAGGAGAATGTCTACATGGCAAAGAACCTAGAGGTGCAAGGCGACAATGTTGTCCACGGTGACCAAACAACCGACTCTGACATCCGCCTCAAGACAGACCTTGAGCGTATTGAGAATGCACTAGACAAAGTCGCGTCACTATCAGGATACACCTTCATGAAACAAGGCCAAGACCATCGTAGCACGGGTCTCGTAGCTCAAGAGGTTGCCAAGGTTTTGCCAGAAGCGGTCATTGAGAACAAGGACACTGGATACCTCAGTGTTGCTTATGGCAATATGATGGGCATCATGGTAGAGGCGATCAAGGAGTTGAAGCAACAGCTGGATGACATCAAGAAGAAAGTGAATGCATAAAAAGAATGTGATTACAAGCCGATCTTAGATTCAATCATGGACAAGCGGTCTTGAAGAGCCTTGTTTTGCTCTGATAGCTCTTGTACCGCCTTGATCAGGAAGGGCACTAATTTTTCGTAACGGATACCTTTGTATCGTTCTTTCTCATGCCCAGGCACGTCGTGGTCATGTACAACGGATGGAAGCACTTCCGCTACTTCTTGGGCGATGAGACCCGCATCCTCTTTGCCCCGCATTTCTTGGAAGAACACGTCATCCCTCCATTTGTAGGACACGGGGCGCAGTTGCTTGATGGTTTCTATGGTAGACGATAGGTTGGCAACGTCCGTCTTCAAGCGAGCATCGGAAAGGGAGCTATAGGCGTAAATGTTTCCCGCACATTTCAAATTACCTGACGAATCAATCATGACTAGCTTTGTCCCCGCTGTTCCCGTAACCCCTGATGTAGATGTGTTACGGAAGGTGAACTCGCCATTTTCATTGAATATTGAGTAATGTGCATAGCCCGCTGATAGTAGCTTGATCTCTTTATCTGTAAGGAGGACTTGAGTGCTTCCGCTTCCTCCTGCTGTTATATTTGTAGCTCCCACTGATGTACCCGACAATGTAGCTACAGTTGTTGTCCCAGATAAGGTCGGGCCTGCACTCAACACAACATTTCCTGATCCAGTGGATGTTGTGGTGCCAGTTCCACCACGTGCAACGGGCAGTGTACCTGATGCAATGTTGCCTGCATTGATGTTTGTAATAGATGCACCGTCACCCGATATAGTGGTGGCCGACAACGTTGCTACGGTAGTAGTTCCTGTCAAGGTAGGGCCCGCACTCAGCACCACGTTGCCTGTACCAGTAGATCCAACCGCAGTGAATGCATTGGTGCCATTGCCAAACACAAATCCTGACAATGTGCCTGCACCTGTCCCTCCGCGAGCTACAGGAAGCAAGCCTGTAGCAATATTTGTAGCTACAATGTTTGTGATGCTAGCTCCATTACCGCTTAGTGTTGTAGCATTGAGTGTAGCTGCGGTTGTAGTGCCCGTAAGTGTTGGACTTGCGATGCTCGGTGAAGTTGCAAGCACGACATTGCCACTCCCCGTAGATCCAATAGCCGTGAATGCACTGGTGCCATTTCCAAATACAAATCCTGACAACGTTGTAGCTCCTGTACCACCTTTTCCTACTCCTAAAGTACCTGACAAGTTGGCGACATCTAACGTTCCTGTAAAGGATGTAGCGGTAACTACGCCATTCACATCTAACAGCGTGCTTGGATCCGACTTTCCAATGCCGACATTTCCCACCGAGTTTATTACGAATGTGTTGTCTGTAGTATTTGCTGAGTGCCACCATGTGCGTTTGATTTTGAACTTGTTTGCATCTTGATTCTCTACGCCAATGGACCATCCAGATTCGCCACTAACATCCAAAGAGATGTACGGGTTTCCCGCAGATGATCCCGCTACCCGTGCAGCAATCACCGCATCTTGGCCAGAGCTATTTAAGGGGTTGAGTAGATAAATGCCGCTTTGCGATGGCATGGCATTACTTGCGCTGTAATTCACATGGAATGCAGTAAGAGGTGTCGTAGTTCCAATACCAACGTTGCCATTACTTTGGATGGATAGAGGGGTAACCGTGTCGTACGAGTCATGTGCCAATTGTATGTCAAGTCGTGTACGAGAATTTGTCATAGAGTTCTCATACCTGCTCAATGCAAGCGTGGCACGGGCACCATAGGATGCTCCCGCAGTACCCTGACGGCACAAGTGAATGATGGGTTGTGGGTCGTTTAGAACAGTGGCAGATGTTGGCGTTTGATTTGTGATGGTGACGGGGGCCCCACTGTGGTCAAAGGTAAACCTGTCAATCACTTCATTGTTCACCGTGAACCTTCCAAATGCGGTGGACGATCCCACTGCTACAAACCCTCTTGTATCGATGCGCATCCGTTCACTGACTCCTCCCGTGTAGAATCGTATGTTACCCCCCGTAGGGTTGCGGGCGGCAATAGACAAGCCACCTACAAGGGCTTCTTCCGCCTCTAGCAATCCCCCATTCCGTACAGCAGGACCCGATGTAGTGTAGTTGCTACCAAAGGATGCAATGCGCGTAGATCCAAACATAGAGCCGAGTGTGTTTCGCGCACGAACCTCTGCAAGGGCTCCTGTAGATGTTGCATCGATGTTGTCAACAACAATGGCAGTACGATCGTTCTGATCCTTCCTTACATTCAACAATGCCGTCGCACTCGTGCTTCCAATGCCGACATTTCCGCCATTGTTGATGTACACCATGTTGGTGCCATCGCTCTTCTTGAATGCAAAGCCCCCATCTGAGTTGCGAGTCACAAAGGTTGTGTTCCATGTACCACTTTCACTCTGGAGTTCCATGCCAAAGTTGAAGTCGGACCAAACATAGAACCCTTGTGCTGGCCGAGTACCACCAGCGCTTGAGTTGTCCTCTACGTAACACCTTCCAACGGTTTGCAAGGTGCCATTCACGATAGTTCCCATCCCAGAAAGCAAGCGCATGCGGTCAGCGGAACCGTCATGGAAACGTAGCTCCGATGTGTTTGCGGGCCGATATACCTGCCATGTTGCCGATGCGTCATGTAGCTCCAAGGACTTGTTTTGCGTAGCGTCGCCCTGGATACGAATCGTAGATGCCTGACTTCCAACATAGGTATGCAACCGAGCTTCGGGTGAACTGGTACCAATACCAACATTCCCATCTAGATTGATGTATGCCATCAAGGATCCCGTGTTCTTCTTGAAAGCGAACCCACCGTCAGTAGAGCGGGTTATAAATGTCGTATTCCATGTACTGTTTTGGTTTTGTAGCTCCATGCCAAAGTTGTAGTCATTTTGCACGTAGATACCACTGGTAGGTCGCGACCCCGCTGAGCTTGAAGAGTCTGCAACGTAAAGTTTTCCTGTGACACGCGCTCCCACACCATTCTGGATGGTGATACGATCCGTGGAAGCATCCGCAATACGCAGGTCCGTAGAGTTTGCTGGCTTGTATATGCGTGAACGTAAGGCCGTATCATGCCATTCCACGCCTTGTAGCCGATTCACATCACCTCCCAAACGCATCACAGTATCGGTGGGTCCAACTACATGCAAGAATGCTTGTGGTAACATGGTGCCAACACCTACGTTACCATCTACTTGTGTGATGGGGTTACCTTTGTACACACCTGTGTTCGTAGCTGTAGGATAGTAAGTTCCCACATCCATGAACATGATCTCGTCTGTGGAGCTCTGCGTTACTTGTACACGGCATGAGTAGTTGTTTGTGCTGGTTCCCGTCAGCCGAACAATGCGAATTAGTCCTTCGGCATTGGTTACCTTGATATCCACCGCAAAGTCATTGCCATTGAAGTCACCCGAAGATGATAATGGCATCATTCGTCTCCATTCACCATTCGTTTCATTGTACCCAACCGCGGCAACGTAATGCTTGGCACCACTAAAACCTGCATCCGAGTGAACAACATCTAGTGTCACTACAAATGCACCACTTGCACACGTGATTCCACATACATCGATCGCAGAATTGGCGGTTGTTCCCAGGGTCGGCAGAAACATCCGTGAGATGGTGTTGTTCACCTCGGAATCACATTTGGTCTGGAATTGGTAGGTAGGGGTGTAGGTACCAATGCCCACATTTCCCACTTCGTAAGTGATATCAGGGGTGTGGATGTCCCATCCATCTCCAATCTGTTGGTAGACATACCCAGGCATCATGACTGACACATCGGTAATGTATGTTGGCCATACACTAATATCAACAACGTCACCGTACATCACTGGGTATGCAAGTGTTACAGTGTACTCGGTTGTGGTACGATTCGGGTTGCCATATGCCACCGTGAAGTCTTTTACGGTTGGCGACTCATAGGCCAGCTTGACACCATTGATGAACACTTCAGTGCTTAGCTCGTCACCCCGATAGCGGCCGTTTTGGGTGAATACAAACACCGACTTCTCTGCTACTTTGATACGCTCGGAGTAACGGATGGGTGCAAGAGCAAGTCGGTTACGGATCAAATCGTTGTCGTTGGCGATGAAGTACTGACCCGTGACCGTCAGGTTCTTGGTGACGAGCTCCTGACCAACCGTTGCATTGCCAAAGATATTCACGTTGGATTGTGCGCCAAGCTCCAATGTATTGCCATTGGGAATCCAAGAATCAGGCACAATGGTCCCATTCTTGAAGAAGTTCCCTTCAATGTTGACGTCCCCTTTGACATCCATTTTGAACCTGGGCGTTGAGGTACCAATGCCCACGTTCCCCTTTTCAATGGTAAGAACCGTGTTGTGGTTGTTTGCAGCTAGTACATCACTGAGTAGATTGGTACTTGGTAATGAAGCGCCCCAGTTCTGAAATGATATGGAGTTTGCTAACACACGTATGTTGGAGTTAGCATTCTCCGTCAGCACTGTTGAGTATTTTGCCGACATTTACCTTACTATTGACATTGAAGATTTTTTGCATCTTTTGCACAAAAACTAGCACACTCTTTTAAATCACCAGAGCCTTCTCGTGACCCACAATGAGGTCGGAGTTGACAAACACACTGAAGCCAGCCTTTTGGATGTTCTTGCAGAAGGCAACGTCCTCTGAGCACATGTCCTTCAGGATCTTGCCATCTGGGGTGACGATTTCTTGAAGTTCGGCATAGAAGTAGGGGTATTGCATGGCATCAAGTACCTCCTTGCGGCAGGCAAAGAAGCCCATGCCATTGTAGGACACCTCCATGAACTTCTGTTTGGTCTCCTCTTTCCAAGCCTTCACGTCCTCTACCGTCATGAATTGGAAGGTGCCGTGTTGCACGAAGTAGTCAGTGTCCCATTCCTTGACGCAAGCAACATGTTGCAGATCGGCCATGCGGTACAGACCAGATACAACGGGATGGATCTCAGTGCTGTCAATGAGCTCCGTGAGTTGTTCGGGACTGAACACGATGTCGCTATCAAGGGTAACGTACACATCAAAAGGCATGTCGTTGAACGGTTTCTGGTCCACGCCACGGAGGACATCCAGGCCTAGTGTCTTCATACGCGAGAAAGAGACGAAGCTTGAGTAAGCGGGACAGATGATGATCTCATACTTGTTTGACTCCCAAAGCGTGTACAGTGAGCGAATGAGGGACACTACGAAGTTGCTGCTGAACTCCCGACCAGGGAGACCAAGAACAACACGCTTCTTTTGAGGCCGCTCGTTTTCCATAATGATACTTGACAATCCGTGTAAGTCTTTATATGCTTTTGTCCAAAATGCCAAAAAAATATACCTGACTAGTAGTAAGATTTACCGTATCTAATGGCAACTACAGGTACGAGTTTATTTGGCACACACTTGTTAGATGTGTTGTCCAAAAATAGTAATGAGGTAGCTGCATTTGGTAACACGGGACAGAATGCTTACGTACGTTTTTATGACCAAGATGCTCCAAAAACAACGGGCTATGTGATGGGGTTGTCCAACTCGTCCTTTGCACTGGTCAAGGAAGCAACCCCGACACAAACTACATTGGGCATCGGTACATACTCTCCTAAAATTGGTGCGAACCTACACGTGCAAGGTACGTTTGTTACTTCGAACATCTCAACTTACAATGCAGATAATGCACTGGTGTTCAGTGGCATTGATTTGACGGGTATTCGTGATGTGAGTATGAACGGTACCATTTACCAAGCAGGTCTGCCTATACGTACCACACAGTGGACAACAAAGGACACCAATGTCTATCTCATGAACTCCAATGTAGGTATTGGTACCACAACGCCTCAGGGTGTGTTGGATGTACGGGGTGGTCAATCCATCTTCTTGGGGAATGTTGGTATTGGCACTACCATTGCAAGCAGCAACCTCACCGTGTTTGGTAACATGAGCCTATCTGGAAAACTTGTCGTTGGAGAGGTCGTGGATCTCACAGGCCAACTAGGTACCTACAACTCGTGGAACATCTACAATGGCACCAACAATACAAAGACCATCACTACAAACGATACTACTTTGTCAAACAGGGTCCTTTTCAGCTTCAAGCTCAAGCAAGGTAGGTACATCATCAGTGGTGTCATTCCATTCAAGAACCTCACTCCTATTGTTTCCGTAGACACAGTCAACTGGGCTACGGTTGGTTTGTACCAAGCTACCCCTGGTACTTACTCGGACACTTTACAAGCTACCTACCTTACACCCTTGGTAGCTATTGGCGGCGATGCTACAGATTACGATACTGTATCTTTCAACACATTTGTCGTGGTTTCAGATCAAAACGGCACGGACTTTGTAGTAGCTGTGAATGGAAAGGGTCATCAACTACAATTCGGTGGGACAGGAATGGCAACCCCTCTCATTTACACCGTGCCTGTACGTGGTTTAGGTACCAACGATAGTATTTCGGTCCGCCAAGCGATCCAAATGAACCCTGTGCGCGGTACATTCTTTGCTACCAACAACCAGTCCGTGTTCTCCGTCAATACCCCTGGTACCTTTACTGCTACGACATCCAACGTGGACGTTTACATCAACGGCACCAAGTACGTATACAAAGACAACAACAACTACGATTACAACCTTACTACAAACACTGCCAACAATGTGACTACGTTCACTATCAACCTAACCCAACCCGTCAACTCAGGAGACGTTGTGGAACTTGCAGTGTGGCCTGTTGCAATTGCGACCGATTACTACACTTCAGGGTACTTGTACCAAAGTGTTACGAATATTTCAACGCCTTGGTTGAACGTTGTGGGTGGTGGTGTCCGTACCGCCAACCGTTTGATTGTGGATGGCGACCTGTTTGTACAAGGGAACATCTATGGCGGTTGCAACACTACCACCTTCTCATCTGGTCTACTGTGGGACACAAGCCTCAATAGCATCTCAAGCAACATCATTGGAAGTGAGAACATCATTGACGGCTCCATCTCCACTACAAAGATCATGGATGGTGCTGTAGCTACATCCAAGCTGACAGATAGCGCAGTGACCTCGGTAAAGATCGCGACTGGCGCAGTCGGGACGTCCCAACTTGCCGATAGCTCCGTAACTACTAGCAAGTTGAACTTTACAGGAGCTAATGTAGGTATTGGAACCAACCCCCGTGCTCGCTTAGATGTTGCTGGGTCCATCATGACCAACAGCGCGTACATGCTAAACACCAGCAACGCTATCATGGCATATGACTATACACAAGCCGCTAGCGCTCCTATAGTATCCTTCCAGTCCTCAAATGTGCAACTATCCACACACAACAACCCCATCCTGCGTGTGGAAGCTAAAGATCTTGCATTGGCCAACAGCTCACTTGTCGCAAACTGGGGCGTGTTCTCACAAGGTACCGCATTGAATCGGCCTACCTTCTACAATAGCGGTGGTTACAACAATGGATCGTTTGTACAATTTACATCTACCACGTCCACTGTATTGACAGCTCCCAACACCACTTTTAACGTGAGTGCCAATGGAGGGTTTACCGCCGTAGCCCTAGTTCGGTTTGACAAGGGTACTAGTGGCGGAGTCGGTGACCGCATCTTCCACTTGCAAGTAGGCATCGGAAACAACTTCATCTACCTGGGACGTGCTTCGGCCGCCTCATCCACCCTAGAATTTGGCGTGAACAACGGCACCACGGCAAATACCTTCCAAATTGCAAATGTCATCACCGATAGTAACTGGGGCGTGTATGCTGTATCTATGACATCGTTGTCGGGCGGGTATGTTACCATCTGGAAGAACGGAGCTTTGATTGGTTCGACCACCATGACATTCAATATTACATCCTCGTTCACCTTCACAAACATTCCCATCGGTCGTGACTCTGCAACCAACTTTGCGGATATGTCGTTTGGTGGCTTGATCATGTACGACCGCACCTTGCCCGCGGAACAAATGCAAACGGTCACCGACTATTTCATGCAAGGCTGGTCCGTACTTCCAAACACGTCACTGCCCGTCCTTCAAACCAACCCAGTGCCATATGCATCCACAAACTATGGCTTGGTACCCGCTTACAACTTGGAAGCAAATGCGAACCTAAAGGTGCACTCGCTGCCCACGGATCCTATGTGGGTGGTGGACCTGTACTCGCCATCTTCGTTGTTTGTAAACAGCGTCGCAACCCGTCCCAACTTCAACTTGACCACAGGTGGCATTGAATTCACTGCCGCCAGTAGCCATCAATTGGATCTTGGCCCCCGCTTCTACAACTTCGGAAGCAAGGGTTTGACGTTTGTTACCAAGTTCAAGTTTACAGGCAGTCCCACTTCGAACGATCGCCTGCTATGGTTGGGATTCAGTAGCTTAACTCAAGAGTACATTACGCTACGTCGCGAAGCCCTTACACAGAACCTGAGTCTAGTCATACGCAGTGGCGGAGGCATCACGTACACTGTATCAACCACCTTCCAATTCATCCAAGAACAAACGTATGTTGTAGCTGCACGGATTGACCCTGTAGACAAGGGAACCGTATCCATTTGGGTGAATGGCACACAACACATTGCTTCTGCGAACGTGGGTGCTACAAGTTTCGGTGCCATTATTGACAAGTTCTTCCAATACTCGGCGCTAGGTACAGGTGGAGGCTCTTCGCTCAATGGTACCATCTATACGGCCGCCCTCTACAACCGCACACTAACCGATACCGAGTTGCGCCAAGCGTACACTACATTGACCACCGATACCCCCATCACGTCTCTTGAAGTTGGTTCGCGCACTGGCCGTAACGCACTCACGGTATCAAAGGAAGGCTATATCACACCATTTGTGATGCAAGGTACAGATGCCATTAGTGGGCTCGTCGCTTACCTGCCGTTTGAGAACCATATCTATGACGTCGCGGGAACCAATCTCCTAGGTGCTCCTTCGGTCACTGGCAACATCCAATTCAACAGCATAGGTCGCGTTGGCGAGAGCGTGTGCTTCATGAACAAGGTATCTGCAAACAACCCATCCACGTTGTTGCAATACCCCTTGAACAACGTATGGACAACAAACACATTGACCGTTTCATTATGGATCAAGCGGTATACAACCCCATCACTGGCCGACTCTACCGTGCTCAATATTCGTGGACCATTCGCCGACCCCCCAAGCCTGTATGTTATTTGCTTAACCACAGGAGCTATCCGTTTTGGCTCACAATATGCTTCCACATCATATACCAATGTGACATCTAGTGCAGTTTCCAACAACGTTTGGCATCATGTGGTTGGTATCATGAACGCTTCAGGAACATCCTTGTATGTGAACGGTTCATATGTAGGAGTGCAAGCGGCTAGCATATCGCCCATCCAGCTGCGGGCCTTGTTGTTAGGCGGTAGGTACACTTCTACGGAGAACTTGTTCAATCAAGGGTTCCATGGCGAGATAGATGACGTTCGTATCTACAACCGTGAGCTTTCGGTAACTGAAATCCAAGCACTTTACAACACACCCACTTGTGAGGCCGCTCTGCAAATCCGTGGGACAGGAGGTAATACCACATCACTAAATGCTACATCAACCTTGGTAGAGATATCGGGCCCCTTGCAACTTGCCGATGGCGTTGTGCTTGACAACTATGTGACCAACACTAGCAACCTTACAAGCACCCTTCAATACACCACCAACGACTTCCAACTGATTGATTTGACAGGAACCCAAGGATCAATTTCCACATATGGTGGTGTGACACAGGTTCCACTGGTGCAAAATGGCCCCTTCCCTCTTCTCCCTGACGAAGGGGCTATTCTGTTGCCAGGTCGGTCGGGGAGCTACATACAATTGACCAATTCCGCTTACCAATTCAACTGGTGGCAGAGCGGCGGCTTCACTCTTGAATGTTGGGTCAACTATCAGAGCTTTGTGCAAGCTTCCCGTGGTGACGCGGTTATACCAGGATTGATCGGTTTACAAGATCCATCGACCAACACAAGTTACTGGGCGTTCGGAGCTACAAGCGGAGGCCGTCTAGCCTTCTACTACTTGGGCCAAGCATCACTCCTTCAAGGTACCACAACCATGTCCACCAACACGTGGTGCCATATTGCAGTAGCTTGTGATGCTACCAACACCCGTATCTTCTTGAATGGTAATCTTGAAGGCACACTTGCGATAGGAACTCCAACGGCATTAGCACTTACGACCATCACTCTAGGCAACTACAACACCTCGGGTGGTGCCAACGCGGCGTTGGTGAATGCCTACATTGCGGGTATCAACCTCATCCAAGGTGCAGCATTGTACACGTCTACATTCACTCCTCCATCAACGCCTCCAGCCCTTTCCAACTCGGGCACCACACGTCTCTTGCTTCGCAACATGCGTATCATGCGCAACACCATGTCCCTCACAAGCACAGGAAACCTCGCAGTTGCAGGAAATGTGAGTGCGGGTAACCTGGGACTCTTCCGCAACAGGATCATCAATGGCGACGTACGCATTGATCAACGTGGTGGTGTCACTGCTACAAGCACCCAAAATGTGTATGGTCCCGATCGTTTCCGTATGAATAACGCTGCAGGAAATGGAACGGTTGCACTCACCAAAGTAGCTGTCACTGATTTGTCAGGATTCACCAACGCGTTACAAGCATCTGTTTCGGTAGCAAACACTACGGCTAGCACAAGTGCAACTGTAGCTGTTCAACAAATCATCGAAGGATACAACATCGCGGATTTAGGTTGGGGAACAAACTACGGTCAATCCGCAACAGTGTCATTCTGGGTGAAAATAACCGCATTCACGGGCGCAACATACCCATTGAAGCTTGGTTTTGGTCTTACGAACAATGCAATCAATGTAACTTGGAGGACGACATACACAGTGAATGCAGCAAACACATGGCAATACGTGTCCTTTAGCGTTCCACCCGAGGTTACCAAAACGTGGTTGGCAGACAATGGTATTGGTCTATATGTATCTTGGATGCTAGACGCAATCACATCTGGTGGAACAACATACCTTGACCGTGGTTGGATTGCAACAACCAACTGGGCCGACTTTACTGGTGCTAGTATTGCTACCCCTGCACGTACCGCAGGTGCTACCATCCAATTCACGGGGTTGCAGTTTGAAAAGGGCACCATTGCAACACCCTTTGAATTCCGTCCGTATGCAACCGAGTTGCAGCTGTGCCAACGATATTGCCAACGCTTTACAACAACAGGTGTTTATGGACGCTTTGCGATGGGCATTGGAAACCTTGCAACTCAAGCATACTTCCCCCTCCAACTTCCTACACCAATTAGAACGACTGTCACAAACTTCACTATATCATCAGCAGCCCACTTCCTTCAATTCCCATCATCAAGTGCTATCACTGCCATCCAAGCAGCATCTTTGGATGCGTCAACTCAAGTGTTAGGACTAGCAACTACAACAACTGGTCTCACTTCAGGTGCTGCGTACATGTTATACGCTAACAACACTGCAAGTGCATGGATACAAGTAGAATCGGAATTGTAAAACCATGTTGAATATGTTATTTTCTTTCCCATCTCCTTATTGTAGAGATGTCCAGTTTACCATACATCCAAGGGCAGATGATGAACTTCACTATTGCTACCAATGGCAATGTCGGGATCGGTACAAGCCAACCCAAGCAAAAACTACATGTGATGGGCGATGTGTTCTCCTCTGGCACTGTTACCGCCAGCAACTTGATTATCACTGGAGACTACGTTTTCTTCAACACAACCACAAGCAACATTGATCCATTCGTTATTACCAATTACCAAGCTGGTCCCGCACTCACCGTAGCACAAGCGGGGGTCGGTGTCAGCTACCCAATCGCAGAGTTCTACGACGCCGAAACAGGGATTGCCTTCAAGATTGCGGACGGTGGAAACGTGGGCGTCGGGACCGCTACACCGTTGCACAAGCTCCACGTGCAAGGAAACATCAAATGTGACAACTTGATTGGAAACGTGTCTGATGTTACAGGCCTTGCCCCTTCTGCCAAGATAGATACCACGAATGCACTGAACATCACATCGGGTACCCTCAACAAGGACCGTGTAGCAAGCACGTTGAATGCTACGAACTTCAATGGAACTGTCGGCATTGGTACTACCATACCAACAGGCATGCTTGATATGGTTGGCGCCGTTACCATTAATCCACCGCAGTTCCCTCCCCGCGCTCTCACCGCACCCACTGATACCGTGACAAACGCGGGGCTCTCTAAGTTCAATGGCGCCTACCTAGCTTACGCTTCTTACGATAACAACCTGAACAGGCCCTTCCGTGCCTTTGATTTCAATACCGATAGCTTCTGGATCTCGCCCCCTGAATACAACCCTACCTTCACCAACCGTTTTGGCCAACGCGTTACCAGTGATATCAACAACAACTTGTACTACGGCCATTGGATCGAGTTGCAGCTACCGACTCCTATCTACCTTTATAGCTACATGTTGACCACCCCTGCAGATGTATACAACACACCATCCACTTGGACGATCCTGGGGTCCACCAACGGGAACCAATGGAACCTGTTGCAACAGATGACCGACTACCAATGGGCAACCACTGGGTTTGTTAGCACTATCTTCACCGTCAACTCTGCTACCCCATACCGTTACTACCGCATGGTGATCACAAAGAACTTGGATACAGACGGTCAATACAGGGCTACCGTGGTACAAGAGTGGAGGCTATATGGAGATACAACGCTCTACACGGGCATGAAGCTCTTGGGTCCTCTAGAGGTCAGTGGAAACACATATGCCCCGCCAATCATGTACATCAATGCGGACAACATCGGGATTGGAACCTACAGTCCCCAAGAGAAGCTACACATCGCATCGGGCCGAGTGCGCGTCAATAACCTTGCAGGTCTTGGAACCCGTTCACTCTACGTGGACCAACAAGGAGTATTGACATTTAGTGCATCCGATGAACGCCTCAAGGAAAACATCACACCATTGTCATATGGACTATCCGACATTACTCAACTCAACCCCGTTCATTTCCATTGGTGCGACAAGTCGCGTTTTGGTGAACAACGGGAGTCAGGTCTGATTGCACAAGAGGTGGAAAAGGTCATGCCCGACATGGTGGTCCGCAACCAGATAGATGGCACCTATGCGCTTGATTATGCAAAGTTGGTTCCAGTCTTGATCCAAGGAATGAAGGATCTTGCACGCGAGGTGGAAGAACTGAAAAAATCATGTGCCAAGTTGTAGAGAGGTACCATGTCTTATGTTGTTTTTGACAAGACATTGTCCAATATATCGTTCACGGCAAATGTGGGTATCGGGACAACTAGTGCAAAGGCGTTATTTCACGTAGAAGGCATTGAGTACGTCGCGGGGAACCTTGGTGTCGGCACAACGCTACCCACACTAGGTAAGTTGCACATTGATGGCATGACGGGATCCACCCCTACCGCTATCTACATCGCACCTCCCACTGGTGTGTCATCCCAACGCGCAGCTATGCAGATTGGAAGCTGGCAATTGCGCCAAGACATCAATGCAGATGGAACGAAGAACTTTGCCATTTACAAGAACGCGGATGTGGGGGCGGGGGCAGCGAACGTGATATGCATGGACACGAATGGTAACGTGGGCATTGGGACAACCACTCCCCGTAACAAATTGGACATCTATGGAGGACTTTCCTTGGGCAACACAGGTTCCCAAAAGACACAGATTACCATGACCCCATGGACAGACCCTATCAAGAACACTGTCATAGAGAATGACAATGGCTTTTTAAACATGTACTCTGCATACGGCACCAACATGAACATGGCCATCCCTCTCACCTTGAGGTCTAGTTTATACGGGTGGTATATTGCAGATAATTATGCAGCAAACCAATGGCCAGACTTATCAGGTAATGGGAACAATGCAACGGGCAATGGACCTATTACCATTGCTAGTTTCCCAAATTCTACCCTGAAATACATCTACGGTGGTATAAACACATTTATCAATTTCCCTGTTGGTATGCTTCCAACTACATATACACTATTCCATGTGGCAAAATACAATGGTTCCACGAAAGGACGGATTGTCACCTCGTTGGATGGTGTTAACTGGTTATCGGGACACTATAGTGCAAAGTCTGGTTTGGCATATCACGGTACAACTGCTGCTTGGATTACCCAAAGTGCATCCACTGTCCATGGAGACAACTGGGTTATTTCCACAGATCAAAACAACTTGTATCGTTCTCAAGGCGTAAATCGTACTGTAGGAACCCCAACCACAGGGGTCAACTGCAGAATGGGAATCAACACATATGCAGGAGAGTCTTCAGACTGGGCCGTGGCGGAGATTATTGTGTACAACCGTACGTTATCTGGTACAGAGATTGACCAAGTAGAAGCGTACCTCATGAACAAGTACGGCAACGCTACCACTGGATTTGCCACCAACTACAACTTCTTGTATCCCTTGAAAGCGGGTGTATCAGGCACAGAACTGATGCTTGTCAATGCACTTGGAAATGTTGGCATAGGCACCACATACCCGCTTACCAAGCTCCACGTGGAGGGTGTCATCCGTGATCTAACACCATACATCCGCGGGTATTTCTCATCTGGGGCGACCCTCACACTCACTTTGAATGCTGTAGAGAGCCGCGACATTGCAATCACAAGCTCCACGAGATTGTATGCACCTTACAATGGTTTATACTATGTCACGTTCAATTGTATTGTTACTGCAAATGGTACTACAGAAGATGTTGCACGATACGATATTTATATACGTAAAAATGGAACAAGCTTTGTCAATACACTGAATGAAACAAATACATCAGGGTGGCACTATCGCTCTGCATCGGCAGTCGTATACCTTCTCACAACCGACTACATAGACTTCTATCTGAACACGGGAACTATGTACGTGGGTACAGCTGGCGCTTTTGATGCTTGGCGTGTATTCTCTATGATGATGATCGGTTGATACTACTTGATTTTTACATACACCATCAAATAGAGGTGTGATATGTCGTCTACATATGCCGAATTCAACAAACTTACTTCGAACATTGCATTGTTGAATCCTGTTGGCATTGGGACAACGTCTGCTAAAGCAAGTATCCATATTGAGGGAGACAAGTTCAATAGTGCCAATATTGGATTTGGAACCACATTGCCACAATATCGCATTCACGTTGCTGGCTTTACTGAAAAGGTACCAGTCGCTGGTATTGGAGTTGCCCCCATTGTCCAAGGATCCAATGCAACTGTTTGTTTAGACTCTTGGCGCATTGCACAAGACGTTTCCAACATAAAAGACAAACCCTTCCATATCACCAACATATCCGCCGCAGGTTTGTGCCTTGATACCCAAGGGGATGTAGGCATAGGAACTGCAGCCGCCCGTAGCAATGTAGATGTGTATGGAGACCTTGCACTTGGAAATACGGGGGCAGGTGCGGTTCAGTTGTTCATGACAAACGCTACGACGATCACCAACTCGTATGTTGAGAACAGCAATGGTAGCGTAACACTTGCAAACTCATTTGGGTCCCGCTCGCGCATAGATGTTCCATGGGCCCAATACATTAGTGGATGCATTGGTTGGTATACGGCGGATTCGTGGACGGGGACGCAATGGAATGATCTGTCGGGTAACAAAAACCATGCAGTCAATATCATTGGTTCCGTGTACTCCTCTAACATTGGGGGTACCACACCCATCAAGTTCTTGTATGGCTCCCCGACGGATGGGATCATTTTCCCCACCACGATTTTACCGCCAACCTACACTTTGTTCCATGTGGCAAGGGCACCAGGTGGGTCTAATGGCCGTATCTTTGATGGCGTGGACGTAAATTGGTCGTCTGGTTTTGATATCTACGGAAATGGTAGCTTTGGTACAGGTATCGCATACCACGGAGATACATCGGGGTACATCACAAACACTGCAAACCTACATACAACAGACTGGATTGTATCTACCGATTTACGCAACACATATAGGTCTCAAGGCACCGATAGAACCAATGCGGTGTACACAAGCGGCGTAAGCGCAAACTTGTCCATCAACGCTGGATTCAGTCGTGGAAGTTTGACTGTCGGGACTCCTCAACTCACAGACACATCGGGGAAGTTCACAATATCAACATATGTTATTGGGACAATATCAACAAGTTCTACAATTAGGCCATTTGGCACAGAAGGCAGTTTCTACATGCCTGGAAACACTACCAACTACATCTCCATCACCAATGCCGCTTTGCAATTCCAGTGGTGGGTTCAAAGATTTACCGTAGAAGCATGGGTGTATGTTGTCAGTGTTGCAAATGCAAGTGCATATCCATCACTTATTGGACTTATCAGCGGCGGTGCAAATTACTGGTCATTTGGTGTGGTAAACATATCGAACACAGCAAGGGTGAGCTTTTACTACTTTAATGGAGCAACACAATGGGTAAATGGTAGTACAGTCTTGCAACTAAATACATGGTATCATATAGCAGCTACCTACGACGGCAGTCTCATCCGTGTGTTTGTCAATGGTGCCGTAGATAACAGCGCTCCATTGAATGGGACTCCGCAGGTTGCTGCGATCTCCTTGCAAATAGGGTTTTACAGTATCGCTACTCAAGTGACAAATGCATATGTTTCCAACTTGCGCCTCGTTTCTGGTAGTGCAGTGTACACTGCCGCATTTACACCAGTTGGTCCGTTGGCCAACATTACGGGCACCCAACTCCTTATTCGTGCGTTGCCAAACTATATTACAGGTGGCAATTGGAATGTAGCAGAAATGATTGTGTTCCAAAGGGAATTGAGCCTCTCAGAAATCAACATGGTAGAAGGCTATTTGTTGAACAAGTACGGAAGCTTGACAAAAGGATTTGCGTCAAACTATAGCTTTCAGAATACGCTTGCTGCATCCGCTACGGGAACATACCTTGCAACCGTCAAGTGCGATGGAAATATCGGTATTGGAACGACAACACCACTTGCGCGCATTGACAACACGACGGGGTGGACAAAGTGGAAACCGCCGTACATCCGTGGTCAGTTCACCCCAGGGTCTTCTACGGGGGCATTGCCGCTAAGCGTGTTTGAGTCTGATACCATTACAGTATCCAACACAACCACGTTGCGTGCACCTCTTGATGGGTTGTACCTCATCACATTTAGTGCAATCCCCAATTCAAGTACAGGAAATGTAGAAATAAACATCCGTCGCAATGGGTTTGACTTTATCGCGAAAACAAATAACGAAACGGGTGGTAGCGGTTACCATCACCGAAGCGCTTCAGCAGTTGTGCCGTTGTATGCAGACGAGTACATTGAGTTTGTAGCAGGTACCGCTTTGTATGCAGGAGTAACATCTGGCGAAGAAGGGTGGCGTCATTACAGTATGTCGTATGTTGGTGGTCGTCCCTTGGCACCTGGAATGTACACTACTCAAGGTCTCGTATTTAGCTTGGAATTTGGTTCGGGCACGCTGCCCACAACCGACCCTTATGGTAGTGTCATAGGCGTATCTGGGTCCATGCTGGCTACTATGTATCACGACAACATCCGCGGGTATGTCTTATCCTTGTCAACGACATACTTGTTCACCACTACGATCGAATGTCCACAAAACTACACAAAGTCTATTTGGATCAACCCTTCTGCTGCTTCGGGAAACTTGATAAGTTCGTATACGACAGGCAATGGCGTCCATTACTTCTATTACAACGGTACCGCCGTATCGGCAGGTCATTCATCAGCTACTGCGGTGACAGCGTACGTTGCAGATCCCAGCACTTCGGTAACGGGACTATGGCAACACTATGTTGTAACCTACGACAATGCAAGCACCACAATGCGGTTGTACAAGAACGGGCTTCAGATCGCATCCACTACAAACGCCGCATTGAATTGGACAGGAGGTGGTACAAAGATTGCTATTGGTGCGTACCAGGCGGTTACATTTTACAATGGATATCTTGACAATGTTAAAATCTACAACCGCGCATTAAGCGCTGCCGAAGTGTTCAGCTTATATACGTATGAACGTCTTGTAAAGTAATGTTGTGAATATGATAGCAACATGAAGTACTTTGCGATCGTCAATCCTGGAACGCTTGAGATCCATGGGACCTACATGGCGGAGGCGTCCCTATATGACGGAATGCCCGACAGTTGGCCACACCTTGAGCTAGCACCTGACATGGAGGACCGCGCGATTCAGTGTGTTCGCAAGGAGGTTGAAGTGCCCGTTGGCGATTATGGGACAGTTCAAGTTCGGGAAGAGCTTGTACTAGAGCGGGACACCGAGAAAGAGGCACAATTGTTCCAGGGTCGCATGAAAATTGTCCGCAAAGAGCGCAATGTACGCCTCGCCGAATGTGATTGGGTTGTATTGCCAGATGTGGTGATGTCCGCGGAGCTCAAAGACAAATGGGTAGCCTACCGCCAAGCCCTACGTGATCTTCCTGGAAGTGTCACCGACCCCAAGGATGTAGCATGGCCCTCACCGCCCGAGTAGAGAAATCCATGAAAAATACATACCTCTATGTAGGGAAGAAAGATGTCATATGCCATCTTTGACAAGTCTTTGTCCAACATCGCCTTCAATTTCAATGTGGGCGTCGGAACAAGCAGGGCATTGTCTTTGTTCCATGTACATGGCAACGAGTACATTTCTGGTAATCTGGGTATAGGTACCACACTACCACGTCGCCCATTGCATGTGGAGGGTATCACCTACTTTGGAAGCAACGTTGGCATCGGGTCAACCACGCCTTTGTCGCTTGTAGATATCCGCGCCAACAACACCACAGGTGCAATCCGCATCTTCCAACAAAGTCCCTTTGGAGATGTATTCAACGCAAGTTGTAGCTCCACCCAGGCACCCAACCTCATCATCAAGGCGGATGGAACGGTGGGGATTGGGACCACGCTGCCTTTGCAAAAGTTCCACGTGGAAGGATCCCAATACATCGGTGGTTTTTTAGGAATCGGCGTAAACAACCCACAGGCTTCATTGCATCTCAAAGGGACCACCAAAGGCATTCCATGCATCTACAGTTCTGGGAGCTTGTCAGGTACCGTGTTCACATTTACTCTAGATACAATGAACTACAAGGTTCACGAGATCTACTTCAAGTACTATGCCAAACATTCGGCTGGCACCATCCATTCGTCATTGTTGCGAGTATCTGGAAACGGAACCAATTTCCCCATAACAGGCTATGACAACAACATATGGGTGCTACAACGGAGTTATTCTGGGTGTGTGGTGATGGATGTAGATCTGAACGGCGATGGGCCTTTGATTGCAGACAGCATTGACAGTCAGAGCAATTTCCAGTCCGCAGGAAAGATCACGGTATTCAACAGGGATACCGCTGGGAAATCACAAGTCTTGGTTGACTTTGCATATGCAAATCCATTCGATTCCACGTGCCGTTCCATGGGCAATTTCACGTGCGCGGCTGTAGTTAGCGACATACAAGCCCTCAAGTACTACTTGTTTGATTGGAATGTATCTAACAAGGTGAATGGTTCGGAAGGTGAATACTACATTGTCGGATATCCTGCATAAATTTTCAGGCCTTGATAACAGAGTATGTCACACTTCGCAGTGGTACGCGTAGAAAACTTGAGGGTACTACGCACATATTTTGCGGATGCTCCCAATTTGAAGGGGAACACGAATGAAACCGTGCATGTAGCATTTGAACCTGGCATGGACCCCGAGCGTGTCATTGCCGTGCGCGATGCAAAAGGGAACATTGTGATCCAACAAGACCCACAATTTGTAAATGGTGTGTTGCAAAAGTTATGGAACATGGTACGGCAAAAGCGCGACAAGCTCCTTGCGGAAACGGATTGGACACAAAGCAACGACAGCCCCCTTTCTGCAACATCAAAGATTGCATGGAAGGAGTACCGTACCAAACTCCGCAACATCCCCGCCGACTTTAGCGACCCACGAACTGTCGTGTGGCCAACCAAACCCCAATAATTCTCGTGTTATTTTAGTTGAATGGTGGTCTCGCTCTTCTTGTTCCACCGTGACCTGCGCTTAGAAGACAACACCTGTCTTATCAAGGCATGCAAGGAATCCGACAAGGTGTTGCTAGCTTTCATTTTCCCTCCCGAACAAATTGATGCAAAGAGGAACAAGTATTTCTCACATGCCGCGGTGCAATTCATGTGCGAATCCCTGAACGAACTCCCGCATTTGCACTTATTCCACGGGGACAATTTGGAGATGCTAGACCATATCCACAAGAACTACGCTTTTGAAAGGGTGTATCAGAACCGTGATTATTCAAAGTATGCATTGCAACGTGATGCGAAGATACAAGATTGGTGCAAGAAGCATGACGTAGAGTTCCATGACGAAGAGGACTATGGGCTGTTTGGGTTGAATGAGGGCTTACTGCCCGACGGGCGTCCGTATACCGTTTTGGCACAGTTCTACAAGAAGTACTTGAAAGACCTCCAAGTACGGAAGGTTGACCGCTACAAGGTGCCACTTGACAAATTGGTAACCGCCAAGATATCGGGAGAGTTGAGCTACGATGACATCCGCAAGTTCTACGTGGAGAACCCCAGCATTGCTGAGAAGGGTGGGCGCGACGAGGGTAAGAAGGTCCTCTCGCGGATCAGGCAGTTCCAAGCATACAAGGACACGCGTGACCTACCAGCGTTGGAGAATGGAACAACCCGCGCATCCGCACACCTGAAGTTTGGTACCATAAGCGTCCGCGAGTTCTATTGGGAATGCGTAGACCGATTCGGTACGCGGGATCATCCATTGATTCGCGAATTGATCTTCCGCGACTTTTACCTAAAGATCTACGGATTGAACCCCAAACTCCAAAGAGGCACGGCATTCCATGACCACCTTGACAAACACATAGAATGGTCCTATGACAAGAAGCTCATGAATGCTTGGAGAAAGGGGACAACGGGATACCCAATGGTGGATGCGGGCATGCGACAATTGGCAACTACAAATTGGTGTCACAACCGCGTGCGGATGTTGGTTGCAAGTGTAGCTACAAAGTACTTTCTTCTAGACTGGAGGGATTGTGTGCGTTACTTCTATACCCAGCTTGTGGACGCGGATACGTTTAGTAACACCGCAGGTTGGGGATGGGCCTCTAGCACAGGTGTGGATGCTACCTTGTATTTCCGAGCACCATTTAATCCATTCTTGCAGTCCAAGAAGTTTGATGAGGACGCGATCTATATCAAAAAGTACATTCCAGAGTTGCAAGATGTAGCTCCATCGGATATCCACAAGTGGTTTGATCCCACTGTCCGTGCAAAGTACCCAGATGTCAAGTATCCAGCGCCTATTGTTGACCACAAAGAGGCTTCCAAGCGGGCCCTGTCCGTTTTCAAAACGGCTGCAAAACAAACTTAAAGTAGTAACACGTAAGCATTGCAAATGAATACCATTGATATTCGTGCATTTGATATCCCTGTTTTTTTGAGGTACCTTGGAGAGAACTTGAAGAACCAACCGAAGGCAAATGATCTGTCCCGATTCTTTGTTCAGACATTACATGAGGACAAGGATTGCCTTCTTACACCTGGCTTTGGAGACTTCCATTGGACACATGACAATGAGAACTTCTTGGTAACTTTCAAGGAGGAAGGCGTCGCACGTGCTACGGCTGGTGGTATGGACTATTACCTGCGGCTTCAGGTTCATCATCCGAATCTGGATTTGTTGTCCGCGTTTGTGAAGCATGCCCTCACCTACAACAAACCGCTTGAGAACCAGAAGATCAAAGTTTACTACTCCCGAAGCAAGGGCTATTGGGATTATTTTAGTAGTGTTTATGCCCAGCACTTGGAAAGCATCTATGTTGAACCCGAAACAAAGAACTCTATTCTTCAACACATTGAATCCTTCATCAAGAACAAGGAACGCTATGTCAAGTTTGGCAGGTCGTACAAACTCAACTTCTTGTTTACTGGAGTACCAGGAAGTGGCAAGACCAGTCTCATTAAAGCTATCGCTCTCAAGTACAACCGCCCGTTGTATGTCCTCAACTTTAGCAAGACCCTAGTGGATGAGAACTTGGTCAGTCTGATGGCAGAGGTCCGTGAGAACTCCATCATCCTTATGGAGGACATTGATTCCTTCTTTGTGGACCGTGAAAGCAAGGACAATGAGATCAGCTTTAGTGCCTTGTTGAACATCATGGACGGGACCATGTCGCAAGGCAATGGCACCATGATGTTCTTGACCGCCAACAACCCTGATCGCCTTGATCCAGCTCTTATTCGTCCTGGGAGGATTGATCGTGTGGTCAAGTTTGACTTTCCAAGACGGCAAGAGATTGAACTAGCATTCCGAGACATCACTGAGACAGAAGATCAAGACAAGTTCAACGCCTTTTACAAGCACATTAAGAACGTCCGAATAAACATGTCCGCTATTATTGACTATCTATTTAGATATCCAACATTGTACCTGGAAAACATCCAAGAACTGCTGTCCCAGACACAATTGCGACATGAGATCGTCAATGACAAAACGGACAAAATGTACAATTAGATAAATTTCATGATTTTTGTTGAATTTGCATTTGCAAAGAAAAAGTGGACTATTTTTCACAAAAAGTTCTATAGGGTCGGACCCTTGCCTCGAATTTTTGCGCCAGAAAAAATATCTCTCTCTGCTCACTTGCTCATGAGCAATGGTGTTTTACAGTCACAATTACTCACTTAAGGATAACATTTTCTACACCTATATCAGTAAGATGCTCAATTGTGCTCATTGTAACTATTCTACAAGCAGAAAATACAATTTAACAAGACATTTAAAAACACACCAGAATATATGTATAGAAACATCAAATACTACAAATCCCAGTAACAATGAAAATTTCCCAAATGTAACCCAAGATTTCCCAAATGTAACCCATCATGTTGAAAATATACCACAAGATTTCCCAAATGTAACCCAAGATTTCCCAAATGTAACCCAGGATTTCCCAAATGTAACCCATCATTTAGAAAATGTAACCCATCCTACTTATACATATAATCCTGACACGAACAAGTATGATTGTCAACAATGCTACAAGTCTTTTATCACAAAGTACAAAGCTATACATCATAAATGCCATGCGATAGACAATCCGTATGAGTGCCCACAATGCCACACAATCTTGTCTAGTCGGAACTGCAAGGCAAAACATATGAAGAGGTGCAAGGTGCAATCCATCATCCCTGTTGCACGCCCCGATACACCTGTTGCAGTAACAGAAACAAAACACATTGTCTCTCAAAACAACCACAACAACATCAACAACCAGACCAACATTGGGAACCAAAACAACATCGTGGTCTTCAATTTTGACAACGAGCCATTGCCATTACATTACGACCATCTTACAAAACAAATGATACAACAACTATTCAACAATACACATCCAATTGAAGGCATCCGTAACTATGCACACAAGGTCCTGGAACGCCCCGAGAATATGTGCGTGAAGAAGACAAACATGCGTGCGGGTCACTCCTATGTGCATGCTGGGGACAACAAATGGAAACCGCGCGTAGATGCAGACGTCTATCCGCGTCTGACATACAACATCTCCTCAAATCTTTTGGAGTATGTGGAAGCAACACAACGCAAATTGCAGTTTTCCAACCGCCTGAGAGATATCTTGAACGATGTGGTCTCTGAAAACAATCCGCATTACAAAGATGTGCTCAAACGGATTAAAATGATTGTGTTTGAGCTCAGTGAAAGCTTGTTGTCAATCAATACAACTCGTAGCGGGGAAGTGCAGGATACTTGATATCCATCTTGGATTCGATGTGCAAATCATCCTTTGTTGTTTTTGCATTCATTGCTTCATCCATACTTTTTCGTTTATGACTTATGTATGGTCACGTTGAGGCGTTGTTGTGATCCGTTAGGCGGGTTACCATAAACCATGAAGTTTGTAGAGCACTTCTCTTTTCTGTATTGCTCTATTTGGGAGGGGGTGAGAACGGCATATACGCGCAATGATACATGGCGTATGCTAACAGAAGACGGAACGGCTGGGGCTACTGGCTCCAATGTATGCTTACGCGAGAAGCAGCAACCCATGGCGGTTACATAAGGATTACGTAATTTTTGAAAAGTTTGTCAAACATGTGTGTGCGGACTGGATAAAATTGACGCAAGACTGAGATGGTGTGTGGAGTTTAAACATGGAGTGCATTGTGTGCTGCGAGTCGTTCAACAAGACCACCCGCAAGGGTGTGGAGTGTGGTGCGTGCGACTATAAAGCGTGCGCATCATGCCAGAAGCGTTACCTGCTAGGTACGGTGGAGGATCCCCACTGCATGAGCTGCAAGCGCCCCTGGACGATGGAGACGGTGATCAACCAGTTCTCTGTGTCCTTTGTGCACAAGGAGCTACGTGAGAAGCGGGAGAGGATCCTGTACGAGCGGGAGCAGGCGCTGTTGCCCGTGACACAGGAGGAGGTGCGGGTGGAGGCAAACCGTGAGGAGCTCAAGGGGCTGCGGGCGCTCATTTCGGTGTATGAGCGCATCAACCGCCCCGCCGACGCTGCCATCCTCCGCGAGCGGGAGGCGCGGATTCTCGCGGACACTGGGGACGTGCTCCCCGCATTTACGCCGCAGCCGTCCACCGCGCCCCGCAATGCCCGCCCCGTGTGTGGGTGCATCCGCGACACATGCCGCGGGTTTGTGCTCAATTCCACGTGGGCATGCGGGATGTGCAACACCAAGGTGTGCAAGGAGTGCCTCAAGGAGGAGACGGAGGGGCACACCTGCACCGAGGAGGACAGGGAGACCCGTAACCTCCTGCTGAACAACACCAAGCCGTGCCCGAGCTGTGGTGCCATGATCAGCAAGGTGGACGGGTGCAACCAGATGTGGTGCATCATGTGTCACACCGCCTTTGACTGGGTCAGTGGCCAGGTGGTGCGCACGGGCATCCACAACCCGCACTACTACGAGTGGATGCGGCGCACACGCGGGACAGTGCCGCGGGCTCAGGAGCCACAGGAGTTTGTGTGTGCGGGGCTGAACCAACTCCCAGAAGCACACATGTTCCAGGCGCGCATCACACGCTACACCGCGGCCGACCGCGAGATGCTCATGAACTGCCACCGCCTGGCCCTCCACATCAACACGGTGGAGATTCCACGCAACCGCGTGGAGTTTGCGGCGCAAGACAACCGCGACCTGCGCCTCAAGTTCCTCAAGAACGAGATTGAGGAAGACGACTTCAAGCGCCAGGTGTTCCTGCGTGAGCGCCGCAGGGACCGCAAGACAGCGCTCCGCCAGGTGTTTGAGGTGTTCTACGCGCACCTCCGCGAAGTCCTGGTGGAGATCCACAACAACCGCCCCAACTTCACCCAGCACAAAGAGGGCCTGCTGGCCTTAGCCGACTACTGCAACCAGCAGTTTGCACGCACAGCTCGCATGTACAATGTGAAGGCATACCGTATTGCAGCGGACTTTAGCGGCATTGAGCGGGCCACATAAACCAATAACAACGACAAAAGGGCTTAGTAGTTAAATTGCCAGTGCATGCGCCCTTTTGTCGTTGGACTACAAGAAAAATACCCCCTATTTTGCCCAATTTTGGGGGCAAAGGGAGGGGGGGTCGAATCCTCCGATGATTTTGGAGGATCGGAGGAATTCAAGGATTTTCTGGTGCGTTTTTTGTGCGTTCTTAGCTTAAGAACTTATTTGTTCCAGTAATATAGGATATGACGGAGGATCGCGGAGGAGCAATGGAGCAACACAAGTGTTCTAGATGCAATTTTGCTACACGTTACAAGTCCAATTTGTTACGACACATGGTAAAGCATGAAATAGAAGAGATGGAAGCCAGTAAGGCCACACTGACTTGTCACTGGTGTGAAAGGGTATTCTCCAACAAGTATAACTGTGATCGTCACAAAAACAATCGCTGTCCATATGATCCTTCAAAAATCCTCCAACCTGCCACAAATGTCAACCCAAGTGCACCAAATGTCAACCTTGATGCACCAAATGTCAACCAGCCTGCACCAAATGTCAACCTTGATGCACCAAATGTCAACCAGGAGTGTGAGACTATTCTGGTGACAAATGAACGCAATAAAAAGTTCCCATGTCCGACTTGCTTCCGCATATTTAGTCGCAATTCATTGTTACAGCGCCACATACCTTCTTGTGATCAAACCACGACCATCTTCGAGTGTTCCAAGTGTCACGCGATATTTTCAAGTCGGCAAGCAAAGTCCAAGCACATGGCCCGTTGCACCGACTCATTCGCATTGACGGTACCCAACAACCATGGAGGCAATGTAACAACAGCAAACAATTCTTTCAATACAACCAACATTCAAACACAAATCAATAACAATACACAAATCATTATCAATGGTTTTGGGAAAGAGGATATATCTCATTTGACTTCGGACTTTCTTGCTGCACAAGCTCTCAAGATGCATGGCGATGGCGTTGTCAAATGTATAGAGAGTGTACACTTCAATCCCGAATATCCACAAAACCATAATCTACGCCTTGTAACCAACCCAGATGTTCCCAAAACTGCCATCGCCGTTTATGACAACGACCAATGGCTTCTGCGCGATTATTACAACACAATGAGGGTTTTGATACAACATATGAGCTTAATGTTGAAGTATCGTGCAAGTCAACCAGACTTTCGGGAAAAACATAGTGATAGTTGGACCACCATCTACAACCGTTTGCAATCCCTCACCTCCGAACAGAATCCTAAGGACTTCTATTCCGTTCTCCGTCAAGTGAAACTATTGTTACAAAATATGGAAAAAGTGGAAGTATAAGATAGTATGACGTGCCCAACGTTCTTTCCATACCTTGTTGCTTTCATTACACTGCCCATTCTTGCTCTCAAGTCGGCCATCCTTGCCTGGTTCTTGAAACTAAAATCCATGAACGACTGCAATTGCTCTCAAGATTGGCGGCGGACATACATGCAATGGTACTTCACGGTTGCTATTGCATACACCATATTCTACCTATTGTACAACTTGATCACAGGTTGTAAGAAAAAGACAGGTGTTTTGTTGTTGATCGATGGTGTTCTACTAATTGCAGCGGTCATCTATATCATTCTTGCATTCCAATATCTTACATTCTTGAAAGAACAGAAGTGTGAATGTGCTACGAAGGGGCATGGAGATGAGCTATTGCGCGCACATGCGATCTTCTATATCCTTGTGTTGTGCCTCGCTATGTTCTTGCCCATTGGCTTTGTTGCTTTCACCATCGGGCGCATCTATGCATCTAGCAAGTGAAGCAGAGACGACGGGGTCTCTTTGCAAGAACGTAGACGCCATAGAATCTGCCACAAGAGGTACAAATGCTCGGATACACGGACATACATAGGTTGTATGTTGTTCTGACCCGTGGTTTCAATCAAAATATAGTTTTTGTGAATGTCATTTGCATAGTTGTAAAGGCTTCCTGGCTTGTCCACATGTGCGTTGGTGACAAACAACGGTTTGTTCATCTGACTCAAATGACGGTTGATCTCTTGTACAATGTTGGTAGCTACTTGTTGTGCGGCCTTTGTGTTGCCCGCATACACACCGCTCCCCAAACTGTCGGGTTGGGTAATATGGTAGCCCCAGCCTTCATGAAGGTCAATCACCCAATCCGCTCTTGTCACGTACCGCAAGACTTGTTGGTTGATGCCGTGTTGCGTACCTGGTTTGTAGTTTCGGTTGATATCGTACATGATGGGCCCTTCTCGTTGGTTGAACCACAGACCGCACCGATTGACACGCGGGATGATAATGACCTTGCCAGCCGATATATTGATGACCTTTTTACGTATCAAATGGATGAGCTCTTCCAAAGCCTTGGATCCAGCGGGCTCGTTGCCATGCGTCCCGCCCAACAGCAAGACTGTGGGACCTATTTCTTTCCCTGTGAATGAAAATGTTCGGATGTAGTTGCATAAGTAATGATATGTGAATATTAATACTGCAATGAATAACAAGATGAAATAGAAATTCCACATCTAGACTATGGCTATAAAAAATGAACAAACCATGGCAAGAACAGTTGTGCAAGAATGAGCTGTGGGTTTACGTCCTTTTATCTTGATTGGTTTTCACATCCCGAGTGGTGGTTCTCTGCTACGGAGAATGACGACGAGTATCTCCGCGAGACCTATGGTCATTTGCTGACCTCTCCGACATATGACGACACTGAGATGGATGACATCGGCCGCACCATTACAAGGATTATTGTATATGACCAGCTGCCGCGCCACGTTTATCGCCATCGTGGTGCATCTCATGTTATAGACTACTATCTACAACATGCACTAGTCCTGGCGCAACAAGTCATTGACTCGGTGCATTACCAGAGCCTTACTACCAAGGAATGGGTGTTTGTTATGCTACCATTTCGCCATACCCAAGACCTACGGCGCGTCACCTATGTGATGAAAGAGGCATGGAAACGCATCGAGCGCGAGAATGTGGACGACCCCGCCCTCCTTCGCAAGTTTATCAAGGCTACCTTTGACCGCTGCCCGCGGAACCAAGATGGGATGGTCCATCACGCAAACACACCTTTCAAAGAAACATGGAATGTCACCAAACATACAGAGGTCCTTGACCATGCAAGCAACCTTCTACCAAATCTGGACGTTGAAGGGACAAGCATGTACCGAACCACCGAAGTGTGGATGCGCCAACATCAACCACAGAATATCATACTGTCCCTTTCTGGAGGCGTGGATAGTATGCTAGCGTCCGTGGTGTTGTCACAACTCCGCAACAAGGTAGGGTTCAGCCTGAACGCCGTCCATATCAACTACATGAACCGAGACACGACAATGGCCGAAGAAGACTTTGTGAGAGATTGGTGTGCCTTCCTAGACATCCCACTCTACATCCGAAGAATCACCGAGATCCATCGCCCCACCGCCATGAAACACGACATGAGAGACCTATACGAGGACTACACGAGAGATGTACGCTACAACACCTACAAACAAGTGATGGGCCCGAAGAACGCATGGGTTGTGCTTGGTCACAACCAAGACGATTGCTTTGAAAACATCATGACAAATATTGCTCAACACAAGAAGTATGACAACCTATCTGGAATGGCTCCCATCTCTATACAAGACTCTATTACCTTCTTCCGTCCATTCCTAGAAGTACCCAAGTCTCAAATCTACTACTTCGCAGAGATGCATAACATCCCCCATCTTCCAAACAGTACGCCACCATGGTCCCAACGCGGCAAGATCCGAGACATCGTGAAACCAGCCCTTCGTGATTGGGAGCCTCGCATCGTTCCTGGCATGTTTGAGCTATCACATCACCTTGCAAGCCTACACGAGGTCTTGGAGTGCTTGGTGATCTCCTTTGACAAAAGAACCGCACAAACCGACACGGACACATGGGAGCTCAGCGTTCATCCAAGCGAACTTCCGACGACTACCTTGTTCTGGAGATCCCTGATCCAACGCCTAACATCCACAGTAGTGAGCATGAAGTCGCTCCAACAGTTCCAAGACCGCCTGACCAAGTTTATGGAGTCTGACACCGCAACTACAAGATTTCAATTGGAGAAACATCTATCGGCATTCGTGGACAAGACTGGGCACCATATACGCTTCAAGTTCATCGCTTCGCATATAAAGCCTACACCTTCATAAAACCTAATCACAATGAAACTTTTTGTACCCATCATCTGCTACAACCATCTATGCAATACGGAGTACATGTTCTCTATGATACGGTTCATCGTCTACTGCAAGAACAACAACATCCAACTGACCCTATATCCGATCACATTTGACAGCCTCATCAACCGCGCCCGCAACGCAGCAGTTGCGCACTTCCTATCAGAGTCCGACGCTACACACCTTTTGTTCATCGACGCCGACATCGAATTTCAACCCGAGGACGTCATCCGCTTGATCTTGGCCAACAAACCCGTAGTCGGCGGTGCGTACCCCCAGAAATGGTTGGACACCGAAAAGATGGCCAAAGTGTTCCAAAGACCCGAGAGACCCCACAATCCGCTGGAGATCTGTACCAAGTTGTCGGTACACCTTGCCCCCACCGAGGTCACGTCCAAGCCACTCGTGGAGGCATCCTACATCACTACAGGCTTCTTGCTGATTCAACGTACCGTGTTTGAACAACTGATGGAAAAGTATCCCGAACGCCAATTTTTGAACGACGTGGACGGCTACGGCGGAGCAAACCCCGCAATGTTCTACGACTTCTTCACCATCGCCATCCACCCCGAGACGAAGCGCCTGGAGAGCGAGGACTACGGATTCAGTCGCCTTTGGACCTCCATCGGCGGACAGATCCATGTCGTAACAGACATCTCATTGAAACATCATGGCTGGTTTGGTTATCCTGGAAACCTACGGCGTCAAATGAGTGAATGAAACATGTGGTATATAAAGAGAAAAGTTAACAGATTGATAATATGGAGCGTCACCGATATGGTACCGAGTTGACAGAGAATGATCCACTTGCACCACAACCGACGAAGATCCGAGTTCCTTTGAAACCACATCAACGTGCGGCGCTGGCGAAAGCTATGAAAATGGAGCAAGACGGTTGTGTAGAATACAGGGTCACACCGCCCCTCTACGAAACGCTACGGTTCCCTTACATCGGCAACATCAAGATCAAGACAAACGTTGGTATCATTGGAGACCTTGTTGGCTATGGCAAGACATTGACCGCATTGAGTATCATCGCATCCACACCGTCCCAAGACATCTTCCGCGACAACGAGAACATCTACAGCTTCCATGGACGTCACATCTCCAAGTTCACCGCCATCTGCGAGCGCCCCGAGGTTACCGCATCATCAAACGTGATTCATACTACATTGGCCATTGTACCCCGAGGCCCCGTATACATGCAATGGTTGCGGGCGATACAAACCCAAACGAACATGAAGGTCTTGAGCCTTGACACATTGCCTACCATTCGGAGACTTTGCCCTGGACCTGGATCAAGTATCGCAGTGTTGAAGGCATACTTTGAACAATACGATATCATTCTCATCAAGAGCACCACCCTGAAATCCCTGATGGACTACTACGACGTACCCTTTGTGGACAACCCGATCACTTCGTGGGACCGCATCATGATCGACGAAGCCCATGATATCTTGAACAAGATACCATTATTTGACTACCGCTTCTTGTGGCTAATTACGGCAACCTATGACATCCTGCCATCCAGTATTTGCAACAGTCGGAACTACATGAGCAATACCTTGTTGAGAGACATCGTAATAGACGACAACCTGCCATTCCTTCTTCTGAAAGGAAACACCCGTTTTGTGCGCAACTCGTTTGCGATCCCCGACATGACCGAGCACTACTACATCTGTCGCTTGCCGCCTCACTTGAGCGCCATCCAACCTTTCTTGAGCCAATCCGCGAATGAACGCCTGAACGCCAATGATATTGCTGGAGCTATCCGAGAGATGGGAGGCAAGAACGAAACCGAAAGTGATCTCTTGGAACTTGTAACAAAGGACATCCAAAAGGAGATCCGCAACAAGGAGTTGGAGTACCACTATGTGGAGAGTCTAGAGATTGCTAACGATCTCAAAGAGCAACGTTTGCAAAACATTCAGGCAGAAATGAAACGCCTCGAAGACCGACTTCAATCTATCACGGAGAGGGTCAGCCAACTGTCATCCAAGGCGTGTGGGATCTGTTATGAGAACTTTGACAACCCCATCTTGTTGCCTTGCACCCATATCTTCTGTGGCAAGTGCCTTATTCAATGGATGAAGACCCGTCCGTCATGCCCAGAGTGCCGAAATGAGGTCAAGTCTAAGGAACTCATTGCAGTCGTTCAACAGAAGAGGTCGGATGACTCACTACCCCAAATCTTGGACAAAGTGGACACCTTGCTACGCATCATCTCAGAAAAGCCAAATGGGCGGTTCCTCATCTTCTCGCGAGTGGACAGCACATTCCATCGTTTGATGATGGCCCTCATGCGGGAGCGCATCACCCATGCAGAGATCAAGGGATCCACCACCCAAATGATGAAGATCCTAGAAAACTTCCAAAACGGCCATTTGCGCGTGATTCTGTTGAACACAAGACATGCTGGCAGTGGCATTGATATCAGTTGTGCTACGGATGTGGTGATCTTCCACAAGATGGCATCCGACAAGGTGCAAGCAGTTGGCCGAGCACAGCGTGTTGGTCGCATGGAGCCCCTTCATGTGCACAATCTGTGTTACCCACACGAGATGGACTCTCACTAAGGAAATATGCAAGGATATAGTATAACATGGAATCATGACATCTAATGTAGTTCCCAAATTAGATCTAGAGAGAGTGTTCTTGATACAAGAGCTGGAGGAGTGTGTTCTTGAGCTACAAAATCTCATGCAGCCGACGATAGACCCACATGAGGTACCATTAGAGGACATGCTGATTGATACGGTTACAGCGTTCTTTGAGGACGAGTGAGATCATTTTTGTGTCATTCTAATTTAGTGGTCAAGAAATGAACAAAGAAGCCGAGTGCATCCGCACCGTGGCCAACTGGAGCATTTCCGACAAAGCGTTTGCATACGACCATGACACCTTTGACAAAAAGAAGTTGTTGGAGGCCATGCCCGCGGCGAGCCCCAAAATGGAGGCGTTGTTCAAAAAGATCAATGAGCTAGATGCTGTGGATATGAAGAAGTATGGGGTCCACTTCAAACACATGATTTTCACAGATATCAAGTCTTCGGCCTATGGTGCCAAGCTGCTTGCCGCGGGGTTTGCGGCCAAAGGCTACAACCCTTCCTACGATTCCAAGTACAACCTTGATGTAGACAAGCTGAAGAAGACCCCTGGGCACAACTTTGCCCTCTTGTGCAGCACCACTCTATACCAGAAGCCGATCGGGGCCAGGTTCCGCAAGCACTTGCTTGACATTTTCAACAAGCGCCCAGAAAACATTCACGGGGACCTGATACGCTTCATGATTCTGGATCAAGGATACAAGGAGGGCATTGACCTGTACGACATCAAGTATGTACATCTGTTTGAACCCTTGATCACGGTCTCGGATGAAAAGCAAGCAATCGGCCGCGGGACACGCTTGTGTGGACAGAAGGGCCTTTCCTTTGATCCCAACCGTGGTTGGCCGTTGTACGTGTTCCGTTATGAAGTGGGGATCCCCGAGGAGCTACATGACAAGCTCAAGAGTGCACGGATGTTTGAGTTGTTCTTGCAACACAGTGGTATTAATACACGCAAGCTAGTGTTCTCTAATACCTTGGAGAAGATGTGTATCTATGGTGCTGTGGACCATGACTTGACCCGCAACGTTCATGAGTTCAGCATTGATGAGAACGATGAACCATCCACGATTGGTCTTCGGTCCTTGCTTGGGTTGGTATCAGGGGGAGCTAAGAAGGGTCATAAACACAGAGTGAATGCCAAGACCTTCCTTCAGATGCGGGAGTACGTCAAAGAACGCTTTGGCAAGTACACATGGCCTAAAGCGGAACTTGAAAACCAATGTGTCAAACATGGTGGGGCAGACATTGTTAGCTTCAATGACACCCAAAACTTTGTACGTATGTTCTTCCAACCCCATTCATCTTACAAGGGCCTATTGCTATGGCACAGCACAGGAACAGGAAAGACATGCAGTGCTGTAGCTACATCAAGTACCTCTTGGGAGAAACATGGGTACTCTATCCTTTGGGTCACACGCCACACCCTCAAACCCGATATTTGGAAGAACATGTATCGCCAGGTGTGCTCTTTGGTCATTCGGGATCAGATACGCAAGGGCAAGGACATCCCCGAAGACGCAATCAAGACCCCTATGCGATACGCTTCCAAGTTGTGGATGCCTCCGATCAGCTACAAGCAGTTCAGCAACTTGCTCGCGGGAAAGAACGAGCTGTACCACGAGATGGTTCGTCGGAATGGTCCCGAGGATCCTCTCAAAAAGACATTCATTATCATTGACGAGGCCCACAAGCTGTTCTCGGTAGATGTTCCCCCATCAGAGCGCCCCGATGTGGACTTGATCTACAAGAGTATTTTGGACTCGTATGACAAATCAAAGAAGGACTCGTGTCGGGTCTTGCTCATGACCGCTACACCCTACACGTCTGACCCAATGCAGCTGATCAAGTTGATGAACCTCATGCGACCTCGCGAAGAACATATCGCAGAGGAGTTCACAGACTTCTCCGCCAAGTACCTGGATCCTACGGGCAAGTTTAGCAAAGAAGGAACCATGAAGTTCCTGAATGATATCACGGGCTACATCAGCTATCTCAACCGCGAGAAGGATGCCCGTCAGTTCTCGTATCCTGTCTATGAAAACATCGTGGTCCCGATGAGCAGGAGTGATCGCAAGACACGGGAAGCCGAGGTAAACCACCTTGGCCAACAGATCCAATATCTGGAATCGGGCATTCAACAAGGCAAGGAGGCAGTCAAGAAGGTGAAACAACGGGTGAAAGCGGACAAGGCACGAATGAACAAGGAGTGCATGAAGCTACCCAAGTCCATCCAGCGCAAGGGTTGCAAGGAACAGATCAACATTCGTATGACCAAGTTTGAACACGGTCTCCTGGATGAGCTAGAACAACGGATGGAAGGCGATCAGACCCGATTGGGAGACATGAAAGAAAAAATGAGGACCATCAAACGTCAATTGAAAGACAAGAAAGCAGACTACAGTCAGGAGGCGGCACTGGACAGCCGATGTGATTTAAAGCATTGATGTCATTCAGAAGCATGTGTCACGTGGAAAAACGGGACTTTCTGTTCCGATTCGTGGAACCAAACATTCGCCACAAGTTGCTCTTGGACGATGAGGCTCTTTACAGTACGACGGATCAACTCACTGCCGACAAGATCACCAAGGACATCCTCAAGTTCATTCCCAAGTCGGCTGTCATCACGGATGCTACCGCATGTGTAGGTGGTAACACATACTCCTTTGCCCAATCGTTCAAGAAGGTCTTTGCATTTGAAAAAGATACCACACGAGCTAAGCTTCTCGCTCACAACATGAACATGCTTGGTATGGAGAATGTACATATACAATGCGGGGATGCGATTGAACTGTGTCCACTTCAGTGCCAGGACATTGTCTTTCTAGATCCACCTTGGGGAGGTCCCGAATACAAAAGGATGGACAGGGTGGACCTCTATCTTTCGGACCAATCTCTATGGAGGTTTTGCGAGGCAATCTCTGCTTCCACCACATACATTGCCATCAAGGCTCCGATCAACTTCAATGAACTCAAGTTTTTTCAAGATACCTCCCATTTCATGGACCTCAAGCACAAAAACACACAATTGCGCAAGATGCACTTCTATATCTTCAAGACTAGGAACTCCTTTCAGACTGTTTTTGAGAAGAACTGAGCAGTGGAGAGGATCAGAAGCACTCCGAACATCGCCATGAGGAGGACCGTAAAGTTGCGGCATGCATCGTGCACGACATCCGCATGACGGTCGCGAAGGACACCCAGTGGATCCTTCATGATAAACACGGTGTACTGACCAGGAAGTTGGTACTCTTTCATGGCATTGGACAGATCATCCTCACCCAGCTCCTTGTAGATGAGACAGTAATCATCCTCATCAAAGGGCTTGTCTACCTCAATCTCGATGTCTTCCAGGTCTTCCATTATACCATGCGGTACATAGAGGATGTCCTTGTCGGTTAGATGGTTGTGGATGTACTTTAGAATGTTCTTTTGCCACTGTGCACTTGGATTCGTGGGTGCATCTGTAATGATAGCAACCACGGTATCCGCGGTGAGCTTGGTAGGGGCGGTGATGTTGAAGTTGCGTAGCTGCATCTTTTATGTATGATGGTATGTGCTATCCATGCTTCAATTTTTCATGTGACTAAAAAATGATATAAGTACCATGGTGGTAGTGAGATAAAGATGCAGCACGGGATTCATCATAAGGACTGTGTGAAGGGGATGCGCGAGCTCCCTGACGCTTGTGCTCAGATTGTTTTATGCGATCCGCCATACAATATCGGAAAAGACTTTGGGAACGACAGCGACCGCCAGGAGTTTGAAAAGTACATTGATTGGTGCAAGGAATGGGTTTCGGAGGCTTTCAGAGTCCTCAAACCAGATGGCACAATGTACATCTATGGGTTTTCAGAGATTCTTGCGCACATCCAGGTACGGGCTCTTCCAAAGGACGCCCAGGTGCGATGGCTCATCTGGCACTATACCAACAAGAACGTCCCCTCCAACAAGTTCTGGCAACGCAGCCACGAGAGCGTCCTGTGTGTGTGGAAGGCGGGTGTAAGGATGCCTCATTTCAATCTGGATGATGTTCGCGAACCCTACACAGAAACATTCCTCAAGAATGCTGCTGGCAAAACCCGCAAGGCTACCAAGGGTCGCTTTAGCAGTGGAACAGAAACTACCACGTACCAAGCACATGAAAAGGGTGCCCTGCCAAGGGATGTCATCAAGGTCCCCGCCCTGGCAGGTGGAGCGGGCAAGAAGGAACGCGTGGACCATCCGACCCAAAAGCCACTAGAAATCTGTCGCAAACTGATTCTTGCATCCCAAAAGCCGAACGGCCTTGTCGTAATTCCTTTCGCTGGTTCTGGGAGTGAGTGTGTTGCTTGTGATCAACTGAAGATGCCTTTCATTGCTTACGAGGTCAACGAAGATTATGTGGTACTTGCAAGGGAAAGGTTGGCGAATAAGTCTACGGGCGGCGCTGAAGTTGAGGATGCGTAGATCAAATTGTACAGATCCGACAGGTTGTAGGCACGGATGCGGTTCTTTACATCAATCTCAAGGACCATATCATTTTGGATGTACTTTAGTGGGACTTTTATCCATAGTTGGTAAGACATGCTCTTCTGAATGGTCATGGAGTAGTCCTCGCCGATACCAACCCAGTTTCCATTTTTTTCCTTTTTCCACTGAAGGTTTTGTGCCTTCAGCTTTGCGGCGGGGATCCTGTAAACACGATACTTGTGGATGTGCTCACCAGTCTTGGGTGTTTTCACGGAAGTGCGGACGAGAAGTGCATAATGCTCAAAGTCGCAACGCTTGTTGTCAATCTCTGTAACGAAGCTATCGCAAGTATCACCGTTACACTTGTTCGTGAGACGGTAAGAGGAGATCATTACATGTTCGCATTCCTTCTCAGTCTTCGGGTGGATATCCACACGGCTCGTCTTGCATGAATAGCTCTGCCCATCAATATCAATATCCGATCCAGGCTTGTGACTACTAGGAGTCCAATCCGAAACAACCCCCGCCTTCTGGGCAGCCTGTGACAACAGGAACTCCCACGTCGCCTCCTTGATAGGCACGTGGGGGCCTTGCAAGACACTCTGATACGCTACAATTGCATGTTCAAGGTGCATCAAAAACGACTTAGACCACATGTTCACTATACCATTCTGACATGATTACGCATATCAAATTTTCCAAGTTTCCTTGACAGATTTTAAGAAAGCATCCATATTCCGTGTGGGCGAACCTCCAACGACATATAGTTCCATGTTGTGTTGTTGCAACGCAGATGCTTGTCTCTCGTCATCTTTGTTGGCACTTAGGAGATACACCCGCTTGCACTTGGATGCAATGTTGATGTCTTGATTCTTGCGTTCGCGGAGAGATAGCTTGGTAGATACAATGGTTTTGTCTTGGATAGAGTCACCAATCTTAGCGTCTAGGATAAAATCTGGTTTGCGGATGCCATGCTGTCCCCGCTTGTTGTGAACGATCATCCCATTTGTAGCTACGTGGCCTTGGGAAAGGAACGGAACACCTTCATCTGCAAACATGTCCTCTATAATCCTCTCAAACGTCTTGCCTTTCTTGCTCTTGTTGCTTTGAAACAAACTGATACAGGCATCATAGATGATCTTGGCATCCTCTATAGATACATCCATGGGTTTGTTCAGCTTGGTCTTGCATACATCTTGGATCTTGGCGTGTGGATTGTTGGACTCGTCGTAGTCCTTCAAGCATTTAGCAACGCGATCATCCATCTTCCGCATGTTATCAAACGGACTCCTCAATTTTTGAGGAATGGCATGCCACTCGGAGCTCGGCTGCATACTTGTCCAGGTCTTCTTCATGCAGCGTTTCTTTTTGCAACAGTTCTTGCGCGAGCTTGTGCAGTTGGGGCTCATAGGACTTCATGAGGTCCACAGCACGCTCGTACAAGGTGTTTACAATGTCCTGAATCTCAACGTCAATGTCGGACGAAATTCCATCGCATTCCCCAAGGTACATCGGAGCGAGGGTTTGCGACATGCCAAACTGGACCACCATCTGTTGGGCAAGCGAAGCTACTTGCATAAAGTCGCCCGATGCACCCGTGGTCACGCGCTTCTTACCAAACACCAGCTCTTCGGCAATGCGACCGCCGAGGGACACCATGATTTGGTTCTCAAGGTACTCGCGGGTAACGAGATTCATGTCAATCCGATCCTCTTGAGGCTCGAAGTATGTCGCCCCGCCAGTTGAACCACGAGGAACAATAGATACCTTACGGATCTTGTCAAAGTCGCATAGCACCATGCCGAGAAGTGCATGACCTGCCTCGTGGTAAGCAACAATCTTGCGAACCTCCTCTGAAACCAATGCGGTGCGACGCTCTTCGCCAATGGTCAGTTTCTCTAGCGCCTTATCAAAGTCGGTGGTCTCAATCTGCTTGCTGTTGCGGCGTGCGGCATAGATGGATGCCTCATTGCATAGGTTCTCAAGGTCCGCGCCCGAGAATCCTACGGTAATGCGCGCAAAGCTTTCCAGAGAGACATCCGATGAAATGGGTTTGTTGCGAGCGTGGATCTTGAGGATTTCCGTGCGGCCTTGAAGGTCGGGCAGGTCTACGCGAACCTGGCGATCAAAGCGACCTGGGCGGAGGAGAGCATCGTCCAAGATATCAGGACGGTTAGTTGCGGCAAGCACGACAACCCCCGTGGAAGGAGCGAAGCCATCCATAAGCGTGAGAAGTTGGTTGATCGTTTGGTCGCGCTCATCATTGCCACCACCACCGAAAGCACCATTGCCACGCTGTTTCCCGATAGCATCAATCTCGTCAATAAAGATGATGCAAGGCGCCTTTTCTTGTGCACGCTTGAAAAGGTCACGTACGCGTGAGGCACCCACGCCCACAAACATCTCAATAAACTCCGAGCCACTGCACGAGAAGAATGGGACTCCCGCCTCGCCTGCAACGGCGCGGGCTAGTTTTGTCTTGCCTGTACCAGGAGGCCCCACTAGTAGCACACCCTTGGGCATCTTCGCGCCTAGCTCAAAGTACTTTTCGGGAGTCTTCAAGAAGTCCACGACTTCCATTAGGTCTTGCTTTGCATTCTCGGCCCCAGCAACATCATCAAAGGTAACACCCGTTTGAGGCTCCTCATCCAGCTTTGCCTGGGATGCACCGATACCCTTGAGCATGTTGTTGCCAGCCCCTGCACCCATGGAAAGCGCAAGGCGTACCATGATCACAAAGATACCAATTTGCATGGCCATCACCAGAAGATTAGGCACATCATTAGCAACGTGTGGGCGAAGGACCTGGATATCCACACCGTTCTCAAGAAGGAACGATAGCACGTCGGTATCTTCGGGGAGGACAACCTGGATGGGGAAGTCATCCTCTGTATAGGCTCGCATTTCGGTTTTGTTTTGTGCAATGTCTACCCGCTTGATCCCTCCTTCTTGGACCTGGCGGATCATGTCACTGTAGGAGATCTCTACGGGAGGAGCACGTCGGACCTCGTGTTGGATGGATGGGAACATGGGTGGTGCTGCGGGTTGTACATGTTCCATGGGGGGTACGGCGCGAGTGCGCACATTACCCCGACGAATGGTGGACAGATGGGAACGCATTCCTTTTACATGTATTTGTAGCTCTCCTTAAATGGGCTTATACGCGAGGTATGCAATATCAGAAAAATATTAAGTGTTGGTAGTAAGGCAAATGGCAACACCATATGCAACAGAGTACGCTACGGTGTTGACGGAGAACAATAACTCCAACATCCGTGTGTTAGCCAAGCAATATTCGATCCAAACATGGGGGCCTAGGCAAGCCGCAACCACCTCTCTGGCAGACCTACTTTCATCTAACGCACATCAAACCGTCATGACCGTCGCTGGAGCGTGTGTGGGCATAGGAACTACCATCCCGCGTGCAACTCTGGACATCCAAGGAGATCTAAGTGTAACGGGCAACTTCACGAAAGGTGGTGTCCCTTTTGCAACGGATTGGAACAAAACTGGTAGCACATTGTACTTGGATTCAGGAACAAATATTGGGGTTGGTACAAACAACACATTGGGCTATCCATTGTTTGTGCAAGGGGATCTGCGAGCTACTTCTAATGTTTCCACTAGCAATATTGTAGCTACAAAAATCACTACAAATGACATCACCGTGACAGGGCAATACTTTATTGCCAATGATACGGGGCTTGTCCGCAATGCTCTCCAGATCAATCCTGTTCGCGGGTACTTTGTTGTAGCTACATCTAACCAAAGCTCCTTCAGCGTTTCACAAACAGGTGTGTACGCAGCATCCGCAAGCAACACGGACGTATACGTCAATGGTCTGAAACTGGCCTACCGCTCCTCCTTGCTCAAGGACTATGATCTATCGTACGCTTGGCTAGGGAACTCAACTACCCAGTACACTATAGACCTAACTTATCCCGTTTCTTACCAGGATGTTGTGGACATTGTTGTTTGGCCAACGTTTGTTCCCCAATCGGGTATCCAACAAGCTGGCTATGTGTACCAACAGTTCCCTGATCCATCTTATTGGGCATCCAATGTCACAACACCTATCGACATCTATCGTACAGGAGGCAACATTGGCATGGGCACAACCGCCCCCAAAGAAAAGGTGCACATCCAAGGAAACCTCATGCAAACGGGATGCACCAGGTTTGCAAACATACCCGCTGCTTCACAAGCAGTGCAGATATGGTGGAAATTAGGGACGTTCAACCACACAGGTAGCGGCAATACGTGCCTCATCACAATATGTGGAGGGCGTTCCTACGATTTGTACACAACGGATCAAGCTAGCAAGAATGCAATTACATACATCTTTTTGCGTGCTGGTAACGGAGGTGTGAATGTTGGTCAAACAAATCTTACAGGTAGCTTTTGGTCCTTTGGAAGGGGTAGCGGAACTACCGCCGAAGGCAGTATTGCAGCCGTCAAAGTGAACACTGCTAGTACAGTTACGACCGCTACAACATGGGACCTATATGTACTAGCAGGTGCCTATACTGGAAGTGCTATGATTAAGGCAGAAACGGATGTGAACTCCACATTCACAGTCAACATATCGGCTTACACTGCAAACGCAACTTGGGTACCACCTTCGGGAACTACACAAGACTTGTCATCCGAATGGTCCGTTATGACTGCGGGTACGAATCTTGGTCTCTTTCAGAAATCGGATGGAAACGTGGGCATTGGTTCCACCTCTCCCGAATACAAGTTCGTAGTGAATGGAGAACTCAAAGCTACCAAGTTGTATGGTGATGGATCCTCTCTTACAGGTGTGAGTGCAGCAGGAGGTGGTGGATGGTCTCGCACGGGTTCGGTAATATATGCGACGACTAGTACAGATACAGTTGGTATTGGAACAAGTTCGGTCACGGAACGCCTCGATGTGTTTACAACAGGAACGACAAATGCAATCATGACGATGAATGCAACAGGTGGTACAGGTCAAGCGGGGATTAAGATACTTGCGGGAAGTGGTGCAACAAATCGTGCATCGCGCATTGATTTCTACAATTATGTAGCTAGTACGTCTGTACCAAGATGGACGGTGGCCAATGATTATGATCAGAATGGAACCAATGACCTAAATGTAATCAACGCGGCAAACACAAAGGTAATGACTATCGTGCAATCTGGCAATGTGGGTATTGGTACCAACCTTGCATTTGGCAGGTTCATTGTCAACAAGGAAGTTGCAGACAAGAGCGCATTCGATCATGGTGGGGCACCCGTAACTATCACACACCAAACTGCAACATCCACAACGGTGTTGAATGACCCACAGCCCATCATCCATTTGTGCCGCCAAGGGACGAGCAGTCAAGCATTTGGTGCACGTGCGACACTTGCATTGTGTCGTTATGAGAACTCAAGCACAAACTCACGTACCCGTCTTGACTTCCAACTGGCAAATGGAGCGTATGACACGGCCAATGTCATGTCCTTGCAAAGTGGTGGCAACATCGGCATTGGAACAACCACGCCCACATCCAAGGTTCACATTGAATACACTGCGGGTTCTGTCATTCCAAGTACAAACGGCGTGTATGTTTACAACCCAAGTAATACCGCGAGCCAAGATGCAACGATTTGTGTCCGTACAGGAGGCTCGATTGCGGGCAACCCTTACTACGCAATGGATATCAACGGCGAGGCTGGATGGTCCATCGGTATTGAGAATCAGGATACAAACAAGTTGAAGATCAAAAGGACATGGCACCATTCCAGCACAACAACAGACAACACGTTCGTGATAGATACAAATGGAAATGTGGGTGTAGGTTCCAACCCTGCACGTGGTTTCCACATTTATCAATCAGCAACGCCAGTCTATGTACGTGTACAAGGTGATGTTGCGCAACAACAGGCCATTGAGTTCGTCGACACAGCACAGCGTTGGGCCATCTACAAGCCAGCAAGCGGGACGGATATACGGTTTTTTGATGGAACAACGGATCGCGTGATTGTCAACAACGGCGGAAAGACCATCATGGGTGACTCCACAGATACACGTGGCATGCATACCAAGAACTTTACCAATGCAAACACATACACGGTCAACACGGATCCTACCGATACCAATCGCAACTTGGTCGCACAAAACCCGAGCACAAGTACCGCGGCCAATATCTACACCTCCATCAGCATGCAATTAGCACCCACGGCAACAACAGGAGCTGGGGGCCGTGCGGTGTGCGACCTGAAATTGGTTCGTAAGACTGCGGCTACATCCGAAGCGGCTTGCATTTGGGGCGGCTGGAACAGCGCGGGGGCGGCTTACCAAGACATTATGGAACTCAACACCAGCACTGGAAACCTACTCGTCCGCGGAGATATCACCGCTTTCAACACATTCTCCGATGCCCGCTTGAAGACCGAGTTGACGCCAATTTGTAACAGCTTATCTCGCATCAACCAGCTAAAACCCGTAGAGTACCAGTGGCGCGACGACATCCCCGTGGAGCACAAGCGCAACACCAAGGATGTAGGTTTGATCGCCCAAGATGTGGAACCACTATTCCCCTTGGTAGTTACAAAACTAGATACCCCAGGTACAGAAGGAGATAAGTACTACGGTCTCAAGTATGACAAGCTTGTTCCTTATTTGGTTCGTGCGGTGCAAGAACTCAGTGAAGAAAACAAAAAACTAAAGGATGAACTCGCGGCCATCAAGGCATTCATTGGGCTACCGAATACAACCGAGCTAAGCGGCGCTGTTTAATGGACTTGCCACCACCGCCTTGCAAGTGCATGCGTTCTAATTGCTTCTCTAGTACACTGCTTGTCTGTTCTTCAAGCATCGCTACCATATTGGACTTCTTGGTGATCGTCTGGAACGCTTCGTCGGAAGGCCCCTTGAATACGATGTATTGGTAGTGCACGTTGTTTTTGTTCAATAGCACCATTACATTCTTGGATGCACAGTTCTTTAGGAGCCCTAGCAGGTCAGACTTCCACTTCGCTTCGGTAGCCTTTGTTTTCCGTCCATTCATACTGATGACAAGGATCGCAATGTCGTTTTTGGCAAGGGCTTGCTTCACAACATCAATCTCTAGTGAGCTAGCGTACATCATATCATCCATATCTTCAATCAGTTCAGCGACCTTGCCATACCGTTTGTCGCCTTTTGCGTTGCAAACCTTTTTGGTTACAAACGGGTACATCTCGTTGAGATCTTCGTACAGCTGCTGCCGATCATCTTCATCGGCCTCATTCACGAGCATGCACAGATTGTCAATGGTGTCCAATGCATCGTGGTTGGCCTTCTCGCGCAAGGCCTTGCCAACAAATATACGGATGTGTTCCACGCCATCCTCTTCATCGAGATCCGCGGTACCACCAAGGCGTTCTAGATCCTTGGGAGATTCGCGAAGGACCTGGTACACGGCGCGGTAAAAGCAACTACCATCGCCACGCACATCATATATCTGGTAGTCAAGCAGCCCAAGTTTACCCTTGGACAAGAGCTTAGGCATGTTACTTTTTAGTAAGAGATTTAGGGCATGTCATCTACAAGCGCTGATTGCAAGATGCGAATAGGGTCATCATTTGCATAGTCCTCCCATTGTAATGTTAATGCGCGGTATTCTTTGCGTAACTCTCGTGCAATTGCAGGTACCTCAATACATTCCTTGATAAAGTTCAACACAAGGCCCAAACGATCAATCTTCTTCCTTGGTACAGGCACTGGCTCATCTGAACACAACTTGTAGTGCAAGAAAAGTAGTACCCATGTCTGGCAATACACATCGCGGTCGCTGGGTTGGCAGGTGTAGCTCGTTTCATAGAACGAGTGCTTGTATCCTTTGTTGCCGTAATGGGCCATTATATCATCCAAGAATGGGGCTGTATACACAGCGGATGCACCATACAACGGTCTTGCGGGGTCAAATATGATCAGTTTGGGAACGTCCAAAATGAATACCAGGCCAATGAAGTGAGTGGGCTGGTTGGGCAAAGCTGGCTCCGAGAAGGTAATGAACACATGGCGCTTCTTGAGATTGTGAGCGCGGGTTAGTGCAGCATCAATTCTCTTGAAGATTTCCTTTTTGTCATGTGTCACAATGGTAGGCCCAAGAAACGTCTTTGACAACATTTTGGGATTCGTTTCCAGTCTGCACAGATCCTTCAAGATGGTGTTGCGGATGGTTGTTTCACCCACAATGTTCTTCCAGGCATGAAGGGCCCAAGATACCTTTTCACGGTAGAAGTCCAACGTGAAAACCTTTAGCGAAGCCCGTCTTTCTTCTAATACCTTCTTACTAGACATCTATCATCCTATTCCAAATTTTATTTTATTTGGGAGGGGGGGGGGTCCAAAACATCACGAATCAACATAGCCCAGTGCGGATGCATCGTAAAATCACACAGATTTTTATATGCATTTAAGTGTAGCGCACGTAAATTTACACATGGCTGTTAAATACAGATGTGATGTGTGCAATTATGAGTCGCCTTACAAATGGAACCTTGCGAGGCACCAAAAAACACACGAGAAAGAGAATGAGATCAACACACACCGCGACACTGGATGCAAGTGGTGTAGCGCGAATTTCAGTACAATCTACAGCTGCAGACGACACATGCTGCGGTTTTGCACCAACCGACCCATACCTCAAGATGTAAGTGAAGATACACAAAATGTCATCCCAGTTTATCCAAATGTCATACCAATTTATCCGAATGTCATTCCATCTTCTCCAGATGTAAACCCTCCTTCTCCAAATGTAAACATTGTTGCTACTCCCGAAAATATACAATTCCAATGTGTGAAATGTCTTCGCGATTTCAGTACCAAAGGTAACCTGAAACGGCATATAGATGTGTGTGATGGCACTTTATCGGCAATTGAATGTCCCAAATGCAACAAAGTGTTTGCAAGTCGCCAAAGTAAATACAAACACATGAAAGCTTGCAAGGGGATGAAGACACAATCTATTCAAGCAATTTCACCAGATAGAGTTCAAGTAACACGTGTCCCATATGCTTCGTCGTCTTCTGTAAATGTGAACACGGCATCTCATTCCCAAATTGCCCAGAATATCCAAAACATCTATATCAACAACTTTGGATCAGAGAACACTTCACATATCACAAAAGATGTTCTAGACAAACGGTTGAAAGAGTTCAATGGAATCGGTCTAGCTAATTTGATAACCGACACACACTTTAATCCAGACAGGCCTGAAAATCACAACATCCGTGCCGATGAAGATGACAAGCAATTGTGTCGTGTCAAGAAGGACGACGGATGGACGATTGAGTCTAAGATGTGGATGTTGGACTTCTTGATGTCTAAGTACAGAAGACTACTAGCATTACGTACAACTGAAAAAGACTTCCAAACTTCCTTACAAAATGATTCTGATTACCAACAAATCCAAATGGATATTATGAGTATGGATAAAACAAAGAATTCAACAAAATACTATGCTGCTATAAGTCGTATCATCGCTGCCATGAAAAGCCTAGAAGAAGTGTACGCTACTTAATCATCTACGCCGCGGCGTCTTTGGCCATCATGTCGGCAACGTCGTTCCAATGAGATACCCAATCGCGCTTGCCAGTGTGTGCCATGACATGCTTCCATACTAGGCGGCGGCCCGTTGAAAGCTCGTCTAGCTGCTTGACAAGATCAAGATTTAGTACAGGCTCTCCAGTTCCCTTCTTCCAATCATTCTTTTTCCACGACTTCATCCACTTTGTAACTGTATTCATAAGAAGCATACTATCTGTATAAATGTACATGGTCTTGGTTCGTGATGGATCTATCCTATCCGCCATTGTCAACGCATCGATACATGCCATGTACTCCGCGCGGTTGTTTGTCTTTACGGGACCCTCTAGCGGCTTCGCCATGGTCAGGTGGCGCTGGTTGGGCCAAACCATCGCATAGCCAGCCTTCGCACCCCGCCGCCCGTTCCCCAGCGCACTGCCATCCGTAAAAACAACTAGATCATCTGCGCGATGTGGGGAAGCATCAGGATCTTGCTTCTCTTCAACAAGAACGGGCTTGTCGGTCGTCGCTTGAAGTTGCGCTAGAATGGGAGAAGCCCCACCGTTTACAAAGTCTTTAGCTTCTTGCTCACTTTGGAACTTTTTGTACCTCGCATTCTTGATGCCCTCTACCTGGGCTTTTGCCTCTTCCCAAGTGCGATACACGCCAGGTACACGACCCACCGCAACCGCGTAGAAGGATGGACCGCCTGCCATTTTGTTCTTTTGCCACCAATTCACCATTGCTACCTATCAAATTTACAAAATTTACTTAAGATTATACAACATATCCATTTATAGACCACCATGCCTCGTCATTTCGTCACTCCCAACGGGTTCACGGTGCTCGTAGGCAAGAACGCATCGGACAATGATCGTGTTTCATTCCAAATCGCACGTGCACACGACCTCTGGTTCCATGCCAAAGACATTCCTGGGGCTCATGTAGTTCTTCAATGGGATGGGGTACCCACATGTCAACCCACTCAAGAGGACATCAACTTTGCCGCACATGCCGCTGCCTTTTACTCCAAAGCAAAGACTTGCCCATCCGTTCCTGTTGTCATTGCTCGGGGATGTGACATCAGCAAGATCCCCAATGCACGCAAGGGAGCCGTGCATTGCAACTCTATGTACGAGTTGGTAGCAAACCCCATTCTCTTCTACCAACACCAACAGATGTTGCTTCAACAACAGCTACAGCAACAACAACTACTGCAACAACAGATTCAGCAGATGCAGTACCAAAATCAAATGATGTATGTATAAACGTAGTACATTACGAGAATTCTTGTAGGAACATCAGGTTCCTCTGGAAATCCTGGAACTCTTTGGGAAGCATGGAAACATCATGATCCACCAGATCCTCACCTTCACCACGGGCAGAAACGTCTTTACCGAAACGGATGCAATAATCTAGATAATCATTCTTTTTATGGTCTGCTACATCGCACTCTCTATGGGCGAACGACTCAAGCTTCCGTCGTAGCCCCTGGGTGTTGAAGAAATAGCTGGCGTGCCATCCTGCGTCTCGGATACACATGTGTTGGGCGATGGCCGTTCGCATCTGGCTAAAGGTCTGGCGCGACGCCCCCAGATCATTGATACAGTACGCATGGTACCACATGAACTTCTTCACCCAGCTGAAGTTGTAATAGAAGAACTTCATCTCAAACCTCAGTGGATGCGTAAGCCCAAAGTAGTTGGACCGCAACGACTGTACTGTTTTCACACTAGGGATCTCGTCCACATCACAAACCATCGCAATGTATCGGTCGTTCTTGTACTTTGCTTTGATGTACTCTTGGGCATAGTCGCGCTGGTACCTCTCGCGGAACCATGCATCGTGACTGCCCGTCGTCATGTAATCGCTCCCTTGCTGCTCCACCCATCGTTCAGGCATATCGGGGAACTTATCAATCACCAAGAACTTGATCTTGGCCAAATACGGGCGGAAAATGAGGGCGTGCTTGTCAATGTACAACCCTTCCTTCACAGTTCCCGCATGGGTCTCGCAAGCCTCTACGATGATGATTTCATCCACATGCTTGTAAAGGTATTTCAGGCGTAGTTCTACAATCGGCTCTCCGTTGAAAGAGAAGGTGTCAATGATAGGAATCTGGTCCGCCATTCTGTTCTTGCTCCAACCAAAACTCTTAAATCTGATCAAATTTTTCATGTTGCGTGCTTGAGGATGACCGCTTCTGAGAAGGCGTCTGTGTACTGTTTGCAGACCACACAACGCAGGGTCTGTTCCATCGCCGAATCTCCTTGCGAGAATGCATTAAGGAGGCATTGGCGGTGATAGCGCGCATTGCAACATGGTAGCTTGAAGTGGTCGCATGGCGCAAGCTCGTCATGACATATGATACATACGTCATTGTGTACGTCCGCCTCCTTCTGGATGATATTCATGGGGATCTCCCAACCCTTGCGTTTCATCTTCACCACTCTGTACACAGCGAGGTTGTCTACATCCACATAGCGCGCCTTCATGTCGCGGATATCTTGCAAGATGGAGTTGAGCTTTTGGTGACGCACAATCACGGAAGCCGAGGGGTACAATGCAGGGGACAATTGAATCCCCGCCGAGGTCATCATCAAGCAATTGCACTCAAAATCCATGTTGCCAAAGGGAGGGTGGTACTTGTGAAAGTTGTCGTTGCTCGCTACCATGACATCTAGCGTCAATGGTTGAACCTCATCTGCTTCATCGATCAATTCGACGACGAAGTTGGTTATCTTATCCTTGACGCGCTGTCTTGCGACGGGATGAAGCTTGGACATGATCACGTTGCGTAACTCACGCGCTTTGGATTGGGTCAGAGGGCTAAGCTTGAACCGCATGTGCTTGAGCACCCCATGGGGCACGGTCAGATTCGGCAGGTACGACTTGGCATCCGCCCTCTCAAACACTTGGCGTACACTGATGTTTTGTGCCCGAAGATGTTGGAGTAAGGAAGCTACATGTTCCTCGCGCATGTAACAATCAATATCAGATGACACTACCAACCTTCCCTTCCATTCAGGAAAGAAGTCGGGATCGTTGTAGTAAGTTTCCGTCTTAATGTCGACGACCCCTTCATAGTCCATTGAGTAGTACTCTATTGCGTGGATGTCGTGCAACGCTACGTCGCGCACATGTCCTCCAAAAATAACGCCGTCAAAGCTCAAGATGTCCTTCTCCACCGCCCTTCGGAATTTGTAGTCTTCTTTTTTCATAGCAGTAGCTACAAGAAAACAAGCACATTCACTTCATTTTTTGCTACAAGGCCATGCCGACCAAGTGTTGCAGTGTTCCGCCAATAAACATGGATGCGAGGATTCCAACCATACCTGTAGCTACCATATAGACCCCTTTACGGATCGCTTGGACAGTCTTTCGGTAGATGACCACGCCTTGGAAGCACCCAAACAAGAACAGGGTGATTACAATAACCAGCATGTTGGCAAATGTCTTTCCATTGTCGTGAAGAAGGTAGTGATATATCAGGATTGGGATTGCCCCAAACACAAGGAAGCCCAGAAGCGTGATAATACTAGATATGTAGGGGCTTTCAAGGTCTTCTTCATCGGGTTTTTGTTCTCGTGCCGACACTACACTGGTATAGTTTGATATAGCAAGTGATATGGCGTCGGCGATCAGTTTGAGTATCAACACAACAAGGATGAGATGGGATGGCACATGAGCGGAGGTAAGAAGCATGAGGAAGTTGAATGCGCTCAAGATGCCGTCGGTGCCACCATACACTATGCTACGGAGGTCCATATATAAATTTATGATACAAAAGTAGAATATGGCCACTGTCAACGCTCTAAACAAGCTTTCCGCTGATGTTATGAACTCTGGTTCGGACTCGGGTTCCATCAGTCTGTCGGAAAAGACATCGCGTAACGAACTATCCGAAATTCTTGAGAAGATCCGACTATCCAAGTCTCCCACTCCCGCTACAAGCAGCACTGGCAGTGACAGCAACCCTCCCCCCGAGGAAGTGCGCGAACAACAACGCGTGCTCCGCAAGATTCAGCACGAGACCGAGAAGGCCAGCAACAACATCTTGTTGCACGTGAAGTACCTGACTAGCCCCCTCCGCCTGTTCTTGAAGACCTTGATCCAGTTTATGTCGGACACTGAGAAGATGCACCACATCCATGCTCTCAAGTTGAACGACCGTGTGAAGCAAGACCTGATCTCTGAATGGAATGCCAAGGACTCCTTTGGTCTCAAGATGCTGGTCAAGATGTACCGTCTATACGAGAATGTGTTCCCTCTCCTCAAGAACCACGAGGACTTCATGCGCCATTTCAAGCCCAACTATGGTGAGGGCCACGAGTACCGCAAGAACACAGTGTACTACCTTTTCAACAACGTGATGAACCCTGGTGTTGCTCATCACCCCAACGGCGTTGTGAACCTGGAGCACGAGCTGCACACCTGGCTTGAGACCTTCTTGCAGGATGACAAGGCGGAGATTGAGGAGGTGGGCTTTGAGCTCAAGGACTTCCACGAGGCCCTCATCTTCAAGATCGCCTTTGACCTGAACATCTATGCCTCGGTCGTGTTCAAGAAGGCCGTATCGTTCAAGTACAAGAACGGTTCTCACATGGTGGAGGAAAAGAAGAACCCCGAAGACCTTGTCAAGGAGCTTTACAACAAGTTCAATGCCAACGCCGTTACCAAGGTCCTCGCCGACCAAATGATGTACTGGTTGACCACCGATGAGGACATGAGCAACGCTACCCGCGCCATGAAGGGCGGCAAGGCCAAGCGCAAGTCGCCCAAACGCAAGTAATTCCTTAAGTGACAAAAATGATATAAGGACAATGGCACCGACTTATTTGGTGGTCCCTCTTAGCTCAGTAGGTTAGAGCGGCAGGCTGTTAACCTGCAGGTCCCGTGTTCGAATCGCGGAGGGGGAGTAGCGCCACATTTCTAGGTCTGACATAGGTGTTTCTCATTGGGTTCAATTCCCAACAGATCTATACTTTTTCCTCATCAAGCAGATTCTTGATACTCGCTTAGGTAATGCTCTACCTCAAGGGCCGCCATGCATCCCGAAGCTGCAGCGGTAATCGCTTGGCGCCATTTCTTGTCTTTGACGTCCCCTGCCGCGAAGATACCGTCCACACTCGTGCGTGTACTATCGGGCGCGGTGATGATGTACCCTTGGTCATCTGTTTCTACTTGACCGTCCAGAAACTTGGAAGCTGGCTCGTGCCCAATTGCAAAGAAAAGCCCGTTGACATCTAGCAATTCTTCGCGCCCGCTTAGTTTGACTTGCTTCAGCAGCCTATCACCATACGCTGCATCCACCTTCGTGTTCCATAGGACTTCAATCTTCGGGTGATCAAACACACGCTGTTGCATGATCTTGCTGGCGCGGAAGGAGTCGCGGCGATGAATGATGTACACCTTAGAAGCATACTTCGTCAGGAATAGGGCCTCCTCCATCGCCGAATCTCCACCGCCAACAACTGCGATTGGCTTGTTCCTGAAGATAGGCGCCGCACCATCACACACAGCACATGCACTAATGCCCGCGTTCCAATACGTATCACACCCTTCAAACTCCAAACGCTTAGCAGAAGCACCCGTAGCTACAATAACCGCCTTCGCAACCACAGTTGTGGACTCCCCTGTGACTGTGAATGGTTTCTTGCTACAGTCCACCGATTGTACGGTCTCAGTTAGGATCTCCACACCAAATCGTTGGCTTTGGAGACGGAAACGGTCACACAGCTCCCCTCCAAGAATGCCATCGGGGAACCCAGGGAAGTTCTCCACCTCGCTTGTTGTAGTAAGTTGTCCACCCGCTGCAATCCCATTTGCCATGAATCCTTCAAACAGAACCGTCTTCAAGTTTGCGCGAGAGGCATACACACCCGCCGTGTGCGCCGCAGGCCCCGACCCAATAATACACACATCGTATAGTTCCATCGTATGATTGAATACCAATTTCAATATATTCTTAAATGAGGGACTTAAAGCCATGATCATATCCTAACAAAGCATGCAATTAGAAGACTTTATCCAAGTATACGATGTTGACCTTCCCGATGATTTCCTTGAAACAATGAAAAACCATACCAAATACTTTACATTCCATCCACGAACACATGATGATGTCCGTAAAGGTGTAGTGTATGACGTAGCAAACATACCAGAAACACAGATCATTCAAGAACCACTTTACAAGATGACTGAATATGCAATCGCACAATATAGCAAACTTGTTGATAATCCGCAAAACAATGTTTGTCCCTTGCGAAGTTTGACAAACAGAAATGGATTCTTGTTCCACATGTACAAGGCAGGTGGATATTGTGGGCTTCACGTAGACTTGCAAACCGAGATGACTTTTATCCTTGCTCTCAATGACGACTATGAAGGGGGGGCAATCCAGTTCTATTGTGGCGACAAGAAGTTCAAGGAACTCTACCTCAAGAAACACCAGCTTCTTGTGTTCCCCTCCAACATGTTGTATGCGCATGCAGTAACCGAAGTTACAAAAGGCGAGCGTTTTGTAATCGTTGCATGGATCGAGAGTGTTATACATTAGTCATCCCACTCGGCTTCATCCAATGCATACCTCATAAAATCAATCGCCATGTTACGGAAACCTGGCACTTTGCACAACTTTTGTACCCGTTGTAGCTGCTTGCGCACCCAACGTCCATGTTTTGTCATGGAGTTTGCTTTTTGTGATGTTTGTAGAAGTACGTCATACAACTGTGTCATATAGTCATCGTCAAAGGACGCATACACCTCTGTCATGTATGGCATCATGTACTTGATGTGGTATGAGGTGTACTCGCATTGGTAGTCGTCGTCTTGCATCACCTTGAACATGAATTCAGTCAGGACTCTGTTGCCTTTATCAATGCATTGGAACAGATGGTGTGTTTGAAACAATCCGCCCGCTTCCCAAGTATCCTTCATGGTGGACAGATTTCCTCGGTTGATAGCTAGGTCCACCACCTCAGACGCACAGTTGCAACAGGGCGCATTGTCATTGCATCCACACGCGTGCAATACAATCCGTGTGATATCTGGATCGTTACGACGGATCAGTGCATCCCATACAATGTCTCTCATATACCTGCTACCACCTTCACAAGGATACGGTACGCCTAAGTACCTTAGCCACGATACCAGCTCCTTATGATCAAGGTGGGTGATCATATACGTCAGACAATGGATGTTTTGTGGAGTGTACCATTCTGGTTTGGAGATCTCCTTGACTGCGAGAAGCCCATACGACTTTAGGAAGTTATGGTCATCCGCGCTCCGCGCATGTTGGAACAAGCTAAAGCAGGTTTCAGGATCCTTCGGGAGAATGTGCGCCCAGATGAGGTCCGTAGGTATATCGGAAAACGTTAGTTCGGCCATGTCCACGATGAGAAGATTGGTATACTGTTCAAATTTTGTCACAATTTTTGCCAAGGATATGTAGATGTACGCTTCACCGCCTCCAATCGTAACAACGGAAACCACAGATACTACGGCTATGACCTACGTTGCGGCTAAGCACTCGTTCCGCATCTGGCCGAAGGGAGTGGACCCAACGTTGCCACCAGCACAGATCCTCGCATCCTTCTCGAATATACCCATGCTGACAATCACAGATAGCCGCATTGGTATCAAAACCGACATGCCCGCCTATGACTTTGATGTGAAGGGTTCATTCCATGCGGGGAAGATCTATGGTGATGGCAGCGAACTGTCGGGTCTACGCGGGGTTATCCAGGCATCCATGTATGCTTCCAATGTGTATGGCCTTGTCGCATCGGCAACCACCGACACTACCAATGCAGCTAATATCACGGTAGGAACTCTGAATACTGCTGTACTTCCATTGTCGGGAGTATCCGCGGGACCCTATGGAGGCGCTACACATGTCCCATCGATCACTATAGACTCGTATGGACGTATCACCAATGCGACCAATGTCGATATTGCGAACACGACCAATGCTGCGAACATCACCACGGGAACACTCAATGTAGAACGCTTGCCAACATCGGGCGTTGTTGCAGGAACCTACGCCAATGCTACGACTATCCCCGTCATTACCGTGGATAGCTACGGACGGGTCACCACTATCACAAACACGGCTGCAGCAATCAACGCAACAACCATAAGCTCGGGTACATTAAACTCGGAACGACTACCAACGTCGGGCGCATTTGCTGGATCCTACGGCACAGCTAGTGCAACGCCAGTGTTGACAGTAGATACCTATGGACGTATTACAACTGTAACTAACACAAACATCGCCATTGCATCCACTGCCGTGTCGGGATTAGCAGCATCGGCAACAACAGATACCACCAATGCAACCAACATAAGCATTGGAACCTTGAACACGGCTCGCCTACCCTCCTCTGGAGTCACCAATGCCACGTATGGTAGTGCATCCACCGTCCCCGTGCTTGCAATTGATACCTATGGCCGTGTCACAAACGCGGTAAATGTCAGTGTATCACTAACGTCTAGCGTTGTTTCAGGACTTGTAGCTTCGGCAACCACCGACACCACCAATGCAACCAATATAAGGACGGGGACCCTGAATGCTTCACGTCTTGAAGCCAGCGGTGTGACGGCATTGCGGTATGGTGGTGCAAATAACGTTGCATCGTTCCAAGTAGATACATATGGTCGTATCACCAGTGCTACCAATGTTGCGATCGCCATTACCAGCTCGGCAGTGTCGGGACTTGTTGCTTCGGCTACAACGGATACAACTAACGCAACCAACATAGGCGCGGGCACCCTAAATTCATTCCGCCTTGAAACAAGTGGCGTGACGGCATTGCGCTATGGTGGTGCAACCAACGTCGCATCATTCCAAGTAGATACATATGGCCGTATCACAAGTGCTACGAATGCCGCAATTGCCATCAGCAGCTCGGTGGTTTCAGGACTTGTTGCTTCGGCAACCACCGACACCACCAATGCAACCAACATAAGCGCGGGCACCCTAAATGCATCGCGTCTTGAAGCCAGCGGTGTAACGGCATTGCGTTATGGTGGTGCAACCAACGTTGCATCTTTCCAAGTAGATTCATATGGTCGTATTATTAGTGCTACGAATGCCGCAATTGCGATTTCTAGTTCTGCTGTGTCGGGACTTGTTGCTTCGGCTACCACGGATGCAACTAATGCAACCAACATAGGCGTGGGCACTTTGAATTCATTCCGCCTGGAAACAAGTGGCGTGACGGCATCGCGCTATGGTGGAGCTACCAACGTCGCATCGTTCCAAGTAGATACCTATGGTCGTATTACTAGTGCTACCAACGCCGCGATTGCTATCTCATACACGGCTGTCACTGGTCTAGTAACATCGGCAACTACAGATACAACAAATGCTACGAACATTTCTTCAGGTACACTCAACACCGCACGTCTGCCTTCCTCAAGTGTCAATGCCGCAGTGTATGGTAGTGGAACCATCGTCCCTGTCTTGACGGTTGATTCCTATGGGCGCATCACAAGCGCTACGAATGTGTCCATCACTGCTTCTAGTACCTTCCAGTTGAACGGGACTACCGCATACTACACTGCTGGTAATGTGGGGATTGGTACTTCCACCGCTAACACGATGCTTCATATCTACCGTCCAGGTGGAACCTCCGACATCATCCGTGTGGAAGACTCTACTGCACCTGATACCACACCATTTATCTTGGACAAGAACGGCAACGTTGGCATCGGTGTTGCCGCACCTGCGAACAAGCTGGAGGTAAACGGTGCGATCCTTGCCTCTGGTGATATCATCGGGTTCGGCACGGTATCGGACCAGATGTTCAAAAAGGATATCATGCCGATCACGGACGGCTTGGACAAGATTAGTCAGCTGGAACCCGTGGAGTATGTATGGAATGAGAAGGTTTTCAATGAGACCAAACGTGGCCAAAAGGACTGCGGGTTCATCGCCCAACAGGTGGAGCCCGTGTTGCCGTTGGTCATCCAGGAAATCATGGTCCCCGATACCAATGAGAGCCTGAAGGGCGTGCGATATGACCGTATTGTGCCATACCTAGTAAAAGCAATTCAAGAATTGGAACGTCGCTTGATCGTTCTGGAAAACCATAGCTCCTAAGGCTTGTAGATCTTGTTCGCGGAGGTCAACGGTTTTACATTGTTGGTGTTGCTCAGGTCCTTGAAGGTAGCATCCTTTTTGTCCGCTTTGCATTCTAGACCCACCTTTGTGTATCCTGGGTTGCATGCACCGTTTGCATTGGGCTTGTAGCTCATGATGGAGGGATCCGCTAGGTCCTTGCGTACGCAGTAGCCAGTCTTGTCGCCATCCTTCACAAACTTGTAGCCGTCTTCACATTTGAAGCACTTGTAGACGTCCTTCATTCCCGAGTTTGCATTCTTCGGATCCCTCAGCTCCTTGTAGGCAAGCACATTGGCGTTCTCCCATCCATCGTCGGGTTCTTCATTGCAACGGATGCATTTGTTCAATGTGATGTTAGGGGTGAACATGGGGGCACAAGGGCGGACGCAAGCACCACTCAAGTTGTCAACAATGTATCCCCCAGGGGGGCACTTGAAACACTGGGATTTCACGGCATCAAAGTTGGGGAACTGTGAGTTGGCGGTGCATTCGGCACGGGTAGCGAAGTTCTCATGTGTTTTGTGCACAGACTTGGCAAGTATGGCACCAACCACAGCAGCTAGCACCAACAACAATCCTAGTGAAACAACAAGCTTACGGTTCATATTACCTTATACGAATATAAAGATCTAAAAATAATGGTATCCAGATAGATCAAGATGCACCATCTCCGCATTGTAACACCAACACTGGCCATGCGCAGGCTCCCGCCACCCATTCGGCGCAAGGTTGTCACAAAGGTGTCATGGAGTGATCTGGAATCGCAGTCATACATTGTGGGGAAGGGTGTCACCCTATTCGTTGGGTTCTACACGTTCCTTCAATGGATGTACTACAAGAACCTTCGGGAACGTGTGGAGGACGATGACAAGTCCAAGAAATAACACTGTACGTGGTGCAGGATTCGGACCTGCGAAGCTTACGCAGTACGGCTTAAACGTACCCCCTTTGACCGCTCGGGAAACCACGCACGATATTATGAAAAAAGAACAACCTTCTTCACAAACATTGAAACGTTGTTATCTTTATATGGATTTGCGTTGATAAATGGCGGCGGTTACCCCAAGAGCTACGCCTGTGAGGACTTGGATGAGGTTGTGGCATTTCTTTTGCAAGCGGGCATAGCATACCAGTGGGATGAGGATAGCGATCATGATGATCCACAATCCCACGGTATACTTGCTAGCATAGGCAAATGCGAGGATGCATATCAGGTATGACATGATTGTAGCGTGGCCCGAGGGAAAGCCAGGTGCCCCTCCCGCGGCACCACCATTGTTGAAGCAACCGCAATTCATGGCACCTTTGGGGCGTTGAAGCCATGGGTAGTCCTGCAAGTAGGGTTTGCTCAGGTACTTGATGAGTTCGGTAAGGAGAAGAAGGCCCGCCGCACCCAAGCTTATTTTTAACCAGCGTTTGTTCCTCCGTAGTAATCCAATGCTAGCAAGAGCCAACAAGATCACTACTGGAATGAGGGAAACTATATCCCAGAACATGTTACATTTGACATAGATTTTTACATTGCCAAAAAATAAGGTAGGATGATGTACATTCTCATACTAGGGTGTGTACTTATCATTGCAATGTATCTTGTTTACAAGCATTGCATTGCAACAGAACACTTCAAAGTCAAAATCAAGAAGCCTTCTCCACCCAGAATCAAAATCAAGATCAAAAAACCTACGTTCTTCAAACCCCCATTCCTTAAAAAGCCACGACCCAAAGATACACGTATACCGATCTCTTCTGATCCAAGCAACTTTATGTCCTACGTCGGGTGCATGTCATTGACGCGCGACACATACGCAAGTGAACAACAGATGTTGGCGGCTCCGTTCTTGGTTGTACCTATCGTGGCAAGAGACATCAACGGGATCATGGATTGGACAAAGAGGTGCATCATGGCCATGGGACGGAACCAATACGCATCTTTCCGCAAGCAACTAGCCGAGGAAGCTATCAAGGTAAGGAAAGCGGAATTAGGTATTGATCATGACAAGAGCACCAAGGACAGCATGGGTAGCTTCTTGGAGAGGAATAGGAAAGAACAGAAAGAGTTCATTGACTATGACCCTGTTGAAGCTTACAAGGAACGCTTGCGCGAACTGTTGAAGATCCTGGACTTGATGCAATACGAAGAAGCATACATGAGTCAATATGCTCCTAAATCGGAAGAAGAGAAGGGTCAAGAGTCAAGCGTTGGCAAGAGATCGAGTGCTAAGGTTTCTATGGGCTTGCCATCCCTGCGTCCACCCAAGGAACAAAGCGGCGGAGAGCGAGAACCATACAAGTTCATGGGTCCCGCATACATCTTCGTAGCAAACGACCATGAGCGCAAGTCTTACGTGGAAGCATTCCTCTACTTCCCAAGCATGACCAAGGATGCCCGACCTGCTCCCAATTTCGACTTCATGGGCAAGTGCCACCGTTGGTTGCAAAGGATGATCTTTGATCCCATGTACAATGCTGCGGGCACCGAGGGTTGTGGATTAAGCTGTTTCGGCACCCAAGACAGGCGTGTGATCACCAGGCCAGGACAAACAAAGTACCTGACCCTCAAGTTCTTCAAGAAGAGGATTCGCATTCCTATTGGATATCGCCAAGAGTTGGCAAATGTGTACTACATGCCATGTGGATGCCGTTCGGACAACCTCAACCAATGCCCCATCCCACCGCCAGAACCCAAGAAGAAGAAAAAGAAGGGGCTAGTAACGATAAAGAAAAAGAAGCCGAAGAAGAAGGAACGCAAACACCCTGGCCCCCCTAAGGTGAACTTCTATGTCGCGTACCGCATCAACCTCAACCATCCCAGTTGCAAGCCTTACTTCTCTCCCGATTCTTCCCACGAACTCTCGTTGAACATTCTGCCATCCAATTGGGACATGTACGCAGGCTGCAAGTACAACCTGATATCTAACAACCGACAGTACTTCTTGAAGCTTGAAACAGCTTATGTCCCCATTCCTGGCACGAAGAAGACGACCAAAGGAAAGAAACAGATCGGCAAGAAGAGGAAGCCAGCCCAAGAGACGCAATTGTACACTATGGGCGGGCGCATGGGATTGTATCGGAACAATGGCGAGAACCTCGTAGAACTTTGTGCAAAGGGCCAGAAGCCGAAGCGGGCATCACTCATATACCAAGGAACACACAAGGGCTCTCCACGTCGCCTTGTGTTGGAAGGGGGCGTCCTCACCATATATGCAGCCGTAGACAAACAGTCAACGGACGACTCCGTAGCATGGACGATGCGCGTTGCCAACGAAGGAGCAGAGGAACCACTCGCTTTGGTCGTCTTGGACAATGGACAAATGGATGTCTTTGACAAAAACAACAAGTCGGTGGTATCCGACGAGTTCCGCAGGTTCTTGGAAAAAGGCATGAACGATCAAAAGCGCGACTTGGGAGTCTCCGACTACGACGAAGAGTACGACCCCGCGAAAGACTATGCACGCCGTCTACAACATCTGATTGATTGGTTGCGGGCTAGGCGTCTCTTGTTTGACTATGTTGCAAATGTAGCGGATCTGAAGAGTCACACGGTACGTCGTTTGACGGGTGGAGATCTGGGTGTTTACATTCCATATGATCCAACCGCAAACTATGCAAAACGAGTGGACGCTTTGATCAAATTCTTGAGAGAGAATGGATATCCCGACATCCAAGCACCAAGTACCACACTGAAAACCGTGCGAGAGGTTCCCAAGAGGAGGCGTGATCCCCAGCCCATGGACGAAGAAGAACGTCAGCTTCTAAAGGCGGCGGAGAAGCGCCCAAAGACCAAGGGAAAGCAAAAGGAAGTGGTATTGCCAGATTATGACTATGATGCCGACTTCAAGACACGCCTTGAGGAGTTGATGAGGATTGTTCAATCCAATGGATAAAAATCAAATGTTCCTGCTGGGGCTCGAACCCAGGACCTCTCCGTCGCAAGCAAATGTGCGTAGACCTGCTGCCTATAAGCAGAGCGCTGCTAACCAACTGAGCTACAGGAACTTGGTGCCCCCTGCGTGAATCGAACACGCGACCCCTGCATTACAAGTGCAGTGCTCTACCAACTGAGCTAAAAGGGCATGAATGTATAAAGCGAATTGTTTTTAAGTGGTTTTGCCTACATAAGGCAATACACGGCCAGGATAAGAACAACCCTAATGTCCGTGGTCGGGTATGGTTGTCCATCATGTGTCAATAGGCCCACGTGGAACCTCTTCATCCGTGGCTCCACGGGGCGCATCAAGTAAACGTATGGGTCCTTGAATGGATCTCCTGTCACCGCAGGGTACATATCGGTACCAGGTCCGATACGTCCAAACAATGCAACACTGGTATCGTTGGCGACAATTGTACTTATATAGCCGTTGAGATACAGGTATGCAGGCTCCAAATGGACTGTTTTATCATTTGACAAATAGAATTCGGTGCGCATGGTGCGAATTGCAGCTACATCTCGCAACGTCTCTTGAAGCTTGACGACAAAGTTAGTAGCGTCAGGGTACGCTGTCTTGTCACGATGCTCCGAATCAATGATCATATTGAAGATTCGGTATCGGCTGGGCACATACCTGTCCATGGTCAGATTCGCCGTTTCGTCTGCGTCCTCGGCACTCAAGGCGATCGTGTTTTTCCGTCGCAACCTGCGCTTCTCCTTCTCCACCCTTTCCTTTTGAACATGTGCAATAACCTTGTTTTCGTTCTCGTTCTCTTGTTGCAGATACTTCAGGTACCTGGCTTGCATCTCCAAAGCATACTTCCTTTGTGTGTCCATCTCTACAGATACGCTGATATAAACAATGATAGATATGGTAATGCACGCATCCTATGATTCTATCCATTGAATCCATACATTCCTTGCGTGCCGATTACATCGCCAAGTGTATCCTTTCATGGGTCGGGCTATCATCGTTCACATTGTTGATCATCGTACAACATGGTCATCGCGACAACCCTTTCTTTCGCCTGGGGCCAAATGAGACACTCCATCTTTTTGGATTAGCGATTGATACATGGAGCAAATACATGTTGGTCATCTTCTATACCATGATAAGCACCATCGTCCGAACATTCCAGCAAGAAGTCCTCAATCCTTGGATCATTCAAAACATTCAGAATGATGCCGCAAAAACAGAATACACCACCACGCATGCTTATGAGATTGTGATCATTGACATTGTATACCGTTGGTTTGACTGGTTCATGTATATGAACATCTTGTTAGCTCAGGTGGATATGATGGTGGTAGAGATCCTCGGCAATGTAGCTACAGCTTTGTACACAACAAGCATGTATATGAAAAATCAACAGACATCATCACTTTAGCTGCATGTTGATTGTTTTGCGGAGGGCTTCTTCCGACTTGCTGTTCTTGTCAAACAAGGATCCACGGTCCCCCGCACGGAACAGGAACTTGATGAACAAGAAACGAATGTACAAGAAGATTGCAGTCCCGACAACTAGTACAAACACGATCGTAAGGGTGTTTTTACTCAATTGCATCCTTATACTTAGACGATATAAGAGTAACCGTACATGGAGGGATATCAAATGAAGGTTGATGTGCGTAGTGAGAAAGTTTGGTTGAATTCGTTGCAAAACACGCACACGGTAGATCTCAACCGTTTGATTGATGCGGGGCATGACATCGTAGATACACGCCTAGACTTGCCCAAAGAGGTCAAAGAGCTCAGACTACTCATTGGTGGGCAAGCTGTTGCGGTGTTCAACCATGATAACATCCAAGACCTGAGGAACTTTCCCATATATCTTTCGAAAGCTAGGTACCATAACGCATGCATACAGTTGGTATATGATCCAGACTATCTTATGCAATATGAACGGTTCTCGATGGTGGATGAGGTGATGGAAGAGGAAAGGTATGGTGAATACGTAGAGATTTATGACGGTTGTGATTATCACACAGGACGCATCGTGGAAAGAGTACAGGTCCCAACTGGCAACAAGATCAAAAAGGTTATTGGTGCGGTTGTCATAGAGACACCAACCATGACATTTGAGGTACGTGCTGCAAGCAACAACGATGAAACCTATGTGGAGGTGCCCGTTCGGCTCAAAGTAACCGTTGATAGGTCTTGCAAGGACGACTACATCAAACGATTCAACCTAGAGGTTCTTTCAGAGAACGAACACCAGATCGTCGGCTACGTCACAAATCAGATCAGGTATCAACAAGGCCTTGCTGGTTTGAAGTACTCTTTCTAACTAGCTTAAAGCATCCGCGCATTATTTTTACACTATACTATGAGCATCCAATACTTCGGATTCTGGCCTGCATTCTATCACAACCCAGCGAACACGTTGAAGGTCTTCTTTGAACAGTTGTTTGATGGTATTCCAATCAACAAGCCCATCCACGTACACAGTGTCTTCTCTAACTTCACTGCACACAAGGACCCCAATGCATTCCTTGTTAGCTTTTCAGGTGAAAGCCACAACCATGACCCAAAAGAGTTTGACCTCAGTCTGATCATGAAGCCCGACAACACACAGGAACGGGTTGTGTACCTGCCATTGTTTTCTATCGGGTCATACGAGTATCAGTACTGGGAACGGTACATGTGGCCGCGTGTCATGTGGACGAAGACGCGGTTCTGTGCATTTGTAATCAGCAATGATCGTGTCCCTTTGCGAAACAAGGTGTTCCAGATGTTGTCAAAGTACAAAAAGGTGGATAGTTGTGGGCAAGCATTGAACAATTGTGGATTCTGTGCACCACGCGACAACAACGAGTACTTCCAATTCTTGCGGCAGTACAAGTTCATGATCTGTTTTGAAAACAACAAGAATGGTCATTACATCACCGAGAAGTTGCACAACGCTTGGCTTGGAGGTACCATTCCCATCTATTGGGGATGCACCAACAGCATCCACTGGCTCAACCCCAAAGCCTTCCTGTACCTGGAAGACGAGTCCGACGAGGCAATCCAGCGGTTGGTGGATCGGGTAATAGAGCTAGACCAGGATCCCAACAAGTACCTGGAGATGTACAATCAACCATTGCTTTTGGATCACAAGATCCCACATGATATGCAATTTGACAATATCAAGGCAAAAATCAAAACCGTTGTAGCTCAAACACGGGCCTCCCCACGCTCGTAAGCATCTACGAACCAGGCGGTAGCTTCTTTGATGCCCGTCTCCAGTGGCGTATAAACAACCCCATGAAGAAGGCTTTCCAAATGAGCCGCATCTGCAGTTTTCTTGAATTGACCATTTGGCTTGCTAGTGTCAAAAGATACATTTTCTTTGAATTCCAGAGCTTCTGCAATATAGTTGACAATAGTTGCAATGGAAACTTCCGCATCGGGTGGGCATAGGATCAAGGGGCGCGAGATATCTTGGTAGTTCGTGAATGCCCAAAGGACAAGACGGGCGACGTCATGACTGTGGATGAACTGGCGTAGTGGCGACCCATCCCCACCGACAACGAAGGGGGTGTTGTTTTTCTTTGCTAGGTAGCACTTGTGAATCAGCGCAGGTACTACATGGGCATCCTCAAGATGGAAGTTATCGTGGGGACCGTAGATGTTGGTTGGGACCACACAGAAGTAGCGCCGACCGTATTGTTTTTGGTAGGCCCTGCATTGTACTTCCTGCATACGCTTTGCAAGAGCGTAACCTTCGTTGCTGGGGTGCGGAGGGCCTTCATGGAGCATGTCCGATGTGATGGGGTACGCAGGAGGCTTGTCGGGGAAGATGCAAGTTGACAAGAAGCAGAGCACATGGTTGATGTTGTGTTTATGGGCTACCTTGAGAATGTTTGTGTTCATAATCAGGTTGTCCTCCAGCATCTGAACGGGATAGTTCATGTTCTTGAAAAGACCACCTACGTTTGCAGCAAGGTGGATCACACCATCCAGGGGAGCATGCTTCTGGATAAGAAGGTCAACATCTTCCTCTTTGCGAAGATCCCCGTCCGACGAAGACGCTAGGATCAACTGTAGCTCGGGGAATGAGTCGGCAACGGCTTCAATGCCTTTGCCAACGAGACCAGACCCGCCTGTAACAAGAACGCGCATTCACGTGTAAAGAAATATAAGGATTCACCCTTAAATAATTATAGTTGGAAACATGCCATGTGCAATCATTACAGGTGTCGGTGGACAGGATGGATCCTACCTATCCGAGTTCTTGCTTGAAAAGGGGTACCACGTGTTCGGTATGGTCCGCCGTCATTCCACGATGATCACATTGGATCGCCTCAAAGAGGCACGGAAACATCCGAATTTCCAAATCATGTACGGTGATGTGACCGACATTACCTCTATCTTCCAGCTGATCAAGTGTGCTATGAATGACCCCGCTTATGAAGAAGGGCCGTTGGAGGTCTACAACCTTGCTGCACAGAGCCATGTTAAGGTCTCATTTGAGACTCCTATGTACACATCGAATGCAGACGCTCTGGGTGTCCTCAATCTGCTCTCGGCGATTGTAACACTTGACCTCACTAAGAAAGTACGCTTTTATCAAGCCTCTACTAGTGAGCTCTATGGAAGCAGTGCGCCACCACAACGTGAGGATACCCCTTTCCATCCTCGGTCACCTTATGCCATTGCCAAGCTGTATGCATATTGGATGGTGCGGAACTACAGAGAGGCATATGGCATGTATGCGGTCAATGGCATCCTCTTCAACCATGAATCGGAACGCCGCGGGGAGACCTTTGTGTCGCGAAAGATCACACGAGCCGTAGCGCAATACATCCTGCAGAATGACGCCATCCTCACACTAGGAAACATCCACGCCCTACGAGATTGGGGACACGCCGCCGACTACGTACAAGCTATGTGGAAGATGCTACAACATGATGTGCCTGAAGACTTTGTAATTGCTACAGGAGAATGTCACACCGTAAAAGAGTTTGTGGAGGCTGCGTTCAAGGTAATCGGTACAAAGATCCGTTGGGAAGGCAGTGGCGAAGACGAAAAGGGTTATGATAACGACACAGGTGCACTATTGGTCCGTATAGACCCAAAGTACTACCGTCTTACCGAGGTCAATCACTTGCAAGGTGATCCATCAAAAGCAAGGGAAAAACTTGGTTGGGTTCCGCAAACAAGGTTCCAGGATCTGGTTTATCGCATGGTGCAACACGACATTCAAACAATCGTTTTGTAGTTTTTGTAATCGGTCATATCATGGTAAAGTGGCCAAATGTGCTTGACATTCATAGGATACATCAGGATGCCTGGATTGAGCATCCGTTCTAGTGCAAGGAACATACCGTGGCAGCGCTCCAACAGCTCCGATTGGCTGACATTGCTTGGGTACGTAGGATGAATAGATTCAAGGTAATCAACGTACTCACAAATCCAAGACATCATCTTCTCAAACATCCGCACTGGGATCACGAAGGTATGAACAAGAGGAACCTTGTGGCAATGTTCGTTCCTTGCAATCTCCTGAAGGGTGATGTTGGTCCCAAAGTGCTTGTTGTAGTGTTCTAGCGCAGACCCTGGGTAGGGATGCATGAGACCCTGGGCCCAATGTGCGGATTGATAGATGTGCTCGGTCTGTTCATGGAAGATGACTTCTTGCCCCTTGCTTCCAAGATCCCGAATCTCTTGAAAGAAGTTGCTACCAACCTTCATATCATACTGGATGAACCCAATGTAATCTAGATCCTTGTAGCTACCTGTTTTAAAGATGTGGTACATGCATGTTGTTTGACAGTACCCATGTTGTTGCAGTTTAGGGTTGTAATAAGGCAGGTTGTATTCGTACTCAATGTTGTATGGTAGGGATGAATCGTACAGCTTTTCATACTTTTCATTTACACCAAACATTACAAGGTTTGGGAACTCCTCCTTGGGAAGTTCCTCGTATAGCTGGGAGAACAGCTTGTTGTGCCAAATGTTGTATACACGGACACGCATCGTAACTTCACTACATGGAATGGTCTTAAATCAAATCAGTGAATCTTGTACTCCTTGACGGCATACTCATATGTCAATGTAGCTACAAATTCGGAGGCATTCTTGGCGATCTGCATGCACTTATCATCGTTGTACTGGCACCACTTGAAAATCCGAGGGAGATCATACAAACTATCCACAGGAATGTAGCTCTTATAGGGCTGGAGATTAGGATAGTACCATTGCTCCCAATGACTCTTGGTCTTCAATACCACAGAGTTGCTGGAAAGTTTCCAATACAATGCACTCCAAGCGTTCACCATCCCATCAATATCAAGGATGTACTTGTTCTGCAACTGCCACGAAATAGGCGCATGATCAAAGGATGCGTCTAGGTACGGCGAAAGAACTGGAGAACGTGACAACTGCACAGCTACGTGGCGCGGATGCATCTTCCCTTGGCCGTGATTGTTCCAAAGGTATCCTTCGTTCACATTGGGTGACCCCCGCCAAATGATGTTGTTCTTCTTTTGATGCCAAGGAATGTCATGTGCTTTCACTTGGTCTGTAAAACTAGAAAAGCAGTTCCTATGGATAAACTCGGAATCAGGAATAAGTAGGGCATTCCTATCATCCACGTGTCGGTTGTATGTTAGAACCTTGCACGGTAGCTCGGGGTAGACCGCAAAGTTATCTTCCAAGTGACGGAATCGCGGTTCTCCAGCATTCCCCTTCCCAAGGTACTTGTACTTTTGCACGTCGTTCCAAGAGACATAATGGCGCTCCTCCCCGATAGCGGGTTCCGTGTATTCTCGCCAACCATCATACAAGCAAAGGAAGAAGTTGCCACCAAAGTCTTCATGGTGTGCAGCATAGTCCTTCAGGTACTTCAGAGTGGGCGTCCACCGATCCCATCGGCTGTAACACAGGTTGTCTTTCGGAGGCACTTCACACGTAACTAGTCCATCCCGAATCTCTACATATCCCAGCTCTTGGATCTCCTCTAGAACCGTTGTGACTTCAATATCCATACTTTTGATGATCCAAAAAGCTCTTATATAAAGGTTGTATCATGATATTGTATCAAATGGTTCGGAATGTATATGTATTGTGCACACACTTTTATGATGAGAATGTCCTAAAAAATATCGAACAGATGAAACATGATTTGGGTCAAGATTGTGTCTATGTGATGTTTGATGACACTCGCCGTCCTTCGGAAGGGGTGCGCTATGGCAACAAGGTGTATAGCCCTTGCACGTTGCTAGTCAATGACGAGGAATGCAAGAGTATCAACAAGTTGTATGAACGGCCTAGCCACGAAACAGAAACCAGATTTATTGCTGCCTACCAGATGATCCAACAAGAGTACGATTATTTATGGTTCATTGAGTATGATGTCCGTTGCTATGGTAGCTACAAGGAGGCGCTAGGCAAATGCGATCATATGGATCATGACTTCTTGAGCAATGAACTTCAGAGTGTGTTTGAGGTACCATACTGGCATTATTGGGATACTTGGAAAACGGAAATCCCCAAAGAGCATCTATGGAGGTGCTTCTTCCCCGTCAATCGTTTTACAAAGAGGGCGTTGGCCATTCTATGTCAAGAAACGGGAAAGATACAAGCATTCTGTGAAACATACACCCCTACTATCCTAAGCATGCATGGAATGAAAATGGCAAGCTTTCCGACGGACATGAATGGAATCATGAGGTGGGAAGAGATTCCACACAACATTTATGAACATATGCCGAAAGAACGCAACAAGCTGTACCATCCTATCAAGGTACGTTCCCAAACACCTTGGTACACCAACTAGTTGTGGACATGTTGTTCAAAGGTCTCTATACTTGCATAAATGTTTCGCAACAAGGTAGAATACAACTTGAGGTCACTCTTGTTTTTGATTTGCATTAGTTTTTGAATGATGTACTGGAAGTGTATCTCTTCATCTTCTTTCTTTACAGGTGACTCTAAGTATCGGCCACCAAGATCAATACAACTGTTGTATATCATGTGTCCAATGGCATGGTTCTTGTCTCGTACAAGCCACGAATCCTTTTGACGAACGGACAACTGATCCCGCTTGCGGCTTTTGATACGGACGTTATGATTCTCTGGCACTTCAGGATCTAGATGAATCTTTTCAATGTATTGTTGTACACCATCGCTACCTATGTTCCGAAGGCATGCATCTAGAAACTCTGGCGTTACATGAGACTTGTTCTCACTACCAAAGTTGTTGATTTGTATGTTCATAGTAATATTGTTATTGTTGTTTGTTTGGTTTATGGTATTTGCATTATTAATAGTTTGGGCTTGCTGGGAAGGAACTGCCAATTGTGTATTGCCAGTTTGCTCCGCTACCACAATAGCTTGTTCATTGCAGGTAGCTACATGTCGGCTTTTGGCATACCTAGAACTACATATTTTGTTACATTTAGGACACTGAAATGGGTCAACAATGTCTTTACACACTGCACTATGCCTTTTTAGGGACGATATTCTACAGAATGTCTTGTAACAATGTTCACACTTGTAAGTTTCATTACCAGTATCGTCAGTGATAATATCTTGTGGAACCGCAACATTTTGTGCTTCCACCGCAACAAATTGTGCTTCGGGCGCAACAAATTGTGCTTCAACCGCAACATTTTGTGCTTCGAGCGCAACAAATTGTGCATCAAGGCAAACATTTTGTGCTTCATTGATCACTGGGCAAAACTGCTGCATGTGCCGTCTGCAATTGTACTTGTTGCTGAATTTCGTGCTACAACCTGTACAAACAGTCTCGTCTATGTTTTGCGGTGGAGACTCATTCTCATGCCGTTTCATGTGTCTTGTGAGGTTGCTTTTGTAGGATGTGCAATAGTCGCATCTTGGGCAAGATAATTTTATCATTGTATGATAAACTATTGATCACTATACTTAAATGCAGATAAAAATTTGTGATAATTTGACGATTATCCTTACTGCTGATCACTTGTGATAGAAAAATGATGAGGGGGGGGGTGCCGAGTACCTTGGAAGCCTTCAAAAAAAGGGCAAAAAAAGTCCATTGTAAAATCTAGTTACTGGGGGTTAAGGAATCTATAGGATCTTGAAAATAGGAAGGGGATGGCATACGTTTACGTTAACCTGAAGGGACGGCGTGGAAACCAGATGTTCCAATACTGGGTTGCGCGCTATATTGCCGATGTTCTTGGTTGGCCGTTGCATGTCTTTGTATCCGAGGGAAGGTTGTACATCGAACCAGACTACTACCCCAACATGAGGTGCCCTGAGTTGACACACCGCTTTGCATACGACCGTATGGACTGTGCCAATGGAGATGAACACACGTTTGACGTAGAGCGGGTCATTGCCCAACACAAACATGACAAAACACCTGTAATCATTGACAAGTATCTAGAAAACTCGCAACTTGTGCGCGGAAAAGAGGCGTACGTCAAGAAGCTGTACGAAAGATATCCATCACCCTCAAAGAAAGAACGGGTCGTAGTGCATATGCGTCTCGGCGACCTTGTGGCATACTACATACATGACCACAGCCGCTACATAGACTTTGCTAAAATGGTGGTCCAAATGCACCCCAACATGCCCGTTCTCATTGTAGCAGAAGAGCCACACAACCAATACACGCGCGAAATGATGGAGCAGCTGAAAGAGGTATCACCCGATGTTTCCATCAAAACTGCCAAAAACGATATCCAAAACGACTTTGATGATATTGCATCATCGTCTGTAATCATTGCTAGTAACAGCACATTCACTTGGTGGGCGGCTTTCCTGAACCCATTTGAACCAAATGTGTACATTGGCGTATCAAGTGCACAATTCTCCTCGGGAAACAGGAACAAGCACCTGTTTTTCGAGGACAGATTGGAGGGGTGGCAAGTATACGATATGGAAAGTCGTTCGTGGGTTTGACAAATACTTGTGTCAATTAACTAGAGCATGGCAACCTTACTGGACCCAATTTTTCATGACTACACCAAATTCTTGATCCAAAAGGCGATCGGTGGGTACGTTGGATTCTTACAACCTAAGCAATATATGGAGATACGCTACATTGACACGACCAACTTTGACATGTCCGTTTGGATTAGCAACATGAGGATACATGATGGCAGCAGCCCTACCACGTTTACTTTAGATGTCTTGTTGCGTGATTACAAGGTTATCAAGCTATGGAGTGCCACTACCCACGCTATTGGCAAGGACATCACCAACGGGTTCACGATTCCCAAGCAAGTGTTTGATCTTGGGAGCTACAAACTAATACAAGATATCCGTGTGACGGCTTCTAATGATACTGCTCCCGATAACCACGAGTTTTTCATGTGGGAACCCACACAGTTCATATCTGTGTCCTAACACTGGGATGCACGTGGGTTCCGCACAAGGGATGGTTGCATCAGTTGAAACCCAAAGTCACGCGACCAGTCTGCATTGAAACACACCACCCTGTTCAAGAAGGACTTTTTCTCGTCTAGACCCAAGAGTGACGCTTGGCTAGGCGAGAGACTTCGCAAGTAGCGGTAAAGAACTGATGCTATGAACGACATCATGATGACACGATACGTCATAGACTCGTGTGTGTTTGCCCGTGTCAGTTTATTGGGATCTACAACATAGCACGAATGGACCACGCTTGCTAGTCCTTCCGTATCCAGAGGTTTTCCGTGTTGTACCCATTTGTACAGGAAGAAAAGGCTATTCAGGTAGCAGTACTCGGCATCCATCATGTACTGCGGGCAGTGGTACTCCTCTTCATTCTTTCGCAAACAATGATCCGATAGGTTGATGAAGTCAATATCTACGTCAAACCTGCGGGACTGGAATGCCATCGCTGCGTAATCATAGTTGGAAAAGTAGATTGAACCATCCTTTCTCTGTTTTTTGCGCTGGTATGCAATGGGGTCGTAGTATGCAAATTTGTATGTTTCCCCAACCCGCCATGTGATAAATGCAACGCCATGGTACATGCCCATGTGTTTGTTCTCTAGGATGCAGATACCTACCATAGGCTCCTTTCCTACATTCTCCAGAATGTCTTCCAGGGATGGGCGTCCAGTAGTGAGAGACGGTGTGAATTCAAAGTCGTCCTCTTCCAAGCTGCTATATTGCACATAGTACCAAGGATATACAAGGGTATCTTGCTTCAAAAGGCGTGCAATAGACGGTATTTTGTAGATAGACGGCCGCGGCACAATGCCCGTAACAATATCACTGAAGATGCCAAAGCTCTTCTTGTCAGCTATCTTGCTGTAGGTGATGCGACCTTTGGAGTCCTCATGTGCGTTCAGTTGGTTGTGTGCTTGTAGCTTCTGAAGGATGTCCGATTGGTTCAAAAAGGTGTACAACCACTTTTCCCACTTGCTCCAGGTGCGCGCCATTCTACCATTCTGTGGATACATTATTAAGACCAATATTCCGACTTGCGTCCCTTCCAGTTCACGCCTTGCACACCGAGATGGTAAACTGGATGATAGTCACTCAGGAATACCCGCTTCTTAAACTGGTTCAGGAAGGTCATGTCACATACAGAGCAATCTTTTGAGGTCTCGGGATAGTACCTGCTTTTGTTGAAGTACAGTTGGAAGTATCCTGCGAACGGATAATAGTACAAGGTACCATTGGCACGCTTGTTGAAGTCGTGCTTTGTTGCAAAGTCAATGCGGTGCATGCCATAGATCGTGTCCTTATCGGGGGTCAATTTCGCAATTTGCAAGAGCGAAAGGAACTCTTTAGGGAGCACAATATCCGCATCAAGCAACAAGATCCATTTTGTTGGGTACTTCTTGTGGAGTATGGTCTGGAGCTCGTGGATCATAGCACCCTTGTTGAAAACCTCGTTGTTCTTGTTCACTAGGTTTGTGATGTGACAATGTACATTCTTGTATTGCTTGCACAGGTCTTGTGTTGCATTGTCTTGTTTTGTTGTGATTACGTAGATGTGCTTAAAGAACTTGGCATTCTTACGCAATGCTATCTTCAGTTTATCAGCATAGTTGATACACAGTACGATGACAACTACATCATTTGTTGGTTTAGCTAGCGCGGGAGCATCCTTGCTACAGTAATGCTGCAAGAAGTAGGAGGTTCGTTGCTCATCCAGTTTCCTAACCCTCTCTTCTAATTCATCTATGCGCTTGGTGAGCCTGATATACTCCAAGCTCATATCTACTTCTTGTTCAGCAATTTTACAATGCACACTACGGCAACAATACCAACAATGTAGATGTACGAAAAGCTTGCATAATACACACACTTCTTCCACATTGCTTTCAAGTGGAAGCGTAAGAGTTTTTCCTCGTGACTAGGTGAAACTGTGTATCCAAGGCCTCGTAATATGTTTTCCATCCGTGAGTTTGCATTGCCATGTAAGATAAACGGCCGTGTCCCATTGAATAAAAGCTCTTGTGAAGATGTTATCTCAATACCTTTGCGATGCACTTGTTGCAAAGGAGATGATATGGTTAGAAAGAATTTGCTATCTTTGTCAACATACAAATCGTTTGGTTTTTGCTGACAGTACTTGGTAAATGCAACCTGGTCATCGCGGTGGTATGGGATGTTTTCCAAGATGCGAGATAAAGATCCAGCCCTAGCTACGTATGTACCTGCATTCAATAGCATACCATTGCATGTACCAAACATAAACAATGGGAATATGCTCAATACAGGATGTTGCAAATTCTCCGCACCAATAATCATGGATATACCCTTGGTTTTCTCCAATTCAGCAAGTGCATCTGCCAAGGGTTCCAATGGACGGAGAAGCACCGTGTCATATGCATCAATCATACATATGATCTCATTTGGGTCTTGAGATTGCACAAAATCCTTTATCAATTTCAGTCTCCAATCAAAACCCTGCCACTTCTCACCCAAGCCCAGCACGTGCAGTTTGGTGTTGTGTCGCTTGCATGATTCATACAAGTATGGCATGTAGCCAACTTCATCCGTCGCAACTGTAACCAATTTCATAATCTGATCTCAGAATAGAAAAATATGCAAGCAATTCTGTTACAGTACTTTGTTGCCATTGTGTTTATAAGTGCTGGAATAGTCCGTCTCTTATTGCCACAAGAAAACCATGCAGAACAGCAACGTTTGTACAAGGAACTGTCAACGGCGCACTATGTTGTTGCCATTGCCGAGTGCATTCTTGGTGTCATGTTACTGACATCGCGTTTCGCAAGGTTGGGTCTGGTTTTGGCAACGATAGGGGTGGTTGTATTCACCATCCTTGTCGTCATACGCACGCCACACCTGTTGATAGACACGTGGAAGGACATTTTCACATATCAGAGCACGTGTTCTTCTGTCCTAATGCATGTGTGCCTTATTGTCATGTGTCTCGCCCTAATTATGTAGCGTGCAAGCATGACAATAATGGGTCAAGGAGCCCAGACCCCAATGGAATACGTACTTCTCTGGCCGCTTCTTGCTTAGGAGTGCAGTTGTCTTAGGCATGGGGAGCTTTAGACGTGTGTTGTAATGGTGCAATGCGATCTCCCACCCACAAGGCAAGAACCAAGGCTCTTTGATTTGTTCTTTGGTGATGCCATGAGACAGATTCCCCAGCAAGAGATCCGCATGAAACTCCATCGCTTTGTGCATCAGGCAGTTGTCTTCCATAAACAGGTCTACGCCATGGTGATATGCAAGCTCGGGTATCTGAATGAGGCTGCCAAGACCAAACTGTGCATGCACTAGGTCCCGCAAGGTCTCTTTGGTTTGACCCGTCGGCATTACATAGTCCTTAAGTATACGCCGATACTCTTTGATCGCCCAATCAAATTCGGCCTTGTCGTTGCGGAAGATCGCGATCTGCATACGCGCCTCGCAAATGGTCGTTTGCCAGTTGTTGGTCCAACCCAAGGGTGCCTTCAGATTCGGTAGGATGATTTTGTCCAAGAACTTTTGGAAAGGCACGTCTATCTTCGGTCCCCACAGTGGGCACGAGTGCTTGAGGATCTCCGCCGCACGGACCATGCTACAGCCTCCCCATCCACACTCCAATGGTGCATTGGATCCAGTGAAGATGCGGCAAGTTGTTGACCATGCCATTAAGATCTTGATAGCATTATCTGCGTACGTGTTGTTTCCAGTGGCAAGGTACATGACAACTTGCTGGACGCACTGCTCTCCATCCTTTGTAAACTCCTTGTGACCCGCTCCCGCCCCGTAAGCCGCAATGTTCACGTTCTCTATAGGTGATGGTTGATAGTTTACAGGGGTGTCCTTTTGCAAACTTTCTAGGCATGACTTCCATGGCTCTGGGAACGGCTTGCCATGAAACGACTTCAACTTGTTGATAACCTCCTTGTTGACTAGTGCGCAAGGGTGACAAAACTGAAACGGAGCGGCATTGCTCATAAAGGAAAGGGACATTTTATTGTTGAATGAGGCTATCAATCATCTCCTCCACTCCATCCACCCCATCCATCTCATAAGCCGCACTAATGTAAAGCACGGTCTGCTCACGTTCGGACTGCCTGAGCAAAGTCTCTAGCTTGCTGGCATACTCTTCATCTAGTTCCTCCATAATCTCATGAACGTGATCATAGTCAGTGCGTGACACTTGGCTAGGACGGGGGCGCGTGCTGTTGCGGACAAAGCGTGCGGTAGGAGGTGAACGCACTGGGAGGTAAAGGTACAATGACTCGGGCTTCATTTCAAAGAAGCTCTTCGGTTGGCCAAAGATGTTTTGTTCCTTTGCAAGACCTGTGCGCTTATCACGGAAGACTTGCATGTAGAAAGACTTCGCGGATGGCAATGCAAACAGGTAGATGAAGTCCACGGTTTGGCCATATAGGGTTCCTTCCATACAATCCTTGTACAATGTGTCCAACAAAGCGGTGCCAATACCAGCGTACGAGTTGTCGGTGCTCTTGCGGGAAGCAAGGAACACCACCTCCGCCTTCTCGCGGGTAGCATGTACCGTCATCCACCCACAAATGTTGGGACGGTCGCGCATGATGTGTTCCAAGGTCAACTCTTCCCGCGCTCGGAGACCATGAGGCCGAGTGATGGCAACATACATGAAGATGTTCTCGGTACACCCATGACGCCAAGGGTGGATGGTGTTGAAGTGGTCCACTTGTGCTTCTGCGGCACCTTGCAAGTGGTTGGCGATTTCCTTTTGTTCCTTGTTTCGGCAATCCAAACGGACGATGTAGCACATCATCTTGGAAACCGCGGTTTTCACAGGAGAGATAGGCATCTATTATAGGGGTATATTTCTGATTATGGACTTTCTTATCAAGGTGCCACAACTCTTGCACATTCGTCGCTTTGTCTGAGTGCGAGACCACGACTGGACTTTGCCACAAGAACACGTTGAATGGTACTTGTACGGAGTGCCATGCCACGTTTTGTTGCACACCGATCCATCACAACCAATATCAAGTGCGACCTTGCGCCATTCGGGACCATGGTCAGCTTCATATCCAGCCAGTGCATGCGCAATTTCGTGAAGAATGGTGTTACGGATGTCTTCTATTGGCACCGTTGGGTCGCGGACATACAACCTGGATAGGCGGATTGTCTTGGTATGATATTGGCATATCCCACATAGCGTATGTGTATAGTTCCATGCGAACTTCCAACCTTGGGCAAGGAGCCCATGCTTGTCCATAAGCTCGTTAGCGACATGTTGGGTGTTCTTGTAGCGCTTCATGGCAGAAAACGTGGCAAAAACAAGGGCGATAAGTATTCTCTTATGAACGACGTTTTCCACCCATAAGTCCGACACCAGCTTCGACATTGAATGTCGCCGTGACCAACTTACGATACAGTTCGTCCTTGGATCGGACATTCCGTGGCAATTTGATTTGGTAGAAGCATGTGCTAGACTTGGGTAAGGGGTTGTCGATAAACATGACTTGGTATCCGCGAGTAGTGTCCAGCTTGCGCAACGACGACCAGAAGAACATTAGCTTTCCAAGGAAGTCCTCATATAGTTTCACTCGTACTTCGGCGGAAATGTCTTCGGGCTGGTTGAGCTCCTCAAGTGGTAGGGTAGCACCCCTGTCACGCAAGATTTCCATGAACCAGTTAAGCACGCGTCGTTCTTGGTCACCACGCGCCATGTGTGATATACGTGTGGGTGTAGCTGCTAACCAGGCCGCAAAGGTCTCTAATGTGATGGGCACGCCCACCAGCAACTTGTCTAGTTGAGGAAGGGTTGCATTGGCACGGCGCAAACGGTTACGGATATAGAATCCATCCACCAATGCCCGCAAACGCAGGGATATATCAGAACCGCCTGGGTGGCATGTGTGGGTCAGTTGGTGTTTGGCACGCAAGCGTAGGTACTTCACAAAGTTGGTAGCGTTCAGTTCCTCGTTCTCGGCAGCGGGCACAAGCGGGAAGTCGTCATTAAACTCAATTCCAGTGTATTCGATGGAGTCTGGGTTCCGCAACAGGTTGAGCATAGATGTTCCAGTTTGAGGCATGTCCAACAAGAAGTAGATGACATACTCATCCGCATCTATCTCAGAGTCCTTGTATAGCATCTTAGCTAACAGTCCACGGTTCAGGGGCATATCTACAGGAATGTCATTGCGCGCACAAAAGGCCAGGAACTCTCCAATAATGGTATACAATGTATGAACGTCTTCCTCACTTCCCACATTGTATCCCATGCTACGTATGTCGGAAACTGACAGTTTATCGTTGATAGTGTACCTTGTACCACCCTCTTCGCACGTCACAAAGAACTTATCGGACTTCAAGTCGTTGAGTATGTTTTGTATAGCAGTCCGTGTAACACCCTCACCAACACCTTCTTGGCCGCTCAATCCTACGTGCATGTTTTTTACAAGACCACGGAATGCATTGTCGCGCACGGGGCGCCGTGTTGTGCTTGCCGTCAAGCCATTGAACACTGTGGTAAACGTCTTTGTAGGTGACATGCCATTCAAACTCAAGTTAATCGGCGAAGATGGTTGCAAGATGCGTGCTCGCAACTCGGCAAGGTGATTGTTGGCACACTCCTTTGACAACTCGTTGCACATGGACTTCAAGCGTTTGATGAGTGTTTCAAAGGATGGGTCTATGCCTAGCAATAGGCTTTGGCATGAAGTAGCAACAGCTTCTTCGGGCAATGTGCGAATGGTTGGTTTGACTACATTGGGAGTAGCGGACTTTTGCTCCCACAACTCTACATCTGCAAGTAGCTTCCCGTGTTGGGTAGGACTCATGTGTGGACGCAATTCTTCTAGTTCCTGGCGGGTGAAAGGAGGGCGGCGAGGAACATGGTTGAGAGGTGCAGGGGCGGGAGCAGGAGCTAGAGTTGTACGACGTACATGACCGTACAGGCGCATATATTCCATACTACCTAGTATACTACTGCATTGTGCGCGGATTATCGATGCTTCTGCTGAAGTGGGAGAAATTGGACGAAGAGTAAGAGGACTGTGAATCTCAGGTGTATTGTTACGTGTGGCATTCCCCAACTCGGTTACAAACTGGCTGCATTCTTGTAGGGATAATATCCTTGGTGGTGCATAATTAGGCATAGGGTCCCCATTTTCACCTGCATAGTGATAAATTCGTACCCATGGCATACCAAAAGCGGCTGTTGCTGCGTTCAAGAACCCCTCTGCAATTCGTCCACGCGGGGAAATACGACGGTTTGAAAAAGGTACACGAACAGATATGCCTTCCCAAAGTCCAACACCAATGTCGTATACAATACGGGCCGTATCTGGTGCATTGTAGGTTACATTATTGTATTCAAAGGTTTGTGGACCCTGGTTTACAGGGTGCGTTTCATCACAGCGTGTAGTCAACGTCCGAGCAGTTGGACCGTTGGGGTCAATCCGACGGCGGGTCAAAGGGTTAACTTGGGGGTTTGCCCGAAACTCATCGCATTCTTCGCGAGTAATCGTTTGCATACGAGCGGCCGTAGTAGCAGACGCCATAGTATTCTACAAGTTACACAACAAAACTAATGCCAAAAGGAGGGGCTTTTGGACTTGAGGGAGGGGATGGACTTGCATAGGAGAATGCGCCTATGCACGCCTGGCGCTCTTGCGGGTAGCGGGCAGACCGACCACCTCATTCAGCCCGCGCTTCTTGGTCTTGCGCACAGGCGCGGGGAGGGGGTCCTCAGTCTCGGTCGCTGAATCCGCCATCTCCGCATCGGCGGCACCGCCTTTCTGGGCCTTCCACTCCTGCCCCAACAGCTTCATGCGGTCGGGGTGGGACATACCAGGGTTCTCATTCCTAACACGATCCATGTTCTCCTTGACGTACAACTGATAACCCTTCAGCGGCTTCTTCTCCAGACCCTCAGGGAACACCTTGTCCCAGGCCTTCCCAGCCTCCTTGCGGAAGCGCGAGCGCGAAATATTACCGAACTCCCGCACGAGCTTCTCCAGTCCCTCCTGAAGGGCCTTGGTCTTGCTACACTCATTGACCCTCAACTTGCGGAACACCGAAGCCAGGGACTGGTCAGGGTATTTCGCAGCCAGCTCCATGAGATCCTTATACATATCCTGGGACGCCATTGTATGTGAATGTGTTTGCTTTATGTGTTTGCTGTGTTTGTGCTGAACATAGGTAGGTGTCCAAACTCATTTTTCTGCACATTGCACTGCCTTGTTGTGCACGTTGGCAAAAGATTACGTAATCCTTCTGGGGTGTTGGGTCGGGCTGGCGGGATAGGGTACTTGATGTTGTCAAGATACCATGGAGGGACTTTGACTTGGCATTGGTCCTTCGTCAACTGGGACAATCGGATAGCGACGGCGTCCAAAAGATCGTCGATGTGTACCCATTCTCCAGGCGCCATTGGGCGTACGAAGACGGGTAATGAATGCGCAAGAGGTGTTGACATAGGTTACGTAGTTGCGATGGTGTCGCGAACGGGTGGTGGGCTTGGTAGAACAACTCGGCTTCGGTTCCCGCAACGGGTGTGATTGCAGGTAGGTTACGGTTGGTTCTGAGCGGCGAATAGAAAGTAGACATTGTGGTTGTGAGAGCATGTGAATAACAAAGGTTGCCTTAAGTATGCAAATACGAAGAAGCAAATGTCGGAGAATATCGGAATGTCATATGAATATCAAGTTTTCCGCACCAAATGTGTATATATGAAACTGCAAACGGAATTGGGAGGTCCAAACAGCAAACATGGCACGCTTCCAAGACATACCGTTCATGTGCCTGCCCTTCCTGGCGTTGGTGCAATGCACAGTCCTCTCCAAGGAGTGCTGCAAGCTAGCAAAGGAGGCTCTTCATTTGAAGGACCGAGGACAAGGGCTGGTGGAGCACCTCAAAGAGTGCCACATCCTCTTCCGCTTCCCCAAACTCAACAAAGGGTTCAATACCTTGGACATATGGTCTGTATGGAATCACATGGCGAAGGTGACCAAGAGTTCTACGCTGGTCTTCATGCGCTGGAACCCGTTCACCATACATGTATCCACAGAAGTCGACTTCCCCGCTTTTGGGATCCACAGCTCTTCTCAACAGATGGTGTCCGTCCAATTGCCCTACTACAACTGTCGGAAGGTCACCGAGATGTTGCAACCGACATTTGCGTTGGCATGTACGCAGATATCGTACATGATTCATATGCTGATAGGCAGTGACAATCCTAAAGTCTTTACAGACGTCTTTTGGGAAACCTCCCCATTGACGTTTTATGCAGTGGATGTGTCTCGGTGCACAGTGCACATGTATGAAGGCGTGGTTATATCCTTCCAGCAGCCTGGCGCTCACAAGGGTGCCATTGCATCACATACGCGGTGTTCGCGTGCACATGGTATAGATGCTCATATGCATCTGAGTTTCTTTGTGGAACATGTGTAATTTCTTATGGATATATTTCAGATGACAAGTCTTACCGCTCAAGGGGTCCCCGTCACTAGCTACATTGAGGGGCGTGAGTATGAGATGATTGTTCTGCCGCCTGGCACCAGGATGTACCGAAGCATGATTCCTACCGTGACCCCTCAGACCTGGGCCAAGCATTTCAAAGACAAGCATGATCCCTTCCCCTCTTGGTACGGAGATCGGGAAACTGCGGAATATTATGCCCAACGCAAGGGGACTGGACTGGTCATGACGTTTGAAACTATTGCAGAAACACGCTTGCTGTTGCTGAGTAGCTACAAAAACATTGCAAACCTAGAGTGCCATTTGGGAGAGAAGTGCAACCAAGACAAAAAGCAGAAGATGAGTTCCAAAGACTTCTTGAAGGCAGTGCGCATTGCTATGGGAGCAAGCATGACGTGCCGCGAGCAATCACAATTGTTGGAGGACAATGGGTACCATTATCCATTGCGGTGTGAGATACCCCACGTCCCCAATCAGCTCAAGCGGTGCAGTCTTTGTGATGTTGACTTTGAGATGATGATTGGTATCTGCAACTTCTTCCGTAACGCGGGGTGTGCGGGTTACATTGCAGATGAGCTCCCCTCTGGCTATGGAGCAAAGGCACCCGTGTTCCATCAAGAGATTGCATTGTGCTTTGCCCCTCATGTAATACGACCCGTCATCGAAGGCAGTGACTCTGTAATAACTAGTGTAGCGTCCTCCGTGCCCGCACTCATGGCAAAGAAGACCGAACGCTTCTACTCAGCTCTGATTAGAAAGGAGAAGGCGTTTGGCAACATCCTGGAAACCAACACACTTGCGGGCTCCATCATTGAGAAGTTCATGACCCAATTTAACACTATTATGATGCCCGCTAGCTCTCGTGGGAAGTACTTGCATGCGATTGGTGGCGGGTTTGCATGGGCTCATTGGTTAGAACACGCTTCCCCTGCTCCCAAGTTGAGCCCCACAGATGTGAAGCTCATCCAATCAGCACGGACATGGCAGTATTACTACTTCACAAACCAAGAATCAACCTATGGCAACCTCACATGTGACATATTTGACACCATTCAAACCATTCAAAGTACATTGTCACAGCTCAGTCCATTTGAGGCATATGACATTGTGTTGGACACCAAGGGAGTGGAGGTAACAAAGAAGACATGCAAAACATTTGACAATGAGCAGTACTCTATTGGTTTGATCTTGCGCAAGAAGGACAACATGAAGATGGCAACACGGTCAAAGGTAGCAAATGCCCCTCCGCAGAACCCGATTGAGTATGCCCCCTTTGACGGCATGGAGATATTGCGTGTGGATGAGGTATACTTGCCAAAGGTAGATCTGCAGCAATTCCAACGGGCATACACATTACCTTCCCATATGCCCACATTCCAGATGCTGAACCCGTATGGCTTGTGGCTGTTGAGCAAGACCACGCCCAACACGTCCACTTCATGGCTCACACGGTACACTCAAGATGTGTATGTCAACTATCTGCGCCAACAGAAAGCTACCGCTGCTCTTACCGACATGGCGACCTTTTACAACACACTCTTTAAAGCATCCCCTGCTTACAATAGTGACTTGTTCAACTATCTTCAGTTGCTTGCACTCCGCATTGCTGACTCTGGTGTTGATGACATGTTAGATAGTGTGTTTGACCGTTGGGTTATGAAGGTGCTTCGTCCATATATCAACAAGTGCATCATCAACATTGACCGTGACTTGAAGCAAGCTACAAATGGCGCAGCATGCATTATGATTGCGGGCGGAGATGCCATGCGTAGGTACAAGCACAACATTACCGTTACACGCGACATAGATACGAAGATCTACTATCCACGTGATGCACCAAGCTCTATGATAGATACCATTCACAAGATCGTGCAACACCATGTAGCGGGGCTGACAACTTTCTTCATCCGCTCCAAGCATGCATTATTCCCAGGTTGCGATACCAACAGCATGTACTATGGGCCTGTATCTATCCAATACATCTCGTCTAATTCTAAGAACTTGCAATTTAGGTTGAGGTACAATGAGCCTAATGCCAATATCCCTGTGCACTTGTATACCATTGATTACACGGCGGACTTGTTCTTGCAACAAAAAGAAGGGCAGCGGGCAATCCGTAGGCGTCACATGATTGCATTGCTTGATGTTGTGGTGGCACCCTATAATGAGGATAATGTGCCGTGTGATAAGCTTGTCAAGTACTTTAACCAGCTCCCTGTAGCTTCCCTAGAGTTCTTGGTGGACGACTTGCGGCATACGTATGAGAATGAGAACCTGGCCAAATTCAGGTACCTCCGCCACAAGAATACCAAGGACAGGGAACGGTACCAAAAGCTGCATGCCATGTTACAAAGGAACAGTTTGCAATCCAGCTCGGTGCAAAAGTCCAAGGCACCTGCTTTCTTGCTTGAGACAAAGTCTGACATCAATCAGAATTACATGTTCTTTGAGGACCCAGAAGAAATCAACAAGTACCTTGCCATTCTCAAAGGCATCAAAAAACAAAATGGAAAACAGCGTAAGAAACACTTAATACCGTTTGATGCCTCTTTGATCCAATGGAAGACTGCTCGTAGGTCCGCAGATGCTTCCAAGGAAGACTATGCATGTGTACGAATGCCAAAAGTGTGATTGGCTTTATTGCAGTATTACTAGGACTACTTCTTGGACCGCTTGGGGGCTGGGGCTGTGTCCTCCTCTTCTGCCTTGCGCTTGTTGTAGGTGCGCTTCTCTTTTGCCTCTGGAATGGGCAGGTGTGCCCTCTCCATCTCTGTGCGCAAGGTGTCCAGGGGTATGGGCAGTTGGGTTCCCTCCTTGGGCGGGTGCACCAGGTGGTAGAAGGGCCCCTTGATGAAAGCCCCGTGCTCCATCTTGTAGCGGTCGGCTATGTCGCTGAGTTTCTCTATGGCTGACTCGGCTGCAGCGGGCTCCATGGCGTCCAGGTAACTGAGCCAGGGGCGCATCTTGTGGTACCGCACACTCACCGTGTTAGCGCCCTCCTTGTGTAGCTGTTTCCATGGGATCCGCGTGCCCTTTTCCTCATAGTAGAGGAAGTTCTGCCGCTGCTGGGTCCGCCATAGATCATATGCGATCCTCATGTTGGATGGCTCAAACAGTATGGGGATGGGACCGTCGCCTTCCGCTTGAGTTGGTGGTGGCGGTGGGGTCTGTGTTGCCTGCCCCGCGAGCACCTTCTCCAGGGTGAGGTTGAGCTTCTCAATCGCCTCATCCTTCTTTGCCATCTCCTTCATGACCAAGCTAGATAGCTCGGGGTCGCGGTTGCGCAGCTCATAGAGGCGTTGCCGCTCCTCTATCCGCGCGGGCTCGGCTTCCGCGTACGCCTTCCAGGCACTGTGCCGAAACACAGGGTGGGTGCGGTAGGCGGCGAAGTTGGGGTACTTGGGCTGGAGCACCGCCGCATCCTCCAGGAACACCTTCCGCAGGTACATGAGCACCTCACACACCTTCACCGCCGACAGGTCCATGTTGGTCTCCTGCTCCACCGCCTTTGCCAGCTCGTACAGCTCATCCAGACCTGGGAACACCAGCGGCAGGAGCTCGGCGGGGATGTCTTCCCCTGATGACTCCCACCAGCAGTTGTAGTTGGTGGGACCGTTCCACCCCGCTGAGTGGAGTGCGGCGTTGGTCTTGAAGCTCGCCAGCAGGTAGTGGTTGGCGGCAGTGTCGTGCCACCACCCCTGGTACAGCCCCACATCACTGAACGGCACACCCTTCTCAATCAGGTCACATGCAACCTTGTTGCGGAAGATGTGGGTCTTGGCGGACTTGCCCTTGACCTCTCCCGCATCAAAGGCGCGTTGGATGTCCTTGCGGTGCGTGCTGTAGTGCATCTCCTCCTTGGTGTCCACCGTATGGAAGGTGTACATCTTCCACCACTTGGGGTTGTAGGACTTCTTGTTGCGCAGGTCCCGCAGGTCCTCCAGGTCCTCCTCCATGATGGTCAGCAACGGCACCCCATCCAGCGGTGAGATATCGTTGTTGTACACGAAGTGGATGGCCAGAGCCGCTACGGGGCACGCCTCACGGTTTGCCGCCCGCACCAGCCCCATCATGAACTCCTCCACGTTGGTGTTCTCCTTGGACCCGCGCATGCTGATGCCCACCACCGTGCAGTCCACTGGCTTCACATGGGAAATCTTGTGGAGGAACAACATGGCAGTCCTGATGCCACGTGTGTCCTCCCCGCGGCGCCCCAGCATGTCTAGGATGGCTTGGGTTGCCAGCTTGCGGACCTGGGCGCGGTCGCGGTTGTCTGCTTTCACATAGGACTCCACCGCTGTCCCGCTCCACACCGCCGAGAACATGCGGGACTCCTCATCTGTGGTCAACCGCTTGCTCTGGAAACGACTGTCCCGCGCCATGTCCCTAGGCAGCTGCCGTGCCGCATCCCGTGCCGCCTTGAGGGTCTTCCACTGCACGTTGATGCGCTCATACCTGCTGAGCCGCTCCGCGTACTCATCATACCCCTGCCACTGCGCCAACCGCTCCACAATGTATATGGAGCGCCGCCATGAGTTGAAGGCTGTCTCGTCCACGTGCTTGGTCTCCTGTCCCTTCTTCACACGCTCCTTGTTGTTCGCTTTTGTCTGATCCACGAAGTACTGGATGAAGTCGTGCGCCTTGTTCACGGAGTTCATGGCATAGTCGCCCTCGTAGAACTGGTCGCACCACTGCACATACAGTGCCACGATGCCGCGCCCGTTGGTCATGAAGGTGCTGTCCTTGTAGAAGTTGACATTGAGTGCCAGCATCTTGGTAGACACCACCTGCTTCATCACCTCGGACAAGGAAGCACCCTTGCCAGTGCGTTCTGCATCCAGCTCCTGGTACCACCGTGTCTGGGGCGCTGCATCCATGGAAAATACAGTGCGGTCCAGTGCATCGGGGCGCCGCTTCCCCTTCACCAGCGGCTCGTTCAGCCATACGGGGCGAGCTACATCCAGGAAAATCTGCCACTTGTGTGCTGTGCGCGCCATGGTATCTCTGTTGTGTTGTTGCATTGTATGTTGCAACTTTTCAACTTTTTGCAGCCCACGGTGCTTGCACTGGCTCAAGTTCAAAAGATTTACGTAATCATTCTCAAGGGAGCCATGACATTGATGACATATTGTACTATGTCGGGGAGCGGTATATAAATGAAAACTTTGGAGGATATTTACATGTTGCTTTCCAACAACTCCAACAAGTTGTCGGGGAGCTCCAAATCAAAGTCGGCACACCGCATGGGGTCTCCCAAACTAAACATGGAGGCCCCCGACTGCTGCTGCACTAGTGGCGACCCTGGAACCGCAAACTGCTGCGGCATCGGCCCTGCGAACCGCTCGACCACGGCCGCTGTCTGCTGCAGCTGGAAGGAGATGGCCATTCCCCACTCCATGTTGAGGATGCGCCCGATGCGCTGGAACAAGCACATAGTGTGTGCGGAGTAGGAGGCGTTGACCAGGGCGTTGAAGATGCTGACCTTGGCGTCGTTAGCGCCCAGGAAGAAGGACACCTTGCGCAAGGCGTCGCCCACCATCAGGCACTTGTCTGATGGCACAGTCTGGACCGCCTCCATGCTACGGAGGGTGCTCTCGGTGCTTGCATCTAGGATGCCGTTGACCAGGGAGGCAGTTGTGGGGTCGCTCACAGCAATGGCTATGAGGTCCACGCTCACTGGCTCCTGCGGCGGCACGCTCAATGGCTCTTGTGGGAAGACCAGGGTCTGCTGCTGCGGCACGCTCAATGGCTCCAGGGTCTGCTGCTGCGGCACGCTCACTGGCTCCTGTGGGAAGACCAGGGTATGTTGCTGTGGGAAGGGATCCACTGGCATGCCTACCAAGGTCTGCTGTTGCGGCCACATGCGCCGTGTTGACACCAACCAATTGACGGTGTGGTCAATGGCAATGATAGAGGGCTGTTTGCCACGGCCAGTGGACTTGTCGGCTAGGGTCAACGCACTCCAGCGGTCTGAGACCCACTGGTGCAGGTTGATGTTAGACCCCCGCAGGTTGACCACGAAGGCGAGCACACAGGCAGTAGCCTCGGAGAGCAAGCTAGCCTCCTGGAGTACCTTGATGTTGAGCACAATGCCCTCCTGCACAACAGAGTTGACCAGGTAAATATGGGGAGAGCTCAGTACTAGCCTTGCGGGGGAGGGCGTACCGTAGGGTTGCCTTCCTTCTGCAACACAAAGTGCTTGCCACAGAAGCCAATGTTGGTAGCTGGCACTGCTACAGCGTGGTGGGGCACGTGGTCAACCTTGGAGGACTCCTTGATGATGCTCTCCAGGAACTTGAAACCACTACAGTTGCCCCTTGTGGTGTTGATGCAGGACTGGAAGCGCTGTGCCAAGGCACGGAGAGCATTGAACCAGGCAGCCATGTTGTTTACTGGGCCAAAAGACAGCGAACATCGCACAATATGTAGGGGCAAAAAACCAAGAATGTCGTGGATGCCGCGGGTACCGAACCGCGGACCTCCCGCGCCAAAGTCCAACGTGCTAACCGCTGGGCTAAGCTAACCCGCGGGTCCGTACCCCGATGACAGACGGAGTACCCGCTGAATATAGAAACGCTTTATAATTATGGCGGCGGACGTTCCTACTCCCAGAGATCGGAACGCTCCACGCCGCCGTTCCGTTTTAGGTCAGCACGACATTTCGCGATATTTCCTTTGGCGCATATATACGAGCACTGCAAGCACGTCCAACTTCAACCCAACACGCTTGTACCTGTACACTGGCAACTATGGCTGCTGCGGGCATCAAGTCCTCGATCGAGCTAGGCCTCTTGGCCGTGCGCTCTGAGAGCGACCTTGCCACGCTCCTGGGCACTACTGCTGTCTCCCTCATGCAGTATGTAGCGTACCCAGAGCAGCTGGGCCCCGATTTCGCGCGGGGCCACATGTCTCTGGCTGGCAAGCCAGACCTCGATCTCTGTGACTTCACCGCGGTCTCCGAGAGCCACATGGGACCTGGGCGCGCCTTCCTGGACGACCTGTGCAGCAGTACTGGCATCATCAACATCGGCGTGTGCGGCAGCAGCATCTACGTGCGCCACAAGTGGCTGGTAGGTCCCCGCGGCATGCGTTTCTAAATCCGCAGATCTCAGCGCTTGCCCGCGCACGCATCTCTGACACGCGTGTTGTTCTATGTGTGTAGGGCATCAAGCCTACCAGCCTTTCGTGCGTGTACGACACCGCCAAGCTGCTGGACCCCTCCTGCATCGAGGACCTGTTTGATACGTCCATCCTGTTGGCGGACTTCGCTGTCAACAGCTTTGGCATCAACCAGGCCGCGCAGCAGTGGCTCGTGGAGGGCTTCCCCTCCTGGGTGGAGCAGCACACCATAGCGATCGACCAGGAGCAGCAGGAGGTGGTGCCCCCCAGCAGCGTGACCTGGCTGTTCAGCAAGGGGGTGCAGGACGGCATGTGCTTCCAGGGCATCACAGAGACCCTCACTATGGACGCAGTGGAGGATGCTGCTGCCATGTGGGACGCTGTTGCCACCACCCTGGACCTCATGTACCCTCCCCCTGCCAACCTCGCCTACGACTCCCCGTGGAGCCCTGACTACCGCCCCACCAGCCCTGTCAATGACACAGCCACCCCATGTGACCGCTCTTCCAACCCCATCCTGGAGCTGCTGGCCCCCACCCAGCCGTTCATGGGCTTGGACGACATCCTGGGACCCCTCGCCTCCCCCAAGATGCCCACCACCCCCATGGGCATGGACCTGCTGATGATGTGAGTGGAGTGCAAGTGCATCAGCATGCCATTTGCATGTTGCATTGCTCATTGCGTACTGAGTGCTAGCAAATCCTCCTCTTTCCCCCTTGGTTGTGCCCTCCAATATGGGCTGCTGGTGTTGTGTGTGCATGTCAGTCCTCCTCCCCTTGCCCCCTTGGTTGCCCAGCTTGCCCTCCAATATGGGCTGACTGCAGTGACAGCCTTTGTTGAGCTGTTTTGACTGTGCAGCTTGGGCTTGCATGCAGTTGTGAGAGTGGAAGAACTCAGTGCAGCAGTAATGCCCAGTGGATTCTGGGTCCTCCGCTCCTTCCCCTCACTAGCTTACATGGTGTGGGCCTCACAGGTCTCAACAGAAGTGGTCACTTGCCCAGTGCATATCTGGGTGATGGGATGGTCAGTCCCCCTCTGGGAATGGCTTGAGAGAGCAGCAGCATACACACGTATGCTTATCTGCAGTGGTGGAAGAAACTCGGTATTTGCACTGTCATCTGTGCATGACTCTCAGGGTTGGTGGGTGCATCACCTGTTGACACAAGTTGCCATATCAGGAATGCCAGTGCGTTGTCAAGATCCTAATACAAGTGTGGTGTATGTCTGACAACAGCCACATCAACCAGTGGTACCTATGACACTGGGTGTGTTGGCGTGCATACCTGCAGCAGCAGGTGATTGGTGGTACCATTGATGCCTTGGATTGGTACAGGCTATGTTGATGTGCATACTTGCAGTGGTTACTAGCCAGCTGCAAGTAGATTCCTGAGCTATGTGCCTGGGTAGGTGGTATGCTTCTGGATATCAGAAGGTTGGTGCTATGTTTATGTTACCAGCTTTGGTAACAAGGTGCGCGGTGCTCGATGTGTAACAGCCGACTTTCTGCTGACATTTCCCGATACTCCCCGCACTTCATGCATACGCAAATGCATATATAAACCATGCACACAGCTCTCATAACACGGCAGGCGCAGTTATCTCGGTTGCTAACCAGAAATTGCGCCTGCGAGGGCCGCCCCGTGGAAATTTCTGGGCGCACTGTTCCATGTGCATGGATTTCGGGTGAAACTTTTGGCAAATTTCTGCACCGTACCAGTGCGCCCCGCGAGAAAACATAGCATTTTCGCGTAACACCGCCCAAGACATTAGCAATTTCAGGACTCCTCCCACAATCGCATGTTCGTAATCCAGCTCCGCAGTTGCCTAATCTGGTATCGAACAGGGTACCAACCCACGTTTTGCTATCCTCACCATGTATGGTGCAGAAATCATAGAAAACTTGGTAATGCGGTCCCGCTGCATGCTCGTATGCCGATAGAAGGCTCGATGCAACCAATTTCTGATGTACACCGCGCTCACCTTGTACCCATCCAATTTCCACGCATGTAGCAATTCAACGTTGAGAGTTCGCTTGTGCGATAGCCAACTCCAGTTTCTTCATTTCTAGTTCGTGTTGTAGTTGGAGCTTTGTCATTTCAAACTGTGTTTCCATTCGCATCCTTTCGAGTTCAAGCTCCTTGTTTTGAGCATTCTGCCATCGTAGCTCCTGATACAGCTCTGCCAATCCTTCTTCCGCTTCCTCTGCACTGACGCCTACGAAAAACTCTATTTTCACTTTTCCTTTGATGCTCACCTCTTGATTGTACACAGCGTATTTCTCTTTGAACGCCTTTTCCAAACGAAACGCATTGTCCATCTCGATAATGGTGATAACCTCAAACAATGGACATTCGCTGAAATGGGTATCAATACGATGTTTCAAATCATCGGTCCATCCGACCTTGATATAGGTGTTACTGTCAATGGTATACTGCAACAGATATGCTACACACTTCTTGTAATAATCTTGTATATGACGACCTTCCATCCGTGTGCCTTTCATGATATACTTCCGTGATTTTGGGTAAGTAGCCGACAGTTCTGATATCATTTTCATTGGATGCTCGTTAGATAAAGCATCTTGTGCTGCAGCATTTGCATCAAGTTCATCGTGTAGCGATTGATCTCCTGCCAAGAATCGTACCAGATGATTCATTGCATGCAAGCGGAACTGTAACGCCCGTTTACCAGGCAATAAATTGATAATGTAAAAGATTCCTTCGGCATCAGCTACGGGTGTTTCGCGCTGCCCAGATCCAGCAAAACTGTGGTTGTAACATTTTGTTACAACCTCAGTATGGTCAGTACATAGCCTTTGATATGTTACACGGGAATTAGGTGCATCACATACAATCCGAATAACATCAAATACGCTTGCACGCCTAGGATTGTCCTTGGTAATACGAACCTTTCCACCATTGAATATGTCTTCCACACATCCACGGATTGTATATACTACAATTTCACCATTATCTGATGGCTCGGGTTCTACAAGTTCGTTTCCCTGACTCTCATCACATAACTCCCAGCGGTAACCATATGCTTCCAGCTTCTTTTCAGCATATCGCTTAAGTTGAGCATGGTTAACCTTTATATTTCGCATATTCTCAAGTGCTCGTTTTGCAGACAACAACGAGGTGTACTCATATGCATCCGATGGGTCATGTATGTTGTAGCACCGAATGCCACACGCTGTTCTTGGTCCACCAATGGGAGGCATGCTTTCCTTGCTTAATAAAGGGACTGTGCTATCCTTAAGTCATTTTGCATACTGGCGTGTGACAGCATCATACTGCATAGACGCCTACATGAACTGCTCTACGACTGTACTATTTTGCGCGTTGGACCGCACTTCATCAACAAGGCTCACATCTCCACCATAATATCGTGCCATCATACTTGCGACAATGGAACGAAATTCCCCCGCTTTCACTCCTCGGCACCAGTTTGCGATCAAATACATTCCACGAATGTTCGTCACTGGAACGGGGCATAGTCTATCCATAGAATACATATCCACCATCAAAGGAACTTGGGGGTCCCTTTGGCATATCCGTGCATATGCGCGCTTGGGATCCGCTACGTTGGTCATATACTGAATGAAGTCATACACGTATATACGCTTTGGAGTCTCGTTTGTATGACGGATATGACCATTACTAAGTAGGTTCTCTATATAGTCTCTTAACGATGCCATTGTATGTAACAATTACAATGCTATAGTTGCTTATATGAGAATCTGACATGTTATTTATTGAAGTTATTCTGACATACGACATACGCTGTCACTTCTGTCATTTATTTTGTTGTGCCCTTCAAGAAGAGCATGCATTTCATTCATTCAGACGGCTACACATTTGCTTTACAGACTACGACAACCGAGTATATGACAGAATATCAATTTGTATCTTTGGACAAACAACCATTCCCTTGTATTGATATCACCGTACAAGACAACATTGGCTACTTAAACGCCCTGAATTACTATTCAAGTTGCTCTCTGTCTGCGAAAAGTTTGGAGCATGGTCATGGAACTGTTCATATGATGAAGGTCGCATTAAAGTATGTGTTAGGGAAACATCCAAACATAAAGTATGTAGAGCTACAAGATGAGACATTTATTCTTATGCCAGGCAAACCCTTGATTACATCGAGGCGTTTGATTCAAGGTAGGCTTGGTTGGTATGAAGAACATCTGCACGCTGTACCAATTGGTAGAACGGTTTTGTTGCTGAAATTCCTTAGAGACCAAAACGCAAGGGCACGATTTGAGTCGAAAATCCCGCAACGACCACTTTCTTGGTGGACTGCACAAAACACGGTGAAGCTTTGTCGTGAGATAGGGTGCCCTCATCCAATCTTAGGTACCACATGGAAGATCCTACGGCATACCATCATCGGTTATGATGTGAACTTGCAAGATTCAGATACCATGATGGGAGGTGCCCCCATGCAAAGGATCCGCAATGTTTTGAAAAATGCCGCTGCGTTCCCATATGACCTAACGTTGGAGGCAAAATACCGCACTCAACTATCATAATATGCCAAAATGGCATTGCAGTACTTGAGTAAACATCCCCACACACCTATCTACGCCGAATCCTGCAACATAACCAACCCATGGGCAGCATCATAACCCTCCATACTAAAGTAGATTGCATAAGCGGGAAGACCTGCTACATTTGTGCGCCAATACTCCACCTTGATTTCCTCTCCGATGTAAGGCGGAATCTGGCTAATCATGCGCACACGTATTGTCCCACGACCTTCTATCCAACATACCAGGGACTGCTTCTTCTCATCGTACCCAACCACCCTTACAGTTGCGTAAGACATTTCGGCAGATGTTAGTGTGTAGATATGATAACTTTTTGCTCTCTTCTTTTTCAACTTTTAGGAGAAGCTACTGGCGACTTTTCACAACATTTCAAAAGATTACGTGATGTGTTATTTGGTGATAATAATATACAAGTGGTGTAGAGAATATGCCTTCAATAGAAGAGTTGTCCACAATGACAAAAAAAGAACTGCAGAGCCTTGCCAGAGCGTCTAGAGTTAGGAATTATGGCAAGATGAACAAAGAAGCATTGATTACCAATGTACTAAACAAAACAAAGGAGTCGCTGAACACAATGAATACTCAACAAATAAAACAAATTGCGAAGTCATCCAACATAAAGAGCTCATCGTCGAGTAAACATGACTTGGTCAACGCTGTAGTTCAAGATTTGCCACCAGATATGATAGCTAAGATATTCTCTCATGTGTCACCGACAAACACGAACACTACATCACGTATCATGGCTTCAAGCAAGGCACTTCGAACCATGTTGCCCGACAAACATAAACTTACGTTGGAAGACGAAAAGGCGTTATTTGTCATTATATCTGTGTTAAAAGATCTGCTACCTTGGACGTTTAAACACCCAAATGCAAAGGTATTGGTTGATGATAATGACTTAGGATACTTGGAGGTTCCTCACGGTCAAGAACTTTCCCATGTAAAATGCAAAGCCAAAATGTTATTGAGCTTGCGCACAGCTCTGAACCAAGTTGGGATAACGGGTGAGTTAGTTCCCAAAGAACAATCGTCAGCAACGGGAGTTATCGTGATCAATAAATACGTTATTCGTTTATCAAAAAAATACTTCCTACAAGTTGATATAGGTACTGTTACAGGCAAAAACAACTACCAAGAAAGCACGGCTAAGAATTCTACATTTATGACCTTAATCTTGACTCCAACGCCTCAAGTGAAAGTGAACGACTACTATTTGTTCATTACCGTACCATTTAACTGGAAGTATCTTGCCGAGCCTTCAAGAAAACCACCAATCTTCTCTGTGGGAGAATACTGGCGAGATACCCATTTCACGTTAGTTACCGCACGGAGTGAATTTCATGATGAAAAGCTGGTCAACAGGTTCACTGAGATGTATCTAAAGTTAAGACTGCCTTACACAATGAACAGAGTACACAGCAAACGAGAATGAAACTGTCCATATTGTTCTGCGAAATAATGCCAAAATGGCATTGATGGTACTTATGCATCCCCCTTCCCACGCACGCCTACGCTGAGTCCTGCAACATCACCAACCCGAGCGCAGCCTCCAACCCTTCCATACTATGGTACACCGTGTAGGCAGGCATCCCTGATGCGGTGGTTCGCCAATACTCCACCTTGACCTCCTCACCTACATACGGTGGAATCTGGCTCACCATGCGCACACGGACCACCCCCCGCCCTTCCATTACGCAAATGAGAGACCCCTTCTGCTCATCATATGCAACAACCTTCACGGTTATGTACGGCATTTTTGCGGCTATAATTTTCTGCTTTCTTCTTTTTCAACTTTTTGGTGAAGCTACTGGCTGCTGATCGCAACAATTTCCAAGATTACGTAATTGTGAAAAGTTTTGCCAACATTCCAAAGTTACCACAACTAAAAAGTGAAATTTGGCACTTACCAACATATCAAGTAACAACCATGGCGCATCTAATCCCCACTGAAGTGGTGGATTCCATCATCGCCTTTGCTATCAAGTCCACGGACCACAATGAAGCTGCACAGCTGTCGCTGGTGAACAAGAAGGCGACCACTATCTACAAAATGACAGCGGAAGCCGCAGTGCAAGATCTAGTGCGGGAGATCCTGAAGCTGAAGACCAACTCCACCGCCTTCTTCAAGGTTTCCATTCGGGCAATCGTGAAGAACAAGGTGTTGTACGAGCTCACTATCACCCGCAAGGCAGCGTCCATGACTGACTTTGCAGACCACGGCTATGTTATGAACAATCCGACACTCCTGCGAAGCATGCTGCTGAAGATGGTGAACACCCCCAACCTTAGGGACATCCGTACCAAGCTCACCTTTGCAAGCTTGGATCAGAACACCATAGTCCCCGCTGCCATGCGCTTTGTGCAGTTCATGAATACTAGATGCAAGCGCAAATAAGGGCTTACACAGCCCCACCAAAACAGAGTGGCAGAATGTTTTGGTGTTAAAACTTAAAAACTACTTGCTATCATTTTTGTAGATATGAAATACATCGTTATCAACGGTATCTATACAGACGACATTGTTGTTGCCAAGATCAAAGAGAACATCGCATTGACATGTGGAGATAATGCAAAAGACGTATATGTGTACAGTTGGCCAGCATATGGCAAGCTAGGCTTCATCTTGAACTTCATAATGTGCAAGTTTTGCAATGTGCATATCTCTGCCGTACAGAAGCTATTGTTGCAAATCCAACAACTACTTCACATGTACACAGATGATGTGTGTATTGTCGGCCACTCTTTCGGTGCCCTCATTGCTGCAAAAGCGGTGGACTTGTTGGATGAACAAAGCAAAAAGCGGGTGATTGTACACGCATACGGACCTGCAGGCATGGTCCCCAAAATAAGCGGTGTCAAGGAACACTTGAACATCTGGAACAAGTACGATGTTGTAAGACTTGTTGAACCGTACTCATGGGTAGATACGTGCAAGTACAATTACATCGTGCACCCGCATGAGGACATTCCCAACGCTGTCCACATTCTCTCCTTCTTCAAAGTTCATAACCGATACACCTACTTGCTTTATCGGTACAAATCGCTGCCGTTTGTGGTTCCTTACGCATCATTGCCATGTGGGTTTGAGGTGCTACCCAGAGCGTTGGTTGTACAAGCAATGCACGCATACCAAAAATTCATCGCTATGACGAATTAAGTCGCCAAATGTCGTTTGAAGCCGTAGTATATAAAAACTGATAACGCCATGGGCATGATTGGCGGTGTGCAATGAACGAACAACAGACGAAGGTACTGGATGCGGTTAAGCAGCGTCGCAATGTGTTCCTCACTGGACCTGCGGGGTGTGGCAAATCCTATGTGATTGCCGAGATATGCAAATGGGCTCAAGGAATGCGCATGATGTATGGTGTAACAGCAACCACAGGCTCGGCATCCTTCCTCATCCATGGCCAAACTTTACACTCTTTCCTTGGCGTGGGTCTTGCGGAATCCTCGGCGGATATACTGGCCTTGATGGTGGAAAGCAAGAAGAAGTGGCTGTACAAAAAGTTGCAACATCTTCAACTCCTCATCGTTGATGAAATCTCTATGGCAAGCGATGTGTTTCTGGACAAGATCTCTCGTTTTCTTACCCTCGTCCGCATGAACGAGTTACCCTTTGGAGGAGTACAAGTGGTCCTATCGGGCGACTTCATGCAGCTTCCGCCAGTTTCGGGTGACTTCTGCTTTCTTGCCAAGGAGTGGCGTAGGGCAAGGCTAGACATCCATGTACTTACCCAAAACATGCGGCAGATGAACGACCTAGACTTTCAAGACATCCTATCCCGCGCAAGGTGGGGAACCCTGACCCTAGAAGACATATCCAAACTTGCCGCCCTCAAAGATACCGAGTTCCCATCACACATCCTTCCTACGCGCCTCTATGCAAAGCGGGTAGATGTAGATGTCCTGAACGACCAGGAGTTCAAGAAGCTACTTGCACAAGGAAACGCCGCCAAAACCTACAAGGCCCAGTACTCCAATGAGCAACAGGCAAAGGCATGGGCATCTTCTCAAGGGATCCCTGAAACCATAGAGCTGTGTGTTGGAGCGCAAGTGGTCATCACATGGAACATATGCATAGAAGATGGCATCGTCAATGGTACCCGTGGCGTGGTCAGTGCACTATCCGACGCGTGCATTGAAATCACCACCGTACGGGGGAAAAAGGTACATATCAGCCGCTTGCAAAAGTCGTGTGAGAACAGCACGATGTGGGTATCCTATTTCCCCATCCGCCTAGCTTATGCTCTCACTATCCACAAGAGCCAAGGGATGACCCTAGATGCAGTGGAGTTGGACGTTGGAGACTCTATCTTTGAATATGGCCAAGCATATACTGCGCTATCTCGCGTGAAGGACCTAAAGTCACTCCGTGTCAAGCACGTCACACAGAAAGCATTCCGCACCCATGACAATGTCAAAGAGTTCTACCAAAAGTTTTAATCGGAAAAGGCACCCGACTATATTCAGGAATGACGGCTTCATCGTAGAATGTATATCAAGGAAGGACAAACATATATATATATATATATATGGACCGTAGCTTTTACGTGTGCACAAAGAAATAAACCACAACTATGGACTCCCCATGCATTATGAATGTGAAAGCCGAGAAGTTAAGGATGCAGATAGAGCATTTGAAGATCAAGTTCAGTTATGAGATGAAGCTACGACAAGCTAAATATGAGCTTGACATGAAGAAATTAGAGCTGGCATTAGCAGATGCCGAGAGCCGTTAGGTCCATGAGACCGTGATATTTACACTGATGGTTGTCCAATACTCAATATATTGTGCCAGAGCTACCGTTAGGGTTTGTCCAGCCGTGAAGCCAACCGCGGGAGACGGTGTAATCGTTCGAGTCCAGTTCGTGTATGTGTTTGCACCATCTGTTGCGCTACTGGATGTATCTACGCTCGTGGTCAAGGAGCCTCCATCGGTGAGACTTATGTTGCCAAAATGAGTACCAGCAGCAAAGTACCCTCCTGATAATGTACCGTTGACGACAATGGTCCAAGACATGGTAGAGTCACGGTAGTTAGCGGGCAAAGTGATGGTTCCGAAGTTGTAACCACGCCATGTCCCTGCAACGTTTGTAGATCCAGGCACGTTTGTCACGGGTCCAAAGGATGCATTAACAGACCCAGGACTACTCGTGATAGACGTAGGGCTAATGGTAGTAGTTGGGCGCTCATTCCTATATGGGTGTGTGCTTGGCAATATGCTACCCGATCCCCACCACTTCCATGCCATGTACCCTTCTAATTTTTGACGATCTGCGGTTGATAGCACAGTGTTGTACATGGCAAGTGCACTCATTCCCCCATTCAAAGTGCGTGCTGTATCTTGGTCCCATCCTCCAATGTTGAAGGATGACCAATTGAATGTGGTGATGGTAGATACGGTTTGGGTGTTTGTTGTGTATGCGGTTCCATTGACATATGCAATACGCGTGACGGATGTACCGCTGATGGACCCAGTGAGCACCACCAAGAATGGTGTCAAATCTGTGAACGCATAACCAGGTGCGTACGCTGCAGCCGCCCCACTCACATCTAGTTGCATGTTCCGTGTATTTGGGGAGAATTGGTTGTGAACACTATTTGCTAGATATGTTCCTGCGGTTCCCAAGAATGTGTTGAATGATGTTGACAATGACAAGTAAAGCACTGTGGCAAACGTGAATGCAATTCCCGTGTAGCCTGTTGCGGTCATTACCTTGCCAGCAACATTACCAAAGTTGATCATTGGGAACCCGTTGACGGTAGTGGTTGCTAACACTGGCTGGTTTGCAGGCGTCGCTTGTGTGGCATGACGATTGTTTCCAGAAAGATCACTCCATTGTGTGATCGTACCAGATACTACAGTAACTCCGCTATCTGCCGAGTAGAAGTTTTGCAACCCGCTTACGTTCAAGGGTGTCCATGCAGTGCTGCTGTCACCATACACCGCAAATTCGTAAAGGGAATGATAGCCACCAACATTTGTTGATTTGATAGCACGGGCAATGTAACGGTAGTATTGATATGTATCGCGCGGGTATAACTGTATGTATCTCATATAGCTTGTACCTGCCGCCAACCCTGTCGCGCTATACAGATTGGTCCATGTGTTGCCATCATTGGATGCTGCAACCACGATAGATGTAGCATTTCGTCCACTGTGTTCATATAAGTATACAGACCTCGGCCAAATACGAGATGGTAGTTTGAGCTGGATCCATTCTCCATACTCAGTGACACCATCTACAACTGTTGAGTTTGTATTGTTATACACCCCAGTTGTAGTGTTATAGCGTGCGGTTGACGTCCAATTACTAGTGGTAGTCATGTCAAATGCTAGGGATGGGTATTCAACAGACACAGAGTATTGAGACGATGCCGATATCGTGTAAGTACCGTTACCATGTGCGTACTCGGACAATGTTGCCGATCCTGTGAGACCAGTACCCGCTGCGCTCAAGCTAGCAGGTGGATACCTTTGAGGCATACCCCATTTCGTTTGAAGAGCAGATACAACATGTGCAACATCAGATTGTGTAAGCGTTGACTTGTATACGATGACTTCTCGTACTGCGCCCTGCACGTACACACCTGGAGAATCGCTGCTCTTTCCTATGTAGAAGGGTACTGTGCGTGTTCCAAGCAGCGTTGCAGAAGTAGCAGAGAATGGTACAGCCCCATCTACGTATTGTGTGATGGTTGTTCCCGATGCTGAAATTGCTAATGCCGTGACGTGTACATGGTAGCTAACATCTGGAACACCATTCGTAATAGATGGGTTGAGAAATAGGGTTTCTGATGTGGTGTAATTAGAAATGTATGCCCTAAAATCACGACTGGTTGCATCACGGTATGTTAATATACGAGCAGTAGTAGGAAATGAACCAATATCAACAAATCGTTCATTGCCAGCCTGCGTTGTGTTATGTTTCATCACGCTTACGATGGTGATCCCTCCGTTTGTTCCCCACCATGTGTATCCCAAGTTCCCCGTGTTGAAGTACCCCGCTCCTGCAAAGACTACCTCGGGATATCTGTTTACCCTTGAAAGTGTGGGCAATGTTCCCGCACCTGTCAAGTTAGTACCAGTTGTACCGTCGTTGTTTGTCGACGCCCATGTAGAAATGCTTGTAACTCCTGTAGGGATTGTGTTTGCGTCATATCGCTGGAAACTTGAGAAGTGATTCAAGATTGCCTCATGGTAAGAGACATTCAAGTTGTTCTCTACAATCAAGCGGTCCGCATCTGCAAGTGCCGAACCAAAAATGCACAAGTAATACAACTGTCCATTCAGGTATTCACTATTCGTTGTTCTTCCAATGTATTGTTGACCTGCGCCATTTGTGTATCCACTGCTTGCGGTAGCCGTCCCTGCAACACCATTCACATATCCAGTGCGATTAGTGCCGTCGTATTTTACACTAACAGTGTTTCCGTAAGCACTTGCGGTGCCAAATGAGTAGTCATTGTTCCACCAATAATTGAAATATGTAGTAGCATTGAATCGGACGTTATTGGATGCATTGTTTGTGTTGTTTGTTCCGCTTCCCAAGATGCCACCATTTGTTGTATTGTTGACGGTACGGTGACGGAAGATGAATGTATAAGGCGCATTCAAGGTACCCGTGGGCACGGTTCCTGATGGTATGTTCAAGAACTGTGTGCTGGAGTTCTGGAAATCCATGGCGCAATTGGCTGGAAGAAACACGGGCTGCAAGGATGTAGTGGTTTGGGTAGCGTGGCGCCCATTTCCTGATTGGTCGTACCATGTAGTAACATATGCGGTATCCTCCCCGAGCCATTCACGCAATGTGGTACCACTTCCATTGTAGCCTGTGCTCATGTTTCCATACATATCGGCGTAGAAGTCCAGTTCCGTGTTGTCCGAACTACGGCGGATCTTGAGAGTAGGCCCTGTGTACGTGGTCAGCAATCGCACCCCCGCATACGCACCACGCAAGTTTGTAAGTGCGGTGGATGACAATTGATCTAGTGGCAACAACTTCCATTTCTCCTGAAGGTATTGTTCCACATTCAGCCTTTCTACAACATTTAAGGCACGGGGATACAAGATAACTTCTGCCAGCTTGGGAGTGCGGTTAGAGCCTGAACGTACATCCCCCATCATGAACACTTGACCAGCTGGGGCTGTGGGGAATGATGCAGTCGGCGTGAAACGAGATATGGTGCTGTTTAACAGGAAGTAACTTGGTATATTGGCACCACCCCATATAAAACCATTCATGTATTTGTAACCAGATACGGTTGCTTGTCCATTCACCTTAGTAGATGCGCCCGTGTATATCGTTGTGTTGTATGTTGCATTGTCTTTGAGCGAAAAATGGTATCGATAAGGCGTAGTATCTGTGCCCGTTGCATTGAACCACATAGTTGTAGTAATGTCCCATGGGTTGGCATCTGCCTCTGTGATTACATAACAAGTGAGTGTTCCTGATGTCCCTAATGTTCCCATAAGAGATAGGTCTCGGACCATTGCAGCTGTTGTAGTGTTCATCAAAATACATGGCCGTGTACCATCAAACCCTGTCGCCGAGTACGTCGGTTGGTTTGCCGCTGTACCCTGTGTAACATGGTATGCATTTGTTGTCTTGTCATTCCATTGGCTCACTTTGTTGCTTACATCCTTTGTAATCGTGGAAGCTACCGCATCATACCACGCATCAGGAGCTGGTGGCGTATTCCTTGCCTTCAGCGAAGAGAAGGATATTGCGCCAGTAAAAGGTGCATCTCCATACAAGCCACGAAAACTGCCAACATTTCCTGTGGACAGGCGAAAATTGTTCTGGATATCACTAAACTTGATGTCTGAGTTTGTGAACTTTGGCATATCCCCTGTCAGACAGGAAGAAAAACAAGCGGATGTTGGTCACACGACACCAAAAATGTGCTACATAGTAAAGGGCACTGATTGTAACGATATACGTGTCCATTTCAATCAGGGAAACAATCAAATAGCATGTAGGACCACAGGTTTCTTGAAGCATCCTAGCCACGTACGCTTTTGCTTCATAAAACTTGCGCTGTACTCTTGAATGCTATATCGATTCCCCATGCTCTTGTTGCATGAGCTACAAATCGGTCGTAGATTGTCCAAAGTCGTGGATCCGCCCTTGCTCTCGGGAATGTCGTGACCCGCTTCAAAGCTGAAGGGCGTGATCTTGTTCTTGCACCATTGCACACAACATTTTCCCTCGTACCTAGCACCCATCCATGCCATCCACACATTTTGTCGCAGTGACATAGGGATTTTCTGTTTTTGTGCCATGAATAAAGATTTGGAATGCAACCCTTAACACCCTTCCAAAATTTGACGATTCGTTTCATAAGATATCAACGTCGGAATGAGTAACGTACACGAGATCTACTACGAGCCTGCGATGGACACGTATGTCGTCACACTCAGCGAACAGAACGATCATGTGGAGCTGATGGCCGACCTCCAAGCGATCATCGACCGCATGGAGGAGGCGAACGCGGGCTACGTGGAGCTATTTGGATGAAAACCCTCATCCACCTGGTCAAAGCGGACATCGTTCCAAACGACCTCTTTCACAGACAAAGCATATGACTGTAGCCGCTCGTCTTTCAACCATCCTTCAAGGTCAGTTTTGGCCTCTGGAGTGCACATTTCTTCGGAGCCGCTGTCACTAATACTTAGGTAGTTGGAAAAATAGTTTATCTAATAGATAGGAATGCCTTCGTACTACCAGATACTAGATACGGAGGGAGATTGGGTTCATTTCTTGCAACAGCGAGGCCTTGAGTTTGACGAAGAGATGTATGACTCCTTGTTTGAGGATGAAGAATACGAAGGAGACGACATATGGATTCGGTACTATACGGACATTGACGCATTCGTGTTTTACCAACGGTATGTCCCAGAAAAGGTCACGGTCCGCAACAAACCCAAGATCAAGGTGCAAATCTGGCTACCTGCCGACAAGCCCTACACTCCAGAAGCGATCCACACTATGCAAACCAGCTACCTGATGTTCTTGCGCAAAGCCCGTGCGGAACGAGAATCCAAGTTCGCCGATATGTACAAACAGATTGTGCGCGAGAATCTGCCGAGCGAGGTATACGAACTGACCGTGTACGGCACACAGATAGAAGGCGGCAAGACCACCGTAGAAACCAAACAAGGTCCCCAACACGTGCATGTCCGCAGTTTCGTGCTGTGCCACAATGACAAAAACGCGGGATGGTCCAAGGATGTGGATGATATCACGCGCTTGTGCAAGTATGACATTGACATGTTGTATCTCAAGACCGAGCTCAACCCGAAGAAGGACTCATGCATCTTGTTTACGGTGATTGAACAAGAGGACCGTTTGCGTGGGATCCGCGCTACTCGCCTCAACAAGAGCAACCCCATGGGTATCTACATGTGCAGTGATGGCCTTGGCAAATACCTCCAACAGCACACGGAAGAGTTAGTATGTACCCTTTTCTCTCATGTTTACAAGGACCCGCGCCCACTCACAACTTCGCCTCGTACACGTGGGCAACACAAGGCCAAGCCCCGCGAGGTGCATTATGAATTGTTTGCGGTAGAAACTGCGGTAGGGTTCTGGGAACACGTAGGGTTTACCAAAACGGGGAAAACAAAAGGCAAAACCTTCTTTATGACAAAGCTACTTTGCCAGGTAGACGGCGCGCCTACTAAGCGTGCTCGGATCGGTACATAAGGTCAGGTATGGTTGGATCCGTCAGTGCAAAGAAGGTGAGTATCACTTCCACGAGGGGATCATGCAACTCTTCTGCACTGACCGTCCCGATCTCTGGAATATCAATATCATCCTTCTGCGCCCGAATCGCCTTGACCAACAGCTTTGCACATGCTTTGCTGGTCCACATCCTATGTAGGTATTGTACGACGCCATATTCTTGTAGTAGGATCTGGCCTACAGTCTTTTTTGCAAATCGGATGCCAGGTGCAACCGCAACCGACTCTTGCTTCGTAGCACGGACAACCGTTGTCTGCCGAGGCCGCATCTCTCTCAATGGAGACCTTTCCTGGAGTGGCGGCAATGGTGGGGCTTTCGCAATCCGCGATTTTGGTTGTACGGGTACACCAGATGTCGGCACGATGGCAGGTTGCACGGTACGCATTGTCCCCACACCACCGTCCAATTGGATATCGTATGGCAATCCCCCGTCGAGCACATTCAAGATGAGCGGGTGCATGAACGCAGTCAACACATCACGATACAGCAGGTGCGTGCGGTCGACGCGTTGCATAATACCTACCACCTTGGTTTGTACAACATTGGGGACGATGAAAGGGAACATGTTCTGAGCATAGTAGATGTTAGCGGGCACAGTCTTGGATGTGAAACTATTCGTGAAATCTAGCAAAACGGGAAGACCGCGCAAGAATCGGAGTAGTGGGGCATTTCCCATGATGCGCTCCGCAAGACGTTCTCCCATACCAAAGTCCACCGATAGATCCATAGATCCTACAAATCCGTTCAACAATGCACCATCCACATGGAAGTAGACATCCCACCATTTGAACCTCTCTAGTTCATGCACCAACTCCTTGAGCTTAACCGTTGTTGCCTCGTCCTCAAGGTCCACTATGGCCTCATGCTTCTGTTGTAGCCCCATCAGTTCTTGTTTTTGTTCTAGCACGCCCTTCTTCAATAGTAATAGCTTCAAAACCCCAGATACAAAGTAGTCGGCAATAATCCAATACAGGCGGCATTGGTACACGTTCTTAATGTCTAAGTTGAGCCCCGCCCCACGGCCAATACGAGGAGCTGCAGATACCATGGTGTTCAACAAAGCATCTAGGTACGTTTTCATGCTCGCTAGTTCCATGGCACGTTGCTCCACCACTCCCAAATCAAGACGATCCAAAGCATCAAAGAACTGTTGCGTACGTCGCAGATTTGCAGCAAAGTTGTCGCTCATGTTCTTGTTAAGGAGCTTGGTGAACTTAGCGCCCAGACTCATGTTGTAGAAATACAAACGCCGTGTTCGGTGCTCTTCTTGCCTTTCCGATGTGGTCGTAGTACGGATGACAGGCAATTTAAGGATGTTCGCCAAGATCACCGACATGCGATCATTGGATATAAACGTTGTCTTCCGTACTTGTCCCGCTGCTGGCTCACAAGACTTGACTTGAAGGTGGTCTCCCGCACGCTTGAAATCAAACAATATGCGTGCCAGCTTTTCCGCACTATCTTTGTCACCCTTCTCCACCTGGTCCACAAGTGTGCTATCAATACGGTAAATCGTTTGCAGGTCCTTGAGCAACTTGCGGAGCACTCCCGCAGAGTTACCTCCTTTGCCGCCTGGTTTGAACTTCTTTAATACAAATGCCTTGATGATGTCCTTATAGAAGGTAAGCTTCTTCGCATCCGCTTGTCTGTACTTGTGGACATATTTGCGTAGGTACACCTTGCCAGTGTAGTCCCGTTTGCCCAACACATCATAATTGTAAGCAATGCCGATCCTGCGCTCCATGTCTGCATTTGACAACAAACGGGCGGCACTCGTTTCCGTATTTTGTGGATCCTCTTCCTCCTCTGCGAAGAATGTACTTATGAAGTTCAGTTCGGTCAAATGCCCATTCTTCTTTGACAATGTCGCATTCATGTGCTGAAAGTCAACACACCCGCTTTTCAGCTTGGAGGCGGTACCGCGATCGTAAAATGTAGCTTCGTTGACCAAAAAACGCCCCTTGTTGTTATGGACCGAGATATCACACACCACTTCTTGAGGTAGGATGGTCGTATCGGTGACAAAGTCAATGGTCTCATTATTCTGGAGCAATACGGTACCCAACCACACCTTGAACACGTCATCGTTCACATTCTGCACATCCACAAAGAAGTCTTTCATCGCAACATTCACGTCCCCTCCTGTTCGGTAGTTGTATGGGTGTACGTCCTTGTCGGACATGTGGAACATATCCAATAGCTTGTCTTCCACATTGGCCGTGGGGATCTTGACGCCGTTGATGGTGGAAAGCTCATTGCGGAACTTGTCAAAGTACAGATTCCCTTTCAGGTCCCCAAAGTCGTGAATCGTGTCACATACGCTCACTAATTTGATCTGTTGCTCCTTGGTCAAGGATTGCATAAGAACTCTACTACTATCAGATAAATTAACCTACTTCACACGTGCATATGTGCGCAAAAGAATTCCAATTGTCATATAGGTATGGTACTATTTGAGAAGGTGCGGTTCACATCTTCCAACTATGTATTTGTAAGCGGCCCAACAGCTGGAAACACCAACGTTGGCATTGGCACCACGGTTCCCAACGCACATCTCCATATCTTCCATGGTGACACCAAGGGAGACATTCTTCGCATTGATGACGAGGCAAATGATCAAACTCCCTTTGTGATGAACGAAGATGGCAACATCGGGATTGGTACTACCACGCCTGCATCTCTGTTCCACATTATGACGCCAGGTGTATCTACAACCCTCACAGCTCCCGACGGCATTGCATCGGACATGTTTGGCAAACGGTCGGCTATTTCCAAGGACGGCAAGACAATCGCGGTCGCCGCGGAAGCTAACGGGAGCAAGGGTGCTGTGTACATCTACCGCTTCCGTTCCGCGGCTTGGATGTACCAGACGAAGATCACCGCTTCTGATAGTGTGAACGGAGACCGCTTTGGCGCTTCTATTGCGCTCTCCGAGGATGGTAACACACTCCTGGTTGGTGCCCCTTTGTTTGATTTGACCGTTGCAAGCGATGATTCGGGTGTTGCCTACGTGTTCCGCTTTAAAAACAACGCCTGGAGTCAAGAGGCAAAGCTTGCTGCTTCGGATGGCATACAATTCAACGCCTTTGGTGGTGCCGTATCTCTTTCGGCGGATGGTAACGTAGCGATCATTGGTGCTGTCAAGGGTGATGATACGACCGTCCTGAACAGGGAGGATCGTGGAGCGGCATACATCTTTACTTGCACCAACTCTACATGGGCCCAAACCAGCAAGCTCCTCGCCAGCGATGGTGCGTTTGGGGACTGCTTTGGCACCTCGGTATCTCTTACCAGCAATGCAACAACTGCCTTTGTAGGTGCCGCACACGGGATTGGGGCGGTGTACGTCTTTGACTGTTCCGCTCCAAACACATGGACCCAATCTTCTATCTTGACCCCCTCTAACTATTCCTCCAACGAGTTTGGTGTTTCGCTAGCTACATCCGCAACAGGTAGTACCGTCATTGTGGGTGCTAACCGCGATGGCGACTCTAACCAAGGAGCGTCCTACATCTTCCAATCCACCAACGGATCGTGGGCCCAATCCGCAAAACTTGTTGTGCCCACAGCGTCCTCCAACCAAGCCCTGTTTGGTAGTGCAGTGTCTATGACCAACGATGGTAACATGGTGCTTGTAGGCGCACCTGGCAAAGACATCGCATTCACGTTCTCTAACATGAACAACAACTGGCAGTTCGTGAACTCGTATGTCTCCAAGCGGGATGCATCTGTCGTTGGCAACCAGTTTGGTACCTCCGTATCTCTATCACAAACGGGGAGCATGTTTGTCATTGGTGCTTCTAGCAATACAGCATGTGCCTTCAACAATACTACATTGTCCCCGCTTCAGGTTCAAATGGGAACGGATGCCATCATGACGGTGGACCCTAGCGGAAACCTGCGTGTAGGCACAGACATCTACTTCTACAATGCGGGTAGTATCACAACCACCAATTTGACCACCTCATACAACACCGTATCCGACTACCGCCTCAAAGAGAACGTACACGACATTTCTAATGCTGGTCAACGCCTTGAAAAGATACGCCCATGCACGTTCAACTTCAAACTTGATCCAACGACTCAAATGGAGGGATTCATTGCACATGAGCTACAAGAGGTGGTACCTGTAGCGGTCAACGGGTCCAAGGATGCGGTAGATGACCATGGACACCCTGTATACCAGAGCGTAGATGTAAGCAAGGTCGTTCCCCTGCTTTGTGCCGCATTGAAGGAGACTCGGGCAGAGGTGCATTCTCTAAAGGCCGAGTTGACCGAACTGAAATGTCGGTTGAATGTCGTCTAATGTCGGATATGACCTTAAGGCCCATTTGTTTTGTATATATTCATGTCCAACACAGAGAATGATTCCCAACTTGCAACCATGGCGTCCTGCAACTGCTGCAACATGCACTTCCAGGTCAACTCCAACTACAGGGGCCTGGCCCGCTATTGTTACCCTTGCCGCACTACCTTTGGGACCTGCACCACCAACAACGTCCGTGTGGAGGGCGGTGGGGCATTTGCGTCTAAGGCCTCCCTTGACATGGGCAATCAGGCAGAGAAGCGGTTTGTCCAGTTGTGCCACAACCGCAAGTTCCCATTGCGACCCGCTACCAAAAACGAGAACATGGTGCACCACTTTGACTACGTGGTCCAAGATGCCAATGACCGCTTCGCCAAGATAGAGGTCAAGGCCATGAAGGCTGCTCGCCGAGGGATGCAACCATCACCACACATCATATATGTGGAGCTCAAGAACATCCACGGTGGCCCTGGGTGGATCTATGGCAAAGCTGACTATATCGCCTTTGAGCAACCCAACGGCTTCCTCCTGGTGGACCGCCTCCAATTGTTGGACCTGGTGGAGCGGATCCAACCCACGTGCCGCAAGGCTGCGGAGAGTGGCATCCGCCGTACGCTCTATTCCCGCCGAGACCGAGATGACCTGGTCTTGGTTCTATATATGGACGACATAAGGCACTTAACAAAGAACGTCTTCCTTCAGGTGTAGGGAGGAATGAAGTTCGGCAAGTACTATAAACAGGCGTTGACCAGGCTTCCCGAGTCGGCAACGTCTGTATGTATACCGTATGATCAATGGAAGAAATGGATCCGCGTTGACCATGGTAGTATCAGTCAGCAGTGGCAAGATCTCCTGACCCAAGAGTGTGGCCAGGTAGACAAGTTCATCTTTACACAACCCAGGCTTCGTGATATGTTGTGTCTGTCCAACGCGGCCCGCATTTCAGTGGAGGACAAGTTGTACCTGTGCGAGTTAAATGCTCGTGCATTGTACAAGATATGTAAGAAGTTACAAAAGAAGATCCAGGTTCCCGCTCTCAAATGGTATCTTGATATCACGAGCGCACATGCATACCGTTTTACTGGCTCAAGCGATCGCACACTTCTTGCCATCAAAACATCCCATATGACGCTGGAATGCCCGATATGCTTTGAAGATCGGATACAATCACATTGGATCCTAATGCGGTGTGGTAGATAGATAGATATATCATTACATAAGGAGTGCTAAGCAAGGGGCTGCCCCGCAGGGAAACCTCACACAAAGCACTGGGCCCTTTCGGGCACACCTCACTGCGGTGTGGTCACGTAGCGTGTTGGCCGTGCATGCAACGGGCTTGGCAAATATCGCACTTGCAAGGCACCCCCGCAAACACTCTCACGTATGCTCGCAATGCACGTTGCCCACTATGTCAGACGACGGAAGCAAATCGCAACTGCATTCTATGGCAATGACGGAAAGTGCGTTTGAATCTCGGAAACACAAATCTCGCCTATTTATGGGCAGACGTGGCCGAGTGGTTAAGGCGGCGCCTTGCTAAGGCGTTGGGGATACCCGCGCAAGTTCGAACCTTGCCGTCTGCGCATATCTGTTTTATCATGGATCAACATTTACATGGTTATGATCCCAACCTACGTTTGGCCGTTGTTGTATTAGAACGCGAGGTCCAAGCATTGAAACTAGAGAATACCGCTCTCAAAAATGCATTGGAGACAACCTTGGTGACCGAGAAGGTCCAGAAGAAGCCCCGCATGTACTCCAAGGAAACATCGGACAAGTGGAAGTTCTACCACGAACACAAAGAGAAAGTCGCCGAACAAATCCCGAATGCCCATTGGTCTACTATCAAGAAAGCTACCGACGCCGAGTTCTACAAGCACATAAGGAATACGCCTTGATTCCATCTTATGCTTCGAGTAGCGTTTGTGGAATACAACCTGGGATACAGAGGAACACAAGGGAGCGTGTGGGCGTACGCATTGTACAATGAGGAGCTCCTTGGCAACAAGAGCTACATTTTGACCCGAACACACCCCAACATTCGGAACGAAGACATTGATGATCAGAGCATCAAATACTTTGTGGATCATTTTGAGGTTTACCATACGTCGGACGAGTCTTTAGATAAGATCCTATCAGACCTTGCAATTGACGTAGCATTCGTAGTGCTTGGTGGAAAGCTGCATGATGTCAAGTTGCCCTCAAACATTCCAACCATCACCCATTGCATCTTTGGGACCGAGAACAAGGAAGGAACGCTCCAGACCGCAATATCGGAATATGTAGCTCAAGGCACGTGCGATGTGCTTCCCAACATTGTCATGGTGCATGATACCTATGAAGATCTGCGGGAAGAACTCAAGATCCCAGAGGATGCAATGGTCTTCGGACGGTATGGTGGCTACACCACGTTTGATATTGAGTATGTCCAGGATACCGTTATCAACTTTGCCCAGAAACACAGTGATACATACTTCTTATTCATGCACACAAAGCCGTTCGGTCCCTCGCTGCCCAATATCATCTTCATGCCAGGCACGCGGGACCTAGAGTACAAAACCAAGTTTATCAATACGTGTGATGCGATGCTCCATGCACGGTCACAAGGAGAGACCTTCGGTATGTCGGTGGGAGAGTTTGTGATGAAAGGAAAACCCATTCTCACCAGCGAACAAGGAGACACTGCTCATATCGAGTTCTTGATGGGCCAAGTACAAATATATCATGACCCCGAGTCCCTATGGAAGCTGTTAGCTACCTTTGATCGTTCTGGCATCAGTCCCGATGCAACCCGTTACCCAGAGTTTGTTCCAGAGAAGGTCATGCCAATCTTCTCGCGCCTGCTTTCCAAGTGCATGCATGCAAATGAAGATGTAAGCAAGTAATAGATGCCCGAGAGTCCCGAGGTAGCATTTATTGCAAAGGAGATGCATTCCAAGTTTGCGGGACGCAAGGTCACGTCCATCAACATTCTTGGAGGGAGGTACAAAAAGCATGGGCCGCCTCAAGGGTTCCATGCATTCACCCAAGAACTCCCAGCATGCCTCACGAAGGTGGACAAGAAAGGCAAGGTCCTTTTCTTTGAGTTCAGCAACGGATGGTACATGGTTTCTCGCTTGGGGCTTACGGGATGGTGGTACGACAACAAACATCTGCCCGAATGGAAAAGCAGTCCCCATACATCCGTTGCATTCCACTTTGGTATACACGACCAGATGGTGTACGATGATCAACTGAGCTATGGGACACTTGTCTTTTGTCAAAAGGAGGAAGCCGACAAGCAACGAGCCGAGATAGCCCCCGACATCATGGACAAATCTACCACGTGGTCGGTGGTGAAGCCCCGCATTTCCAAGCTACACAACCCAAAACCGATTGAGGATGTCCTTGCTGATCAGTCCGCGATCGTTTCAGGTGTAGGGAACTATCTAAAGAGCGAGATTCTCTATAAAGCCCGTATTGCACCTATGCGACTGACAGACACCTTGTCAGAGGACGATTGGAAGCGAATCTTCCGTGCTGCAAAGTCAGTAACATCACGTATGGAAAAGGTAGTCGGACAAAAGGACGAGGCATCGTATGAAAAGAGCATGCATGTCTATATGAAGCAACATGATCGCAATGGTAACCCTGTGCAAGCATACACTTCCAAGCGCACTGGCCGCCGTACCTACTGGGTTCCTCCATTGCAGATCTAGGCACCATACCGATGCGTGCCCCAATGGATGCATTTGGCCCACGTTGCGGCAAAGACCTTTCCACCACACTCGCGCCATCTCCGACAGAACCAAAAGTCTTCCGATACCATTTCCCCGTCTTCCACGACCACATCAAAGAACTTGTAATAACTCGCCTTGTTCAAGGTGTAAGTTATGTTTTCTAGCCCCAGTAGGTTGATCAATTGGTGGAACACAGAACGACGAATCAACAGAACCCCAGTGCCAATCCCTGCTACCTCTTGTGGGACCTTGGACACCTGAAATGTCAGCTGGTCGCTAGGATTGGTGAATGCATAGTTGATGCCAGCAAGACGGGATGCATTTGGATCTTTTGTAGCTACAGCAGTGTTGACAACATTCTCCCAATTGTAGTGTTTGTAAGGATAGATGGCACCAATCACATCTACATCTGCCTGTATCATCTCCAAAATGTCGCTTGGATTGAACTCCACGTCATCGTCAAGGAACAGGCAATAATCGGCCTTGGTGTTCGTCAAGAATGTGGTTGCTAGTTTGTTCCTCGCATGTTGTACGATGCTAACGCTGTTCTCGTACTGGATATCCACGTGGATGCCCTTCTCTCTACACAAGCGATCCAATTGTAACAGACTGATGGCATGACCCGTGTAAACCTTGCACGAAGCACATGGGACAGCTACGAACAACGAAACCATGCCTCTATGTTTAGGGTATGCTCGCCCTTAAGCCGCTTACCGCTTAAGGAGAAACATGTAGAGTATACAGTACAGAATGCAGTCTTGTTGCTCTACATCACATGGTAATGCTATGCGCTTTGACATATATTGCATCTTGTTCCCCCAATACAAGGTGTGTGATCATGCAACCGTTCATGTTGAAAACGTACCTTCTATTCCTACCACCCTAGTAAGGAGGGGTACCAATGTGCATTTCTCCTTGCACGACGAAAAGGAGTTTGCCGATGGTTACGTCCGTGAACTCGGTGACTGGATTGATCAACACATGGACGCATGGTTTCGTCGCTTTAGTAACCAAGGCAAAGTGACCATTGCTATCCTTGCCAATAATACGTTGCTGTTTACAGACCTTCGGATGATTTGTAGCACCTACCGTGATCACCCCAAGTACGTCCTAAGTGTGCACGATACCATCATGGAAATGATTCAAGGGGCACACCCTTATCCTGTCCGTCCTCTGCCCCTAAAGGACGGTTGGTATGATGTTCAGATCCAACGGCACTTGCAGGCGGCTTAAAGATACCTGCGTAGGCATGTGTATGAACCTTTCGGATATGCTGTTGCGCAGCACAAGGTGCTCCTTGATGGTGCAACACGAGTACAAACGGTTGAAGAAGGACCCATCCATCAAATATTACACGTATGTCTTGCTGCTCCGTGACAACAAGTTCTATGTTGGCAACACGGACAATATCTACCAACGCATGTACCACCATTTGACCATGTCACCCTGCAGCAGTCTTTGGGTGCGGAAACACGGTCCAGTCCAACGGATTGTAGAGATATGCAAGAACTCTAACAAGGATGACGAGTTGTACAAAACCCTCTACTACTCCACACTGTTTGGCTGGGAGAATGTGCGCGGATCTTACTACTGCAAGGTGGAAAGCTTCCGCCCACCCGCCGCCCTTGCCCATTTCACACACAACAGGCTAGACTTTGAGATGTTGTCACGTGCCGAGATCAATCAGGTAGAGAACGAGGTACGAGCTATGATTGCCGAGTTTGGAGGTGCGGTGTCAACCGAGGATCTATAATCTTGCGTCACTTCAGTGTAGTATGCTTTCTTTTTATCGCATCAGTGATGGAGCTCAAACTTCTGCAATCAAACCAAAATTAGAATGGGCAACGAAGAAAGTATGCCTGGAAAACTTCCTTCAATCCTTCTCCAAGGAGAACACCTTCGTCATCGCCGACAATGTGTCCGAAGAAACCATGACGTGGTTGAAGACGACCATGCAACCGTTTAGCGATCATATCATACCCGTATCATTGGGGAGCGGGTCTTTCAGCTTCATGTATGCCGTCAAGTGTGTGTTGGAACTCACCAATCTGGAAGATAACATCCCTGTCTATTTTGTGGAGGATGACTACATCCACACTCGCGACGCTCAAAGCACCCTTCTTGAAGGCCTCCGCATATCTGACTATTGCACGGGTTATGATCATCCCGATAAACATGGTACCGAGCTTTCGCACATTGTTGCAACTACATCGCGGCATTGGAAAGATACTGTCAGCACGACAATGACATTTGCAACCACTGTTGGACATGTTCGGCAAGACAAGGACATATACAACGAATATTGCAAAACAGGGTACCCATACGACCATGAAATGTTCCAGGCATTGGGAAAACGAGGTAGAAAATTGATAAGTGCTATACCTGCTGTGTGCACCCACACTGAACTCAAGTGGTTGAGCCCGTGCATTGATTGGCAATGACCTTGACGCTTCACAACTATGTGTCCGTACCCCTACCTTGCACCAATGGTCAAAGGGTAGTTATCTACATTCCTATGGATGCGTCGCCACTTCTGGACGACAAGACCAAACTTTGGACATGGGATGCCATTCGCAAGGATGTGATCTGCGCCAAGACAGGAGCGTCTCTCAACGTAATCCTGAACACCCCATGCCCTTTCATTGATGGTCAGAAGCGGATCTTCTACAACCAAGTGCAACATCCGCAATTTGAATGTCAGACCTTGGATATTACCGCACTGCAACTGACTTAAGTGTTGCAACATATACGACTTCACAACAAATGAAAGCAGTAGTTTTTGGTGGAAACGGGTGGATCGGAGGCTATTTTGTACCTCTCCTTGAGTCAGCAGGATTCCATGTGATCCTCCCTCCTACCGACTTGCGAGCCGATGATGACGCTCGTGTGGAGGATTTCCTGGTATCCGAACAACCAACCCACGTTGTATCCCTGGTTGGACGTACGCATGGTCCAGGGTTCTCTACCATTGATTATCTAGAACAACCAGGACGGCTACCTGAGAATGTGCGCGACAACCTATACGCCCCTCTGGTTTTAGCTACAATTTGTCAAAAACTATCTATTCACTTTACCTATCTTGGCACTGGCTGCATCTTTAGCGAGGACGACCCGCCATCAAAGGCATATCGCGAGGATGATCGCCCCAACTTCTTTGGATCATCGTATTCCATCGTGAAGGGCTTCACCGACCGTCTCATGCATCATTATCCCAACACCCTAAATGTGCGGATTCGCATGCCAATCACTTCTGATATGTCCTCTCGGAACTTCATCACCAAGATCACGTCTTACAGCAAGATCTGCAGTATCCCAAACTCCATGACGGTCCTTCCTTCACTCCTACCGATCATGGCGGATATGATGAAAGAAAAACGCACGGGTACTATCAATCTGGTGAACCCTGGTATCATCTCCCACAACGAGATCCTAGAGATGTACAAGGAGCTGGTTGATCCTAGCTTCACTTGGCAAAACTTCACTATTGCGGAACAAGACCAGATCCTCCTGTCCAAGCGCAGTAACAATCAGCTAAGCACAGAAAAACTGCAAGAGTGGTATCCCAATGTCCCGACCATTCATGATGCTGTCCGCGCATGCTTAAGGGAACGTTTGTAACATTTCAAAGAACATGAAGAACAGCGCACACTTCATGCCATTGGAGAGTGCCCGCATATGAGATCCGCAGTACATGCCTTTTATTCCTGTCTTCCGATAAAGGCGGCAAGTGGTGCGCCAAGCTGATTGATTCTTTTTATGTGTAGATGCTGCAATTGCCATATGCGCGCGAATCGTATCGAAAGGGGTGGTCACCCACGAGGCCAACATTCCTGATATAGCACCTAACCCAACACCAACCGCGGGATTGCTTCCATCAGGCACGCGTTTCTTCATCTCATTGTACAAGCGGATACGCATATCCATTTCAATGAGGTCTTCCAAAATAGATACTCCGTATCCACTGTAAAGTCCGCGCATACGTTGTGCCTTCAAAATCTTGCTGGTAGCACCAATGAGGCTGGGTGCCATTCCCGCTTGCAAGAGGCGCATGCTGTTGCTGATCGGGATTTTGATGACAGATGTGGTGAATGTTGCAAGGGGCCCTGCAAGTGGGTTCGTCATACCAATTCCATTATACACCGAGAAGTAAGTACCAAAAACAATCCCAGATGTAAGCACGGATTCCAACATACCTTTGGTTGTCATGTGTAACAACTTGGCAGGCTCCATGACGGGTATCTTTCCATACACCTGCAGTAACGTCTTTTGGGCCTCCAAGCAATATACACACGCTTGGCTAAGGCCACGTGCTACACCTTCACGAAGACCGTCCTTGCGTTCATGCATCCCCTTTACAGACTACCTATGTTAATTTCTTTATTACATCTGCAATCTCCCTTTCTATAGCATTCAGCTGTTCTTGCAGCTCGCTGTAACGTGGATCAAGTGGATCCAGGTTCATCTTCTCGTGCAGAATGATGTAAGCAGACTGCAACTTCCGTAGATACTCCGTGAACTCGTCTTTGTTCATCCTGTTTACCCCAAAATAACGGGGTTCTATCATTTTTTACTACCAGAACAGGTAAAAGACCATTTTCTACAAAATCTTTTCAGTCTGCCGACCCCCAGGTCACCTTCGATTTTACACATCGAGGCCGCGCGCGCGGAAATATTTTTGCTCAGTGCTCACTTTTTTCTCAGTCTCATAACTCTATTTAAAACTATTATCTTGACATTAATTATAGTATGTTGCTCAATTGCTCAAAAAATACACATAAATGCTCATTTTGTTCTTACACTACAAACAAGAAATACAACCTAGAACGCCACATTGGTATGAAGCACTTTTCAGAAAGCGCAAATGTTAACATTACAAGCACAAATGTTAACAGTTCATGCGCAAATGTTAACAGTTCATGCGTAAATGTTAACAGTTCATGCGCAAATGTTGACATTGACCAAAAGTTCAAATGTCCCACGTGCTATGTGGTGTGTTCCTCTCAAAGAAATCTCGATGCCCATATATATGTGTGCAAGGGCGTAGATCATCCTTATGAGTGCCACAAATGCCACAAGGTACTTTCTTCTGCAGCATCCAAGTCACGTCATTTGAAGACATGCAAGCATACATACAAAGATGAATCGACAGACCTAGAACTGCCTCCTCCGAAGGCAACACAGCAATCCCAAGCACCTGTAACCGCGAACGTATCCAATACTAGTTGTACCATTCAAACCCAGAATGTGATGCCGACCGTGAACAATGTAGTGGTTCTAAAGTTTCCCGAGTGTGACGACGACTTTGATTTCATTCGCGATCACATTGGCATAGAGGAATTCAAGAAACTATTTGACTGTAGCCGCCCCGAGGTAGGGTTCAAGCGGTTCGCCACTGCCATACTAGAGAAGCCCGAAAATCGCATCTTGAAGAAGAGTGATGTCAAAGCGAACCATACCATGATCCACAAAGGTGACGGCGAATGGGAACTAGCCCTAGATAAGGACGTGTTCCCGCGTCTCACATTTGACCTCAGCGTATCTGCATTGGGGGCTTTGAATGACAACAAAAAGAAGGCACGCCTAGTAAAAACCAACATGGAACGGATCTTCCAGTATCTTGACAATGTAAACACCGAGAATGATCCCGACTTCAATGATGCCGTGCAACGTTTGAGGATTATTACAGTAAACCTCACCAAAAAATGGGAAGATGCGTGAACTGGGAATCGGACCCAGACCTCTCGCTTGGAAGGCGAGGATTCTACCACTAAACTATCCACGCTCAACAAAAGCATACAACTAAAAACTTCAGAAATTTACGCGCCCCTTGTGCTTGACCTTCTGTTTCGCTTTCTCCACTTCGGGCAACTTCTTTTTGTCAATCTCTCCCACCGTCTTGGGAGTGCTCTTGTTTACGCGTTTGCTCGGGCGGCAAAGCGGGTATGTTCCACGGACAGATGCATGGTCCCGCCCGCATTCCTCATACCCAACCACATTGCCCTTGCTATCCTTTTTTGGACGTCCCAGATCCACCCATTTTTCCTTGAACCATTGGGTCAGCCCCTTCTTGCTACCATCCTCGCGGTACAATCCACCCCGACGCTTGTATTCGGCAACAATCCACGCGCTTTTGTAAACGCTCGTCGGTGCCAAGAACTTCTTGTCCGCATCCGCTTTCACCTCATCATACAGTTTCTTGTTTACAGGGGTCGGCATCTATAAGTACCTCAGAACTTCTTGGGCTACCTGTTCCGTGCTGAACGGAAGACTGCTTTGAACAAAGGAGAAGTGGTACCCTGAATTCTCTTCAAATGACCGCTTGACTTGGGCCTTGAGGTCATGCTCTGGTCCTGAGGTAGGGTACCCATACACCGCGGGGGCCTCACTTTCACAAGCGTACAGTGCTTCGTGTTTCCCTACTTTGCGAAGGTACGTCCAATACATGCAATACTCCGTGAACTTGTTGGCCGCAAGGGACTCTTGCCATTGCATGCGGCCCCCATACTTTCCCTCCAGATATGCAACCAGATCCTTTACCACATCAGTCACAAAGATCTCAGGGGTGATGGCCATGTGGAAGGGCGCGCCTTGGACCTCATCAAAGTCCACATCCACGCATTGAGCGCTCCATAGGAAGAAGAACGGGAAGTCAATCTGGCACTTGTTCATGATAGCCTTGCCATTCCATAGCAGGTCCTCCACTCCAAATGGCTTCGTAAGGTACGTATCATCATCGATGATTAGGTAGTGTCGCGTTTTTACCAAGGAAGCAATCGCAAGCTTTGCGGTCTGTTGCTTGGCCCAGCCCTCGGGCACCTTCTTGGATACAAGGACATCCTCGGCGATGACCTTCCATGGCACATTCAGGAAACCTGACTCTAGCTTCGTTTTCACACTTTCCACATCAGGCCGCGGAACAACTACAAAAAAGTCTTGAACCCCATTCCAGTTTAGGTACTTCTCGTAGGTCTTCATGCCAATCTTCATGAAACGCTCCAGGTTGTTGTGTGCGACCCCCGCATGGTGCGTGTACTCCTTGATGACTAGAACAATGCTGTACTTGTCCATATATGCTAACCACCAAATATCCTTATGTACTTTATCAATGCAACAACAAGAAGACTACAAACCCAAGGATAAAACAACCAAGAAAGGTACCATACATCATATTGGCACATGTCCGCGTATAGTTCACTTGCGCTCGCGACTCAAATATAGACGGAGGCGTAGGCATAGGCACTATTGGTATTTCCCTACGGCAAACCACCGTGATCTGGCGACACATTGGACACGATACCAACTCTTGAGTTTTGATGTACTTTATCAAGCATCTCGCATGAAACTTGTGGTCGCATGGCAAGAACTGGGGAGGATCCTCGGGTGTATATGGGTCCAAACATATACAACATTCGTCAGATACCGAAGACATAGCATGAGGTGTTTGAATCTCCACACTTTTCATTTTTTCCGCAAGGCTCAGTAGATATGGTACTTCAGTCTTCGGGCACCATAAGATTCTCCGATCTGCGGGGCGAGATGGGGTCCTCAAGCGCTACGGTGAAGTACAGCCTATTATATGGTGGCGCGGGATACACGCCCAGTGGTATTGGCGTGCCGACAACAGGTGCTATTAGCTTCACGTCATTCTACGGCAAAGGAAAGTACACCTACCCGACACCCAACTACTCCGTTGTGATACCACTTGGCTCGTACCCGTACACTACCACGGCAAACCCTGATACAAACTCGAAACAAATCTGGATTGACCAATACCAGTACGAGCACTATCCAATTGTAAACTACCCTATCTCATATTATTACATCTGGAACAACACTACGACAGCCTCAATTTCCGCGACATTATACATATTGCAAGACGACAATGTAAGCATTTACTTGAACAACACCCTCGTTACAAACCTCGCATACACAGGAGCATACCAAACCGTCGCTATGACAATCCCGATCGGTGCAAACTACTTTAGGTTCAGTGTCACAAACACAGGAGGCGCTGGCGCATTTACGGCAGTTCTGCGCAATTCTGGAAACACAGCCACATACTTTTATACGGACTCCACATGGAAAGCAAGCCATTCATGTCTTGTACATTACAGGAACTGGTACACGACACTGACACTAAACCATGGAAGTGGGACATATACGGCAGTATCATCTGGCGCCGCACCCGACATAGAATATCAACTAGTGTCATCTTCGTATGGAAGCACAGCTAACACGTTCTACCAGAGCTTGCGCATCCAAGATTATAGCACGTTTACATTGTATTTTGAGATTAAGATATCCACGTCATCCGTCGCCGATGCCATTTGGTTCTTTGTGGGATCGACATCCATACCATCCACTGAAGCCAGCCCATACAATGGCTATCTACTCAACTTTGATGTGTACTCTTTTAATGCGTTTAGCGCAAGAGGCATTTACTTGTTAAACGGGGGCGCTAGCGGTGCGACTGGCACATCCGTAGCTAGTAATACCAGCACCAACTTCTTGGCGGGGACCTGGAAATCGGTTGTAGTAAAATACACAAAAGGAACAACAAATACTTGGGTCATCACTTACGATGGCTCTGCCTTGTTCACCTACAGTGATGCCAACAACGCTACATGGCTAACAAATTCGGGTTCTTATTGGGGCATTGGAGCACGTGATGGCGGTGCTGTCGGGGACTTCTCCGTACGTCGCGTGTACATGTACTATTCCTAAAAACTGATATCACCTATTAGAAGAACAACATGTCACCTTCCATGTTGGACAACTTGAAGAAGAATCCCCAGGCCGTTCTTGCCACCCTGAACGCGGACCAAGTAGCGGACATCCTTGAGCAAGCGTCCATCGCTTACTACAACACATCCACAGCCCTCATCAGCGATGACCTTTTCGATCTGATCAAGGCCCACCTAAAGAAGATTGCCCCTGCACACCCATACCTAAAAAAGATTGGAGCCCCCGTCCTTGGTGAGAAGGCAAAGTTACCATACTGGATGGGGTCTTTGGACAAGATTCGCGATGATCCCAAGGCACTTGCCAAGTGGAAGGCTAAATACGAGGGCAACGTCGTTGTATCGGACAAGCTCGATGGCAATTCCGCGATGGTGGTCTACGAAAAAGGTAGCGTCCGTATGTACTCTCGCGGAGATGGCGTCCAGGGCCAGGACATCTCCCATATCATCCCCTTCCTGAGGACCGTACCAAAGCATGGAAGCGTCCCCGTGGGCACTGCAGTTCGTGGAGAGCTCATCATCTCCAAACGCAATTGGGCTCCCATCAGCCACATGGGCGCGAACGCTCGCAACATGGTCGCTGGCGTCATGCATTCCAAGACCCCCGACGCTACCGTAGCCTCGCGCGTGGAGTTTGTTGCATACGACCTTCTGGCACCTCGCAACACCAAGCTATCCATGTCCCTCCAATCAGTCGCCCAAATGGGGTTCAAGGTGGTCCACAACGAAATCATGGATCCTATCAACTTGACCAGTGAGAACCTCTCCGATACCCTCATCCGCCGCCGTCGCGACTCCAAGTACGAGATTGATGGCATTGTCGTGATCCACGATGAGGTCCACAAGATTGTGAAGGGCAAGAATCCACAATACGGATTCGCATTCAAAAGCATCCTAACTCATGAGGAGGCCGAGGTCATCATCCGCTCGGTGGAGTGGAACGCTAGTAAGGACGGATATCTCAAGCCCCTGGTCCACTTTGACACGGTGGTCCTAGCGGGCGCGAAGATTTCCAAGGCGACTGGCTTCAACGCCCAGTTTATCGAGAAGCACGCGATCGGCCCAGGCTCACGGCTTGTCATCATCCGCTCGGGAGACGTGATTCCCCACATCCTACGAGTGCTCTCACCATCATCGGCAGGCACACCTAGTTTCCCTGACGTTCCTTACAAGTGGAATGACACGAGCGTGGACATCATGGTGGAGGGCGAAACGTCCGATGTGAAGCTGCGCCGCATGGAGCACTTCTGCGCTACCTTGGAGGCCAAGAATGTTGCCGCGGGTACACTCCGCAAGCTATACGACCATGGTGTAGATTCTATCCCTAAGCTTCTCGCTCTGAAAGAGGAGGATGTCCTTAAGATGGATGGGTTCCAAAAGACAAGCGCTCAACGTGTGGTCGCAGGCCTCCAAGCCGTGAAGAATGCTCCATGCGAGGACCTAATGGTTGCTTCCAACCTGTTCGGACGGGGCTTTGGCAAGAAGAAGATCGCCCTGCTCATTCAGCACTTCCCACAGATCCTGGAACGCAAAGTACCGACAGCAGCCGAAGTGGAGAATGTCGGCGGCATTGGCGCGACCACCGCCCGCGCATTCCTTGCCGCCCTCCCATCCTTCTACAAGTTCCTAGATGACGTCAAACTCTCGTGCAAGCCCACCAAGCCCGCTACACCAAGCAAGTCCCCTTCCAGAAGTCATAACTTCCAAGGCATGACCATTGTGTTTACAGGGTTCCGCAACAAGGACTGGGAGGCCATGGTGACTTCTCATGGTGGCAAAATGGGAAGCAGTGTATCAAAGAGCACCTCCCTTGTCGTAGCAGCCGATCCCAACGAGACGAGCGGGAAAATCCAAAAGGCGCGCGAGCTGAATGTTCATGTGATCTCTAAGCAGGAGTTTGCTCAGGAGTACCATTTGCAGTAATTGCGTTCTTGCAAAGGATGTAAAGAACACCTTCAAATGCAAGATCCTTGGCATCGTCTAAAATACGTACAATCGTAGTAGGCATATTTACCTCCTTTTTCCGCCATACGATCGGACTGCTTCGGTCATTGTCATGCCGATAGAATCCAATGGGGCTTTTGTCTTGTTGCGAGATCTCCAGGAAACAGTCATATGACGCTTTCCTACACAACGGGCAACGGAGACCACAATCAGGCTGGTGTGCCCACCAGTTCACGAGGCATTTGTCATGGATGTTGTGACCACACGATAGATTGATATGCTGGTGCATCCCATGGTTACAAATGAAACACTCGGGATGAATCACCTCATGTTGCTTGGTCACACACGCACCCATTTCTCTCACGAGACAAGACACACAGTCACGCTTCATTTTTTCAATAAAATATGATTTATAGATCTACCCTTAGTGTAGGGTACATGCTTGAGGAAGAGTTACGAACAATGCTTCAGAGTCACAAAGCACCATCGTCTGCATTTGCTCGGAAGCCGTCCATGGAGAAGGACTACAAAGAGTTCACATCGGACGTGCTTCGGACCTATTACACCTACGAGGACTACATCAAGTGCAAGGTCCTCAAGTATTCATATACCATCACCCGCCAAGGAAAACGGAAAGCGGTGGTCTCGCGCCATAGCTACATGGCGTCCATTGTGCGTAACAAGTTCCCATATCAGCTCCCAAGTGGCGTCAAACATTACGTGCTATGGTCGGTAGAACCACTCGAACCCAATATGGTGGACGCACTCCTCCTCCAGAACTTTGGCAACAAGGAGACATCATGGTTTGTCAACCCCACCAAAAAGAAGTCCATCAAGAAGCTATGGCATTGCCACGTGCTTGTATATCCCTAGATGCCATACCTGCCTCGGTAGTTTGAAAAGTTGGTAGCAATCTCGGTGGAGGTCATACTGTAATTGTAGATCATGTATAGACCGATGTATCCCATATAGAAGACGATGTTGTCGCGGAAGTCCTTTCCAATGCAAAAGTCGTTTGCGGAATAGGCTGCATTTTTTGCTGCTGTAACAGTCCCATTTGCTGATCCATTGAGGTAAAACGCACCGCTCGTACCACTCTTGACGAAGGCTACCTGGTACCAGTTGGTGGTAGATATGCTTGTCGTTGCTTTTGAGAAGTTGAACCCGTATCCTGCTTGGTAGTCCCACAAGCCATTCAAGTACACTCCAATCTCCGTATCTGAATCGGTGGACGACCTCCCTAACATAAAGACACACCCTCCAAAACCCGTCCCAGTGCTGAAGGTCGTTGCAAAGTTGCCCGTGACGTACAACCACATAATGACAGTGAAGTTGCTACTTGTGAACCCTGTGAATGTTGACTTGTAAGCATAGGACGATGTTCCATTGAACGTGATCGCACCGCCTCCCGCCGTTGAACTGTACCCGCACGAGTTCAATGTGACGTTGTTTGCGGATGCACTAAGATCCGTCCATGTGACCCCCGTGCCTGGATACGAGTTGGTGTTCTTAGCATCCAAGAAGCACACCAAGTTGCTCAAGTTTGCCGTTTTGGCCTTGCCACGGAACACTGCGAACGATATCTGACTGCCGATGTTTGGTACGCCATCAACCGTTGGGGCATACTGTGTGGATGCGTTTTGGTAGTAATCCGACAACGCAACCCTTGTTCCCGCTACACCTCCAAACTCGGTTTTCAGACTGGCCAAGGAGATTGCACCAGTTGCTTGTATCACCATTACTATCTTCACACGAATTTCTTCAGTTAAAGGTTATAGGAAACCAACAGACATGCTTTACGTTGTGATTTCTGTCTTCCATGCTGCCAACGGCCGAGATCGCACGTTCCTTCATGGGGTGTTTCAAGACTACCCCGAAGCACTAGAGGTAGCGGTAGAAGTGGAACAAGACAAGTCCTACATTGTGGAGGAGGGATATCCATTGTCGGACTGCGATCGGGGCGTCAGCGTGTACATATCTGGGATCCCTTTTGGCGTCCGCGTGAATGATTTTGTCCCAACGGAGGTTTAATATCTAATTGGACTACAGGTTGTTATGTTATGGGAAATAAGTGCACAAAACCACAAGTCAAGTACACATCGTTCACCATGTCCAAAGCTATACATGGCATCATGTGTCCGCGACAACTCCAAACCCACCTCGAGCTCAATAAGTTCCAATTCTTGCGTGCAATTGGACATGGGTGCGCCTCCACTGTTTTTGAGGCCAAACATATCCCATCGGGCATTCGCTGTGTGTTGAAAGTGTGCTTGAAGGAGCGCTTGTACCCTGAAGCAGAGCGCCGTATCCGCCGTGAGATCCAAATCCATTCCACGTTGCGCCATCCGTACATCCTCACATTTTATGCCAGCTTTGAGGACGTGAGTGCTTTCTACTTTGTGTTGGAGTTTGTAGAAAATGGCGACTTGCTCCGATACATCCGAAACAAATACCAAGGAACCATGCCCATTCCTGAATTCACAAAACACGTTCTCTTGCCCCTCATGCACGGCATCGCACACCTGCATGAACACAACATCATCCATCGTGACATAAAGCCCGAGAACATACTCGTGGACACCTCGGGCAACATCCGCTTGTGCGACTTTGGGTTTTCCATCAACAGCTACGAGGAGCGCCCCAAATCGTTCTTGGGCACCCTTGAATACATGGCTCCAGAAATCATCCTTCAAAAGAAAGAGCTCTACAGCGATCGTATGGACATCTGGGCTCTAGGCGTGCTTACCTACGAATGTCTGACAGGGGTTTCTCCATTCTACCGAACCACGGAACAAGAGATCACCAGTGCGATCGTCAATGCGAGCTACACCATCAGCCCCAAGTTTACCCCCGAAATCGTAGACTTCCTCAAGCGAACGTTGCATCCCGACCCACAACAACGTGACAGCATCAAAGACCTGATACGTCACCCTATGTTTTCCAGCGACAAACCCACCCTTCGCCGATCCATCAGCTTTTGACGAAATGATATAAGCAACTTCTTTCTACAGACTTCATTGTGACAATATGAAGGACCGTTTAGAGTTCCTCCAGTCTCGGGGCGTGGAAATCCAACATGTCATAGACGTCGGGGCTCATCATGGCGAGTGGTGCCAAATGTTCAAGAGCGTGTACCCAGATGCCCTTGTCCATTCCTTTGAAGCAAACCCCCTGTGCATCCCGATGCTACAACAAACATGCAACGACTTTGAGATCTGCCTGTTGGGGGACGTAGAAGGCAAGGACGTGACGTTCTACATCTCTTCATCGGAACTCACGACAGGGAGCTCCATCTTCCGCGAGCAAACCCAACTTTTTGAAGAAGGGAAGTACACTACCATGCAATTGCGGATGCGCACCCTGGACAACGTTCTGAACGCAAAACCTATCCCCAAAGTGGACCTATTGAAACTGGATGTACAAGGTGCGGAGAAGCTCGTTTTAATGGGCGCCGAACACACCTTGCAAAAAACCAACTTTGTGCTTCTGGAGGCTTCGGTACTGCCATACAACAAAGAGGCACCCCTCCTTCACGAGATGGTTGCCTTCATGGAGGACAAAGGGTTCCGTATCTACGACATCATGGACATTCACCACCACCATGGATATTGCAACCAATGTGACATCTTGTTCTTGCGCAAGGACTCTCACCTTTGGCCCGTGCTTGACACCGATGGCATCCACACCAAGCGCACCGCAATCCATGACATGCTACTTACCAATGGTGATCGTGCCGAAATGGTAGCTTTCTTGCGCAAGAAGCGTTCCCATGACAAGTCCTATCGGGTCGTTGCTATTGGCGATTGGGACCATGAGTTGTGTGATGTGATCATAGCTGGCAGCAACAATCAACAGTTCCCATTGGATGTCACCAACCCCCGCACATGGACAGATGCCCTTTCCTACATAGAAAAGCATGGCAAGTTTGACTTCAGTGTGTTCCTATTGCCCTTGTCAGAGCTACAACACCCACAATTGGCGATTGATTTCCTGGAACGCATTTCCCATGCTGGCTATATCGCCGTTCCAAGCAAGTACTCTGAAGTGTCTCGTCATGACAATGGGCCCCGTGGTTACATTAGCCATCGATGGATCTTCACCATCAAGGACAAACAACTCGTTGCCTATCCAAAGCTCCCTTTCCTTGAGCACGAGTCGTTCCTTGACACGATGGCAATCGTCCGTCCAGATGTGCGCGATCTCTCCTTCTTTTGGTACAAAACCATCCCATTCCAAGAGGTAACGCTAGGAAACACGACGCAAGAAATCAGGGGCGCCTACTACAACCTCCTCTACGATGAAGTAGACAAGCAGCTTGTAAGCCGTGTCCCATCCAAGCGCGTTGCATTTATTCTAAATGACCTTGGCATACGCGGCACAGGTACCGTGGTATGGCTATATGCACACTACAACGAAACGATCCTTGGTAACAAGAGTATCATCGTGGTGAAAAAAGGAGATTACAACTACGACTCATCAGGCTTGAGCTATGAGGACATTCGCAATGATGTAGCTACATGGTTCTATAACCGATTTGAAGTTCATTCATTTGAACCACAAGACATAGATGATGCCCTACAAGCCCTTTTGGTAGATGTGTGTGTCATTGAGTGTTCTGGTGAAGAGGGAGAATACGTGCCAACAAAGGTGCCATCCATTGCCCATTGTATCTTCAGTGGTCGCACCAAACTCGGCACCGTCCACACCGTCATCTCTGAGTACCTAACCCAAGGCAACGATGCGTACCTCCTTCCCAACGTCATTGAGATCCACGAGACGGAACAAGACCTCCGACAGTCACTGGGCATCCCATCTGATGCCATTGTGTTTGGACGATACGGCGGTTACAAACAGTTCAATATTGAATACGCGCGCGAAACCGTGCTCCGAGTTGCAGCGAACCATCCCAACATCTACTTCTTGTTCATGAACACGGAACCCCTCAGCGAGCACTATCCCAACATCATATATATCCAGGGCACACGGGAGATGAAGGTAAAAAAGATGTTCATCAACACATGCAATGCGATGTTGCATGCGCGGAAGGAGGGCGAGACCTTTGGCTGTGCTTGTGGAGAGTTCGCCCTTGCCAACAAGCCTGTCATTACGGCACTCAGCGGAGATACGGCCCATATCTACATGTTGGGTGAGCAAGCTATCGTGTATGACACCTCGGAGAAGCTAGAGGAGATCCTCACGACATTCAAAGGCATTCAACCATCCTATCACCGATACAATGAGTGCACCCCCGAAAAGGTGATGCCATTCCTGCGGATGTACATTGACAAAGCAATCCATTAAGGCCATCGTTGTTTACAGGCTGGTACAATGTACGGCAGCGCACGTTGCCTCGGTACTTTTTCAGTTGTGTACTTGATACCGTAGAAGTACAAATCATGAGACCTCTTGTTGTAATAGAACGCGTAGTTAGAGAAGATTTCATCACACGGGATTGCCTCCATGACGTCCTCCTCGGTCAGGTTCTTGTAATAGTCTGCCCAATTGTCGTCATCATCTGTCAATTGAGTGGTGAAGCTACAATTAGGGGTCGTCCGTCGCGTTCCATGCTCACCTCGGCCAGTAGATGCGCATGTAAACACAAAGAGGCCTCCTGGCTTCAACATCCTCACAATGTTTGCCAATGACTCCTTGTAGTGCATGTCATGTTCAAAGCACTCGGTACTCAGGATGGTGTCAAAGTGTGTATCTTCAAATGCCAAGTCGGATGTTTTGCTTACAATGGTCGTGTTGGGGCTTGCTACTACGTCGTTTCCGTGGTAGTCACAGGCGCGGAACAACTCTTTGTTGCACCCGTTGATGTCCCCTGCGCCAACATCAAGGACACGTTTGTAAGCGAAAAAGTCGGGGAAGTTCGTCTTGATAAACATGGTAAAATGACGGGCTTCGGGGTGCATTCTATAACAGCGGGGCATAATCCACCGTCCCTAGGTAGCGCAGGCCAAGAGATCTTGGTAACTCCGTTCTTGCTTTCATATTGTAGCTCCGATGTATCCTTGAGACCAGGTGGCAGATGGAACACCTCGTACAAGCTCACCTTGTGAATGCCATCTAACACCTGCTCGCCCTCCATCAGGATCAGTTTGTTATGGGTGTACGATATCTTCATGTTTTCCAGCGTAAACCCTGGAGTGTTTGCATAGACCACCCACCCTTGATCTACTAGCTGACGGAACCGCGGGATAGGTCCGAAGTACTTGCGCAACATAGTGTTTCCGAAGACAAAAAAGATGAATAGGCCTACTCGGATTTGAACCGAGACTTTAGCTGATAGGCCCATACATCCTTGCCCGACAATTCCTTAAGTACTTTTCGGCTAGACTTCCTCCACCTTCTTGGACGCCCGTTTTTGCAACGAGGTATCACGGTAGTGGGACACCCGCTTCTGCACAAAGGATGCATTCCGCATGACCACCTCTTCAAACTCGGAGAACAAGGCTTCTTCTATCTTCGTTTTGTACGACCGCTCAAACTGCATGACGGCAAACATGCTTGGCTCGGGCTGCATATCGTACAACTTGTCCAGTTCCGTTTTGATGTATTGCACAAACTTATGTTGGGAGTCTTGGTCGGGTACACTAGAATGCAAGAATATGTTCAATTCTTGGATTAGGGTCTGATATTGCTTCACCACAGAGCAATGAATCTGGGACTTCTCTGCTGCGCCAATGTGCTTTGACAAGGATGATAGGATTGTGGACACAATGGCCATGACACCCGTTGCAATCTTGCCGTGCGCACTGGACGTACTGAAAATGGTCACACTAAGCACCCCGCCAATCGCGATGTTTGGAATGCTGATCATGTTCTGGATCACATTGTATACATACGCACTCTTGCTCTGAAGGTACATATGGACCAGGCATTGTTTCTTTAACAGTTGGATCAAGCTCTCCGACATACCGTATTAAGACTATTCCATGTCTCTTTATGTACAGAACCATGCCTACCACTCTTTTTGAGACATTCTTGCACCACCCCTGGCATTATGACTTCCATGCCCATCCCGCACCACGCGATGCCATGCTGGAATGCGTCATCGTGGAACCGAGAGAGCACAAGTACCTCCCCTCGGTGCTCAAAAACATATCAGCTACCCTCCCGAACGCCGCTTTGTCGGTGTTCCTGTCCGAGGAGAATCGCAAGTTTGTGGAAGACATCGTGTATGCCAAAGGAATGAACAACGTGAGGCTGGTATCTATCGCAGAATCTAACATCACTGTTCCTCAATACAACAAGCTGATGACTTCCCCACAGTTTTGGGACTCCATGCAATGCGAGAAAGTGTTGTTGTTCCAGGTTGATACAGGCCTACGAAAGAATCGGGTGTTGCGTTTCATGGAGTATGACTACATTGGGGCTCCATGGGGGTGGACCGTCGCCGAGGATGATAAGGTCAAAGTAGGCAACGGTGGTCTTTCCCTGCGCACTCCTCGGTGGATGAAGTACATCGCATCCACTTTCACCACAAATGACGCCTTCACCGAGAAGGACTCAGGGGGTGAACCTGAAGACGTCTTCTTCGCACGCCACATCGTCCATTGCGATCAAGCGAACGTCCCATCTCGTGACATCGCGGCCGAGTTCTCTATTGAACATACAAAACACCCCGATCCGATGGGGTTCCATCAGGCCTACAAGTTCCATTCTAAGGAATGTGTGTCAGTTTGGATGACGAGGGGCATTGAATACACACCATGCAAAGTCACGATCAAGGATGCATGGATAGAAGCGGACAACGGGCAACGATACGAAACCGATCTCTTGGTACCATGGCTCAAGCTTGGCATCAGCTCGTCGGGGTTATGTGTTCCAAAAGACAGCAAACTTCCCTTGACAGAGGATGTCTTTCCTGGCAAACGCAAAAAAATGAAGGTTCACTTCCTGAAAGAAGGTTATGAATACCTTGCAACCGTCGCACTGTTCCAAGGCCGCACGTCAGATACCCTCCACGTCCATGCGGCGTGACAAGGCCATCCAGTACTTCCGCCTTGCGCGGTTCTTGGCGGATCAGTTCTCAAAGGATCCGTCTACCAAGGTGGGAGCTATCCTGCTGGCGCCCGAGTCTCTCCAGGTCCTTTCCCTTGGCTACAATGGCATGCCGCGTGGTATTCAGGAGGACAAGCCCGAACGATGGGAGCGGCCACTCAAGTACCAGTTCGTGGAGCACGCCGAACGCAACTCCTTGTACAACGCATGCCGCCATGGGACACCCGTAGAGAATTCCATCCTGGTTGTCACCATGTTCCCATGCACCGATTGCACCCGTGCCGTGATCCAGTCAGGAGTCAAGACGGTTGTTACCCTTTCACCCAACATGGATTGTGAACGCTGGGGTGCCCAGTTTCGTACCTCTATTGAAATGTTTGAGGAGGTGGGCATGGAGCTGGTCCTCTTAGAGGCTACTGAGGTATCGTGAACATACCGATGCCATAGTACACTGCCAACAAGATCCGCGCTACCAACTGGATCTTTTCAATGGGCCCCTTCTCAAAAATCTTGATTCCCCCACCTAGGACATAGTACACGACCAATGGAACATACGCTACCCACAAAGGTACGTATTTTGTAAACATGGCAATGAAATAACCGACCGCGGCAAAAATGTCATAGAAGCGCAAGTGGAACGTGAATTGAGGGAAGAAATGGATCACGCCAAAGAATGTGAACAACAGGGCATATCCGAATAGTTTCATGGTATCACCATGACCGTACATGTTGCTCAAACGGTCTTCAGCATACGATTGATCGTCTGTCTTTTTGGATGCCCCTTTCTTTAGCGTCAGTATCTTGTTGGCAAGCAACAAAATGTAGCCCATGGATACAACCAACATTCCAAGCACGGTTGTAACATGCCATAATGCATTTGGTATCCGTAGTAAATAGGCTACCGCCGACAATGCGTACCCGACGATTGCTAGTATATACACGACATACGGCGACATCATGACTCTCTACTTAAAACGCATATTTTACATGCTCATAAAGAAGGCCAGATGAAACGGTCACATGAGCAGTGCACATCAGAAAGCACCAAGCGCTTCAAAACATCTTCATCTATGCCTCAATACATCAGGATTGTCTTGAACAAATGCCATGGCGGTTTTGGCCTTAGCCGCGAGGCATGCATGCTATTAATGTCACGCCTGGGCCACACATCTTATGAAGACCGCGACGTCCGCAACATTCTTGACAGCATCCCGCGCCACCACCCTGACCTCGTGGACGTGGTGCAAATCATGGGCAAGCGTGCTTGGGTCCAATACTGGGGTGACAACTACATCCATAAGCCCGTCATTGTAGAGATACCGAATGTCGCCTATGCCATTCACAATCGCGATGGTTGGGAGATGGCATACCCCATCAACTTTGAAAGAAATGTGTTGCACATGACACCCGAAACTTGAAAAAGTTGACAAAACCGTTGCCAAAACTATCGGCAACCAAGATGATGGACGACTTTGTTCTGGAGCCTCGCATTACCCTCGGGCGGCGGGCCAAGCGTACCCTCAAGCGCATTGAGAATGACTGGGATATGATGTATGACGAGCCCGAGCCGTTCTTTATGGACAACGACGCGGAGCATGTGGACGATAACACCGCCCCGTTCACCACGCCGAAGCCGTACATTGACATCGTCGCTCCCAAGCAGGATCCCAAGAGCGTGCACGAGTTCCACTGCAGCATCTGCTGGGCGGAGAGTGCCAAGGAGATCCGTGTGACCCGCAAGTGCAACCACGCCTTCTGTGCCCCGTGCATCCAGAAGTGGCTACAGTGTGCTACCCGTTGCGGCTATTGCAACCAGAGCCTGGCCTCCTGAAACGCAAAAACCTAAACCAACCCAGTTTTGGGTCTAAAAACTGATAGAACATTCTCTAGCTCTCACATAGAGATGACGGCCCCCGATGTCATATTGATGGAGAAACCGCGCTTCCGCAAGAAGATCGCGGCATTTGATTTTGACTGGACTCTCGTATGTCCCAAGAACGGAGGGGTCTTTCCCACGCCCAATGACATCCATGATTGGGATTGGCGGTTTCCCACCGTCACATCCACAATCCGCGACCTGTACAAGAAAGGTTATGGTATTTACGTATTCACAAACCAGAGCAAGGAGTTCAAGATGCGACAGATCCATGATGCCATGAAATCGCTTGGCATTCCACTGACGGTCGTCGCCGCCCGAGACAAGGAGGACTACAAGCCTAAGCGCTTGATCTGGGACCTTGTCATTCCTGAAAAGAAGGAATGGGACAAGAACAAGTCATTCTTTGTGGGGGATGCAGCGGGTCGTCCCGAGGATTGGGCTCCCGCAGATAAAGAGTTCGCGGACAACATTGGCATCAAGTTCATGTTGCCTGAAGATGTGTTCGGTGCTCGGCTTCCTAACATCTTGTACAAACTCGCCCCACAGGAGACCGTCATCATGGTCGGTTACCCTGGTTCGGGGAAGTCCACCTTTGCCGCCACTCACTTCCAACACCCCGACTACGAGATCATCAACGGCGACCTTCTGAAGACCCCACAAAAGATGATCAAGGCGGCCGAACAAGCCTTCGCACTCGGCAAGTCCGTCGTGTTTGATGCTACAAACCCATCCGTGGAGCGCCGCAAGGAGTTTATCACTTGGGCACAATCACACCAAATGCCCGTCAAGTGTGTCCACGTATCTACCGATATGGACCGTGCATTCTTCCACAACCAAAAGCGCGCCGAGCCCATCCCCAAGATCGCTTATTACATGTACCGTAAGAAGTTCCAGAAGCCCCATGCGGACGAGGGTTGCGAGGTGTTCGTAGTTTAAAGATTCCATTACAACCAATGTCATGGAAGTTGAATGTTGTTGCCATCAGGTTTTTGGTGTTCCCATCTATACCGCAGTCCTAAACAACATTTCGGATGAATACAACGAAACCCTAAAGCGGGTATGTTATGAACACGTCGGGAAATATCCACACCGAGAGAGCGAGTTCTTTTCATACACGAGCTTTTATGACACTAATCTTGTGGAAGTTCGTGAATTGGATTTTTTCCGCGAAGAGATTGAACGTCATGTCTACAACTTGCTTTGCTCTCTCGGCGTAGATGATAGCAAGGTTACCATTAAAATTTCGTCAATCTGGTTCAATGTTAGCAAAACAGGCCAAATGCATATGCCCCATACACACCAAAACGCAACCTTTGCAGGTGTGTATTACATTGATATACCCGAAGATGCAAAGAGCGATATTATGTTTATTAACACGGTGTCCCGCTCGCATACCTTGCCAATGAAAAGTAACACTTCCAACTTTCTCAGCGTCTCTTACATTGAGCCTGCATGCAACAAGAAGCTTGTGATATTTGAGAATTGGGTAGTCCATGCAGTAGCTCCTAACAACAGCAAAAAAGATCGGCTTGGTATCGCGTTCAATGTCATCGTACACTCCTAGCTCACAACTGGCTTGCGTCTATGTCTTGTCCCAAGCGGAACCTGCGGGGTCTACGTGTCCCTTGTTGCAGAGTGAACAGTTCCGCTGCCCTCTCCGCATCGTCCTTTTTAAGATTGGCATTCAGCATCTTGTAATACCTTTCTGGTCCCATCATAGCCGCCTTCTTCACAGATTCGGGGAGCCGTTTGCGCGTGAGTGGGTTCTCGTCTTTTTGCAAGTCATTTACAGTATCAATGTTGAATGCAAAGGGGTGTCCATCCTGCAAAAACGTAACCCGTTTGTTTTTGTCACTTGCAATGTCATCAAGCGTCACAACATCGCTCTGCACGTGTTCCGCAATGGCTTGATCAAACACTTCTAGTAGTGCAAAACGGTCATCCAAGTTCTCGTTCTCATCCACTAGAAGCTTGTAACACATATCCACCAAGGAGGTACGAAACGTTGGCTTTAGCTCCATCAGTTTGGTCACCACTTTGTCACGAATGTCGGTCAATGACGCGTTGCTAAACATGCCCGCTATATCATCCAGCGTGAGCTCGTTAGGACTGTAGACAAAAGCACCTGCTTTCATCATTACCTTATATGAAATACAGAAAAATGGCTACACCGATTTCTTAGGACGTCCGCGCTTCTTGGGCGGCTCAACCGTGTCCACCATCGGTTTTTGTAGCTTTAGTGACGGATAGGCATCTCCCCAGCGGATGATGCTGAATGGCCCCTCTTGCTGGATGTCAATCTTGACACTCGTGCTCTCGCGGATGCCCTCCAGGTGGGACATGAGAAGGACGCTATCATAGTCTCCATTACGTAGCAAGGACGACAGGAATTCGGGCATCTTCCCAAGATTGTCTGCATCACAGCTTGTGAATCCCTCGTCAATGATCAGCTGCCGCAGGTTGTGATGGGTAGCCCCAATCCGCCCCAGGGTGATACGCATGCAGAGGGAGATAATGAAGTTCTGATACCCACTTGCCTTGTCCAGGCTCGGCTTGCGATCACCGTCCTCCACCATGTATACAAACCCTCCTTTGTCGTAATCAATCTTCATCCGCAGTGACTCCACGCCGCGAAGGCATCGGTTCAACTCTTTTTGAAGGAGTGGGATGACCTTGGTCACATAGATCCACTTCTTGTACCCCTCCTCCTCGTTGTTGCCCGCGAACCACCTCTCAAACTCTTCCAGTTTCCCTTCACGCGCCTTCAAGTCGGCAAGGTACCTCTTCTGGAGTCCCAGTAGCCTCTCAATGCGGACATACTTGTCGTAAGCCGCTTGTGCGTGCCCATACATCATACGCGTCTCTTTCAGGACCCCCTCGGTACTCTCAATATCACCGCGCACGACGGCGTACTCCGCATGTGCCTTTTGTGCCTCCCAATATGCCTTTTCTTTGGTCGCCGCTTCCCAAGTACGGAACCGTTGCACCCGCTTCTCATCAATCTGCAATGTGTCTGTAAGTTCGGCAAGTTTGTGCTCCAGCTCCATCCGATGGCGCCACCGCCCGATCTTCTTTACTTCTTGCTCCAGTTCCTCTTTCCTCTCGGCCCATGTCTTGTACACGCCATGCTTGTCTTGGGCGTCTTGCATCTTCTTCAGCATCTCGTCCCACATCTGATACTCCTTGATGAAGACGTTCAGCCGTGTGTGTTGCGCCTCGTACTTCTTGAGTCGCGCCATCATGTCTTGTTCATAGTTGCGATAGAATAGCCATAGGCCCCATGACTTGCTCGCAAGGGCCGCCTCCAGCTTTTGGACCTCGGCTGCATGCTTCTTCGCCGCCTTCCACTGGGCACGACAAGCTTCCCATCGCTCGTACTCTTCCGTCCAATGGCCCATCTGGTCATCATACTCCTTGCGCAAACGGATAAGCTCATCAACGCCTGCCTTTTCATTCGGGTCCGCTTCACCACCAATGCGCTTGTGGATGCCTTGAAGCTTCTTCCGCAATTGTTTGGTCTTCTGCATCTTCTCGTCAAAGTGCTTCCGCCAGGGTTGTTGTTGACACGCCCAACAGTCTGCATTGAAAGGTAGATCCTTATATGACGCAATCTCGGCATCCAAGTCCGCAAGCACCTCGCGAATCATGGCATCTTGGGCAAGGTCCTCGCTCTTTTTCATCAACCCATCCAGGTCCACGTCCGTGACAGAGTCGTACTTTTCTAACCATTTCGTGTACCGCTTCGTCCACGCCTTGTACTCCACCTCCGAACGATCACATTGGACGGGATTCGCCGTGAGCTTGAGCCACTTCTTGTGCATCACGGACACTTCCTTCTTCCGATCAGAGAATACTTGGAAGTCGGGTACTTCTTCCACCATATCGGGTTTTTCAAAGTGTGGTTTAGATACCCCCATGTCGTTTTCGTAGCGGTATCGGAACTCTTTGTCTAGAGAATTCCATTCCTCCTCAATGCTATGCAGTTCGGCAATGAGCTCATCCGTGTCCCTCTCTAGATACTCGTCGGGTTGTGATTCACGCCATACCTTGTAGTCACGCGCAGTCTCGCGGATAGCTTCACGAGTGTACTTGGGTGCCTCTGGCTCAAGGGCAGCATGACTCTCAACCTCGTGTTTGGCATTCTCATACATAGCTTCCAGGGTCTCATAGTCCATGTCACAAGCATCCTCGCCAAGCCCTTCGTACTCTTGGCGGATTGCCTGAATCGCCTCCATCTTTGCGCCCTTTGCCTCGTGTGCAATCGCATGGTCTTCCACCGTTAGCTCTCCAATGCTATCTAAGATCGCAACCTGTTCCGCAATCCTTGTATCGCATGCCTCCACGCCATCGCCATTGTACTCCACACCTCCAATCACTCCTAGAAGCTCCGTCTTGCGTTCGTTCAGCCCCACAAGACGCTTCTCAAGCTTTTGGATCCGCGCTTCAAGTGCCTCGGGGCGATCTACCGCTTCCGTTGCCCGCATCTTTTGGGTCGTCTCCACCACGGCGCTTACTTGGCCAATAACATGCGTATGGCCCAACCGTGCTTCATGGATCAGGCTCGCAAGTGCCGTTACCGCTTCCAGATGCAACGCCCTCTCCATGAGCTCCTTCTGGTCTTCTTGGCGTAGGGTAAAGAAGTTGTTGTTGTCCACCTGGGTAATAAAGTTGCTGAGAAGCACCGTTTCCATGGTCCCAACATGTTTCTCCATCCACGTGTTCACCGCACTGACACCTTCGCGAACCAGCTGCTTATCTTCGCCAACCACCTCGTAGAGCTCCACCCCGAACTGGCTTACGTTGCTCTTGTCCGCCTGCACACCGAACTCGCGGATGATCTCGTAAAGCCGATCGTTTACCGTAAAGATGATCCGAATGTTCATGGCACGCTTGTTCATCGGTTTCTTGTTGTGAATGACCTTTGCCGTCATCTTCTTACCCGATAGGACCTTGCTTCGGGTCTGTTCGCCAAAGAGACCTAGGCATAGCATTTCTAGGAACGAGCTCTTGCCCGTTGCATTCCGTCCATTGAGCAACGCAATGCGGTCCTTGATGCTTTCAAAGTCAAAGTGGTTGTCTTGACCATAGCACAGTGTGTAGTCCCAAGTCGCCTTCTTCAGTACCACCACGTTCCGTTGGGTCGTGGAGACCGATCCTAGGCTCTCACGGTACTCGTGAAGGAGCTTGAGCACCTTGTTGAAGCGGTCCTGGATCTTGCTGACGATAGCCGATGGGATCTCTAGAGACTCGTCGGGGCGCGGGATGTTCATGGTCTCGGGTGCGTCTAGCCATTCATCTAGTTCCAGGTGCGGTGCTACCCCATGGATGTACTCCTTCCATTTCTCAGGGTTGCAAAGCTGGGTCAGTTGTTCCATGTCTTGGTCTCCAGCCTCTTCCTTGTCCTCATCAAGCTCCACACTGCGAGATAGCACGATGACGTTCCGCGGGAAGATGCCATATTCCTTCAGGATCTCCTCGGTCTCGTGGGTGGTCGCACCATGAACGCGCACCACAGGCCGCCGCGGGAACCCCGCCATTTCCACGGCACTCTTCAACAGCTTCCACTCGCGCAGCCCAGTGTACACCTCGGCGCAATCGTTGCGGACCCTCATGGTGAACATGCCATACGTATTCGGAACATGATGGCTCGTCACTTCCCCTGCCTCAAGGTCCCACACGAGGAACCCATGACCGAAGATGGTCTCGCCATGGTCTTGCTGGACAAGCGACCCAGGATAGCCCCACTTTAGCCCAAACCCAGTGACCCCCGTCTGTTGCTTGTGGACATCTCCTAGAACGAGATAGTCATACCCTTTGAACCATTCAAGGGGATACACAACGCCATTGCTCTCCATACCATTTTGTAGCTTGCATGCCTTCACGGTTCCATGGAACAGTGCGATGCGATGGGACACCCCCTCGGAGAACATCCCAACGCTAGGGTACTCGGGTAGCTTCTTCACGAGCCCACTGGTGTTCCCCGCCCGTAGTGTGTCCTTCACCGACACCACGCCAAACCCGACATTGCCGACCTCATAGTGCCCCGTGTCCTTCCAGTAATGGATCCGCGACCCCGCCCCCGCATCAAGCCAGGGATCAAGCATGCTCTCAAGCATATCAGGAATCCGCGGGTCCTCTTGGCGGAAGTCGTGATTGCCGCAAATGAAGTACACGGGAGTCAGTTTGCTCAGCTTCTGTAAGAACCGCGAGAACAGCTGGAACCCCGCACTCTCAATGCGCCCTTTGTTATGGAAGATGTCCCCTGCAATGACGGTGATGGTCGTCCCCGCCTTGACACACTCCATGTCCCGCACCGCCCGCAAGAACCCATCAAAGACATGCTGATACTCCTCGGTACGGGCCCGATCGGGATCCCCTGTTCGGATGTGCAAATCCGCAATATGAATGATATGCGATACCATTCCTCGTCACAAAACAAACTTAACCTCCCAACGCGTCAATTTCTTAAGTCGGCAGCGTTAACCATTACGCGACCATCGCCGTCCACCATAAGGATATCAACCATGCAAACATAATATACACACTGACATTCGGCGACTTTGTGTTGTATTTCCAAGGCAGATATAGCAAAGCAAGGAGGACATAGAATGTCCCAACATGGCTTGACAACTTCTTTGCACTAAAGCCATGTGCCATTGCAATGACGGTAAGCAAGATGCTGTACAACAATGCAAAGACCACCACCACAAAAATGTCATGTGTGGGAATGACTTGTTTGCGTTGAAGTTGGTCCGTGCAATACAATGACACAGCAAACATCAATAGTGAGTAGAAGATGAAGCCGATAGTATCCCCATTGAGGTCAATATTGGTTATGTAGCCACCTTGTTGCATTCCACCCCTTGTAGCACATGCATGATAACCTGCAGCAACTTCTCCTTTGAACGGATTGATGCAATGAGCAAAGTCCAAAGCAAGCGGGAAAGCGTCACGAATGCTTTGTTTGATTTCATCCTCCTCTACAGCTTTAAAGTCTAAACGGATGTTTGTCAATAATACAAACTTGGTGCGGAGCGGAGTACTTGAGAATGTTCGGTCTGTGTTGGTTTTCAATAACACATCTGTTAGCTCGTGTCCCGTTCTTGCATTCAATTTGTTTGTTGCCAGATTGTTTGAGAAGGTCTTCAAGTGCTCAAGCGAGTCGTTGATGAAGTTACCTTGACGGCGAATAGGACAATGGTATTTGTATTTGATGGCCTCGCATGTGGCCAAGTACTTGTTTAATAGATTCTGGTCACCCTTCGCCAAAACGTTTGTTTCTATATCCTCTTTGATGCGAATCACCATTTCAATCACTTTTGACAAACGTTCTCTGTTATTGTCAATGTTCGTCTTTCTCTTGCTGTTAATGGTGAGAATCTTGTAATCGGGGAACTCGGCTGGATTCCTTTTCAACAGTGACAAGTCTACAATCAAATTCTCAACGTTGGACAATGCAGCTGTTTTGAATGCATTGCGCATTTCAATGATGCTCTTGTACTGTTCGATAATGTAGTTAGCCACAGATCTAAGACCCTCCATCGTATAGTCTTTCACCTGGCGCTCACCTGCGTCTTTGATGCTCTTTGGCACTGGAGTAGGGAGAGTGAAAAAATTTGTATACAATACTGTGCTGATGTCATTTGCCTCACTAGTCAAGGACAACTTCACAGAACTGTTGGATAATAGTTTATTGTCTATGAACCATTTGTACAGTTGTTCAGCTTGCACCAACTTGAGATATTCTAGCAAAAAGCTTGAAGCGTTATGCTTAGCAATCAACTCTATAATATCTTGATAATCCAACACGTTGTCGGAAATCTCAATGGATTGCGTAAAGAGATTAAACCAGTGCTGATTTGATATGACCCGATACTCTGTGTTGTTTGGGGTGATTTTGATTGAACCAAGAAGATACTGTTTGAAAATCTCTGGCAACTCGTTTTTAGCTGTCACAAACTTGGAAGGCATAAATTGTTTGGCATTACCATAAACTATGGGAGACTTATAATTATATGCCTTCACATCTGCTGTTTTAATTGCATTGATAACACTATTAATCGTAATCATCTGTTGGTATTGCTTGCTGAAGTAACTGTTCTGAATTGCGGTCACGTTCTCACTACCAGCCATATCCATGACTGTCACCTTCCCAACCAATTGTTTTGGTGTTGATATGTATGCATCTATGAACAAGTGTGCACGGCTACTTTCCTTGTTGTTTGGCGTCCTACGGATATGATATTCTTGATCGTCATCACGACCAAAGTTGGTTTCAACCCTGTAAGCGTTTATGATCTCATACATGAGCGCAACTTCATCTGCCAAACGGTCATTCACTTCAAACTCAATCATGTTCGCTTTGGATTTTGATTCGTACTCTTGGCTGTTGATAGGTTCCAATGTGTCCGCTTGTTTGGCCTCCTTCTTGGTAACGTCATAAGGGAAGAATGTTACTTTTCTGAATGTTTTTTCGGGAGCATAATTCTCTGACGGGCACATCTTGTCATCTATCTCTCCATACAAATCATACACAATCAGTCGCACTTTCAATGGCTCGTTTGTCTTATGCTCCGCTATCCGCTTCATGATCTGGTTGAATACTGAGTCCTTACTAGGGTTGTTTAACAACGTGTACGACTTTCCTGATCCAGAGTATCCATACGCCGAGTAGATGTAATGCATGGGCGCATATGCATCACCCTCCTTCGGGTCGCCATTTTTAAACATGGTTTTCATATCATCTGCCACATCTATTCCACGTCCATTATTAACAACTCGGAAGAATGGACCATATTTCTCATTTCGTGCAGTTATGGTGTTGGTAATGTCTTTGAATTTCAAAGCTTCATTGGTTGCATCCTCACCACCAGTTATGCTGCTGAAGTTATTGGTAGCGGTCTGAATGGCGTCCACATCTGGGGTTTTATCTGCTTTTTCATAGCCCTGAGTGCGGAAGTTCGTAATAATTCGTACATCAAACAAACTATCAATCAAGTCTATATACTTTACAATAGCTGCGGTCAGCTGCTTTGTAGGGTCATTGTTGGCAACTTGGATGCTTTTGATAAGTTTTGCCCTTTCTTCGCGTAGTTTCAAAACTTTTAGTTCTGTAGCTGTTAGGTCAGAAAGGTTTGTTGTGTTGATTTGCTTGTCCAAGTCAAACTTGAGCTCGTTTTTCTCCACATGCTCTCCATGATTTTTGAATATTGATTTGATAGCTTCCCGAACTTCTTCTATTGTGCTTACTCCTTTTAACATTTCCTCAGGTGTGGCTCCTTTTTGGTATTGCCTGTCAGCGTATGTGCCGACGGAACTAAACAATGTAAGTACTTGCTCATGCATATCTTTCACAGGCTTGAATTCTGTTTCAAAGTTTGTGATTTTTTGTTCAATTTCCTTTGCATTCTCTACTGTAACCGAAGAGGCATCATTCACAGAACTAATCGCCGTTGAATAGTTTTTCATAAATGGTTGTAAATACGGATAATCAGCAAGTGGTTGGTACACTTTTTTGATTTGTTCAATGCGTTGCTTGATCCTTCCCATATAGAACGCTTTAGCTCCATCTGCAATCTCTTTTTCAATTCTAATCAAATCAGCGATCAATGGTGTGAGGTCTTCCAGTTTGGATTTGGCATCTTGCACGTTTTCCTTGAAGGCTGTTAGTTTTGTCTGCAAATCCTCGTATGTTTCAAACTCGTTAGGGTACACTTGCAATGCGTGGTTGTAAGCTCGTTGACTGTCATTGTACTTTTCAAGATCGCCTTGTATTTTTTTGATTTCGGGCTCAAACCTTTTCAAGCTTGCAGGAAAGCCTTCCATACTCAGCTCCGTCAGTAGTTTGGATAGTCGTTGATTGACTTGGACTATTTTTGGGTCATGTACTTTACTAAACCATTCTTGCAAGCCTAACTTAATTTTTTTGAACTCTTCCAAACCTTGTTCATATGCCTTTTGTATTTTATTAAATGATGCCTCTAAAGCGGTTGGGATGCCACGCATTTGTGAGACAACTTCTGACAGTTTGGCTTGGTTACGATTGGCTTTTTCTGTAGCTGCTGCTGTTTGGAGAGTCTCAAACTCTTGCAGTACTCGTTTGATTTCCACACTTGACCCATACTTTTTCGAATTCTCCTCTCGAATTTGCGTCGTTTTTGATTTAATAGTGGATATCTCTGCGTCCAATCTGTCAATTTCCGATAGCATGGCTGTCATACGTTGTTGCTCTTGTTCCGACCAAAGTTTCATCTCATTCACTGCTGCAATTGCGTCTTTCATGGCGTCATCTAATTCCTTACGAAGACTGGTAAGCTGTGTTGTGTAGTTAGTTCCTTCAGGATAATCCCCGTCTTCATACGCCTTAATTTTAGTTTCGTACAAGTTTTCCACTGCCTTGTAGCGACTTTGAAGATCCTTAAACCTTTGTGTATCCTGAAGTTGTAATTGTTTCAACATCTGAGATGCTTCCAGATTTATGGGCAACCATTCTTTGTCAAATGCATCAATGTCATCAAGAATTGATTTCAATCCTAACTTCCATGTTGCTTGATGCGATGCTTTTTCTTCTAACAACTCGAAGGACCTTTGAATACTCGCAGCCAAGTCCGTCATTTCCTGTAGGCTTGTTTCACGCCCGTGATAAGTCGTTATCGCTGATTCTTTCTTTGAAGTAAACTTTGCAATTTCCTCCTTCAAACTTTCAATACCATCTACATTTGCTATATCATCCAAACGCCCTTTAACTTTAGAAACATCGTCGCCAAGCTTGGTGTAAAGTTTGATAAGCTCTCTATTTTTCGTTACTTTCCCTTGCAACATGTTTACGACAGATAGGACTTCCTTTGAAAAGGACACAATCTCCTTTTCCACCTCGGCATACTCTCCAATAAGTTTTGCAATGTTTTGCTTCACAACTGAAGCATTGCCATCTACAAGTATATCTCGTTTCTGCATTGCTGTCAATCGTTCGTGCATTTCATTGGGCCTATCAAAGTATTCAGGTGGTGGAGGTACGTCTTGAATATCACGGGACTGATCAACTACTTTCTGGACAAGTCCTTGCAAAGCGATTACTTGTCTAAGAGTAACTTGTATAAGACCCTTTACTTTATCAACCTCTTGTTGCAACTCTTGTTTCTTTTCAATTGCCTCTTGTACCTTGGCATCAATGTAGCTAGAAAGTTCAGCAAAAGATGCAATTATAGATGTTATCTTTCCTACATCTACTTCGGCATTCATGCCAAAATCAGTCACTTGATTCAAGTAACCTGCAATCTCACCATCCATTTTGGCATCCGCCTCATCTGCATCAGGGGATATTTGTGCGCGCAAGGCCTCAATGGATGCTTTGTTATTGTTTATACGCATTGATGCACTCTTGGCCTTAGCTTCAATGTCGGACAACTCTGAAACTATAGCGTTAATCTTGTCCTTTGTCTCGGGCGAAACTTCAATATCAACTTCTTTCTTGGCATACGTTTCAGATACCTTTGCTTTGATTGCTTCTTGTTTCTTGATGTCCTTCTGAATTGCCTTCGCCTTCAAATCCAGAGATTCTGCTTCCTTAAGATATTCTTTGATTGCCAATGCATCGTTTTGAGCAGCTTCGGATAGTTCTTTTGCTTTATCGTTTTGCTCTCTTTGAAACTTGACCATAGCTTCAAGTTTTTCTTTCTTTGCCTTGTCAACCTCTTCCTGAACGGCTTTGTTAATCTCACTTTCAGCTTGCATGGTTTCCACGTGTTGCTTCACAGTTTGTTGAGTATCTGCCAAGTTTTGGAGTTCAACTGCACGCAACTTTTGTTGTAAATCTACTCCTTTGTACTTTGTCAGCTCATTGTTTAGGGATTTGACTTCGCTATCAACAAGCGACAACCTATTTTGTAGATCAGCTACTTGTGTTTCGAGATTGACTTTCTCAGCTGCATGTGTCCGTTGGAGTGTTTGTATTTGCTCTTGGAACCCTTTCTTGTATTCTTCGCTTACGTTTGTTGACGTCCCAAGCTCTGCCAACCTTTCCGCCAACTGACGCGATTTTTCTAAGTTTTCGGATGTCAATGCGCTGATAGTTTCTTGTGACTTTTGTTGGTTTGCCGCAGCGGTAGCTAATTGTGTGCGTAAGCTTTCTAGCTCTTGCTTCAAGTTCTCTTCTCGGAACTCGGTCTCAACAATACTGCTTGCTTGAGCTTTCAATTCATCTAACTTGCTTTTGTACTTCGCAATAACAGATTCTTGCCCCTCCTTCTCTTTCTCAAGGTTTTGCAACTTGCTGTTCACTGCTGCGTTTTCAGTCTGTACCTTAGACAATTCCTCTTGTGTTTGCAACATTTTCTTCTGTAGGTCCTCATAATCCTTCATTCTTGTGGACAGTCTTTGTTTGGTTGATTCCAACTCTGATTTCACATCTTCAAGATCTGCAAGTGCATCTTTGTCGAGACCACGAACACCATCGTCTGACTTCCCAATGATATTGTCCTTGTTTTTCTCCAATACCTTTACACGTGACTGCAACTTTATAACTTCAATACGGGATTGATCATGCTTGGTTTTGATGTCATCATACATGGTCTCAACATTCACCTTTTCAGAGTTGAGTTGAGCTAAACGTTCACGCATATTGGTTGCTTCATCTGCATATTGCTTTGCTCGTGCGGAGGCACGCTCTTTTTCAAGCTCTACTTCTTCTACCTTTGATTCAAGTTCGCTGACTTGATCATACAAGTCTTGGAGGACCGTCTCTTTCATTTCTCCCATGCTTTCCATGCTCACTTTGAAGCGTTTCAAGAACTCGTCCACAGTTGCCCATTTGATATCATTGACTTTTAGGTAAGCAACAATAAGTTCAATTATATCGTCGTCTTTCAAGATCAAGTTCAGCAAATGAACACAATCTGCTAGGATTGCAAACTTGGTTTCTGTGTTTTGATTAACAATGACCTCTTTGTCTGTATCAGTGAATGGGCGTAGGAGGTTGATACTTGGTTTTGTGTCATTTGATGTCTTGTCAAACAACGTATTGTAAGTATGGTTCATTACATGCAAGATGTTGACCAACAATTGTGTATACTTCTCTCCCTTGCGTCGGATGCATGCAATTTTGATCAAGTCAATGTATGTGCGTATGTAGTCTGCATCCGTTCTTACATTGAACACAAAGTCATCACTCCCACATAATAGGTTTTTGTCTGTGGATGACATAAGACCACACTCTATTAAGATGAAACAATAAATATCGCCAATACAAATAGCCGCATGAATCTGTATCACGTTCACGGAGCCATGCAGTTCCTTGCGTTTGGCATTCTTTTCCCTATCGGAGCTATCATTGCCATGTTAAGGTACAAGATTGGCCCTAATTGGTTGAAATGGCACCTGATCATGCAACTCCTAGGTGTGGCATGTGTAACCGTTGCTATCATTGCTGTACAAGTTGCACACCACAACACAGAACAAAAAGAGAAAGTTGACAATCCCCACAAGAAGAAACACCGTGTACTTGGGAGTATTGTAGTATCCTTGGTACTTGTCCAAGTTATTTGGGCCTTCTTTGGCAAGCGCTTGGTCCCATGGAACATCTGGTTACTGATCCACTTCTTCCTAGCGGTCGGAATCATTGGCGGCGGCTGGACCAACATCTACCTGGCTTGGCGCATGCGGCGGGTCTAATGCCTTCTGCATACGGAAGTTTCGGATAGATGCGATAATTTTACGTTTTGTAGGTTGATATACACTAGGAACCTTACAATTAATATCATGGAGATTCTTCAGTATAACACCATTGTGTTGTTCCCTATCCTCCTTTTTGATCTCATCGGATGAATCATAGTGATGATACAACATCTTGCATCCATTGCTTACTAAGAATTGTAGGATCGCGGACATATCTTTGATATACCATTTGTTATTCTCATACACCAACAATGTTTGCCCCTTGATACTATCAATACGGACATTATGGTTCTCAGGGACCTGTGGATCAAAATGGATGGCGTCAATGAGGTTCGCTACACCAACGCCATTAATCTGTTTTAGAAAGTTGTTCATCATGTCTGGAGTTATATGATCTAGCCTTTCATTCCCCAAGTTGTTGAGATTTACATTGAATGTTATGTTTTGTGTATTATTTACATTGTTTGTATTGTTTGTATTGTTGATGGTTTGTGCGGATTGATTTATAGTAGAAGCATTTGGTTGTGCTTGGACTATATCTTGTTTCTCGCGAAGAACCAACGTTTGTGTCTTGCACTTTGCAACATGCCTGCTTTTTGCTGATCGTGAGGGAAGAACTTCATCACAAAATGGACATTGTAAGTTGTTGCATACTTCTTTACAAATGGGTTCGTGACGCTTCAGTGAGGAACTCGTGGCAAAATTTTTAGAACACCGTGCACAACAGTGTTGCGCAACAAATTGTTCATCCCGCGCAACAAATTGTTCATTTTGCGCAACAAATTGTTCATTTCGAGCAACAAATTGTTCATTTTGCGCAACAAATTGTTCATTTCGCGCAACAAATTGTTCATTTATGGCAACATTTTGCGGAGTTTGTTTTGCGTTCTTCTCCTTGCAATTCAACAGCATATGTCGTCTACAGCTGTACGCTGTTGCAAATCTCAGTCTGCAAAAATCACATACAGTCTTGGGAGGCTCTTTCGGTTGATCGTTTTTCGCATGGGTCTTCATGTGGCGGTTATAGTTGCTTTTGATGTTCGTTCCGTAATCGCACTTCGCACACAAAAATGCACATTCCATTGTGCAGCAAGTGATCTAATACTAGAAACAGAGTATTTTTTAAGTGCATTTACGCGATTTCCCAGACTGGCGATTAATCGCATGTGCGCACATGTGACTAGGGGGGGGGGGAGGGGGTCCCCTTGGAGGGGTCCAAAAAAGGGCAAAAAAGCCCCTTCTAAAATCTAGTTACTGGAATATGTACCCTTCATATAGATGCCTTCTTGGACCTTGCTGAGCTTTGCCGTACTCATCATCGTCGTCGCCCTCGACCTGATGTACATGTACCTGATGAAACAGAAGTACTCTTCCCTTGAAATCGTGCTCTACGGTATTGTCCCCGCGGCAATTGTGGGGATCCTATACACGACCCTTACCAAGCAGCAGATCAACGCCCCCAAGCATTGGGTTGACGGGTGCGTCTTCGCCATTGTCGGGTTCTCCTTCTTCTTTGCGTTCCTTCTGCAACGCATTGCTCAGCATAAGTCGCCCAATGTCGGGTATGTCAATGCGATCGTGTATTCCAGCGTGCTAATCTCCGTCTTGGTCTCCGCTCTGATCTTCCAAGACAGACTGTCCCCGTCTGCGTTCGTGGGGTGCATCTTTGTCGTCTTGGGCCTCATCATGATTACAACAAGTAAATAAACTATCGCTCCAGTATAATATGGGACGAGTACACATGCGCGGCGGCCAACTCCTAGGCGAGGGTGGTTTCGGCGAGGTCTATACCTCCGTTTCCGACGTGGGAGAGCTAGAGACGATCCACGATTTTGCCAAAGCTACCCTTGCCAAAGACCCCAACTCGCTCAACAATTGCGTATTCAAACTGATACCCGAGTACAAAGAACGCGACGAGGAGCTACAAAACAACATCAAAATCCATGATATCTTCAAGGCGGAGGGCAAGTTGAACCTAACCAGCTTGCATCCCGAAATCTCCTCGGTGGACACGGACATGGATACGCTTCTCGTCTATCCCCGCTTTGAAGGCGACTTGCAGTCTGCATTGTTCCAGTCCGACAAAGCATACGAAAAAGTATGGACCCCCAAGCTATCCGCGACCCCCGCGAACCCTCTGCAATTCACTATAGATGCCGCCAAGAGCATGTTGACATTCTGCGATATCATCCATCGCAATAACTTGCTGCACAAGGACATCAAGTTGGACAATGTCTTCACCAATCTCACCGAGGGACGTGTCGTGGTCGCGGACTACGGCATGATGACCGCCAAATCAGACGACACAACGTCCCCAACCACCGACTTCTATGGCAACATGGACTACATGCCTCCTTTCTGCCATTTTGTAGCTAACAACAAGACCCCCTATGACAACTACCTACGCGGCAATCGGAGCCGATTCTTGACCAACACCAATGGCCGCTCCAAGTACCCCTCGGTTGGCACGGATGTTTTTGAAGAAATTGTAGCTACATATCAACAAGCATCTCCCAACACCTTCCAAAAGGAGAAGATGGACTTACACCCGATTGGTATCATCATCCTACAGCTCTTGACACGCTTCCAATTGCAGTCCGCGCCCCTAACAGACCTCGCCAAAGATCTCATGAAAAACAACACCCTGACCGCAAAGGAGGCCCTTGACCGCTTACCCCAGTTTAGGTCAGGTGGCAAGCGACGAACCACGATTCGTTAGCTCCCAAACCGCCTGTTTCTCTTCTCGTAATCTTCAACCGCCGCTTCCACGTCCTCCCAAGTCAGATCAGGGAACAAGGAGTCCAAGTATACCCATTCACTATAGATACATTGGAGCGGGAAGAACCCCGATGAACGCTTCTCGCCGCCCGAACGGATCACCAAATCAATGGCACCCTGAGCGGGGCGACTCTCATCTTTCTCCACCAACTTCACACAGTCGGTAAAGGGGTCGTAGTTGATAGCGATGAATACCAAAAAGCTGCCCTCGGAAGTGCACCGCTCAATGTCATCACACAGATCCTTCATTTCTATCGGCAATTCCTCAAGATCCCCAACAAACCTCATTTTTACGCATGAATAGAGTACCTTGTTCACCGCGATATGGTCGCTAAGCATCTTGAGCGCACTGGATATCAGTCCGACGGTGCCGTCCGCCCGCTTGGTCATGTTATCCTTGCTCATGAGGTAAAGGGATAGCTGACTCACGCAACTGAGTTTTACGCATCGCTTTTCAATGATTGCTTTCAATGTCCGACCGAGAACCTCAAAAAGGTGGTTCAGCAGAACATGGTGATCTGCCCCGCATTTTTTCATCCACCTTCGGTTTCCGTCGGGAATCAGTCCAAGATGCATATTCAATTGATATAACATGACAAAAAGAAGTGCCGTATGATTACGAATCAAGGGCAAACAGTTTTGCGTAGATGAATCCCGCGGCCCATACCGCCTTCAGAAGATCATGCTCACTCAGTAGTGATGAAGATTCTACTTCATCTTCAATTTGAAGCATGTTCATACATTCGTGGAAGTTGTGCACCTTGGATGGGGGGTAATGATCACAAACATAATCGTACCAATCGTTTTTATAATCAAAGATGCACGCAATTTCATCGTTCCCGTTGAGGATCTTTTGATATAGAAGATCACGGAGCATGTCACAATAAACCCTTGGCCTATCAATGCCAATAGAATGGATCTCCTGAAATAACGTATGGATCGGATCACTGAGCTTCACCATGGTGTATACTAGTACATTACATATCAAGCACTTTCAATTTTTCCCCAGGCTCCGAAAATTTGCAGCAAAGCTAACATTTTTGGCAATCAAAGCTAACTTTTTTGGCATCAAAGCTAACATTTTTGGCTATCAAAGCTAACATTTTTGGCAATCAAAGCTAACATTTTTGGCTTCCATGTTCATCCCGTCACATATGGGACTTTATTGCTATTATTGTTATGGTGTCACTCAAGGTTACTTTTCTTAGTTGTTGTATAAGCGAGTGTAAATTTGCACAGTTTTGCAAATTTTGGAGCACTACTCTCATATGGACACAAAAATTACTGCAAAAATTCGGAGCTGCAGACGATAGCTCCGTGCAAATTTTCGGAGCAACACAGGGGGGGGGAGGGGGTACCCTTGTGCTTAAAGGGCATTCCTGACATCAAAGATTACTATGACGCTAGTTTCCTAGCTTGGGACTGGAAGCGCAAGAGCACAGACCGCCGCGAGTCTTCCTTCTCAAGATTCATGTCATCCAAGCGCCGATCCAACTGCCTTGCCTCAAGAATATCCTGAAGCGGGTTTGCGATGGTGTTGGGTGGGTGTTGCTGTTCCAATACTGCAAGCGGTCGCTCGGTATCTTTGAATGCAACCCGATAATCACACATGTCACCCTGTGTGTAGTCCTCAAGCTGTTTGGGTTGCTCGATGGTTTCCCCCAGTTTCGCAGGTAGTACCATGGGCTCCTCATATACGATCATTTCTGTTTTGCCAAAGGGTTGTGAGACCCCACTGCCAACATCCAAATATGCACCATAACCGTCTTGAATGGAAGCATACGACCATTGCGTTTTAGCTACCATCGCGAAGTATGCTTTCACCTCCCGCTCCACGACATCTTCAATAGATGCGTCCGCCCCGCGACCAACATGGTACATGATGCAATTGGTGACATATTGCTTGACAAATTGCTTCGTCAATGGGTCGTCATTGTCTTTTGCCCGTTCATATACACGTTCAAACAGTTCTTCCGTGTAGCCAGCTACATTTTGCACTACCTCGGTGAAAGGAACCACCTTGTACTGTACCTGACTCTCAAGGAAGGCCTTGAAGTTGTCTTCCTTTTCCTCATAGGTCTCCCCGCCGCGCTCTTTGATGCTGGTCATTTGTGTCATGATCCAGTCATATGCGGCTTGCAGCACACGCATGTCATTTGCATTGCCGCCTTTATCGGGATGGCAAATCAGAGCGAGTTCATAGTAGGCCTTGCGCACATCTTGAATCGTGCACTTGTTTGACACCAAGCCAAGCAGTTCATATGGACTGACGTAACCGTCCATTTGTTAAAACACGCGTAAAACTCTTTATATCAGTTTGCTATGCCAATAGTAATGGCAGAACGGTACAGTGGGTTCCCATACTTGGTTCATGATGTGCTAAGTGTCAACGATGAATGTACTTGCAACAAAGTGATGATAGGTGACATTGCCGTTATAGTCTGTGATAATCTTCTCAATGATTACAAGAAGGTGCGTGATGTATTGTTGCGCGGGCCAGTTGGCAACTGGAAGTATACAGAAGGCACTCGTAACTTTATAGATTACTACGATTGTCGCAATTTCTTGGCCCCCACAGATGTGCCAAACCCATATGTAGATGCTTTGTACAGACTCGTATTTCACGTTTGGAAAGTGAACACAAAAGTAACGTCTACTACCTCCTTAGAATCGAATTGGTTTTTGCAAATCAAGCCAAGAGAGTCCGACTATGCAACACCACATTCTGACATGAATCCAGAACAATGCGAGATAGGATACGCCGTCATTACCTATCTAAATACGGAAGATGAATGCACAGGTGGAACCGCATTTTTCAGAAGTCGCTCTCTTAACACTATGAGTGTACGAAACCATATCCATGATATGTATGAGTTGATAAAGAAAAAACCGTACTTGAATGAGAATGGACAACGTTTTTGGGCATCCTCTCGAGTCATGGAAGAATGGGAATGTGTCGGACACATAGAAATGAAACCAGGTCGTACAATCATCTTCCCAGCAGATTGTTTCCACGCCGCATTTATCCCAGATGATCGATACATGGATTATCCAAGACTTAACGTGGTGACGTTTTTGGAAGAAAAGATCGCAAAAAATGATGTCCTTTTTTGTCCTTGAGCGGTGTGTAAAGATGGATGTCCAGCGTCGTATGAAGCAGCTTCGTGATGAGTACAGTGCTACGCTTGTTCGGACGAGGCAGTTGGAGATAGCTATGCGTGCTCTTGAGGAATCTTGTCCGCACGTGTACATTCGCGAGCGCGATGACGACTATCACACTACCTTCTGGGCGTATACCTGTCAACATTGTGGCCACTACACGCGCCAACGGCCTGCTACCTTTGCTTAAATACCAAAAGCGATTTAAGGATAAGTCAACATCAGAAGTCAGGAAGTAATTCTTCCGACCATCAGCGTGGTTTCCCGAGCGGTCAAAGGGGTTGCACTCAAGATGCAATGCGTTAGCTTCGTAGGTTCGAATCCTGCACCACGCATACTTTGTTTTGTACTTGTCAGTAAAATTTGATATCGGCGTCAGCATTCAAGTCAAGAAGAATGATCATGCTATCGACAGCCATCGGTTTGCTAGCAACAACTTGCACCACTTTTGCAAGCATCCCCCAGATCCTGTCCATTTGGAAGACGAAGAGTGCTCGTGACATCTCCATCCACACCTATGCGATCCTAAGTGTCGGTATTGTACTATGGATAGTGTACGGCTTCATGTGGAAGGACGCGGTGTTCGTGTTAGCAAACATGGTATCTTTGTGCTTGTGTGGGACGATGATCGCTCTCAAAGTGAAGTTTGACCTTGAGGGATGTTACAAGGCACTTGGAATAAAATCCCAAGTGGAAGCAGAAGGCACACATGATCGTGTTGATAGATAACACCGAAGACAGTAAAGAGTTCTACACCAAGTTTGTTGCGTTCTTGACCAAATCAAAGATCACTTTCAAGAGTGTGCGGACCGTCTCCGAGCTGATCAACATCCCTCCCCTCGCTGTCCAAGGCTTCATCCTTTCGGGGTCCACAGTCCACGTCCCCGAAATAGACGAAAACCGCCGCTTGATGAACACGTATGCAATCCACAGTGGTCTGCCTGTATTGGGCATCTGTTTTGGTGCACAGTTCATCTATCAATACTTCAAGGGACGGTTGACACGACTCCCGCACATGTTTTGTGAAACCAACAATGTCACATGTATAGAAGACCCATTCATGGCATACATGAAACCCGAGTTCCAAGCGAAGTTTTGTGCCGAGTACATGACCACCAACACCCCCAAGGTCCTGATGCCCCTTTGTACCTCTACCATCTACAAGAAGGACCGCATGGTCGCCTTCCGACACCACACCCGACCACTGTATGGTTGTATCTACCACCCAGAGGATAAAACATACACCCAACGCATCTTGCGCAACTTCATCAAGATCACGAAGCAGCGTCGCAATGGTCACAAAGGTAAAGAATTTCCTTAGGACGCGTGTATTCTAGTAACTTATCAAACGTCACATTCGGCTCGTGCATGTGCAACGGGAGCCGATCTACTTTTTCCGCCAGAGCCTGGAGGTTGCGCTGTAGCAAATACCCCTTCAGCTCCAACTTGACCATCTTGATCACGGTCGCGATGTCATCCACATATGCCAGATCTACTTTCACCCGAAACCCCCAGAAGAGCTCGGAGGACAGCTGGAACGTACGTGTAGTGTCCATAACTCATGTACAACTTCATTTCTTAAGTTAGTTGTAGAATGCCCAAGAAAAAAGGTGGCAAGTTGCTCGGACAAGGCTCGTACGGCTGTGTGTTTGATGAACTCGAATGTAACACAAAAGCCGAATGCGGATTTAACAAACTCAAGGATGGTGCAATCGGCAAGGATGGCAGTATGAGCAAGTCTTTGATTGGCAAGATCTTTAACAATAAAGATTCGTTCGTTGGTGAACTTGAGAAATTTGCACTTGTGAGGAATGTGATTGATCCGAAGGGGATATGGTCTATCCCCTTTTATGGGTATTGTGCTGCAACAAATCTAGGAAATCTGAACGAGATAAACAAGTGTACAGATCATAATTCCAAAGAACTACTTGATAAACGTAGTACATACCCAGTGATACTGCAGAAGAAGGGCGGGGACAGTCTGGACAAAGCACGTTCTGTAACCTTAGAAGAGTTGAAAATGATCAAGGACACCCTTATGAAAGCGGCGTATGACCTTGCAACAAAGGGTTATGCTCATACGGATATCAAGCTTGCAAACGTTTTGTTGTCAGAAGATCGCAAGTCGTGTTACCTGATTGATTATGGACTCTTGCGGAAAATTACTGATCCTTCAAGATACATGGAACAATATGGAGATGACCGAATTAGGTACGCGAGTTATCCTCCATACCCACCTGAATGGGTTTTGCTCAGAGGAGGAGGTAAAGATGAGTGGGACAAAAAAGGGCTAGCCGAATCCCTACCCACGGGCTGGGAAAATGAGATATGGAATGCCGCAGTGACAGCTCAACAGAATAACAAAGACAATTACCTAGCCTTTGTAAGTAACAATGGGTTGTACAAGGTTGACATATACAGCATTGGCATTGTTCTTGGACAACTCATGAAAATACATGGAATTGCTGATTCTGAACTTGAAAAGGATGTCAAGCAAATGCTCCAAGGGGATATCACACAACGAATGAATCCACTAGACCTTGCTAAAAAAGGTGGATTTAGTAATGGTATGATCAATGCAATGGTACTTGGTGCAAATATGGGTAAAAAGGCTGCCAGCTTCAACCCTGTAGCAAGATTGGGTATGAAAGCTACTAAAGCGTTAGCCAACTCACCTGTTGTAAATGGATTGATGAAAGTAAGGGATCCCGAATCTGCTCAACAATGGCTCCAAGAAGCAAAAGGTAGTGTTCCTGGATTGCGCACGGCGTTAGACCTCAAAGATAAATACACCCCTGGTAGTGTATTAGAGAACGCAAAAACATTTGTCCCACAAGGTCTGCAAGTTCAAGGCCTCGCAATGATGCAAAACCCTGGGGAGACCATGCAAAGTCTTCGAAACCAAGTCGCGCAAAACCCCAGATTGAGCGGAGTCATGAATAGGATGGCATCGGCACGTCAACTAGTGACAAATGCGGCTGCAAATCCAAGGGGGATGATGCAAAACATGCAGGCAAGGGCGATGGGGAACAATCGCATACAGTCGCTAATGAGCAAGGCAGCGGATATTAAACAAAATGGGATGACTGGCCTTCGTGAACAAGCTGCCAATATGCAACAAAGGGCTTTGGGAATGAGCGGAAATCTTCGTGAACAAGCCGCGAATATGCAACAAAGGGCTTTGGGAATGAGCGGAAATCTTCGTGAACAAGCCGCGAATATGCAACAAAGGGCGATGGGCATTAGCGGAAATCTTCGTGAACAAGCCGCAAATATGCAACAAAGGGCTTTGGGAATGAGCGGAAATCTTCGTGAACAAGCAGCGAATATGCAACAACAGATGGCGGCTCAATATCAACAATATGGAGATCAATACAGCCCTAGACAATTGATGACTAGGGTAAATAACCTTGCTGATGTTGGTCGACAAGCTGTGACCGCTCAAGCCCAGATGTTGGGAGATAATGCAAGGGGATTCGTTTCGAATTTACAACAAGCCTATCCTCCGCAACCAACATATGGTGGAAAAAATGAAAAGAAGAAGTCTTCCAAGAAGAGCAAGAAATGATAGACATTGAGGACATCAACCGCAAGTTTGACGCTTCACTTGCAGTGGAGTACGTTCCACCCACAGAGGAGGAAGCGCGCCAAGTAAAACCCATGCTAGACGAGCTCGTTGAGGACCAACGCCAGCGCACGATGAATGACATACAGAAGATGATGGTCCACCATCTCGGCCGAGCGACAAAGTATTCCTTTTTCATGCAAGCATTCTACATGCTTGTCGACATGGGCTTGATGTCCATGGAACATGAACCCGTCCTACAACGCGTGTTCCGCATCAAGAAGTGCCGCAGCTACTCGGGCGTCCTAGTCATCACTATCTTCACGAGTGCCTATCCCGAATACATTGACGAAGACGGTAACACGTGCAAGCAAGACTTCAGTTGCAAGTGGAATTGCGCGTACTGTCCCAACGAACCCAACCAGCCAAGGAGCTACCTCAAGGGGGAACCAGGGGTCCTTCGCGCCAACCGTCACAACTTTGACCCTTGCGAACAGATGTGGGCACGAATGGCCGCACTGTGCCAAACGGGGCATCCTGTGGACAAGCTAGAGGTCATCGTTCTTGGTGGTACATGGGCATCGTATCCAATCCTCTACTGCGAGCAGTTTATCCGCGACACCTACTACGCGGCGAATGTCTTCTGGGACAAGACCAAGCGTGCCAAGCTGTCACTGGAAGAAGAAAAGCGCATCAACCACGATGCCAAATGTCGTGTCATCGGCCTTACCCTAGAAACCCGCCCCGACACTATTGACGCCGAGGAGATCCGCCGCCTCCGCAGCTATGGATGCACCCGTGTCCAACTTGGCATCCAACACACCGACAACGAAATCCTATACCGCATCCGCCGCCAATGTACCATTGAGCAGGTCAAGCAAGCGATCCGAATGCTCAAGGATTGTGGCTTCAAGGTGGACGGCCATTGGATGCCAAATCTTCCTTTCTCCACCCCTCAACACGACCGCAAGATGCTCATTGACCAGCTTCTAGGCATGAAGAAGCACATCCAAAGGAAACGCCAAAACGGCGAGATGTGGGAACACTATGAGGTATCCGAACCCGACCTACAACTGGACCAATGGAAGGTATACCCGTGTGCAATTGTGCCATGGACGGACATTGAAAAGTGGTACAACGAAGGACTCTACAAGCCGTATCCTGAAGAAGAACTGCGGGACATCCTTATGGACATGAAGTCCCTTGTGTTTCCATGGATCCGTCTCAACCGCATCATCCGCGACATCCCCACCTGCTACATCATTGCAAGCAGTGACCGCCCAAACATGCGCCAAGAGCTTACCGAACTGCTGAAGCACGAGGGCAAGATGTGCCAGTGCATCCGTTGTCGCGAGGTCAAGAACAAGCAATGGGACGGCAGCCACACCCTCGTCGTCCGCACCTACCCCGCATCCGATGGCATGGAGTACTTCATCAGTGCCGAGTCAGGGGATACCGACATGACTCTATACGGATTCCTCCGCTTGCGCATCTGTGATTCCTCGCACCATATCTTCCCCGAACTCAAGAACGCCGCATTGATTCGCGAGCTACATGTCTACGGCCAGCTAAACCTCGTTGGGAATGGCGCATCCCATGTACAACACAAGGGCATCGGTCGCCGACTTGTGAGCCGTGCGGAGGAGATCGCCCATTCTCATAAACTATCACGCACGGCCATTATTGCAGGCGAAGGTACAAAACGGTACTATGAAAAGCTGGGGTACCGCGAGCAAGGCACGTATATGATGAAAGAATCGCCATGTTAGTGATACATGTACTCGTCCACAGTGTAGACCAGTTCTGTTCCCTCCCAAACATCCGCAATCGTCTTTAGGAAGAATTTTGTGTATCCCGTACGTTCGTTGACGACCGAGACAATCATACAGTTAGCGTATTCATTGGTGCTGTTCTCCTCACGAACCATCGTCAAGATCGGGCGCGGGGTCAACTTGGAACAGTCCAACACGAAGTCCTCTCCAACAATGATATAGTCGTTGTGGCTAATGTCCCAAATGTACGCAGGATCACCCTCAATCTCTCCTACCACCGTGTCCGCGGGGATCCTGTTATGGGTGTGTACACCCTCGTTGTAAAACTCCAACTCAAACTGCGTTGGGTTATAAAAATGAAGGGTGGTAGAGCGGGAGAACTGCGCAATCAATCCGTCCATTCCTTTTATACTAGATACCTCCGCCAATATCAAATTTTTGTCGGATTCCAATCAAAAAACTTCATATGTTCTTAAGAGACAATGAACAATGGTATTCTTACCATCGTCATCAGCTATTGTTCCAATGAGCGTGCATTCATCCACGCCCTACTAACCCAAGCCCTTCAATGTGCCGAACACGTCATTGTGACGGTTGGAACACACACGTACGACTTTCAACCCGAAGATACAAACCACATCCAACACCTGGCCGCTACATACCCCAACGCAACATTCGTGTATTACCCAGTATCGCAAGAAATATCGCGAACCAATCCGCTCCAATATCGGAAAGATGCGTTTTGGCACAACGTATCGCGCATTGCAGGTTGGCGAAGCATGCCAGACGAGACCGAGTGGGTTCTCTTCCTTGATGCTGATGAGATACCACATGCCCCATCCTTCTTGCAATGGTACCGTAACATCTACCTGAACAAGGAGTGCGCATATAAACTAGCAAACTACTGGTACTTCCGCGAGCCCATCTTCCAGGCGACGACATTTGAAGACTCGGTCCTCCTTGTTCACGCATCCAAGATGTCCTATGACCGTTTGATGCGGGACATGGAGCGCGATGGGATTGTGGAGGACCTTCCGTGTCGTCGGATGCAACTTTCTGTAGCTACAAAACTTCCTATGTTTCACCATTTCAGCTGGGTGCGGACCAAGGAGGACATGATCAAGAAGGTGTCAACATGGGGACACAAAACGGATCGCGATTGGGTAGCCCAGATAGAAACCGAGTTTAGCGGCCCTTTTTCAGGCACCGATTTTGTCCATAATTATAGCTATGTAACGGTTCCAAACATGTTCAATATCACCCTTTCCTGATCACTTACGGATGCTGTCTTCATTGCGTCCAACAAAATACTCGGATATCTCTTCCTTCAAGCGCATACCCGACTTTGACAACTGAAGCAACCCTATACCGTCTTTGTGAATGTCCAAGCTTGGATCGTACTGTCCCTTGGTCAGAATGTCCCATCGTTCCCGATACTTGCGATCTTCAAGCCGACCATGCCAGTGATGCAAGATCGTTCCTGGTGTGTATCCCAACTTCAGTCCTTTGCACTTTTCTTGGTATTGTTTCAACATGCGGCCGTACTCTGGATGGATGTTTCCTGGGTGGCTGCACTCCACCTTACCGATCAAAGCAAGGGCCATATGCCGATCCCCCGAGCCGAGAATGGCCCAATCCACCAAACCGTCCATGGCAGCGTACGCCTTCCGAGACACAGCCCAAGCGTACCCTGGGTGCCAGAAACCGTACTTGTATGCCCTGTGGTATGGATGCCCGCTGCGCAAGTTCTGATACGCGAAGCTCTGGTCAATCTTGATAGACTCGCCTTCGGGACCAAGGTTGATGCATGATTGGAACATCTGCGCGACATCGTACTTCTGCAGTGTCCGAATGGTGTCCGTAACCCACGTTTCATTCAAGAATGTGATGTCCGCATCCACCCATGCGGCATACTTCCAATCGTTGGGCAATTGTTCAAACCCGAGGTTGATCAGGTTCTCTTTGATCCACAGCCTGTGATTTACTTCATAACGGAAATGTTGGAAGACATTCATGAGGGGCAAATCATACTCTGAACCCTTTTCTGTAGCTTCCACCACAACAATGCGGATGTTCTTGATCTTACCCACGCGCTCTACAAACTCAACAAACAACTGTTTCCTCCGAAGGAACTTGCAATAGTTGAAATATGGAAGGATGATATAGAGCACCTCATCCGATGGACGCCCACCAAAGAATGCAGTGATACGTCGCAGTACCCCCATTTAGCTATCTAATGTAAAAATACAAAGTTCTTAAGTGCAAACTTGCGAAAAAATCACTCAAGATCCGACTAAGGCAATAGTTCCACAATAATCTCCTTCTGTTTTGGAGTTACTACGCAAGGTATGGGCCAATTCTCCAATGTCCTAGCGTGTACCCTGTATAACCACCGATTCGCGTACTTTTTGTGTAAGATGTGCTTCTTGCGCATTTGTGCTACACACTCGCTGAACTTCTTGGTAGCGCTCCTATTGCGGAAGGAAAACCACATGACGACCAAAATGTTCAACACGCCCGCCATGGCAAACCCGATCTTGGTAAACAAACCGACCATTTGCAGTGTGGTGATGCCATTGTCAAGGTATTTCACCAGTCTAGGAGCTAATGATACCGCAAGGGATTGGCAATAGGTACCTACATCGGTCAGGGAGTGCACCACCTCGGACACGAACTCTTTCACTGTGTTGGACGGCGACAACACGACCATTGCACAACCATGGATGAAAGAAAGTGCCGCAAGAGCCGCAGATTGTGACGGATACGCCCTGCCACCACTTGGGAAGGATCCTAGCAACAATGTTGTCAATATCGTCTTTGCCAGCATGTACGCACTGAAATATGTAGCTACATGTGACATCACATTGTGTCGTGGTTCTATTCGGTATCGTACGTACCTTTTGGTAACGGGGTCCAATTCATAGACAGGCACGATCTTGTGGAACGGCCCCGCGTGCTGGATGTAGAAGATCTCATGCGCCTTGGCCATGTGTGCAGCATACGGATTGGGTACGTACCACTTCCCGTAATGTCGCGAGAAGATCCGCCAGTACCACTTGACATCGGTGTTGGCGAACACGATGTCCCGTTTATGAACAATATGAGTCCTTATGAAATACACACAGTACACCAGCAATGGCAAAGGGAGTACACACAATGTAGCTATACCCGCAAATGCCATGCCCACCGTTCCCTGTGCAAAGAAACGTGCCGCGGCATCCACGAACGGATTCATAAGGAAGTGCGCAAGCACAAGCTGGAAGGTAGGGAAACCCAATATTCCTTGGACCATCTTGCCCATTCTCTTTTCATAGGTAGTAACCAATATGGCGTGAAGTCCCATGATGGGCACCGCAAACACTCCGATCATGAACATCTTGTTGGTGGACGACGAAGGTGCTTTCTCCATCAACATACGATGCTTCAGCTTCTTAGGGCTGATATCCAATGTGCTCCACGACAAACTTCCTGAAACTGCTTGAAACATCGGCGTGGATACTCCCATCTGAAGGTTGCTCTTGAGATTGAGTGCTTGCACTGCAGTGATAACTTGCGTTGCGGAGCCACTGGACGCCGCAGTTGATGTCGCAACGCTGGTCGCAACACTTGTAGCTACCGTAGTCGCTACTGCAGTTTGGATGGACTGTGCCACTTGCGCAATAAACGCCGCATCAGTCGCCAGAGGACTTGGTGGAGGAGGACTAGGCGGAGGTGGACTAGGTGGCGGTGGACTAGGTGGCGGCGGACTGGGTGGAGGAGGACTTGGCGGAGGTGGACTAGGCGGTGGTGGACTAGGTGGAGGAGGACTAGGTGGTGGCGGACTGAGTGGAGGTGGACTAGGTGGCGGCGGACTGGGTGGAGGTGGACTAGGCGGAGACGGAGGTGGTATGCTGAATGTGCTCACACATGATTCAACACACCCGTACGCATTACATGCAAATATTTTCCAATATACAGAACCATAAACAGATGGTGTGTATGTATACCATTTACTTGTGATTGTATCACTTTGAATAATGTTGTCAAACGATGATGTGCGTGAAATGAATATCCGAAACTCATTCGCACGCCAGGCAGACCATGTGAAGTTAATGAGAGATCGATAGCCTATCACATCCCCAAGTGGAGGTCGCAACAGGAACGGCACGGATGCAGATCCTTGTGGCACGAGTACCACCGAACTTGTAGCATTCTCGTGTACAACATCATAATCACACGCATTTGGATGGAAAATGTAGCTCTGTCCTGTTTTCAACACCGCTTGTCTGTACGACACAAGCTTGCCGTTTGTACCATCGGCGTTTTCAATGCCCACGGTAGCAGTGGAACCAAATGATTGCGGAGACCCCATCAAATTCAGGTACGTAAGGGCGATGGTACCATTTTGATGCAACCATACTTGAAACGTTCCCAAGGGAATGTTTGACCCATAGAACCCCATGTTCGTCCATTGCACAACAAATGCGCCGTCTTCTACGGACGTGTAGATGCTCTTGGTATTTGTGATGAGATCCGTCCAGAACGCGGCAATGAAGTTGTTCGGATCCCATGTGCTTGGAATGATAGTATTTGTGTATGAGGCCGACAACGACCCAAAGGTGATGAGTCCATTGGTAGAAACGCCAATGGAGCTGTATGGATGACAGTAAAACTGGAAAGTGAATGGAATGTTGACCGTTGTGACCTCATCATCGCCCTGCAAGTTAAGCACTTGTCCTAATGTATCTTGGCGGCTACATTGGCACAGCTGTGGCGAAACAATGTGTAACTCATAAAAGCATGTATGGGTTTCACTGACCTGCATGGACTCCAACGTACCACACTCAAGATAGATTGTGCCACTGCGGGGTGCATTGATCGCCCCACAAAACGTTCCACGAGCAACGGTGAACGCCCCATTTGTGTCAAAGTCATCCATGTATCCGATGTTGGCAACCAGCTCGTTGTCCAAGGAAAACTGCGTGACCTGATCAAAGAAGCATGCGTTGTAATTATAACTCCCATCACTCCCTGTAAGGCAAGTATTATTCAAAAAATTGTATGATGGAGGTACTACTAGCCCAAAGGTTGAGCATAGTATCCCAATGATCCCCAATACCCCTGACACGAGACGCATGATACCTATGCTACACAGCTCGTGCAAAATTAATTTACAAACATGGAGTAGGCAGAAATGGAAAACGTAGAGGTCTTCATTATCAACCTCCCACACCGTGTGGATCGCAGGAAGAAAATGGAGAAGCTGATGACCGACATTGGATTCAAGAACTACAAATTCGTGGAGCCTGTCAAGGTGGACAAAGAGGATCCAGTCAAGTATCCCAACATGAACAAGAACCACATCTCTTTGAACCGCACCGTTCCAGAGAAGATCTTCCCCTTCGTAAAAGGCGACCATTTCGTCGTGTTTGAGGATGATCTTATGTCCATGGTGCCTCCGAAGGAAGTTATTCCTCGTCTTGACAAGATCATCAAGGAGGTCCCTGCGGATTGGGATATGGTCTATTTGGAGTACTGTATGGAGATGTGCCCCTACAAAACAGAGAAGGTAACCGAGAACTTGCATCGCGCTTACAAGCCGTATTGCACAGCAGGCATTTTGTACCGTAAATCAAGCCTTGCTGATATTGCCAAGTGCATGGAAGAGGAAAAGGCACTCATTGACTTTGCTTATGTGCAATGTATAAAAAAGAAGAAATTGGATGCTTACATCACACAACCTCCATTGTTTGCCCAAGATGTGACCATGCAGAGTGACCTGAATCACATCAACGGAAAGTCAATACAGTACTACCTCAACTTCCTCATCAAAATGTACGATTCTGATGCTAAGACCAGCTATCCCCGCTTGCCCCATTGCGTGACCCCTTCCTCCCTCGCTGGTTACATCCGTTGGACAAACTTCATCCTTTTCCTTCTCATTGTCATCGTGGTCCTCTCCCTCCTTGGTGTCGGTATCACTCACCTATTCAAATCTAAGCGACAATAAAAACGTAGTGGAATGCAAATGTCGTTACCAGGTGCAGTAGTTTGTGCCAGTCGTATTGTTTTTTAATGTCTTCATCCCAAGCATACGATTTGATGATGTACCCAACCCAAAAGATCATCAATACGAATAGAGAGCATGCAAGGGGTACGATCGTTTCTTTCAATGTCAGATTCTTGAAGATAAAGAAGGCACCTACCGCAATGCACGCATACACTGCGGTATAATCGATATACTTCATTGGTTTCCCGAAGAAGTGATTGTGATGCAAGATGGATGTGATCGTCAATACCAACCATGATGCGGCAAGGCTCCAATGGTTCTTGAGGATCGCATGGAAGATGATAGTCGTGAAGAAGATGCTGCTATGTGCTGTGACATATTGCGCCCAATCATAATGTTCGTTGATGGTACTGATGGAATACACGCGATCTAGCTGACTCTTGTCATCATCCTCATGGTCCACAAAATACATGTTGACCTCGAAACTATCTTGCAATGGGTTCCAAATAGACCATGATTTGTTACTTGACTCAATGATCACATGCATTTATTTTTAGCTTCTGTTTATAAACCTCATCATACTATTTTTTATAACCACTGTTTTCTAGACAACGAACTGCTGCATGCCACCAACGTACGTCTGGGTATATGCTATCATTTTCGTTTCTTACATCATTATTATAACCACTCTCTTTTAGACAACGAACTGCTGCATGCCACCAACGTACTTCTGGGTATATGCTTTCATCGTTGTCTTGAATACTTGTATATTGTTGGTTTGTAACATCCGTCATCTCTATGATATTATATTATTCCTTATTCCTTAAATGACATTACAAAGCCAACATTTGCAGGGTGAAGGGTTTAGGGGTTAAGAGGTAAACTGATAGCACTTCTGTTGGTGCGCCCCATGTAGCCTACAACGATTGGACACAGCCAAGTGTCTCTTTACGACCGCATTTGGGACACCATACATGTCCAGTGGGAATGGATATGACATCTTCCGTGTCATCTGTCTTCACTCTTTCCACGATGAAATCGGTTTTGCAAGGAACGCATGCCAAGAACGGCTCCATGCCAGCATACAACATCCAGAGTGCCATCTTCTTATCGCTACCGCCTGGGCGGCAATGATACCTTTGCAGGCACTCGCAATGGCGGCAATAGAACGTTGCCATGTTGGAGGACATAGTCCAATGGACGTTCTTACGCTTCCCACAACACTGGACGTACCACCCGTTGCCTGTATCTTCGAACTTCATCGTTGCCTGTATCTTCGAACTTCATCGTTGCCTTCCCTTTCACTTTTTCATTGGCTACAAACTTCGTATGATACGACCGCACAACGCTACGCAAATACGGGAACATCCAATTATATGTGTCACTTGGCATCCATTGTTTTGTCCCATCCACGCGTCCATACACATTGATTCGGCGCACACCATATGCCCACAAGATCATACTAGACAAGCCGTCAAAGTCCAGGAAGTAACTCCATGGATGTATGACGGCTCTAATCACAATCAACATGAAAATGGAGTAAATCCTTAACAAGCCATCAATCATGATGACACGCTTCGCTACCTTGTATGAAGCAAAGGTTTCTTTTTATTGCATGTCATATATAGAGATATGGCATCTGTTCCACCAAATGCTCTTATGCGTCCCGTGTTCTTTTCATCACGTCAACGTGACCTTAGTAAATATCCCAGTGCATCTGACTTTACACTGCCCCTTCCAATCACTCTGACCAATGTGCAAGGGATCTCCGTTCGTGATTTCAAGTACTTGCCCGAAAAGCTTATCAATGAAAACACACGTAAAATCACGGTTGTTTCCTCGGGCACTACCAACACTGTACAACTTACCAAGGGAGACTACACTACAGCAACTCTTCTAACAGAGTTGAACACCAAGTTTCTATCCTATGGGGTTTCATTCACAGTGACAGAAGGTGTGTTCACCCTGGCCGTCAGTGCTGGCGTCAACTTGTACATCCCTTATTGCAGGTTATTGCGGATCATTGGCTTCACAACAGGCATCCATATTTATGCAACGGGCCAGACACCCCCATCCACCCTACCCGCAAATACCAAGTTGTACCTTAACACTGCTGTCGCACCGTATGCATGCAATGTCAACAACTCGTCAGACATGATCTTGCGCATCACCGATGTTGAAACGGTATATGGTGCGGATGCGGTCACCGATCGGGCTACCGCTATTATTGAATCATCGCGCGCTTCGGGTGCTATGGTGCAACAGAAACAAGATCGTTATACCCCTCTACTACAGTCACAGTCTCGTTTGCAGGAGTTGCACATCAAGTTGCTGAACTCGGATGGCGACCTCTATGACACGGACAATTACGAGGTGAACTTTGTGATAGAGTTCTACTGCTTCTTGGCATAAGTTGCGCTCAGACATATGAAATCTTTTATACGTTCTTTTTTAGAAGTCACTACGAGTATGGATTTCCTAATCAAACCTCCTACTCAAGAACAATTACGGTCAAAGATACGGGAGAGGATCCTGTTGGTAGATTCGCGCAGCCGTGATCGCACACGCTACCCTGATCCCAATGATTATGTGATTGACTTGAAAGAGAACTTGAAGAATGTTACATCTATGGAGCTTGTCCATTGCTATGTTCCATTCAACCCGCAACTGATCCATTCCAACAACAATACATTCTGGTTGGATGTATATGATGCAGATGCCCTCCTTACAACTTATGAGATTGTGATTCCCGAGGGAAACTACTCGAAAACAGAACTTGCTGCAAAAATGACCGAGCTCATTACGATAGCGACTAGTAAAGATGACTTTTCTGGCTTTAGCATGGAGGTGGATTACAACGCAAATACGAGCAAGTACTACTTTATCATCAAGGGACCTTACAACGTGCGTGTGTATGCGAACAAGCGAAATGATAACGCATTTGGTAACTTGTTTGGTCTTGATAACACAATATACTCATCGGAACAGCCATTGATTGCATCATCTTCAGGCAACACACTCACCGTTAGCACAGGTGATGCTTCGATTGTCAACCCAAACGATGACATTACAATTTACAACAAAGAGACAGGTGGTTTTGTTCCATCCACCGAAACGACAACCTACTTGACGCAAAAGCGTACATTGCATGCGACAAGCAACATGACTTCCTCCGAAATTGCCGACGCACTATCTGCATCGGGATTATTTGGCACAAATGCGGCAGAGGTGACAATGTTCCAAGAAAACTATACAACAACTGCGCCATCGTTTGCTACATTGTACAATGGTGCTACACACGTGGTTGGAAGTTGTTTGGAGCTCACCGTCAAAACACCAACTAACCTAAAACGTTATGAAAACAATGCAGGTTATGCATCATCCTACGTATCATATTACGCACCCTTGGCTAAAGAATCTGTTCTGAGATTTAGACTCAAGATATCATCACAAGCAGATACATTCTTCCATATTGGCACCAGCTTGAAGTCAACCACCCATATCCAACAGCTGGTAGCTAGCCAACACTTGGATGGAAACAACGACGGCAGTGTAATATCATCCCTTCAACTGTTGAGTGATGGATATACATTCTACTACAGTTCTAGCAACAACTCCTTGGTTGTTGCCACGCCATGTTTGTTGGACGTGGAAGCAAGGTATAACCGCTTTTCAAAAACCAAAATCAATAGCAATATCAATACGTCGTTGCTCCAAGATATTTTGAATTACCAAATGGATGCACGCGTAGATACTCCAATCACAGAAACTTTCGGTTACACCAACGTCAACTCCTTGGATACGTATTGTGATTACGAATTATACGTGATAAATGGCGGAGTTCGGTTGTATGACGTAACAAATGACACGGATATCTACAACAACATTGACAGTGTTGTGTACAAAGGTGTCACACTGCATGGATTTATTGGGTTCGGTACTGTAGTTCCGATAAATAACATCACCAACCCAACAAAACATTCTTGCATTCAGAATATAGCTTTGTCGTACATAAACTCAACTACAAACCGATCCTTTGAGCAATTTAATCCAAGTTATGGAACCTCCATTTTGTTTAACAACTTTGCGTCATGCTCCTCAAACCTGTATTCGGAACCCAACTCATGGACACCTAGCAAGCTAACACGTAGTTTGAAAGGGTTTGATCACTCCAAACCGTCACATATCGTTGTTCATGCCTCTGGAAAGTTGTTGTCACACACATATCAATCGGCGAATGGCTTTGTACATCCCAAGTGGATGATTGATGTCCACTCGAAGGATGTGAATTGGGGATGCATTCAAACATTAGAAGTGCCCTCCACGGACGTGTTCAACAATTCATTTACATTGTGGGACAATAATTCAAACGTGTATCACCTTTCACGGTTAACAAATTCTTCCAATCACATTGTGTATGCATACAAATATACGTCCAATGCTGCGGGTATAACATTTGGATTGTTCAACAGCAACGTGTTGTCGTATAACAATATTGTGCATGCAACTTCCGATGGTTCCACGATAAGGCTCCTTACCAATCAAACAAATCATAACAACCCGTTGGTCAACTTCAACATCAACGCCAATCTCTCCCTCGTTTATGCGTCAACCTTCACAATCGCATCATCTAGCGATATATTGAGTGCCGAAGTAAAACAAGACGGCTCCAACGTAGTGTTTTCAACATCAAACATGATACAACTTTCTAAGCTATCGGGCAATGCATACACGCCTTATGTTGTGGCTACTAATACCAATGTGATGAAGCAAGTGACTTGCACTCAGAATGGTGCGAAAGTGATTGGTCTGGATATTTACGATAACATGTACTTGTACACATTGGCAAACAACACCTACATAAGTGCTGGTGTATTGAACAATACAGATATTCCAAACATAACAATGGACTACTATCCTAGGTCGTCATCAATTTCACTCTCAAGTACAGGCGATGTTGTTTACTTCTCCAAATGCGGCAAGCATGACACTGCTATCCAAAAGATGTCGGTTACGAATAACTTGTCGCCCATCAAGACAATGCACCCCTATAGTGTAGACCATGCTACCTACGATACAACTGCCGACTTTGGATTGACCATAAATGAATTGTCAAGTAACGAAGTTTTTGTGTCGCAAAACACAACGCAAGGAAATCCATATGACAACGTGGTTCTGCTGGACAACCGTGGCATCTACCACAATGTGTACAACCGTATAGGAAATGTGATAACAATGTCAACCAAAACTCCGACCACGAACTCGTCTCGGATTGTCATCAACAACACCACATTGTACACTCCATACATTGCCAACTTTTCAGTGGATGACACTGCGGTTGTTCATATCAACGACTATGGACTTGTGGAGAGTAACTACGACAAAGCTGATAACAGCTTTATTATTCTTCCACGGAACAACGATTATGCGTACAGGTACAACCCTTCCAAAATGGTAAAATTCTTTGAACAACCGTTGCAACGCGTCCAAAAACTGCATGTGCGTCTTCAAGACATGTATGGTAATCCGTATCAACAAAAGAACCAAGATCACTACTTCCAATTCAGAATTATTGAGACGGATGGTGACGGAAAGATAAAGCACACGCTTTACTAGATACGTGGTACACAACCCTTTTTTTTTCTGGAAAAATGCTAAGTGATTTCTATGGGTTATACACCAAACCTCACGGACGATAGCATTCCATCAGGGGAAGTTGCGTTTAATAACATTAAAGATACACTAGGGCCGAATAACAACAACGAGGTGAATATTGCGGAATATACTAAGGCTATGTATGGTGACATATCCCAAACTGACTACAATGTAGGATCCTATCGCGGGAAAAACTTACCAGGACCACAAATATCTGTGAACGTTGTTAATCCTGTACAGAACTACGTAACTTATGAAGGGGGTGCTAGTACTTCTCTTGCGATTGGGACTCCGTTCTACATTACAAAGAGATTCAATCGCTACTACAATGTTGCGAGCACACAAATCACGTTAACACAACAATCGGTCTTTCCATACACCGCTCAAAATGTTTCTGTTAATGGTGTGGTATACCCAGTTCAAGTGCAAGGAGCAAATGTAGTTGTCCAATCTTCTGCCCAGGTCGCGAACAATGCAAACATACCCGTTAGCATCGTTGCTCAAAAGAAAAGTGGGAAACAATCCGTAATATACCAAACTATCGCTGATGCAAGTCAGCAAACAACGCAAGTGCCGATTACCGTACAATTAACGAGTAGTGTGGCGCCCAATCAACTAACCACGCCATATCATACCCCATATCATAAAAATGATCCTGCAATACATCACAATAATCATCACCACAACCACAATCGCCATGCATACCATCATGGTTATGCATATCAAGCACCTCAAATTAGAAAACCGTTAAATCACAACCAAACTAACCATCAAACGCCACATGGAAGTCAACATCACGAGAGTTACGGACACCAACACAATCACAATGGTCAGGTTATTGGAAATGCCGTTAATCAAGCAGCTAATCAGCAAGCTCCTCAAGGAAGACATGAAAACGCATACCACCAAGGTCAGCATTATCAGCAACACTTTGTTGCCCAAGAGCATAACACCCCTGCCAAACACCAAAATGGCACACATTACGGCACGCACGTAAATCAGTACGCTACCACAACAGCCCAACTATCGTATGTAGGTGAAACCAGTGCTCTCCCAAATTTACAATTTTCAACGGTGTTTGATGCGGCGTCTACATGTCAAGATGGGTCAAGTTTCAAAGCATCAGCTCCTTGTGTAACTGCATACAGGGTCATTCTAAAACCAAGTTGGACATCAACAACTTATCAATCAACAAATGCTGGCACAACACATCAATTGCCTGCTATGATCAATACACAAAACTATATTGGGGACACAGTTGTGTGAAAAACGGTCTAAACCTAGCTTACAAGTGTTTGATAAACTGCCCACACATCTTCTGTACGGCCTGACCAGCGCACGTTATTTGAGTCATTTATGTTTGATACATCCAAGCATACAAGTTGATTTGGACAAACATGTTCTTGCAAGGAATACACCAATACATCATGTACGTTAGATGGCAATGTTGCAAACACATCAATAGATATGCCAATGCAAAACCCTTGTTGGTATTCATCATCTTTGTAACATGTGGTTTGATCAAACATGTTACTGTACACATAGTCAAACAATGGCTTGTTCACATCGTATTCCTGAATATTAAAAACATGAACCTCTATGTTTTGACTTGGATACGTGGTGATCACATTGTTGCACATGTCAATCAATGAAGTAACATTCATGTTGACATTCGTATCTGAGTATGAACCAATGATCCGTATGTTGCTTGGTGCAACACAATAACTTGCATTCTCGTAAAACACTGCTGGCCAGTCTTGAATGCAATGTGTGAATGTTACATTGGATTGTTCTCCATTATGTACAGGATGTTCTTCTAGCTTCTCCTCTCCAATTTTGTTAGGCATTATCATATTGGATGTGATGCTTTGTACAGATGTGTAGCCTTGGACTAAAAAGTTGGAGACATGCATGTTGTACAACGGATAGAACCAGTCATGGTGAATAACATTTGATAAGACAGAGTAGAATAATGTGTTCGGCTGGTACAATGTTTTGTCTTCCAGTAACGTGTTGAAGCAAATTGCAAGGTCTCCAGGGAATGTCAGTTTTGTGAGTCGTTGATAATTTCTAACATCCGTTGTCATATGTGAGAATGCAAACTGAGAGTGTTGCTTGATTAGGTTCAAGGTGTTCGTGAATGGAGGGGTGTTCACACTTTCATACTCCCACTTCTTGTATAGATCAGTAGAATCAACAATGTCCACCCCTCGTTTGTTGTTTATGTCATTGTGAAGGAGCATCGTCCAATCAAAAAGGTTACCACTTTCATAATATGGATAGAACGGTGTTTGTGTCATGAATTTTTTGATGGATCCTTTGCACATATTGCATGGGATCATATCATCAACCGTGTTTAGCAACCATGATACGTTTCTTTCAGTGAACTTGCAAATGCCCTTATCCACTTGCAACGCCATAATGTGAATAAACTTCCAGTATTCATGTCCCCAAGGAATTACGGTTTGCACGTTCGACATTTTACTCTACCATACATGTGGATTATAATCAATTGTTACCATGACCATGCGTAAATATTGGCGTATATATGTTCTTGATATACAATATATGGATTTTGATATCCGTAGGTTTATTCGCGTCATTCATATAGATGATTTTGATGTTCATATAGAGGACATTATCAGAAATAATCCTGCGTGTTTTGCACCATGTAGAATAGGACAAAGCAACGGGGTTGTTGAACGCACCATCCGCAATTGCTCGTACTTTTACAATACAGTGGACTATCCCACATTACAAAAAGAGTTGCAAGAGTGTTTCCGTTACGCAATTGGCGTATATTGTCGCGAGATGGATATAAATCCACCAAGGTTGAATGATATTGAGATTTTGAAGTATGATGTAGGTGGTATGTACACTGAACATATAGACCAAGATACGCATTGGTCAGAAGGTAACATCCGCATGTTATCTGTTATATGTGGCTTAAATGATGACTATTGTGGAGGAGAAATCTCGTTTTTCAACAATACACATCGCATACGAATCAAGAAAGGGGATATCTTGGTATTTCCTTCATCGTTCATGTTTCCACATCAAGTGCATTCAGTTGTAGAAGGAGTGCGATACACTGCTGTATCTTGGGCAGTTTATGACAAGTGATGTGTTCAAACTGCGTGGAAAAAAACAAGACAACACAGCAATGGATCCACTCATTGTGTTATCCACGGAAGACGTCAGATGTGTGTACCATCAAAACGATACAAAACTGGTTGCAAACATAGGTGTCCTTGACATTCTCTACATTGATTACCGACGCATTTATGGGTTTGACTACAACCATCAGAAATTACTAGTCTGGGATGCGAATTGGAATTTTCAAAAAGAGATTTGTTTCCCTATGATGAAACATTGGATATGCAAGGTAGCATTTGGTTTAGATCAAAAATGTAAGGATTCTCTGTACCTCATTGATGTCAACGATGGTGTTTCGCGTGTGGATATGGACTTCTATGGTTATCCCATTATGTCTAATGTTTCGTATGTGTGTCAGCTTGATATATGCGCACGTACAATCCAAGAAGTATACATGCGTGATATGTTTTGGTACATTGTCACAACGTCAAAAGAGCAAGGCACCAAGGTCCATGTGCATCTTCCAACATTTGTGTTGGTGTATACTTTGGATGTGAGTGACCATATGATCCAAAATACCTTGTTGGAAGGTTCTACACGATTGTTGTATTCCGTCGGGAATGAGATCCATGCGTACGACTTGATTGAACGGAGCTCTTCTGTGGTTTACATGATGCATAGAACGGACGCAATCTCGTGCTTTTCGTTGCATCACGGCACCTTGATTGTTGCCACGGTGAACCAAGAAATCTACAAAGTGAACCTTGCTTCCGAGCACAATGATTTGTATGCATTATGCGAACATCCCCTAAGAAAATTGTACTTTATGCAGAAAGACAACAAGTTCAATAACACACTTTTTACATTCCCACATGTGCGAAACATTCCACTCCAAAACATAGACCTTCTTCTTGGCCAGGAGCAATTGGAATTTGAGAATGCAATGAAATATGGCCATGTTGTTTCAACAGATGTACCGATGAAGGAAATATACCCCGACGAAGATTTCTATAGCTTTGACGTAAAAAAAAGCATAAGTGAATGGATGGTACAGTCTAAAGAGTCAAATCTTCATGTAAAAGGCCCATGTTACATGATTCAACAAGGGAAAGGCATACCTTGGTATTTCCATCACTATCACCTGAATTTTTCAAGAATTGGACAAGAACGGCATATGTATGAGATGGTTGCAATCGGCCAGCAATCTGTTGGACACTCGTACTTTATATATGTTCATCCGAGTACTCATGCCATTCATGCAGTTCCAGATATATCTGGATGGATCAAATGCTATACGATTAGATTGGATAAACATTTTTGGATATCCAAAATATCTCTCAAAGGGACCAAATATGCTATGGATGTACGTGTGAAAATGACGAATGAGCTCTAGTGTTCCTCAAACTCAGACATATTTATGTATGCTTTTTGATGTGGATCAAGATGGCGGAAGTATATTGTATGGTACCATTGCTGCATGTGCATTTCGTTCACTGGTCGCAACTCTTGTTGGTACTTGTTGATAAGAGCTAGCATTTCCACAATCAAGCAATAGTGTGTATTGTATGACACAAAGATGTTGAATGCATTCTCGTTTAGATGAAGTGTAAGGAATGTGTCTCCTGATAAAACATTGCAAAGTTCGAGTATTGGGTGGATGAAAACAGACTCTTTGTTTTTGTTGATATCACTTCCCGTTTGAGGCTGGCGAAACGTCAATTGGAATGGATTATCATGGTCATATCCTAAGTAAACCTTGATAATGCCTAGTATCGTTTCATTTTGCCCAATAATCTTCATCATGTCATGGACAGATGCAGTACGAGGAATATGTTTGATGTAATGCCAGGCAGATGCTGTCACTACTACCACGTCACAAAAGATGTCAAAACGATGCAAAAGGGTTGAGCTTTTGTTAATTTGATGCATAATCTCACATGCTACACTTGCGTAGTGTTGGAGCTGTTTGCTATCGTAAGTGTGTGTAACGTGTTGGAACACAAGCCGTGCATTGTAGCGAAACCCGTGTATAAATGCGGAAGTGCCATGCTTGTAATCGTTACCTTGGGAGAGTGCACCTATAAAATAGAGGTTAGGGCATGATATCGCTTCGTAGAAGGGGGTGGTTAATGGAAACATGTGTTTATTGGATTTTGTGATGTGTATTGTATGCGCATCAAGGTAATCCAATCTGGGTTCAAAACCACCGCAGTATATGACAATATCACACGAACTCCATATGCTCCCGTTGTTGATTCGCTGAATGTAATGTTTGTATTTTGAATCATGCCTTGCAAAGTCATTATCGACCCAATCTATATTCGTTTTGAGCTTCAAGTAGTATGCGTCAAGAATGGTCATATTGATGCTACGGATATCTCCAGGATAGTGTGTGCGCCATGCAAAACGCTCTGCTCCACATATGGTTAGAGTGTCTGCATACTTGTTGACAAAGTTTGCTGTTTCAAATGCAGCGTTTCCACCCCCAACAATGGTTACTTTTTTGTTCATGTAGATGTTTGGGTCTAGAGGCATGGTGTCGTAGTAGTAGAATAGCTTTGTCGGTGGTACCTTTGGGGTACATGGCAAACGTTTTGGCTTTAATCCAGCTCCACAGTAAAGGTACTTCGACGTAAATGCCTCATCTGATCCTTCTACGTGGATGTTGTAAATACCGTCTATACGTTGTACATTAACAATTGGACAATTGTATCGTATGTTGATGTCAAACATATCAACAAAGTCTGTGAGGTATTTGACAAGACAATCCACATGAGGGTAGTATTCTTCCGAGTAGTCCCGAAACAAAATCTTTCCATAATCCATCGGTAGCAGCAACAACGAATTCCAATCGTATCGCAAAATGTTCTCTGGGTTTTTCTTGGGGTCATTGGGACCGCAGTTGACCTTATTCACCGAAATCAATTGACGATGACGAGGAAACATCCTGAAGAATGCGGCACATTCGGAAGTTTTCTCCAACACAATATAATTCATTTGGTGACGTTCAAAGAAGTAAGCAAGTTGCAAGCTTGCTGGACCCCCGCCAATAATAACATGCTCATAGTACATCTCTAATTTGCTTGTATGTTTTTCCAAACTCGTTTCCATCGCGTTAGTACAAGGAATGTAAACATCCATTCTATGTGTAATGCAAACACACATCCGTTCACGATTGGAGTATTTACAAAACCGATACATGCACATTTGGCACGAGAATCAGCGTTTACAATTTTACTTGGATCAAAATCGCTTTATAACCAAAGAAGATGCAAAATACCTTCCACACATCTTCCAAAGGAAGGTGATTGTTGAACCTTCCGAGTTGCGTGAAATATGCGTATGGATTCAAAACAATAAACAACTGTTTACAAAGGATGGCTTTAAAGAATTAACTCATACATTTGACGAGGATTCAACACATGTGCCCCAAATCATACATGATATCCGCAAACGCATTATGCAAAACGAACATTTACATGATTGTGTGCAAGACAAGCATATGAAAGATAGGATAACTATTCTATCCAAAGGTGCACATGTGCCTTTGCAATTCGTCCCTAATTGGCATACTGGTATGGTACATGTGCGATACATACTGATGGTTCAACGTGGAACTGGTTTAGATGGGGCAATTATAGCGAATCGTTGTGTGTACGATATGTGTCCTGGCGCAATACTAAAGGCTTGCAACGGACAATACAAGTGTGGAACTCTAGATGTAAGTGGATCTGAACAAGTGATCACTATATCCTTTGGCTTTCATGCACCCATAGAATCGTTGTATATGGCGAATACACCACATGTGGAGCAATCATTGGTATATGCCGTGCAAGATCAAGAGTCTATGAATGCTCGTTTAAAGCACGTGTACAAGTGGCATGAAGATCAGCGTGTATACGATCTAGTCATGCGTGATTGTGTCGATGGTCACAAGGTAGAAAACCTAAGCAACCCAATCATATGTTGTGATCGCGATGCAGATGAGATACTCCAATTAATGGACACAATTTTATTGTCGGCAGGAAGAGTTGATATCAAACAACATAACACATACATGTTCCGAAACATCCCATTTGACATGTTGCCTCGCTCCGTGTGTGACATACATGAACGCGTATGCAAACAAGATGTTATCCATGGGCGCACGTCCTTAAGAGAGGTGAACATGTGCATTATCCAATGCGGAGGATGCTATATTCATCGTGCTGAGAATGGTACAGAAATGATTATAAACATACCAATCATGCATGGTGAAGAATCATCGTTGGTGTGCTTTTACCGAGATAAGTATGTATCCGTCAGTCAGTATTCCTACCTAAATTGCAAGCATTGTGATGACTTCGGTTGTGTCCCGAACAATGGCAATGCACCGATTGTACTATTGCAACTGGTGTACGAGTGATGTGTTTGTATCATGGCCAAATTTATATGACGTAGTTGTAAATGTTTGTGTATGACTCATACTACATCACAAACAAGTCGTTGTGTGTTTACAATGCGCACGAGAAAACTAGCAAGGTGCTTGTGAATGGGCAATTTAATAAAATAGTTGTGTTTCATAACTTGGTGTATCTTGCGGAACAAGGCACCAATAACATCGTCGTTCTACGCACGGATCATTCCTATGAATGTACAATGTATCACCGTCACACATGTGATTACAACATAGATGACATGTTTCTGTATGAAGATCGTTACCGTAACAAGTACCTTGGTTGTTTGTCCATTTCAGAAGGGCGGATGTACTTGTACAAATTAGACACACGATTTACAAAGCATACCAGTGTGTACGTGCTTGATAGACTTTCAGAACATGGTGAAACAGTAACGGTACTCCATCAAGATATGTACTTGTATGTTGTTGGTTCGGGAAGAGTCGACATATATGCACCCGATCATAGGTTGTTTGGAACTGTGGTGTTGCCACATGTACATGCGGAGAATCCAATACTAGTTGGGAAGCATTTATTCTATTCATCAAACAACAAGTTGTACAAGTTTGCATTAGACATCAAACGAAACGATGCAGAGATTATCTTGCCATTGGACAATGTAATCAATGATTATTTCATCACAGACAAAGATGACATGTACATTGCATCAGATTCAAAGATATTTCGGTATGCTAATTCCGTGTTGAAAACTATTTACGAAGAAAGCATACCAGTTCATAGAATTACAGGTGCTCGTTTTGGATGCGATTTCAAACACAACTTGTCGGAACTCACGATGTGCCATGTACCCACCATATTCTATGATCAAATGGAAGATAACTTTACGTCTGTGTGTAGGATTTTGACGGAATTTGCGGATTCAGTTTACACAAAACCTGAAGTGAGTGAAGCTATCGAGTGTAAGATCAATAAGTCATGGAGATGGCCGTTTTTCCGTGAAATTGAGAAAAACATTTTCATTGGAAATGACGTAATGGATATTGTGGACTTCCCACGAAACATGTTCAAAACGTTCCATAACTATCAGATCATACTCTCCAACATGGATGCATTGCTTTCACCAAGTCCATACGCACCGCCAATAACATGCATGGTAACCAACCACATGTACAAAAACGGGCTGTTCATACTTCCCTCACATTTGATATCTGGTTTGTTGCATATTATGTGGCCCTCCTACGCAAAAGGGTGGCATCATAATATTGACAGTGTACCACGAAAAACATGTGCGGTTGTATACTTTGTGTGCACGGACAAGAATCATTATGGTGCTTCCTTCTTTTATTACCGCCATCCATTCTCTCACAAAATCCATGCAGTACCAGACATACACGGCACGCAAAAGTTTTTCAATCTTGTTAGTGACACCAATAACCCTTTATGGCATGCGATAGGCAGCTTTGAAGCACGCCGAATGAGTTTTGGTTTGTCAAAAAAAGCTGATTTAGATGTTTGTATCAATAAGAAATCACAAGGCGATGAGCAGGTACGTCACAAATTGTACAAGTTCTAGGCTACTCACACAACCATTTCATTGATGGGACATAGAATACATCACGGAATCCTTTGTCAATCATGTCCATAAAAAATGTGACATGTGGATTCACGAGGGGAAAGTTGAAACCATGGCAGTTGAAGTAGAATAGGCTAACGTTTTCAAAGCAGAACATTCCTAGAGGGCAACCATCCTTTTTGTAGTTAGTTTTTTGTATGAATCGATCCGATGATCGGCGATACATCAGGTCAAGATTGTCGGTGGGATATGCATTGTATCTGATATTGTAGATACTAGTCTTGTTGAAGATAGCAAGTCCGTTAAAGCACGACAACACTCGGAATGGTTTGTCTTTGCAAGCTACGTGATGTGACACACGCGACACATGGTGTTTCATATAAAACTCTTCACCCATTACTTCTGGACCAAATGGAAATTCTTCATCGCGGTATGTTTGGATGGTAGCCATGTTTCCGTTGCGATTGACGACATGTGCAATCAACGCATCAAATGGGCGCCCAAAGTTGATGATGTTTTTGTGGATATCATACAATGGAACGGGGAATGGGTTATTCATGTCCATCATGATGACATAATCTACATTGTTGTATTGTTCTTGCTCAATGATATCCAGCAACTTGTTCCGAACTAATGCAATTATTTCTATCTTCGAGCATTCGTTGTAAATGTTACGGGCTTTACATAGGTTTTTGATGTCGAGATCCTCAGAAACCACTTGTAACGAGGGATCATTCTCTGCCCATTCATGTAACATTACTTTGGTTTTATCACATGAGTTGTTTTCGTAGATTGCATAACGGACAACGTCAAAACATTTTTTTGCTTCATTGTATGACTCTTTGACTAATGGTATGTATTTTTCAACATCACAGCCAACACTTGCAAACAGGATGTTCACCATATCAGTTGCAGTAAAATAGGTAAAAAATGCTTAAATCCATTTTTGTGCGTTACAAAAATGTGTACAAAAATGATGGCATGATGTATATAACAAAGACATGGCAGATGACATCAAAGTATATCGGAACATATTGTCTCAGGACGAGTATGACAAGTGCTCTGAAATTATCAAGAATGCGTCATGGAAGTTCACAGGGCGTTCAAATGATCATGATGCAACAACATTTTGGTACCTTGAGCTGAACCACCTTACATTCTTCAACACCGTCTTGAAAGAGAAGATTGAAGCAGTGACAGGGCGTAAATTTAAACTAAACCGTGTGTATGCAAATGGTCAAACATTTGGACAAGATGGCGGGTTTCATGTGGATGATGAACGACCAGGGTGTTACACATTCTTGATGTATATGAACCCGATCAGTGACGAAGAGGTATTTGAGGTAGGTGGGGCTACACAAATAAAAGATAAACAAGGGAATCTGGTTTGTATCACGCCATATGTAAACTCGGCAGTTTTGTTTCCTTCAAACTTGATGCACAGAGGCATGGCTCCGACTAGGTTTTATACATACCTTCGGGTTACCATTGTATGGAAGCTTCAAGATATTTCCACTTAAGAGGTTGAACAATTTTTTTCACATGACCGATTTTATACATTGTGTGGAAAATGCGATTAGTCATGATGTTTGCGATCAAGTTTTACAATACATTCATTCCAATTCACATCTTTTTGAGAACCGCGAATATGTCAAGACCAATAATGTGTTGTGTGACTCAATATTCTTGTTCAAGCATCATGATGAGGAATCTTGCAAGATAGATCGTATGTTGTTTGAAGCTATCCACGACGCAATCCATGATCATCTTTCACCGAAACTGAAGGATGATGTTGGCACCCCACAAACTTTCTTGGACGACAACAAACTCTTTGATAGTGGTTACGAGGTACGGCGGATTAATGGGCCTACAAGAATGCACTATGACTGTGTATGTCCCGAAATGAGAGAAGATGGCATATCATATCGCATGGGCACCATTGTGATCAGTCTATCTGAATCAAATGATTATCTAGTATTCCCAGTACAAAATAGGTCAGCTAAATTGTCAAAAGGGACGATGGTGTTTTTCCCGCCGTATTGGACTCACCCACATTACACAATATATGGAGATGAACAATGCTATCGTGTTCAGACTTGGCTTTGCATAAGTTCATAACGTTTGTGTCATTGTATTTTTTGTGTTGTGCATTGTCAATGAGCTCCTTTACCGATCCCTCAACGATCCTACCAGTGGAAGAATATGACAAGCAGTACCAGAATGTTCGTGATGTCATGTATGGAATTTTGGAACGTTTAGCAAGAAATGGTATGCCTGTCACGGTCCCATTGATCGTACTGAATGAGGTCTCTACGCATTTTCAGATGCACAAACACTTATTGCCCCCCGATATTTGCAATGCATTCCTACATTTTGTTCCTGCGCATTCCGAGTTTGACCTGACTGCATCACATGCGATGGTATCAAGCAAAATGCAGTGTGTTCTTTGGTGTCTACATGCAACAAGGCGTGTGGGAGTCATAAGTGCAGAATATGCTCATCCTTTGCGCCCTAGAGAGTTTGTAGGGTTATGTCATTCCTTAACAAATAGGGTTTTCAATTATTCTGACGCCCCATGCATTTTGCTCTCTCTTGACATCCGCGGTAGCTCCAACACACCATGTTGGGCTTGTGGATGGCAGGCTTCTTTGCTTGATTACTTTGATCAAGAAACACAACAAAGGCTAGTTCACAAGATACCGAATGCCCAAGTATGACACTAACCTGCACATAGCAATGTATCCCCCAAGAACTCCTGCACACAACCCAATGGAGAACTTGTTGTATCCTGCAGAGACAATCGCAACCTCACCCGTTGTCTTACATGTTCCACCCAATCTTTCCTTTTCCGTGCATGTTAGAGTCAAACCCGACAGCTCGTTCAATGCAATTCCAACAAAACTGTACTTGATGTAGCTCAATGCGTCCAACCACGAGAAGTATACTGGCAGGTTTTTGGGCGAGAGGAACCATCCACCAAACAGACGAGACACTTCAAACAACATGGGAAGCACCGTCACAGCCATGTCGGTGGTCTTGCAAACCGTGGATATAGCAAGCGCAAGTGACGTTGCCGACATGTTGCACAGAATCATGAAGGCTACGAAGATCAAGAACTTGTCAGGTGCATTCTGTAACCCTACCATCCAGTAAACAATACTGCTAAAGATGATAGGGAACGGCAATTGCACTATAGACTCTATGAGCGATTTAGCTACAAAATAGGCGGAAGCCTGGTACATGCCCGCGCTCCTTTCGCGCAACACCAACGCCCGTTCGGCAGGAAACGTGTTGATCACCATCAGGGACCCAAACACCCCTTGATTGATTACCGTAAAGAACAATACAGGTTGTCGCCGAATCATGCTGCTTTGCCCCGTGCCAATCTGGTAGAAGACGGATCCAATCAACAGTGATATCGCAACGCTTTGGAAGAACTGGGTATACAGTAGATTCCTCTTCCTCGCGGTCTCTTTGTATGATCTGTGGAGCAACACGCGCAACTGTGTGAGCCACGAGATGCGTTGTGTGTTGGGTTGGGTCATGTTCTGTGCTACCATACAGAAAGGTACAATACAACCATCATGTTGTAGCGCTTTCTCTATGTTTTCTATGCAACCATAGCTGTTGTTTGCACTTGGAGTAATGACGTCAAGGATGTGGTCCGCGGGATTGGTGTACTCTGGGCAAGGAAAGCCTACATTTGCAAAGTGAACGACTACATGGTCAATGGGTCCGTGATATAGAATCTTACCGCCTTGAAGGAGTACAAGGTCATCAAACAAGTAGAAGATCTTGCTTTGGGGCTGATGGATAGTACATACCACCGTGCACGTGCTTGAGAGTTGCTTCAGCATTCGGACTAACATTAGCGCGTTCACACTATCCAACCCTGACGTCGGTTCGTCTAGAAACAACAACTTCGGCTTGGGGATCAGCTCCATTGCTACACAAAGCCGCTTCCGCTCCCCTCCTGAAATGCCTTTGCGAAGAGGGTCTCCCACAATCGTGTTCCTGCAATGTTCAAGCCCAACTTGTTGAATCACATGGTCCACGCGTTCTCGGTGTTCTTTGTATGTACTTTTCCTCGGCATGCGCAATTGGGCTACGTACATCAACGTTTCTTCCACCGTAAGGTTCGCATTGAGAAGGTCATCTTGCATCACGTACCCGCTCATCTGCTTCAGGTCGCTCTTGGTGTACGCTTGGCCATTCAGAAGTAGTGTTCCCGACACCTTCATGTTGGATTCTAAGCGTTTCGCCAAGGTGTTTAGCAGCGTGCTCTTGCCACTTCCGCTCGGTCCCATAACCGCGGTAAGCCCTCCATAGACGCATCCGCTCACATTCTGCAAAAGGACCTTTGCGTGCTTTTTAGAGGTCACTGCGACATCTTGCCATTCGATACATGTACTCACCTCTTTGACAGCTACTTCTATCTCATCATGATTCATGACAATATGTATATGTGAGCTGATGAACTTACCGCTTTTGACATTTCAAATGTTACTTTGGCTTATATACTTTTTTTGGACGTAGCCTTGGTTTCCGCTTGAGGCTAGTCTTTTCTTTGTAGGCATGAACAAAGTAGTTGCCACAGCACCCTCGTTTCTTGATTTCATTCAAAGAGTACTGAATGGCATTTTTCAATTCTTCTAGGTGTTGAGGTTTTTTGCGACGGATGTAGTGTTTGAACTGGTTGAAGAACTCTTCTACTGGATTGAGCTGAGGAGAATAGGGGACGCTGTGTTGTAATTTGTTTCCTGTGTCCCTGATTATCCGCCGCACCTCTTGCGTTCCATGGGTTGCAGCATTGTCCATTACTACCATGTATCCTTCTTTGTCTTTGAGAACGCCCTCTAGAAAAGACACCATCCTCTCAGAGGTCATTCCACCCTTGTCATAGATTTTCCAACCCTCTACACCGTCTGAACTTATTGCCATGACAACCGTCTTCTTTTTGAAACGGTCTGGATGGGATGTTTGTTCTATCAAGCGTTTTTCAATCAATTGGCGACCCTCATTCCTTGACATACCCGACACAACTGATGTTTCATCTATAGATATAATCTTGTCTATCGGATGTTTTCTTACCTTCTCCATGAAGGTAGCGATCTCCTCTTTTTGGTTCCGTGGTTGATTGCGGTATGTTTCAGGGAAATGCCGCTTGTTCTTTTGCTTTAGGGTGTAATTGTTGTCTCGTACCACACGTGCCATGTGCCGTTGAGATAAGGTAGCTCCATATTCCCTTTGTACCATTTCTTGCAACTGTGCCAAGGTTGTGTCAGGGTTCTCCTTTATCCTTTGGATACAGCTGGATACCATGTCTTCTGTCACTTTGTAAGCACCTATCCGTGGTTTGTTTTCTAGCTCCCCTTTCTCAGCACGTTGTATCCATCTCCATAGTGTCATCTTGTTGCAGCCGAATGGCTCACATGCCTTTTGTAGACTTTTTGTTTTGTGATAGTACTCTACAACTGTTTGCTTGTAGTCCAAAGACCTATGCTTTCCCATATTACTATAGCAAAATATATAAAGATAAATTGCGTGGTATAAATAAGTAATGAGCCATGCGGGTGAAACATATTGAGCCTGGAAAACAGGAGCAACTGATTGATAAACTAGAACATTTAGTGCTTTCGGAGGAAAAAGCATTTACCCTTTACAACATGGATAATGACAAGCCCCTCCAAGAACAAATCATGGGGCTAGTAGATGAACTACGCGACGCATTCTACATTCATAATTTTACGGGGGTCAATAGACCCGATGGACTAAAACGTCCATGGCTATCTATTATCCGAACGCTTCTTGGGAAACGGTACAAGATTATCATTGAGGATTATCGGGATAAAGAAAAGATGGTAAGAACCAAGCGTTACAACTTCATCCCGAAAACTACTTAATTATAAAGTGCGTTCTTTTTATAGAAATATTTTCTCAACTTCTTGTAGAAAATGTGTCCAGATCCGAAACCTCCCGACCCCGTGGAGGAACCCAAGAAGCGTTCTAGACCCGATGTAGCAGCCAGAATTGCGAGAAACAAGCAGCTTGATTTTACGGGCGTAGTGATGAAATGGAACACCCTCTGCAAGGACGAGATTATCCAGAGGGAGATTGAGCAATTTGTGTGGAACATCAACAAGGTTGCCTTAGAAGCCTATCATGTGGTCAATATGCACGTTCTCCGCTGCCTACAGGAAAACATTGCCTTGCCTACCCTTGACCAAAACTTCTTCTACCGTTGTTGCTCGGGGGTGGTAGAGAAGCGTGGAGAACATGCGTCCGCACCAGATACAGGGGATGTCCAATTGGATGCAACTCTTGAAATCTTCAAGTCCCTCCGTCCCAAAGAGAACTACAAGCCACCCACCAAGGAAAACATGGCATTCCTGATGTGCAATCTAGCCCGTCAGATGAATGTTGCCTGTCGCAACCATTTGGTTCTTAATTTCGGAAAGAGACTTATCCGATACGTTCGGTTGAAGTATGACAAGAGCAGGAAGGAGGCGTGGCATTTCATCAACCAAGCCTTCCATCCAAGCGGTGAGAAGAGCCAAGAACAGACAGATTTCTCCCAATGGCTGGGTTATGCTCCCTACGAGAATGTGATTGACAAGAACTATACACACTTCCTTCGCAAGTCCTATGACATGCTCCAATTCATGGAGGCACAACCTGCCAAAACCCGAGGGGCAAGAACCTTTACCATCATGCCCCTCAAGGGAGGATTTGTATTATCCCACATCACCATATGTAGCTCTTGCCTCCAGCAAATCCTTCAGACCATTGTCAAGAACCATCAAGGAACATCTTTCTTGGGTCATTCAAACATCACCAAGAAGGTATTTGATGAACAAAAGGATACATTCTGGAGGAGCCTGTTTGACATAGATAGTTACGAAACCGAGAACCGCAAGTTTGCCTATGAAATCTCCACCAATGGATATGCTGTCACCCTGAGGATGCAGAAACCAAAACATGCAGAAACACAGTCAACCCTGCCAAGCGAACATGAGTTTGAGCGTTTGATAGGAGCAGACCCTGGTGTGGATTATCTTCTCACGGCCAGAACCAACACAGGAGAGTTTGTGCAAATATCCACGGCTGAGTATCGTAACATGGCTCAGATGCGGAAGCAGTTGCGATGGAATGAGAACACCAAGGTGCAACATCCCCAATACTCCCAAATCATCCGTGAGATGCCTAGCTTTGCTGTCACGAACATGGAAACCTACCATCATCGTCTTGGATATGTCCTTACGAAGTGTGATGAGCTTTTTGCCTTCTGTGCTAACAAAGGGTTCCGCAAGTGGAGGTTCAAGACGTATGTGTATAGCAAGAAGGCTCTGTCAAATCTGTGCAAACGTTTGATAGGAGGAAAAAAGACGTGCATTGGTATTGGAGATTGGAGTCGTCAAGATGGTATCATCAAACGCCATCCTACTGCTCCTGTCAAGAAAATCCAAAAGGAGCTTCACCGTTATGCCAAAGTGATTTCTTTGGATGAATATGGTACATCTAGGGGATGTTCCTGCTGTGGGGAACGATGCACCAAAATCAGGCTCCCAAAGAAGAACAAGGAGGGAACTATAGAGCTATCCCGTAGCCATCAGGTTGTCCGTTGCCGTTCCAACGAGTGTGCAATGTGTTGGCAAAGGGATAAGAACAGCTCTATCAATCACCTCAAACTCCTCATGTGCCTTTTACGCTCAGAAGAGCGTCCAATATACATGAGAAGAAGCTGAATATATACCTGTGATACGCCCTTTAGGGTTGATAAACAGGTAAGCGGTGAAAATCCGTATTACTACTTTTGACCTTTTAGAGTAACATTTGAAATGTCACAAGCGGTAAATACATTTATGTCCCCTTTATTAGAAAGATGTCGTCGTCACAATCATCGAAGTCCAAGACGAAGGAGTCATCGCGGGAGTCCTACCAAGAATCTTCGCTGTCGCAATCGTCCAGTGAGAGTGCCGCCAAGACTGCACAATGCATCCGCAATGTAGCTAACTTCAGTACGGTCAAGCCATCTCACCTCATGGAGAAGAAGGTGTTTAACCCAGATCTCTTGAACCTTTCCATGCCCCATGCATCGCCCAAACTGGTCGCCTTGTTTGACAAGATTGCTACCCTTGATGCCCGTGACATGGAGAAAGATGGAAAACTTTACAAGCACATGATCTTCACCGACCTTCAATCCAGCGCCTATGGACTCAAGCTCCTTGCCTCCGCTTTTGTAGCTAAAGGGTACATTCCCGCCTTTGAGGTCCACGGGTCTGGCTTCAGCCTGCACAACAATGAGAAGCTCCTGGAAACAAAAGACAAGAACTTCGGTGTCCTATCAAGCAAGTCGTTCTTTGACCGTTCCATGAGCACCCGCTTCAAGAAGGCGGAGCTAGAAAAGTTCAACCACCGCCCCGACAACACCCACGGCAAACTCATTCGGTTCATGATCCTGGATCAAGGTTTCAAAGAGGGCATTGATCTATTTGATATCAAGTACGTGCACTTGTTTGAGCCGCTTGTGGTCCGTGCGGATGAGAAGCAAGCGATTGGACGCGGCACCCGTTTCTGTGGACAGAAGGGTCTTGAGTTCCACCCTCGTTTCGGCTGGCCATTGTACGTCTTCCGTTATGATGTGACCATCCCAGAAGACGAGTATGATGCTCGTACCATGGCGGCCCTGTTCTTCAAGTATAGCAACGTGGACATGCGTCGTGTCGTGTTTGCCGCCGAGATTGAGCGGGCCAGTCAAGAGGCCGCAGTGGATCACGCACTCACAGCGCCCATCCACCAGTTCACCATTGAGACTCCCCCGCCTGCTCTTGCGGGTGGTGCGGCGGGTGATCCACTCCCTCCTCGTAACATCATGAACTTCGGATCTCTATCTGCATACATCCGCAGCCGCTTCCAACAGTTCAAGTACCCCGAGGTCCGCCTGCAAAACATGTGCCAAGGTGGTGGTGCTCCCAACATCGTTTCTTTCACTCCTACCCAAGATTTCATCCGTCACTACTTCCAACCCAGCTCTGGATACAAGGGAATGCTGCTCTATCACAGTGTGGGTACGGGCAAGACATGTACAGCGATTGCCACTGCGACCACAAGCTTTGAGCAAGAAGGCTACAACATCTTGTGGGTGACCCGCCACACCCTCAAGAGCGACATCTGGAAGAACATGTACAACCAAGTGTGTAGTCTTGTCATCCAAGATCAGCTCAAGAAGAAGAAGTTGAAGCTACCCGATCGCATTGCGGGCCCCATGAAGTTTGTGTCGGACCGTTGGATGGAGCCGATGTCCTACAAGCAGTTCAGCAACATGTTGCTCAAGAAGAACAAGTTCTACGAGGAAATCGTTAGCCGAAATGGTAAGGAAGATCCCTTGCACAAGACCCTAATCATTATCGACGAGGCCCACAAGTTGTACGCCCCCAACGTGGTAGGAAGTGAGAAGCCTCGTATGGACATCTTGGAGGAGATGATCCAGAACTCGTACCGCAAATCGGGCAAGCAGAGTTGCCGTCTGTTGTTGATGACTGCTACACCTTACACCGAAGATGGCATGGAGATGGTGAACCTTTTGAACCTCTTGCGCCCCGCCTCACAGCAATTCCCCAACACATTCGACGCCTTCGCCAAGAAGTACTTGGACGACCATGGCTATTTCACCAAGAAGGGCGCGGAGATATACCGCAATGATGTGAGTGGGTACATTAGCTACCTCAACCGTTCGTCGGATGCCCGTAACTTCTCTCATCCCGTCCTTGAGAACGTGTTGGTTCCTATGACCACTCCACCCGAGGATGATGAGCCTCCCCGCCACATGGACAAGCGCATCAAGGAGCTACAAAATCAGATCAAAGAAGCTCGCGAACAACAAAAGGAGGTAGCGGCGGGCCTCAAAGAGGAGATCCGAGAGCTGAAGAAGCGATGCAAGGAGGCTGGTATGGAGCGTGTAAACCGTTGCAAGGAGGAGGCTAAAACCGCATTTGATACCCATATGGATGCCGCCAAGACCCGCAAGGAGAATGCCCTGGAGGAATGCAAGGATAAGCCCCGCAACCAGCGCAAGGCTTGCAAGGACGAAGCGACCGCCGAGTTCCGCGCTCGTGGTGAAGAGCTCAAGGAAAAGAAGAAGCGGGATGTTGCCGAATGTGCCGAAAAGAAGACGGATTGCGGTGACGGCAAGCAAGATCTTGACCGCAAGCAACATGAGTTGGAAACCCACAAGGAACGTGTCACCCAACTCAAGGAGGAAAAGGCAACCGCACGTGCAGAACTCAAAGAACTTGGTGGACAGAACAAGGAGCTAACCGCCGAGTTGAAGGAGTTGAAGCCACACATCAAGACTGCACGTGAAGAGCGCAAGCGCCTACAAGAGCAACTCGCCCGTGAGAAGAAGCGGTTGAAGGCGATCAAGGACAAGGTTGTCAAGAAGGAGGAGACCAAGCGCGTGCAACAAAGCATTGGTGCGGAATACAAGGAAACAGACAAGGAATACAAGAAGCTCAGGGCCAAGGCTGGCAAGCTCATGAACGAAAAGAAACTATTGCGGATCAAGATGGGACGTGCTACACTCGGCGACATCTCCCAGAAAACCGCTCTACTAAACAAGTGCAAGGTCTAAGCGCCGTTCTACTTCTTAGTTTTTATGATGCAACCACATTTCTGGCATTTGCAAGTTCCAGGTCCAATACACACAATCGCTGTGCTGCCGCACTTTTTGCACACGTCCATGGGTATTATACCAAGGGCATATTATAATTCATGGTATAAGGACAAACCAAAAGATAGTGTTACGCAATGGCCGCTGTCAAGGCAATCGAAAGCGATTCGGGAGAGATCTGGATTATGGTCCGCGGCACAGTGATTATGTATATCTCACCCTCGGGAATGATCCACACCCCTAACGACATTGTAGCATATGCGGATATCCCCCCGCCTCCCTAGTATTTAAAGACTTAGGCATCCATCCTTTTTATGTTGCGTACACGGTGCACTCCTGTATATGCGTGCAGCGGTTCATTCTCCAAGTTTAAACAACAGGTGCTGGTGAAGACATCCAAATATGTGGGGCTCGGGTTAGTGGTTGCTGCGGCCGCAAAAGGACTAGATGGTGTCGCGGCATTCGGAGCTGGTGGCCTCATCGGTACGTCTTACCAGTGGCTCCTTCAACGGGAGGTAGATGCCCTTGCGAAGCCAACCAGCCCTCATACCTTGTACAAGTTTATCAACACGAGTGGTTTCCGTATCCTTGTGATTACGCTCTGTGTAGCCTTTGCCACGGAGCTCCAAGGCCACTCGCTAGAGCAATGGCAACTGATGGCGGGGCTCACTGGCTTCTTGATGAACAAGATCGCTTTGGTGCAGGCTTATCTTGAAAATATGACGTCTGATTCCGATGAATCTTTATAAAACCGAGTAATAATGATGGGTGCACTCTTGTTCCTCCTGAGGCTTGTGAGCTTCATCGTGTTGTTGTTTATCACCACCCTACTTTTCTTGGTAGGTGCCAAGAACATCCCCCTACCTCTCTTGTGTCGTATCGGCCTACACCTCTTAGGCTTTGAAATTGGTCCTTCCGTTGGCACCATGGACCCAACTTGTCGCGTAGTGATCAGCAACCATCCTGGCATGCACATGGACGGGTTGATTTGGATTGCCACGTTGCCTAAGACATGTTCGTACCTTGCGCGGAAAGATACGGCACAACTAGTGCGATGGGTCGTTCATATGGTAGCGTCCCAACTGTCTATAGTGTTCGTATCTCGGGCAGAGAAGGAGAACACAGTAGAAAGGATGAAGCAGTTCTTGGAAGAGAACCCCGACAAGAGCATCATGATTGCGCCCGAGGGAAGCTATGCTACCGCAGCTGGTATAATTGGCACGGATTTATACCCATTCCGCACAGGTGGTTTCCGACTATCCGACCGAGTACAACCAATGCTGATTGTGTCGGAAACGTCGGTTCCAGATGTTCCACAAGAGGCGAAAGACTTTATATCGTACATGTGGCGGCATCGGTCCGACCCTCCGACTATCCTACGAACGGTATATTTGCATCCCATGACACGTCTTGAGGACGAGTCGGTAGAGGACTTTGTTGAGCGTGTAAGGTCATCCATGCAATTGTTTATCAACAACTGGCACGCACGGAAAATTTGAAAGAAATTATAGAGTTGTAGGTGGAGAAAATGACGGACTGTGGTGTGTGCTGTGAGAAGTATAACAAAACGACGAGAAAACCTGTAGCGTGCAACTTCTGTAATTATGAGGCGTGCACCTCATGCCAGAAGACGTACATGCTACAGACGATCCAGGAGCCCCACTGTATGAACTGTAAGGTGCCGTGGAACAACGATATCATCGTGGGAAACTTCACCAAAACATTCTTCAATACCGAGCTGCGGCGTCATCGTGAGCGAATTCTTTTTGAGCGGGAGAAGGCCCTTCTTCCTCACACCCAGCAAGAAATCCGCCACGAACACCTCACGCGCGAGATGAATGCCCTATACCACCTCGCTTTGACCTATCGCGAACAGAACCGCCGCGAGGAGGAAGCAGTCTACCGAGAGAAGGCACAACAAATTGCGGATGAGCTAGGCGTTATACTTGCGGGTGCAACGACAAGGAGGCCAGATCAGAACGCGAACAAGCCTAGACCAGTTTGCAAGTGCTTGGACGACAACTGCCGTGGATTCATCATGAACAACAATTGGGCGTGTGGCCTGTGTAACAAGAAGGTGTGTAAGGACTGTCTGAAGGAGAAGCCTCACGACACGGCACACACGTGTCTCCAAGAAGACATTGAGACACGGCGCCTGCTCCTAAACAACACGAAGCCATGCCCCAAGTGCGGTGCCATGATTAACAAGGTGGACGGATGCGATCAGATGTGGTGTGTGATGTGCCATACCACATTTAATTGGAGGTCGGGAGAAATCGTAGAGGGCCATGTCCATAACCCGCACTACTATGAGTGGTTGCGCCGAACTGGACGCGATGTGCCACGGGCGCCAGGTGACCAACCGCCTGTTTGTGGCGGTGAACGGGTGATGCCTTGGGTGCGTGACTTCCGCAACCGTGTCGCACCCCGTTACCCCCAAGCGGACCTTGAGATGCTTCTCCGTTTCCACATGCTGGCGACTCATATGCGGGAGTGGGAGATGCCACGGCTGGCCAACCGCTACAACATCCAGGATAACCGAGCCCTTCGCCGTTCCTTCCTACTGAACAACATTTCGGAGGAGGACTTCAAGCGAGAGATGAGTATGAAGGAGCGCGGCCGAGACAGAAGTATGGCCATCCGAAACATCATGGAACTCTTCTATAATCAGCTCTCGGAGTCCATCGTGACGATCCACCAAAACCTTCCCGAAGACCTTGCGCCCACGTTCGACGAAATCACAAACCTGGCAAACTACTGTAACGAATGCTTCCGCGCGGTAGCTAAACTATACAACGTAAAGCCCTTCGCAATTACCGCAGACTTCAGGCGTATCCAGCAAATCTAGACCAAAACATGTGTCTTGGTTATTTTTATAGTCTTTTTTGGGATTACATCTCGGCGTCCGTCTGGAACGTGAGGTGGTAGTGCATGTCACGCACGGTGTTGTGGGCGTCGTTGTACTTCTTGAGCGCCAAGTAGTTCAAGAGGTAGTGCATCCTGCGCTCCATGTACTTGAACTCCTCGCGATGCATGTCCACCTCCAAAGCCATGTTCATCTCACGAAGCGTGATCTTCGTCACGATGATGGCCTTGGCGTAGTTCTCGCGGAGGATCATCTTGTACAGGCCGTAGATACGGCACTGCATGACGGCGGGGTTGATAAGCGACACGTGGGGCATTGTTGCTTGTAGAAAAAGGACGTAGAGCTAATTACGGAATAGTATGGATCTTCAAATTTTCCAAGATGCTGCTTTGCAATTTTACAAAACTTTGATTGGATCGTACGGATGGGTCGCGTGATGATGATAAACGATACAGCTCAATTTCTACAGGTGTGATGACATCCAATATCCTAGATGATTTCAATTCAATGGGAACAACAACTTCACACCCTACTTGATGTTTGGAGCAACATGCTCCCATCATTAATTATAGAAGTGGTTTTGATCCTTAACTCACTACAAAAAATGAATGTGTCATCCACATATGTAACAACATACGCTATGGAGAAACTTCAAACCCAGGTGGATGAAGTCAAGCAAATGATGGTACAGAACATAGACAAGATGTTGGAGAGAGAGGAGAACTTGTCCTTGCTTCATGATAAATCAAATGAGCTTAGTGCACAGACCCATCGCTTTGAACTCACAGCACGCAGCGCTTCACGGGAAGCATGGTGGAAAAACACAAAAGTAGTATGTACAGGAATTGCAATTGTTGTCGGGCTCTTATTGCTCATCGTGGTACTCCGACGCAATTAGATGCATGGCTCAATTGGAGCACTCTTTTGGCACCATTGGCGAAGGAACTCGTAGACGACCTCATTGGGGATGGAATGAGGCGAAGTGCAGAAGTCGCTAGGGACATGGATGGCGTACCGCGCATTAGGATCTACTGACAATGGGAGCACGATGCGCATATATACAAGTTCGTACTCGTGTTGCTTGATGTAAAACACAACCTCACCACTCGCACTGTGGGATGAAAATCCATAGACCTTCCCATCAAACACCATGGATCCCTTCATCATGGGTAGCGTAGGCGTGCTGTCGTCATAGATGTCTAAGAAGGTGATCTTAGAAAGGAACGACAACGGCATGTACGTCATTTTGTCGGTCTCGGTGTCGGATGTAATGATTTTTACGCGAAGATCTACATGATTTTCCATGTGCTGAGCAATGTGGCGCCTGCATTGCACCTTCGGTACAGCCAAGTGAGAATGCCGAGCTGGGATTACGGGCATTTTCATGTGGATGGCTTGCTATTATCCGAGATTTTCAATTTTTGTCATTTAACAGTATGCCTTTATAAGTAGGGAGCACACATGACGCTAGGTTGGAAGTTGCTCACTCTTGTCAAAATGCATTTGTGCCGCAGACCCGTAAAACTTTTTGATCGTTCGTTTTACGCATCAGGGAGGCATGCCAAGGTTGTCAAGCCCGCATCGGAAACAAGTATGCACAAGGACTGTATTCGTGTCCTGGAGCTACTTGATTGGGGACTTGTCGCACATGAATGGCCCGTCATTGAAGGCAAATGCCAACACGGACAAGGGGATCTAGTGTTCCGAAAGGGCCGTGATTATCTGGTCATGGAGGTCAAACGGAAGAACTCCAAATACGTATATTCTCAGTCCCACTTCTATGCCGCAGCTTGGAAGTTGCGGTATGCAGAAAAAGATCATCGTGTTCTGTATGGTGTTTGGACGAGCTACAATCAGGAGATCATAGGGATCATACATGCCCGCGAAGAGGCCATATGCATGTGCAAGCGCCAGATTTGCAAGGACTTGTACTAGTATGTCCTCCATTATTTGAAACCATAGGTAGTTTTGATAGGTTTTGCGTACTGTGCCCTCAACCTTTCCACGGGGCAACGGGCAATCCGCGGGGGACTCAAGCTTTTCGTGTGTTTGATGTCTTCATCCATTTGGAACATAAACTCGTGTTCACTAGTCTCAACAAAAGCACCGTTTCGCAGATACAGAGGTGTGCGACATATGTCGTTACTAGACGCGTGCCTTTTGAAACTTCAACGTGACATACCCAGTCCAACCGCTTTCTCTTTGCTCAACAAAGGTCCAACCTTCTCTGGCCATCTTGTTCTTTACACGGACGTACTTTGGTGGAGGTAAACAACACACAAAAGGTAATCAAAAAAAACGCCACATCTCACTATTAGGTACGTCTATGTAAACCGTCTTTGGCTCCATTTTCTTCTTCCACAATGTCTAGGATTGCAACTTGCTTTTTATAATATGAAGAACGGCACTGTCTCATGACCTCTGCTTCCGCTTTTATATGTTCTTCATATGCATAAACACGCAACGTGCTGTTATCACTAAATACCACTCTGTACATTCTTCTCATCATATACTTGGATTACTTCCAAATTCTTATATGTCATAGTGTGCTAGAAACATTATTTACCTCATACCACCCGTGGTGTGACACTGTTGAAGAGGGGTTTAGCAGGTATGTGTCTAGCTTTTCTTGTTCCGCATGCGTAAGAGTCATGTCAATGTCCTCTAGCAATCTGGCGTATTCCTCGGCATCATCAAACCGTGTAAACATGGGGCATTTGTTCTTGTTGCATGCTATAGTACTTTGTGTCCATATCCTTAAGTACCTAAAACGATTTAAAGATAAACGCGACGTCCGATTGTGTAGCTTTTTTCTGTAGGTCCTTTGCAAGGATGTACCTGTTCGTATGTAGTCCCGACGTGCACAGTGTAGCATATGCCAACGCTTCCATTCACGAACACCTGTATAAGGACCGTGTCAAGGTGGAAGATATATGCTATCAACACAATGTATTGGTGAGACGACTACAGCAGAGTGCATTGTCTTATGAGGTCATCAACATTATGGACTATCTTCCCAAGGATATCCCCGTAGAGCAAAAGACGAACATGGTTTTTGTTAGAGATACATTTGTTGGACTTCCTGACGGCGCGGTGATGTGTAACATGAAAGAAGGTGTGCGCCGAACGGAAACGGAAATCATGAAGGATGTGCTTGAAGATCTAGATATACCAGTCCTAGGTGAAATCCACGGTGGATTCTTGGAGGGGGGCGACGTACTTTTTGATGGATATGGTACATGTTTCATCGGTGTGGGACCAAGAAGCAGCAAGAATGGCGCTCAAGAATTTATGAACAAGTATCTGGGACATTGCCACCGAACGTGCATTGTACGCACCATCGGCCGTGACGATGACATGTGCAGGATACATCTTGATTGCATCCTTGGGTTTTTGCCACACCACGCTTGTGTAGTATGGGAACAATTGCTGAAAGATCATCAAGAACCATACCAACGTGTGGTTGACGTTTACGAGTATGAAGATGGGAAATGGAGGCTAAGAGAGTGTGACTTGCCATTGCGGACGTATCTACACAACCACTTGTACACCGTCATACCTATATCAGATGAGTCACAGCGAAAGTATGGGTGTAACATACTGCGGTTGCCAAATGGGGAGATCTTGGTTCAAGAAACCGAGTCTTTGCTCAAGATCAAGAACAGCAAATTTGTACCATTCTATGAGGTTCATAAGATGTATGGCGGCATTCATTGTGCAACCAACAGCGTAGGGTTTTGTACCTAATAGACTTTCTTTTGCGTTTTTTGCTTTTTCTTCGAGGGGGGGGGGGTCCCCCCAGCTCAGCAATTTGCAGGCTGAGCCGCGAGCTACCGTCACAAAACTCGTTTCATTTGCACAATGTTTATCTCGGCTTAAGGTAAGGAGCTCTTGTTTTTGCATGTGTGCAAATTTTGTGTGCAAATTGTGCGAGTATCAAACGAACAAGAAAAGTAACTTTACACGGCATACTGCGACTCATGCCAAACCTCAGCGAGATCCAATAGAAAACCGCACTGTGTGTCCACAATGCACACGTGTTTTCTCGGACAAGTACACTTTGAAGCGTCATCTGGTGCGACATTGCAAGGGATCAATTGTTGGAGGAAATGTTATCGATGATGGAGAAAATCCTGTCATTGGCGGAGAAAATCCTGTCATTGGCGGAGAAAATCCTGTCATCGATGGAGAAAATCCTGTCATTGATGGAGAAAATCCTGTCATCGATGGAGAAAATCCTATCATTGATTCTGCAGAGGAATTTAAGTGTCCAACATGTTACAAATCATTCACAACACCAAGATGGCTGAACAAGCATAAACCAAATTGTAAACACATATCTTCGCCATTTGAATGTCATAAATGTCATGAGAACTTTGCAAATGATGCAAATTTATCACGTCACAAAAGAACATGCAAAGGTCCAACAACCGCTTTGGTTGTCAAGCAACCACAACCGCTTGTACCAGGAAGTATCAACACCCAGAACATTCAAACTCAGAATAACATTCAAAACCAAGTAAACAATAACAACAATAACACACAATACAACATAGTTATCAATTCATTTGGCAACGAGTCATGGAATCATATAACTGCAGAATTCAAAGATGATTGCCTCAAAGCAATTGACAATGGACGTGGGGTCAAGGAACTTATCAAGAAAGTACACTTTGATGCAAATATTCCAGAAAATCATAATATCAAACCTTACCTTCTGAAACAAGAACTCCTTCAAGTCAAAGGGGATGAGAGATGGATGGTACGTGATAAAACAGATGTGTTAGATGAAGTCATCAAGACAAGCTGCAAGAAGTTGGCGGAACATTACGTGAACTCCCCCATCATGCAAGAAGATATCGTGGAACATGGGCGTATCATGTACCAATCCTTGATGGCTATATGTGACAAAAATGGAATTTATTACCCCCTCCGAAAGAATGTATTTGCAATGATGGTGGATCTGTGGACATCCATGTTGGATGCAGAACAATAGCATGTGAAAACGACGCCTCTCTTCTGTATCAAGAAACATGTAGCTGCATAGTATTAAAGCAAATATTGGTTTATACAATATGTATTGTTTTCGTCCATCTACTTCTGAGGTTGTGTTTGTAAGATACACGAATGACATTGCCGAACTTGAAGAGAAGTTCCGAGCTGTGGGATTTACTGTCAAGACATATGAAAAGCATCCCGAAAACAAATACAAACCATACTTTGTACCATATAACAAGGGTAACGAAGCAAGTGGGTATCTAAAATACATTATCGATCATTATGGAGACTTGCCCGAACATGTCGTGTTCCTTCATGACCACGAGTATTCATGGCACCACAAGGGATCTATTCTTCCATTGGTGGTAGAACATATAGGGAAGCGTGTACGATATAAGAATCTTAACTCGTTTATTTGGAGTAATGAGACGATTGAGTGGTTTCCAGAACTGTTGGATTGGTACGATCATTATTTTGTCAAGGAACTTGGATGCATTCAGCAATATGGGGATTTCATGTCGGGTTTCCAAGGGTGCGCACAATTCATCGTCCACAAAGACATCATCCGACAACGATCGCTCCAATTCTATATGAACCTGTATACCTGGCTACTATCAACCGACATGGATGACTACTATAGTGGACGTCACCTAGAATACACTTGGCACCTGATGTGGGGACAAGTGTCCAAACATAACCATTTCAAGCAACACACCGTCAACTTCTTCCGTAGACTCTTCAGACTTCCAATCCTCAACAAACACATTCTTGACTCTATTGCAGCCCATGTTGAAAAGAAAAAGAAAACATATGAATAGATATGAGACAAACGGTATTGTTGATACTATTCGTGGTTCTCCTTGTGTTTGTAGGTTACATGGTGTTCGGTTGTAGCTGCTCCTCTACGAAGAAGGAGGGCTTCCAAACATCCATCCCTACGCTTGAACAGCGTGCCAAGGCTGTTATAGAAGCTATGTATGCTACCGCTACATCTAGCGTTGCCAACTCAAAAGACATGAACACGGTCTATCAGATTTGGTACTCAAACATGGTGAAAAAAGGACTGAGTACCATATACATCAACTCTGAGGTGTTTACGGATATGAAGCAACTTGTTGTAACAAAACAAATGAATGTGAATGCAGTTGCCAATGTGATCCGTCCCTACTATGAGAAGGAATTGCTGTCAATCCAAAACTCAGCAAATGTTCCTCCTTTCCAACCTGTATGTCTGAACTACTAATCTACTCGGGGATGGTAGGTAGTAACGTGTCCAAGTATTTTTTATAGGAATCGATGGTTTCTTCGAGCCCATCCATCTTTTGCCGCAACGACCGCATACGCTTGAGCAGCATCTCATTCCGAAACATGACGGTGAACCTGTCAAACCGTGCATTGTAGGCATCCAACTTCGGTTGCAACTGCCGAAGCTCAAGTTGATATGCCAAGTACTTGTCTTGCAAGCTTTGCAATGTTCCTGCTATCTCTTCAAAAGAGAAAGGGTAACGCAATCCTTCTGGTGCATCCGTATCTTTACGGTATGTGATGCACATATTCGTATCAAAAACTTCATATTGTTTCGCGCGCTTCAATCCAAAACATTCCATGCTGTTACTTATACTATACACTTTCATATACATCATCAATCACATGCTTCATCCCAGTAGCCCAAAACAATAATCCCGCAGCAATGGGCACATAACGCATGTCTCTGTCGCCGCCTTTTCTTTGTTTTGTCCCAAACTGGCAGACGCCATTTTTGTAGCTCAAACTAAGTTGTCCGATGGTCCTGTTTTGTGCGTCCACATTAGCTACATGTATGAGGACCCGATTCATTGTTCCAAAAAGGTATTGTTTTTGCACAGACAAGTCAAAATGTGTGCTTCCACCGCATGTCAAAATCTTGTCACTGGTTTTCGCCAAATGTGTGTTGCGGTTGTTGATGCACGTACCATGATTCTGGATCGCTTTATCAACACGCGCAAAGTAATTGGTAACCAAGTTGTGGAAAAAGACCCGATCCCCATCCATATCCTTCCGAGATGAACGCAGTACTTGTGGTGCCATGGTATGCGTTTTACTCTATGCTCGCTTTATAATTGTAGCTTGCCAGTTTCCACATTCATAGGTGAGATCTACAATATCAAACTGTTGTTCAAGTAGCTCTACAAACTCTGTTTTTGTAAACAAGTGATAGTATCTCATGTATGTGTTTCCATCTTTGTGTTGCCAAGGAACAAGATAGTCACCTCCGCCCAAGCTCGTCCATTTGTCTCTGCCTCGTTGTTGATGCTCGTTGGCCCATACAGTGATGTACCCCATGCTACCGTCGCACATGACTCTGTGCATCTCTTCCAAGAACTTGTAGCAACCATCCATCGTGGACAGATGATGTAGAACGGCAATGGAGTATGCTCCACGAAACATGCCGTCGCAGTATGGCAACTGCATGCCGTTAGCTTGGATCACTGTAGCATGAGGGTTCTTTTCTTTTGCAATATCCACTAGTGCTTCACAGGGATCACAAGCATGCATCACACAGTCCATTCTTGTAGATAAATACTTTCCATTTCCACATCCAATGTCTAATAGAGCACTTCCTTTAGGAAACCGCTGCAAAAATGATACGACCCCATTCCATTGTGCGAACCTTGTCTCGTCAAAGTGATCCGCAATCGCATTGTACACAGCGTGCACATGACGCTCCTCCATCTTGCCTTTCATCCATATTTCCCATTCCAACCAATCAGTTTTTGAAACCCAAAAGCAGTTAGCTTTTAGGCGCGCATTCTCAAGGGGAAAGCCACACGAAAGAATAACGCAATGGTATCCAGACACAGTCCGTACCTACAAAATACATGGCAAATCAATTTTTGAAGTGTTATCGAATACGTAGCTACAAATGTTTTGCACTTTCCGTTCGGCAATAGGGGCACGTCTTCTTCCATGTGTTGTCCCACCACTTAACCAAGCACGCATGGTGTAAGGCATGTTTGCACTTGAGAATCACTACCTTATCACATTCTAGCCCACATATGAAGCAACCATCTTCCGTAATATCATTCCAGTTCAATGGCTTGTGGCTTTCATTGCAGAACGCATCCTTTCCATCAAGCCTTCTGCGACAAGCCTTGCCATTGCTCGTCAATCCTGGGCACCTAGATGATGGTGTGCCTTTCACACAAATAGGTTCCATGACACACCATACAAGTGTGTAGTGTAAAAATCAATCATTTTTCATAGATCCATCACAATGGTCATTGCATTTTCATCGTACTTGAACGGCTGGCATTTCAAAGGAACCCCTTTGAACCGATCACTGCAATCTGTTTTCGTCAACCAAGGGTGGCTGAGGCATTCTATTGCAGTGGGTCGTAATAGGTAGTCCTTCTGGAGGCACAACCGCACAAAGTCTTTGGCGTCTTCGCTTACGCCGTCCCATTTGGATCCTTTCATCCTCGGATCTTCTTCGAGGATTGCCTTCCAAATCCTTGCCATGCTTGGTGAGAGTGGGTTGTCACGGTCGTTGAATGGCAACTTTCCGCACAATAGCTGGTATGTCATGATGCCAATGCTCCAAACATCGGATGACGTATGATACCGATGGCTCAAGTTTTCAGGGGCCATAAACCACGGCGTCCCCACAAGGCTATCTACTTCCACTTCCTTCTTATTGGACACGATGGCAGTCCCCATATCTCCTAGTTTGACGTCCGCATCTTCACTTGTATCCCCCAAGAAGATGTTTCCTGCTTTGACATCGGCATGTATGATGCCTTTCTCATGCATGTGGTACAAACCACGCAATGCACCTCGCACGATGCTTGCGACGGTATTCTCGCCGTATGATGGGAAGTTCCGTATGTATTCTTGCACGGATCCGCCACGGCACCACTCTTGTACAATGTAGAAGGCTTCATCGTCCTCACCAGCGTCCACAAAATGAACTGTCTTTGGAGACTTTTGCATGGTCTTCATAATGTATATCTCATGTGTAATGCGAGACCTCTTATTCTTCACCTTGGGCAGAACCTTGCATGCGTAACGAACACCAATGATATCGGTGCATTTGTATACAGATGAGTAGCCACCGTCAGCTATCTTGTTATGCAATGTGTATTGGCCAAACATGGTATACACATATAAACAATATTTCCCTTAAATGTTCCTTTCTGACTTTGACGTTCTAAGAAAGTTATGCCACCACTTTTTCCCAAAACGTATGAGACGGTTCATGTCACGCCTGACTTCAGGGTTGCTGTGAATTCTTTCCACCACGGAGTCGCCTTCAGACACGCGCAACTCACGCCCAAACACTTTTGTTAAGGATGCGGACCGTGCTTCCGCTAATGATTTCTTGAAAGAGTCCATACACGTTTTGGAGCTCTCGGTACTGTCTGTTTGCATGCAATCATACACTTTACTTGGATTATTTATCTCAATTTGTGCTTAAGTTGCAAAAAATGAAGCGTGATATCCATTCATCATCGGTGTAATCATGCAGCACGAGATACGGTTCTACAAGTCTTCTGACCCCTACTACGAGCTGAGCAACTTTGCTCCGTCCAAGTTCACAGTAGATGGCCAAGAGTACATCAACGTGGAGGTGTATTACCAATGCCAGAAGTTTATCCATCACCATGAATACATGGCCATCATTGCCAATGCGGACAGTCCGATGAAATCAAAGCTACTTGCTACACAAAACAAGAACTACCGCTTTGCTTCAAATTGGGTGGTCAACAAACAAACAGACAAGCGGCTGATAGTGGACATCATAGACGAGTATCTTGACAAGGGCGTCAAAATTCGCAGTGATTGGGACACGGCACGCACAACTGTCATGGAAACCGCCCTCCGCGCAAAGTTTACCCAAAACCCGCATCTCAAACAACTCTTACTTTCCACTGGCGATGCAACCCTCATAGAAGACAGTCCCACGGACTACTTCTGGGGAATAGGTGCGTGTGGAAATGGCAAGAACATGCTTGGACAGCTCCTCATGAAGTTGCGCCAAAATGATATGTAACTTTGAGATATATGACACAATTTGTAGCTACACTAGATGCTTCGTCTCCGAAAGACTTTGCGGTGGATGTATCCAGTCTTTTGGCATCTTTTCACCATCCACTGTCATTGATGTGGTTTGGTTTCTTAGCGCCTAACATTCTTCGTATTCATGTAGACGATCTTCAACGTCCATTGTCGTTGCCATGGTTGCAACAACAACTTATCAAAAAGTATCCGAACCTAACTATCCAACCTTGCAATCAACCTTTCACAAAGGGTTGCGTCTCTATCGTCACGTACGATGCCCTCACAGGATGGATCCGCCTGCCATTAGAAGAAGTTTAGAGCCCGTTTGACGGGAGGAGAATCATCTCCATCATCTTTGAAGTTTAGAGCCCGTCTGGCAGGAGGAGAATCGTCATTGTTTGTCCGTCCATCTGTGGGCGGGTCAGATGGTGATCCAACACCCGCCAAAGATGTAATCACACGTTTCCTGTTGATCTCCGCAATGCTTGCGATCACTTCACGGAAGTCCGAGGGCTCGGTGAGAGATGCCAAGGTTGACAATATCAACGTCGCAAAGTCATCCAAATCCTTGTTGATGATATCGGCCTTTCCAAAGTCAATCAAGAATGCCCGCACACCATCGGCGTCTTCACGCACAAGCACGTTTCCATGATGAAGGTCGCCATGAGAACGCTTATTGGCATGTAGCTTGTATAGACCGTTTTTGATGTCATTGTATATCTTCTTGCTTTGTTCTACGGTGAACTGTTTCCCTTGTTTTGACAACTGCTCCAAACTCACACCACCGTACTGCATCTCTGTAAGGTAAATGGTGTTTCCCAAAGTCAGCTTGCAGGCCTTGGTAAGCTGCTCATTGAGCTGGGCCTCACAAAACTTCAACGGGTACAACAGATACTCTTGGGTAGGGTCAATCGCAACGAGTGCTTTCGCTGTCTCAATGTCTTTGTCATAGGCCGACTTGTCCTTCATCACTTTGGTAACCATGCGGCCCTCGGATGGCACGTTCACACCTTCCAGCTTCATAGCGTTGCAAAACGATTGGATACCATCTGATACCACACAGCCAAAATCACCTTCACCGATGGGGGTCACATCACCACCTTTCTTTTTGTAACGTCGCATGCTATATTAAAGCATTGAAAAAATGAAGTACCATCTTGGTTTGGTTTGAAGATCCATGAGGTACTTTGACGAATACACGCTCCCAACCACTACAACAAGACATGGCACCATTTCCATCAATAGAACGGACTACGCCGACGCTACGATTACGTTCCCAGATGGGACACAAGCTACTCTAACCGATCCAAAGACCATCAACCGCGCTTGGCACAATGATACTGTTTACTTTGATAACTCATACGTCACTGGCTTTCACACTACCAACCGTTACATGTCGCTAACTCCTGGTGTCATCATGCTGAATGACAAACAGAAGTACGGTACCAACAAAAAGGGTGTTCCCATCTATCTCTTCCGTCCATTGTCACCACATTATCCATGCATGTTGGTAGCATCAAACGCATTGCGAAGCTATCCTTCAACTCCATGTGTGTACGCACTAGTATCATACTTGGAATGGACCACAGACCAGAAATACCCGCGTGGCCAGTGCGAGCATATTCTAGGCGCATGTGGTGACATCCAAGCAGATTCCTTGGCACGTGCACATTATCATGGGTTGATGAAGCAAAGCAAGCTTCCAAAGCTACCAGATGCACGCGTTCTTCCACTTGGACACGCTCGGGAAGACTTTAGGGATCATACCATTTTCAGCATTGATCCCATCGGTTGCGTGGACATTGATGACGCCATCCATCTAGTACAAACAAACACAATAACATACGAGGTCGGTGTGCACATTGCGGATGTAACCGCCTTCTTTGACATAGACTCGGACGTGGACCTCGAGGCGCGCTCACGAGCCATGACCGTGTACCTTCCAACCACGCAAGTACCCATCTTGCACGAATCTCTTTCACACAATCTTTGTTCTCTACTTCCCAACCAAGATCGTCTTGCCTTGTCATGTATCCTGACTTTCACAAATAACATCCAAACAAGCGCTAGATTTGTACCTTCCATCATCCGCTCCAAACACGCGCTTGCTTATGATGATGTAGACCAAGGCAACGTACCATCATCTCTCAAACCAACACTGGAAAACCTTTCGGTCCTCACCAACTCACATGGAGACAGCCATAAACTCGTAGAGAATCTCATGTTGCGCGCCAACATTGCCGCTGCGGAGTGTCTCAGGACTCGCCCACACCCATTTATCTTACGCAACCACATCACCACTCTCACTCAATCTGCAGACCGATGGCTACAATCTATCTTGGAGTCTTCGGGAACCCCAGCATCGTACATAGAAGCAACCACGGATACGCCAACCACACAAACCGCACACAACTCGATCGGAGTACCATACTACACGCATTTTACCTCACCCATTCGCAGGTACGCGGATCAGATAGTCCATAGAATGATCAAGGACACACTTCACACCATTCCAACCAACTCAATCCCAAACCTAAACCAAATCCAAAAGCTACAACGACGGTTCAAACGGGACTGTGACATTCTTCAGATCGTCCACAAGTACCCGCAAGGAAAGCACGAGTTGGAAGCAGTGGTGCTCCCATTCCGTTTTTCAAGCAAGTACGCCGACTACAAGGTGGATGTAGCAATCCCTTCTCTACAAGTAATCCTTCCTCTTCAACTGTATCACTCCAAAACAGCCCACGTGTATGAGGCTACACACAATGACAACCATCTTACCATCACCAACAAAATGACCAATGAGGAATACCAAATTCAGGAGGGATCTACTATCAAAATATGTCTATATACCATGCCAAACGAACATAGGTTCAAAAAGAAGTTGTGTGTCCTTTACATGGACAAGTAGATAGAGTCGGTAACAACAAGATCGCGTGCTACTAGTTCTTTCGTTTTGTCAATGGCTTGGACCCAATCCATATCTTGGATGGCTTCAAACCCGTTGCGAATCTCGTCTAACAGGTTCACCAGCTTTTGGAAGGCCCGAACCATGTTTCCGATGAAGATGTTGTAGTTCTTGCAAATCGTCTCAAAGTGCTCTTCGCCTTGGCACCAATCATATACAGGACCAACGTACTTGGCATTCATTTGGAAGGGAACGTGGATCCCGCGCCGCACCAAGTCATCAAACATGGTCTCTCCAAGTTCTTGGATGTCATACAGTCGCTTGCGCATGTCTTGTCCCACGATGTCGCCGATGTCTTGGAAAGGGTCGTCTTCTACACGGTCTTGGTCGTCTAAGAACATTCCCAGCACGGTTGCCAGGTTTACGGGGTCATCGCGATAGGGGTCCAGCATCTTGCGGAAGAAGACCTCGGCAAGAATCACTTCATTGCATTGTGTAATCTCCCCCGCGAATACTCCTTTGATTGTCACATTATCTCCATTCAGGTAACCATACTTTTCTAAGTAGTCCTTGCATTTGCAGATGTCCCACTCCAACAGTTTGGGGGAGCTCTCCATGTCGTTTTGTAGGCTCAGGATATCGGCATCTAGGCGTGCCACTTCCGTCATAAGCCCTTTGAGGCTTTCAAACACACGTTGCTCTTGCTTGCTCAGGTTGTCCTTGAGGTCTTGTGCTTGACGCAAGTACGTCTTTTGCATCTTCTTGTTTCCGTGGTTCGCTTTATGCTCCAATTCTTGAACCTCGGCAATGACGAAACGTAGTCTTCCTCCCATGTCCGATTCTTCTATCTTCTGGTTTGCCGTTTGCTTCCGTTGTTGAAGCTCTTGGAGTTGAAGGACGTATCCTTCCACCAAAGCGGTATGCTCGGCTTGCACCATGGTCAAGTTTGTAGTGTCTACGATCGTTTCTCCAGCCTTCAAGCTCCGAAGCACATATTGTGGTGTTACGTGGAACCGACTCTTGATAGGCTTCAAACGCCCGAGCATCATTTGTTGTACGTCGTTGGCCCCCAGCATATCGTGAACGGGAAAGTAAATCACCGTCCCAATCTTGTCTAGACCACGTCTTCCAGCTCGCCCCGCCATTTGTTTGAACTCTTCCACATACAGGGGCCGCATGACCCCATCCGTGTACTTGGTCACATCTAAGAACACCACTGTCTTTGTGGGCATATTAATACCCACGGCAAAGGTCTCTGTCGCAAACAATACCTTCACCAAGCCTTTCGAGAATAGAATTTCGACAATCTCTTTCAATATCGGGAAAAGCCCAGAATGATGTACCGCGACACCTTTCATGAGCCATTCCTTCATTTTCCGAACTTGCTCGTAAGTGTCGTGATTCTGCATTTTCCGAATATGGAAGTCAAAGATGTTCTCCACCTCCCGACGCTCCTCATGTGTAATCATGGACACATTCACGCGGTCGGCATAGAAGTCACACCTCTTACGCGAGAGGGTAAAGAAGATGGATGGTACCAAGCGATTGATGTGCAAGAAATTCAGGAACTTGTTGAGCATGGCAAGCATGTCGTATGATTGTCGCTTATTGACGGCAGCCGCGGCCATCGCCTTTTTGATGTTGATATTGTCGTCAAACACGCGTGACTCATATGCCTTGTAGCGGTGTGTCATTTGGGTGTACACCGAAGCCTTGAATGTCCCATGCTCCCCATCAAGGATCTGTGCCATATGACCATCTCGCACGGCTTCTTCCCACGGCAATGATTCATCAAAGGACCCAGGATTGGGAACGAACGCGAAGAATTGTAGCGGCACTGGACGGTACATAGTGGATACAATGTGCACCTCTTTCTCTGGTTTGATGCTCCGAACCCATCCAGCGAAGTCTTCTGGATTGGCCATCGTCGCCGACAGCATGACCATAACCACATGCGAGGGTAGCTTCATGATGCACTCTTCCCACACGTGCCCACGGTCCTTGTCATTGATATAGTGCACCTCATCAAAAATGACGTACCCCAAGTCATCCATACAACCCTCCTTGTAAAGCATATTCCTCAGAATCTCTGTCGTCATGATGGTGCATTGTGCATCTGGGTTCAACTTCACATCCCCCGTTTGGATCCCAATGTTGTTCTCCCCAAAGTCTACAAATTTCCTTTTGAACTCATAAAACTTCTGATTGCTCAAAGTCTTGATGGGACTTGTGTAGATAACGCGCTTGTTGTCCAAGAATGCCTTGATGATTGCGTATTCGGCAACCGTACTCTTTCCAGCGGACGTGTGTGCGGTAACAAGTACATGATCACCATTCTCAATACCCTCTGCTGCCTTCTGCTGGAATGTATCTAGAGTGTAAGGGAACCGCGCAAGGATGTCCTGGTTCAACATGCTTCAAGTGTATTATAGACAACCCTTTATACTTCAATTTTTACCCCCACAACCATTTAAAAAGTGTATCTACAATCAACATAGACCGCATGGGTGCATATTCCATGTACGGCATCGAGTATGCTATACAACTCAAAAACAACGAATACATCACTGTAGTTCCCATTCCATCTGTGGACAACCGTCTTCTTGCATCTACGTACTACCACCAACGTGCTAACTACTACGACACCAACGCTGGAAAAACGTGGCGACATCCCATCACACCCGATGTACGTCTCACCAATGGCGAACGAGATGTCCTTGCCGATCTCCTACACAAACATGGTGAGCAAGTAGAAACACATGGATGGTATGATGTAGGTTATGTCCACTATTTGTTGTAATTTAAGGACGATAATGCATTGCACTTATCATGGCGATCCGCGTATTCTCATATAGTGTTCCCTATCATCCCAATATGCTACCTCCAAAATTGTGCAAAGATTGCAAGCACTTCTTGATTGATGCCAAGTCCTCAATCAAGTACGGATATTGCAACCGCTTTGGAAGTATCAATCTTGTGGATGGATCCATTCGTTACGAGCATGCAACCATAGCTCGTGAATACCAGTGCAAGGGTGAACTATTTGAAACAAAATCTGGCCTAAAATCAAGTGACACATGGACATGAAATACATTTGGATGTTCATCCTTATTGCAATCGCTGTGTTGATGTTGACAATTGGTAGCTACATTTTGTTTGCTAAAGTGAAGTATGATGCGGTTGTCAATGCCGAAGTTACGTCGGTGAAGTGCCGTACGGAATCAAAAACGAACAATTGCAGCATTGAGTTGTCTTACAAGGACAACAAGGGCAAGGATCATAAAGAGAACGCATTGGTTACTGGGCCAATCACCGTCGGACAGACCATGACAATCCGCTATGACTCCGTGAACCCCTCCAACTTCTACCCTGGCAATCCCCCAGTCCGTATGGTGGGTGGTATCATTGCCTTGGTTGGCTTCGTGATCATGGGCGGAGTCGCACTATGGTTCTCCCTCTCTCGCAAGAAGACCACACTACCTTCCGCAACTACTACTCCTACTCCTCCTCCCGCTTCCACTGGGAAATCAACACCTCCGCCCGCCGTTGCGGATGCCGTGGACGACGATATCGTTGACGTCAAGCCAACGGTACCCATCACCAAGGACGTAAAAGACTACGCGGACAACATTGTTGATACGGTGATCAAGCAGGACCAATAGCCGCTTGTTGTTGTTCTGTCAGTTTTGTAGCTCCAAAATAGGGGTATGCTAGTTTTTCTTCAATCAAGACATCCGCAAACGTCTTGTCATCGCTCGGTCCATTGGACACCTTGACCAAAACACGACCATACTTGTCCATATCCATGCATTCAATCCACACCAGGTAAACATCACGAGACAACAACTTGATTACGTCCTTTTTTGTAGCTGAAACAGGAAGTGGAGATACCTTGGTGATCAACTCAATCAAGCGGTTCCTTGCACGAAGAGCACGGTCTTTGTTGATCATGTCGTTGCTCTTCATTTCGCTGGTATCTATGCCGAAGACACGCGTGGAGAACTTGAACATCTTACCTTCAAAAGGAATCACCAAAGTAGGTGAGTCGCCGTCGTACACGTTCACAACACGGGCATAGCACTTCTTTCCAATCAACGAGAACTCTGGCGTTTCATACCCATATGCTGCAAACTCCTCTTTGTTCATGCTATACATACTCCCTATTTTAGATCTACACTTGGCAGTGTGATACGAACTCCCATGTACTCTTGGATTGCGCGACGGATATCGTGACTCATCCTTTCATGCTCTTGGGTGGAGTTGCTCCAATACATGGTCGTCCCAAGGATATCAGGAATAACTAGATCATTGTTGATGCACATAGATACCGTTATCATGTATGGATCATTGCTACGCGACAAGGACCACCTGTAGACAACAAGATCTAGGCAATGGTTCTTCATCACAGGAGCAACATCGCTCGCAAACCATGCTTGGAACTCGTCCTTCATGCAAGGACCGCGAAGTGCATAATCCTTTGGCACAACGATCTGCTTGGAGGTCATTGCTCGGTAAGCATCGGTCACATAAATCCTGCGTGCATCACCATGGCCGATACGATACAGTGTTACGCTGTTCATTATAAAATAAGATACTTCTTGTGCTATTTCGTATTTGTCATTTTTTCAGGGACATCCACTTGGTTGTCGCACCAGCCCCAGCAGATTACACTGATGCGCCCTTCATTGCGCGTTTCCTTCTCTTGTAGGATGCCATGCTTCCACAACACATTGGTATCTTTAGCAAAAGCATACATCCATCCATCGGGTTGTGGCATGCTGATCACCGTCTTGCTTTTGACCTCTTCAAAGGCGGCATCCCGTGTAGCACCAAAACTGACGGCAACCGTAAAGTTCTGTGTCTTTGCTTTATCGGCCTTCACTGCACTCGCGTCATGGTGAAACGGTTTCCATTGCGAGGTGTCCACATACCAATTGAACCGTGTTGCCTTGATATCCATATCAAAGAACTTGCGGATACGGTCAATCACCAATCCGAAAGTGGGAGCATTCTTTTTCCAATTGGTATGATCGTCCGCAATCAGATGGCTGTCCCCATGCCACGGCTTGAGCAACTTGTCTTGGGGCACACCACAGTTCATAATCTCTGACTCAAGCCGCTTGTACAACTCTCCAGGTACAAAGTCGGAGAACACGTTTGGAACAAGCAAAACATCGCGAGATGTGATCAGAGTGGAAAGCTTGTCTTTCCCAGCGTCACACACAACACGCATATCTACGGGACGATCCATAGGTGTAAAAGATTCTGTATTCTTTACGCGACGAGGACGTTCATGGGGATACTTGCACCCGTCACCATGCTTACAAGAGCCATTCTGCCAATAATGTTTACATACTTCTTTGTGAGGAAACTTGCAAGCATGTCGCGTACACTTTCCCGCTACAAAGTCCCTACAGATCAACATTTGGTTGAACATTATGCACAAACGTTAAATCAGTTTCAGGTGAGTCGCAAACAGATTACTGCACATCCAATTGCTTGGGTGCCATGTGAAGGCCGACGTCATACGTGTTAGTATACCTGGCGCTTCCATGTTGTAGATAGTCCACGAGTCATCAAACAATGCAAATATGTCAAACAAGTTGTGGTCTACATCAAAGATGGTTCCTCCCATCTCAAACTGAATGAAATCTATCTTCTTTTCCCGAATGTATGGTTGTGCATTCTTCAGAATGGCATACTCGTATCCTTCAGTATCTATCTTCAAAAAGTCAACATGATCCACGCCCAAATCATTCCAAGCGTCAGTAAAGCTCTTCATGGGCAACTCAATGGGGTCTCGGCTCTGTACATGCACGCGCCGCTGGATAAAGCTTTCCGTGTTTGGATAGTACGACAAACTCTCATTCGTATCACCGATACCGTAAGGGCACACGAACACATTGCCGCGTCCATCGTACATGTTGATCAAGTGTTGGTAGAACGTCGGCATAGGTTCGAACAAGTAGCTCTTGGCATATGGGAATATATCGGGAATCGTTGTTTCCTTCGCTCCAATATCAAAGATTGTGCCTATCTTGTAGGTCGTGGACAACCACTTCCATAGCTCTTCCTCGATTTCCACACCAACTCCTCCTGCTTGGAACGGTTTCTCTAGAATGTGCATGCTATACATGTGAACTTACAAAAAAGGCGCACCACAAACGCATATCCAACGATAACAAATACTTACTATATGGTAGGATGTGGCTTGATAATGTGTCACCAAAGGCATTCAATTGGCCATTGTTTACAGTTGTTGTTGCGGTGTCAGCTGTATTGACTGTGATTTCTATGAATAATCGCATTCAGTACCTTGATCATCTGTCCCACAAAGATATAGTAGCGTTGTATGCAAACGTGTTTACACATTTTGTATTGGTAAATGGTGGTAATGTAATCGTGTTCTTGCTTCCTGCGGCATATGACAAGTTCCTTGCTATCATGATTCTATTGCAGATTGTATCATACATGACATCTGAAAGCAAGTGTGTGTTCACGGAAAACGAGAAACGAATCATGGGCCAGCATTTCAATCCTTCGGATAAGCAAGATGAACCTTATACATACTACTTGCATGCCCACAAGTCATTCTTTATGTACACACTTTTTGCAGATGCAGTGCTTCGTCCCGCATATACCTTCATCATATTTACGCGTGTAGTGTTTGGTCTATCATCCAATATGGTGCTTGCAGCTACCATCGGAGCTATGGTGGCAACACTTCAGTTGTACTTGTCACGTAACTTCATCAAGCACAAGCTTCGCAAATGCTTTGAATAAAAAGTGTGTTGTTTTGTACAGGCCCTATGGTTGATAAACAACAAGAATCCGTCGCCAAGCGTGTGTTGCGTGATGCGTTGGGTGGCGGCATCCCTGGTATGATGGCGATGATTGCCCAAGTTTCAAGTCTCATGTGGTTGCGTACTACCATGAATTACCAGTACACATATGGTACCACAATGACAGAAGCTATGAAACGCTTGTATGCCCAATGCGGGATCCGTCGTTTCTACACGGGATACTCTATGGCTCTGCTGCAAGGCCCATTGAGCCGCTTTGGGGACACCGCATCCAACATGGGGACCCTCACATTGTTGAACTCATATGAATCTTCCAGGAACTTGCCTGTTTTCATCAAAACCCTATTTGCTTCTTTCAATGCAGCTCTGTTCCGTATATTCTTGATGCCCATAGACACTTGCAAGACGATATTGCAAGTAGAAGGAAACAAGGGGTGGACATTGTTGCGCAATAAGATCAACAAGCATGGTTTTGGAGTTATGTATTATGGCTCTGTTGCCAGTGCAAGTGCTACCTTAGCGGGCCATTATCCATGGTACACGACATATAACTATCTTACCGCTGTCATCCCAGAGTACAAGGACAACCTTATGATGAAGTTATCGCGGAGTGCTGGCATAGGTTTCTGTGCATCTGTAATCAGTGACACCTTATCAAACTCATTCCGTGTTGTCAAGACGGCAAAGCAAGCTTCTGTAAGCAATAGCTCATACACACAAGTTATCCGTGGCATTCTAGCAAAGGATGGCATGTTAGGGTTGCTTGGAAGAGGTCTCAAGACACGAATGCTTACAAATGCCATCCAAGGCACTATGTTCAGTGTGTGTTGGCGGCTAGGCCAAGATGCATGGGCAGAAAAGAACGAAAAGGATCTGTAGATTATTTTTGCACGAATTTAGGGAGCACTCGGACCCCTAGGTATGTTTATACATGAAAGTTCCCCCCACCATCAACATATATTGCTCACTGCTCACAAAACTTCAGTAAGGGTAAATGTATATAAGAAGTAATTTTCTGCATTAAGGATAGTAAGATGCTCACGTGCTCACAAAACCCCCTTCAATGCTCATACTGTTCTTATAGCACAAATAGGTCGTATAATCTCAAACGCCACACTGCAATGGTACATAATTGTATTTATCAAAAAGATACTGATTTTTATCAAAAAGATACTGATTTTTATCAAAATGATACTGATTTTTATCAAAAAGATACTGATTCTTATCAAAAAGATACTTCATGTAATCAAAATGATACATTCCAATGTTCAACCTGTATGAAACACTTCACTACGCAAGGAAACCTTATGCGTCATGTTCACAATGGTTGCAGAGGTATTCGCAATGTTCTGGTGTGTGAATTCTGCAATAAAGATTTCAAGCACCGCAGCAATAAGTACAATCATGTAAAGGTTTGTAAAGCTAGATTGCAACTCGTATCATCAACCGAGGAAACCGAAGTATCAAGTAGTACAGGACCAATCATTACTAACAATGGAAACAACAATACGAACAATGTACAAGCCATTCAAACGCAAAACAACACATACATATTGAACTTCAATGATGCAATAGATAATCCAAATTTTTCATTTGTAAAAGACCACATAACCACCAAGAAATTCGAAAAGTTAATAAGCGGTCATAAACCTGAGATTGCATTTTCACGATACATGGGTGCCATTATGGAGCGTCCTGAGAACCGCATTTTATACAAGCGAGGTCCTAATACAAAGTATTGTAAGGTTCATAACGAGAAGAGATGGACTTACATCCTTGACGAAGATGCATTCCCTGTATTGACTTTTCAGATGACGTGCTCTGCGCTAGAAGATACACACAAGTACAAGGAGCTCAAGAAACTCCCTAAAATTGATATTGTATCGTTGCTTGAGTATCTTGATGATGTTAATACAGAAAATGATGAAAACAACAACTACAAGCTTTCGGTAGAACGCTTAAAGTTGCTTATCATCAACCTGTCTCAACAATACAAAATACCAATCAACGAAATCAGCGCTTTATTATAAACGATGCTTGCTCGTTGCTTATGACTAATAGCAACACTCTCAAAATGCGATGATAAGAAAAACACTTAAACAAAAACAACTATAGTATAGTGTAGAGTACAATATGGATAAACCACATAAGTGCACACATTGCTCCTACAGCACAACACGGAAGTACAACCTGGAACGTCATCAAGCCAAAAAGCACGCTAATCTGCAAGAGGTGAATACATGTCAAGAGGTATCAGAGCATAGTGCATCTGTTGGGCACAAGTATGTAAAAATGTTGCAAGAGAAGTTGGAGCCATACAGGAATGCTCTTGACAACATGACAGAAGATACGCCGATTGAAGAAAGGCTAGCGGTTATGATCCGCATAGAGTTAACAATGGCGTACATAGGGCACTTATGGATGAAAGAAGATCCTCCTCAAGAAGATCCAAAGTGAGTTGATTTAAGGTTTGTACACAGTGACGAATTCATGTCATTGGATGAAGTTTTTGCCGAGCTAATCAATCAAAAAGAAGACACAATAAAGATCCATCCAGACGGGACATATACTTACTTGTACAATTCCCCGACATTGAAGACACAATTGGAACAAGCGGACAAACTACAATACTCGCACCCAAAGGACGGTGTGTTGTATGTGATACCTAAGAACGGCGATTTGCTGTTGAATGTGGAGGTACAAGGTGAGTTTGAGGAGGCGACGCTTTTTCAGTACGATTGGACTGGTTTGCAACAGATTGTGTATGCGACGTTGGATGGACCTGGTAAGATGAATCCTTTTCCATCTTCAGGAATTCCGTTGATACAAGTGGGCAAGGCAATCTACCTGGAGGTGAAGAATGCTTCTGCCGATGTTATCGTGTATGGTACATATGCCATTCTAGAAACCAAGTCGTTGAAAGCATTCGCAACGTACAGTCATGGACTGAAAGCGGTGCATGAAACGGGATCGGTGTATCAGGCCTTCTATGCACTGTCGGATTATGGTCATTCAGTCAATTGTTTCCAACCTATATGTAATAAAAACGGTTGAACTCTATCAAATACATGATGATGAAAGAGGTGTGCAATGTATGTCAAATGCGGTTCCAACGCAAGTCCCCGCGGATTTATTTATTTTTAAGCAAATAAAAAGAATTATTTATTCCCAAATCTTAATAAACATATTGAAGGATAACAGATCTGTTATCCTTCAAATTCTCTTTTGGCACTTGCTAATAAATAAATCTATTTTTCGGCTTGCAAAAAAAGAAATCCGCGGGGACTTGCGTTGGGTTGCTCATGAGGATGTGTCAAAAGTGTAAATGAGACGAGAATAGTGTGCTTAAGGATCCACAATGACTTCTTTTTGACTTGCCTGTTCTGATGGTTCTTCACTGATCGGTACCTTGACGCGTTGTGACAGGTTCACAATAAGCAGTTTCACACGTTCAATCGCCTCCTTGTAGTTCTCGTTTTCATCATTCTCCGTGTTCACGTCATCTAGGTATTGAAGAAGTGACACTATGTCTATTTTGGGGCGCTTGCTTATGGTTTTGTACTTATGTGTATCTTCAAGCGCTGCACATGACATATGGAATGTAAGGACGGGGAATGCATCCTTGTCTAGAACGTATTCCCATTGGCCATCATTGTGTATCTTGCAATTCTTGACATTTGGGTTTGTCTTGTATATGACCCTATTCTCGGGCCGCTCCAGCAAGGCACCGACGTATCTAGAGAATCCTATCTCAGGCTTCTTATTTGCAATCAGGCTCTCAAACCGCCCTGTGCTGATATGGTCCTTGAGGAAAGCAAATTCTTGATCCTCAATACCATTAGGGAAGTTCATAATGATAGTGTTGTTCTGATTACCGATATTCGTAACGTTGACATCACCACTGTTATTGGTGATGTTGTTATTGCAATTGGTTGTAATAGGATTGTTTCCATCGTAAGAAGGTGCTACAATAGCATTTTCTGGATTGATAGGAATCAAAGACGAGCCCTTACATGTCTTCATGTGACGATACTTATTAGATAGACAGGTAAACGACTTGTTACACGTAGGACATTCATTGCTTGATATATCTCCCTTGCATCCACGGGAAACATGGCGTTTTAATGACTGTTTTGAACAAAAGACTTTAAAGCATGAAGTACACCTTTTGCCATCATCATCGCACGACTCTTCGTCTAGTGTTGAAGAAGTGATATATTTTGGCTCAGGAATGATACATTTTGGCTCAGAAATGATATATTTTGGCTTAGAAATGATACAGTTTGGCTTAGAAATGATACATTTTTGCTGTTCTTCAAAATGCACCGTAGCAATGTGACGTTCCATATTGTACTTGCGTTTTGTAGTGTAAGCACATACTGAGCAAAAACTCACTCCATTTTCAGATATTGTATACATTACTGTATTAAGTGCATAATATAATTCCTTATATTGAGAAAAATGTTACTGATGATAATTTTACTCACGAGCAAGGGTTCGATGGGGCGGGGAAAAATATTCGAAAATCAAAAATGACCTGGAAATCTTACCGTACAACGCTTATGTTCAAAATATCCTGTTTTTATCTATTTTGGGGGATGGAGTATTACTTGTGAAGCCAATCCAGGTCATCATCCGCTGCATCTAAGTCTTCCAAAAGTTTGGACATATCAAACGCCTTGATAGACACCGACCTTGCCTTCTCAGATGTTTTGTTGTTGACCGATAGTGCATCGGGCATACTGTATTTTACAATGGAAGTCTCAACTAACAGCGCACCATCTACATCTGTCTTCTCTACAAAACTAATGAATTGAGTGTTCCTTTCAATGAGGATCTCCTTTTCATAGCTATTGTATTTGTGTATCTTCATACCAACGGGAATCATGAACTCCAAGACTACGCCACGCTTGCTACCTTGCGCAAATGCTAACGCTGTGTTAATGTCCGTTGTTGTAGATGTGTATCCTTTATTCACAAATACGCCAGCTTGTTTCATCATGTTGTATACCTCAGCACTGACTCCGCGATAAACTTTCTTGGTTTTTGTAGCTGGTTGTAGCTTGGAATCTATACCTATAATTACGCTGCAAATGCGCTTCATTGTATGGCTGTGTGTAGAGAATGCGCCAAGTTCTTTGCCGTTGTCTTGAATAAAGTTTTGGCGCAAGAAAGTGTTGATACGATCTGAACCAATACCGTCCATACCATCCTTGTACGCACTGAGTGCATGTACCTCGTAAGATTTTGTTCGCCGACTTCCCATATTACATCTGTACATATTTGTCTGTACGTGGTCCAGGGGGTACCCCCCTCCCCCCCCCCCTAATTTGCTCGGTTAATTTTCCGAGCCACCGTCTCATGTGCTCGTTTTTTAACCAGGAATACAATACCATATAAGTGTAGCGCTCGTTTTTTTACCAATGACATTTGAATATTCATGCCAAAAATGCTCGTATACCACAAACAAGAAGTACAATTACGCAAGACATCTTCAAACACATGACGACGATAGTAATATTTCAGCTCATACTGATTGTACATGTATCTTTTGCAACAAAGTATTCTGTAATATATACGTCTGCAGACGACATATGGAGCAAAGATGTAGTGAAAGGAATCAAACGTGCTCCGATGAATTAGATTCCTTGTGCCAAATTGTCAACCCAAATTGCCAAAATGTCAACCCAAATTGCCAAAATGTCAACCCAAAATGCCAAAATGTCAACCCAAATTGCCAAAATGTCAACCCATCGGTTAATAATGCGAGCAATGGTGATATGTCAAACCTAAACGATAAGACATTATGTGTGCGGTGTAATCGTCACTTTGCTAGTGCGCGGAATTTGAAACGCCATGAAAGCACGTGCAAAGAAAATGTTGATCCTCTTATTTGCACCAAATGCAACATGGTCTTTGCATCAAGACAGAGCAAATCAAATCACAAAAAGTATTGTAAGTCAAATATTTCTTCCGTCAATTCACAAGCTCAAGCATATAGTTGATAACGGCATCTACATTAGGACCCATATAGTCATCATTGCACAATGAGAGTTTGATGTCGTCTTTCCAATACACACACAAATCGGAAACAGAATCGCTGGGGTTAGCAACATCATCCAATTCTGCTAAGTAGTCTACAATTGGTAGCTTCGGATACGCAACAAGATTGTTGTTTGTTACAGTGTATATCCAACGGTGGTGAATGTACCCACGTGGACCATGTGGACCGAACTCAAATCTTGCACACTCGCGATGCTTGCTTGGAACGGAAATGTATCCCTCCTTTGCAATCTTTCCAAACTGGGTACAAACATAATACGGGTCGCGAATGTCCTCGATGGTATGTGTACATATACAGAAATCAAACTTGCCGTGTAATGATACATATTGCATAACTTCATTCCAAACATCATCTTGATTGATATCTCCTCGGAAGCGTACAATACGATCGTCCTCTATTGTATCCGAGTTCATATCCACCAAGGCATCCAGATATGGACCCGACCACCCATTTGCTGATGCGCCAACATCAATCACAGTAAACTTGCCATGTGCCTTCCTTGATGTAATGTAATTGATAACGTCCCCTTTATCACCATTAGAGATAGCAGAGCGAACAATAGGCATTGTACGAATACATAAAAACGAAACTTTAAGCCATGTTGTCATGATATGGCATGAACTCTATGATATTACCATTGCTGTCTTTTGTAATGATGATCCCAAAATCATAGAGTATGAGGTTGCCTTTCTTCATGACTTGCACATTGATTGAGAAAGGACCATGTGGAAGAACCACATAATCTAAATCCTTCTTACCAAACATTTCCCCATTGAACCTTATCCACTTCCAGTCTTGTGCGGAGGGAGCTACGGACACATGTTGAAAGATGGCACAAGTGTCCTTTATCTCGGCTGCTTCCTCCTTTGTAAACCCCTCCACAGGGATGTGTGGTAGATGTAATGTATCCTTTTTGGTGAACATGTCTAATACATGTGCAAAGTCCTTAATTCTTGGACTTGGTCAATTTGGCGAAAAGAGGGGCAAGGCATCCCTTGAGGATTGGTAAGCTCTTCTTTGCGGTTTCAGCGACCTTCTTAAAGTTGACCTTGCCCTTAGCAATGTCAAGCACGGTGCTTGTCAAGTCCTCCATTAGGTCCTTGTCCAACAATACTTGGATGCCTTCCACGGTACGGGGTGGAAGCAAATCGTCATCTGTACCTAGGACGCCATCCTTGCCAGCGGCGACTTCACGAAGCGTTTTCATCAGAAGTGCCTTCTTTTCGTACCCATTGAGGTTTGGAAAGGTTTGGATGATTTCCATGGTCTTTGTGACAACGGCAAAAGGCGAAGCAATGTTGATCTTGTTGGATGAAACGGCCTCGGCTAGCTGACTGGCAACGGTTTTCTTTAGTTCTTCCATTGGCCTATACATGCCTCACAAAAAATTGACTCACAATGATTATAGCGAAGATGGATAAGGTGACCATGGTGTATGATGAGTATCAGTTTTATGTCAACTTCTGGAAGGAATTTCAACTGAAACATCGCAAGAATGTAGCTAAGCGTATGATGTACCATGCGAGCTCAACCAAGGGGATGGGTATTTGTTGCTTTGCTGCAAGTTGCCTTACCTGCTGTTGTTGCAAGCTTGGAGGCCGTTGCTTGACAGTGGTTGATCTTGGCACGCATTGGAAGAATGCTCTCAGTATCTACAAGAATTGCGATGTTGCCAGGCTTGACGCTGAGTTCGCAAAAGCGATGGAAGCATTAGCTAAGATTCGTTCGCAGTACGTTGATCAAAAGAACCTAAAGTACAAGGAGATGGATTACCTCATGCGTAACGGTCGCACACTTCAATACAACGTTACCAAACTAGAAGAAGTGGCACTATCATGCATGGTTGCTGGAGATGCTTGGTTCAACGATGTCATGAAGCATCTATATGATTACATGCAAGGTCTCGCTACCCTTCAGATGAAGTATGTAACTATTGAGGAGAAAGATGCACGTGCGATTGTTGCGGTGCTTCCGATGTTCTATCCCGCGTTCAACCGCAACGGTCGTTTCTATGCACCAATGGACCAACATGTGCTAACGCGGGTTCGGTTGCTGACTGCGATGTGATAAAATATCGCATGATGGTGTAGAATGAAGAAAACGGTCACATTTTCCAAGAACTTGGAACAAGTAAGGTACTTTCAACGAGATTCACCAACTACACTACTGAACAATGTGAACATTGCCAAAGGCTCCATTTTGTCATTCCTAAACTCGGATGTAGAGGACATCATCCACACCGCTGGAAAGCATTTTACTACCCTTCGTTCGCGCAATAGCCCCAAGTCGGATGTGGATTGGAGGAAAGTTGGACAGAAGATCGTCGCATCCATGATCACACTCATGAAGCCCATGCCCATAAGTGAAGCTTTGGTAGAGCTGGTGAACAAGTTTATGCAGCAGCACATGGACAAGAGTGTTGCGTGGGTCGTCGGCTACGCAATCAAGAATCCATCCGACAAGGCTGCTCATTACACCTCGCTTGTCCTCCTTCAACTTGGCCTTGAGACATTCTTCAACTTTAACCATTGCGAGAATGAGTGCTACCGTGCGGCGCGCTATAGCGATACCGAAGATGTCATCACCATCACCAAGTTTGGTAAACAAAACAACAAGCTTGTGAACGCATGCCTAGATGCACACGCAGCGATTCAGGATGCCTTGGGAACCGACGATATTCGGTTGTTTGATAAGCTCTTGCGGAAGGCGAGTGGAAACAAATGCTCCCTTGTGAAAGAGCGTGGTGCGGTGGGTGGTGGTAAGAATAAGCTCCACGTTGGCCCGCGCGGTGGGACATACATCATGGAGGCTGGAAAAAAGAAATACATCCAAGTACTAGGAGGTAAATGATCAGTGACCTAGCAGTTCGCAAGTCCTTCACGGTCTCGTATTTTGCGCTTTTTGGGTTGACAATCATCACTTTCATTGAAGCGTTGCGAACGCCTACGACACGCATCCGACATATCATGAACCTAGAGACCGCGGTATCCTTGGTAGCTGGCTTTGCATACTCCATATTTGTATCGCGTTTAGATGCGGGAAGCAAGTTTGAAGACCTCATGCCGCTCCGCTACTTGGATTGGTGCATCACGACACCCATGTTGTTGCTTGTCTTGCTTATCTTCTTCACCTTCCGAGACTCTAAACGTATACCAGTGCATGTGTATGGATGGATCTTGCTATTCAACTACTTGATGTTGATATCAGGATACTTGGGTGAAAAGGGCACAATTGACAAGAAACTAGGATGCCTTTTGGGCTTCATTGCATATGTGATCATGGTGGGTATCATCTACGTGAACTTCATTCATGGCAAGAAACTTGGACACGAAGCACTTATATTCACTGTATTCTTGATTATCTGGGGCATGTATGGTGTTGCCTACCTACTTGAGACGAATGCTAAACATCTGACCTACAATGTTCTAGATGTGATCGCTAAGGCGTTCTTTGGAATGTACATGTGGGTGTATTACAGTCAGCTTTTCAATTAAGGATTTGATGGCACATAGATAGAAAGATGAGCCTCAATCTGAAGGTATCACAACTCCCTGTATTTTCGGATGCTTTGCAAATCTGCCATCTTCTAGACCACCTCATCCAGCGTACATCGGAGACCAGTTTCCAAGTTGGTCTTCTAACAGGGATTGTTCTTCATGCAAATGACACAGAAACACGCCAATGCATCCTTGCAGACATGATGGAACACGGGTCGCTGACATCATATGAATGGCTATGTTTTGAGCGAATCATTGAAAAAGTACTAGACCACTACAGCTTTGAGAAGTACATCTAAGTCTCTGAGCGCTTAAGACGGTCAATATACATGCGGACGTAGCGGTTGATGTTTTGGGCGGGAAGTGACTGCACCTCAGTAAGGTCCATCCATTGGATGCCTTTTACCTCTCTTTTGTCAGGAACGTTTTGGTAGGATACCTCAAAAGCGTTTGGTGTGTTGGTGATGTAGAAGTGGGCGTTAGACAAACGGATGTGACGATAGTCTCCATCCAGCTTGAAAGGGATGCCCGTCTCTTCAAGGAATTCTCGTTCAGCAGTATCTTTAGGTGTATCCCCCTTCCGCATCCTTCCTTTGGGAAAGCCCCACACATCCACGTTGTTGTGCACGATCTTCACCAGAAGGACTTTGGAACCTGCCAAAAGTACAATTCCCGCGCGGTATGTCATACACGGCAGAATTGGGATAAAAAGAAAGGAAACGCTTAAGTCTAAACTTATTGTGGCAATGCGTCAATCATTTCAACCTTGTTGGCGGCCAGTGCTTCGCGGATTGTAGTTCGCAAGGGCACCTGGATGGATGGATAGTCCTCTGAATTGATCATGACACGTGCACGCATAAGTGTCCCCGCGGAATCCAAGGATTGCACGCCTACACTTGGCTCAAAGGATTGAAGCACGCCAGGGTGTTTCTTCAAGGCATCACGGACGACATTACGGATCTTTTCAAAGTCGGTGTTCCTATTGGATACAAGGAACATAATGTTCACATACCGTGTGTTGTGCTTGGTGTGGTTTGTTACAATGCTATCTTGGATCTTGCGGTTAGGTATGGTCATCCGTGTCATGGTAGATACGTCCTCAATAACCGTGTACAACAGAGTAAAGTCTTTTACCTCCCCTTGTACGCCGTTGACCTCTATGACATCTCCTACCGCATACAGTTGCAAAATGGCCAAGACAATGCCTGACGAGATGTCACTCAGTGTACCTTGAACTGCAAGACCGATGGCAAAACCAGTGGCACCAAGAACGGCTACGATACTCGTTGCCTCAATACCAATCACACGAAGTACTATTAGGAGGGCGAAAATCATGATGAAGTAATACACAATGTTAGCTAGTGTGACCATAATCAGGCTGGTGCTCCTTGCTTGCTTCTTTTTCTCTTGAGCGCTGTACGTTCCTTGGTCCTTCTTGTGCAATGTGAGCTCCTTGATTTCTAGGTTGGCGTGTTTCACAATAAGGCTTCTCACAATCCCAGCTACAAAATGGGCAACTATCAAGATGACGAAACCAATAACAACTTGAACACCCTTTTCCAAAAGAATGGGGGTGCGACTTTTGACAAGTGAAATTGCCTTAGCTGGAACGATGTTTTGCACCATGCTACACTCTATAGTACACACAGAAATGAACTGCTCACACTTCAGGACTTTGATCGACAAACCATACAAGGTCCACATATGCTTCGCTATGTAGGTCAATTGGTAAGATTGGGGAGACTTCATGATGACAGATGCCTTGGCGCACGACAAGCATGAAACCTGGGATGAACTCGTGATGTAGTGTTGGTAGAGTAGGTGCGGTAGATGTCATCCAACCGCCAGTAGCATTCTCCCTTGCAACACACAAAACACCTACTTGGGTAAAATTTTGCAGGAATGGTGGCGTAATGGATGATGATTCAGGTGTGAGACGCTGGACAAAAACGGATGGTGTGTATGACTGACCTAGTTGGCAGATATGTTTTCCGCGGTCTAGCATTCGGCTTGTATCTTGCGTGAGCTGTAATGTGCTGGTATTTGTGACATTTGACCTCACATGATGGAATGCGGGACGCAAAGAATGGGTGTTGATGTATGCTCGGGCATCATAAAACTGGATGTCATACGAGGGATGGAAGCGCATCAACATATTGATACTGATAATATGTAATCATCACTTCATGTTATTAAGTACCTTTCGAACAATGCCTCCACATGAGGTTCGTTTCGAACAGCTAGCACATACAGAGTTCGCTAGTTTTAAGGTTTTTAGGTACTCGGACATGGGGATGGTGCGTGTCTCACGTGATATGGTGATTTTGTGTTCCTCACACGAGCAGATGTCTTCTATGTCTTTTACTGGTGCCGAGGCCATTGCAATCACATAACAAAGTATTCTTCAAAAAGATAACACATGACAAGATTTGTAATTTTTGATTTCAAATTTTGGAAAAAATGAAGTTTGCGATTGTATTGTATTCGGCTCAAACCAAGAACCAACCCAGCAATCATGTGCCCTTTCCCCCAGCGCAAGATCCACACTCTCTTCGCGGAGCTCTCCAGCTTCCACAAGGAGAACAACACCATTCCTCATGACGATTTCTTCACTCTCCGCCAAGTGCTGAATGATCGCAGTGTGGTGAATGGAAACGACGAGATCCAGGTGCTCCTTGATCGTCTTGATGATGTGGTGGTCACCTACAACTGCTCGGACCTTGCCGAGAACATCATGACCATCTACAAGACCAAGAAGGCCAAGCACACGAAGAAGCCCGTGCCGCCTCCCGCCGACATGATCCCCAAGTTTGCCAAGGAGAAGGAGCCTGTGCCGCCTCCCGCTGACATGATTCCCTCGTTCATGAAGACGGACGACATCCCCTGGAGCGTTCTTGGCAAGGTGGTGTCGTACTCCAACTTCGTCCAGGTAAGCCACGACAAGCTCAACGAGCTCCTTCACCAGGTCGCTGACAAGAAGGACCACAAGTTCAACCTGTCCAACATCACGGACATGCAGAAGATGATTGATGACAAGCTCATTCTCAAGGAGCCTGACGTGGACCGCATCGGCACCAAGACTCTGAGTGATATGCACGAGTCAGCCGAGAACTACATGATCATGAAGAGGAAGGTGGATGCCCTCCGCATGCTGACCAGCCTGTACGAGGGTATCCTTGCCAAGTTCAACGCCTAAATGAAAAAAGACTACAACATCAGAAAACGCCAAAAACCCGTTTTGGGTTTCTTAAGACTGATGAAGCATACCAATTGCATCAGAGTCCCATGGCGATCCGCACGTAAGGACACTAATGTAACGGTCAATACTGTCTATGGTTGGCATTGGTTTGTCCACGTAAATGACCATTGGGATGGTGCATGATGAATCAATTGCGCGAGCTTGGTCGATTGCACGCTGCACCGCGCCCTTCAACATGTCTGGTTGCAACAATGATGACTTTTGTACTAGTGTATACTCAAAGTAGTGAGGCCACATGATACAATATGAATCTTCGTTGCATCTGATGACTGCAACGAGGTCCGAACTAAGTCCAATAGACGTCATTATGCATCACATATAGTATAAATCTGATGCATTTTCACTTTTTAATCAAATGTCTTGGGCCCAACATACTTTCCTTTTTCTACTAGTTTCACAATGGCAGGTCCGTTACTTGCACGCAATTCGCTTTCAATGGATTGTACCACACCAGGGGCCATTTCTTCTGGACTAAAGAACATGTGCGTGTACTCGTGTATATCGTTGAGCTGTCGTTGGGAAGCATTTGACATAAGGCGCGATGGTTGGAAATTGTGTTTGTAGTTTGGTGAAATACTCTTCAACTCAACCATGTACAAGCTGATCGGTTGTAGCTCCAATGTGTAGATGGTGATATCTTTGTTCAATAAGTCCTCATTGTTCTCAAACAAGGACGTAAGCTTACGTTGTGATGCATCAAACTCGTAATGGCTATCTACCTTTTCTATTTGTTCATCCAACAAGCTTTTGAAATTCTTGGTCCGAGATCCAACCACAACAAGCTTGTATGGGAACATCAGGAACTCGTTTTGTGAGTTGACCTTGATATGGAACTTGTTGCGTACATTATCGGGAGCAATACGATGGAATATCGCAGAGTTAGCAGATGTCCAAGGATCCATCCAAGGAAGCTTGCTCAAGAAAAGGCCAGACGTCCCTTTGTGGCATTGTAGCTCAAACAAGCAGCAGTTGGTGTTCTTCTTAGCTAAGACCCATCCAAGTGCATACATACTCAAGAAAGTTGTGGAGAAGGGGATCTCTTGATAGATTGCGGATGTTCCTACCGTTGGTGGTGGGTTCACGTACATGCCGCGGTACAGCGAGTAACGGATGGGAAGACGCGGGGCTCGTGCAACAACTTCCAACATGGTGAGCAGATCTTCTCCATTGTCTGCCCTGGCATAGAGTAGACCATCAACACGCTTGATAGGGCTATACGGTCCTTGCATAATCTGGCCGTTGAGGGCGCGGTAAATGGTGCGGCGTTTGTCCATGGGCAGCTTGTCCATGTAACGGATACTGTCTTCAAAATACTTGGTAAGGGAAGATACACGTTTTTTCACAAACTTTGCAATCTTCTTCTGAGCACTTACCTTGCGAGAGTTTCGGGACGGTGCTTCCTCAAACACTGTGGATAGGATGGTGTTCATCTTCTCACCAATACCCTTAACGTCCTTCAAGTCATCGCGTGTGCGGATAGGTGTTTGCATAGATTGTATCTGGTTGATGACTTTATTGTAGGCTACCTTCTTGAAAACGGTGGATCCATCCACCTGGTCTCGGTGCTCGGTAAGCCTCTGAATGATGGTATCACGCAAGTCTTGAGCAGGAAGAGGGCTTGATGAGCTACTCTTTTCTTTTAGTAAAGCCTTTGCAATCTCCTGTGCAATCTCGGGTTCCTTGTATCGTTGGGCTCGCTCTTGCATCAAACGGGGGAAGTTTGTGGAATATGCTTTTGTGACTACATCCGTTGTGTAATGAGGAATGAATCGGGTCTTCTTGTTGATTGCAGCCTGAACTGATAGAAGCAAATCCATGTAGGCTTTGGAATCTGCATTAAGGTGTGGATTCTTGTTCGCCATAGGCCTTTGCAACTTCACTTCATCTACTATACGTTCGTCAAACATGAACAAATGTAGACGAGACTGGTATGGGAACATAGGCAATAGGAGTTGTCGCTTATCGTGCAATCGTTGCAGCGCCTTCTCCAATACGGCGTGATCGGTGAGCTCGGGAACGTTCCGCTTATCGGCAGGCAGTGACTTGATGAAGTTTCCGATCAATCCGACATACTGATTGAGTCCTTCGTGGTAAAGGTAGATATCGTAAATAGTGCGCCTCTTTCGTGTGCTTGCTTCGTTTAGGTACTCACCGACGGGGATGATGCGGACCTTGAGTTTAGCCAATGTATCCTCACTGTACCATGCTTCAAATGGAGTTCCTTGGATTTGTTTCGTCTTCTCCGACAATGTGATTGGCATGCTTTTTTCATCGAAAACGACTCCTTTGTAAAGATATGCCTTTTGGGCAACCATGTCTGCTGTCCGAGCTACAATGTCCCTCTGGGGGGAGTAGCCACCCAAGATGCGATTGATACCTTGTTGAGCTACATTGAAGAAGTCTTCCGAAGTTGTTTCCACATGTTTTGTTTCCATGACCTGTAGATCCTTGATCAACTCGTTATTGAATGCTTCGATGTCGTTGTAGCCAACGTTTGTGTAGATGTTGAAGTTCTTGTTTCGGCCATTGTTCATTTGGACAATGGACGAAATGTACATACTCGCACCATGTTGGAAAAAGTCCGTCAATGATTGTCCAAGAGCGTGATTGTGGTGAATCGCATACAACAATGCTGTGCTTCCATAAATACCTTCGCGGTAGTTGGGATCTGCACCATTGTGTAGCACAAAGGACTTGAAGCATTCGCCTTGACCACGTGCGCCAGCCCATAATGTTGCATGGTTGTAGTGTGCTTTCGGGTATGGCACCTTCCTCTCAGACATAACACGAGCAACATCATACATGAGTTTCTCCATCAGGTATGCAATCACATTCGGCTTTCTCGTGACCTTCAACTCTGCAAGGAGCTGTACATCCAAATTTTTAGCCATCCAGTTCAAAATCCATTTATGGGAACGTGCGATTAAGATGTCCAAAAGAGTTTCATTACCTGTTGTTGTCGCCATGTACACTGCTTTGTATTCCTCGGGTGTCAAACGTGTCCGTGCGGCTTCATCAAACTTTTCAAAGAACAATGACGATGTAATGGCGGACTTTTTTGCGATGATATGAGGCAGATACTGCCCTTCCTGGCTTTCGTACTTGAAATCAAGCTTTACATTGGGGTCATTCAACAAGGCAATGAACTCACGATATTTTGTGTCGTGATATGATGCTGCCATTCTCGCCAACTGATTTTGAGCGTTGTCGTGTTGTGAGCACCCCGTTTCAAACTGACGGTATGTAGGTCCACCCTCTTTGATAGCCCGACCCGTGAGTGGGTTCATCAACCTGTTTTGGAACCATTGTTCGCAATCCGCTTGTGATATACTCAACTTTCGCGACATTCTACTCTTATAGTATATTAGAATGTCTTCATCAAACACAAGGCGACCACTCATGATCATCATGTTTGGACCACCTGGCTCGGGGAAAAGTACAAACCTTGCGAATTACGTCAAGCAACATTTCCCGCGCCGCAAGGTGGAACAGTTAAACGTGGATGATTTCGTGTACAACAACTCTGACTACAAAGCCGAAGTGGCACAGTTGTCGGAGCAACAAAAGAAAGACAAAAAGGTCATGCGGAGCTTGTTTGGCAAGTACAAGGACGATATGCACACCCTGTTCCGTCGCACTGTGTACGCTCGCATGGACGCAAAAAAGAACGTTGCCGTGGATGTTGCGGGACGGAATGTCCAATGGTTCCGAAGCTTCTTGGAGCCTGCGCGCAAGCACAATTTTGAGGTGCACATTGTATATCCATTTGTCACGAGTGTCAATGACCTTATGCACCGTATCTACACCCGTTTTGAGAAAACAGGTCAAACGCCTATCTCCAAAAACCTGGTAGAGGTAGCATTGAACAGTGCCCCTGGTAACTTGCGTGTCCTCGTGTCCATGTTCTATGATCATTTGCAACGAATCGTGATAATTGATACAGAGACCTCGTCCCACTACAATGGCAAAGAGGTGTTTGCTTGGGACCTGGTATCCAACTCATGCAAGTTTATGCAGGTGGAGTTTGAACCGTGTCAATTGAAGAAGCCGTGAATGATGTAGTCTTGTACCTGTTGTGGATGGGTAGCTTTGTACAGATAAACGTGCTTGTATGTATCTAGGCACACATCGTCCGATGCCCCATACCGCATCTCTTCATAGTAGTGATCTACTCCATACTTGTAGATCGTTTGTACATACCTTGACCTGCTGTTGGGATGCGCATTGATGCACGCTTGAATATCAGGATTTTCTAGCAACAAAAGAAGCCTTTTGCACTCTGCAAAGGTAGCCATGGTTATATGGCGCTACTATTTTTTGTTGGACTTCTGGAGCACAATGTACACAATCCAGGTAACAATAATGGAAAACAACAAGGCGGCTATATTCAAGGAACCGCTGTAGGCAACGGGGGCATAGTAGACAGGAGGTAACGGCACAGGTTGGACTGCGATATAGACCGATGGTGTAGATGGTGCAATGTCATTCCTATCGTACGTCTTTTTTTGGATGATGTCCATGCGCTTGGAGGCAAAGGTGTTGCCACCGATTCTCCCACTGCTACGCGCTTGTGTGCGCACCATGCGTTGTCGTAGATACATTTTACCTACAAGAACAGAAAAACATTCACTTTTTACTTGTGCGAGACCTTTACAATCTTGCCAAGCATCACCGCGCTGTTGCCTTCAAGGAAAGCAATGCGCGAAAGGCCTTCACAGTTTTGGAAGCTATCCACGACGATGGGGCGACAAGGTTCAAACACCACTTCCGCCATCTCGTTAGCCTTGAGGCTGGTGGGATCCTCTACCTTCTTGCCGCCAGTCTCCTTGCCAACCTTCCAGTTGATCTTGGTGATCTTGCATGCCGCATGACCACAACGCACGTACCCGATAGGCGAGTAACCTGGCTTGATCTCGTTGGGGATGTTGTCAAGCGTCTGGATCTGGGCAACAAAGTCCTTGACAGGCTGCAGTGTGGTGTCCGATTTGAGGATCATCACATCACCCGTCTTGGGCATGTTGTTCTTTTCCAGGTTCTTGACGTTCATACCAACGTTGTCGCCAGGCATTGCCTTCTCCACCCGTTTGTGGTGCATTTCCACAGAGAACACCTTACCAACGCAAGGGTTAGCCGTGGTGTGGGTGGGGATAAACACGGTCTCATCGCCAGGGCGAAGGATGCCCTGTTCCACGCGACCAGTAATCACATCGCCGACGCCCTTGATCTTGTAGATACCAGAGATGGGCACGCGGAGGGGAGCATCCACCTTGCGCTCTGGCACTTGGACGAAGTTGTTGAGGCAGTCTAGCAGAGTGTGCACGTGCACCGTCTTGTCGCCCACCTTGACGTCTTGACCCTTCCACCAAGGCATGTTCGTGGAGGGAGCGATGAGGTTATCGCCTTGCCAACCACTGATCGGTAGCACAGGGACGCTAGACTTGACAAAGTCATCCTTCCAACCCGTCTTCACGAGCATGTGGCGCATTTCCTCAGCAACCTCGTTGAATCGCTCTTCCTTGTAGCCAGCAGTGTCCGAGTCCATCTTGTTGACGCCGATAATGATCTGCTTCACGCCCAGAAGGTTGATAAGACGAGCGTGGGCACGGGTTTGGCCCTGGACCTCACCCGACTTGATGTCTCCCTTTTGCACAGCAGTGGTGAAGTTGCCATCCGCGGGAACCATAATCAGAGCGACATCGGCTTGGGCGGCACCTGAGATCATGTTCTTGATGAAATCGCGATGACCAGGGGCATCAATGATAGTGTAATGGAAGTTCTCCGTGAAGAACTCCTTGGTGGTGCACTGAATGGTCACACCGCGCTCACGTTCTTCCTTAGCACGATCCATGTAGAAGGCAAATGCAAACGACGATTTACCAAGGGCGGCGGCCTCGTCCTTTAGCTTTTGCATTTCACGCTCGGGAATGCCACCTAGCTCAAAGATGAGGCGGCCAGTGGTAGTAGACTTGCCCGAGTCTACATGCCCACAGATAACAATTGACATATGCTGCTTACCGTCCGACATTTTACAATCAGTAGACTAGTGTCGTGAGAAAATCTTAAATCATTTTACAACATTTGCAAGTGATATGCGTGCAAACATGAAAAAAGTGAAGATGCATATACACCAATATCAGCACAACACAAGCAACTACACAACTCTCACACATCGCTATCCACAACTCAAATTCAAGCAAGAACCGTTCAGGCTCGCAATGGCTACCCGCAAGGCTCCTATGGAGAAGGCCAACACCTATGATCTTGGAGTCCAGATGGCTGGATCGGACGGCCTGATGTACGAGGTGAAGGCGGACAAGAATGGGAAGCTGAGGTGGATCAAGGTTGCCGTGGAGAAGAAGACTCGCACCGCTACCAAGTCCCCTAAGGAGAAGGCCGCTACCATGGATGCGGGCACGATGATGGAGGGCCTTGATGGGGCCATGTACATCGTGAAGGAGAGCAAGACGGGTACCAAGCGCTGGTACAAGGTGGAGACGGAGACCAAGAAGCCCGAGGAGGAGTCGCAGGACAAGAAGCCCGAGGAGGAGACGGAGGACAAGAAGCCCGAGGAGGAGTCGGAGGACAAGAAGGAGAAGGAGCAGACGGAGGAGGAGGCGGAGCACTGTGATTGCGAGAGCTCGGGCTCGTCTACCACCACGACTAAGCCCAAGCCTGTGAGGAAGGCACCGAAGGAGTCGGCTGGCAAGTTTGAGGAGGGTCACCAGATGGAGGGCAGCGATGGTAACCTGTACATTGTGAAGGCCGATAAGAACGGCACCAAGAAGTGGCAGAAGCGCACCAGGAAGTAAAACATTCAACCAATCATGTAAAACCAAAAAAGAAACAATAAGCCAGTTTTGGCATTTACCATTCTTCGTCACACCAGCCGTCTGACCATGCACACGAACTTTCCACCATGTAGTTCTTGATGACACGTAAGGTGTTGTTTAGCCGCCGTACTTGTGCCCAATGCATTTTGGATTCCCTTGAGTATGGTGGGCATTCCTCAGCCTGTGTGATGTAATATGCGCGTTGTCTGTATGCAGAGACGTATTGGCGCCTCAACACCTTGCATCGTGTGCAATTGAGTGACGGTGAGGTCATTTGCTATATTACCATTTTTTGTTTTATATCACTTAATGAACTTCACCATCTTTGTTGTGCATTTGGAGCACTTTCCGACCATCATCTTGCGGCCATTCTTTGCAACTTCTTGCTTACCACCAGTCATAGTTTGTTTTGATTTGCACTTTACACAGTACGCTACCTCCTCGGCCATTAATGTTATATAAAATGAATGGATAAAAAATGACAATGGCCATCTGGTTTGAATGCCAATGGAATGTCTGATCGCAGGTATTGTTGTAGGGAGTTGTTGGGCTCTGACCATGTGTGGTGGATGTATGACGGAGAGAGTTATCCCCATTCATGAAAGAGCCCGAGTCGTTCCATTACCTGTAATCATACCACCTGATATAATCATGATGGACTGGGATCCAAAAACAATGGTGATTGTAGCTACACCAAGTGGGACATATGAGCTTGGCATGATGATAAAGTCCTAGCTAATTCTTTTGTGCTAAGTTACTTAAGACTCGTTTGTTACAATCTATGCATGGATGAAGTTGAGGTTATGCTGCACGAGATCACGGACCTTGAACGGCAACTGAACATGATGTTGATGAAAAAGAAGTATGATACGTGGATCAAGACCATATTTGTTGGGTTATTGTACCACTATGTACGGACGAATGGGATTCAACGATTGCACCAGTTACAACCGTCGGGGCAAGATCTTATGTGTTACATCTACATGGGTCACGTTCTATCGTCTGTTTTCACAAGAACACCAATTCCTAAGTAAGAGTTTGGTACTTCATTGTACTGATCCACAAACTCAGTGACATTGTTTGGGTACTGCGCTTTGATCTCTTGCCAAAAGCGGGCAACACCAGGGCAAGCTACACTGCAAATGTCGTGGAATACAATGATCTTGCTTTTTTCTGCTAGCACATCAAAATCGTGCTTCACACCCTCATAACTGTGGTCGCCGTCAATGAGAAGCAGATCAATCGGCTTGCTGGGGTACTTGTTTGCAAAGGTACCCGATGTTCCATGCACAAACTCGCACTCTGGATGCGATGAAATGTATTGTTCCAGCAAGCCATTGTATGGCGATGAACCCTCACCAGTTACCTTTCCAATCTCACCAATATCTACGGCATAACTTTGGAGGCTAGGGTTGAATGTCTTGAGGTACGTATGGGTGAACATAAACGTTCCTCCCGCAGCAACACCAATCTCAACATACGTGGTGATCGGGAATTGACGAATGAATGAAATGTACTTAGAGAACTGGTTGGGGTATTGCCAGATACCAATGCCCTTCCCACAATATGGGTGGAGGTGGAGAGGGAACTCCTTGAGTTGCCAACCAAGATATGGGAACAAGCCACACGACTTCACCGTGTTCTCCACTTGTTCTACACTTGCTTCCTTGGAAAGTGTAGCTACCAGGCCATCCAACAGGTCCATGATATAGTCTTGTTGCGTCATATACTTAAATGGCGTCGACGGCACTTGCTGGGATCCAACGGTCCGATCTCGCTGCCCATGAATGCATAATTCACACGAGGTGGGTAAGCCTCTTCACCACGTAGATCGTAGCTCATGTTCCTCCTCGGACAATCTTCAAAGCTTTCTAGTCGGTGTCCACATGCAAGTGCGATTGCTATTAGTATACATGCTACAAGCAAAAACAAGTATTCGTACATCCTATAACAGGAACGTATTAGAAACCTGGCTCTTGTCGTGAACCAAGCTTCTTCATCTCGTGCTCGAAAGTGTTGCTGAGGTATTCAATATAAGCATGATCTAGCTTTTGCTTGTTTCGTGAAATGTAGAACATGTTGCTGACAATGCCGCCAATCGTGTTGATGTAAGCCCCATTCACGTCAATGTCGTAGTGCGACAAGAACTCTAGAATCTCGCAAAACAGGCCCGTGCGGTCCGAGCATCCAAAGTCTAGGATGGTAAACGGAAACGTGCTAATGTTGTAGATAGAAATGGATGTGTTTGGGGGCAAGCCATTGTTGTAGAGTGGTACCTCATCCACTTGGAGTTGTCCTTGCAAGATGTCCTCCAATGTTTGCTTTGCACCGCTCATGGCGATTTCTTGGTTGTGTTTGATGTACATTGTTGTCCATTCATTCCAGTACTTTGCTTTGTGAATGGATAGGTTCATGCGCTTCAGCTCGTGCAGCAAAGGGGGAAGGGTTCGCCATTTGGCCTTTACGCTGATGCCAAGGGCTGTGCCATGAATGGGTTGCTCGATGATGTAGGGAAGCCTGAGAACGGGCATAAAGAGTACTTCTGATGTTCCTTTAAACCAATGTCTTTCAAGTTGCAATACATGTCGGACTTGCATATTGATATCAACCGACGCATACCTGCCATACCCAAAGAGGCCGAGTATCTAGCACTTTGTGGTGACATTGGTGATATCATGGACGACACCTATGAGAAGTTGATCAACCAGGTATCCAATACATTCAAAGAAGTCTTTGTCATTCTTGGTAACCACGAGTACTATGGTCATGTGATCGCCGATGTAGAGAGAAGATGTGTTGAGCTACAATTGCGGTATACAAATGTATACTTCCTAGACAAAAGAGCCGTAGTCGTAGATGGCGTGCGCATTTTAGGTTGTACTTTATGGAGTGATGTGAAGGACCATGTAAAGCAAAGAATGAATGACTACCGTCTTATCTTCAAAAACCAAAACGAGGTTCTAGAGCCCTTGGATGTAAGAAAAATACATCAGGAGCATGTTACATGGCTGAAAAGCGAAATTGGAATGTCATATCGCCCAACCATTGTCTTGACGCACCATGCGGCCGACATGCGCATGAACGGGAGATTCTTGGGAGGGCCAAACCAGTCTGCATTCGCGACGGACCTGATGGAGATGTTCGTGCCACCTATCAAGGCATGGATATGTGGGCATACGCACCAAAACATGACCTTGTACATCAACGGCATTCCACATACTGCAAACTGTCTTGGTTACCTAAACGAAGTACACAACTTTGATCCATGCAAGACAATTACGATTTCCACAACTTAAAGCTTTCTTTGTGGCTATGTTATATATATAAACATGATCTACGACGTCAACTCGCCGTATTTCAAGCGCTTTTTGGTGAAAAAGGCTACCTCCAGCAAGAATGCACTCTTGTCGCAGATCCAGTTGGACAAGGTGATCTCTGTTGTAGCTCCCACGCTTGGTCCCACTGGTTCGGTATAATAGTGTGGTGAATCTATAGATGAACCCTTATTTTGTTGTCCCTGAAGCAGTGTACACAATACTGGTTGTTTCGGTTGTAGCTATTGCACTACGGTCGTTTGTAATCGCTGGGCTTGTTGCGGGATTGGTCATCACACTCTTTGTTTACACACGTGGACCAGGGAAATTGAGATTAGAAAACCAAGATAGTGGGGCATTGATTGCTCCATGCGACGGGACGATCACAGATGTATATTGCGACACCAAGCATCAGACATTTGTTTCCATAGAACAAAACGCTTTGCAACGCCATGGATTCTACGCAATGTTGGATGCAAACGTCAACGAAATCAAACAAAATGGAACTCATACCATGATCAAGTTTGACAGCTACGCGGGACCTATTGTAGCGAGTATATTGACGACGTCTATACCCGCTAAGCTGCTAACGCACGAGGGTGACCTAGTGCGTAAAGGAGACCTGATCGCTTTCATATCTTCTACCGCGGCCATTGAGCTTACCCTCCCTATGTACGAAGCCGACATACAAATCCAAAAAAGAATGGAGATCACGGCTGGGAATATGATTGGTCATATACAACAGGTGTGGGTCTAAGAGTCTTTCGTGATATAGATTGTGAAGGGGCCAAACTTGAACTTCTTGTCTGCGTTTTTCTTGCGCTCATCGTCACATGTGCGCTGATAAGATGCCTCCAGCCCCTCTACTACGTGAAGGTACTTCTCCACCATTTCGCCATCAATACAGTACAGGGCGTAGCTGTCCGATGGTGTGATGTGCTGGAACACTCGGCATGTATCGTATGCGTCACGGGCGTCCGCAATGCTCACTGGCACGCGGGGGTGCGCTTGGAAGATCCCCCTTTGGTTGCGAGAATTCCCACACCTCACGTTGCGAGGGATAGGGGACGAGCGGAAGTTGTACGAAATCATAGCTACAATGGATCAACAATTTACATCATTTTTTACGTACGTGCAAAATGCAAACTCTCCACGGTCCGACTTTTGGCTCAGTTGATAGTGGGTTGTTAGGAGATCTAACGGAAAAAGTGTATCTGCCTCTGCTACGTCTTGGTAGACGTGTGTGACATGTACCTCCTTACAATCGGGATGCTTCAGGCCTTCTTCGTACACACGGGCCCCACCAATGACATACACGCGATGCATATTCGGTGTGTGGTATGCCATATCAAGAGCGGCTTGGAATGACGGCGCGACATTTGCACCTTGTATGTCGTGTTGTTGTGTTGTGATGACAATGTTCATGCGATTCTTGAGAGGCGCATGTGGCAACGAGTACCACGTCTTCCGTCCCATAATGACCGCATTGACCATGCCGACGGGTGCATTCGTGGTAAGGTCTCTGAAGTGTAAAAGGTCTTCTTTGATTTGCCATGGTATGTTTCCTTTGTAGCCAATTGCGCCATTGTTTGCGCACGCGACGATGATATCAAAACGGTTTGTTGTCATACAAAAAAGAAGATTGATACGCTTAAGCACTGTACACGCCGTCCACGACGCCCTTTGAGATACACTCGGTAGCATTCCAAATGACATCTTTGGTCAGAAGTTTGTCAAGGGCCTTGCGAGTAAGCTTGGTCTTTGACATGTAGTAGGAAGTGATATGTTCCATCACCTTCTTGAGGTTCTCCATCTCCTCTTCAATGGAAGACATCTTGCCCCAGACCCCCGAACGAAGCTCGTGGAGTAGCATGTATGCATTCTTTGAAATATACCGCTTTTCGCCAGCAAGGGAGATGAGGGTGCCAGCCGAGGCAACAAAGCCATCCACTACCGTGTAGACTGGGACGGACAGTTGTGTGATGGTATCCACAATCGCAAATGCCGAGTGGATTTCACCTCCGTTGGTAGTAAGATGAAGATAGATCGGCAGGGGATCCGTGCCATGAGAAGCTGCAAACATCTTTTGACGGAGCTCCACACTGCGAAGCTCACGACAAAGGGCAAACGAAGTGTCGCTAGAAATATCGTCGTTAAAGTACACGTGGTTTAGGCTCGAGTAAACGCTTGCGCTGTTGCCAAACCCAAACTTGGGTAGCACAATGGAAGGGAGAATGTCCCCATCGTCATCATCATTGCCTTTCATGACAGGCTCGGCCTCAGCCTTGCGCTTCTTGTTCATCCACCGTACGGACGCCATGGTCGTGTACGAATATAGTGTGATTTTCTTAAGTAAAGATCGTGGGTCGTACCTCCACCAGGATGGGGCTGATGGTGAGGTTGTGGAGTGCATTGCTGTAACAACGTTTCCGCTTGGATACCTCGGCACTAGTATGGGAAACCTGCCAACCCTCGGGCGGCTCGCCATTGAAAGCGCGCCATACGATGTCGTGCATGTAGTACGTTTTTGCTTCGTGGTCTGACGATTGGAATGTATAGATGCGGAATGGCGTGCTAGCATCCGCAAAACCCTTGGATGCTTGAAGCAGACTGCCACTGGGTTTCACATGTCCCTTGCATGACACATGGTAGTCCTTACCAAGAATGCGTACGTGCCGCCATGTAGTAGGACGAATCGCAAGACCTTCGTGATCCTCTGGGTGGTCTTCATAATCCGAATACACCGATTCTTCCTCCTCGTCGTGTTCTTGATCGGACTCGTCGGGAAGGTATTCGACTCCTCCATCCACAATGTCGTCATCATAGCGCGAAGGCATCTTCGTTATTGATTACGTGTGCTTTTGAAAAACTGATGCAATATTTTCTTAAATGGATATTCATGGGCAAGTGAAATGTATGACCTTGTCAAAAGGGTCATCAAAGCTCAGAATGAGGACCTCATATGTCGTATTGCAGAACGGTTTGGATTGGATAAAGACGCTATGCTATCAAAGTACGCCCGCCCCACATTCTACCTTCCAGATGTCACCGTGAAACCTGTAGCAATCACATACACCACCAAAACCAAAAAAAGTAGCACGATATACTAGAAAACTTATGTCTGAACGCAAAATTGTCACTGCCCGCCGTTCCACCGCAACTGCTTTTGTAGTTTCCGATACGGACCTTGTTGCTACACTGACGGCCAACCAAAAGTTGCACCTAGCCTACCAACGGTTGTTGAGCTTGAATGAATTGGTCGCTCTGTTTGGTACCGTGGAGCTGGCCAAGAAGCGTCGCGAACGTGTCCGCAAGTACATCCGTGAGATCGTGAACAACATGCCCGTTGCCGTGAATGGAGAGACCGTCGGCGTATTCTTGGGTCAAGTGAAGTTTTTGCTCCAACGCCGTGTCATGAACATGACGGCTAGCCCCCAAGCTGTTGCTCCCATGCAAGTTTCGCCCCCAGCTACTCGCCCCGCTACCACAACTGGTCGCAAGCGCACCGCCAAAAACTCTCCTGGCAGCCCTGGTCAGATGCTCGCATCCATGATGGCCTCGCTGGGTTTCCAAGAGGCACGCCAACCTACCAAGCGCGCTAGCAAGAAGGTGCGCGAAGATGGCATGGACATTGATATCGCGACCCGTCGTAGCACCCGTCAAGCAGCTGTCGAACAGGAAAAGTCGCAGAAAGCCGCGAAAGACGCCGCCGAACGCGAACGCCTAGCTTCTCTAACAGCTCAAAAGAAGGAGCTACGCAAGAAGAAGGCGGAAGATCGCAAGCAAGTGCGCAAGGAGCTGGAGACCATTGACGAAATGATGGCTCGTATGTGGCACTAAAATTTGATGCATACATCTCTTTTGTCTTAAGGATATTCCAATATCATACAAGTAACCATGAAGCAAGAGCACGGCTATCTTGAACTACTCGGCAAGATTCTAGAGGAGGGGGAGGAACGTCACGGTCGGAATGGCATCACCAAGGGCCTCTTCGGCGAGCGTCTTGAGTTTGACCTAAAGAAAGGGTTCCCTCTCCTGACGACGAAGAAGATGTTCTGGCGCGGCATCGTGGAGGAACTTCTGTGGTTCCTGAAAGGTAGCACCGATGCGAACGAACTCAAAGCAAAGGGTGTCCATATTTGGGATGGTAACACCACGCGCGAGTTCCTAGATGCCAAAGGCCTTTGCGACTATGCCGAGGGAGAGTGTGGACCCATCTACGGCTATCAATGGCGTTGCTTTGGAGGAGACTATCCCAAGCTTGAAAACGGTATGGATCAAATCAAGTATCTGCTGCAAGAGCTCACCACTAACCCACACGGTCGTCGCGCCATTCTTTCGGGATGGAACCCCAAGCAACTTCACCAAATGTGTCTGCCTCCATGCCACGTCCTCTACAACTTCTATATGTCGTCTAAGGGCCTATCGTGCCAGATGTACCAGCGCTCGTGCGACACATGTGCGGGTCTCCCTTTCAACATTGCGTCAACCTCACTGCTGACGACCATTCTGGCCAAACTTCTCCATGTGGAGCCTCACCGTGTCATCATCGTGATCGGCGATACGCATATCTATGAAGAGCACTACGATGGTGCCAAGGAACAGGTGACACGCGAACCTATGGCCTTCCCAACCATGTCTATTGCCAAGGATGCTCCTCCAGTAGATGCATCCGTAGAACAAAAACTAGCTTGGCTTGAGGAGCTTGCCCTCCATGACTTCGTACTACAAGACTATCAATCACATCCCACCATCAAGTTCCCTATGGTTGCTTGACGATATAATAGAAAGCAGCTGGCTGATCACGCCATGCAAAGTCACTCTCTTCATTATACTTTTTGAGCGTGTGGTTGTAACCATCCGTTGGCGGGCGATCTGGATGATATGCGTATGCCGTCCCTTGGAAGAAGTGCTTCATGGTCATCGTATTCATAATACCTACTTTGAGTTTGATGTGCCTATGGAGGATTAGGTCAAGGCCCCATAGCCAAGGGTTTTTGTCATCCAGGTGTTCATAGTAGGTCGCAAAGGACGCATGGTCCATGAAGTAACAGAACAGTTCACAAACAGGTGTGATCTTGAATTCGTATGGCGAATCGGGAGAAGTTAGCATGTACTTGTACACGTGTTGTGAGTCTTGGGTGAGCGAAGGTGATATGATATTGAGGTTGAAAAACTCTTTGATCTCCATGATTCTTGCAAAGTCTACGTTAGGTTGCAATAGGATATCGTCGTACAAGATCAAGACATAATCGTACTTAGCAGTGCTAGCGGGAGTTGCGTGACGCATGAGGAAGTCACCAGGGAGTCCTGCCTCGCGTACAACATTCACACAGGGAAGGTCGGTTATGTCGTGTGGTAATGGGGTTTCGTCATATGCGCATATGGTAATCTTGATATCAGACCATTTGTAGGCAAGAATGTGTTGGAGGTTGTAGCGCAAGATCTGTTCTTTGATGTTAGCGTGGGGTGCGCCATAACCTGGAATGATCACAAACAGCGACGGCATGTACTACATGTAAATGCAGCGCTTAAGTAAACATTTGCGGAAAAATTGAAAATTTATGGTTTAAGGAGTCAAGACTTGTGTATCAAGTAACAGATATCGACATGGCGACGTTGTACCAGCTTGCGAATACGTTGTGTGATCGGCGGCGGTGCCTCACGCATTCCGACTGCAAGATCATGATGAGCCCTGGCTTCAACCACGCGGCCGCATTCTTCCCTCATGGCTGCTTTTTTCAACCTGCTAAGCTATGGCGAGAATATGTACAAGGATAGCTACGAGCGAGGCACTATTCACGCAGAGCACAACGCCGTGCAAAAGCTTCCTACTCTCCCTCGGAAAAGCAGACTAAAGAAAATAGATCTTCTCGTCATTCGCACAAGCAGGGTCGGGACACTTGGCAACTCCAAGCCGTGTGTCCACTGTCTCACCATCCTAAAAACCAAGCTACCAGAAAAGGGTTACTCCCTCCAGAAGGTGTACTACTCGGAGGCAGGGGGTAACATTGTGAGCACATCCTTTGTCAAGTTGTTGGAGTCAGAGGAGGGGCACTGCTCACGGTTTTATAAAGAGCGCTTGTATCAGGTAAAATGAAAAATAATCTCTGTTCAAACTGATAGAGTAAACATCCATGAAACTAAAAATGCACATGATCAGTCAAGCGGTGGTTTTGGTATTCTCCATGTACGCATGCATCCATTTCATGGTATCTCAGGAAGTAGGACATGTTGCCAAGTTCATCGCACTGGTGGTGTTCCTAGTTACCCTTTGGCTGGCATTCCGCCGCGACACCTATTTGCCGTTTTTGGGTGACGCTGCATTCCCCAAGTCGTTGATCCCAACAGAGGTATCTCCAAAGGACGCCAACACGGAGATCCGTGTACCTTTTGATGCGAAAGACGGCACGCGTGTGATTTATTGGGGCGCCCAACCCACCAACCCTCGCACAGTATTTCCCACGCCTGCGTTAGCCTATGGAGATTACAGCAATGCGGGTGTAGCTGTGATCAAGAATGGTGAAGCATTGCTGCGGTTCCAATGCCCGTCGGAATACTATGTCCCAACGGGCAAGAAGATTGGCCGTCACGTCCACTACCGTTTGTGCTGCCAAATGTCAGGATTGCTTGGACCCGTGGAAACCCTATGGGTCAAGTGCTAGGCGAATTTCTTTTTCTCAACAATTCAACTTAAAGAATTACTTGTTACAGAAAGGAGGATAATGGGCAATCAAACGTCTCGTAATATGTCATATGACCAATACTACGAGTTCCTCAAACAACAGAATGGAGGAAGCGTTCAGAATGTCCAATTTGATCTTTCAGGCATGAACCCATACGAAGTGCTTGGGGTGTCCAAGAACTTTTCATGGGAAGAGCTGAAAACGGCTTACCGAGCGAAGGCCAAGATGGTCCATCCAGACAAGGGCGGATCGCAACAGATCTTTAACCTTGTCACGGATTGCTTCCGCCAACTTGCCACAGAGTACAAGATGAAGCTAGAGGCCCGACCACACCACGAGCTGAAACAAGAGTCTCAGAGCTTTTACGTGGACCGCCCCATGCCCAATCGCAACCTTGATCGGGACGACAATTTTGCAGACAAGTTCAATCGCATGTTCGAAGAGAACAAGTTGGATGACGACGAAAGTGCGGTTGGCTACGGCCATCTTATGACCAAGTCTTCACCCAACCGCGATGATATCGAGATCCCGAACATCATGAAGAAGTACAACAAGGATCGTTTCAACAAGGAGTTTGAAAAGCATGCCCCATTGTCTAAGGACGTGGTCGTGTATCGGGAGCCCGAACCGCTTCAACTAGCAAAGCGGATTCAGTTCACGGAGCTGGGAGGTACCACCGATGACTTCAGTAGCACAGGGGAAAAGGGCGAAAAACGTGGTCTGCAGTACACGGATTACATGAAGGCACATACCACCTCAAGGTTGGTAGATCCTAGGAGCGTTCAACAACGCAAGGAATACCGTAACGTGGATGAGTACGAGGCGGCAAGGGCACGAGCAGTGGCACGAGCAGCTACATCTGATGAACTTGAATGGATGGAGCAACGAAAGCTTCAAGAGGAACGCCGCGAGGAGGAGCGTTTGATGCGGTTGAAAGAACGCGACGCTGCCATTTCAAGGCATCACGAGCAAGTGAATCGCCTAACGTTGCGATGAGCTCATATAAGGATTTTGCATAAAAGGATATTATCAGGTCAAGATGACTCACAAGTTCTACGACGTACTTGGGATTCCCAAGGGGAGCAGTAAGGAGGACATCAAGAAAGCCTACAAGAAGATGGCTATCCAAATGCATCCCGACAAGGGCGGTGATCCTGAAAAGTTCAAGGAAGTCGCGAACGCATATCAAGTCCTAAGCGACGATGACAAGCGGGCTCGTTATGACCAATTTGGCGATGAAGGCTTTGCCGAGAACGATGGGGGTGGTCATGGATTCCATGGCGTGGATCCACATGCCATTTTCGAGCAATTCTTTGGTGGTGGTGGCGGTTTCCCTTTCGGGGGCATGGGAGGGTTTGGGTTTGATGTGCACCCTCATCATGCAGGACCACCTCGCAAACAAGACCACGTCCATCCTTTCAGAATCACCCTGGAAGATGCATACAAGGGAGTACAAAAGACACTAAAAGTAAGTCTGAACAAGATTTGTAGCAAATGCAAAGAGCAGTGCTATGCTTGCCAAGGAAAAGGGCACGTCATGGATATGCGGCGCATGGGCTTCCTCACCCAAATGATGCAACGTGCATGTGGTACGTGTAACGGTGCGGGGTTCATCGCGAAGGGTAAATCGGGATGCAAGGAATGCAATGGCGGGGGGAGTTTCAAAGAGGAACACAAGATTGACCTCAATCTGCCCGCGGGCGTGCACCATGGTCATCATTGTGTGTTCAAAGGTCTCGGGGAGCAAGCGCTCTCGCCTGGAGAGGTATCGGGAGATCTTGTGTTTGAAGTGCATGTCCAGAATGACCCCAACTTCCAACGCCAAGGAAACGACCTCATCTTCACGGTACCCATCAGCTTGAGTGAGACGATTGTAGGCAAAGAGGTAAATGTGCCCCACTTTTCGGGGGCCTTCTCGTTGAACACTTCAGAATTTGGTGTAGTGCAACCCAACAAACCTTACGTGGTGAAAGGCAAGGGCATGCCTGGTGGGAACCTAGTCATCTTGTTCCATATCAACTATCCGTCGGTCAAACTTACAAAGGAGGACCGTGACAAAATCAAAGCACTGCTAGAAAGCGTTGGACTCTAGTAAGAGTATGAGTGGAAGAAGGAATCATCTCCGCTATTCATGAAACGGAGTAGGTCGGGGTATCCCGAGTAGTACGTGCGCTGTGGCTCAACCAACTTGTCGCAGTAACACACCTTGTCGGGTACATTCCGAATGGGGTTGGTGGGGTTGCGAACATCGTACACCTTGATGTCCCTGAAGTGGTTGATCGTCTCTCCCGTAGCACAAGCACACCCGACATCGTATGTTTTGTTTTGCATGTTGTATGTGATATCATACAAACGGTCGTTGAACTCGTTCTTTGCTTGGACACTGAAGATGCCGTTGGTTTGGCCCGATGACCGCTCCCGCAAACAACGTGATTTCTGTTTCACTACCTTTTGAATGGAGGAGTAGTGGAAGAGGATCACAATCAGCAGCGTGAAGGACATGGTCACAAGAAACAAGGTGATCTCTTTGAAAGTTACGCCACGAAACATATCTCCGAAGCCTAATTTGAGGTTTTCTATGAAGCCCATGGTACACTCTATTTGATGCAGAGATTTGAAATTACATGGGACGGTTGCTGATCAATTTGGAGTACGACTGCATTGACTTGACTTTGCACTTTGTGGACGCAGAACTGTTCTTTATGAGAGCTTGGGCCTTCTCCATACCTCCCATATCGTTGTAGATGGGTATGGTCTCTTCTTCAATGCATTGCAAGTATTCGTCTTGGATCTGTTGTACCTCGTCTTCTTCATATGGAGATGGTTTGGACCCCTTACGGATCGCGGCCTCACTTGATGACGGTCCAGATACGCTATAGGTTGGTGGAGCTGGCGTTCTTACTCCTGATATCTTTGCGCGCGTGTAGCTCTGAACATAAATAAGCGACTTGCCAAAGAAGTTCCCTACTGCACGCCCGACTCCTGACAACCGCCCCTCGACGCTTTGGTTGGAGAAGATGATCTTGCGCAATGAATCGATCAGTTGCAGAACACCCGCTTTCTCCAATGGCCTCCATGGCGGCATTCGCAACAGGATCATCTTGAAAGGGATGGGGAAGTTGGGAACATACTTTTTGATGATGAGCCACGTGATGTAGACGAGGATCAAGAACAACAGAATCCACTTGAAGATGAGGTTCATTAGAAACACAAAAACGCCGTAAAGGCCGCGCCAGAGTGGTTGAGGTGGAATGTAGGGCCACATCTTCAAATGTGGCAGCACAAACCACCTTCCTATAAACCACAAAAGGTACGCTACGATAAACACACACATGAATGTTATTGGATCCATTGTGTCCTCTCTAGTAAACGTGGAAGGATTTTTCTTTAAGAAGCAGCATCCGCACGCAACATAGCACCACTATCAAGCTGAAGAGGAGGCAGATAGGTGGCCATATGGTGTATGTCGGATATGCACGAGTAACAAGCCAGTACGATCTTGTCTTTGGTGTTGTTGATGATCTCCTGCGGATTGCTGTTGTTCTTGGACAACTGCTCCTGGAAGAGCTCCAAGAGCGCGGAAATAGTCTCGCCAATATCCATTGCGATAGTTTGTTCAAAACAAGATGGAACGCTCAAATTTTGCGAAATTATACGACATTCCGAAACAAAACTTTTTGTAACATGTGCCTTCCAACTTTGGAAAATTTGATATCCCAATTGATAATACGTTATCACCACACTTGTAATTGACTTATTTTTCCTGAACTGTGATACATATCAAGATGTCTGTGTCCAAGAAGCCTTGCAAGAACCACCCCTCCTACACCTTCTCTGGGAAGGAGTCCAGTCCGCTTGGGCTCGGCTACACTGCGGAGGCAGAGCAGGTCGGTACCGTGATGGAGGGGCGTGATAAGACGATGTGGATGGTGGGGATCAAGAACGCTGTCAAGGTGTGGAACCGCATCCCTACGCAAGTGGCGGCTTCGGTGGTGAAGCCCATGGAGAAGGATACCCCTGTCATGAAGACGGATGACGATGCGGGTCCTTCTACTCCTCCCACCGAGCCCAAGAAGGACGAGAAGGAGGAGGTATCGCCCCCCAAGGAAGAGAAGAAGCGTGCACCCAAGAAGGCCGCGCCCAAGAAGAAGGCCGAGGAGGCAACTGAGACCTCTTCGGAGACCTCTGAGAAGAAAAAGAAGGCCCCTACGGCTTTCAACATCTATATGAGCTACCGTGTTGCAAAGCTTGGCGAGGAGCACCCCGAGATGAACCACAAGGCCAAGTTTTCTCAGGCGGCTGCCGATTGGAAGGCCATGGATGCGGATGCCAAGGCGAAGGAGGCCGAGATTGCTCGCGAGTGGAAGGCCGCGAAGAACTAAGACGAATTAACGAAAAACAAAAAATAAAACACCCAATTTTTGGGTTTGTTTTTTCTAGTGTTACTGTAGTGGTTTTATAAATATGGGACATCGCCATGTCATCATGTATGTAGCACTCATCCTTGTTGCGGCTGCAATACACACATGGATATCACATAGGACAGTGGAAGGATTCCAAGCAACAGAAGCAGCTCCTGCCGTAGCGCCTACCGTCACGCCCGCTGCAGCGCCCGAGGTAACTCCTGAGCAACAACATGATGCGGAATTGGCTAACAACCTAGATTTGTCATGGTTAGGTGAAGACCTTTTGTCACAATACCCAACCAACTATGAGCCCAATGTGATCCCCGCCCCCAATCTAGAGGCGGTACCTGCACAAGTGTACTACACCGACAAGAAGAGGGAGTGTGACTTGCCTGGTGCATTCTACATTGGTGACATTGTGGATGATGCATACAAGATTGATCTAGGGTATGACGTTGAGTACTACAAGCGATTGTATGAGGCATTGAACAAAAAGTACACGACAGGCAATCGTAATCCGACGCCCCAAGAAAACGATGTGCTAATGCAGGTGGATGATTTGATCAAACAGTATGCCCGTTTCCCTGGTCCACACCAGATCAAATGCAAGATTGAATTGCCAAATTGGTACACTATCCGCCCTAAGCGCAAGGATTTTGAGAATGACGAGGAATTGATCTTGGGGGACATCTCTCAAAATGCAAGCCGAGGCCCTCCTGAACATTGGGCTTTCATTGGCAGGGAAAACGTTAGTCCTGGGATGTTGGATGGCAATGGTTTGCTGTATGCCAAAGTTGAGAATGATAACCAAGAGGATGTAGATGATTACTACTACTTGGAAGTCAGTGGGAAGAAGCTTGCAAGGGGTGCCTTCCCAAGCTTTTCGGAGGATATCGTGAAACGCCTACATTGTAGCGAGATGCCTCTACTAACTGACTTTGTGGTCACATGTGGCTTGCGCATCGATCCCAAGACAAACATTGTGACCTTTATTCGGAACAATGAACCCGTTGCTCCAGAAACATTGTCGGACGTGGATATCATTAAGTACTTCCGACCATTCTTTGTAGAGCAACAAGCAGTCCAAACAGCTAACAATAGTGAAACGGTGTTTTCCTTTGCTGAAACTGCATCTAAACCAATCATCCGTCTAATCAAGGACTCATGCAATGCAATCGTCAAGGAACTTGTACCTGCGAATGTGACGATCACGTTTTCTAAACAAGCAACCTTGAAGACAGTCACGAATGGCGATGGCAACCGCTTCTATAAAGGAACCGTCACTGACTTGCAGGCAAATGACCGCCAGCTCAATACAGAGGTTAATAAGAAACAGGGTATTCTGAACAATGCGTTGACTAGGTACCTGTCTGATTGGAACAGGTACAGAAGTAACGTGAACGAACTGCATAGATTAGGTGCCTTGTTAAAAGCGATCACTGTTGGCGCCTGGATCTTGGAAAGGATTGGAAGGGCTGTCCGATGGTTGTCTCGCAGCTTGCGTAATAGGATTAATGATCGTATACGAAGCCTCAACAACCAAAAGGTACAAGTGAGAGCACGGATGAACGCCGTCAGACATTCCATTGATGCTACTCGGGCGTCTATGCAAACATCACGAAACAATTACAGTGCAGCCAATAGTGACCTGAATTACACGCTGAGTATCAAGAACAATGTGAACGAGTACATCAAGTTTATGAACGACGAGTTGTTGAAGAACATCCGCAACATGTTGGCAACCGACAAGCTGGTGCTGGTGCCCGACACAACAGGACTTGTCCCCGCATACTGGAAGTATCTATCATATGATGGCAACTTGTATGTGATGCTAGAATAACCTTCTTTTGTTTTTGATAGGATGTTTGAGCTACAATACAAACCTGGGGTCCATCACAAGTTGTCCGAGCACGAGGCGGTGTTTGACATTTTATGGGAGAAATCGGCCGTCTCTGATGTGGGAAAAGAAACCTACCCTACACATGCAGATTATGCCAAGATTAGAAAGAACAAGGTGTACAAGGACCTTGCGGCTGCGAGGCGTAAGATATCGGCGATCCGTGTGACATGGGGATCCATCAAGATACGGACAGTCTACGTTTATGTAGCTCCAACACTTATGAAGGAAGATCCACACGCGGTGGAGCATATCATTTGCGCTGTACTCAATGGCTTCCTTCCCGATGTTCATATGTCCGATATCAAGCTGGTTGTTACACATCAAGATAAGGAGGTGTCAGAAGTGTTGGATGAATGTGTTCACAAGATGCGCAAGGTCATGGCGGGACGCATGATGGCTATGCTTCCTGGAAATGTAGCTACACCAACTTTCATGGCAAGTGCGTTGGCGAAGTTGTTCAAAGGACAACCACGATGCAAGGTGCAGATGTTCAATCAATCGGACTTGCGTAAGAAGGGATTTGGAATGATCTTGGGTGTTGGCAACAGTGCACAAGCAAAGCCTTGTTTTCTTGTAGTGACAAGGAAGGGCAGCAAAAAGGATTCTCCAAAGATTGCGGTGGTTGGCAAGGGAATCACCTTTGATTCTGGGGGTCTGGCGGTAAAAGACTTTAGGAACATGGTAGATATGAAGTTTGATAAGATTGGTGCCGTGTATGCTGCGATGGCAATGCTTCACATGATAGAAGACCCACGTTGGGATCACGTCACCTTCATTGGAGCATTCCCCTTAGCCGAAAATGCTATTTCGGAGAGGGCGTTGCACCCTGGGGACGTCATCAAGAGCTTCCTTGGAAAATCTGTGGAGATCACAAACCCTGATGCGGAAGGCAGGTTGGTGCTTGGGGATGCGTTGGGTTATTTGCACGACCTACATCCTGACCTGGTGATTGATATAGCTACACTTACGGGTCATGCATCGGATATCAACTGTTGGCATGCAGGGTACTTCTTTGCGAATACCGAAGAGATGAAAGATCGTGTAGAAGATCTAACCGATAAGATTGGTGAACGCATGTTGCCCATGCCTACTTGGGACGATTACACGGATGTCCTAAAGAGCAATGTAGCTGATTTGGCAAACAGCCCGTTGGAATGTGGGGACGCTTTCATCGCAGCCTTGTTCTTGAAGGAGTTTGTACCTCCTCATGCAAAATGGCTCCACATCGACCTGGCACACGAGACCGACAGCAAAATGATACCCAATGGTAATGGTATTCGCACGGTGATCAATGTGATGGAAGACTATTTAACTAAAAAATGATGACACGCTTAAGGATTGCTTTATACATACAGATATGGCGCTCTGCAAGGACTCCCCCGTTCTATTGATTGACACCAGCTACTATGTTTTTCATAGGTACTTTGCAACACTACGATGGTACATGTATCAGCATGATGAGGTATCCAATGTGTTGTCGCAACCCGAATTTGTGAACGCTTTCTTGAAGCATATGGAGCGTGACTTTCAAGACTTCAAAAAGAAGTACAAGGCGCCAGCAGGTAACCTTTGGCTCATGAAGGATTGTTCGCGTTGCAACATTTGGCGATGTGGGTTCTTCCCTGAATACAAGGCATCTCGCGTGCACTCGGAGTCGTTTGATGGTGGCATTTTCCCAATTGTGTATGAGTACCTTGAGACACACAAGGATCGCCTTGGTCTGTCCTTCCTGGAACAAGACAAAATGGAAGCCGATGATCTCGTGTACCTTTTCCAAAAGTACATTCGTGACAAGGGGTACAAATGCCAGATTGTCGTGTTGGCAAATGACAATGACTATCTTCAGCTTGTGTGTGACCAGGTGCAAGTTATCAACAAGGAGGGCAAGCACATTGCAGAGCGAGGCCTTGGAGATCCCGAGAAGGATCTGTGGAAAAAGATCCTAACTGGCGACAAAAGCGACAATATCCCGTCTATTTGCACGGGGATGGGGCCAAAGACGGTACAAAAGCTGCTAGACATGAGTCCCGAAGAACGCGAAAAGTGGATCCGCGAGAAGGGGGCATGGGAGCAGTATTTGAGGAACAAGAGCCTTATTGATATGACGCAGATCCCTTCCGAGCTAGCATCAGGCGTTTATGACCAACTTGAAAATTTGAAAATTATTTAAGGAATAAGTCGTGTTGTTATCTTTAAATGGTTTTGATCTAAATCTTGAGCATGAGCACAGATCAAGACGACTTGTGGGACATCTTAGACTGCCTTCGGGCACCTGATGTACCCTTCAAAAATGACAGTTCTGGTGATGACGAGTTGGTATGTGAAGCATGCGGAGCGAACAGCATGGTCGTTGAAGATGGTCAAAATATATGCACAAGTTGTTGCACGGTGATGGGTCGCATCATTGACCACACCGCAGAATGGAGGTACTATGGTGCGGATGATAGCCGTGATGAAGATCCTACACGTTGTGGACTTCCAACCAACGACCTCCTCCCAAAATCTTCGCTTGGGTCCATGATTGGTGGACGGCGAGGAGAAAGCAAGGACATCCGTCGGATTCGCATGTATCAGATGTGGAACAGCATGCCATATTGGGAACGAAGCCTTTACAACGTGTTTGAACAACTGTCACAAAACACGGTGAACCATGGAATTCCCTCCAAAGTCCTAGATGATGCCAAGGTCCTATACAAAAAAGCAAGTGAGAAGAAAATCAGCCGCGGCGAAAACAAAGAAGGCCTTATCGCTTCCTGTATCTACTTTGCATGCCTTCTCAACAAGGTCCCGCGGTCGCCTAAGGAGGTGTCCCGCATGTTTAACATCGATCCCAACGTCCTCACAAAAGGAAATGCCCGCTTCCAAACACTACTTCAAATCAATGTAGAATCATCCGAGGCAGAGGACTTCATTTCAAGGTTCGGTTCTAAACTCAACATGGACTATGCGGATATCCAAAAGTGCAAGGAGCTCGCGAAGAAACTAGACGACCTGGAGATTGTGTCCGAGAACGCACCAACGTCTGTCGCAGCAGGGACACTCTATTACTATTGTATGTCCAAAGACATGGACTACAACAAAAAACAGATTGCAGATATTTGCGAGGTATCCGAAGTGACCATCACAAAATGCTACAAACGACTGTCTAAATACAAGCACCTACTGACAGTTTAGAAATCCATCTCATCAGGATTGATATTCAGTTCTGTTGGGATAACCGACTTTCCTCCCTGTAGTGATACAGGTTTTGCGTATTCAGAGACACGTACTTCAAAGAAGCTGCTCTTGCCCTCAAGGGATGAGATTTCGGCAAACTGGAAGGGATTTGTTTTTTGGTACTTCTTCTCATAACCAAGCATGACAAGGAGACGGTCCGCGATGTACATGATGTAATCCTTCATCAGGTCGGCGTTCATACCAATCATGTTGCAAGGGATAGACTCGGTGATGAACCGCATCTCAATGCCAACCGCTTCCTCAATCATGTCGTGCACCACTTGGGATGAAAGTCGGTTCTTGAGCTTTGAGTACAGAAGGCATGCGAACTCGGTGTGAAGGGACTCGTCACGACTGATGAGCTGATTGGCAAAGCTTAGGCCAGGAAGGAGACCGCGCTCGCGAAGCCAGAAGATTGCACAGAACGACGCCGAGAAGAACAGACCCTCCACAATTGCAAAGGCAATCAGTCGTTGACCAAAGCTTGCCTCCTTGTCATGGATCCAACGGATGGCCCATTCAGCCTTCTCGCGGATGGCGGGGAATGTCTCCACGGCATTGAACAGCTGGGCTTGCTTGACGGGGTCCTTCTCGTATGTGTCAATTAGCAGACTGTATGTCTCCGAGTGCACGGCTTCAATCGCATTCTGAAAGGCATAGAACTGCTTTACTTCTGGGATAGGGATCTCATTGGAGAAACGAAGCGACAGGTTCTCCATGACGACACCATCCGAAGCCGCAAAGAACGCAAGCACGTGATTGACAAAGTATTTCTCATTCTCGCTCAGGCGTTCAATGTCGGCAAGATCTTGTTGGAAGTTGATTTCATCTGCTACCCAATAGGAAGATGTAGCCTTTTTGTACATTTCGTAAATGTCGGGGTATTGGATGGGAAACAGAACATACTTGTTCTTCTGTTCCGTGAGAAGATCCTCGGTAGCATCCATTGTTTCCAAACGGTCTATCTTAGACTTAGATTTTTGTCCTTAGGCCTATTGGACAACTTAAAGAGCACACACGGATAGTTATTTGTACGTATCAATTTTTCTCCACACACGACGCGTGGGAGCTTGGCATTCTGTTTTGTTGGAAATGTGTAAGGATGTCAAAACATGAAGACCTAATGATTGCGATTATGCGAAATGATCTTGAAAGTGCATTGTACGAAACAGGCGACTTATTACGTAAAGGTGCTACCGAGATGCTTGAGACCACATGGATATATACACTTGCTAGGGTTGCCGAAAACGTGAGATTGCCACATGTCGGTGAATATCAGAGGTGTATCATGACTTTGAAGAAAATACTGGATGATGAGGAAATACGTATCAAGGACGCCTTCCTGTTCACTGTCCGACTATCGTTTCTGTCTTCAAAATACACGTGCCAGTATGCCCGACCGACTATTGGAAAGCTGAAAGAGAAGGTGATCATGCATTTTCCCGAAGGAGCTACATTATCTCCCAAAGGTGCGGAATTGTTTCAATCCATACTTCCACCCAAAGAAACCGACGAGCACGCATTCTTGCAACGGATTCTTGCAGGTCTTAGCAAGTTGTGGGCCCAGGAACAATGGGATGATGTGCGATTGGCGATGGAGTACCTATCTCGCAAACGCTTGGCCGTACCAAAGCCAAAGTGGATCATGCCAAATGTCGTAGATGATGGGGACATCACATGGGTCTTGTGGGGTGCAGTCCTGTTGTACTTTTCTAAAGATCCTATTGTAGCTACAATTTACCATCTTTTTACGTTCCATTTCAAGAAAGGAGCAAAGAGCGATCGTCTTGGACTCTTGTGGTCTGTATCTTATATTCATTCTTGTAGCTACAATGAAGTAGATACATGGACATTGCCAGAGAAGACGATGTATCAACACATTGAAAACAACGTACAAGACCTTTGGAACCAACTCCAACCTGAAGATGTGCTTACCGAGCAGTCGTGTGTAGAGTTTTGGCATCAGTACATGCCCCGTGGGTTGCAGAGGGCAGCATACTCCGAACCTTTCAAGGAGGAAAAACGCACCTTGCGTATCAAAGGCAACAAGGATATAAAAGAAACGTCAGGGAAAGTTAACAAGGTACTCAAGGCAAATGAAGCCGATCATTCTGATTCCTGGTATCGGGGGCTCTATCTTAGTAAACAAAAACCAACCAACCCAACGTATCTTGAACAGTGATGTCCTTCACAACCGATGGTTCAATATCTATCCCTACATCCCGTCCAAAGTAGAGCAATGGAAAGGCGACATGTCTTGTACGATCCACCGAAATCACCAAGGAAAGATCATTGGACTATCTAATGACAAGTCCCACTTGTTGACGGTGGATCCACGTGGCACACAAGGCATCAAAGATGTTGTTCCTGAGTTCTTGCTATTTCCTGATGTGGTACAAAAAGGCCTGCAGAAGTTGTTCCATTTTCGGTATTTTCATGATTTATGTGAAGTGTTGTATCGACATGGATACCGCGACAAGCACACGTTGTATGGGTTGCCTTATGATTTTCGTTTGACCCTGGATCCAACCTACCGCGCAAGTATGTTTGAAGAACTTAAGAGTGTGATTGAAGAGGCGTACGCTCTCAACAAGAAACCATGTGTCATCGTGGGCCATAGCCTTGGCGGGCTTATGTTGAAGTGGTTCTTATCTGTCTCTGTATCACAAGACTGGATTGACAAATACATAGACAAATGCTACTTCATTTCTGTACCATTTGGCGGTGCACTTTTTGCGTTGAGGGCGGTGCTTGCAGGAGACTTCTACGTTTCTATCTTCCACAAGATGTACTATCCAGAGCTACAAACAAACTCGGGAATTGTCATGTGTATGCCTAATCAAGTAGGGTTTGATAAACATGATGTCCTTGTACATGTGGATAAGCCGTTCCTACACAACTTCACCCAATACGAGTATGGCCAGCTGGCGAACAATGGACACCTGGCGTTTCAACTGTGGCGTGACTTGTATCAGCCGCATTTGTCGGATATCACCAAGAAAGTGGATGTGAAGGCACACATTGTGAATGCTTTGAACGTTCCTACCCCTGTCCGTTACTACACCAAGGCGCTTGACAAGTATCCGTATCAGACCGTCCAAGGGCGTGGAGATGGAATCGTAAATGAGATACACCCAGATTGGTATACTTCGTTGTTTGACAAGAACAAGCTGATTCACACCAGTATTCCTGGTACCGAGCATACAGAGATTATCTCACATCCAATCTTTTTGAGGGACATCACAAAATCTGCATTGGAACTGCCTTAAACATTGTGAAATTACTTAAGAGTTTGGTCATACTTGTTATCATTCCAAAGTAACACAAGGATGAGCGCAAACGATAACGTTGCCATCGGTATTGATCTGGGTACTACCTATTCTTGCGTTGCCGTCTGGCAGGGTGACCGCGTGGAGGTGATTGCCAACGACCAGGGAAACCGTACCACTCCTTCTTACGTTGCCTTCACCGAAAACGAACGCATGATTGGTGATGCTGCCAAGAACCAAGCAGCCCTCAACCCTAAGAACACCGTGTACGATGCCAAGCGCCTCATTGGTCGCAAGTTCACTGATGAGCACGTACAGAAGGATGTCAAGCTATGGCCCTTCACCGTGAAGCCCGATTCCAACAACAAGCCCCTCATTGAGGTGGATTACCTGGGGGACAAGAAGATCTTCCATCCCGAAGAGATCTCTGCAATGATCCTCACCAAGATGAAAGAGACCGCCGAAGCCTTCCTTGGCCACTCGGTGAAGAAGGCTGTCGTCACCGTTCCCGCCTACTTTGATGATTCTCAACGCCAGGCTACCAAGGATGCGGGCGCAATTGCTGGCCTTGAGGTTCTACGTATTGTATCAGAACCCACCTCAGCTGCTATTGCTTACGGCCTTGACAAGAAGAATGATGGCAAGGAGCGCAACATCATCATCTTTGACTGCGGGGGTAAACAAAATTAAACTGCTCCCTGTGGGTGAAAGCCCCACCATGAATGTTTTATTCATGAACGCCGTGAACTGACGGGAAGTCCCTAAAGCTTTCTCTACCAAGCTATCCGTGTGAGCGAGATAGTGGCCAGCTTAACTACCTGGGTATGGTAAAAAAGAGAAAGATGCAACAATGGGTAATCCGCAGCCAAGCATCTTTGGAAACGAAGATGAAGGTTCAGAGACTAGGAACAAATGCCTACAGAAGCACCCTAACTTCCATGGCAAAGTTCCCACGAGTGCGGCGGTCCATCAACAAGTGATACACATGGGGTCTAGTGCATGTGCCACTTGGATGGATAAGATATAGTCCGAACTTACGTGAAAGCGTAAGAAGCAAGGATAAAGAGCCTTGCGATAACATGTGTGGGTACACACGACGTTTCACTACTAACTCTGGATGGTGGTCTGTTTGAGGTCAAGGCTACTGCGGGTGATACTCACCTGGGTGGTGAAGACTTTGACAACCGCATTGTGGACCACCTAGTCCAAGAGTTCAAGCGCAAGCACAAGAAGGACATCTCGGAGAACGCTCGTGCCATCAAGCGCCTCAAGACCGCCGCGGAACGTGCCAAGCGCACCCTGTCGTCCACTGCCAACGCTACCATTGAGATTGACTCCCTGGCGGAAGGCATTGACTTCTACACGAGCATGACCCGTGCCAAGTTTGAGGAGATGTGCTCGGATATCTTCAAGCGCACCATTGACCCCGTGGAGCAGGTTCTCCGCGATGCCAAGATGAGCAAGGGTGACATTGATGACATCGTGCTGGTTGGTGGTTCTACTCGTATCCCTAAGATCCAGCAGCTACTATCCGACTTCTTCAACGGCAAGGAACTGTGCAAGAGCCTCAACCCCGATGAATGCGTAGCCTATGGTGCCGCCGTGCAAGCCGCGGTGCTCACTGGTCAGGGCAACGAAACCACCAAGGATCTGCTACTCCTGGACGTAACTCCCCTCTCCCTGGGCGTTGAGACCAGCGGCGGTGTCATGACCAAGATCATTGAGCGCAACACCACGATCCCTTGCAAGAAGTCCATGACCTTCTCTACCTACGATGACAACCAGCCCGCGGTTACCATCAAGATCTACCAGGGTGAACGTGCCCTCACCAAGGACAACACCCTACTAGGTCAGTTTGATCTCTCGGGCATCCCTCCCGCTCCTCGTGGTGTCCCCAAGATTGACATCACTCTGGACATTGATGCCAATGGTATCCTGAACGTGAGTGCCGAGGAGAAGGGCACAGGTAAGAACAACAAGATCACCATTACCAACGACCAGCACAAGTTCAGCAAGGAACAGATTGAGGAGATGGTGAAGGCTGCGGAGAAGTTCAAGGACGAGGATGAGAAGGAACGTTCTCGCCTGGAGTCTAAGAACAACCTTGAGAACTACGTGTACAATGTGCGCAACTCGCTCAAGGCGAACGAAGAGGAAAAGACCAAGGCCGCATGGACCGAGGCTGAGCCCATTGTGAAGGAAGCAATTGAGTGGATTGAGGCTCATGAGCGTGAAAACAAAGAGGTCTATGACGAGAAGATGAAGGAGGTAGAGGAGAAGCTTCGCCCGATCATGGTGAAGCTTTACACTCCCGATGCGGTGAACGGCGAAGCTGCTCCCTCGGAAGCTGGTCCCAAGGTGGAGCCCGTGGATTAAGGCAACAGCTGGGTAACTAGATCATGAACACCGATCGCCGAATTTTGTTTTGATACTGCATAGTACATACGGAAAGGTACTATGACACATTGTTTCGCGGCCAACTGAACGGCTACGAGCGTAGCACTATCAGGCATGGTGCCGTCCTCCATACGTTCGGATGCAGATGCCAAGAACACCTCACAATCTTCGTCGGCTTGCAAGATAAGGTACTTGTACTTGTTCCGTATCCACGTCAAGTCGGCGTTGGGGGTCAGTTTGAATGGTGTAGTGAAGTTCCATTTGAACCATAAACGTCGCAAATGGTCAATGTCGGCTACACGATCTTGGAGGACAATGGGTTGCTTTTCACGTAGCATATCAAAGTGGAAGTCTTGTAAAGTAGTTTGCAAGATGGTCAATGTTGCAGGCACCTTGTAATAGTACATCACATAGAATGCAACAAGAAGTAACAGGGCTATAACAAGTATCCACATGACACACTAACCATTGTGTATGTTTATTTTGTCACTGTTATACGCATAATTTTATAACAATAAAGGATAGGGGACACGATGAGTGACAGCTACGAGAAAGCAGAGGTCGCAAAAACCAGAGAGCTCAAGAACGCTGCGCTCGCAGCAAAAGCATCGTACTATGAGAACCTGGTGCAGAAAAACCAGAATGAGATTAGCATCAAGCGCGATGCCATGAAATCGGCGCGGTCCTTTCAGAGTAGCCAAATCTGGAAGAACCGCTTGACCGCCGTGGGGAATGCAATTGTTGCTGTTGTGAAGCCACTTGGTATGATCCTCCGTGATTTGTCTCCTTACATCGCACTCGCAATTGTGTTTATGATCATGGCAGGTGCCTTGAGGGGCGGAAAGCTACGCGCACCACAACCATTCCGCAAGCTCCAGATCATGAACAAAACCAAGTCCACGTGGCAAAAGTTCAAAGCATGGTTCAAAAAGCAGTTGCAGATCTTCATGCCTGGGTATAAACTGCGCGCGTTGTCACGGATCTTGAATCCATTTGCCGCGGATGTACCCAGTAACCCACGGCCAATTGAGACCTACGGACGTTGTGATAACACGGAATGGAGGCAAACGGGCGGGAACAAAGCTGGACTTTGTGTGCGCACATACAAGCCCGACAAGGTGACATGGACACTGGATGTGGACAAGATGCCTGAATTGAGCAAGCTACCTACACCTATGACGAAGGAGCTACAAAAGAATGGCGAACGTCTGCAAATCTACATTCCTTGGGCGCTTCAGGGGACATTCTATGTACCACAATGTTCCAAGGCCTACTTTGTTGAAACCGACAAGGACGGCAAGCAAGTGCAAACCCCAGCGGCGCACTTGTTGAAAGACAAGGGGTTGAGTTGCGAGCGCTTGGAGAAAGCATCCACGCAATATGGGGTTACCTATCGGCCAAAGTCAAGCCAAAACAAATACGACATTGCAACCAAGGATGATCCAAAGTGTACGGCATAATTTTACCTGCTTGTAAGTAAGGGATGAGTGATTTGTTCAACAAATGCATTCAAAATGGATCCTATGATGTCGTATCTCCAGGAGAGATCTGCAGCATGGAGACCGCCAAGTCATATGGAATTGACGAAACCAACAACTACTACAGGGCGGGATATGATGACCTCAAAACATATGTGGAAGAGAAGGACCTCAAAGAGAACCGCGACAAGGAGGTATGTACGCAAGGGAAGGAAGGAAAGACCGCATACAAGTATTGCAGCTTGGAACATGGGATCGGGTATGTGCGAAAGGCGGGGTATCCAGAGAAATGTATTGCAGTCGGCTGTCCTCCTGGGTTCACTTTGGAGCGCGGGCAATGCAAGAAGCCATTGCAAGATTACGCCATATCCAAACGGGCGAGATGTGATGGTCGGTGGTATGATTGGTTCACGATTCCGAACTATCATTTGGGGAACAAGTACTATTCCCCCAAGGTTGGTAAGTGCTACAAACCATGTCCCGCATATAGTGTGCCGCAATATGCAAAGGACCCTGTAGACGAATCCAGTGCAGGTTTCAATGCAAAAGAGAAGTTGGAGCGTTGTGTAGCGCGAAATGATTACATGTCAGGAAAGTACTTGGAGGGATCTGACTATTGTCCACTTGCATGGATACACCGTCTGACAATGACGCCTGCGACCATGAAAGAAAAGTTCAATACCGAATTGGACAAGGTAAAGACCAAATACAAGTCGGAGAACATGAATGACTCTTACGAAACATTGCGGAGTGGCGTGGATTCCGAAGCTACAAAGCTTGCACGGAGAGCGGGGAGGAAGATTGAGAACATTCCCGTCCCCGACGATCAGATGATTCTCGCATGCCAGCGTTTGAACAATGAAGAGCGGATTGCATATGCACATGACGTTTGCCAGCGCTTAGCTGTGGATGACACATGGTATGGGCGTCAATTGGAAGAGGAACTCGGAGATGGTGAACAACGTCAGAGTGAAAAAACGAAGATGCTTAAGCAGGCTTGCAACGCATTGTTCTGTAATGACAAGGACGATACCATTGACAGGTTTTCAAAGGACCCTGTGTGCATCAATAATGTTCCCGATGTGGTGCCACCAGATGATGCGGATCAAAGCAACCCCAACCCTCCCAGTGCGGACGAGGGCACAAAGTTCTTTGAGAGGTCTATTCGTACCGCAATGATCCTCGCATTCATTGGTATCTTTGGAATGACGATCTACCTGTTCTTCAGTGACTTCATCTGGCCCAAGATCCTGCGTCCTATTATTGACAAGATCAAGCAGATGTTCACAGGATTCAAGAAGACCGCATTGCAACGGAAGGTGGAAAACCTGGCTAGTTAAAATTTGTGATTTTTGTTGACACTTTTGACCAAAAATTGTTTTCATGCCCAAGATTTGAAGCGGCACATGATCCACGAGTACCACGAGCTTTTCAACGTTAAGAGCCAAAGGGACTTGGGGTCTGAGAGGATTGATAAGGTTCTAGATTTTCCACGGCATTTCAATGAGTATATCAAGAGCATACTTTCCTCTGGAATAGACGCATATCATACTGTGTTCCTTCCTTGGCATCAACAGAAACATGAAATGTGGAAGTATCGTATGTTCGGTCTGATCATCCGTCTAAGAGTTGTTGGGTTTCACTGTGGCAAAAAGGTTGTCGTCATTGACAAGGGTGGTTGTCATGTAGCTGAACTGTTTAGCTACATTGAACTGACCCCTGATTACATCAGTTGCTCAAGATACCATATCGTGTCTTGGAAGAAGAGTTATCACCGTTCTATGGAATACAAATTGACAAAACATACGTTGGTGTATCTTAAGAAATGCTTAGCGGCCCACGGTATTGAGATGTGGACACATCGGGAGTACACAAACAATTATCATCGGCGGATTGTCAACATCTTGCAAGACAGCCTCTGCCCCGATGTAGCGAGGAAGATTGTGTTTGAGCACCTCTAAGGAATCATCAACGGAAAGTCACGCGGAGGCGTAACATATGTAATCTTACATTTGCAGTTAGGACCATTTTGGTCTAGTGGTGCTTTCAGTTCTCGTGGATCTTCTGTTAGTTTCTGGTACTTGCACTTGCTGGCCGCACTCCCCATGTTTCCTATTGTACTTGAAGATTTGGAGACATCATTTTTTCAGGATCTAGATTTTACAAGGGACTTTTTTTGCCCTATTTTCGGGGTCTTTCCTAGGGGGTCCTCCCCCCCCCTTGCTCAAAAATTTGGCAACAATGAGCACAGTGCGAAAACTCGCTAAAATTTGCAAAAATATTGTCTTGATATAAGGTAACAACTCATTATTTTTGCAATGTCTGCAAATTTCACTTGCTCAAATTGCAAATATGTAACCAACCGAAAAAGCAACCTTGATCGCCACATGAAAACTCATGCGAAAAATGTTCAAGAAAAAATAGAAGATGAGACTGTATGTAAGTTGTGTGACAAAAAGTTCTCATCCAAGTACACTTGTAGACGACATATGCAGCAAAAATCTTGCTCAACCCGCAAGGAGGTAAATGTTTGCCATGGAGAGGTAAATGTTTGCCCTGAAGAGGTAAATGTTTGCCATGGAGAGGTAAATGTTTGCCCTGAGGAGGTAAATGTTTGCCGTGAACTGGCCAACGTGAACGCACTATTGAAGTGCGAGAACTGCTACAAAACATTCACAAAAAGCAAGTATCTCTTGGAACATCAAGATGTATGCAAGGCAACCCAACATCCACTAGAATGTCCATACTGTCATGTAATTTTAGCATGTAGATCATCAAAGAGCAAACACGTAAAGATATGCAAGTGCAACAACCAACTAACAAGCCCGTCAAGTACAATTTCAAACCAAACAGCTAACACAATTCAAAACGCAAATACAATCAATAATAACAATAACTATACTGTCAACATTCATCTAAATAATCTAGGAAGTGAGAGTTTGAATCACATAACACCTGATATGTTGACGTCCTTTGCCAAACAAATCAATGGTTCTGGTGTAGCTCGTCTTGTAGAAGCAATCCATTTTGATCCAAATGTTCCAGAAAACCACAATGTGCGTATTGATAGCATCAAGGGACAAACCTTGTTGGTATATGATAACAATCAGTGGTACATCAAAGATATGACAGCTATTGTAAACTTTTTGATTGATAATGGTTGTAAGATGCTACATGACCACTATGCTTCTAATGACGCTCTGAAGAAAGAAGATCGGGAAGAACATCACGGTGTCATTGTTCAAAGCCTACATCATTTGAATTGTAAGGTCGCGTCTGTGTATCAACCTACCAAGAGACAAATCATTGCATCCATGCGCAATATGAAAAGGTTAGAGAACTGACGTCAAACCATTTATAGAATATATCTATCATACATATTAACGATGTATAACACCGATATACAAACCTACTTTTCAGAATGTCCCCGTATTATCGTCATCGGAGACGTACATGGAGATCTTGGGCGGTTGACAGAGTGCTTGTATGCTACCAAGGTCATCAATCAGAACGGCGAATGGATTGCCGAGCCGAAGAACACAATTGTGGTACAACTTGGTGATCAGGTGGACAGTTTGTCGCGCGGAGGGCCCGACGGTTGGGAGAAGCTCCCCGATACGGATGTGTTGTACTTTATGGACAAACTTGATCACACCGCTCGTTTACATGGAGGTCGGGTGCTGAGTCTCATAGGTAATCATGAACTTATGAATGTACTTGGTGATTTCAACTACGTTTCTAAAAAAAGTATGGGCTCCATGGGAGAACAACTTCGTCGTGTCAAATTTAGCCCTGGTGGTACGTTGGCAACCCTATTGTCTAAACGGTGTGTAGTATTGAAAATCGGTCCTTGTCTATTCGTTCATGGTGGAATCTTGCCACACCACGTAAATGCTGTGAACAACAATCTCCATGCATTGAACGAGGTCACCCGCAAGTTCTTGCGGAAAGAAGAGTTGTCTCCTGAAGAACAAGCTGTCCTGACTTCATGTGTAATCGGCGAACAAGGACTCTTGTGGACAAGAGCATACATGGAACTTACACACAATGAGCAAGTTCTAGAGATGTTGATGACAGAGGTTCTCAAAACAACAGATGCAAAAATGGTATGTGTGGGTCATAATACAGTATCACGTATATCACCTCTTTGCAAAGGGAAGTTGTGGATGGTAGACGCAGCCCTATCTCGGTCCTATGGCAACCCGTCATTCCAAGTGCTGGAGATCCTTGACAATGGTGAAACCTTCCGTGTCAACGAGATACAACAAAATACTTAAAAAAATGACTTTACATGAGTGTAAGAAGATATAGACATGGACTCATTTTACCATAGGCTTGAGGAACTTTTCAAGTCTAAGACAGAGGAGGCGCATCGTATTGTCAACACCGAGGACGACGAAGCGCTCAAGGTTTCTCTTGGACCAGCAATCCCCTTTGAAGTGAGCAAGGTACTACACCAGATCCAACAAGAAACCGAGCGGCGTGAAAAGCTATTTAAAAAGAAAGACGCTTGATCTATAAGATAGAGATGGATAACGAGACTGTAGATCGTGTGCTTCGCGTGTTATACACAAACGTGTCCGAAGAAAGCTTGGATGGATTTTCAACCCATGACATGACAAGTCTGGTGATGAGTGTTTGGAATGAGCTACAACAAGGTAACGTAAAGCTGGAGAGAGATGTAGTTTTTTCAAGGGTAGCTCAGGTACAAGAATATAGGAAGAAACTAGCTGAACTTCGCGCGTACCCCTATATTGCACAAAGGACGGACGAGTGGTACAATCTAAGAAAACAACGGCTGACGGCAAGTGACACTGCACAAGCGATTGGAAAGGGAAAGTTTGGTAACCGTGATCAACTCATTCAAAAGAAGGTTGCTGAAGTGATGCCCAATCCTCCTGCATTCAAGCAAATGCCCGCGATGAAGTGGGGCGTGATGTTTGAAGCAATGGCAATGCGATGCTATCAACAAAGAAACAACAATGTCCCTGTGTATGAATTTGGATTGATTCCACATCCTACTCTAGACTGCTATGGAGCATCACCAGATGGTATTACTGCATTGGGCATCATGACAGAAATCAAGTGCCCATTCAAACGGAAAATCACAGGGGAAGTTCCTGATTACTATGAGCTACAAATGCAAGGTCAGATGGCAGTATGTAGCTTGAAGGAATGCGACTACATTGAATGTGAGATGCAGGTGTTTGAGAATGCAGATGACTATTTCCTGATGTTGGACAATGAAATCAAAGATCATGGTGTCATTTGTGAATTTATCAAAGATGGCGAGACAACCTACGAGTACAGTCCCGAATGTCTTACGCCCAAGGAAGCATACAACTGGGCGAGGGCGATAAGCACCACAAAGATGAAAGCGGATGCATCCATGGACCTTGTACGCATGCACATGTGGAAGTTGAAGCAGATCATGGTCCAACGTGTAGTGTTTGACGAAGACCGTTGGCATGACTTGGTGCCCAAACTGAAAGGTTTCTGGTCAGATGTTGTGGAAGCAAGGAGCCGCCATGTTAATGTAGCTAAGAAAACCTTGGATCTGGGAACTGTTACAACGACAACTACCAAAAAAGCAAAATACTCATTTATTGATGATTCGGACGATTAATACTTGAACAATGCATTCTTTGCCAACACGCTCGCGGCGGGGTTGATCTTGTACAAGATCATGAAGTCCGCGGGTACTGCTTTTGTTGTATCGGGGGCCTTGTTGTTGGTAGGAAGGGGAGTAGACGAGCAAGCAGCTACATAAGACTTGGGGTCCTTGGGATCTATCGTTTTGTTCAGGCATCCACAGAAACTATTGCTGGAGTCATTGGGGCAACTGACAAAGCACTGGTCTTTGCGTGTTTTGTAAGGGTTTAGAGGAGTTAGAATATCCATCGGGGAGCTACGTTTTGTGTAGTTGGTGTAGTATTGCGTCAAGTACAGGGTCACGCGAATATATAGAGGTTGATCAAAGACAGCCCCATCACTTCCTTTTTTCATGACATTGACCGCTTCATCAAGGTAGTCCGAAATGGTGTATTGCACGGTGATAACGTTGCCCTTGCTGTCACGCATGAATGGAGATTGCTCTACCAATACAAACGTAGGACCTTCAAGAGACTTTCCCACCCGTTGTTTGACCTTCATCAATTCATCCACAATACGAGCACGAACATCATCAAAACTGTTTGTGTACATGTTGAAGTTGATGATCAAGCAATCCGATGGGATCATCGAACGCTTGGTATCTGTGGGGGAAACTTGGTAGCAACCCGCCATATGCAACATGTCATCGCGGTCCGCCAAAACTGTAGAATTCAACTTCATGGCGTTTTCAAAGTCATAGCTCTTCTTATAAAGCGAGCGTGAGGTTTCGGATTCGAATGTCTCGCGGTTCTTAGGCATCAACAGAACGTAAGCAACCACACCTAGCAAGATAAACGTCAACAAGAAAACTAGCACTTGAACCCATGTTTTACCAACTCCATTCTTTTTAGCCATTCTACACTACTAGAATAATAGAAAAAGTATGTGTGTAACGGGTTTATGGTTTGGGCTTTGTAGGTGCGGTAGCTGCAACCTTTACGCTTGTTGCGGCGGCGACTGCTGTTGTAGTAGGAGTGGGGCGAGCTCCGCTGTAGAGGTTAAGGATGCCGTACTGTGAAGCAGCGGTGCCGATGGTTGTGTTGGTATCTTCTAAGACCAACTTGTTCTTGAAGGTTGTAGCTGAAGCATCTGTAGCTACTTCAATGCCACTTGGAGCTGAGATCTTGAGAACATTGTTCTCCTTTTGGATCACAATAGGATTAGCGTCATCTCCAATTTGTAGTTTGGTTACCTTCATGTTGTTGACTTGAACCGTGCCATCGGCGTTAATCACAACAGGCGAAGCTCCTGTTGCCGAGCTTTGAGCCTTGAAGATAGGATCGTTTGTGTATGACATGACGTGCAAGGCAGCCTCAGGTGTGAAAGAATTGGTTGAGATACCAACCTTGCCAGCCTTAAGGAACATGTTGTTCTTTGATTCGAACACCGCATCATTCAAAGCACCATTGGCAACCGAGCTCAAGGTAGCGTACTCGTTAGTGCCCGACTTCAGGGAAACCGTGTTGCGGAACTCGGTGGGCACATCCACGATGACATTCTTGTTGGGGACCAACGAAGTGATGAATGTGTTTCCATCGCTATCGGGGAAACGGATGCAGCGCGTTGGGTCGTCGCGACCACACAACATCACCGTGTTTGAGCTGGCGGTGAGGTCGTTGATTGTCATGCCACTCACGGCAGTAACATGCTTGATAAGGCGCACATCAGGGTTCTTCATTCCAGGCATATCTAGAAGAGAGATGGGGCCAGCAGAAGCCCCAGGAGCTACACTAACATTGGAACTAAAGGTCAAGAAACTGTTCAAGCCTCCGATGATGCCAGTCTGTGTGGTTTCTACACCACCAATGCGTTGAGCGTGTAGCTGCACATTGCTTGAGAAGGTGTTATAGATATCAGTGTTTACAGTGTTTACTTGGTCAACCATGTACTTGAGATTAGATAGACGTTCCGACTTTTCATCATCAACTGCCTTGGTAGCCTTGGCAAAATTGGTATTGGTTTCATCCTTGTACTTGAAGTAATCCCATACTAAGAACACCAAGACACCAATGAGTGCCAAAAGGACCAAGACCATTACAACAACGGCTGCGAATTCCATTTGTTACAATCTCTACCTATGGCGCAGTAAAAAATTCATCTCCACCGTCCATTTCCTCGTCAGATGAAGACTGGGGCTCCCTAAACTTCTGCCTCTTCATGTCTATGTTGATGACCTTTGTCTTTACTTCTTCCTCTTCCTCATTGCCGCCAAACTTGACCTCCACCTGAGGCCCCACTGGTGCTTGTGTAGCATTCTCCTTTTGAGCCTTGGCAAGGATCTCCTTTTCATCCTCGTCAAGTTCATCCTCTATCTTGATTTCGACAGGAGCTTCACCTCCGCCCACTAGTTCGTCCGTATCGGCTGACTCGTCGTCTGAATCCGAATCAGTCTCTTCTAGTTCCTCATCATCGTCCTCGCCTTCAATAAGTTGTTCCGTTTGTTCGTTTACTTCAGCTATGCGTTGTTGCTCCTCTTCTTCTATTTGTTTCCTAGCTTCTGCTTCGGCGATCTCTTTCTCACGTTCAAGGTCTTCAACCTTCCTAGCGTCGTTGTAGCCTGTGTCGATACTGTGTGGATCACCGCCACCGTCCATTTCCCATTCGTCCTCGTTCCATTCTTCTTCCATGACATCGGTCAGTGTTTGGTCCGACAAGCGCATCTGAATGCCCATAGCTTCCAACTCTTGCATCAACAATTTGAAAGAGTAAGGGGTGGAAATCACGGACACTTCGGTGCTTTGGCAGCCCGTGCACTCGGCAATACCACGCGAGGGTGCATACTTGGCAAGGGTACCACACTGCTTGCATACCGCCCACTTGTATTTGTCCGCCTTCTCCATCATCGCCTCTTTGACAAACTGTGACATACCATGTGCAAGGATGACATCACGCTCCATCTCACCTACGCGCAAACCACCCGCCTTGCTGCGGCCTGAAGTCGGTTGGTGTGTCAATAGCACCTTGGGGCCTGTCCCGCGGGCATGCACCTTGTCCGCAACCATGTGCTTCAACCGCAAATAGAAAGTAGGGCCCAAGAAGATCTCGGTCTTGATTTGCTCTCCTGTACGCCCATTGTACATGATCTCATTGCCGTACTTTTCAAAACCATGGGAGGCAAGCTTGTCAAACATAGCATTCTGGTCAAACGGCAAGAACACGGTGCCGTCACCAATGAATCCCTCCAACGTGCACAGCTTGGCAAAGACACACTCAATCAAGTGTGCAATCGTCATACGGCTTGGGAAAGCGTGAGGATTGATGATGAGATCAGGGATGATACCGTCTTTGGTGTAAGGCATGTTTTCTGCGGGAAGGATCATACCTACCACACCCTTTTGGGCACAACGACTGCAACCCTTGTCCCCGAGCTCGGGACGGCGCACCTTGCGGAAGCGTATCTTGCAGATGCGTTCAGTGTTGCCAACACCCTTGTTTACCACAAAGACCTTGTCAATCTTGCCATAGTGATGCACATCCGTAACTTCCGAAACATCGCGGTATGATGTCTCCACCACTTGCTCGGTAAGGACACCGCGCCGTTGTTCTTTGAGGTCCTTGCGCACGTGCACCATACCAAGCACGGTAGCTTCCTGGCCGCGAGGGATGTATGACTCTTCGGGTATGAACCCATTGTCATCAAGTAGCGTGTAGTTGGCGTGCTTTATGCCATCCACCTTCTTTCCAGAGTCCCGAAGCTTGATGGGATTAGCAAACATGTAGGACTCGCGTTCCGATACCTTCTTCTCAGAAGCACTCATGCTCTTGTAAGCCGTCAACTGGAACAGACCACGATCAATGGCATTCTTGTTGATGATGAGACCGTCCTCTTGATTAAAACCAGTATGTGTAGCTACAGCAACAATAACATTTACACCATTGGGCATGCGGTCATTTCCAGTGTAGTGTGCATTGCGGGTAGTGACAAGTGGTTTTTGGGGATAATGTTGTATGTAACCCATGGTATCAAACCTCTTAGTGAAATTGGTAGCGTACACACCAACGGCTTGTTTGCTTTGAGAGCCATAGAACACATTGCGGGGGGCAAAGTTGTGGTTCGCAAGTGGGATGTTGTTGGTAACTACACTAAAGATGGTAGAAGGATGGATCTCTACGTGGGTGTGGAGGTTCGTGAGATCCTTGGGCCACATAGCTACATACATGGTGTTCTCTTCTTCAATGTCCAAGAACTCAATACACCCTTGTGTCTTTTCTAGTGAGGCAAGTACCTCTTCCATGCTCTTTCCCATGAAGGCGGGAAGGGTGAACGGAGATACATACTCGTTGGAGTAATACTGATTCTCATTGCGGCGGTTTTCGGGTAGCAGTGTGCCAAACACCATATCAAACCAAGATTGCTTGGCCAAAACATCTGCATCCGCGATCATTTGTCCATCCTTTGCCACAAACAGTGGACGACAAGGGCGACCCGCTTCACATTGCACGCGGATCTCATTGTTCGGGATATCCCAACTGATAGATGTGAAAGGATTGATCAACCCATTGCGCCTGTACAAGCGGAACACCTTGAGTAGATGCAACGGCTTGTCGGTCATGCCAAACCAGTCTCCGTTCAAGAACACCTTGACCATGTCCTTGGAGTTGCATACTTTGATGTCCACTTGTTGGAGAGGGAACACGCCAAGGTCCTTGAGGCACTCTTCAAGTAGGCTTGGATCCGTGCCGAAGGTGATCTGGGTCAACAACGCAAGGTTCTTCAAGTAGCCAATGCTAGCACCATCGGGGCTCTCAAAAGGGCACATGACACCCCATTGTTGCGCATGCAAGCGATGAGGGGTGGTCACCTTGATGGTACGATCCAAGGGAAGGTTGACACGCCGCATGTGGGAGAGGAAGCCGATGTAGCTGATGCGCGCAAGGTCTTGCACCATCCCTTGTTCTGGATCCGCATCCTTAGGACCCCACATGCCCTTCAAGCTGCGGATGAAGGTCTCCGACATGATGACGGGATGGAACAAACGGTTGAGGTTATCGCTTCGGATGATGTCTTCAATAACCCCAGTGTTCTTCCATGGGCCGTAGTAGTACTCCCGATCAAGGGCATCGCGGCATGCCTTGCGGATGCGATTATAGGTATCTTGGAACAGCTGTGCGAGCAAGAATCCACTGATATCTACCCGTTTGAATGCATAGCTATCACGATCGGATGGGCTTTGGATGTTCAAACACACTTTCATCAACTGGTTGACAAGGTACCCGAGGAAGCGTGCCTTCATATGGAAAGGCCCCTTGACGTTTGGGAAAACATCAGATACCAAGATGGACTTCACATGGTCGGTAGACTCATAGAAAACCCGATATTTAAGGTACTCAATTGCTTCTGCCTGACTGTACGCCTTACGCTTGTCTTCAGATACGCCGTCCACGAGGGAAGGGCGCAAGAAGTCATAGAACTGCTTGGGGACATCTTGGTTCATATCCCCCACAATGTGCTCTATGATAGAGCGGTCGCTTTCAACGCCAAGTGCACGGAAGAGGGTGGTCAGGGGAATCTTGCCATTGATAGATGGAAGGGATACGTAGATTGCTCCCTTGGAAGCCTTGTATTCGCCCTTGACATCTCCTTCCAGCATCAAATCGGGATTGCGGACCACATACAATTCTACCGTGCGTGGAATTAGGGAAGACTCGCCTTCGTCTCCAGTGCAACGGATCATTGCCTTGTAGCTAAAATCCTGATCGTCTTCAAGAGCTGAAATGAACAAACGGTTGGTAGTGATGCGTTCTTGGGATACAATCACCTTCTCCTTGCCATCAATGATGAAGTAGCCGCCTTGGTCGTATACACACTCATTGAACTCGCGCAATACATCGCTACCTTGGCCATGCAGGACACAAGGGTCGGAATGGGTCATGATCGGAATTGCTCCAAGGAGTGTCCGTGGGAATTGGCGTTCGGTCATCTTTCCATCCTCTTTCGTGTACTCCACGTGCAAGTCCGCGAATATGTTTGTTTGATACGTGAGATTACGCAAGCGTGCCTCGTGAGGTGTGAGCAAGATTGGCTTCCCATCCGAATCAAACATCACAGGGCGATCAATATAGATGTCCTTGCCATTTTTGCCACCTACGTATACATCTACCTTCAGTTGCACCTGATTATGATCATCATACTTGACCATGGTGATCGGGTTGTAGGTTCGGATCGTTTTGGGAATATGGTACCTCAAGAACTCCCGAAAGCTATCAAGGTGATGTTTTGTAAATGGATACATATGGTCTTGAAAGTAGTTGTTTAGGACTTGCCACTCATCGACTTTGGTGGTTTCCATATTCTACAAAGCAGTTATATTTATTCTTCTTTGTATTAGACTTTAAGTCTAAAAATTGAAATAAAAACAAATCCAGTGTTGGTATCAACATGGCCAGCTACTTTGAGCAGGATTGGAAGCCCGTAGTCTTCCACAAGAAGGTGACCGTTCCTACGAGCAAGGAAGCTGTGAAGCATGCTCTCCGCACGGGACAGGCAGTAGAGACGGTCAAGCGCACAGGGGGTGCAAGGGAGTATAGTGATCGTGCCCGCAAGCTAGAAGAGGACCTCAACACAGATCCCACTGACAACGCTCCGAAGCTTGCACCCCTTCCCTTTCTTTCACCTACATCTCGCCAAACCATGATCAAGGCGCGCACCGACAAGAAGATGACACAGGCACAACTTGCACAGATGGTAAACACGCGCCCCAATGTGATCCAAGACCTAGAGAGTGGCAAGGTGATTCAAGACAAGGCCATTCTCCAAAAGGTAAACAAGGTTCTAGGCACAAGTTTAAAGTATGCCGCGTAACACCCAAACGACGCGCGATCCAAATCTCGTCATATGTAGGCACATACGTGTACACCCTTGCGCGCGCCTCGGATGCTTCTTTGTAGTACTCTATTTCCATGTCCATCTACTTGTTTTGTTCTTTTTTATTCCCTGTCATCAGAGGTACCAAATGACACCGAATGCCACTATATTACGGGGATTGTTCATGTACACGTGTTTCAACTGGTTGGTGATGAGTGTGTACATGTTTTACAAAAACAACTACGTACTGGAATTTATAAGATCCTCATCTTTGCTAATATTCATTGGAGTGGTGTTTGTCATCCTTGGCTATGGATACTCGTTTGTCATCGACTTTTACAAAAGGCACTACATGATGAACATGCCCATTTTTGTCATCATGGTGATTGACTTTGCAGCCCATATCCTCCCACTTCAATTGTATGGACCTCCCCACAATCCACACGTGTTCCTATTTGCATTCTTTACAATGATCTTGTGGTATTCCTTGGTGCGCCAACACTTGCATCATATCTACTTTGTACCCAAGGAGGACCTCAAGCAACGGGACATTGTGGTGTATTATGTCGGGTTCCTTGTAGCATTGATTATCTACTTCCTTCTCAACCACATGCATCTGTAGAGCTACACGTTCGGGTCCTCCAAGCATATTTTTGCAAAACTTGTGGTGTACTGATACATGATAAGACTAGTTGTGATTTTGTCACCCATGTTCTCCATCACCATGATGTGTATCATGTTCTTGAAAGCGAAGTATTGTAGCTCATCCCAAGTCAAGGAGTGCACGACCAGCTCCTTCAGGGATTGCCGCCGCATGACATACTTGTTCGCCTCAATGGATAACTGCTTCTCTGGCGAGATCTGACCCTCTGGCCAAGCACCATGCATGTCCTTATGACATTCTAGCATTTTGGCGAACATATGGGCATCGCTCTTTACCTTGAAGGCAAGCACAAAACTACGCAATTCATCCGCGGACTCTACTTGAACTACATAAGGTCGTTGGTCTGCCTTGGTTTTCACTAAGTGGACTTTGGAAAGCATCATCTTGAAAGGTATTGTACGCTTAGCTTTATGTTACTTGCTGCTACCAATTACGTACGGAACTACGTCGTGCATGTTGATGAGGTTCTCAAACACGAACTCCTCCTGAAGCGCCTTGAATGCGCCAATGTCTTGGCTATCAATTGCCGCCTTCAGAGCCGCACGATGCTCATCTGCCTTGTTAATCGCCGCCTTCCACGTCCGAAGGAAGGTCTTATCTTCAATGCGGAATGCGAGACCACGTGACTTGATGTCTTTGTTGTCATGAAATTTCTTGAAGGTTGCCTCCGCCATTCGCCGAAGACAGTATTGTTTCGTCGTAGAATTCCTCTTCTTGGCAATTTGGTCTTCAATGGTATCTAGTACCTGGTCACCGTCCATAACAACGACCTTGCAATCATACCGCTTGTCTTTTTTGTTGTCCACCACCGTGATATCAGCGGTGAGAGGATTGGCAAGGGTGGTTGTAGTCACTTGTTTGGACGTCACTTTGCGAGCGGCGGGCTTTTTGCGAACCTCCTCTAGCTGGGACGTGAAGGGTGCGAACAGGAGTGCCTCCACCTCCTTCATTCGGAGTGCCGTCAGGCGGTCCTTCCGCTTCTTCTCGTTATCGCGATACAGCTCCTTGTCCATGAGTTCGATTTCCATTTGCTCCCAGTACTCGGGAGGATAGGTATATTCGGGGAGCTGTTCCACACAAAGTGCATACAGCTGACTGATGGGAGTCATCAACTGATTGGTGATATAGAATCGGTAGTCAGGAGTAATCTTGGTCTCTCGGATGTAATCTGGATGCTCAATACGATCGCCCTGGAGTTTCACCTCAACACCTGTGGGAGGGCGAATATAGACGAATGGGATACGGTCATTGGCCATCGGCTTGTTTCCAGCATCACGTGCGCCCATGCGGTCCGCAAGAACCTTGTGGGCGATCTTTGTCGGGTCCTTGTACTCGGCACGAAGCGTCTTGGTGATGATGAGGTCCTCCAGAGGCACCTTTCCATCCACAAGGTCCTGTAGTTGTTGCTTGAGGAACTCCACAGACGCATGCAGGTCATTCTTGTTCATCAGAATGTCAATGATACCTCCATACACCTTCTTGACGATAGGGGCGTTATCACGTCGCTTGAGAACAATGCCCATAGACTTTTGCTTGGGCTTCTTGTAAGCATCCTCCTCATAGAGATTTCCGACGTATCGCTTCTTGCTGAAGATGATGAAAGGATAGAACGTCTTCTCATACTCCAGCGACTGTGGAGGCGGCATCAGACGCTTGATCTCCTTGGCCATCTTCTGTCCCGCGGCGATGGCAGACTGAAGGATCACCTTCTTTTCCAGCGGGTTACCATTCTCATCTACCTTCTTGACAGGAAACTTGATAAATACACTGTCCGTGTCACCGTACACTACCTCGGCACCATATTCCTTCTCGGCAAACGTCTTTGCGGTCATGATCATCTCGCGGCCTGTAGCGGTCGTGCATGCCGCAATGTCCTTCCAATAGATGGGGCTCGTGCGGCTTCCAATCTGTCCATATAGAGAGTTTGCAGTTACCTTGTATGCAAGCTGAAGTGCATCCAAGACGGCTTGCTCAAACGGCGAGTAGGCAACCTCACGGGTATCTACCTTGGCAAGGTCCAGTGTAACCTTCTCCCCATTGTCCACATTGCACACTTCCACGTGCGCATCATCCACCTCCTTTACAAGTCCAGTGATCACACTTCCATCGGTCATATGGAACCGCTCGTACTCAATCTTCTTGCGGGTGTTCTTCCGTTGCGTAAGCAGCTGCTGTAGAATGCTCGGGATGATACCCTTTTGACCGTTTGGCAGCTGGGCAAATGTGCACGATTTCTTCCCCACACACGTCTTCTTGTCGCCGACACCCTCATATACATCGTAAGTCACCGTGATATAGTCAATCCCTTCCACGGCAGAGAACTCGGAATCATTCACAAAGCAATCGTGAGAGAGATTGCGTGCAATCATGGAGGACGGGTACAGAGACGAGTAATCCAGAACAGTGATTGGGTCATCTAGGTAGATACCCTCCTTGGGATCCAGAACGATGGCACCCTCATACCCATCCGCTTCCTCAAACTGGTCAAAGAAGCCACGGAGGACGGGGATGAGGTACTTCTTGGTACGGCACTCCTTGGCAACCAGAGAGAAGATCTTGACACCTTGGCCGCGCATGAACAGATAGCTCAGTGGGACGGAACACACATTGCCCATACCGACATTGTTCTCTAGCACCTTGAGCTTGTGCATGAGGCGGTTACAAAGCGCGCAATCCTGAAGACAGTAGGTTGCGATGTCACGCCTGTCGGTGGAGTTTCCAAGGTACTTCTCAAAGATCTCCTTTGGCTTGAGGTCTTCCTTGTGGTCTCCTAGGAACACACTGGCTACGTTGTCTAGCTTGTAACTATCCAGCTTGTGATCCCGTTGCATCACCTTGAACATGTCAATGAGGACGATACCATCCACATCGATATAGCGAAGGATGTTGTCGCCAAGTGCAGACGAAGACAACTTCTGCTCTAGTAGCGTGGTCTTCCGCTGATTCAACCGTCCAAAGCCTTCCGCAAGGACGTCATCCACCTGGAGTTCTTGGGCCCGCTTCCAGAGGTAGTCCATATCAAACCCGAAGATGTTGTAACCCGTAATGATATCAGGGTCTAGGCGCACCATCATGTCCTTCCACCCACGAATGAGGTCCTCCTCTGTGTCAAAGCATTCCACATCTGCGTTTTGGATTTCATCACACGAGTTCAGCGTGCCGATGTGGCGGTAGACAATCTGGTCCGATCCGTAGATATGCACGGTGGTCCCAATCTGGATGATCGGATCCCCCTTTAGTTTCGGGAGGTATTGAGACAACATGCGGTTGAGCTCCATCTCGTTGTCCGTGGGCGTGTCAGCGACTCCACGTGGCTCGTTCTCTTCGTCATCACTCGCATCATCAGAAGCAACCTTGCCCTTCTTAGCCGCTGCTGCGTTGTTGATGTGATCCGTGACTGTCTCAAGAATCGGCTCAAGAGACTTTGCCACGTTCTTGACCAGCACCTTCTCCTTGGTGTAGACTTGGTGAATTGTCACACCTTCTTCGGTCTCTTGATTTCCCTTGTATGCTCCGAGGATCCAGTTCCAAGCCTGTTCTGTATCAATCTTGTTGGGTGATGCCTTTGCAGCAGTTACGAGATCCAATGCAAGCTTTCTGTAGTTTTTCTTTGCCACGGGGAAGTCGCCATGGCTACTGGTGCACTCCAAATCAAAGGATGCGATGAGTAGCGGGGCAATCTTGTTGATGTCAAGTGCATGCACATCGTTGTAGGTGACACGAACCGCATAGGACGTACGAGCAAACTTGTCGTCTCCCTCCAGAACGTCATAGCAAGAGGCATTCAGTCGCACCCACCCACATGGACGGATGTCACGCTCATGGATGAAACGGAGGAAGGGATCAATGTTGCTCTCGTATAGCTTGAACCCCTCCGCCGCCCTGGTCTTGAAGTAGCGTTGTAGGATGTTGAAGAGGGCAAGCGACTTTACGGTGATCTTGATAAATGGAAAGTCCTTCCCATTTGTGAACCCCCAGAAGTCCTTGCGCATGAGCTTCTTCACCGAGACAAGGTGGTCTAGCAGGCGACGGGGGATGATGTAGCCAGTGCGTTGCGTGCGCTCATTGACAGTTGTGCCTTCGCGCAGGGTATTGTACAACGCATCCACCTTGCCCGCCATCTTACCCCACCAAGAAGGCGGGGGCTTGACATAGAAGTAGGGACAGAAGCCTTCCACATGAGCACACACTGAATGCCCATCTGCAGTCACACCATACATGTAGATATCATACTCCGCTGGCTTCTCGTCGCTGGGCATATACGGCATACCCTTCTGCATCTCCCGCGCGGCCTTATCAGATTCAGGCACAAACCAGTCCATCAACTGGAACTCAAGGTTCGTGGTATCCGCATCCAAGACGGGGGCTTCTTTGCGAGGGAACTCCATGGACTCTGTCATTGTCAACCGTTTAAACCAAAACGGATACTTCAAATTTTCTGATGGTTGTGTAGAGTTTTCTAAGCACTATTATGGATCAGTCCTTACTTGTGCTTCTAGTTCTGGGTCTGATATTGATATGGATCGTGTATGATGCCTATTGGAAAGGGGCAGTGGAGATGGTTGTATCTACTGTGGACAACGAACCATACCAAGTTCAAAGCTTGCCTGATAAACAAGAAGCAGCCAATCTGTTGGCCAACATCCGTGCCAATCTTGAGAAGCTAACAAAGCACTTGCAGAAGATGTACCCCAAGGATGCACGCACCGAACAAATCGCTATGAACTTCAAGCCGAACAAAATCTCTGAGGGTTCCAACCACTCCAAGTACACAAGTTATTCCATCAACAAGGGTGAAAAGATTGTCTTCTGCCTACGTTCACGCGATGAACACAACAAGCTTGTGGACCTGAACACAATGATGTTCGTTGCTCTACACGAGCTATCGCACATTGGTACAAAAAGTATTGGCCATACGGAAGAATTCTGGACCAACTTCCGATGGCTCTTGGAAGAGGCTGTAAATATTGGTGTTTACAAGGAACAAGACTTCAAAAGCAAGCCAGTTCCATACTGTGGAATCAAGATTACCGAGTCGCCCCTAAATTAAACGCCCGTGCTACCGAACCCGCCTGTGCCACGGTCGGTCTTGCATAGCGTGTCATAGTCTACGCATTCAAGCTCGGGAGTGTAGATGCGCTCAAAGACGAGTTGAGCGATGCGGTCTCCTTTCTTTACAACAAACGGCAGCTTGCCATGGTTCATCAGAATGACGCGAATGCTGTCCCGATAGTCGGCATCCACCACACCCGCAAGAACGTCAATGCCGTGCTTCAGAGCAAGACCTGAACGTGGTGCTACCCGAGCATAACAGTCCGTGGGAATATCGATAGCAATGCCAGTGTCCACCATAGCACGATCACCAACTTGGACGACATTGTCCTCTACCGCATAAAGGTCATAGCCAGCTGCAGCGGCACTTCCGCGCTTGGGAATAACGGCATCGTTGTGGATCTTCGCAACACGGAACATCCTGATCGTGAAGTAATATTTGTAGCTATATTTTAAGTCAATTTTTGATGACCATCCCCATTGTATTGATGTTCCATCCAAACGAAAAGCAATATCCGTCACACATCACTTGGTGTTGCTCGGGTAGTGTATGTTACAAGGTTAGCGGCCGTCTCCGTTTCAATAACAGGATCACCTATGCCGAAACATATCAGTTCTACTTTCCCGTGTCCACACATACATCATACAAGTGCGGATGCTTGTTTCCGACACAAGTGAGACAAGAAAACAAAGTCGAGCGGGTGACGATCATTTACGACATAGAGACACGTGACCCGAAATACATCTACTTCAGCACGAAGAAAGAGCTAGTCCCATGGGGCAACCGTCGCATCTTGACGATCTACGTGGAACATGGCTTGCATACTATGACACACGAATGCATTGAAGAAAATACCGTAAGCGACACCGTAGCTTGGTATGAAGAGGTACCCTTGTATATCTCTGAAGACATTCCCTTGCAGGACCATGTAGCATGTGTGCCGCCCAATCTGAAAAATCAAAAGTAATATAAAGACAGTGGATCATGTCAACCAAGGCAATGGCGGAAACATTCCTCAACGATGTTTGGTCCCTTTATTTTCATGACCCATACAATGACAATTGGGATGAACACAGTTACCATTATCTGGGGAATATCTCAACCGCAGAAGAACTCACGCAGATGTGTGATGCCTTTGGGAACATGTGGAACAAGGGAATGTTCTTCTTGATGCGTGAACACATCAAGCCCATGTGGGAGGATGATCATAACAAACAGGGTGGGTGCTTTTCTTACAAAACCATGAAACCCGAAGTGTCCAAGGCTTGGCATGAATTGGCCGCCCGTGCCGTTGGCGAGACATTGCTCCAGCCATCCGTACGAGGCGAGAATTGGTCCAAAGTGTGTGGCGTTTCCATCTCTCCAAAACGCAACTATTGCATCGTCCGCATCTGGATTGGTGACAAGGCATGGTCCGATCAGGCAAAGTACACGTTCCAGGTACCATACTACACATCTGTCATGTTCAAGGGACACCAAGAAAACAAAGATTTTGAGTCATAATTACTTTTACGAGTCTTGTTGAGCAAGGCAAAGTTTGATAGAGCCAAGGCTGGCGACACTGTAGCACAACACAAGTGGGTACGAGTTCTTGATGAATAGTTCCACCGTGCTGCTTAGGTTGGTGCACTTGGTGAACATCACCAGATACTTCAGGCTGTATACGCCTTGGATGATCTCGTGGTTCTTGTTGCTGTGTTTTACGATGGTAATCTGTTGGTTCTTGTCCGCGCCGATGATCGTATCCTGTGTGCAGAAATCCCCCTTGCACTTGAAGGTGAGTTGGTTTTCCACATTGCTGATCTCAATGAAATCTGCAAGGTTGTGCATGTCGCGAATGATCTTTTGGAAATCTACCGAAGGCATGGTGATTGTGGTTTCAAAGTCGGCAGGTGGGATGCTAATGTTGAGGACGTTGATGTCCAACATAGACAACTTGTAGGTGGTCCGCAGGTTCTTTTCGGGGTTCTCAATGCGGATGCCCAAGTGGTTGGGGTCATCGCGCTCCACATATAGGGTAAGAACGTCGTTGTTGCTGACGGTCTTGATTAGCATGTGAAGCTTTAGCATGTTGATGCCCACATACAGCTTTTTCTCGCAAGAATAGGTCTCAAAACGGTCCGCATCTAGTTTGAGATGAACAAGTACAATGTGGGTGGTATCTAGAGCTACAACCTTCATGCCAGTTTCATCAAACTCAAGGTTGACGTCCATGAGGATTTCCTTCAAGGCATCCACCACCTGTTTGAAAACAGAGGCCTGCATGGTTTTGATCTCCAAAAGATACGGCGACGACATCTTTACATTTTCTGCGACTGTGAATCCTTAAGTAAGTTTTTCATGGCGTTTTCGTGTGCTGAGCAGATGTCGCGGATCTCTTGCCATTTGTCCGTAGGTTTTGTTTCGGGTGCGGGGACCTTCCATAGCAAGGCAATTGCATCCACCACGTTGTTGTTGCATTTTTCTAGCGCTGCTTTGGCCTCGTCCACAGTCACGTGCGCAGGCGCTTGTTGGAGTAGTTGGTCCATTGGATTCAACGGTATATACAGCATTTAACAATTTAAATTTCTGATTGTCAACGAAGCTGTATAGCGGATAGACTGAAACGTTTTCACACGGTAATGTACAAAACTACTTCCTACACGCTTTTCAACCCGAAGTATGGAAGAAGCGGAAAAACAGAGTGAAACCACCGAAGGTGTATAAATCGGAAAATTAAATTGTAAAAAGTATTAAAGATACCGTATCTTTTTTAATCATGAAACCAAACGTGCTCGTGTGTACCCCAGCATATGGCGGGAATATGAACTTTGAGTACGTAATCAGCTTGCTCAGGCTAGACAGGGCATGCCGTGAGAACAATATTGGTATTGACTACTCGTTCATTGCAAACGAAAGCTTAATCCAACGAGCGCGCAACTATCTATGCCAAGACTTCCTTGACAAACGGGAGTGTACGCACCTATTGTTCTTGGATGCCGACATTCAATTCCAGTCCGACGATGTTGTTCGTATGATCAAAGCTGACGTGCCCCTGATTGGAGGTGTATATCCCAAGAAGAAACTGGATTGGGATCGTGTAGAAAAAGGAAAAAAGACAACGCCCATGCTAGAGTATGTCGTCGTTCCCAAAGACGATGCGCAACCCATCCAAGACATTTATGCGCCACAACCTGTCAAGTTTGTTGGAACGGGCATGCTCCTCATCAAGCGTTCGGTGTTAGAGGAAATGCAAAAGAACAACCCCGATGATTGGTTCTATGCGGACGGCAAGAAATACTTCAAGTTCTTTGATTGCATCATGAAGGATCATGTCTACTTGTCCGAAGACTACTACTTTTGCAACAAGTGGGAAGAACTGGGTGGGACCGTATATGGGGCATTTTGGACACGTTGCACGCACTGGGGTATCCTCGGTTACGAAGGTAACATATTTGCTATTTCGTAAGCTAGGAACTCGTACGGATGTTCAAATGCTGGGGACGTAAGCTTCACATCCGAGATGCTAATGGGAGCATCGGATGAGTATGCCGCAATCATTGGTTTGGATGTGGTTGGGTCTATATAGATCCACGGATCAATGTCGGGATTTGCGCGCGCCAATGGTTCTTGGCTCCGTAGCTTCCAACGAGTGAACCCCTTGGACTGCATCCATGAGTTGATGTCTTCGGGATACATGCGCTGATACACATGGATCTTCTCGTGCAAAAGTGTGTTGGCCAAGGACGGCGACAAGATCGTGGAGTGATTCAACAAGATGATGTTTTGGCGTGTGTGAGGGAACCCATTCTCGTATGTTTTTCCTTTTGTCACTGCAATGATCCATGGTATGTTCAACAGTTTTCCCGCCGATATTGGCAAAGTAGGGTTTTTCTTCAAGTAGGAGTCTACCCGATGTATAGCTGCGGAAAGGAGCGCTTGTTCGGCAAGAGGTGCTTCGGATGCAACACTAGAAATCTTCATGAGGTAGTCTGCATGTGACTTTGCCTTCCGCGCCATGAGATCATACTTGGACATCATTTGAACATACCCATCGGGATCGCTTGCCAAGAAGCTTTGTGTCTTTTCTTTGTCCCAGATCTCAATGCTCGTTGTGCTACTTGCAAAGGTTTCATGCAACTTGATGGTTTTAGGGAATGACTTGTCAATCGCAATACAAAAGATTACAATTAACAGCACAACCGCTAACCAGATGTGCAACATCCTCACTACAAACATCCAACAACAAATTTTCTATCAAGATGACAGGGATGCACGACGAACAGAAAATCACACAGTACTTCTTGTCCTTGATTGGTCAGATCAAACTGTTGCACTGGGCTACAACCAGCTATGCCAAACACAAGGCCCTAGATGACCTCCATGGCACCTTGTCCGACAAGGTTGACTTGTTTGTGGAAGCTTTCATTGGTCGTTTCAAGAAGCAACCTCTGAAGCACTTCACCATTGAAATGAAAGCGACATCTGACACTACCAAATTGGAGAAATACTTGGAATCCGAGCGTGACAAGATTCAAGGACTGTTGAATGCCTTTGAAAAACAACCTGAACTACAAAACATCCTAGAGGAGATCATTGCCGAGTTTGATAAGACACTGTATTTGTGCAACCTGTCTTAAGCTAGCTAGATATACATAGAACGAGCTACATCATCGGACATCATTCCGTGGTGTACTTGCTTGATATACTTTTTGACGTGCTGCTCCTCTACGTGGAACGGAAATGCAATGGAGTCGTTGTCGGGAACATAGCGCAACATGTTGATCCAACTGACAATAGACTCTAGACCACGCTTCAGGTTGCGAACACCTTCTTCGGGTGGCACCTTTTCAATGATTTTTTCCATGATCTCTTTGGAAAACACAATGTCGTCCTTGGTGAGTTTGAACTGAGAGAGAATGGACGGCAACAGGTAGTCCATGGCGATGGTTAGTTTCTCCTTTTTGTTGTATCCCTTGACATGAATGGTGATCATACGATCTTTGAGGATAGGATTCACAAGGCTCTCGTCATTGTAGCTGAAGACAATAAGCGCCTTGGACAGGTCCAGGTCCACCTCTCCAAAGTAGCGGTCGTTGAAGCGCTCGTTCTGGCTACTGTCCGTGAGGTGTGTGAGGATGCCTGTCACCTCTTCGCCGCGGCGTGTTTGTGAGACCTTATCCAGCTCATCAAAGAAGAAAATCGGGTTCATGACCTGGGTGCGCATGAGGACCTCTGCAATCTTTCCATAGGTAGAGCCTTCATACGTGAAACCATGGCCTTCTAGGAATGCACCGTCGCTTGCACCTCCCAGCGCAATGAATCCAAACGGCATCTGGAGCGCCTTGCAAATACCTTCTTTGACTAGACTTGTCTTACCACAACCCATGGGGCCTTGGATGCCGATGCAATTGCCTTTTGACGATGGGTTTGAGATCCACTGGGCCAGAATGCGCATGATCTGGTCCTTGGCCTCTGAGTGTCCAAACACGGTGTTGTCCAGGGACTTGCGCACACCTTGCAGATACACCGCGATCTCATTCACATCATTCGCGTAGCTCACGGGCAGTTGGTTGTAGCGGCCAAGGGGCATGCGGCACACTGCGTTGAGCCAGTTCTTGAGCTTGAAGTACTCTCCAGAGCCTTCATGCATTCGTTGGAACTGGTCAATCTTGTGAAGAACGATGGTCTTAGCGGAGTGTTCCATCTCCGAGTTTAGGATCTTGAAGCGCAGTGGAACGTCATTCTTGTTATGTACAGTACGGGCATTGTGGTCGAGATCTACCAGCCGTTTCTGTTCCTCCTCGGGAAGTGACTTGAAGTATGCCTTTTCCTCACGTGAAAGGTTATGTACAAATGGTGAGGCTTCGGTTTTGGTTCGCTTGCGGGCAGGAAGGTCGTCATCCTCCTCTTCGTCTCCATGGTTGCAAGTGAGAAGGGGAAACATCTGGCCTTGAGGACCACCATAGAAGAATAGGACTTGAGGGTTGGTCGGAAGTGGTTCTTCATCATACTCTTCTATTTCCTCTTCATATTCCGAATCCGTCTCCTCCTCGGGATCATAGTCCTCGTCGGAAGTGTCGTCCTCCACGGTCGGTTGGTAGTCACCCTCGGTCTGAACAGCAATATCACGCTTGTTTGTCTCCATCATCTTCTTCTTAGCACGAGTAAGCATATCGTCCGAAGGAGCGTCCATCCTTATACAATGGTTGGAATTTCAATTTTTAAGTCGTTACGAAAAATTGATGTAGGTCATGCCGATATTGCGTAGCAAAACCAGTATAAAGCATTTAAAATCTAGGTTTAAAGACAGAGACAGAGCCTTTTCCAATGTCGATCTACAAAGAGCTCTCCTACGACCAAGAGATTGATGTCGTGCGGGGAATTCAGTTCAGTGTGTTAGGTCCTGAAGAGGTGGTACGCCGTTCTGTCGTTCATGTGACTACCACGGAAACCTATGACAGGAATGAGCCTGTCACGGGAGGACTGTTTGATCCGCGCATGGGTGTCTTGGAGCACAACAAATACTGCAGCACATGCGAACAAAAGAACATCTTCTGTCCTGGACACTTCGGCCATATCGTGTTAGCTCGTCCCGTCTATCATGCGATGTTCTTCGACACTGTGCGAAAGATCCTGAATTGCGTGTGCCACCGATGCTCGCGAATTCTCGTATCTCCGTCGCAATGCTCTGACGACTTCCGCGAGGATGTGAAGAAGGCGATGTCCACACGCAACCTGCAGAAGCGTTGGGAGGCAATGCTCAAGATCTGTGGCAACACGCGCATCAAGCGCTGCGGAGATGATGGTGGCAACGGATGTGGCGCGCGGCGTCCATCGCGATACATCAAGGAAGGTGCCATGAAGATCTTTGCGGAGTGGAAGGACGCTGGAGAAACTGGAAAGGAGACCGTCCGCGAGGAGTTCACACCCGAACGCGTGCTCAACATCTTCCAGCGTATGACGGAGGCGGACATGGAGGCTCTCGGTTTCAACCCCCAATTCAACAAGCCCGAGTACATGATTTGCACGGTCGTGCCTGTGCCACCTCCTGCGGTTCGCCCAAGCATCATTGAGGAGAATGGGCAACGCAGGGAGGACGACCTCACCCACAAGCTTTCCGACATCATCAAGACCAACAACCAGTTGAGGCAACGGATTGAGAAGGGCAATGCCAACGAAGAGCACCTCAAGCTTATCTCTCTGGCTCTACAATACCATGTGTCCACCTTTATGGACAATCAGATCCCTGGACTTCCCCCTGCCCAACAGCGGAATGGGCGAAAGCTCAAGTCCATTGCCGATCGTCTCAAGAAGAAGGAAGGTCGTATCCGTGGTAACCTCAATGGCAAGCGTGTGGATCAGTCTGCACGTTCGGTCATCACCCCTGATCCTTTCATCAGTGTGGACGAGGTGGGCGTGCCTGTCAAGATTGCTATGAACATCACCTTCCCCGAGACCGTCAACAAGTACAACAAGGAGGAACTGCAACGCCTGGTGCGCAATGGTCCCGACGTGTGGCCTGGAGCGAAGTACGTGCGTATTGCTGAGACGGGGGTGACCAAGACTCTCAAGTACCCCGATCGCGATAAGATTGCCGCGGAGCTCAAGGAGGGAGACATTGTGGATCGCCACTACCGCGATGGAGACTTCCTCCTTTTCAACCGTCAGCCTTCCCTTCACAAGATGAGCATGATGGGCCACAAGGTCCGTGTCATGCCCTACCAAACGTTCAGACTGAATGTACTGGTAACAAACCCTTAGCATTATAGGGGTGAAAAGTACCCTTCCCAACCGAAAGTGTGTATAAGGTTGGGGGAAACAAGTTAGTGGCACACACCACGCCAGCCACAGGTGCTAGTGGGGATGTTGTATCCCTGCAACACGTCCAAATTGTTCGGGGAAACCCTTAGAGCCTCATCTACTAAGGGGATGTGTGAAAACCGTCCCTGGCTGAGAGTAGAACCTCAGGTATAGTAATAAGGATGAGGATTGGGTGATCCGCAGCCAAGCTCCTAAACCCGCTATGACAAGGGCATGGAGAAGGTTCAACGACTAAATGGATGTGGGCTTGAGGAAGCTAGTCACTTCCAAGGATAGCTTAAGATATAGTCTACTCCCTTCAAAATACTCCGAAAGGAGGGGTATCAAGGTATAATGCTGACTTTGACGGGGATAAACCTACACCACAGTAGTGTGGTGGTTCATCTTGTCCCCAACAGGTAGCTGCTGCAACGGTTGTCAGGGAAACCTTTGCAGGAAAACAGTGGAACCCTGACCTACGATATAACTACCTAGTAACGTGAACAGACATGTCACGTTGCAACGCTTTCAAATTGTCGGGAAACCCCTTAGAGCCTTGTCTACCAAGGACTGTTCCGAAAGGGCAGTCTGGCCACGGAGAAAAATCGTGGGTATGGTAACAACGATAAGGATTGGGCAATCCGCAGCCAAGCTCCTAAACCCGTATGGCAGGGCATGGAGAAGGTTCAGAGAGTAGATGGAAGCGGGTCACACATGAAGGTCTAGCCAACCTGATGTGGCTCAAGGTGTATTCCGTCCCATTGTGAAAGCAATGGGGTGTTCATGGAGATGAACGCATTCTGTCCCCAGAGCACTCAGACAATGAGTGAGCTGATGGATCTTGCGGCGGTTCCTTACATGGTTCTGGCGCCTCGTGATGGCAAGCCCGTCATTGAGGTGGTACAAGACACTATGTTGGGATCCTTCCGCCTTACAAAAGACTGGGTCCGCATCCACGACAAGACCCTTGCAAATCTTCAAATGGTCAACAGCTACTTCTACGGCGAGATGCCCAAGCTGCACAACAAGGACCACAACTTCTCAGGAAAACAAGCATTCTCACACATTCTACCACCTTCCCTCTATATCTCCATGAAGAACAAGGCGGAAGAGAAGGTCGTCATCAAGGACAGTCAACTCCTTTCGGGAACCATTGACAAGCCTGTTTTCCACAGCATCTCCAAGGGCATCATCCCTATCCTGTACCACGACTACGGGCCATTTGAGGTACGCCGCTTCCTGGATAACCTCCAACGACTGGTGTGCCGCTGGCTCATGTCGTCGGGCTTCAGTGTGGGTATCAGTGATCTCGTGGTAGATGCCGCAACCCAAGACAAACTCAAGGAGACCATCCACGTCATGAAGGCCAACGCCTACAAGAAGATTGAGGAGGCGCGCAAGGGCAACCTTGTGAACAACAGTATCTTCCAAAACGACGACTTCTTTGAGCGTGAAATCATCAACATTCTCAACAACACTACCAAGGACATCGGCAAGATCGGACTGGAGCAGATTGATGAGCGCACCAACCGTATGATCAACATGGTGAAGTCTGGCTCCAAGGGCAAGGACATCAACGTATCTCAGATGATTGGTTGTGTTGGTCAGCAGAACGTGGACGGCAAGCGTGTTGCCTATGGATTCACGGATCGCACCCTTCCTCACTTCAACAAGTTTGATGACGGACCCGAGGCTCGTGGCTTCGTAGAGAACAGCTTCATCAGCGGATTGACGCCCCAAGAAGTGTTCTTCCACGCTATGGGCGGTCGCGAGGGCCTTATTGATACTGCAGTCAAAACCAGTGAAACTGGTTATATCCAACGTCGTCTCGTCAAGGCGATGGAGGATTGCAAGATCTACTACGATCAAACCGTACGCAACGCGACTGGAGTCATCGTGCAGTTCTTGTATGGCGAGGACGGCATGGACGGCACCAAGATGGAGAACCAATACATTCCGTACATCAAGATGAACATGTTTGAGATGGATAAGGACTACTACATCCGCCCCGAGGACAACTTCCAATTGCACATGACCGAGAACGCGTGGAAAGAGATGAAGGAAGAAGGCAACGTGTTTGAACGCTGCAAGGAACACTACGACCAACTGCTGGACGACCGCGAGTTCCTCATCCAGAAGGTGTTCAAGGGAGACAAGATTGACAAGATTACCTTCCCCATTCCGTTTGAGCGAATCATCAGCACCGCCGTGCAACGCTCGGAGGCCGCGGGCACCTACGGCCTTCCCACCGATCTGACGCCCAAGTACGTGCTTGACAAGCTAGATACCCTTGTTGCCAAGCTCAAGGTTGGAGACATCAAGCAAGGCACCCGCTTCATCCAACTTCTGACCCGACTACACCTATCACCCAAGCCCCTCATCTTCAAGCACCACATGACCCGCTCTGTGTTTGACTGGATTGTGGATGAAGTGTACCGTTACTTCCTACAAGCGATCGCTCAGGCTGGAGAGATGATTGGCATCGTCGCCGCCCAGACCATGGGAGAGAACTCTACACAGCTTGTGCTAGACTCTTTCCACTCTTCGGGTACGGTTGCCGCGGTCAAGGCTACGTCGGGTGTGCCCCGTTTCAAGGAGCTTCTAAGCGTGAGCAAGAACATCAAGACCCCTATCCTGACCATCTATCTACAAAGAGACATCGGCACCGTCGTCAACCCCGTGGAGGACGGCGATGGCAAGATTACAGACACTCGCTTCCAAGAGACCAAGGAGCGGGCTATCAAGGTCAAGAACTCGCTTGAGATCACACGCCTAGTAGACATCCTAGATGCTACCGAAGTGTTCTGGGACCCTCCTGGTGAAGACGGACTACGCTCGGGTATTGAGACCGATGACCACATGCTAGAGGCATACCGCGAGTTCGGAAACGTGGAGACGACCAAGTGCCGCAGCAACTCTCCTTGGCTTCTGCGGATGAAACTCAACAAGGACAAGATGTACCGACTGGGTCTAACCATGCTAGACGTCTACCTCAAGATCCACTCTGTCTACAGCAACATGATTGATTGCACCTTCAGTGATGACAACGCATCGGAGCTCATCTTCCGCGTGCGTATGACCGAGATTGGAATGAAGGACATTGAATCCGAGGATGCCATTGCCGCACTCAAGGCGGTGGAACACAACCTCATCCACAATGTGCTACTCAAGGGAGTCAAGGGTATCAAGAAGGTATCTATGCATCCCAAGTCGTCCACGTTGTACAATGCGGAGACGGCCAACTTTGAGAAGGTCTCCGAGTGGGTGCTGGACACCGACGGAAGCAACCTCCAAGAGATCTTCGCCAACCCGAATGTAGACAACTACCGCACCCGTTCCAACGATGTGTGGGAGATCTTCCACACGCTAGGTATTGAGGCCGCACGCAATGCTCTCTACCATGAAATCATGGATGTCATTGGCGAAGGTGCTCTCAACTACCGCCACGTATCCCTTCTGCTGGATACCATGACCAACCGCGGTACCCTGATGTCCATTGATCGTCACGGTATCAACCGTGGTGACGTAGGCCCGCTTGCCAAGTCCTCGTTTGAGGAGACGACCGACATGCTCATCAATGCCAGTATCTTCAGCGAGTACGACAAGATCAATGGTGTGTCCGCAAACATCATGCTCGGACAGCTGCCACCTTGCGGCACAGGAGACAGCGAGATCATTCTGGATGAGGACAAGTACATCCAGCTACTGCGAAACGTATCCAAGAAGGAGGCACTGCTAGAAGGTTCGGATTACGCACCCGAAACACCCGAGGTTTCCGACCCTTGCGGTTACAACCACATCGCGTTCCAATATGAACTACCCACAAAACAGAATAAGACGATTCCCAAGGCGAAGGTCACCTTTGTCTAACGGAAGATAACACTTCCTTGAGAGATATGATACTCCACCAAATTACGTATGTCTTTTGGACATTTCATCAAGGATGGATACAAGAATGTATTGTTTTTGTCAGTAATCGCTGAGTACACAGCGTGCTCTTTATTGGTATCTTTGTATATGATACATATCGGCTTGGATTGAACATGAGAAAGGGTGTATTTACGGGAGAGGAGAGAGGATGATACCACCAGATCATCTAGGTCCCCTCGTTTACCCTCGTCTTTGGATGCTCCATACTTGCTCCGATGCAACAACAAGATGGTGCAATCCATCAGTTTAGCAGCTACATAAAGGTCTAGATCCATGGGCCAAAGACGGTCTGATGCGACGATCGTTTCCCAAGTGCGCTTCAGATCGGGGAACGTCTGTTTGGCAAAGCCACGATCCCAAAGTTGCTTGGGTTGTTTGTAGGATTTGCCAAGCACACTGGCCCATTCGGCATTCATGCTTGGGTCTTCCAATAGCGTGATCATAGCAACCTCATCTTGCAAGGCACCAAGAACATACTTGGACCGTAGATACAAGATGTCTCCCCATACGACGGGGACCAATAGCTTCTTGGACACCCACTGCAAGAGGTTGGGTATGGTGTCCTTGCCATAGTCGCGCACATTGAGAACATGGAAGTTAGCCCATTCGTATTGTCGCATTTGCGTCCATTTGCTAGGAAGCTTGTTTCGTTGGACGATAGCGTCTTGCAACATGTGTGGCATCTCTATCCCATCCGAGGGAGACTGTGCAAGCTTCTTCTTTTGGGTCTGTTCCTTTGATGGCGTCTCTTGAGGGACGGGGCGGGCACCCTTGACGGGAACCTTGACGTAATCAGGAATACCATGCTCCACGGTTTGTTGAGAGAAAAGCCACTCGTGCTTGTTGCTTCCTTGGAAGACGCGTGCGTCATAGAAAGGCAGCTTGTCGGTGTATCCGACCATGCGAAGCCATTCTGCAACCGCTTCTTTGCCATGCTCAAGTGGTATCTCTTCAAGGATGGTATGCAAACGGCGCTTCTGTGGAATGGACGGAAATGTGTTGGATAGTGTGTTGATACGATCCTTGCGCGACATGTGGAGGAGAGGATGGACAAGGGTCTCATAATGGGCCAGGAGTGTTTTTCCCACCCGCCGTTGCAATTGGTGCCACTTGTTTTGCAGTGCTTCTTCTTCTTGTTGGAAGTCCCGCAACTTGTCTTCCGCTCGCAAGAGGATCATGGGGGCTACCGTTGGGTGGGGAATGGTAAGGATGGTGTTGTAATACCCAGCTACAATACGGGTAGCATCCAACCGTCCAAGATCAAAGCCGAATCCAATCGCTTGAAGCTTCCGTGCGAAGATGTCAAAGTCGGCTTGCAAGATGCTAACATTCAACACAGTCCCAGCAATGTCCTCGTGGTACCGTATGGAGGATATGGAGGTTTCTTCCAACAAGCGTGGGAGGTAGCCGATGGGTAGGCCCATACCAGACAACTTGATCATCATGTTTCCATCTGTCATGATATGGGTGATGTACATGTTTGGTGATACGATAGCTGTGCGGTACTTGTAAGGTGCCGCATGGAATAGTACCTCCTTCGCCCATAATTCTATGGTTCGCACCTGATTGAATAATAGTTCTAGCTTGTTGTCCTCATTGCAAGAGCCCAACATATCGTCTATCTTTGTGGTAAACTTGGTATCAAGAATGGGTGACCCTTGAGTGTTGCGTTTTTTCATCTCTAGTGGTTCATATACACCATTCTCATGAAGTAGCATGATGGTCTTACGATGCTCTTCCACATTACGTATGAGATGGGCAGCCGAGGAGAAGTATGGGCACGTTAAGAGAACCTCATTCGCTCCTTCCTTGTCCCACATGACAAGAAGGTAACCCATGTGTTTGAAGAGATCAAACAAGTGATGAGGGTTCTTGTGCTCTTCGGACGACAAATATTGCATGAATCGCAACCAAGCGACATACAATTGTAGCTCACGTGAGAGTTTGTACTTATCAGGAGTACTTGACAAGAGGGACTCTAGACCAAACTGCTCTACATATTTTGGGTACTTCCGCAATCGGACCTTCAGCTCCTTGACGAGGCCTTTGTGGTCTTTGGGAAGCATCGCGTGATCATCTATGAAAGCGGATACGATGTGGCCATTCTCCAGTGACAAGAACGTGATGGGGTCAAGCCGTTGTTTGATCCACGACACCAAGTGCTGCTTGGATGGCATAGACAATGCATATGCGATGGCATTCATCAGGCTGTCACCTTGGTGGACGATACCATGCCGAACGACACACTCTTGAGAGCTCAAGGTCTTGTTGCAAAGTTGGTATGTTACATTCGGAAGAATGATCTCATGGAGAACTTGAGGAATCTGCCCACTGCGACCTTCAGGGAGTGGTGCAACATGGGTCATCAGATACGAATCATCCTTTGCGTCAGAGACAGGCGGGGATGCTACCGATTGCTTTTTAGCTACATCATCTTTCTTCTTTGGTTTCTTAGCTTCGGACTGAGGGGCAGCAGGGTTCATGCACTCTTTCTCTTTGGCCTTTGACAACTCCTTGATATAGCAACATGGAAGGCACAAACCATTGGATGTCTTGTTCTTGTGGAAACCAACAAAGTGCTTGGTCTCATGGCTGTTCTCCCAATACGAGTGTTCGTATAACAGTTTTGGATCCTCGCCGCTAGGGCATTTCTGTCCAAGCTCCATGTACTTTTGGTATGTCAAAGGCTTCTTGGAGACGGGGCACCAGATACGAGGACAGAAGTATGCATGTTGACGTGCGGGGTCGCTGCCATACACAATCATGTTGTCGATCGCGTCTCCGTATCCTTCTTCAATAAGCCGATCCTTCTCTTCCACCGTCATCACAACGGGTTGATGAAACGCCGATGCTTGACACATACGGGCATAGTTCTGTGTTGGATCATTGAACAACTGGGGATCGGCTTCTTGGAGCATGTTCAAGAAGTATCGTTGGTGTTCCTTTCCAGCCGCACCACCATCCAAGAAGTCCAACTCATCACTACTCAACGACTCCTCCAAGGCATTGCTTGATGAGGACGATGACTTCTTCGGTTCAGGAGCACGCGAAGGTCCTGGTTTGTCCGAAGATGAGCTCTTCTTGGAGGGGGGTGATTCCTTGACCTTTACGGTCTTCTTTGTCCAAGATGCGGAATGCAGCACGCATGCCCGCAACCAATGCATTGCCATGCGGACCTCATCCATGGAAGGCGCATTCTCAATGTGGACCTTGAAACCATAGCTTACCTTGGAGATGTGTACCAAGGTGCCTGTTTCTATCTTTGCAGTGCTCAATGGTTCTTGGAGATCTTGAGCAGCTTGAAGGTGGCTTGCGATGTCGCTTTCAGATACACCCATGTCACGTAAGTTTTCCACAATCTCTGGCACAGGGATGCCCATTTGTAGCTTAGAGTGTATGTACTCAGAAAGCTGAATGGCATCTTGGTAATTGCTCGCACGCTTAAAGATGGCATCAATCTTGCTGTTTTGGTACTTGATCACATGGAACACAGGTAGCACGCTACTCATTAGACTTGCGAGCACACCCAATGTAGCATCCTTGGCCACTACCTCGGTACGAACAGAAATGGCATCTTGCGTAATGATGTACTTGTTGCCAGTGATTGTGGATAGGTGTTCAAAGAGTTTGTTACAATGTGTTTGAATGGTTTCCCAATCCACCTTTTCACGTGCATCCATGTGGTACGTCACTAGCACATCTCCATGAAGATCAATGAAGACCCGTGCATACACATTGCGTTTGTTGATAGGACTGTAGCAGGTGATAGACGTTTCCACCTTCGGCAAACGATCCGAGGATGTCCAATGTGCAACATGGGCTGATGGGATGGTGTGTTGCTGATACAACTTGTATAGGACACGCGATGGGTCGTCCATCCATTGTATGAAAGGCATAAACTGGGTTGCATGCAGCTTCTCAAATATGTCTTGGAGTTGCAACGTCATCTTTGTGGGTTTACCCTTGAAGGCGATGTGTGAGAAGGTGCAAGAATGGTCAGGCTTTTGTAGCTGTACATGCTGGTCATGGGTATACGAAAGCAACTTTTTGAGGATGGCGTCTTCCTTGAGAATGCTGGCCGCGGTTGGGATCTTGTAGCTCATCTCAGGGAAGAAGTGCTCATTCCCTTGGACATCTTGAGCAAATACAACATTAAGTGTATGACGGTCCCCGATCAGTTCGTTGGCATGGTAGATGATGACAGGCTTGCTACGACTTGTCTCATCGTACGATGCATCCCAAGGGTGCACCCGATACCCTTTCCATGCCGTTTCCTTGATTGTAAAGAGAACACTTTTGGACTTGTGCCACACATATGGCATGCTTGTTTTGTTGAGTAACACTGCAATCTTTGAGATTGCCCTGAGTAATGTGTCGTCTTTATAGATTTTGATCGCATCCTCTTGGTTATTCATTGCGTGTGTGGTGTAGGTATCTTTGTCCGTCCACACATGCACAACCAAGGATGCAAGTGTATCTTGAAATGGTATTGCACAATCCATTACACTCCGTTATCATATCCAGAGATCTTCTTTTTCTCTACTACAACAGTCTCCGCATACAGAACCAAACATATCAAGAGCATGTGGAGAATACTTGATGTGTTGTGAAACAAAACAAATTGCTGATCTATAAACGCGTCACGCACAATCATTTTGCACGATACGGACGGCAAGTGCGTGATGGACATTGCTGCATCGGGATCACCCCAACACAATGCGTGCAGGCACAGGTCGTGCACTTGCTGGCACCGAGCCCAAAGAACACGCCTTTGCTTTACTGCGGAACGTACTACCGCATACTTGAAACACTTGCGTATCGAATTCATTTCTACCAATATACTAGTGAAAAAGGATCATGGAACCCGCCAAGAAAGAGGAAGAACACCCCAAGTCTACGTGGGATAACAAGCGCATTTGCAAGCTGATTGGCATCGCCCTTGTGGTCATGGCCATTCTTGTGTTGGTCATTGTGTTGGTGACCCGCCCTATCAAAATGTCGGGAGGCAAGCAAAAGCTCGCTGCTTGGGGCAAGTGGAAGTCCAAGGGAGGCTGTGGGTGCATGGCCATGCAACAACACTAAAGTACTAGATTTTCGCGATGATCCTCAAGATAGTCTTGTAGGATCAGCCAGATAGTAGCCCCTGCATTCTCGCTGACATTCAGTGTCGGTGTCATAAATGCCGTTCGCAACACGCATAGTCGGTCGGTAATCTGTTTTTTGAGTAGACTGTAAAACACTCCTACGCTAGAAGTTAGCTTGAACTTAGACATGAGACGGATGATAGAATTGGACACATTTACGGTTTGAGCATTATCATGGTTTGCACCATCCGATACGAAGATGTTATGCATTGCTTCGTCATAAGGGGTAATAATGGATAGTCTGCGCGCTGCGTACAAGTCAAAATCGTCCTTGTAGAAAGCGAGCAAGTCTTTGATGAAAGCAATCGGAGGGTATGGGATCCAACAAGTTGCCAGGTACACGCCATGGCGCTTGAGGGCGGTCTTAATGTAGCGCAACATGAGATACTTGTGGAGCCATGTCTGCATGGTCTTGGTATCGACACGTGCAAATATGCCTTTCCAAATATGGCGGACACGACGGTTGGACCCCTTCCGATACAACTTGAACAACCGTTTCAAGGTAAAGGTAACCGCATCATCTAAGCATTCAAAGGATTTCAGAATCTTATCCAAAGCTGTATCTTGATGACGCAACCACCATTTCCATGTACGCTTGTTCCGCAAGACGTTCTGAAACAACCCCATGACATCAATCGTCATTGTATCTCCTTCTTCCGATTCGGGAACCGAAAACATACTGTTGAAGTCCAAAAGTTGCATGTGTTGTGCAGTCATATGAGGGAGGCCTGCTACGAATGGTGTTGTATACAGATGTTTGGTCGTCGTGATGACTTGGGTGATGTGCGATGGAACGTTATAGGTCCTTAGCAAATAGGATGTGACGTCTATATGAGCTACATCTGGCCCCGTGCATGCGTATAAGTAGGGATGGTCGGCAATCTGAGGGATCAAGTGGTTGAGGTACAAGTCATGGTACTCTAATGGCAGTTCCGCATACCATGGCTCCCCATCCATGAACCGTATGAGTGCTCGCGTCATAGATTGTGCACTGAAAAACCCAAGACGGTGCATAGCTAATGCAAGCGTGAGGCCTGTCCCGACTGTGTAGCATCCATCATCAATGAGTTGGCTCAAGAGATCTTCATATGGATTGATAAGGACCAACGAGTTTACAGAAGAATTAGATACACCATAACAACGATAAGATGCATTCCTGTGATACACGTACACAGGAGTGGTGATGGTGAAATGCTCGTGACCCCACTGCTTCAGCCATTCGTAGATGGCGTTGTCGTTGTCATCTAGGTCGTGGATGGAGCTGAAAAGGTTCACATTCCGAGTGAATGCATAAACACCGAGGCCAACCACACTATCTTTATACGCACCATACTTCTTGTGCCACGAAATGTATGCGTGTTTGAAACTATGATCATGAACAATGATATCGGTCCATTCCGTGGACATCAATTGGCAAAATGCGAGAAGCTTTCTTGGACAAGCAATCTCTTCCCGTGGACATACATCTATGGGCGTATACTTTGTAAGTGTGGGAACATACACTTGATTGATGCAGTGTAGCTGTTTGTGCTCCATGACCGTAAAAATGATAATGCCTTTAATGCTTATATCTTACTTTTTGACCAAAGGTACGTCTACAAACTCCTTGTACTCAAACTTGGGCATGATGGACCCCACTTGTGTATCACTTGCATCGGTGAGAGAGGTGCCTAGTAGCAACTTGGAGCTCTCAAGCAAAGGCTGTGTGAGTGGTTTTTGGCCCAAGGAGTTGCACACGGGTGGTTGAGGTTGAGGCACACTCCATGCAAACTCGGGGCGAAGGACCATATCACCCTTGTGAGGTTGCTCAATGCGGCGCGCGGCATCGTGAATGTCAAAGATCTTAGCTGCGTTCGCTTGGATGCACTTGGCCATGGGAGTCATGTTGGTGTCCGTAGCATCTACGGGGCATGCGTTCTTGTTGTCGGGCGATACACCAAGGACCTGTAGAACCTGCTTCAGAGCTTCTTGCTCCTGTGGTGTTAGGCTATTGGGTTGAGATCCTTTTGCATCTTTTGAAGCATCATCCTTGCCGCCACCTGTGGCCGTGCTTTGGCCATTTGTGCCTGGTGTTGAGTTGGCGGCGGATGTCAATGCGGCGGCCGTCACGGGGCTATTGTTGCTAGTTGCTAATGCAGCAATCTTCGCAGCATCCTTGCTCTTAGACAACTCTACAGATTTCTGTTGGAGGATGGTTTGGTCAAATGTCTTGGTGAATAGATCCAATGTGGTATTCTTGTCCAATTGCTCTGTCCTCAACAGGTCTTCTTCGAACGTCTTGTACTTGGGATCTTGCAACAGCACTACAAGGGTGAACGGATTGTAGTTGATGACAATGTAGATGTCACGCAATGGAAGCACCATGCTCGGAGGTATGTCCTTCTTCCGTACCTCACGGTAGATGGCAGATATCTCGCGCAACAAACGGGAGTCCGACAACATCTTGTCAAGTTCAGGTGTCAAAGAGTTGGACTGTAGCTTGATCATCCGAGCGTATTCATCCGAGTCCATCATCCGTTGACGCAAACCATCCCATGTGATCAAGTTGGATGTGATATCACGTGTTGCATTGATAAGCTCGGTAGACGACGGTTGGCGATGAAGAACCTCTTGGTATGTGTCAATGACACGCTCCTCCGTCGATGGGTACACTTCAAAGTACTCACGACGGCCCATGTACCATCGGTAGAGCACAATCGCACATACCAACATAAGGATAATGAGAAGAATATATCCAAATAGGGTTTTCATTTCTCTACAATAGGTACTAGATGAAAAATATGACAGACGTAGTAATCATTGGAGGCGGAATTTCTGGACTTTACACTGCTAAAAAGTGCATAGAGAATGGGTTGTCTGTTCTCTTGCTAGAAAAGGGCACGAATCTTGGAGGCCGCATCCGAACCATCTATCACCCCACATTTCAGTATGAAGCAGGCGCGGGAAGGTTTAGTGACAATCATCGCATAGTACGGAGCTTGCTCAAAGAATATCATCTACAAGAGGTCCCTAATCCTAAGCGACACACCTTCATGGGCAAGCCTTCTCCAGCACATGCACTGCTGAGTAGGGTCTTTGCTAGTAGCTCCGCCATCCCGTCCACGGTCTTGTCCAACATTACATTTCAAACATTGTGCGAGAGGATCTTGGGAAAGAATGACACACAAACTTTGGTGCATGCGTTCGGGTACAATGCCGAGTTTCACGTGACCAATGCCAAATCAGCTTTAGACATGTTTCGTCGCGACTTTGCCGATACTACCACCTATTATTCATGTAAACAAGGCCTGAGCGCCCTAGTGCATGCCATACAAAACGAGGTAGCTACACATGCAAAGATTTACATGCAAACGCGCGTGACCAATGTGGAAGACAAGGGTAAGTACTTTGTAGTGCATGCAAACGATGGTATGGGGCGTCCACGAAAGTACATTGGAAGGGTGGTTGTATGTGCCATCCCGAAAGATGATTTGGGAATGTTGACCAATTTCACACATCAACAAAGGACGCTATTAGATACGGTATCTCCCGTGAGTTTGCATCGCATTTATGGTGCTTTCCCACACAAGCCCAAGCCATGGTTCTCTAGCATTTACAAGACTTCCACGCCCGACCATGTGCGTCAGTTCATCCCTGTAGACAAGAGAAAAGGGCTAGCCATGGTATCTTATAGCGATACCAAAGATGCAGACTTTTGGAAGTCACATGCCGATAAAGGGGCGGATCATCTAAAGCGCGAGGTACTAAAACACCTCCATGCTGTCTTCCCTGATGTAAACAACATCCCTGCGCCTCAATGGATAGATTCCTATTACTGGCCCGCGGGTGTGCACATGTGGAAGAAGGGTGTGGACACCGACGTCATCCAACCAAAGGTGCGGCACATCATGGGAGAGGATGTCCGATTCTTTGTGGTCGGCGAAGCATACTGCAAGATCCAAGGTTGGATTGAGGGTGCTTTGGAATCAGTAGAAGATACCATGCCACATTTGTTGCGACACTTTGCCCAACATGGCGGCAAGAAGACATTGCAACAATGGATCTTGATGAAGGATGGCCAACTTTCACGCAACGACCTTTCATTCATGCGGCGACAGTTTCCAGAGGTCCATTGGGTCCTGTTGTCACACCCTGTAACGAAAGAGGTGCATGCCATTGATGTAACCGAGTGGTCCAAACAACATCCTGGTGGCAACGTATTTGACAAGTACTTGTACAATGACATATCGGGCGCATTCAATAAGGTCCCCTATCACAAGGACATCTTTGGAGGATGGAAGCAACATGTGATAGACATGATTGATCGCTATTCTCTAGCTGTAGTGCGGTAGACAACACACAAAAATATTTATACTTGAAAGATAGATGACCACGTTAATCCAAAGTATATTGAAGCGGTCGGATTTGGATTATGCAACATTTACCGACTCAGTCAGCAAGCTACGTGTGAGTAACCCCGAGTCATTGATTGATACAGATTTCGAGTATGGTCTTCAGAGTATCAAGTGGGAGACCATCCAAATGGTAGCAAACATTCCCCTTTTCTTCAACCGTACAGGAGATACTCCCATCCCGTTAGCAGATGTAACCACTACATCAGGAACTGATTACATCTACGTCACAACACAAAGCGCCCACAACTTTATTGATGGTGCTCCCATTTACATTGCTGGATTGAAAAGCGTTACTGCGGAGGGTTTCTACCTCATCAACAAGATCTTGTCTACGACCCAATTTGTGTACCGCGCCAAGTACAGTCAGACTGTTACGGGATCATTGTACGATGCGAACACTTCATACTTGTTTGCGGGACTTGTGTACCAAGGTACAAGTTACAATGCAGATCAGTTAGAGTATATCAACACCGATGAGGCTACTTCATCAGTCGTAACTGTAAAGACTCTTGCCCCCCATGGTTTCTCAGTAGGAGCAAACTTCTCACTCACCAACACGGTTGGACGTCGCGTGGTAAGTTTCTTGGGTACGAGTGTATCTGGGACAACCATCACTACCATTGCACCCCACAACTTGTACAATGGGATGTCGGTTGTGTACAGCAATGGCGGTGGTGCTACGGTTTCGGGTCTTGTGAATGGAAACACATACTATGTCATGAATTCTACCCAATACACTATCTCATTGTCTCTAGCATCTAGTCCACTTACCGCGATCTCGTTGACGGCGGGTACGGGCACCCAAACTCTAACAAGTACGGAGGATGCATCGGACGGAAGCTTTTATTTGATCTCCACCGTACCCGATGCATACACTTTCACTATGCCCGCCAATGCACAAATCCTACGCAACTCGGTTACATTTGATGCTACCACGAGCGTGATTCAGAATGCAAACGTCATATTGACATCAACAGTGCACAAGACGATCACGGGTGCCCCTGTTGTCTACAACAATGGTGGTGGAACAAGTGTAGGTGGCCTCACAAGTGGTACCACATACTATGCCATTCGTGTGGATCCCACCACGTTGAAGCTTGCTACCACACGTGCAAATGCGCTTGCAGGTACCGCCATTACCTTCACATCCCAAGGTACAGGTTCAGCACACACATTGACCTTTACATCCATCATGGGCGAGGTGTATGGCACGGGTACCGTCACCACAACCACAACCTCACAAATCATCAACGGAAATAGTTTGAACTTCTTGTCGTACTTCAAGTACGGTGATAAGTTCCGTATCGTTGTACCCGCTGCAACAGCTACCATCTCCAACATCACGAGCGTTGATACAGTGAACCGTGCGATCACTGTTGGGACAAACATTGCAAGTGGTACCCCTGTACGGTTTACAGGAACTAGCACGGCTACCGTCATCAACAACTACATCTACTATGCGCAAAACTATAGCGCAACCCAAATCGCATTACATCTTACCTACACAGATTCCATTGCAGGTGCTGCGGGTACCCGTGTAGATTTGACTTCTCTTGGTACAACTGGTAACAGTGTACGCAACATACCTCTTGGCTCCGTTATGGAACTTACCATTTCTGAAGTTCAAAACAGTACAAAACTAAAGGTCTCCGCCAATCCTTCCACAGCAGTAACCAATGCCCTGTATCTAGTGCCATCTGGTTGCTATCCCTTTGCAGACGGTTATGTATACCACCGTGCTCACGATGGTGGCGTTGAGCTGATCCCATCTAAGAACGCAGATGCCCAGATTACCCGTCAAACTCGCAAGTACTTCCGTTACCAGCCTGGTAAGGGTATCCAATGTTCATTGTCAGTGAACTTTAGTGCACCTCTTGAGATTGACTACTTATCACGAGTGGGTAGTCTTGCAACTGGCCGCACACGGAAGCCACACCGCATGCAAGCGGGATTGAACGTCACAGTATCGGGGGCTGGTGGAACTACAGGTTGGAATGGAACATACACCATTGTTGATACACCAACTATCAACACCTTTACATTTACTCTCACAACGATTCCTACGGAAACAGTTGCACCTGGATACCCATCCTTGTTCATTAATGGTTGGACAAACAGCCGCCTTCGTGCGGGACTATTTGATGACCAGAACGGTATGTACTTTGAGTACGATGGCCAATACATGTATGCGGTTCGCCGTGATAGTGTAAGCCAATTATCAGGTTTGGTAAGTGTAGTATTTGGAAGCCAATTGGTTACCAAAACATCTGACACCAACACATCTTTCCTGTCACAACTAACGTTGAAGCAAAACATTGTCATTCGCGGACAGACATACCGCGTTGTGAATATTGTGGATGACAACACTTTATACATCCAACCACCCTACCGTGGTGTTACGGAAGATAATGTCCTAGTCAGTGTTGTTACTGATGTGCGTGTACCTCAAACACAATGGAGCGTGGACAAATGTGATGGAACAGGTCCAACTGGATACTTGCTAGATCGGACGAAGATTCAGATGATTTACATGGATTACTCTTGGTACGGTGCAGGTAAGATCCGTTTTGGATTCAAGGATACCAAAGGAGAAGTCAGATATGTACATGAATTCCTGCACAACAACCGATTGAACCAGGCCTATTTCCGTTCGGGTAACTTGCCCGCCCGTTACGAGGTTTTCAATGTAGCGGTCCCAACTTGGGTCCCTCCCTTGCTGCACTGGGGTACCGCTATCATCATGGATGGCAAGTATGATGATGATAAGGCCTACTTGTTTACAGCTTCAGGAAACCTACTAACTTACACCAACGGTGATCAAATTGTTGTCACAGGGAGCATCTTGAGTACAGCTTTATACAGTACAACCGTGTACGATCCGTATACACAAACCCGTTTGCCAGCATATTACCTTGTATCCGCGGGAGGTGCTTCTGGAAACAACACGTGGAGTGCCTTGCAAAACTTGCGTTCGGGTACGCTTGTAACAGGAACAGGTTTAGCAGCTAACACCAAGACTTTGGGAACTCCTCAACGTGATAACACTGATCCCACCAAAGCTATCATCTTCATTGACCGCCAGCCTACGACAACAACCGCATCACAATCTTACACATTTGGTGACGCTACGGATGTGATCCCAAATGTCATCCCATTGGTTAGTATTCGTGTAGCTCCTTCCGTAGATTCGTCCATCACTGGTCCTCTTGGTGTACGTGAACTGATCAACCGCATGCAACTTCGTTTGAAGTCAGTGGGTCTTATGACAACAAATGATACCGAGATCCGTTTGTATCTCAACAGCTTTATTGACAACAAGACTTTCAAACCAGCTACATCTCCAAGTCTAAGTCAACTTGTCGTGCACAGCAAGGGTGATTCCATTCAAGATGGTACCATTTTGTTCAGTTATCGTGTCCCTGGAGGAGTGTACGACTCTTCTGGTAAGCGTAACTCAGCTGTACAGAGTTACGATATCAGTGAACTAGGATACCTTGGAAACAGTATCCAAGGTGGCGATAGCATTTATCCTGATGGCCCCGACGTACTCACTCTGGTAGCCGTATGCTTGGATCCCGCTGGAGTATCTGCTACCACACCTTACACCGTGTCGGCACGTGTTAGTTGGGCTGAAGCACAAGCTTAAGCAATAAAAACAAGACTACTTTTTCGGAACGTTATGCTTGAGATTCTGTCCAAGTAACACGTCCTGCGATTGTGAATGGTGTGGACAACGTGATACCAGATGTGTCAATCACGGTAGCACCGATAGTCAACAAGTCAGGACCGTTGGGGAAGACATCATCGCCACCAATGATGGAGTTACCAAGGTTTGTTAGTTCATCTAGACTTGTTGTAATGTTGTTGGATGAACGCTTTCCAGCGGCATCTGCGGCACCACCTGATACGCGGAAAGTGTAAATCTGTGTTCCACCAGAAACTACATCGCCCTTGGTATGGAGCAATAGCTGACTCAAACTGGGATTGGTTACACGTTGCCAACTCTTGTTGAAGGGATACCCATTTAGTAGAAGTTTGATTTCCACGTCATGTGTTGTGAGGATACCAATACTCTTCAGTGCTAACTGCATGCGGTTGATGATCTCACGTGTACCCAAGGCACCTGGGCGGCTGTTATCCACACTTGGGGCAAGGCGGATACTAGCAAGTGGGATCAGTGCGGGCAGGGTGTCATTGGTATCACCAGCTGTAAGCGTAGCATTTGCGCTACCGCCACTCACAAGATTGTTTGTCAAGTAGATGTAGCCTGCGGTACCATTCTTAACGGGGTTACCAATGGTATATGTGTTTGTTGCAATACCTGCACCCGTGATTAGGAAGCCAGATTTGATGTTTTGTACCGATGTGTACGTCGTAGCAGTGATACGGTAACCGTATGTGCTTGTTCCAGGTACAAGTACGTATGCACTTTGGCCGATGTTTGTGTTTGCAGTGAAGGTTGCTGTATCACCATTAGCGTACGAGATCGTGTTACCAGCGGCAGTAAAGAGGTATGCTTTATCATCATCAAAGCGTCCATCCATGATAATAGATGTACCCCAGTGCATCAGTGGGGGAACATAGGTTGGGATTCCCACCGTTGCTACTTCATAACGACCAGGTAAGTTACCAGATCGCAAGTAAGCCTCTGTAAAGTTGTTGTTGTGCAAGAACTCGTGCACGTACCGTACTTCACCATTTGCGGCCTTGAAACCAAACCGAACCTTACCTGCGCCATACCAACTGTAATCAATGTAAATCATCTGGATCTTGTTGATATCCAGATTGAAGCCCGTTGGACCTGTACCATCGCACTTGTCAATGGACCAATTTGCTTGAGCTACCTTTGTATCAATCGTTTTTGTCATGATTGCATTGGTAGCAGTTGCACCACGATACGGAGGCTGCACGTAGATGTTTGTGTCATTTGTGACCTGCACTACCTTGTAAGTCATACCGCGTATCACCACACGATCGCCGACAAGCAATTGTGTGGTGTACCGTGTGTTCGTACCAACTACAAGTGGATTGTTGAATGTGACCGTGCACGAGCCTGGCACTTGTTGCACACTGTTTCGGCGCACTGCGTACAGGGTTGTTCCATCATACTCGTAGAACAATCCGTTTTGGTCATCAAATAGTCCCGCGCGAAGGCAACTGTTGATCCAATCTTGTACATAGTATTGAGGGTAACCTCCAGCGACGATGTCAGTAGGCACATTTGTCAATGTAAATGTGAAGATATTGACGTCAGGGACACTTACAATTGTGAATGTGTTGTTCCATTCGGGTTGTGATGCATCACGGATACGAATGGTTGCCCCAGTTGTCAAACGGTGTGGCTTGCGTGTTTGCACATAAGCCGTAGTACCCACACGATACAACTGGTTGATGTCCGTGGGTGCGTTGAAATTGACTGCTTTGGACACTTGGATACCCTTTCCTGACTGGTAACGGAAGTACTTTCGCGTTTGGCGGATGATTTGGCAATCAGGACTTGAAGAAGGGATGATTTCAACCCCTCCATCAAATGGCCTATGCTGAGTGTAACCATCTACCCGTGGGAACATAGATGTACGTGCTATCCAGCGTGCGGCTGCGCATGTTGTGGATGCATTGGATGATAATGTAAGAGTTTTAGACGCATTTGTAGCTACAATGGTTGATTGATAGATAGATGCAGGAAGTCGCTTGGAGATTGTCCCCGAAGCGGTGCCACCTGTAATATCGACCTTACTGATACCACCTGTTGCATCCGACCGAGTGTTGTATAGTGACACTTGCGAAGTAGTCAGACCTGTCACCCGCACATAATAGACATAACCAGATGTCAATCCTGTTACGGTAGCACCTGTGTAGTAGATATAGTCTCCGTCCGCAAACCCATGAACAGCACTCAATGTGAGAATATCATTCAGGGCATCTATTGCTGTAATGGTAAACGTTGTTGCTATCTTGTATACGTTTCCTGTTGCGGATGTAAAAGCTGTGATGTCCACCTTTCCAGTGTTTCCTGTTGCACCTGCATAAGTGTTAAACAGCGATATTTGCGATGTTGTAAGACCAGTTACACGCACGTAGTACTGACCAGTTGATGGGCCTGTGATGGTGGTACTTTGATAATGTATGAGATCTCCGTCAATTAGTCCATGCACGGCTGATAGCGTTAGTACATCGTTTGTGGTGTCAACCGTGGTGATGGTAAAGGAAGAAACGATGTTTGGAATTTCGATGAGGGTTACATCACCTACACGGCTCAAGGCTAGCAGGTCAATGGTCTCGCTTGTTACAATCGCACTTCCATTTGTAGTTGCAATCGCCGATGACAACACTACCTCTCCTGCAACAGCTACACCGTAAATATAATGCAGTGATCCCGTGCCATAGCTACTGAGGGAGATTGCAGTTCCTGCAATAGCGTTTGCATATGTGGTTGCGAGTTTGAAGTGATTGGTATCCACGCGTATGGCATAGTAGTTGGTAGCATCGTTGAGGCCTGAGATCACACTGTTGCCATTTGCACTATATAACAATTTACCGCCTGTCGTGAGACGGTGATTTGGGTAATAGATCGTGCTTGTATACAAGACCAAGTTCTTTCGTGGATCCAGAGCAATCTCATTGTATGGCATTTTGAAATCAGAATCCAGCAAGAAGCTTCTTTCGTTAGGTACACTAACGATCTTGTAATTGCCATCGATTGCCCTGTCAATTGATACAATCTCGTGTGTAATTCCTGTGCCAGCAGCTGTGATATCTACAACAGTGACAGGGGTGATAGAGGAAGCTAGTTGGAACCGATCCGCAGTCGCATTTACCACATAATATGTAGCTCCATCCGTAAGGCCTGCAATAGCAGTGTTAGTGTTCCTTTTGTATGTTACTTGTGTGTAATTGATGATGTCATGATTCGGAATATAAATTGTATTTGCATTTGGGTTAGGGATCGTCCGATTAAAGCGTATACTCCCATTACCCACGGTTGTGATGTCAACCGTAGACGCCGCTCCTGTTCCAACCTTCAGACGGAACAAAGCTTCACTGATTTTTTCGACATAGTATGTGGAGCTAGGTGTAAGTCCAGTTGGTCCTGTGCCACTCAAGACGGTATATGTAACAGCTTGATCAGTAGTCAATCCGTGGTTGCTATAGTAGAAGGAGTCTGCCTCCTGGAGGACGTATGCTGGTATGATCCACGTCAGGCCAAACACATTTGACAAGCGGAAATCAATTACGGAACCATTTTGAGCGGTTGATACCTGTATAGTTGAAGTAGTACCGCCGATGCTTGGATTTCCCCTCACATAATACTTTGTGTAGTTCGTTCGTGATATGTTGTCATAGCTACCAATCATGGGTGGGACAGCAAAGTTCTTGCGGTTGGTGTAGTATGAAAACATCAAGATTGGGTCGTTATCTGCTAGGCTCGCCCCCGTACCATTGGTTGAATTGAGAGAAATCGTGAGTGCGGCTGTAGCAGCATTAACAGAGTTAACAAGGTATGCTTTCATCAAGGCATGTGGACCAAAAGTGCTGGTACCTTGCGATGTGAGCGTAAGTTTTGATGCCGATGTTGTGTAGTTTGGAGCTTCGGTGAAGTAGTAACCAGTTCCATTTGTTGTTTTAGCTACACCAGGACCTGCAAATGAAACAATCAAGTTATCACCACCACCACTTTCACCAAATTGGATGCGAATTGGATAGAATGTATTCGCGGTCAATGAGATTGTTCCTGATGCTTCTTGGACCCCATGAATCCCACCATTTTTTACAACTGCATTTGCTGTAGTGTAGCCTGAAAGTGCTACATCACCAATCCACAGATACGATGCATCATCGGAGCTTGTATAGAATGTCCATGTTCCCGTAGCAGGCGCAAGGAAGTATCCAAAGTACTCCACGGAGTAGTTGTCATTCGAAGTTAGGTTGTATCCAGCACCAAAGATGTGTTTGATACTTGATATGTCCGTGACAGATCCTGTAGTATATCCTACATATCCTACATTTACTATCTCAAAATACCCTGGGTTTTCGTTGTAATATCCCGACACGATGCGCCAGAAGATACCCGATGTCATTGTTGGATTGATCATTGTAAGGTATAGGTTGTCATTGTCAACCTTGACTACGTTGTACAAGTTGTAGTTTGTTAAGTTACCAACGGTTGTATCTCCCACAGGTGATACGTACATGACCGAATCCCCTGTTGCTAGTCCATGCCCAACCGCATTAATGAAACTTGTAGACGTGCTTACGGCAGTTGAGTTGAAGAACACCGTCTTTTTGGATTGCCAATCGTAAGGAACAATTGCACGGGATGTGTAGTTGGTGCCACTCGGATTGGATGAGCTTGTTGCAATATCATAGTTTGTAGACAAGATATCCAATGGATCCACCAAGGATCCATCAAAGGCCAATGACTTGCGTCCGACAGAGTTCGCCAAGATCATAGAAGAACCAACCGCAAACCCATGAGGATTGACAGTGTTTACTGTCAGTTTTGAAGGAAGTTGATTGTCAGTTTCGATGCTAATAATGTCATCATAACGATATTGTGTACTTTGGAATACACGGGCGGGGTACAAATAGGTGTTGTATGTGTCAAAAATGCTGCCCGTATACAATTGCTTTGCCTTCGCCTTGTAGACAAATGTGACGGCATCAATTACACTTAGCACTGTAAACGACCCTTCCGCGGTAATACTAGTCAATCCATAGATGATGATTGGCGTCCCGACATTGATGTTGTGTGCACTAGTAGTTACGACTGTAATGTTGTAGCTACCTGAAACAGATGTAACATTTGTTACAGAAACGGGGTCATCGCCTGTACGGCTAAAGAAAGTTGGGATGTTGTTTGCCAGCTCGATGGTTTCCCATTTTGTGGATTGCAAGCCATACTCAAAATCTGTATCAATGAGTGTTTGAGGCGTGGACACCCGAAATTTGCTTACTGGATCCAGCAACATCTGGTTTTCCAGCTCGCCCTTCCGAAAGGTGCGTTGCACGAGTGTCGTCATCTACCTCAACAATAGATAATTATCAGAAAAATGATACACGCACATGTGTTACTTTGCAAGTAATCGTTTGATGTCATCAATGTCGTCTTGTTGTTTTTTCACCAAAGAGTAGATGTCTTTGATACCTTCAATGAACAGACCAATCATGTTTCCGTACGAAACAGACTTCATACCATTGTCATCCGTGTGTACAACTTGAGGAATGTAGGGTTCAATCTCTTGGGCAATCACACCCATGTACGTTCGGTTGAGGTCGTTGACAAGCTTGTAGGTAACTCCACGAATGTTTGTGAGTGTTTCAATTGCGTTCGGCACAGTTTTGATATCAGTCTTGTATTTTGCATCGGAGTAGCTGATGATGTTTGTTGCAAACAAGTCACCGTGTACATGCAATGGGTACTTGGGATTTGACGTTCCTATTCCCACATTTCCTGCCGTGTAGTAGATGTTGGACCCTGTATCTACGGTGCTCCATTGTGAGAAGAAGTTTTGCACCATGTACCCTGGAAGAAGTTTGCCATTGTTAGGGTCTAGATACGATGGCCATGCAGTAATGTCAATAATGTCGCCATAAGCTGCTGGCTCTGCAAGGGTGACGGTAAACACTGTATTGGATGTGGTGTTATAGTACGACACTGAATAATCGCAATTGTTGTTATCAATCCACGAAAGTTTGTAACCATTTTGGTGCACATCCGTGTTTGATGCATAGACTGCATACAGACCTGAAATAGTCTGTATAAATGTTTGTGTTGTTGCTGTAAGATTGTAGCTGAAACGGAAAGGGTTAATTTGTAGATGGTTGCGAATGAATCTCGTATCTTCGCCAATAAACTGCTGCCCAGTGTATGTGAGATCGCCATCAACCAACAGCGAACCTTTCACGTGCAACGTGGCAAGGCTAGCATCGGTACCGATACCGACATTGCCGTCCTTGTAGTATATGTTGGACGTGATGTAGTCCTTGTAGATCCATTGTGATGACCCCGAGGAGGCCGTAGTTGCAACACCTGTCAACAAACTACCATCACCAATAAACTTGATAGCCTTCACTGTACCTGCGACTTCTAGTTCTGTAGACGGTACTTCTGAACCAATGCCAACGTTGCCATTCTTGTAGACGAGTGCCTTGCTGGAACCACCCTGACCCACGGCTCGGAGCGTTCCCGTAACGTCAAGGGTGTAATCAGGGGAGGACATGCCGATACCTACGTTTCCAGCTGTGTAGTATGCATTGTTGTTGCTTACTTGGAATGTACTAGATATTTGCACGGATGCGTTGGTAGCTGTGGTTACACGACCGTATTGATCAATGGAAATGATGGGGATGGCACTAGAGCCACCATAAGTCGCTGCCGTAACACCCGTGGTCTCAAGACGCGAAGAATTCAGTGTTCCACTTGAAATGTTTGTAGCGTTGGTAGTGTCCGCAAGGCTGATGTTTGTGTTAGTCACCGAGGTAACACGGCCATACGTATCAACTTGGATCACAGGAACAACTGTAGCACTGCCATACACACTAGCGGTTACACCCGAGACCTCCAAACGAGAAGTATTGAGTTTGCCACTTGTGATATTGGCAGCATTTGTTGCATCTATTGTAGCCGATGATACCAGGCCTGACACCACACTTGAAGCTATCGCAATGCTGGTGTTGGTAACACTCTTCACACGGCCATATTGATCTACGTCGAACACAGGTACGAGACTCGCGCTACCATACACTCGTGCGGTCACACCAGATGCTTCCAAGAGTGAAGCATTTAGAGTGCCAGTTGAAATGTTTGTAGCGTTTGTGGTATCCAAAGTAGCTGAAGCAACAAGTCCAGTAACCGCGCTTGATGCGATGGCAATGCTGGTGTTGGTAACACTCTTTACACGACCGTATGTATCCACATCAAACACAGGTACGACACTAGCACTACCATATACTCGGGCGTTAACACCAGATGCCTCCAAACGTGAAGCATTCAGAGTGCCAGTTGTAATGTTGGTTGCATTTGTTGTATCTGTTGTTGCTGATGATACCAAGCCCGACACCGCACCTGAAGCAATCGCAATGCTGGTGTTGGTAACACTCTTTACGCGACCATATTGATCCACATCAAACACAGGTACAACTGTTGCGCTACCGTACACTCGTGCGGTCACACCAGATGCTTCCAAACGTGAGGCATTCAAGGTACCCGTTGTAATGTTGGTTGCATTTGTTGTATCTGTTGTAGCTGACGATACCAAGCCTGACACCGCACTTGAAGTAATCGCAACACTGGTGTTGGTTACACTCTTTACACGACCATATGTATCAACATCAAACACTGGTATGACACTCGCGCTTCCATACACTGCAGCGCTTACACCCGAAGTAGCTAGACGTGAAGCATTGAGTGTGCCACTTGTGATGTTGGATGCATTGGTGGTATCAGTTGTTGCTGATGCTACTAATCCTGTGACAGCCGTTGATGCAATGGCAATATTGGTGTTGGTGACTCCAGTGACACGACCATATTGATCCACATCAAACACGGGCACGACACTTGCACTACCATATTTCGCAGCAGTGACTCCCGATGCAGTAAGCCGTGATGCATTTAGGGTACCCGTTGTAATGTTAGTTGCGTTTGTGGTGTCAATGGTGGCAGATGACACCAAACCCGACACTGCCGTGGATGTGATTGCAATGCTGGTGTTGGTGACACTCTTTACGCGACCATACGTATCTACATCAAATACGGGAACCACACTGGCACTTCCATACACTCGGGCGGTCACTCCTGATGCCTCCAAACGTGAGGCGTTGAGCGTGCCAGTTGTAATGTTGGTTGCATTTGTGGTGTCGGTGGTCGCTGATGATACCAAGCCTGACACTGCACTTGAAGTAATCGCAACGCTGGTGTTGGTGACACTCTTTACGCGACCATATTGATCCACATCAAACACTGGAACAATACTGGCACTACCATATACTCGTGCGGTCACACCAGATGCCTCCAAGCGCGAGGCGTTGAGAGTGCCAGTTGTGATGTTGGTTGCATTTGTGGTATCGGTGGTCGCCGAGGTGACGAGACCAGACACTGCTGTTGATGTGATGGCAATGCTAGTGTTGGTGACACTCTTTACACGACCATATGTATCCACGTCAAACACTGGTACGACACTAGCGCTTCCATAAACTCGTGCTGTCACACCAGATGCCTCCAACCGTGAAGCGTTGAGAGTACCCGTTGTGATGTTGGTTGCATTTGTTGTGTCGGTAGTCGCTGAGGTTACAAGGCCAGTAACCGCAGTGGATGTGATAGCAATGCTGGTGTTGGTCACGGATTTTATACGGCCATATTGGTCCACATCAAACACGGGGACTAAGCTTGCACTACCATACACTCTTGCTGACACACCAGATGCCTCCAAACGAGATGCGTTGAGAGTGCCAGTTGTGATGTTGGTTGCATTGGTAGTATCGGTAGTCGCGGACGATACCAAGCCCGAAACCGCACTTGAAGTAACCGCAATGCTAGTGTTTGTCACGGATTTTACGCGACCATATTGGTCTACATCAAACACGGGAACAAGACTTGCGCTTCCATACACTCGGGCGGTCACTCCTGATGCCTCCAAGCGTGAGGCGTTGAGGGTTCCCGTTGTGATGTTGGTTGCATTGGTGCCAGTGACAAGCGGGGCTCCGTTTTGGTAAATAGCGCCCTTGATGTTGATCGTGCCCACAACTTCTAGGGGATAGCCTGGATTGGTGGTACCAATGCCCACGGCGCCACCATCGGCAATGGCCAATGCAATGTTGGCATCATCGTAGAAGTAGGCAACAGGTTGGGGGCCTGTCTGTGTCACTTGCAAAGCGGGCCCCGAACCAGCATTATTGACGTAGAATTGTTCCGTGTTGGACGTAGTAGTGTTAAGAGTTGTGACATTACCAAGCACGGTAATGTTGGATGCATAAAGAGTGCTATCAACGTAAACATCCCCGCCAACCGCTAACTTGTACGAAGTGTTGTTGTAGCCGATGCCTACATTTCCTCCATTGTAGTATGCGGTTGTACCATTTAGTACAAATGTCTTGTTGGTAAGGTCATTGTAGTTTCCTGAGGTTGCAACCGTTGCTAGTCCCGATACCGCTGTAGCTGCAAGTGCGATGTTGGTATTAGTAACCGATAGCACCCGTCCATATTGATCCACGTCAAACACAGGTACAATACTTGCACTTCCATACTTTGCGGCAGATACTCCCGAGGTAGCAAGGCGGGCCGTGTTTAGAGTACCCGTAGTAATATTGGTCGCATTGGTGGTGTCAGTGGTTGCGGATGAGACCAGACCCGACACAGACGAGGATGCAATGGCTATGTTGGTATTGGTAACTCCAAGGACACGACCATATTGATCCACATCAAACACAGGGACGATGGAAGCACTACCGTATTTAGCCGCTGTCACACCAGATGTGGCAAGACGAGATGCATTTAAGGTACCACTCGCGATGTTTGTAGCGTTGGTTGTGTCAATGGTTGCCGATGAGACCAACCCCGACACAGCCGTAGAAGCAATGGCAATGTTTGTGTTAGTCACCGTAGTGACACGACCATATTGATCTACATCAAACACTGGGACAACGGAAGCACTTCCATACTTGGCCGCAGATACACCCGAAGTTGCCAACCGCGACGTGTTTAGGGTGCCGCTGCTAATGTTGGTTGCGTTGGTGGAATCGATGGTTGCCGATGAGACCAAACCAGACACAGCCGTGGAGGCAATGAAAATGTTTGTGTTTGTGACTCCTGTTACGCGGCCATACTGATCCACATCAAACACAGGCACCACGGATGCACTACCATATTTGGCGGCATTCACACCTGAGGTGGCAAGGCGGGATGCGTTGAGGGTACCACTTGTAATGTTGGTTGCGTTGGTGGTGTCAATGGTAGCTGATGATGCAAGACCACTGACGGATGTGGATGCAATGGCAATGGTTGTATTGGAAATTGAAAGGACCCTTCCTTTGTCGTCAACACTGAAAGTGGGGACAATTGTTGCGCTTCCGTATGATCCTGCGGAGGCACCTGATGTGGGGAGCATAGATGCATTCAGAACACCCGAGCTTAGGACGGGTTTGGCATTGTAGTACAAGTTGCCAATGAAGTTGATATCACCCGATCCTGTCTTTACATCAAGTGTGTACGCGGGGGTGGAAGAACCAATACCAACATTTCCAGTGTAGGCAAAGGTCACGCGCTCATTGTACAAATTCGCAGTACCCGTACCAAGGTAGAAACGGAAGTTGCCTGTAGTATCGGCACCGCGGCCCGCATAATGGTTGACGGACCATCCTGCAGAATGGCCAATTCGGGAACCATTAGCTACATGTGTGAATATGACTTTATCTGTATTTGATGAGGTATCCCCACTGTTGAACATAAGTGTGCTTGTTACATCCGTGGGTCCGTAACCAACTGCTAAGGCGGCTAGAGGAGCATTTGTGCCAATCCCTACATTGCCAGATGTGTAGTAGGCGTTTGTCCCGTTGAGAACGAATGTTTTGTTAGAAAGATCATTGTAGTTGCCACTTGTTGCAACCGTAGCCAGTCCCGATACTGCAGTTGCCGCAATTGCAATGTTGGTGTTGGTAACTCCTGTGACACGACCGTATTGGTCTACATCAAACACAGGGACTACACTTGCGCTTCCATACTTCGCAGCGGAAACACCCGATGTCGCAAGACGGGAAGCATTTAGGGTTCCACTCGTGATGTTGGTTGCATTGGTTGTGTCAACAGTAGCGGATGTCACCAGTCCTGTAACCACACTTGATGTAATGGCAATGTTGGTGTTGGTGACTCCAAGGACACGACCATACTGATCTACGTCAAACACGGGAACTACACTTGCGCTTCCATACACTCGTGCGGTTACCCCTGATGTCGCAAGGCGGGAAGCATTCAGGGTACCGCTCGTGATGTTGGTTGCATTGGTGGTGTCAACAGTAGCGGAAGAAACTAGGCCACTCACCGCGGTGGATGCGATAGCGATGTTGGTATTGGTGACTCCTGTGACGCGTCCATACTGGTCCACATCAAACACGGGAACGACACTGGCGCTTCCATACTTGGCAGCCGAGACACCCGATGTGGCTAGGCGGCTTGCGTTTAGGGTACCCGTGGTGATGTTGGTTGCGTTTGTGGTGTCAATAGTTGCTGATGAAACTAGGCCACTCACAACTGTGGAAGCAATCGCAATGCTGGTGTTGGTAACGGTAGTGACGCGACCATATTGGTCCACGTCAAACACAGGGACGACACTAGCGCTTCCATACTTAGCAGCATTGACGCCACTGGTTGCGAGGCGGGATGCGTTGAGAGTGCCACTTGTGATGTTGGTTGCGTTCGTGGTATCAATGGTTGCGGATGAAACCAGGCCGCTGACAACTGAGGAAGCAATCGCAATGTTTGTGTTTGTGACTCCTGTGACACGACCATATTGGTCAACATCAAACACAGGCACGACACTAGCGCTTCCGTACTTAGCCGCATTGACGCCACTCGTTGCAAGGCGGTTGGCGTTGAGAGTGCCACTTGTGATGTTGGCAGCATTGGTGGTATCAATCGTTGCGGATGAGACAAGACCACTGACAACTGTAGATGTTATGGCGATGTTGGTGTTTGTGGCTCCTGTAACGCGGCCATACTGGTCTACATCAAACACAGGGACAACGCTTGCGCTTCCGTACTTAGCCGCGTTGACGCCACTTGTTGCCAGGCGGGATGCGTTGAGAGTGCCACTTGTGATGTTGGTTGCATTGGTTGTATCTATGGTTGCGGAGGAGACGAGGCCTGTTACAGCTGTTGATGTAATCGCGATGTTGGTGTTGGTGACCGTGCTCAAGCGCCCATACTGATCTACTTGGATTACAGGGATAATGGAAGCACTTCCGTAATAAGCCGCTGTAACACCCGATACAGGCAGGCGAGCTGTTGGCAAGGTACCTGATGATATATTGGTAGCGTTTGTGGTATCGGTTGTTGCGGACTTTGCAAGACCACTTACAACGGTTGATGTAATGGCAATGTTGGTATTGGTAACAGATTTCACACGACCTGTCGCATCCACGTTGAAAACAGGAGTTACGCTTGCACTTCCATAGGTTCCTGCCATTACACCCGAATCGGGAAAGCGGGCCTCATTCAGAGTTCCAGATGTGATATTGGTCGCATTTGTGGTGTTGATGAAAGCTGATGACGCAAGGTTTGCGGCGTTGATGTTTCCTTGCACTGTGACATCACCTGTGGCATTGATTGCGTTGACATATGCATTGAGGTAGGCGTTACGGTTTGCAACCTGAGTGAAACGGATTTGGTTGTCGGCCATGGAGATGCGCCCAACATCCATATCAATGGTTGTACCCGAGAGATACAGGTCGCGGAAACGGTAGTTAGAACTTCCAATATCGTACACATTGCACTGTGTAGGTACAATGGTTCCTGCGACTAGCATGTTCCCCATCACATGGAGTTTCTCTTTTGCGATAGTGGTTCCGATGCCCACATTTCCGTTCGTGTAATACAACTCGTTTGCTGCGTTTTTGACCCAAGGATCTACAATGTCTGTAATCGCCGATCGTGAAATGACAATCTGTGTATTGGTCGCGGAGGTAATACGACCAGTAGCATCTACCACAAACTGAGACACGTTGCTTGCATTTCCATAGGTGCCCGAGGTTACCCCCGAGGTCGGGAGTCTAGCTGCATTTAGAGTCCCCGCAGTAAGATCATCGGCATTCATGTTGGTACCACGGATGTAGCTGGCATTGATCCCACCTGAAAGGAGGAGGTCGCCTTGTACGTGCAGTTTCGCCTTCGGATCAGATGTTCCAATACCAACGTTGCCATATGCACTGTCGATTGTCATGCGAGAAGTAATGGTTGAACCTGCTACGGATTGAAAGTGGAGTTGCTCGGTCATTGTGTTGTACACCATGCGTGCCCCCGTTTGAGGTACGTTGTCCTCCATCATCTCCACGCCAAGAACATTAGCTACGCCGTTGGGTGCAGACAACCGCATCAGGGTATCACCTTGGGTGTTCGTGAGGTGGAGTGTAGTTTGAGGCACATTGTAGCCAATGCCCACATTCCCGTTCATATAGATGGCATCGTTCCCATTCAACACAAAGGTTCGGTTTGTAAGATCGTTGTAATTGCCCGTCGTAGCTACGGTAGCAAGGCCACTTACATCGCTGTAAGCTACCTTGACAGGCTTTTGAATCACCTGGGTGATCCTTCCCGTTGCATCCACTACGAAAGTTGGTATGTTAGAGTTGTTACCATACAGATTGCTTGATACACCGCTTACTGGCAAGCGTGCGGCATTCAAAGTCCCTGCAGAAAGGTTGGTTGCATTGATAAAGTATGAAGCGTCTAGTCCTGATAGGAACTCCACGCTTAGGTTTGCAACCGTGGTCTTACTCGCGACTTGCAGAGGCGGTGTGCCAGTTGCAACGGATGAAATGACGGTATTGGTGGTTTGCATGTTTCCGACGACATACAACGGTTGCAGTGGTAGGGTCGTGTTGATACCCACTTTAGCTGTATCTCCAACAATCATCACTGGGACTGTTGTGCTCACATCCGAGTCAAAAAACTGTGCAACCACGCCATTCCCACCGACTGTCTTTTGTGTGACCGAAAGGGCTGGGCCAGGGTACGCTTGATTGTCAATGACGAAGTTGCTTGCTGCTACCGCATCAAATTGGATTGTGTTTCCCAGAAGGGTCAAGTTACTAGTGTAAATGGTGTCTGAAACACGAAGGCTCCCCAATACGTCCAAAGAGTATTCAGGGTGCGTGTTTGCAATACCGACATTGCTGTTGTTGAAGAAAAGGACAGGAACATCCCGACAGTAGAAACCGCGGTTAAAGTTGATGTCCCCGTTGACATCCAGCGTATATCGTGCTACATCGGTCACCCCGAGACCGACATTCCCATTGTGTATAGTTAAATCATGACGAGGCGTATTGCTTCCTTCTCCCAAGACGAACACTGTGTTTGATACCCCGAACATAAACCCCGCATTTGAGTTTTCTTGAGGAAAGACCTTCAAGTATGCGCTTTCAAGTGTCGAACTAAAATTTGCCACAAGACTGTAATTGGAGCCGACAACGGAAAATGACGCATCATCTTCGATTGGCACAAAGCTGGCCATGATTCACTTACACAAAGGATGCAAAATTTTTCTTATATGACGAACATCGTCTATTTAAGGATAAACCATTTCAAAAATTGAAAGCTGACCAAGGGATCTCCAGTTGTGTTGTACAAGATGGAGACTATACCTACCTGGGACATCCTTGATACCTTCTTTATGCAAGGTGGTGGTGCTGACTGCTCCAACCCCTTGGTGCGTCATCAGATTGACAGTTTCAATGAGTTCCTTGACAAAAAGCTTCAGCAGATCATCCAAGGATTCAATCCGATCCAGGTCTGTCATAACTTCAAGCCCGAGTTTGGAGATTACACGTACAAAATCTACATAAATGTGATGCAGCCATCGTTGGCCAAGCCTATGTTTGTTGGCCAGGATGGAACCCAAACGATCATGACCCCTCACCTTGCACGCATGAACAATCTTACATACGCAGCGAACCTGTATGTGGATGTGCATATCATAACCGAGGTCATCAACGACGACGGCATCACCGAGAGGAATGAAAACACTGTGAATGGGATCTGTATCGGTAAGATCCCTATCATGGTTCGCAGCAAGGCGTGCGTCCTCACCCAGATCCCTACCTTGGGTGAGGGTGGAGGCAATGAGTGCCGTTACGACCCAGGCGGTTACTTTATCATCAATGGAAACGAGAAGGTGGTGATTAGCCAGGATCGGATCAGTGAGAACAGGACGCTTGTGTTTGCACCCAACGGAAATGCAGATGGACTGAATGCGGAGATTCGCTCCATGCCCGATGGTATCTTCCTTCCTCCCAAGACTACGAGTCTCCACCTGAGTGGGAAGCCCAACCACATGGGGCGGGTCATTCGGCTAAACACTTCGTTCCTTCGGTCGGAGATCCCACTCTTTGTCATGTTCCGTGCGCTTGGCATTGAGACCGACAATGACATCATTCACCATATCCTACTAGACCCGAGTGATGTGAAAAACGAGCGTCTCAAGTCGGAGCTGAGTGCTTGTGCCGAGGACGCATGCGAGTGCCACACCCAAGAAGACGCGCTCCAGATCCTTCTCAAGCTTCTAGGAACCACTGGAACCCCTCGTGAGTACCTTGATCAGCCAGCTAAGGCGATGGAAATCCTACAAAACACCATTCGCCAAGACTTCCTGCCCCATGTTGGACCCTCCTATCGCAAGAAGGCACTGTATCTGGGGTACATGGTGCGGAAGCTACTGAGGATTCACCTTGGATACCAAGACTACGACAACCGTGACAGCTATATCCACAAGAGGATTGATACACCTGGTGTGCTGTTTAGCAATCTCTTCCGCCAGTGCTATGGCAAGATGATCAAGGAGATGCGGAACCTCATCGTTCGCGAGCTCAACCTATGGCGTGCCAACACGCAAGCGCCCATGCAAATCATCACACCCACGAACATCCATAGGTTCTTCAAGCAGACCCTGTTGGACACTGGTCTGCGTTATGCCCTCTCCACTGGTAACTGGGGTGTGAAAACGCTTGGGAGCTTCCAGAACATTCGCCAAGGCGTAGCCCAAGTTCTGAACCGTATGTCATATCTCAGTACCCTATCGCACCTACGTCGCATCAATACCCCTATGGAGAAGAATGGCAAGCTTGTGCAACCTCGTAAGCTGGAGAACAGCCAGTTTGGGATGATCTGTCCCTCGGAGACTCCAGAAGGTGCTTCGGTCGGTCTTGTCAAGAACATGGCACTTAGCACCCACATCACGGTGAACATGAGCAGCGCCCACGTCCGCGAGATTATTGAGGAGCTGGGAGTATATCACTACGGTGACCACCTAAACCATGCCCAGTCTCGGCTGTTCTTGAAGGACATGGGGTCATCAAACTCGGTCCACGTGTTTGTGAATGGCGACATCCTGGGCTACACCAAGGAGCCTTCTACGGTCTACTATGAACTAAAGCAAAAGAAGCGTGCGGGTGTGATCCCTCCTACCACGGCTGTGGTGTGGGATGTGAAGGCAGGGTGCATCCAAGTGAATACGGAGGCAGGAAGGATGTGCCGCCCCCTCCACATCGTAGAGAAAGATGAGCAAGGCCGTTCGCTTGTTCGCCTCCAACACCTTCTTCGTAAGAACAATGTGCCGTGGAGCCAGTTTGCAGAGCGGAAGCCTTTCGCCAAGTACATTGCGCCCATGGATGACGACGAGGCAGGATTCTTGGAGTATATGGATGTAGAAGAGATTGATAGTGCAATGGTATCCATGTTCCCCAACGACCTATCCCGTGGAATCAAGGGCACTTCTCTGCCGCCCAAGTTCACGCATTGTGAGATCCATCCCAGTCTGATGAAGGGAGTGCTTGCTGCAAACATTCCCTTCTCGGACCACAACCAATCCCCCCGTAACTGCTACCAGTGCTTGTGGGAGGAGGAGCCAGTCTACATGATGGATGGCACATGGAAGCCTATCAAGGATGTACGTGTAGGAGATCGTGTCATCTGCTTTGATCCAAAGACCATGGTTCCCTCTCCTACAACTGTCATCCATCAGTATGTCCGCCCCGCCGAGAAGCCGATGTACAAGATTCTTACCGCAAGTGGACGCTCAATCATGGCCACCCAGGATCACAAGTTCATGACGAACCAGGGATGGCAAGATGTGCGTGGATTCAACAACAACACGCTAGCGGGGGTGTTCCCGACCTACCCTTCTATTCCAAGTGATAACCTGCCCGAAGAAACCATCCTGACGTCGGTTGGGGTAGAGGGCGTAGATGAGAGGCTAGTTTCGTATGGTATCCTTCCCCTGATGAACAACTCATGGCAAATGGTGATCCTTGCCCGCATGGTTGGCTTCCTCCAGTCACGTGGAATGACTCCTAAGTTTGACACAAGCATTGACATGAACATGTTCCACGAAGATGCTAAGTCTCTCGGTTTCCAAGAGTATGGGGCCGATGATACAGGTTTCCGCATGCTGATGACAGCGCTGGAGGCAGACGTCATGCTACGTACACCATCGTGGGTGTCCAAGGTGGAGAAGCGGGTCATTGCAGAGTACCTTGCGGGTCATTATGGTGGGAATGCTCGCGTGATTGATGCGACGGCGTCACTTCTTCGGGCTTCTGGTCTAAACAAGGATGACATCGGCTACAGGTACAACCAGAAACTACACATGGATGCTGCCGTTGAGAAGGAGTATGCTATGCATGTCAAGACGGCGGAGGTTTGGGAGCTACCTGTCATGGGCAAGGAGGAGTGGATGCGGAAGATCCAGGTGAAGGCGACGTCCATATTCGTTCCTATTGCCAAGGTCATGCATGTGCGCCACTGTCTCATTTCGGACATCACAGTGGAGTCTGCAAACCACAGTTTCATTGGTGGCGCGGGCTTCACGGTCAGCAACAGTGCCATGGGTAAGCAAGCCGTTGGTATCTACATGAGCAACTTCAACCAGCGCATTGACACGATGGCACACATCCTCAACTACCCTCAGAAGCCACTAGTACGCACCAAGCTGTCCAAGTACACCTACACGGACGAGCTTCCATCTGGAATCAATGCGGTGGTAGCAATCATGACCCATACTGGTTTCAATCAGGAGGATTCGGTCATGGTCAACAAGTCGGCCCTTGATCGGGGTCTGTTTACAAGTACCTACTTCAAGTCTTACCGTGATCAGTGCAACAAGAACCATAGCACGGGCGAAGAGGAAGTCTTCTGCAAGCCAAACACGGCGAATACTGCTCATATGAAGCCATACAACTATGAGAAGCTTGGAGACGATGGGTTTGTACCAAAGAACACATTCGTGGATGGTGGTGACATCCTGGTGGGCAAGGTGATGCCCCACAAGATCCAAGGCGTTATCCATCCACGCGATACGAGTCATACGATGAAAGCAAATGACGAAGGCTATGTAGATATGAACTACACGGGGATGAATGGAGAGGCCTATAAGTTCTGCAAGGTTCGCCTCAGAAAGTATCGGAAGCCTGTCATTGGTGATAAGGTTGCTTCTCGCAGTGCACAGAAGGGGACGATTGGTATGGTGTACCAACACCAAGACATGCCCTTCACTAAGAGCGGGATTGTACCAGACATCATCATGAATCCTCATGCCATTCCTTCCCGTATGACCATTGGACAGCTGATGGAGTGCATCATGGGAAAGGCGGCATGCCATGTTGGATCGCTTGGAGATTCTACACCTTTCACGGATTGCTCGGTGGAAAGCATTTCCAAGGTACTAGAGAAATCAGGGATGGAGCGGTATGGCAATGAGATTCTCTACAATGGTCGTACTGGTGAAATGATCCAAACAGAAATCTTCATTGGACCGACGTACTATCAGCGGCTAAAGCACATGGTTGCGGACAAGGCTCACGTGCGTGGTGGGAATGGTCCCGTGGTAATGCTTACGCGCCAGCCTGCGGAAGGAAGGGCACGCAATGGTGGTCTCCGCTTTGGAGAGATGGAAAGGGATGCAATTGTAGCTCATGGTGCCAGTGCATTCCTGAAAGAAAGAATGTTGGATACTTCGGACAACTACAGGGTGTTCGTGTGCCGCCAGTGTGGACTTATTTGCACGGCCAATCCAGAGAAGAACATCTACAAATGCACACAATGCAAGAACAGTGCAGATATTACTCAAGTACGTATTCCGTATAGTATGAAGCTCCTCATGCAAGAATTGATGACGATGGGTGTTGCACCACGCATTGTAGTGTAGTGATCTTATAGTTTCTTTTGTACATACATGGCATACAACACTGATGCCGTGGTTGCCCATGTTACTCCCCACAACATGTCTTGGAGTAAGATCCACGGTGTGTAATCGGCGAACATGGCGTAGTTTGTGAAGTTGAAGACCCCGTACAACACGAGCCCGAATGTGAAACCGATGGCAATGCCAGCACGACTTGCGCACATGCCAGAAGCTAAGAGGCGCTCAATCGCAGGGGCAACAAGAATTACAAAGCCAAGTGCCATACACAGGTAGGCGGCTAGTGCTGCTATGCCTCGGTAGACATTGAATGGGGTTTCTTTTTGTTGTATTGCCTTGACAACTTGCATATATATCGGGCTAGCAATGGCGACATACACGATGTCTACCACAAGGTACAATACCGCAAACAGTATGCGATGCTTCAACATATTCTACCATAAACTAGCATTTAAAAACAAGAGCAATATGATGTGTAGGATGAACAACCATGTATCAGAGTCGTATTCGTAACTCAAAGCAACGCTCCAAGGGTGGCAAGGGCCGTGTGCTACTGGAACCTGATGAGGACCAAGATTATGGGATTGTGCAGGACATGCTTGGCAATGGACGGCTACGCGCTACTTGCAGTGATGGTACGGTACGTGTTGGTCGTATCCGTGGATCCATGCGCAAATACGCTGGTAAGGTGATCATTGAGAAAGGCGATCTCATTCTTGTGTCCAAGCGCGAGTTTGGCGACGACAAGGTTGATGTGTTCCACAAGTATACCCATGAGGAGGTGTCCAAGCTTCTTCGTAGCGGGTGCCTTCCCGAGAAGATTGTGAAAACACTCACCCATTCCGACATGGAGACAGGCGACATCAGGAACAACCCAAACAACGATTACATCGTGTTCATGGAGGATGACGATAATGATGAAGGCGAAGAACCGCAGGGGCATGACCAGGACGATTCGGATGAAGACATTGACATTGATGCCATCTAACTTTCATCGTCTTCAAGACGTTGGATGCACAATGGGCAAGTTTTGTTTTCTGATAACCATTTCTCCAAACATAATGAACAGAATGTGTGGTTGCACTTCTCTGTTTTCCGTGGCTCATTGACGGACTCCAAGCAGATCGGACACATCTCTTCTTTTTCACATGTATTGCACTTGGGTGCTATCATGTCTATGTCTTTCACACCAACTTTGTGATAACCAATAGTATCACACAAGTTCAGCAAGTACTCATAGGACAACTCTTCCTCATCGTCCACATCCGTTTGCAGCACGGTTGGCATGTTCATAGATGCCCAAACAACGAAGAAATGTGGGTGTTGATACAATGTATGTTGAGCAAACATGGTTGCTTGTATCTGCTCCTCACAAACGGGGCATTGCACATATATGTCTTCAAGTGAAATATTGCTCATGCCTTGCAGTATCCCGTTTCCTTTAAACACGGTTTAAGAAAATGGAGCTACATTTATGTGTTAACAATCATGATTTATGACGAGTACATCCAGTATAGTGAAGACTTCCGCAACAAGTACGGTGTGAATACAACCGTGCTGATGCAAGTCGGAGACTTCTTTGAGTTGTATGGGGTGCAAACGGAAGAAGGGATGATTGGGGCTGACATGTACACGATTGGTGATTTGTGCAACCTTACGGTCACAAGGAAGAACAAGTCAATCCTTGAGAACAGTCGTACGAACCCTCTCATGGCTGGGTTTCCGAAGCATGCTGTATCAAAACACATCCAAACATTGGTGAACAATGGCTATACGGTAGTTATGATTGAACAGGTAACACCTCCGCCCAACGTCACGCGCAAAGTGACACAAATCATCAGCCCTTCTATGATCATGGAGACCGCAAGCCAAGAGAGCAACTTCCTCATGACGTACCTTTGGGATACCTACAAAGAGCATCACCAAACGTACTACTCGGTCGGCATGGCAGGCGTTGATGTAAGCACAGGTCACACGTTTTGTTACGAGGTAGCATCCACATGTGCGGACCCGTCGTACGCACTGGATGAAGCTTATCGCATGCTTCAAGCGTATCAACCGAGGGAGATTATGCTTCTCGGGGACATCACTCCAGCTCAGCAAAAGGAGATTGAGTCGCTTCTAGCATCATCATCCACAAAGACGATACATCGTCGCTGGGGGGCACTTGGTTCACACATGGTGAAGATCACCTATCAACAAGAAATACTGCAAAAGGTATACGGTGATAGTTGTCATATGTTGACGCCTATTGAAGAGCTCGGCTTGGAGACACTGGACAATGCACGGCTAGCATACGTTGCTATGCTGATGTTTGCGTTTGAGCATAATGATTTGGTGGTCAAGAGATTGCAGAAACCGCATCTTATCCAAAACAAGGCATCGCTAGGACTGGAATACAATAGCGCGGTCCAACTGAACGTTCTTGGGTGCATGCCAAATGATAAGCCACTAATCAGTATCCTCAACCGTTGTTGTACCAGCTTTGGAAAGCGCTTGTTCCGCGAGTACTTGCTCTCGCCCTCTATCTCGTCGCAGGGCATCCAAGACAAGTATGATCGGATTGAAAGACTGATGGAACAATGTGTGGTCCCATCTATTCGCAAGTCATTACAGAATGTGGTGGACATGGAGAGGCTTGCGCGGAAAATGCAACTTGGCACACTCTCCCCCGTAGAATGGTACGCATTGCATACGTCTCTTGATGCTGCCAAAGAAGCTGCGATCCATGATGATCCATGCATGGTAGATGTCATTCGCAACCTTCAAGATTCGTATGCCAGAGTACTCAGTATGGAGGAATGCTCCAAGTACGTGTTGTCTGATGTCAAGGGCAGTGTGTTTCACAAAGGGATTCATCACGACATTGATCAACACGGTGCTTCGTTGCAAGCAGCATTCGCGACCCTAGAGGGACTTGCAAACGACTTCTCCGCATTGGATCCCAATGGAGACTCTTGCCTATGCAAGGTGGACAGCAATGAACGCGATGGGTACTACCTCCAAATGACAAAAAAGAGATGGGAAGCGGCAAATCAAAAGGCAAAGGGCGTTGGAGGCATTTCGCTCAAGGAATTCCATGTCAAGCCAATCAGTGCTGGGAGCAGTGTGTTGCGTATCCAACATCCCACCATTGAAGCCGCATCTAACAAGATTCTTGCCGAGCAACGCATGTTGTGCTACATGGTAACATCTAGGTACAAGGAATACATGGAATCGTTTCAGGCACAACACATCCGTGATATCCAAAAGATCGTTTCTTATATTGCGAACTTGGACGTTGCCGCTACCAATGCACACAATGCGACCGAGTTTGGATATTGCAAACCCGAAATCAGGGATGACGCTTCTTCTGCATTCATAGACTGCAAGGGCCTACGACACCCTATTATTGAACGGTTGTCATGCCAAACTGACTATGTAAAGAATGATGTCAAACTTGGCGCCCGATGTGAGCGCATGGGAATGCTACTATACGGCATCAATGCATCTGGGAAGAGCTCGCTTATGAAGGCAATTGGCCTTTCTATTATCATGGCGCAATCAGGAATGTATGTACCTGCTACCCACATGGTATTCAAGCCGTTTCACCACATCTTCACACGCATCTCTGGCATGGATAACTTGTACCGTGGCATGAGCACCTTCACCGTAGAGATGGCAGAACTCCGTAACATCTTACAACGTTGCGATCAAAACAGTATTGTTCTTGGTGATGAACTTTGTGCGGGAACGGAGTCTGTGAGCGCTATTTCTATCGTAGCGGCGGGCATTCATACACTGCGCCAACGGAGGTCTGCATTCGTGTTTGCCACACACTTGCATGAGCTCACCGACCTACAAATCGTGACCGAGTGCAAAGACCTCCACGTATGCCACATGCATATTGAGATGGACAATGGTACGGGAAAAATTACGTATGATCGCACATTGCGTGATGGGAGAGGAAGCAGCTTGTACGGATTGGAGGTATGCAAAGCGTTGTCTCTACCCGAGTCCTTCATTAAGGTTGCACATGAAGTGCGCCGTACCCTTCAACAAGTGCCAAGTGAACTGATGGAAAGCAAGTGGTCACGATACAACAAGAACGTGTGCATGGGCGAGTGCAAGGTTTGTGGAAAAGTAGCTACAGAAACTCATCATATTAGGTACCAACAAGTTGCATCTTCCGATGGGTTTGTGGATCATGGGGTAAGGATACACGACCAGTCTAATCTGGTGCCCCTTTGTGAGGAGTGCCATCAAAACGAGCACAAGGGCACGTTGAAGATACACGGGTACAAACAAACAAGCTGTGGTGTGGAACTGTCGTATGAAAGGGTCACTCCTACGAAGAAGACCAATGTGGTGTTTGAAGACATCTTACCACATGTACGTGGAAAGTTCAAGTACATGAACTCAAAGTGGATGTCTCTTACCAAGAGCGGGATGTATCGTAAGTGCACGATAGATACAGTGATTAACTACATACACAAAAAGCAGAAGTACCAACTCACTCCAGATGAACTAGCGGAGCTTCCGTCGGAATTACGGGAACATCCTTGTTAGACAACATGTGCATGCACCAAATACAAGATAGCACGATTGGTTGAGTCAATGAGATCTGCGGCTTGAGGACATAATGATAGTAAATGTCTTCCAGCTCATGATGGGTGTGTCGCAGTGTGACATAGAAGAGTTGCAATGCGCGCAGGTAAGAGGGCTTGTTAATGCATACCTGCTTTTTGTCGTGTAACAATCGTATGAGTGATGCAATCTCACCTAGTTGGTGATTTATAAGTGAAAACATGTTGTAATTTTTCATGCAATTGTCCTTAAATACCCTTAGATAAGGACCGCATTGAATATGGGCGCTTGACTTGCAACAAGCCGTTTAGAAGCCTTGAGTATACATCGGGGATATTGCGTTCAGATAGGTACACGTCCGCACTTTTCTCCCACAGATCCCAGTTTAATTCTTCTCCGATGGCCCACACCAAGTCTTGTAGCTCCTCATCACTCAGGTCCTTGGTGCCATAGCATTTGCGCATGTTTCTCATGAGCTTCTCATCATCAAAAACATAGTTGCCATACATCATGATGACCAAGATGTGGCATGCGCACGCTAGCCTTCCAATCGGTGCTTCTATACCCGAGCATCTATCAAAAAAACTCACAGCGCGTGCAAAACCGTGCATGGTGTCCGTTGAATGACAACCATTGCATATCATTTGTATTGCGGTAGTTCGTTCCTTAGCGTCCCAACTACAAGGGTCGGCTACAATCTCCCTTATACATGGTATGATGGGTGAGGGTTCCTTGTTATACAAAAGCATGTACAACTTTTCGTATAGCTCCCATAAGGATATCCGCTTTTTGGGATCCCATACGGTACAACAATGAAAGATGTCTTGCATGTCGTTTGGCATTAGACTTTGGGGGAGAGGCAATCCATTTGGGTGATCTTTTTGTAGCTCCTCCATTATTTTTGTCCAAGTATCTCGGCTAGCAATCTCGTCTTCTGTCATTGCTTTCATGGTTGTGATTGGAAAGCTGTTATACAAATATGCAATCAACAATCCAATACTCCATACGGTGGACGTGTCCGATGGTTGGCCAAGGCGTATGATTTCGGGTGCACAATACGTCCATGTGCCATAGGATGGGGCCCAAACCGCATACCCATCTTGGACCATGAGAGGGCATATTATGTTGAAGTCTATGAGCGTAACTTGTCCATTCGTTGAAACGAGAACATTGCTTGGCTTAATGTCCGTATGTTGCAATCCGTTTGCAGCAAGATGGATACATGTTTCCGTTAGTTGCACACAACAAGCAAGAATATAGCGCTTCCGTTGCTCTATGGGGATTTTGTTGATATAGCGATGCAATGGCTTACCATAATATGGCATGTACATGTTCACATCTTCATCTTCTACGTCTAGATCTTGGATGCAAGGAAGACCTGGTAGGCCACGAAGGCTTTGGTGCACACTCATATCAATAATCACACTGTAGTTCAACATATCGTCGGTAAACTTGGGTTGCACCTTTTGGATGTGTTTGTACGATTCGTGAATGTAGACCTGAGCATACCCTCCTTTTGCGAGAGGCTTATACTCGTTCATTATCAACTGTGACAGATTTGTTTTTTCAATAGATGCCCATATGTAGCTACATGAATCATGAACTCGTAATATAGTGGTTCACGGCCCTTGTTGGTAGTTGACAACATGTGTTGCAGCTTGGACACCTGTTGTATAAACCAAAGCTTCTTGCCGTCAGGAACATACCATAGCAGGTCTTCTACGACCGATGCAAAGGGAACATTCTGCTGGCATATCTTGTTAGACAGGGTCCTGATCTGATCAATGGTAGGATGCTTGTAATCTTGAAAGAATTGATGGATCATGGGAAAATTATGAGAGCAGATCTTGGAATGCTCTTCGATTGGGTGTGATTGGCAGATATCTGCAATTGCAATCGCCTTGTAGATATTCCGACATTGTGTTTCTTGTAGCTTGGGGTGGAGAGCTACATCCAGCTTGGACATGATAAAGTTGATCTCATCAAAGGTAAAGAGCGGCACGCGGATTGTGTAAAAGCGGCTCCTAATAGGTGCTTCTATGTTGGATAAGCAATGCGTAGTGCATACAAACATCGCGTTCTTGCTATAACGTTCTAGTAGCACTCGGAAAGCATATATGTCATCAATGGCGTCTATGTTTTTGCAGAAGATGATGTGCCTATCTGAATGAATACAAGAGCTGGAAATAATCATCTTGATAAGCTCTTGCATGTGGTCCATGGCCTTTGTATTGGACGGGTGTAAGAAGTCTAGTTCAAAGAAGAATGGAGTTTCAAAGTATGTTACATCCTTTTTGAAGGTACACTCCTTTCGTTGGAACTTGCCGAACTTTTGGTGCATGATATGGTCCCAGTACACGGCCATGGGGAATCCAATCGCACTGTACATAAGAATGTTGGGAGATTGTTCCCAATCGCGGATAATGCCTTGTGCAATCTCATGGTGATGCGGCAGTCCCTCCAATATCGTAGAGAACCGTTCACAGAATAGCTTCCACAGCTTGGGGTCTTTCATTGCTTACTCACACGAGGCCATGCTTTATATGATATAAAAGGTATCATTGCATACCAGACAGGCATGAACCCTTATGAGGTTTTGGGAGTACCACAAAGTGCCTCCAAGGATGAGATCCGCGCAAAGTACAAAGAGTTGGCGCGCCTAAACCACCCCGACAAGTTGCTATCAGCGAGCGAAGAGGAGCGGGACAAAAAACAAGAATACTTTAAGCACGTGACCGTCGCATACCACATTCTGATGGACCAACAGCATCCACCAAAGGAGAGTGAGCACAAGGATCCTGACTATTGGAAAACTATGTGGACACAAATGGAATCATTCTTACAAGAGAAGCATGTATGGTCCGCTGTGAAAAACACTTTTGTGGATGTAGCTACAAAATACATAACGAAAAAGACTCACAAGGTTAAACTTCCAGTGACACTGGAGGAAGTGTACTTTGGAAAACAGAAACGGGTGCAGTTTTTCTTGCAAGCAGTAGTGGAACCTGTGCGCGTGACCGTTTCATGTGCTGAGTATCCTGAAACCGAGTTTACGTACGACGCTCAAGATGGCACCTTTCATATTGTCCACGTGTTGATGGTAGAGAAGGATCATGAGGTGTTTCAATTAGATGACGGGAATTTGCATACCACGATGGAGTTGAGCCTCAAAACATACTTGCAAGGAGCTACATTGACGTTACGGCATTTGAGTGGGGAGGACGTTCAGGTAGTGGTGCCAGCCTTCCAAGATCTAGATACACCGATTGTGGTACAAGGTCGTGGAATATCGGAGAAGAACGACATGATCGTTGAATTTCGGATGTCACCGATACATCGCGACAAATGGGATGCATGCTCCGATAAGGAAAAAGAGGAAGTGTTGAAATTGCTAGAAAAAATTTGTTGATTCAAACGCTTCGATTATTTTCTGATCAGTTCTGGTCTTAGATTATGAAAATGATTTAAGGATAACAAGCACTTACAATTCATCCAAGCAATCATGCCTGCCAAGAAGACCGTCGCCCCCGCTGCTGCCACTCCCGCTACCAAGTCGGCCAAGCCCGCCGAGAAGGTTGTTGAGAAGCCCGTTGAGACCAAGGCCGCCGCCCCTGCTCCCGCTGCTGCCCCCGCTACCGATGCCGTGTCGCCCCTAGCCGACCTGGCCGCCAAGATCGGTGTCCTCGCCTCGGCCCTGAAGGAGGCCCAGAACTCGCTCAAGGTCCTGACCAAGGAATACGACCGCATGAAGAAGCTCGTGGAGAAGACCGAGCGCAAGCGTGCCAACGCCCGCACCCAGCCCTCGGGCTTCGCCAAGCCCACCAAGATCTCGGATGAGATGTGCGACTTCCTAGGTGTGCCCCGCGGCACCGAGCTGTCGCGCACCGACGTCACCCGCAAGATCAACGCTTACGTCAAGCAGCACAACCTGAACAAGCCTGACAACAAGCGCATCATCCTGCCCGATGCCAAGCTCAAGAAGATCCTGGGTGTCACTGGCAACGAGGAAGTGTCCTTCTTCGTCCTACAGCGTTACATCAAGAACCACTTCCTGAAGTCAACCGCTTAATCAACCTTTTCCGTTCCCGATACTTTTTGTAAAACATCAAAACTTGATGAATTTCCGATATAAGACAAGCATATACCCTATTCATTATGGACACCTTTTTGGATCAACGAAGATACTCTGTTATTGAGAATGACAAGCCATGCAAAATGAAGTTCCCAAAGTACTATAATGCAAGAAAAGTTGAGGTGATTCTTAACCCTGGAGATGCGTTGTACATACCTGCAGGCTGGTTTCACTTTGTTTTCTCAGAGGATGTGTCCGATAATGGCTTGAACCTAGCAATTAACACATGGACCATCACAAACAAAGATGAGTTGGACATTTTTAATAAACAAGACTATACTTTAGAGGTAGCAACACATAGCAATGTTGTTGTGAATAGCACACAACCTTACAAGTTGTGCTTGGATAAATGCATGCATGAATGGAACAACAAAGTACTCAATATAGATTACCTATTGAACCATATGCATGACGTTGAGCTAACAACAAGCACGACCCCTTTGTTTCCACCAGCATTCTTGGAAAAGTATGCCTCTTGTGTGACACATACTGAATGCATACCCTTCAAAGAAGCATATCGTCGTCGAAATGAAGGACATTGCTATATCGTACAACACCCATTAGCAAAGGAAATTGATATCATGCTACCAACTACCTTCAAGCCCTCCAGACCAGATTCTATAAACATCTGGCTGAACTTTGGTAAAGTACATACAATGCTTCACTATGACATGGATGATAACATATATTATCAATTGTATGGTACCAAACGCGTTGTATTGTATCCACCCTCAGAGAGGGATAATCTCTATATGTTTAATGATGCTCCATTGCACTTATTGGATGGATTGAAAAAAAGACGTGTGATGACAGATACCGACCCTTTGGTGCAAGTTTTTTCAAGTGCTTTGCAAGCAGACGTGTGCAATGCTTTGGTATTGCACCTCAACACAAAAAAGGAAAACATGTGTGTTCTTATGAATGACCATATGCTTGATGAATGTTTGTTGAATTGCTTACGTCAGCATGTAGCTACATACTTGAATATATTGGATGCTGATGGTGAAACGTGCATGGTACCTTGCAAGTTCATGGGGGACTCAGGATACACATTGCAAAAGTATTGCCATATGCGGCGAGCAGATAATGAAATATGTGATGTATGGACTAATGACTTACATATATGCACACAAGGTGATGTGCCAAAAATCTCGGTGGCGAAATTCGTATGGTTTTTGAATGATGTTGAACATGGAGGTACATTGCGTGTACGCGGGTGTACAATCACACCCAAGCAAGGTTCACTTGTCATATTCCCATGCGGCGTGGGATACAATTATTGTCAAAGTAAACCTCTTTCAAACGATATGTACATATGTAGCGGGTACCTGTTGTGTTCGTTTTAAATAGCCGCTACCTTTCTTTGTGTGATTAGCTTTGCTATAGCAGCGTCCGCTTCTTTGCTTGAATGGAAGTCGTATGTACATTCATGATCAGGTGGCAACCGATGGAGAGAACAGAAGATCCGCTCACACTTACACTTGCCACATGATGCCTCCACCAAGTTCAACTTCTTTTTACACGTTGTGCACCGCTCTACCATTTATACCCAGTACTACGCACTACCTATCTATCGTTTTTTGTTTCATGTTGTAGCTGCACCAAGTAAGATCCAGTTGGGGAGGTGCTTTCGGAAGTGGCGCGAATTGTTGGCAAATGCAAAGAAGAGATTGCATATCATGTACATCTGGTACCTCTCCTCTGTGTCATTTGCCAGGCGCAACATCTCTTTGGCGAGTGCGAAACAACATGATATCGGATTCTCATCTTCATATGCGGCTTGAATAAGGTCCAGGTCCATATGATGTGTAGGGATCGTGATGTTGCAATGGAAGTCGTAAAAGATCTGACGGATCCGTGCCTTGTTCCATGCGGTCATCCATTCCACATTTGCGCGTATGCCGTGAAGGCGCTCTATCAGTCCCAATGCATGGCCAAATGCATCATCAGATGTCGTCCACGTATCTTCTGGCCGTGGCATCTGTTTACAAGGTAGCCGTTTCATCATGTTCTCTAGCCGTTCCAAATCCAAGGAGGGAATCTCTTCACGGGTGTATGGATTCTTAGGCCCATTCGTGTGAACCTCGTAATGGAGATCGGGGGCAGAGAACGCATAGACGGATCCATGTGGGTCACAATAACTGAATATGGTATGAGGAGGAAGCGCCGATAACTCTTCCATCGTGAACACGTCCGTGTCATTTACGGCTGGCGTTTTTGGCCATGGTCCACCATTGGATACCTTGCGGGACTGTCTCCATTGCCGTTGAACGTGACAAATTGCATCGGTGTGATGTTTTGCCACCTTGTACATACGTTGGAGATGTTCCAATATATGAGTTGTGAACCTATGTTTGGGTCCAGGTCCGTTGTAACCATATACCTTGGCAATCTCTTTGAGTTGCGCGGAGGAGAACAGGTGGTGCAATGCCGCCTCCATGTCTATAGCAATTTCGTTGGTCCATGTACGGCTGACCAGCTCAAACATGTTATGAGCGTTCACAGAATTGTGTCCAACAAAGGCATGGAGTTGAACTTGGAACTCATTACGGAAGCGACGATGGCTCATACAAAAGTCTGGATCATGGGTGACGGGAGAGTGACATGGCACGTGATGTGCACCCTTCTTGCGATATATACATGTGCCCATGGTTCCTATAAAAAGAAGCGACTTGTTCTTCAGTTTTTACTTAGCGGCGGGGGGAGTTGTAGTAGTCGTAGGCTTGGTAGCATCGGCAGTCTTGGTATCGGCAGCGGGAGCAGCGGCGGGTGTAGCTACAACTGGGTCCTTCTTTTTCTTACTGGCAAGCGCAACGATTGCAACGACAATGCCGATGACCAGGAACAACTCGGAAAAGGCGAACTTGATCCATCCCCACACGTTGCATCCGCCAATCACCACACAGTTAGTGTCGAAGATGATCAACAGAAGCATGAGAATGCTCATTCCGAATGACAGAATAGCGGCAATGGCACCATCCGACACAACGGACGATATAAACGACATTAGTAAGGCTAGTGCAGCCGTAAGACCAAGGATTTTCGCTTGAACAGACTCGAACATTGTCAAAATATCGGTATTACCATAACGTCAGAATAAAAATTGATTTGCAGATTGAAACGATGTCAAGTGCGACCTTTAAGCAACCAAAAGCATTTAAGCGTTCTACCCGACGGTTCTACAAGATCTCCAACATGTCTGTCAACACCCTCCTCCCCAAGAACGTGGACGTCTCCAAGCTCCGTTACTCTGAGGTCAAGTCTCTGAGCAATGGCAGCAAGACTGTCTACATCAACTATGGTTCCGACAAGCTTACCCTGCAGACCCCCATGATGAGCATTCCTTACGGGATTGGCGACTGGAACGAGAAGAATGCCAAGGAAAACGAGAAGACTGTGAAGAAGGATGCGGTGGATGGTGACAAGAAGCTGGATCGCCGCTATGACCTGAGCGTCTCGTTCCGTGGCATGGATGAGAACCCCAAGCTCAAGGCATTCCACGACAAGCTGCAGGACCTGGAGCGCAAGATCAAGGAGGATGCTTTCGCCAACCGCCTTACCTGGCTGCGTGATGACTTTGATGGTATGAAGGCCTTCACCGACAAGATGTTTACTCCCTTCGTCAAGTACGACAAGGATAAGGACACTGGCAAGGTGATCGGCAAGTACCCTCCTACCCTCAAGGTCAAGCTCCCCTACGATAACAAGAACGACAACTTCGTGTTTGACTCCTTTGACATGGATGAGAACGAGGTGGACTTCAAGAGCATCATGACCAAGCTCAAGGGTGCCAAGGTCCAGCTTGTCATCCAGCTGTCGGGTATCTGGTTCGCTGGTGGTAAGTACGGGTGCACTTGGAAGGTGCTCATGGGCAAGTTCCAGCTACCCAGCAAGTCCAAGTTCACCTTCGTTGTGGACAGCGAGGACGAGGGTGCTTCCCACCATGGCCACAACAAGTTTGAGGACGATGAGGAGCTTGAGGAGGATGCCCTAGCGATGGCACAGTCGTCCTCGCCTCCTCCTAAGCCAGTCGCTAAGAAGCCCGCCCCTCCCGTTGAGGACGATGAGGAGGAAGAGGAGGATGTGCCACCCCCTCCTGCTCCCAAGAAGTCCCAGGTAGTCCTCAAGGTTGAGTCCGAGGACGAGGAGGAAGAGCCCGCCGAGGAGGAGCAGGAAGAGGAGGAGGAAGACGATCCCACTCCCCCTCCTCCCCCCAAGCGTGGCGCCAAGAAGACCACTACCAAGGCCAAGTAAACAGTCATGACTTATCAAATATAGAAAAACAATAAAAACGCCTTTTGGCATTACATTTTGCCAAGGAGCAAGAATGCAATTACGAAGAACAATAGGGTGTGCAAGAATACACCCTTGATGGTTGGGGAACCATCTTCGGATACCACATCAAAGGGTTTGTTGGTGATTGCACTGACTGCAGTGTTTACCAAGCGGTATGTGCCCGAGTAACTCAAGATAACAAACAAGATGGCAGCATAGAAGGCTATTTTTATTTTTCGTCCTACACGATGTTTGTGTCGCGTAGCATGCATGTTGGGTTGTCCAACGGGATACCTATGATTCGCATACACAGGCTGTGGAGCTTGCGGTGGTACCTCGGGATATGGGATCTCGGTTGTCATTGTCCTCACTACTGATATGTTACATTTCTATCTGGTTTTATGTGATGTTATACAACATCGTGATCTCAGGGGTTGTAAGACAACGGTCAAAGTACATCACGTTCCTAAACTCATATTGACTTGTAAGAGCGGTTGTGGTACTCCAACTGCGTATTCTAAATAGTGCGTTTGATGGTGTTGCATCATTCGGGAGCTTGTTATGATACCATCTTCCGTTCACTGCAAATGGTATGGAATATCCATAATAAATTCCAATAGGTGCTCCGTTGACATAAACCTGACAAGAATAACTTACATCCATCGTCAACGTGATGTGAACCCATTCGCTTGTCGTCCAGCTAAATGTAGTACTATACAACGTATATTCGTTTTGATACCCCATAAATCCAAGATCTGCCATTGGGATAAGAATATATGGGTTCCACATCATCGCAAAGTATCTACCCGACGTAGGTGCGGCGCTTGGAAGGAAGAAGCCAATCGCAAGATCAGCATTGATTGCTGCCGAACGGAAGCTTTTTGCCCAGAAACTTATCGTTTTTGCACCTGCTACAGGAGCAAAAGATGCGGCCAACGTGGTCGAAGCATCTGATGTTATGCGGAACGATTTAATGCTTTTATTGTTCACAGTACTTGTAAGAATACTATACCCCGTACCTGTAATCGTACCAGTGTTTCCATTGCCAGATATATCAGGTACAACAGACCCACTTACATTCTCAAAATCCCACCACATTTTGACACTGTTGAGTAAGGCTTGTCTCACAAAACTGCCAACAAGCTTAAGATTACCTACCATATCAAACTTGAATTGTGGGTTCGTAGTGCCTATGCCTACGTTCCCATCACTTTGTAGCACCAACGAGGTGTTTTGGTTCCCTGTGCGCGTGCCAATCTCTAGTGTACGGTTTGGGGTATCATATGACATGACGTTATGTGCCAAGCGTATCTCGTCATCCGTTAGTGCTCGGTTGTAGACAGCTAAGGCATACATGCGGCCATGGAACATTGCACTATCGTATCCATAACCAATCGCCGAACCAATCGGTGTGCGATCTGCCAGGTTTGATACGGTCTCATATGTTGTGACGGCAACCTGCGTGTCATTGTACCAGACAGACACTTGCTTGTTGTATGGATCATACCTAGCGGTAGCTGTAAACGTCTGATCTAGTGTAAAGTTTGCGGTACTTGTGTTGAGTACCATAACAGATGCAGTAGTGGAAGGGTTGAAGATGAAAAATTGTAAATCTGATGTTGACGTGCTGTTTCGGATGAGCCCAAATGTACCGTTCTTTCCAGACCCCCAAGCTGCAAAAGGATACTCAAACGATCTGTTGAAAACAGCGGCGGACACGAAGCGCATGCGCATGACGATCGTGAGCCCTACGGTTGCAATATTGTAGGTGTACAATGGCAGGTTGAGGTATTGCCCAGATGCACTTGGGACACCCCCTGTAGCGGTGTAGTTGTTACCAGAGCCATCTACATTAGAGAACAGGATGGAGCCATCTACCTTGTCAAATGTGGGCAAGTTGGTAGTGTTCTTGAAGAAAGATAAAGGCGTGTTCACATCCACCACAAACAACGGATTGGTCGGCAGGGCATGTACGCGGGTGATGCTATTCAACTCTAATTGTCCAATGGGCGGATGGCATAATGCTCCCCCATCTACACGTGTGAATGGGCTTACGGCCATGATGTTGGTGTACCTGCCATTCAATTGCGCACATCCCATCATCAGATATGAATGCAATGCTTGGAACTCGGTTGCCGATAGCAAGCGGTCGTATGCAAAGTATGCTGCAATGGAAGCATTCGCGTATGAGTGTGCTCCATAAGCGGGGCGCCAAAGGTATGCGTCCACTGTAATATTTGGAAGAGTGCTTGATGCAAATCCTGAAGCGACCACCACTCCGTTTTTGTAGATTGCCTTCAGATTACCTGCTGTTGCACCTTGGATGAATGTGAATACGACCCATTCATTCTGGACGATGGTTCCTGCAGGTGCCGAAAGGGTATCGGTCACGGTTCCTGTGGAAGGCACATTCCGCACATCTATGAACATTCCTGAAGTAGTCCCGCTCCGCGCAAACAACATGAACGCATTTCCACTGGAGTGAGGGAAGCTCCACAATGGTTCATTGTTTGCAGCAGTGCCCTCGTACCTTGCCAATACTGCAACCGTAATCCCACCGTTTGTTGAGCAGTTCAGAGCTACAGAGGATGCAGATAACCATTGCCCTGATGCCGAACCTTGGCCAACACCTTTTACATAGGCCCCGTTCTGATATCCACCAGAGGTATACAATGTTGGTTTGTACGCATCTGTGCTCTGTGACATTTCTCCCCAAGTCCCAACAGAAGCGCCATTGGTGAGTGCCAATCCTTTGCTCTCAAGACGGAACTTTGGGGCCGTAGTACCGATGAACGAGTAGTTGGATGCGGTCCATTGGATTGCTTCGTACGCATCCGTTTCTGCAAAATCAAACCCACTCACTGTGTTCTTATTGATGTGTGTGATTCCTTTCGTCATTTGTAGTACATTGCTGCCAAATGTAATGGTATTGTCATTCCCCATTACCAGTTGGAGCTTGTCTGACACGTACCTCCTTTGTTTGAACAATACGTCTGTAGACATCCTACGATATCTCTATAAAAAGAATGACCTACAAGATCCATGTGATGGATGATGCATTGTACATTTGCACATTTACAGCGCGTGTCGTTGTATTGATGTAGATAGCTACATTATCCCCAACAACCACATCCGTGGACACCGTCGTGTAACCTATGTTTGACCCTCGGTTCTGCCCATTCACAAAAACACCCCACGTGAGATTGGTATCCGAGGTTCCCTGATTCGTCGTGAAGTTTGTTGGGTAAACGGTGATTTGTCCCGCTCGTAGAACATTGTAGCGGTAGTTCACAGCATCAAAACTCAGGGCTGCAGATGAGGCACCACCTGCAAGTTGTATAATTTGCAATCCCGTATTGTACGAATAAACGACGTTGTTCACAACACTTGATGTCACACGGGTCTGGTTTGGAGCTACAAGTGAAGGAATAACAGGTTGTTGATGGGGGTTTAGGTAGAGGCTCGCAATCTCTGCTTCGGTCAAGACCCTGTAGAAGTACATGATGTTGGCAAAGTTGAATGTGTTGTTGGTGGTAGTGACCCATTTCGAGATCTGGAATTTTGCGGTTGGAAGGGTAGACGCGTTGTTGAACTTCTGGGTGTACACCGTTGTGGCTGTAGCTCCGTAAGATATGGAGTTACTTGTATAATACACGCCAACTGGAACACCATTAATAAACAATTGCACCCAGTTGTTCTCATCTTGTGTGAGGGCTACATGGAACCATGCGCCAGTGTTTGAATAGGCAAAGGTTCCAACCTTTATAGCCCAATCGTTACCATACCCCAAGAAACCCATGTCAGAATATCCCGAGCATGCATACATCATGGCAAAATCACCACCAAAGTAGCCAGGGTTTGTGCCTGTTGGAAAGAATCCGATAGCCATATCATCGGTTGCAGACGTAGCACGGGTAGTTTTGATCCAAAAACACACGGTTTTAGATGTTGGATTTGCAATAAGGTTGGTTGTGACGGATGTAGCTCCATTATTCACATATTGAAGCACTTTCATAGTTTGACCTTGAATAGTGTCCGTAGTGATGGTACAACCCGTTCCTGTGACGGTTGCTGTATTCCCGTTGCCTGTGTCATCTGCAATTACGGTCGATGTAGCTACAGCTCCATTGGCAAGTGCCTTGAAACTCAACCACATGTTCGCAGTGGATGCAACCGTATCAATGAGAATGCCATTGTAACGTATGTTTCCATAAACATCTAGTTTTTGACCTGTAGTGTGCGTTCCAATGCCGACATTACCATCATTCTTGACAACCAAGCTATGTTTCCCTGTACGGTTCCCAACCTCTAGCATGTTGTTTGCAGCATCCGTGCTTAGAACCATATGGACTTGCCGAAGCTCATCCTCTGTAAGAGTTGTGTTGTAAAGAACAATATTGTAAACTTGGGCATTGAGGTATGCATCTGCAGCAAACATGCTCCTTCCCACAAACACATTGGTGTATGTTGTATCAGCAGGGTATGTGTAAACCCCAGTCGCAGTTCTTACCAACACACCATCCACCCATATCTGTTGTGAACCATGCCTTGTTGGATCATAACAAGCAGCAATGGTGTAGATCACATTGTTGTAGATGTTTCCAACAATCACTTGGCTTCCAATAGTTGTAGCTCCATTGGACCCACGCAACTCAAAGGACACGGACTGGTTGGTACCGTCACGAGCAAGGTAGATATCATATGCACCGCCATTGGACGAAGAGTTGGTGATATTGATCAACCTTTCATTGGAGCCAGCCGTCCCCGTGAACATAAAGCGTATGATAGCGGTAAAACCACGAGACACGATGTTGAAAGTCGTGCTTCCAAAGGATAGGTATTGTGTGCTAGTACGGGTAAATGCGATGATGCGCTTTTTGGTGTCAAACGTCGGTTTGTTTGCATTGGTGAATACGGAAGGGTTCGTAAATGCATCCACATTAATGATTGGGTTCGCGGGTAGTGCATGAATCCGCAAGCTACCATTGAAGTCTAGCGACGGAGCAGCGTAAACAGGGTATGTAAGTGGTTGATTATTGGTAAATGGCAACAATGACAAATAGTTATTTGAAAAGGAATTGAGTGTTGATGCGGCTTGCAAAAGGTAGCCGTGCATAGTTGCAATTTCCGTTGATGTTAGCATACGGTCAAATACATATACTGCTCCGAGCGACATGGTTGCGTAATTGTCGAATGATGGGTATGATGACTTTCCAATGTTGACATTTGTAGTGTATTTGCGTGATGTGAAGTTCAAAGTGTTGTTCGCTTGTGCTACGACCACACCATTCTTATACAAACATGCCTTGGTGTTTGCCACAGAGCCAATTGTGCCTGTCCATACTGCCCATTCATTTTGCACAATGGCATTGTTTGCAAGCAACTGCAGTGAGCTTGTACCCTCCCCGACCACCCAAGCCATCGCTGTCGTTGCACCATTTCTATTCAGGGCCATCATGGATCCACTTGCATTGGTTGAGTTGTTGAAATCGAATATACGCTCCGATTTTTGCCCAGTTGTGCCATCAAAACGAACTAATGCAAATGCAGTCACTCCTTGATTTGCAAATGACAATGTAACGGAAGGAAAAGACATGAACTGTCCAGATGCAGTGCCATTGCCAACGAACTTAACGTAGGCCCCGCCTTGATGACCTGTGCTGGAATAATACGTTGGTTTGCTTGCGGTAGTGCTTTGTGATGCATTCCCCCATGTGGTGACCGCGGAGTTGTTTGCCAAAGAAGCTAGACTCTTTGCTTCAAGACCCACCACCATGTTTGGAATGGTGAGCGCGACATTAGATGTAGACCACTGTACAGATTGTCCTTGAAGGGACTGGTAAAAGTCGTAGTTGGCATTGGCATTGGAGCTTGTAAATGCCACTTGGTCCGTGATCTTGAGTCCATCGCTAAGCGCAGTAAGCAATGCCTTGCTTTGTGGTGTTTGGAAGTAGTGTGACTTGGACACCATCCGCAGGTTTTTAAAAAGGACGGTATCACTGGATGCCATCGTACTCTACAGTAGAGGTTACAATTTATGTGCACGCATATAGTGCGTATATCTCTTCATCACTTAGACACCGATCATAGTATAACACATTCCTAAAAGAGTATACCACCTGGTTGGTGCCAATCACGCTTTGTATGCGGAAGATATTGGAAGTATCAGTTGCAGCACCAAGGAACTTGCGGTAGTAATATGTAGTTGCAGTCGTAGAGTATTGGATGCTATTCACGGTGTAGTATTTGCCAAATGAAACCCCGTTTATATACATTTGGATGCCATAGCCAGCGTCCATGGTTAACGTAACATGCACCCATTTGCCAACACTTACCCAAATGTTTGTTGCACTACCGTTCGCCCAATTGTTGTTGTAACCATTGTAGCTCAAATCATAGTAGGATTGTATACCAAACTGCAGGGAAAACCATACTCCCGCGGTTGATGGATTCGTTGTAGGATTATAGAAACCTATTGCCAATTGGTTTGCATTGCCTCCACTTCGGGTGGTTTTGATCCAGAACATGAGTGTTTTCGCACCTGCTGACGCGACAAAGGGGGCCGAGAGCGTCGTCACACCATCGCTGGTTATCTGAAGGGAGTTTATCTGCGTGTTGTTGATCGTCTCGGTGATCACACTATAGGAAGGGCCCGTCATGTATGCCGTGTTTCCGTTTCCTGTGTCATCGGTAATAGATGCTGACGTGACCGATTGGAAGCTGTACCATGCCTTTGCTTGAAGGAGGAGTTGCGTACGTACAACAGTACCTACAAGTTTCATGTCTCCAAGGATGTCCAAGGTCCACGCGGGGTTCACCGTACCAATACCCACGTTCCCATCCGCCTTTACACAAAGCATACTAGCACCCGAGCGGCCACCTACATCAAAGGATAAACGTGGTACATCGCGATTCATGAGAACATACAGGTTCGCAATCTCGGCGGGGGTGAGTGGGCGGTTGTACATAGAAACGTGGTACACACTCCCATTCAAGTATGCGCCCGAAACAGAACTGCCTCCGATCCAAGTGTTGTTGAGGGTTCTATCCGACAATACGAATCGGGCATTGTACTCCACGTCTTGCAAGACCCCATCTATGTACAATGAAATAGACCCGTAGTTACTGGCAGTCGGATCTATCACTACCGCAATCAACAAAGGCTGTCCGTATGTTACTACATCCCCAGGTGTCACCGCAGTGATTTTCATGGTAGCTGTAGCGTTCCAAACATCCACACCAATACGGGCGGTTTGTGCATAACGGTATATGCTTACCATGCTTCCATTTGTCAGTCCGTTGTTGATCTCAAACGCAGGTTCGTTCGCGACGTTTGCATCGTTGAAGGACGCCTCCACGACCATAGAGAAGCCTTTGGATAGTAGTGGCGCTACAGTTGTGCCAAAGTTGATATATTGGCTAGAACTTCGGTTGAATGTGAAACATGCATTGGACGAGTCAGGGTACGGCATGCTGGTGGATTTCATCAAGACGGACGGTGTGAAGATGTCGGCGGCAAAGCTTGGGTTCATGGGAATAGCATTGACGCGAACTCCACTATTGCACTCCAACGTGTGCGCAGGACCGCGCATTGCGCCCAACGTGTCATTTCTAGTGAATGGATTTGCCGACAAGACATTGTTCAAGCGACTTTTGCTAATGGTATTGCCTTGCAAGATGTAGTTATGTACCGCATTGACCTCATTATCAGTCAACATACGATCATACATGTAAAGACCGCCAAGATTCATGTTTGCATATACCGCTGGTGTGCCCGCCGTGTTGATTGCCGTCCTTCCAACGTAATTGTAGCTAAAAGTGATGTCCGAGCGATTGAAGTCTGCGTAGCGGGACGTTACAACTTGTCCATTGATCATGAATTGTTGAAAGGATCCTTGGTTGCTACCGAGGATGACCGTGTAAAGCGACCACTCATTTTGTGTTATCGCATTCTCGGCAATCATATATTCGGAACTCACACCATTGTAGATTTCAAAGCGAAGGTTGGCAGTTGTCCCGATCCGCGCCAAACGGACATTATTGCTATACCCAGTTGTGCTTTGTGATAAATCAAAGATGGCCTCATTTGCGACAGCTGTGTTGTTCATATTCACTAAAGCACAGATGGTGCAACCTCCATTTCTGTTGATGTTCAATTGGAGGTTTTCATCAAACAAAAACTGGTTGTTGGCGGATGTGAAAGAAATATTTGCACCATTTTGATAGCCTTGGTTTGAGGTGAATACAGGACGGTTTCCAACTGTTGACTGGAAAAACCCACCGCATCCAGTGACACCCGTGTTTTGGTTACTGAACCCTACAAGACTCACTGGTTCAATTGCAAAGGTTGGGGTCAGAGCGGTGGATAGAGTGATGTTGGAGGTTTGCCAATGCAAGTATTGTGAAGATGGTACCTGACCAAACTTGTATCTGAAAAGTGCATTGGAGTTTTCATACTGGTACGCAAGACCCGTAGTAGATGCCTCTGCAATCTTGTAGATATTACTGCCGCCTGATGACAACACCTGATGATTAGATGAAATGTATCGTGCGGTATATAACAATGTAGACATCCTGCTATCTGCATATATTTTGTAGGAGACTGTTTAGATGAAAACGGTGTTTGTGCAACGCAAGTTCACAACGTGGGCCGAAATCAAGCAAGGCCTCATGGATGACTTTGACCCGCTACAACCTGCGTGTGCGGCGCTGTTTGTGCTTCATGTGGAGAAACGCATCGCCATGTGGATGAAGAACACGCCGCGTGCTCTTGACATGATCTTCGTTCGCAAGGACATGACAGTCGCCGACATTCATAAAGGGGCATTGCCATTTGACGAGACTCGGATCGTACCATCGGAACCTATCAAATATGTTCTTGAAACACTTGCTGGGTACATAGATACATACCAAATACAAAAGGGAGATCAACTAGTTTTCGTAGATGTCTAGGGTTCGTGCAGAGGGATCCGTAGCATTCGTCCATTTCGGTAGCCAATAGTATTGTAGGACGTGGCTATGATCAGGGAAGAAACCTTCAAAGATGTCTCGGTACAAGTAGGATTCTTTGGTAGAGGGACGCAGGTGAGAGATTCGCGGGGGGATCACCTCCATCTCTTTGTCACTTACGATGTTGTCCGCCCATTCTTGAAGGATGGCAAACCACGACTCCTTAGTATCCGACACACCGTCACTGAATGCCTCCTTTTTGCGATACAATACGTCGTATGGTAGAATGTCGGGATAGAGAGCATGGAATGCATCACGCAAGAACTGTTTCTCGGTTTGGCTGCCCACTTTGGGAGCACGCAAGTCGGCGGGGATGGATAGGTAGGCTTCCACAAACTCTGTATCAAGGAAGGGGACCCGTGCCTCCAGACCATGACCCGACAAGGTCCTATCTACACGAAGTCCATCATACATGTAGATATCACGTAGAAGGCGCACGGACTCCTTGTGGGCATCTTCCGCGGATGGGGCGTAATAGAAATAGAGGTACCCGCATTCGGCCTCATCCGCCCCATCACCATTGAGGATCACCTTGACTTTGGTCTTCTCCGAGATGTGCTTAGCTAGCAGGTACTGTCCAACAGATGCCCGAATGGTTGTAATATCATACGTTTCTAGTGTCTGGATGACATCATGGACGGCATGTGTACCTTCCGATGGGGTGAAATGGACCTCGGTATGATCTGTGTTTAGATACTTCGCTACCTTTTGGGCATACTCCAGGTCCTTGCCATGTTTCATCCCAATACTGAATGTACGAGGACGTTGATATCCTAGAATCTTCACCGCAATAGCTACCACCAGGCTGCTATCAAGGCCGCCTGATAGCAAGAATCCAAGATCGCGTTCGCTATCTAGGCGACGCTTCACCGAGTTGATAAGGGCATCGGTCACCTTCTTGTACATCGCATGCAGTGAAGTATTGGAAGGAAGAGATTCTACACGGTTGCGGATATCGTAGTACCCATGCAACACACTCGTTTCATTGAAAATGTCTAGGAATGTTCCTGGTGGCAGATGATCTCCGATAGCGGTCGGGTCCAGGCCAACGATCCCCGATAGAGTACTGCTAAAAACATACCCCTTGTCCGTGGATCCGTAATATAGTGGGCGCACGCCAAACGGATCGCGGGCCGCGAGAACACGATACTTACCGTTCGGATATTGCAGCATAACTACAATAGCAAACTCTCCCTGAATAACGTTAAGAACCTTGGCCATGTTGTAGTTGTGTTCTTTGAGAAGGTGGGCAATAATCTCACAATCGGACTTGGACTCCAAATCAAAACCATAAGAATCTTGGATCTCTTTGTAGTTGTAGATCTCACCATTGCACATCAGCAATTGGCGAACACCGTCTTTGTCAGTCATATCAAATGGTTGATCTCCCACGGGACTCATATCGTGGATTGCAAGACGGTGAAAACACAAATGGTGCGTGAGGCCACGGTATTCCGTGTAGCGGTCGGGACCACGACGTGCAGGGCCCATCATGTATTTGACGTTGCGCTCGTAGTCCTCCGATTTGAGGACGTGACCCGTCCGAGCAAAGTACCCCCAGATTCCACACATTGCGTTGCGACTTGTTTATACAACGGTGTGAATGTTTAAGTGCATTTAAGGTGCAGCTTGGAATCTGTGTTTATGCCTCCCCACGTTGAGTTCTTGCAGTACCTTGAAGAGTGTACCAATGTACTCAAAGCCAACAACTTCAAGGTTCAGAACTCGTCTACAAACAACAAGGTAGCAGTCATCGTAGAACCAAGACGGCACCCATACCTTGAATGGGTCATTTATAATACCATGTTCCACCTGGGAGAGGGATGGAACCTGCATGTATGGACTTCCGAAGCTAACCAAGAATGGGTATCTCGTATGTTGACGGGATGGGACATTAAGGTGACTGGAATGGCATTTGATAACCTGACATGCACATTGTACAATGTGATGTTTATGGATGCCCAATTCTGGTCGGCTATAGACGAAGAGCATATCCTCATCTTCCAAACGGATTGTATCATGTTCCGAGGCGTAGACCCATCGTGGCTGCGCTTTGATTATGTCGGTGCCAATTACTATACATGGATGGACCAAGCACCACGTGTCAAAGGCATACAAGGTGGATTTAGTCTCCGTAGAAAGTCGGCTATGTTGAGATGTATCCAAGATGTTCCAGTACACAAGATGCAAATGTATCGTGAATTACATAGGAAACCCCATCTTGAAGTTATCAAAGAGGATGTATACTTTACACATGCTTGTGAGATTCTTGAACTCAATGTTCCGTCAGAAGAGGATAGGCCCAAGTTCTCTTTAGAAGTAGACTACTACCCGTACACAGTCGGACATCATGGTTTTGTTCATGGCTATTTTACCACAGAACAAGCAAAAGAACTAATCCAGCACGCAAGGAAGCCTACTACTTACCAGCCCGAAGATCGGCCAGAGTAGTCACACATTTGACGGGCGTATTGTCTTGTACACCCATAAACAACTCAACTTCACTTGTTTCTTTGTTGTATCGGATACCACTAATGTATTCAATACCCCAATGGGAACACCAAAACGGCGATGAGAAGTACGTAACCACGCCTCGTTCCATGTCCATCTCCACCCAATGATGATAGTATGCAAGCCGTGTCACAAGTGTAGAGTTGTCATTGAAGATAATGTCATGGACGATGAATCCCCAGGTATTGCCATGAAGATGAACGGGGCTAGTTGATCCACGGAAGCCTTTGTTGGGGACACCTTGGGCCGATGTGATGTCCTTCACTTTTGTAGCTACAAATCTCTGGAATTTATTCGTATTCTCATCCACTTCTTCTTCAAGAAGGTAGATAACCCGTAGATATGCATCTAGAAGATGGAGTTTATCCTTCCAAACGAATGGACACACATTCTTGACTGGCCTTGAACCAATGTCAACAACAGATATGCGTTCCACCTTGGTCAAGGCTTGATCAAAGTGTCCAACGACTAGCTCATTGGTCATATGATCCGATGCATGTGTGCATGTTCCAGAGAACCATACACGATCATGATAACATACAATGCGCAAATCTTCAATACCTTGAAAGAGATTGGCCGTGGGAGCTAGTTTGTCCATGGGGCTTTCAATTGTGTGAACGGTCTTCGTGATGTCATTGTGGATAATCACATAGTTTGTTTCATCTACGCGCGTGTGGCGGGTAGCACGGATGTAAACATACGGACCATCCGCACTTGGGTTGAAGAATACATGATTCTGTGGAATGTTGTTTTTGTCAAGGAGTACACCTTTCTTACCTGGTAGGCGACGGATGTACATTTACACAACCTTGCATATATGCCTTTATATCAAAGGTGTGACATCAGCAATGTCATGGATACTGGTCAAACGGTGATTGCGAATGAAAGCGCCTTCTTTGTGGTAGTACACAGGTTGCCACATTGGATCACCAATTACAGGCATTAGGTTTTGAAAACTATCATCTACAAAAACCATGTGCATCATATCATCATGTTGGCTATGTGAAATGAACCGATAGAGTGTATCATAGACTCTGCGCGAGGGCTTGAGACCATCATGGCCGTTGTGTTGAAACACCGCATGATCGGATGAAATGATGTTGTCCTCATGAAGATACTTGTGGATGCCTGTAACCTGTGATACTGCCTTGCACCATGCATGCGGTGCATTAGAGAACAAGTACACTGGGATGCCTTTCTCTTCACACTTGGCAATCAGCTTCTGGACTTGTTTGGAATGAGCTACAATATCCTTGTCATACTGAACTTGCTTTATACTTGAGATCAACTCAGGGTCATATACATTGTAAGAGAAGTGTGCATGTGACTTGTCAATGTTGTAAACCTTCTGTAGTCCAAGGAATGTGTGGCCATAATGAGAGTACAATAGCTTGTTGACATGTTCTGCTTCTTTCATGTTCATGTGTAGCTCATCTGCTACGTACTTGACGACTCGGGATGCGACGCGATTCAGAACTACAGGATGATTGAAGACAACGCCATCTACATCTAGCAAAAGGACTTTGGGGCGTGCAATCATCCCTGTTTATGTTTACATAGTAAATTATATAAATCCTTAAACCCATCGTGATTATGCTTTGTAAATTGTTTCAAGGTTCAATATCTTTGCAAAGATGTTTCTACAGATTGGATGGTAGATTCCTGGATTCTTGTGGTAAATGGCCATAAGACTATGACATATTACACGAAAGTGTTCTATTTCATCCTCTTCCTTGATTTTGGATTCCAAGTAGTGGACATGGAGGTCACGACAACCTGTTTCTATGAGTTTATCTATAACTTCTGTTTTGTCACATATACGCCACCTATCCTCTTCTTTGACACGCAACATGTTGCGTTTGGTGCTTTCCAACCGAACATTGTGGTTCTCTGGTAGATCAGGATTGAAATGCACTTTCTCTATAAGATCACATACACCCTTGCCCGTTATGTTTCTCAAGCAACTGTCCAAGAAGTCTGGAGTCAAATGTGCTTTGTTCTCTTGACCAAAAGTATTGATATTGATGATTGTTTGATTCCATTGGTTTTGTATGGTGCCAATGTTTTGGAATAGTGTATTAACTGGTGGAGGATTTGTTGTTGGCTTACTATCCATAGTAACTAGATTACTAGAACGACCAGTACATATTTGCATGTGACGGGATTTTGTAGACTTAGAAGAAAGAATCTTATGACACCGTTCACACTCAAGGGGGTTTTGAATGTGTTTACATATGTCTGCATGCCTTCGTAAGGATTTCATGCTTGTGAATTCTTTGTAGCAGTTACTGCAACAGTGTGAAGATTGTGGAACTTTTTGTACCTCGGATGCAACTTTTTGTACCAAAAATGGAACTTTTTGTACCTCAGATGCAACTTTTTGTTCCAAAAATGCAACTTTTTGTTCCTCCATGTCAACTTTTTGTTCCACGGGCTTCATCAAGCAATATCGCTCCATATGTCGTGTACAATTGCTTTTAGAACTGAAGATTCCGTCACAAAACCGACATGTCCTTTCAATGTCAGTGTCGGACGTACTTACTACATTATGCATATTCTCGTGACGTTTCATGTTGCTTAAACGTGGTGTCTTATAATTGCACAAATTGCATGAATAGTTGATCATTGTTTGATCACAAAATGATCTGTTACTGACATTGCAGATATTATTTGTGATCAAAAACGCGAGTTTGTGACTGTGTGCTCTTTTGTGATCACAAAAGAGCAAGGGGGGGGGAGGGGGGTGCCTAGGCGCCTCCATTTTTATTCATAAATAATCTAGGGCATGAAGAACAGATTATCTAGTTACTACAATCAATACCCATATGATATAGATGTCAAGGCAACATTTGAGAAGAACAAAGAGAAGATACTGGATTATATTGATACATTTTCTTACAGGGACTTGAGAAGGTTCAAGATGGCTTTGGTGAATGCTATCATATTGCAAAAAGGAGGTTCTAGTAATAGATTTGTAAGAGGTCTACTTACCAATTTATCAGAGGATAGGTATGATCTACAAATAGATGTTATCTATCACATGTATCCAAGTCGTGTACCGAATCGTTGCATAAAGTATGTTCTAGACAGAGAGTGTGGATACGTTTATTAGGTTGTATCTTGGTCCCTACGTGCTATAAGTTTACTCTTGGCCCTTTCACGAATCTTCTTGTGGTGAGATGGTGCAATGTTTGTGATTTGGTTAAGTTTTGATACATCGTCAGTAGTTGGTGTTACGTTGTTGGAAATCATTAGAACAATGGTTCCAGTAGAGTTTGCAATCATTCGATCAATAACATTTACCAAACCATCGGGTACCCAACCCTTCTCTGTATGGACTTCTACAATAGAATGGTTGAGACTACGTAGTCTCACATTGTGGTTCTCTGGATGATCTTCATTAAAGTATATTTTATCCAACATGGGAGTTACACCATGGACTCCGTTCTCAAAACATTTTCTAGCAAACTCCTCGGTTATGTAGTTTGTGTTTTCATTGTTGAAGTTTGTGATATTGATTTGTATGTTATTGTTGTTTGTATTGTTGTTGATTGTACAATCGTTATAATTATTCTGAGTTTCTATCACGTTGGGCTTGTCTGCTACTACTAACCCCTTGCAACAAGCTTTGTGTTTATGCTTAGCTTGTCGTGTTGTGAATATTTTCAAACAACTCATGCATTGTAATGGATTGATTCCCCCTTCACATTTAGCAGAATGTTCAATGAACCGATAGCGACGTTCAAAACATTTGTTACACTTGTCGCATTTGTAAGCCTTACCTGCGTCGTCATTGTTTTCACCTCCATCAAGGCTGACATTTTTGGGCGTAGGGCTGACATTTTCGGGCGGAAGGCTGACATTTTTGGGCGGAAGGCTGACATTTTTGGGCGGAAGGCTGACATTTTTGGGCGGAAGGCTGACATTTTTGGGCGGAAGGCTGACATTTTTGGGCGGAAGGCTGACATTTTGGGGCAAAACATGTACATTTGGGGAAGGTGGTGTGAGTTCGTCTCTGTGTACAGTTCTGGTGTGGCGGTTGAGGTTGAAACGCTTTTCCGTGCTATAGTTACAAAAGGTACAACAATGAGCCATTTTGTATGCAAGTGAGCCGTTACTAGATATAGTGGGATATTTTAATTTCCTTAAGCGAGCATCCTTACTGGGGTTTAGGGTGAGCGAGGGGGGGGGGTCCATTTTTTCTTTGGCCACAAAGAAATCCGCAAAAAACAGTCTATTTTTCTCTATAGTTACTTCTTCTTTACAACACGCTTCTTCTGCCCATGGGCCTTGGCACCATTGCGGTCAGCTGTGTACTCTTCCTCCACAACTTCCTTGTGCGTTTCCCATGCAGTCTTGAGTTCATTTAGTTCATCCATCCAGATATGTTGGATTGGCTTGGCCCGAAGTGCTTTGATAGCCATGTGAAGCTTCTCGGCCTCCTTCTCAAGCTCCTGCTTCTTTTCAAAGGTCAGCTGGTAGATTGGCATGCGGAGGAGATAGTTGTAGTTGCTACCGCCCGAGGGTTCATCATCGGTAGCCTCGTGTAGTTGAGGGTAGTTCAGTGCCTTGAGTTGTTCCTCAATATCGGCACGCTTCTTGTTCATGACCTTGATCTTGTTGTCAATGATATCCTGGATGAACTTGACCTTGGCCGATAGGATCTTGTAGTCATGTTCCATGGTCTTGATCTGGTGGTGCTTGCGCTCCATGTACTTGATCAAACGAACGCATGCCCATTCGCGGTACACATCAAGAACGGTCTTGTAGCGTCGGATTGCACCATCTGCACCGTAAAGGTGGATGTTGTTGGTACTGAGGTTCTTGGTGGATACAAGCTTGAACTCGGTTTCAAAGTTCTTCTCAATCCCCGCACGGGTGTTGGGGTACAACTTGAGGATAAACTTGACGGACTTGGCAGTGTAATGGCTTTCAAAGTCCTTGAGGATGTTGCTACCGTTGGTAATCAAAGCGGTGAGGTAATCCTTGTAATCCTCGGTCCAAGTACCCACGGGGAGTTCCGTGACCTCTACGGTTTGGTCATCAAGCCAGTTGTACACGCCCTTGCTGGCAAAGCTACTCTCTTTGTTGGGAGTGATGGAACCCGTGAAGCCCAGGTACCAAGGCTTGACGTCGGGTAGCATGATGCTGGTGATCGTGTCGTAAGCACGTGATAGATCATCACTATTTTCAATCATACCGATGTCTTGGTCAAGAGCATTTGCGGTCCGCATGCACAGGTCAATGATATCGGAGGGGTTGTGGCACGGCACATTGGTGCTGAAACCAGTTCCGATACCTAGACCACCATTGATGAGAATCATAGGGATGATGGGGATGTAGTACTCGGGTTCAATCGGGACACCATCATCATCTAGATGCTTCAGAATGGGAACATCCTCTTCGCGGAACACCTTCCTGGCTAGAGGCGAAAGTAGCGTATGGATATACCTGGGCGAGGCCGCATCCGCACCACCCTGGATGCGGGTACCAAACTGACCGTTTGGCATGAGGAGGTTGATGTTGTTGGCACCCACGAAGATCTGTGCCATTCCCACAATGGCCTGTTGCAGAGAAGCCTCACCATGGTGGTATGCGGACACTTCCGAAACACTACCTGCTAGTTGTGCTACACGAACCTCTTGGTTGTATAGCTTACGCTTGAGGCAAGTGAATAGGATCTTGCGGGTAGACTCCTTGAGACCATCGCACAAGTGGTTGATGCTACGCTCCAGATCGCGGTTACTGAAATGGATGAGTTCCTTGTGGATGAACTCTTCATACGGTACCTGCGACTTCGTAAAGTCCAGGACAAGGTCCTTGTTGTATTGCATGAGCCAGTCCTTGCGGTCGTCCGCACGCTTCTTGTTAAAGGCAAGGTCAATACCCTCGTCCGATGTCTTTCCATTGTAGTGGTAATGGGTAATCTTGAGGTTACGGAAGTATTCCTTCGCTTCATCTTCCGTAGATGTACCCAGCCCCTTGTAGTACTTGAAAGTCCATCCACGCAGATCGTTCGCTTGCTTCCACCGCTCAAAGTCGGTGACATTGTAGAAGGACACAACCTCACCCCGACCCTTGTGCATCGCCTTGATGACAGGTGTCAGCATGCTAGTGATGAAGCCGTCCATCTTGTAGAGGGAGGGCCATAGACTTTGGAACAGGTTGAACAGAAGACCCTTGATATGCGAACCATCATGATCCTGATCCGTCATGATCATGATCTTGCCGTAGCGAAGCGATGATACATCCTTGTAGTCCTTGCCCTGTTCAAGACCCAGGATCTTCTTGAGATTGGTGATTTCATCGTTGGCACTGATCTTGGCAGTTGCCGCGTCCTTTACGTTGAGGATCTTACCCTTGAGGGGGAAGACACCATACTTGTCACGACCAATCACACTCAGACCAGCGATTGCCATGGTCTTAGCCGAATCTCCTTCCGTGAGGATGAGTGTGCAATCCATGCTGTCTTTGGTGCCCGCACGGTTGGCGTCATCTAGTTTGTTGACAAGCACACGGCTCGTCTTCTTGCCATCAGTCTTAGCTAGCTTCTTGTTCTCGTGGAACTCGGTAAGGCTTACCGCCTTCTCGGTGATTCCAGTCTTGTAGAGCTTGTCAAAGAACTTGTCCGATAGGTCACACTTGGACCCAAACTTAGCGACCTGGGTGGTGAGTGTTTCCTTGCTCTGACTATCAAACGAGGGGTTAACAATCAGACTCTTCACAAACACCATAAGGTTGTCGCGGATGTGCTGGGGCTTCACCTCCTTTTTCTTCTTTTTGCTGACCATCTCCGAGAGCTCCTTGCAGATCTGGTTGGTGATCTGGTCTACATGCTTGCCGCCACGTAGGGTGTTGATACCGTTCACAAACGAGACCTGCTCAAAGCGTGCGGTGTCACTGTACGTAGCAACCACCTCCCAACGCTCGTTGCAAGACTCATATACACGAGGGTGCTCGTCCTTGGGTCCCAGATACAGATCGGCGTAGCTCTCAAAGGTCTTGTATGGGATCTTCTCGTCGTTGAAGTACACGGTCACCGTTGCGTCCGTGCATGCACAAGCATCCATGGTACGCTTACGGAAGAGCTCAAATGTGTCGTCGGTCATCCCAGGGAGCCCGAAGCGAACATAGTCGGGTAGGAAGGTGATCTTGGTATAGGGTGCCTTAGAGGAAGACTTGACGGTAGCCTTGTCCTTCTCCTTCATGTTGTCAAACCATCGCTGTTGGTATAGCTTGCCATGGCGATGGTCAACGGTTTCCACCTTGAACTCTTTGCTGAAGATGTTGGTCAGCTTGGCACCCACACCGTTCTTGCCACCAACCACCTTTTCTTCCTCCTTGTCATAGTTTGCAGAGGTCAGAAGGCGACCAAAGATCATCTCTGGAATGTAGATGCCGAGCTCTGGGTGCTTCTCCACTTCAATACCATCGCCATCATTGAACACCTCCACATACCCAGTTTCCTTGTTCACATTCACCCGAATCGTACGCATGTGCTTGATGTCCTTCTTTCCAGTCGCCTCTTCCGCTTTGAGGCGGGTACCATGATCCAGAGCATTCACAAGGACCTCATCAAAACACTTGTAGAGTGCGGGAACATACGTGATGTCCTTTTTGATCATCTTCTTGGTTTCGGGGTTGTACACAAAGGTCTCAATGGTGGTTAGCTCGGACGATCCTGCCCATGTGTCGGGTAGCTCGTAAATGTGACTGCGTAGGTCATGTTGCTTGTACTTTTCGCCGACACCCTTAGGTTGAGCCATTGTGCTTAGTGATCTGTAAGCCTAGTAGAAAAATAACTTTATATGTGTTTCAAATTTTAAGACCAAAACATATAGCGTGTCACATTACATACTGTAGCTCGTCTGAAGGGAAGGTGAACCCATGCCCAAGAACTGAAGCGCTTGCCATACTTCATGGGCTATTTGACAAACGCTCTTGTTTTCTACGTCCACGACAATAATCGGAAGGCCGTTGGTGACACCCGACATATAGGCATTCTCATGATATTTGTGCAGAGACTCTAGATACTCCAGAGGAATCTGTTCTTCCGAGTCGCGGCCGCGCTTCATGATGCGTTGCAGGCACTTTGCGGGATCGCTCCGCAGGTAAATGTATCCTTTGGGTGACCACATGTTCATGCTCCTCTGATACATCTCTTGTAGCATTTGGTACTCCTTCACGGTGAGCCTGTTGTTGTCAAGGTTGACGGGGACAAATACGGAACTCTGGAAGTAGGGCGACCTTTCCATGATAATTGACGACATATTGGGGCGTTGTTGTACCCAGCAACGGTCCAACCAAACGCGGACTTGGAACTCAAATGCCCCCTTGTTTTGGTGGTACATATCTTGGAGATAAGGCATCCATTTCTGGACGGGCTCGGGATCCACAGGTACCTTGTAGAACTTGTGTAGGTAATCTAGAATCGTACTTTTCCCCGCGCCAATGTTAGCGTCAATGGTGAAGATCTTGCAGACGTTGGGTGCGTACTGCATGGTAGATAAAACAAATGTATAGGATGTCCTTATATGTTCGTCAAATTTTAAACAAACACAGAGTGTCGCTTCAGTTTCAAGACCTTTTCCACTTTCTTCACAGTCAATGTGCCCTCGCTCTTTAGGTCGTGGGCAAAGCAAACTAGATGATGGTCCAAGATATCCAATAGCTCCTTCATCGCGGTTTTGGACACTTTTGTATGGTAGTGTTTGAAGGTATGGTTAATAGTCTTGCGTGCATTCTTCGATCCTTGCATGACACTCGCTGCTGACCCTCCGCCTATTGTCGGACCCATGGCGGGGCGAATCTCACGAGACCAATCCACTTGTGACACTACCACACCATCACCTGCGTGCTTGACATTGTAAGCGGGATGGTCGTATCCGTAGAAGTCGGATGCCATGCTTGTGCCTCCTGACATGGAACGCTTGCTATCGCACTTGCTGGCGATGTAGGCGCGCACGGATACTAGGTGTTTAGGCTCGATCTTGCGCTCATCGTACAACATCACGACAACTGCGGCGAGAGAGACGACATTAAACACTAGGGCATCCAAGTGTTTCGCTACCAATTCCACAATCTTGCCCTCTTCACCATCTTTGGACTGCAGCTTGAAGTCCTTCACAAATTTACGTGCTTCATGTTCCATTCTAAGATAAAAGCGGAAAAATAATGTGTACGAGTATCATAGAGTGTGAAATGCGTTACGATCTCAATTATGCACCAGCATACGATACTTCGGATACGTCTGCAATCAATGGCCGTGTGGATCTATTGTCTCCCGCGCCCGCCCTCCAGATTCCTCAATTTCAACGTATGAACATTGATAACACATCTTTCCGTGCCGAGGCTACACTTGGGCAGATTGCTCCGAACACACTAAACTCGCTTTTCTTTTCACCTGAAAACATTGAAGCGTTGCAACAAGGCATCCGTTACCGCATTTACGTGGAAACCGATGGCAAGTCTGTTATTGGACGCCAAAGTGACACCGAGTTGAAGATTGTTATGCGCTCCATCTACTACCAACATGCCAAGCATAGCAACCAAGATCTTGTCACTCAAGTTCGCGAGTTGAATGCAAAGGTACTAGATTGGGTTGTCCCTGAGGTGCTAAGCAACGTGAAGCAATACGAAATGTACAAGCGCGACGCAAGTAGCATCCCCATGCCGCTAGAACGCGCCCAGCTTTCGACGACCAAGGGCACCAAGGTACTTGAAATCAAGTCCTTCATGTAACACAAATTTCTATCTTTATCTTAGAGTACATGGCCACCAGCAGTCTTGGACAAGATTACACCGAAGAGCAACTCAAGAAGTTCAAGAACTCACGCTCTAGCTACTTCAAGGGTACAATTGCCGTTGCTTGCATCTACGGCGCCTTTGCCCTAATCCTCTTCCTGATCGCCGTGATCAGTAGCAATGGGAAGTCGATCATCACAGACGCGATGTTGCCTTTCACTATCACCTTCATCGGAGGCATGATCTTTGTGACCGCTGTCTTGGTGATCTCACTCCTCACCGCAAAGCCTCCCCCCGTTGTCCAGTTCGGGTACGACAACATCCAATGTCCTGACTATTGGAAGCTTGAAAAGACGCCCTCCAATGTTCTGTACGGTATCGAGGGAAGTGACAAACTGCGCATGAAGTACAGGTGTGTGCGCGACCCCAAGTTCTCCACCGTAAGCAACGGCAACAACTCGGTTGCTTGGAGTTCCGACCAAGCTACCGAGAAGCGTGTGATGGAACTCAGCAAGGTAATGAACAACGGTAACTACAACGAAGCCGATGGTGTTGGCACTGGCGCTGTCAACTGCAACACGATATACCCCGACTTTATGAACTACTACGACACTAAGAACGACCAATACGAGCCCAACAAACTGCGTTGCAGCTATGCTACCAAATGCAATGTGCCCTGGTCGGCTGTGTGCCCGAACAAGCCTTAAAAATTGATGCGTCCTTATCTTCTTTTTCAAGACTTAAGAATATATTGACTTCTAATTAACAGACATTTGCCAGAATGAGGGTCATCAAGCGCGACGGTTCTCACGAGGATGTTTCCTTTGACAAGGTGCTGCGTCGTATCCAGGTTCAGTGCAAGGACCTACATGGCGTGGATCCTCACAACATTGCCCAAAAGGTGTGCACGCGTATTTACGATGGCGTGAAGACGTCGGAGCTGGATGAGCTTGCCGCCCAGATGTGTGCCTCCCTTGTCACTGAACACCCCGACTATGGTATCCTTGCGTCTCGTCTGATCGTCAGCAACCACCACAAGAACACATCTCCTTCGTTCAGCGAGACCATGGCCATCCTATACCATGCCAAGGACGTTCATAACAAGCATACACCCCGCATTTCCAACGAGCTGTGGGAGATCGTACAGGCCTACAAGGAGAAGCTCAACTCGGTGATTGACTATGAACGTGACTTCGGGTTTGACTACTTCGGTTTCAAGACGCTGGAGCGGAGCTATCTGATCAAGGTGGATGGTCGCGCCGTGGAGCGTCCTCAGCACATGTGGATGCGCGTAGCCCTTGGCATCCACGGTTGGGATGTGAAGGATGCTATTGAGACGTACCAGCTCATGAGCACGCGCCAATTCACCCATGCTACACCTACGCTATTCAACGCTGGCACCCCACGCCCTCAGCTGTCAAGTTGCTTTATCAAGGGCACAATGGTCTACACTTCAGAAGGCGGTAAGCCGATTGAGGATGTCAAGATTGGTGATCTTGTCCTTACGCACAAGGGTCGGTTCCAAAAGGTTTCTCAGCTGCATGTGAATAACCTGGTGGGCAGGCACCTGATTGACTTCAAGGCGTATTGCACTCCAAAGATTACAGCAACCAACAACCACGGCTTTATGTCCCTGACGTCGGAGCAGATCCAATGGGGCAAAGAGCCTCAGTGGAACACGCTAGAAAGTCTTCGTGTTGGAGATTACATTGAAGTCCCTAACCATGTAGTGGAGGACAATGAGGTGATCATCGATGTGTTTGAAGTTCTCTCGGGAGTTCTTGGCGATGGCAACAATATTTCGTACGAGTACACTGTGACCAATGATGTGATTGAGTGCACATCTACTTGGAAGCGTGAGAACCATCTACGGAATGGATCTGGCGAGATTACATTTACAAAGAAGCAGTCGCAAATCCATCGGAATTGGGTGGTAGATGAGTCATTCTGCAGGTTCATGGGAATCTGGTATGGCGATGGTCATATTGTAAAGCAAAAGAACAGCGCGCGGATCCTTGTTCCCAAAGGAATTGGGATCACTGTGGACAAGCGCAATACAGAAGTGATTGAGTTTGTGGAGGACTACGGGGAGTCGCTCTTTGGGATCAAACCATGCATTCATAACATGTCCAACCAGTCTGTATGCCAGATTCTCTTCAATTCAACAATGATTGGACATGTGTTCCAAAAGATGTTTGGAGAGTATTTCCATGGCAAGTTCCTAAACCCAATGTTCCACACGCTCTCTACTTCACACGTGAAGGCGCTGCTTAGCGGCCTTGTCACTTCCGACGGGTTTATCACATCAAAGGGCATGGTGCGGGTCGGAATGTGCAACCCGAAGTTTGTCAAGGATGTGTACATGCTTGCACGCAGCAGAAGCATTGTGGTATCATACTCTGAGACTTTCAAGACATACCGTTCAACCGTCAGCGGAGAAGCTAAGGACTCTCAAACAGCGTATATGTCCATCCCTAAGGAGAGCGCGTGTCTTAACTTCGTGTCAAAGACGTATGAAGATGATCGCATTGCAAAGTTCAACAATCGCGAAAGCAACCCATCGTGTGTTCTGAAGCTGCATGGCAAAACATTTGTGAGGATCATGAGCAAGACACCATCGTCTGATGATAGTACAGTAGTGTACAACCTGGGTGTGGAGGAAGATCACTCGTACGTCGTGGAGGGTATCGTCGCCAAGAATTGCTTCCTGATCTCAATGGAAGACGATTCTATCAGCGGCATCTACAACACACTGGGTGATGTTGCGGAGATCTCAAAGAACGCAGGTGGCGTCGGCCTACACATCCACCAGATCCGTTCTACGGGTAGCCACATCCGTGGAACGAATGGGGAGAGCACGGGCGTGATCCCCATGCTTCGTGTGTTCAATGCTACGGCGCGTTATGTCAACCAGGGTGGCAAGCGCAACGGCAGTATTGCCGTGTACCTTGAGCCTTCGCATCCCGACTTTGAGAAGTTCCTTGACCTACGAAAGAACCATGGTAATATGGAGGAACGGTGTCTGGATCTATTCACTGCGGCATGGCTCCCCGATCTGTTCATGCGCCGCGTGGAGGCCAACGCGGACTGGTCGTTCTTCTGTCCCGATGAGTGCCCTGGTCTGTGTGATGTATATGGCGAGGAGTATGATCGCCTCTATGATCAATACGAGCGCGAAGGCAAGGCAAAGAAGACAATCAAGGCCCAACACCTGTTCATGTCTATTGTCAAGTCCCAGATTGAGACGGGCACTCCTTATATCCTCTACAAGGACGCTTGCAACCGCAAGAGCAACCAAAAGAACCTTGGAACCATCAAGAGCAGCAACCTCTGTGTGGAAGTTGTGGAATACAGCTCCCCCGATGAGACCGCAGTGTGCAACCTAGCAAGCATTGCCCTCCCCGCCTTCGTAGAGAAGGATGAGAACGGGAAGCCCTTCATTAATTACGACAAGCTGCACCACGTTACTGGGGTGGTAACCAAGAACCTATGCAAGGTGATTGATCGCAACTTCTATCCCACCCCCAAGACCGAGCGTAGCAACATGCGCCATCGTCCTATCGGCATCGGTGTGCAGGGTCTTGCGGATATGTATGCCCTTATGCGCGTGCCGTTTGACAGCGAGGAGGCATCGGAGCTCAACAAGAAGGTGTTTGAGACCATGTATCACGGTGCTCTTACGGCTTCCATGCTCATCGCTAAGAAGCGTGATGAACTACGTGTGGAGCTGGACAATGAGGAAACTTCGGAGGACCGCAAGAACGAGATCCGCAAGCACCTTCACATGACCGCGGAAGAGGAGTCACTACAAGAGTACCGCGGTGCTTACACCACCTTCAAGGGATCTCCCGCGCAACAAGGGCAACTCCAGTTTGACCTCTGGAATGCCAAGCCATTCGGGCAGTGGGACTGGGATACCCTCAAGGCCGATATTATGAAGTATGGTATCCGCAACAGCCTGCTTCTTGCACCCATGCCAACTGCAAGCACATCTCAGATTCTAGGATACAATGAGTGCTTTGAGCCCTTCACCAGCAACATCTACCAGCGTCGTACCCTCGCGGGTGAGTTTACCATTATCAACAAGTACCTCATCCGCGACCTGATTGAAATTGGAGTATGGAACATTGACCTCAAGAACCGTATCCTGCTTGGAAACGGGAGCATCCAACACATCCAAGAGATTCCCGAGGACATCCGCGCCCTCTACAAGACCTCGTGGGAGCTCAAGCAGAAGGTGCTCATTGATCAAGCGGCCGATCGTGGCGTCTACATCTGCCAATCGCAGAGTCTCAACCTCTTTGTGGAAGATCCCGAGTTCAACAAGCTGTCCAACATGCACTTCTACTCGTGGAAGAAGGGTCTGAAGACGGGTATGTACTACCTACGCACCCGTCCGAAGGCCAAGACCATGGCATTCTCCATTGACGCTACCACCATTGGAAACTCGGTGTCGCCGAAGAAGCCTACGGAGGAGGTGTTCGTGTGCCGCCGCGATGATCCCACTTGCACGATGTGCAGCTCGTAAGCCATATGTACTACTTTTTTAGAGCCGCCTACACAAGATATTATCATATATCAATAGGGATTCTATGCAACCGCAGTTACCGTACATTTTTGTGCTTGATTGGGATGGCACGATTGTTGGAAAGGTTGACTTCCAATCGCATTCCTTCAATGTTCGCAACGTATTGAAGAAGCATGGGTTCAAAGCAAAAGCTCCTGCAGAAAAGATACCGAAAGCGTTTCATGGATCGTCCAAGTTGATCCGCCCGAGCTTTGCAACCTTTGTAAAGACGATGCAACGGTTCTTTCCAGAGGTCTACTTCTTCATCTACACTGCTAGTGAAAGGCAATGGGCGTTGCAAGAGATCCACTGGGTAGAACAATCACTGGATATTCAGTTTCAACGCCCAATCTTCACCCGAGACGATTGTGTAATGGATGGATCTGGCAATTACCGCAAGTCGTTGATGCGCATTTACCCACGCATTTGTAGAGCTATCACGAAACAACGTCCTCTGACGCAAACAGAAAAGGAGTACATCCTCAATCATCAGCTAATTGTGGTAGACAACAACGCAGTGTATACCGACAAAACCGACCGCTTGTTGCTATGTCCACATTACAACTACGCCGTATTTGAACATCTGTTGGAGCTCATCCCACATGAAGCGCGTGATCATCCCGACATTCAGCAATTGATATACAGTCTAGTCAACCAAGGAGCGATGTGTCCCGTAGCAAAGCATGATGATGATATGCACGCCCTGTCCTCTACCTATTTATGGCTAGCGGCTAGATGCAAGGCGGTTGTTGACGTGAACAAGGCATATCTAAACGACGACTTTTGGAAACATCTGCGGAAGCTCATCATCCAAAATGAATTAAAAAGATTCACATCTAGTGTTATTAAGCAACTACAAGAGGCGATATGGAAGAAGGTCAAGCAAAGGAAGAAAGAGTAATCGTCAGTTTTGATATTGGTATCAAGAACCTAGCTTGTTGCGTGCTAGGAGTTGGAGGGAAAGATCGTGACTACGCAAATGTGCTTGTCTGGAAGATCATTTCCCTTGCGGCCCCGAAAGAGAAGATCCCAGCGATGCAAGAGTTGTCATTGAGGCTGTTCTTGGAGCTGGATGAGCTAATGCACACTCTAGAAAAGAACGGGCATTCCCATATTGACACCGTCTTGATTGAGAACCAGCCCTCGCGGTTGAACGGATCTATGAAGTCTATTCAGATGATCATCTATAGCTACTTCCAGCTGAGGCGCCATTGGGAAGGGCGCGTGGGTCAGACGATGATGATCTCGGCATCGGGAAAGCTCCAGGGACATACGTACGAGGCGGAGAACAATGCCAAGACAGGCTATGAGTTGAACAAGTGGAAGGCCGTCAAGATCGCGGAGTGTTACATTGGCACCAACTCCCAACTCCAAACGGTGTTTGAGAGCTACAAAAAGAAGGATGATATGTCGGATGCGCTGCTCCAATCGGTAGCGTGGTTGCGTAAGCATTCTTATAAGATTGAACGCGTTTGCCCCAACCTGTGCGTATGAAATGATTTAAAAGAAGTATTGGTGTGTAAGTAAGGTACCCCCATGCAAGCGTCGCAAATTATGATCCAAACGGACGACGAGGATGAAGTCATGTCTATCGATAAGAATGACTTCTCTCGGCCTGCATTCCGCATTCCTTCGGGGGCCGCTGGTCCTTCTCTAGGGGCCGATCTCCTGATCAACAAGCGTAAGGTGAGCAGCGATGTGTTGTCGGTGTCAAGTGGTAGCGGAAGTGGCAGTGACTCGGAATACACCACGGAAAGCGATCGCAGCCCTGCCCCTATGAAAGCTTCGGGGTATGGTGGTGTTCACTCGGCTTCGTCATCAGACTACTCGGATGATAGCATTCCCAACACACCTCAAAAACCTGTCTTCGGCGGTATGCACTCGCCCGATGTCATGGCATCGCGTCTTGCCGCGGAGCGTTCCAAGCTAGAATCGGAACTGAACGAGAAGAAAGAGATCCTATACCAGATGGATCGTTTGGAGTCTAAGGGTTACCGTCTCCCGAAGAAGTTCTCCTTGCAATCCGATATTGAAGAGATGCGCGTGGAGTTCAATCGCATCCTGCGTGAAAAGGAGGTGGATGCCAGTATCCGATTCCAGCGCAAGATGATGATGGCATTCGTGACTGGTGTGGAGTTCCTGAACACCAAGTTTGATCCCTTTGATGTTAAGCTAGATGGTTGGTCAGAACAGGTGCACGAGAATGTGAATGACTATGATGATATCTTTGAGGAGCTACACGACAAGTACAAGGGCACGGGCAAGAAGATGGCGCCCGAGCTCCGTCTACTTTTGTCCCTTTCGGGTTCCGCCTTTATGTTCCACTTGACCAACAGCATGTTCAAGCAGAGCAAGGTCCCCGACGTGGAGGATGTTATCCGCTCGGATCCTCAGTTGATGAAGCAGTTCCAGAATGCCGCCGTGAACCGCATGACGGGTGGCATGATGGGTCAAGGCCCATCTTCTACCGCAGCGGCTCGTGGTCCTGGTGGAGGCCTGTTTAGCATGGTCGGCAACCTGTTCGGAGGTATGGGTGGGGGCGGAGGCATGCCACAACGCGCTACCATGCCCACCGCAACACCACAGCAATCCCGTATGCAAGGCCCGCGTGACATTGAGGACATTATTGACGACGTAAGTGCCGAGATTACATCGCGTCCTCCTTCCAATGTGAACCGCTACGAGACTATGTCGGTATCGGATGAGGAGATCACCTCTATCATCGAAGATACTGCCGATCTCAACGGTTTGGTAGCTGGCACGAAACGCCGCGGTGCTACCCGCAAGCCCATGGTGGGCAAGCGCACCCTTCAACTATAAAATTTGACAAACAAAACAAACAGTAACAAAAAGTACATCATGATGTTTTTCTACACAGAAGGATCAGTCACCCTGCTGTTTGTACCATTCGGGCATTCTCTTGACGACGAAGCTAAACGTGGTGTGGAGCGAGTACTGTCAGAGAACGGATTCCAAGTGCCTGATTGGGACGAGGGCTATAACGATGTGTTGGAGGGGTACATCCTAGACTCTGACCTAGAGCAACGCCCTTTGCAAGAGGCCTTCGGACCAGATGACCATGTGGACGCATACTTGAACGTTATGGAAGAGCATCACCTTACGGAGGAGCTGAGGAGGATAACAGGAATCGTGGATGTGATGCTATGCTCTGGAGAGACGGGCTATGTAAACATGAATATGGAAGAAAAAGAACATTAATGTACTTTATTTACTTGCGGCGCAAGAGGTTCTTGGCAGCCTTGGCCGAGTCACGTAGGGCGCCAGGGACCTTCTTCACGCTCTTGAGGGGGTTCACGGCGATGTTTTGGACTTGGGCGGCAGAGTTGTGCACCGACTTCACGCCACCAAGGACGACGCCAAGGGCACCACCGATGATGGTGATGATCAAGGGGATCACAACCAGGGCACCCAGGATCACGATCTCTAGGATGGCCCAGATGTACAGAACCTCGCGGCGGATGTCCTCCGAGCACTTGCACTTCTCCTTCATGAGGTAGCGCACATAGATCAGAGCCAGGACGAAGAAGATCACGGTGGCAATGACATAAGCAACCTTCACGAACATGTAAGCGGTAGCACCGATGGGGCCTAGCAGCTGGACAGCCGAGCTAGCGGGGAAGAACATTGTCACCAATAGGAAGACAATGGCAAAGATGCAGTACTTCTTGATGAAGTTGCGGTAGGGATGGTCGGCGCAAGGGCAACCAATCTTCTCCAACTTGTCAATGTACATGTATGTAGTTACCAAAAGGATGATTCCGATGAAACCGCCAATAACGGACGCGATGTATGCAAGATCCATGTTCTATACCTAGTTTAGACAATTTTCTTTCCGTCTCGTTGTGAAGGGGAGCTGTAAGGATATTCGAGGAAGTTGAAGATGTCGCGTTCCTCTTTCATAACTGGCACTTCAGGGACATTCTCCTTGATAGGCTTCATACCATGTTCGTTCATAGTGTAACCCTTCTCTAGAGCGTGCTTGCGCATGGCAACGTTGTACTTGTCGGAACCAGTGAAGTACAGCAGGGCAAACGCATACTCGTGGGTTGGAGTCAGAAGCAGGTCAATGCGACGGGCCTTGCCATTCTCAAGGCGGCACACACCCATGCACTTCTTGGGACCGAGTGCAAGGATATCTGTGATGTATCCCATGTTTTGTAGCTCCGTACAATACTTGGCAAACAACTCTGTAGCTACAACTGTATCATATTTGTCGGGCAAACGCATCAACACATCAATATCACCACTGTCCTTTGCCCCGCGACGGAAACTACCCACAATCTGACCTTCAAAGTCCTTGTGCACGGCTTTCATACGGGTCAGTAACAGCTTCTCGTGCTCTAGCATTTCAAGGCGTGGAATCCGCAACATAAGGTCTTCCACGTACTTCAAACCAATCTTTTGCTTGTCATTCAATAGTTCGGGGTGGTTCCGCAAGTCCTCCAGGGACTTCATCTTGTGCTTCTCCACGAGCTCCCTGGCCTTGACGGGACCCACGCCGTAAATCTTCATGAACATATCCGTCGTTTCAATGGGCCGTTCCTTGCGGATTTTTGCGGCTGCCTCCAAGGTACCTGTCTTGAAGATCTCTTCAATCTTGTCATGGATCTTTTCACCGATCCCTTTGATGTTAGCAATGTCGTCCCAATTGCGGACGGGACCATCTATCGTCTGGATCTGGCTTATGACCTTGCTGTACGCCCGAGCCTTGAACACCTGCTTGTCCTGTTGCTCCTTCTTCCGCAACACATCCAGCTCACGCAAGATTGTCTCCTTGAAATCCATCTTGATATGTACCTACCTCTTTCGTTCATTTTTTCTAACAACGATATCTCTCACATCGTACAATTTGAAACGCATACTCGGTGGCATGCTTGGAGCGCGTTCAGACCAAACCCCGATGCATGGGGTGATGGCGTGCATGTCATGATTGGTATGGGCCAAGAATGCGAGTAGTTGTTCAAGCAACACCTCTAATACCTTGCACGGACCAGCTTGTACCCTTTCGTTGACATCGGCAACCAGAGCGGCAAAGAGTTGTTGTTCACACTTTTGGTCCAACAACATCTTTCTGCACATATAGATCCATCCCCTGATTGCCGCAATCGCCCGTTTTTTCCATTTCACATACTCGCAAAATTCGTCATACTCCTCGTTGTTTTCTAGGATGCTTGTCGGGGGGATCCAGTTCTTTGACGTGAAGTAGTTGGTCCACAACTCCTGAATGTCATCCCGTATGTCGATGTTACATGATAGATTCAGGTACACATCGCTGTAAATGTCTTGAAAGTCGGGTGCACGAAGCATGAAATCCCAGATGATTTGCACGTACATAGTCTTGAACTCGGGGCGCAACGAGGCCCGCATTTGTTTGATCATGTGCTCCTTGTTCGTGGAGGAAAGCTTATTCATCAAGCCCAAGAAGTCTTTTCGTGCAATAGCCTCATTTGATAGGTCACGGTTGCCAATACGCGGCTTGTCAGCTTTACGAGACGGGCGCTCTACTTTGTTCCATCGCGGTTTGGGTGCGGAGTTCTCCGTCTCTTGGAAGCATTCGAATGTTTGTTGTAGCCACGACGCCTTTTGAACCAGTACTTCGGATGTACGGCAGTTGCCTATCCTTAAAAATTGATCCAACTCGATGACAATTGGTCCGTTGTCCATTGATGGCTATCTAAGTCGAACACAATAAAGCTTTAATTGGTTTAAGGTTTTTGACGGTTACCTTGGCAAGGTATTAACAATGAGTGCAGCTCTAGATGACTTGTTTGAGTCAACCTCTATCTATAAGACGCTCGTCATTGCTGGAAGTGAGGATGACATGATCACAATTGCGACACATTTACGGAATGCCGACCACTCGGTGACCAACATTTCAGAAGACTTGCTGGACGACGAACGTCCGCTCTTCTTGTCCCGCTTGGAAGCCTTTCGGAGTGGGTCTGCCCGAGTGCTATGTGTCAGTACGGCTGTATGGCTTGTGATGAAGGAGCACCTGGAAGCCTATGCAATGACCCACAATCTACTTGTTCTGTATCATATGGATGATCACCAAAAGCGCATGATCTTGGATTGGCTACATGACGCACGGTCGCGTGGTTTCAAGCATTATGGGAGCACATACCACGTTGTTTTCGAGGATGAGGAAAATTTCCTTCCAGATATTGTAGAAGAAGATGATTAAGTCACGTGGCGGAAAGAGCAATATGTGGAAAGGAGTTTCTGTACTCGTTTTGTTGCTAGTTGGTTTGTTCATTGTGTACATGTTCTTGAACAAGCGTGAACACTTCCAATCGGGTAAGACAGCTACCGTGAACTACTACTTCCTACCTACTTGCAAGTACTGCATGGAGTTCAACCCCGAATGGGACAAGTTTGTGCCCGAAGCCGAGAAGAAGGGCATCAAGGTAAACAAGATTGATGGATCCAGTGGAAGCGTCCCCGAGAATGTCAAGGGATTCCCTCATGTGGACATTGTTGTGAACGGTACCGCTCATGAGTTTGAGGGAGAGCGTACCGCTGCTAATCTTCTGGCCCAGGTACAGAAGTACTTGTAAACCATTCTTGTGCTTTCATGTACCCATATGCAATAGAGGCATCAATATCCTTTTCCGAAACATCTAGAGACAAACCTTCTTTTGAATACGTCATTGGCATAAACTCCACGGGCGGATCTTTTAGCATAATGCACCATTTTGCACGTTGGTACTCTTTGTCTGCGTGGACCACAAGCGTGCTAAACAATGTACTGATGTAGGACGGTAACGAGGTCATCACATCCGATGGGACAGATACATCCGCACTGATCTTAACGGCTAGGAGGGAAGCAGGTGGTGGGTTCCCAAAGTATGTAATTGGATGATTGTCAGTAAGCCCCCCATCTACGTAATGCCGCTCTTGGATGAGCATTGGGCGTGCAAACAAGGGCACCGTCATAGATGCTTGCACGGCTTGGAGGATACCGACATGTGGCGTTGTATCCAAGCAAAAGTACATTGGTTTTGCGGTCTCTACACACGTAGCACATATAACCAGGTTCTTTCCTGTCCTTTTGGTGAGTTCAATAAAGGTGATGTCATCTTGGTCGTACGTATCTCGGATGTACAATCGTAAGGGCGCAACAAGTGTCTCCCCATCATCAATGCCTAGCGTATGGATGATGTTCAACATCTTGTTCGCCTCGTAGAATAGGCCATTCTTGAAATGATTCTTGATCAGCGTTTCTAGTTTCGCGTATGGAATGTCTAATGCTACCGAACAAGCAAAGAAGGAACCCATGGATGTGCCCGCTACGTTTTTAATGGAGTGTGTGAGGCGCTCGGTTTGCAAGAAACGGATGATGCCAAGGTAGGATAACCCACAAAGGCCACCGCCACTAAAGCTTAGATGAGAGATATGCGGATAAATCATGATGTATTTATGATTCTCTAATCATAGAGTAAGCATTGAAATTTGACGATGGCACCGCAAATATCACTTCATGAGCTATACCGCATGAAGCGCCAAAAGGAAACAAACAAGACATTGTGTTTTGACAAGGTCCTAGAGATGTGCCACCGACGGATACGGAATATTGCGGCGCACGGAGGTATGAATACGTTTTATGAGATTCCTGGCATGATTGTGGGACTACCGCTTTACAACATCACCCAATGCACCGAGTACGTGATTGAACAATTGCGGAAAAGTGGATTCCTTGTTCAGCTCCTACCTCCCCCTAGTGTGTTTGTGGTATACGTGTCATGGGATCCTGAAGAAATCAAGCCTATGAAGAAGTCGGAGCCTACATTACCAGCCCCCGCAGCTACAAATCCGACCCTGAAACAGAACAAGTTGCGATTGTTCTGATATAAAGACATCCTGCATCCTTGAATCTACTATGACTCGTATCTTCAAGATTGATGCAAGTTTGAACGACATCCAACTGCGCAACTTCTACAAGTATGCGGCCTGGCACGAATACTACCGTTACTTCATTCTTGATGCGGGGCAAGAGCATTACAAGCTACTAGCGCACCTATCTAGCCAATGCCATGATGGAGAGACAGTTGTTGATATCGGGACCCATGTAGGTTACAGTGCCCTTGCCATGGCATACAACCCTAAGGTGCATGTCCTGTCGTACGACCTGTACGATCATTTCACCAAGCCTCGCGAGCCCAGTGCACGCGATGTATCTAACATCACCTTCCTCCTGAAGAACTGTCTTCAAGACGTAGAGCAACTGGCAAAGACCCCCTTCATCTTCTTGGATGTGGATCCTCATGATGGCATCCAAGAGCGTGACATTATCAATGCTGTAGCTAAGGCTGGTTTCAAAGGTATCATGGTCTGCGATGATATCTACAAAAGCGACGAGATGCGCGATTTCTGGAACTGGGTTCCCTACAAGAAGTTCGACATCTCCAAGTATGGCCATTGGTCGGGGACAGGGATCATTGTCTTTGACGAGAAAGAATACGACGTAGAGATTGCCTAATCTAGTTTTTGCAATAGGTATGGTTCTAGCATGTCCACCGTGCGTTTCATACCAATCATCATAGCCATTTTGAACAGCTGCTCGCAAAGGAACATGATCAAGATACCCGCAAACACAAACATGAGGATATCCCAGATGTTTGACCATGGGTTCTGTAGGATGGGTGTCGGGACGGGCTTCGGTACCTCCTCGCGAGACAAAGGGGTCTTGTTCTCTTCGCGTTGGAAGTATTGCATCGCTTTTGCAAAGGGTGATTGATCGGGATCATATGGCTCCGCCTTCAACTCTTGTTTCACGATAGGCGTTGGGATGGTGATGGGAGCAGCCTTCATGTCCTTGGTTTGAAGGTATTGCTCTAGGTCTTCGTCATAGTACCCATCCACACCATCCATGTTTACCTTCCGAGGTTCATTCAATGGTGCCAACGTCGCATTTGTCTCTTGTGTAAGGGCTGTCTTCATGGCACTGTCATACATAGCCTTGGATTCATCACTCAAGGGAATCTCATACCGCTGAGGGTGCACCGAGTTGCATTGGGGTTGCGGCTTCTTGGGTTTGGGAGCTTGTTGTCCCTCAAAGTGCTCGGCCATGGACGGGGTGCTGATGCCATAGGCCTTGCGGTAGTAGTCGTAGTCCATGGACTGTCCTTTGTAGGTGACCGTGTTCTCTTGAGCGCCTTGTCGCAAACCCGTGCCTTGGAAGTTTTCTACCGTCTTTTTCCATGCAGCGGTCTCACCCTTTCCAGCTTCAGGAAAGTAAGGATCGTACGCATCCGCAGATGCTTTTGCTTGTACCATACAAGACTTACGTTTCTTGCCTGCCGCATCAAACGTAGGTACATTGTATGCTTCTTGCAACGAGCAATACATAAATACTCTAACAGCTAGCAAGATATTTCTTTTACCTTCACATATGGTAGCGGAATGATAGAAATTGTGAAAGGTTTGGTGACGGGCCTGTTGATCGGCATCTTGATCTTTTACAGCTTGCGCCCCAAAACCCCTTACCCGTCCTGGATGATCGCCCCTTACGAGCACCCGTGGGTATTCATTATTCTATTGGGCCTAGTGTTTTACCTCATCATGTGGGATCGCGTGGTGGGCGCACTTTCGTTCATTGTTGTAGCTGCACTCCTCTTGGATCTGCACTTGCTTGGACGGAAAACCATCGCATCCAAACACGACATTGACCTCATGCATGCCAGTGATGTTGTGAATCATGGGTTGGTGGTAGATGATTATCCTGAGGTGTACGAGTTGGAGACTGTGGACACAAGTGGAGTACCCTTACAATCCGTCTCCATTGATGAGCCAGTGTACCCCATGTTCCAAGATAATGATATGGACTTTGCACCTGGACAACCAAGTCCGTTTTAGGCTGCATTTTTCTATGGTTTTTGTAGAGTGATATGAACTATATACCCAGCAGCCCCGATGTCCTTGGCATTGCATCTGCTTTCCTTGCACAAGTCGGCGCGCGGCATCTGGTATTCAACTTCAGTACCGCTCAAAAGAAGCTCATCTCCCACCCAATTACACAGTCTTTCATCTTGTTCGGAATGTTTTACCTAAGCACACGCAAGTTCGTGTTTGCCATTAGCTTGTTAATCTTGTACTACTTGCTCATATTTGTCTTAATGAATGAGCAACACCCTTGGAACGTCATTTCTAGACAGTGGTTGGTATCCGAAGGCTTGATGGATGCCAAAGAAAAAACACCTACACAATTGTACTATGAAAACATCCAAAAACTTCCTTAGAGTTTGGATGTGTCGGGAGTTCCCCAGTATACTTTTTCAGCGGAAGTGCGCACACGACCCGAAGTATCCATGATGTAGAACACAACAGACAACACCAACACAACGCTAGCAACACCCAAGATCCAGGGGCGCAGAGTGGGCAACTTGCTTGTAGCTACAAGGGTCGCGACGGTGATGGAGACTAGCACGCCAAGGGTGATAAAGAACGAAACCCGAGCACGGTTGGTGTAGCTCTGTAGGTTGAACACGTTGCTGATTTGGGACACCTGGTAACCTGAGGTATCCAGTTGTTGTTGGACGCGGATGTAGTGACCCTTCTCCTTTTGCATGGCATAGTTGATATTGCCATAACCCACATAGGTTTGCAACATGAGGGCAAGGTTCACCGTGTTGGTCAGGTAGTCTTCCTCCCAATCGGCAAGCGACAAGGAAGCGTTGACCTTAAAGTCTTTGTTTTGGGCCATGATGGCACCACCCACACAAGTACCAGGGTCCGACAAGGTAGCACCACACTGAGCGAAGTTCTCCACGTTCTTGCTGTACACAAGGTTGAACACAACCGTAGCTACAACCGCAAGTGCTACAACCACGCCCACGATCATCAACTTCTTGTGTTGGTCAATGGGAAGCAGGTATGTAACCACACTTGCAAGGACGATAACCAAGGCCATAACCAGCGACACGATCAAGAATGTTTTGGTTTTCTTGAGCGTGCTTTGCTTGCCTGCAAGGCTGTCCATTTCGCCCTTCAGGACCGTCTTCATGTCACTCACTTGAACGTCCAATTCATTGATGTCCTTGCTGTTCTTGCGGAAGTCGGCAATCTTGGTGTTGATGTCTTGCGTCAACTGGGCCATAGGAGGCAGAGCATTCGTGACGGGATCCTTTGTAGTAGACAACAAGTTCTTGTTGAAGTTGTTGATGTACTTGTAGACCGTGTCCACAAATAGGGCATACTTGTCCTTGTTAGCTTGAGATGCGGTTTCATAGTTTGCCGTCAACACCTTCACAGCAATGTAATAGGTAGCCATGAGCTCATACATCAGCAGGAGGCGGCGAACAACGAACAAGTTGGTGTTCTCGCCGAACAAGGGGACCTTGAAGGTGGAAGGACCATGAGTTGGGGATTCCGAGACGTCGACTTGTAGCCCTGTGATAAGAATGTGTTGGCGAGTTTCACCATTGTGGTTGTTGTCAATACGGAACGATACGTTGCCCTTGGGGAGGTTTCCATTGCTATCGGGCGAGAACTTGATGCGCCGTGTGACCGAAACGCGATGCCATTCGTTTGAAACAGTAAATGCCCTGTTTTCGTACCATGGTGTGCCTTTGCTCAACACGCTAGGGGTGTATGATTTGTCTACGTCATCCAAAAAGATGAACGCTTCCACGTTTCCTGGAGCCATGTCCGAAATGTTGTTGTTCACGTCTTGGCGCATGCGAGTGTAGAATGAGACGGTGATCCAGCGTTCCTTGCTATCATTGATGTTCATGATAGGGATGGAAGCAGTGTACCCCTCTTTGGGTGAGGCGCTGATCGGCGATAGACACACAATGTTATCTTGGATGTTGGCGGGAAGGGCGTACTTGATCTTCTTGTTAGCGTCATTGTTAATGAGGGATGTGAAGTTGGTTACATTTAGATTGGTGTGTGTCAATCCATTGGCGATCAAGCTAGAGGTGGAAGCGTAACGAGCCGACATAAGGTCCAAAATGGTGTTTTTCATGTAGGTCAATGAGGTTTGGTTATCGGTTGCTGTACGGCTAGTGCTAACGGGAGCGTTCACAATGTACTTGCCAACGTGGTTGTTGCCAACGAGGAAATCCGAGACCTCCAAGCGGATCGTGTTGATGTTCTTATTGGCAATCAGTTGTTGGTACTTGCTGTAGTTGCTTCCTTCCAACAGCGAATACAACCGACGGATCTTGCTCAAACGGAGAGCTAGAGCCGAGTTGGGGTTCACAAACTTGGTCAATGACAACTCGGTTGTAGCTCCAAGGTGTGTGTTGACCGTGGAGAGTGTTCCCGTAGCGTATGCCGAGTTTGCGTTTTTGGTATCGCGGTATAGGATGTTGTTATCCACCGCAGTAGTTGTGACAATATCGTTACCAAAAACTCGTTCAAAGTCCGAGAACCCACTGTGCAAGGCGACAACCAAGTCATTCAATGTAACCTGATCGGTGGGGGCTGTGTAGTTTGTCAGCGAGATATCCGTGAAGGGAGCCGTAGTATTGGTGCCACGGAACACAAGGTTGTTCCTAAAGTCAACCTCCACAAAGTTCTGACTGATGTATTCAAGCTTGTCACGTAGAACGTTTTGCGCAGATGACAAGTCCTCAAACATGATAAGATCTCTACTCAATTGTACAGAAAAAACATCACATGCAACAACGGTAGTAGTAGTACTCCCCAGATGTTTCATTGTAGCGGGTGATTTTGACAATCTCCCCATGCTTCAGTCCCAACCACCGTGCCATAACGTCCGTGCGGTGAATGACGGGGAGTTGTAGCTTGCTCTTGATCATGTAGTGCTCCATTACTGCCTTTGCTTCCTCTTCGGCCAGCTTCTCGTGCTTGGGAACAAGCTCGTGCTTGCTTGGGTTGTACATCAGTTCCTTCATCAGGAACACCTGAAGGAGACCACCAACCGCATTGAGTTGCTTGTCCTTTGCTTGAAGGGAATTTGAGGTAGCAGCCGAGGGTGGTTCCGCGACAACGAGGACAAAGTTCTTGGTTTTGTACTTGTCAATCAGTTGCTGAGGGTTGTCACTGTCCTTGAGTTCCTTCATCACGTCCTTCAGAACCTCTTTGGTCAGAGCAAACATGACGGTTGTGTTGTCCGTGTTGAGTTCAATAAACTCGGTGTAATAACGGGCACGAGCTACCGCGTCCGCATGTTCTTCAATGTAGGAAACATCGTCCCCCCGCATCTCCAACATCTCGCGGATGTGTTGAAGCACCTTATCAATGCTGAGCGCCATGTTTTTCTATACTACGTATTGTTTAAATTTCTTTTGGTCAATTTTTAAACTACAAAAACGAACGGAATTGCACTCTACTCTACGTCTTCCTCGGCAGTGTCGGCAGATAGATAACGAACACCACGCCAACCCTTGCCGTCGCTGGGGTACGCTCCAAACTGCTTTTCCATGTACGCACGGAACTGGTTGCGATCGGGGATCTTCTTCCCCTTCTGCACCGCTTGATATGCCCAGACCTTGAAGTCTGTGTATACCTTGTTGAGAAGGATACGCTCGGTACTGTCTTCGTCGGCAACCATCTTCTCGCCGATATACTGTCCGATAATGTCGTTATTCTTCTTGTAACCCTCCGTGGCAATTCGGACTTCCAAAGGCTCGTGGATATTCTTGGGATCAATCTTACAATGGTGATCAATCAGCATACTGATGAACATGTCCGCCCAACGGTCAAACTTATCCGAAAGCTCTGGGTCCATGGGGAACTCCTTCTTGTTTGTCTTGCTTGGCGTCTCCACAAACTTGGAGGTGTACTCCACGACACGGATACGGCGCCAAGTACCACCGTCATCACTCGGAACCTCGGGAAGCTCATTGCACGTCATAATCATCTTGAACTGGGGCTTGAACTCAATCGGCTCCTTGAAGAGACCACGGCACATGATGCGATCGCCACCGCTCAGTTCCTTCATCAGCCCGATGTTGAGACGCTCGTTCTCCCCTGGCTCTTGCATGACGGCAATGCGCCGACCCTTAGTCCGCTCCAGCTCAGACTGGGCCGAGTTACTCGCTACACGCTTTTGAGTTAGCAGAGCAATCGGAAGGATGCAGAAATAGTCACCGATCGCCTTCTGGACAAGTTCCAGGATCTTACTCTTACCATTGGACCCCGAGCCTGTGAAGATGTAGAACTTCTCCTGACGGATTCCACCATCAAGGATGCAGGCAAGCACATCCTTCATAAACTTACGGACTTCTTCATTGGTAAACACGGATGCGAAGAAGGCTTCAATCTCGGTCGCTTCGGATGTAGATGCGTCATAAGGCATGTAATGGCGTCCTGTGGTGAAGCTGATGTAGTCATCGGGAAGGCCATCGCGGAACTCGTGCATGCGAAGGTCATACACACCATTCTCAAATCCGATGAGGTGAGGGTGGCTGTCAAGGAGCTCCTCAAACTTCTCGTCCGTGAACAGACACTTGCACTCCTTCATGAGGCTATCCTTGTAGCCCGTTTGCTTCAGCTTCAACGCGATGGAAGTAAGCTTCTTGGACTTGTCCTCTAGAATGTCGCGGCCTTCCTGAAGCCGCATGGCCTCTGTGCTCCAATACATGGCACGCTCCATGAACTTGCTGCATACCTCGTTGGAAAGGACAATACGAAGCTGAAGCCCCTCCCGTGTGCGCACCCAACGGTGCTTCTCCTCCTTGTAGGTGTACCATAGATCCTTGGATGTGAAGCGATAACGGTCCTTGTAGAGAGCATGGACCACCTTTGCTACATCGAAGTGGGCCCCATCCGACCCGATGCAACGGTCGATGAGGGTCATCGCATTGCTGTCAAGGATCTCATTGTACTTAATGGGATTGTCGAGCCGCGCCCACCACCGCAGCGTACCCATCCCTAGGGTATCAATCCTCATCTTGTCCCATAGCGTAGCGCATTCCCCTTCCATGTACTTTGACGAGCACTTGGAGAAGTCCTTGAAAGCATCAAGAAGACGGTAATCAATGTTGCGCAAGGTCCATCCAACCTTGATCCAGTCTTCGTAGCTCTCTGCACGCTTGGAACTTAGACACTCCGCCACTAATTGACGTGCAAGGGCAAGCTCCTCATCCGATACAAAGTTCTTTGTATGGTTGATGGACTTTCCAAAGATCTGAGTGTGTAGTTTGGTCTTCTTGCGCTCGTCCATGGTGGGAAGCACAAGCCTGACATACTCATCCACTTCGGCTGCCTTGTCCTCCTTGATTTGCACGATAGGTTTGTCCTTGTGGCGCATAGAAAATAATGACACGAACCGTAACTCTTCTTCGGCGGATGGTGCCGAGAGCTCCTTGATGCTCTTGGAAGAGGGGTCGTACTGGTAAACACGTGTCACCCGATAGGCCTGGGACTCAGGCTTACGGCTTCCATACATCTGCCAGTTGTTCTTGTCAATGATCGCCTGATCAATGATGTCCTCGTAGGTGTTACACAAGGTCATGCCACTGAACATCGCTTGAGCGGTGTCTAGTACCTTCTTTCGCACTAGATGCTGAAATGTGTGGGAAACGACCAGCTCGGGCCACACAATGTGAATTCCGTCCTTTATCTTGCCACGATACTCGGTGGGAGCGGGCTTCTCCATAACGTATGCTGTCCATGCCTCGGATGGGCCTTCCAGGTAGTTTGACAGCACCTCATAATAGTGTTGTAGGATGCGGCAGATGTCGTCCTTTGTGTATTGCCGCTTGAGTTCCTTGTTCTCGGGCATCATGAACCGATAGTCCAGATCCGCGCGCATCGGACTCGGATCCGTTGGCTTCTCGGTCAAATGCAGAGCACATCCCATCACCATCGCCTTCGTGTACGCCGCATTGAACTCTACGGCCTTTTCCTTCGGCACATGAAGGGATACCTTGGGTTTATCAATACTGGTATGAGTGTATGATTGGCCTTTCTCGCACCGAAACTGGTATAGATAACGCTTGAACTCATCCATTGTCGTCCCGAGTGGGTTCTCCTGGAATATAGAGGTGGATATTTTTTAAGCCAAGTTCCCACACGTCAATCACAAATATCGTGGAAGGTCTTGTATTGTCTCACCATTACCGTGGTGACGAATCAAATTTTCTTTCTATCTCCTATGGTAGACGTAAAGAATGTACTGTAGTCCAGCAGGGGCGGAGACCTTCAAGAAGGAGAAAACATGCTTTTCAAAACCAGCATTGGTGCGCCTTGTTCAGGCTTGGAACGAAAGCAATCCCAACAACCGAATCAAGGGGGTTTCCAAGATGGACAAAATGGGTGTTTGGAACGCACTCAACAAGAAGATGTCCACCTTGTGTTCGGGTGATGGCAAGGAGGCATGCTGGGTGGATACATTAGAAGGACCTCGGCCCAGCCAAGATATTGCCAAGAGTTTGCGCCCCGTTCAACCCAAGGAATGGACGCAAGACGAGTATACATGGTTGACAAACTACGACATAGAAGATGTCATGGAGCAATATGACTATGCTCAGAACCAATCGTACAAGTACAAGTTCTTGGGTGTGTATCCGATTGATTTCCAAGCGAAGAATGTGTTTGGAACGTGCCTGTTCCAGGAGTTTTGCACACTCAATGTAGCTTCTTTCTACAAAAAAGGGATTCGCTATGTTGGCCTCATCACAAATTTGGATAAACATGACCAGGATGGGTCGCATTGGACGTCTTTGTTCATCTGCATAGACCCGTCATTACCGTCATTTGGCGCCTATTACTATGATTCGGTTGCCATGCCACCTCCCAGTGAGATCACACGGTTTATGGAGACCGTGCGGGAACAGGTAAAGGTGTTGCCTGGAGCTGATAAAGCTACCTTCAATATCCAATACAACCGCAAGAAGCACCAGTTCAAAAATACCGAATGCGGTGTATTTTCCATGGCGTATCAACTACGGTGGCTCACGCTATTGAAAGACAATCCTGCGACAATGTTCAAGAAGGTCGTAGAGATTGACGTCCGTGATGAAGACGTTCATAAGTTGCGTAGCGTGCTTTATCGGCCGCGGCAGCGTGGGGGCAAAAAAGGAAATAAGACTTTATCGGATAAGAAATAGAACAGAATGATGCATATGCGTTTGGTGCAATGCCGCCCCACCCTCCCGCTCACAGCCAAGGCATCCAGGCTTTTTGTGCAACGGAGGCCAAGTCGTCTTAACGCTGCTATGTCGCCCGATCTATTGGATGCTACTATGACGCGGAAGGCTCTGAACGTATCTTTTGAACCATTCTATCGTGTCATCTTGCACTATTCGTCATGGGCGGATAGCAACAAGACGGCAAAGATTGTTGCCAAAGCGGTCCCTATTGTTTCGTTCTCCCATGCACTACATGTCGTAAAGTCAGCCGAAGTATACAACCAAGCGATCCTGGTTACAGTCCTCAAGAACGACGCCGAGATGTATCAGTCCCGCTTGAAGATGAGTGGGTACAATGCAAGCATTGAAAGCGCTTAAAAGGATAGCATGCAGTCCCTTCATGGCCAAGTTTCTGTCCAAGGACAATTTTGAATACATCGGATCGGTATGTAAACAATATCTGAAAGACACACAAAACATTACGGTGAGCGATCAGGTCTTCTCGGGGACGCTAGCAACCGTGATGAAGAAGATTGCTCAGGAGCGTCCCAACGGATCTATTGAAGATCTGAACAAACGGACCATGGTTGCAATGCGAACGGCAATGACACAACATCAATCACAAGCGGCTATACCCTCGCCACCCTTGTCACCAAGGCCAAGTGAATCCGACTTTCCAAAAATGGAACAAGTAGAAACTACAGACAACTCAGAGGATCCATTTTTCAAAAAGTTGCAACAGTTGGAGTTGTCGCGGCGTTTGACGGTAACCACCAACGAGTCCAAGGCCCCCGCGCCTGCTATAACTGCTCCAGCGGCTCCTGTGGATGGTGCGCCCGCTCCACCTGCGTTGCCACCAACCACCATTGTAGTCCCTAGTGAGACCGCCCTCAAGAACCGAGGCGTGCTGATTGCGGTGAACTCTTGGGACCGATTGTGGTTGTATCAGACACAACGGACGCCTTTTATCCCCTCTGTATCCATCCCTAGCCAGGTGGACACCTCTAGTGCTAAGCTTTTGCAAGTAATGGTACCGCATGTGGGTACGCAATATCCGTACTATGAGCTGAACATTGAAGGAGCGGGAAAGCAACATGTCACCGTGGTGTTGGTCGTGGACAAGCAAGACAAGAAGTGGATCACCTTGCGACCCGTCTCGGAGACCTTGAAGCCATGGAAGTTGTTGTCCGCGCCTTGGACCATCACACTCCGCGATTGCTTCCAGAACAACCTGTCTTTGGGGCACGATGGTTGGGTTATCCAACGCAAGATACTTAAGCAAAACGGCAATGCGGTGTATGGGCTTTCACATGCATCTGATGGTGCAAATCATATGGAAGCTTTTGATATCGGAGACAATATTGTGATTAGTGATGACAGTGAAACAAAATCGCATCATCAGGTGGTTTATACTACGCATGATACTGTTGAGATCCGTGGGGATGGTCCCGACACAGGGTTTGTGATGAACATGAATCGGCAGATCTCTGTGTTCATTGAGGTGAACCAAAGCAACAATGAGAAAAATTGAGAGGATCATAAATCAGAACAAGTGTGTAACATGGCGTGTGTCCCCAAGTTTATTTTTGACATCCTAGAGAAAGAACTCTATGACATGCAATGCGCTTTACTCCACAAGGTAGCGGAGGCATATGACTTGGATGCCCAGAAGCTGATCGCAAGTATGTTGAAGGAGCCCATTGCGATTGTCCCCAATACTAAGTCGAAGGTGGAGGTGGTCCGTCGCATGGAACCCAAGCCCGTTCCCCCTGCAAAGTGTCGTTGCATGGCTCGGATTTGGAATCGGGGAAAGGGAGGTCAATGCACAAGAGCACGTGCGGAAGACCAAGATCTATGCAGTCACCACCTGCGAGGGGCACTACGGCACGGGCGGGTAGACGATCCTCCTCCGAAAGATGTGTTTGCAAGCACAAATAAGCAAAAAGCATTATACAAGTAGTTTCACTACAAAATCACGATCATCAGCAACAGGAACAACCAAACAATCATGGACACGACTTCCAATCGGTACATCAGGTCTGCTTTGTCTTCAGGGGAAATGGCTACGATCTTGACGCCCTTGAGAGGGATGTTGATGTGCCACATGATCAGGAAGATTAGGAAGCTGAAGAGCCATAGGAGGCCAATATGTAGCATGAGCAGGCCACCATTGGCGTGCAAGTTCACATAGTTGAAGATGATGCGCATGCGGTAGATATCAATGTTCACAAACGCTACGAACAGGAGCATGATGAATGTGTACATGATCAGGTACATGGAGAGTCCAGATGCAAGCTTTTTGATGATGCCCTTGTCAACGAGGGTCTCCACTATGGACAATGCAAACATGCGGATGAACAAGGTCACAAAGACGAACACAACCTTGTCTAGAGTTGTAACAGCTAGGACCTCGCGAGGAATCAAACGGCTTGACTGCAAGTTGGTGACCAGTTGATCTGCGGCAATCGCATTGCTTTTGGATGTAGCCTTTGTGTCCAAGTAGTTTTGGTAAAGGGTTTGGAAGAGGTTTGGCTCGCTTCCAATGGCCGCCGACATCACATGGTTTGTCTTGCGCAAGTAGTCTTGATCCACCACCTGAACCATGTTTTTCAACACATCTGTATTAATGACACCAATGATGTGGTCGGCAACTTTCTCAAAACTACCAAGATCGTCTTTGGTAAGTGCTGCACCACCACCTTGTCCATTTCTATTCATTGCGTACGGAGCACCAATGATGGGAACCTGCTTCTCACGAATCTTGTACTCGCGGTCTTCCTTGATACCCTCGGCAATGGACTTCAACTTTGTGTTTGCGGCCTCGAATTCGGTCTTTACAATGTTTTCAAGGGTGTCTAATTTGCTAAGCAAGCCCATGCCAGCGGCCCCCTCCTGATCATAGTCACCCTCAATGACGATCTTCAATTCCATTCCACGGCGCACATAGTTGGTGTTGGAGGGCTCATTGTCGAACACTTCTTGCATTGTGGTCTGAACAGTTTTCAAGTCGTCCTTCTTCTGTTTCACGATGCCCGACAGTTCTTGCATAAACTTGCTTCCGTCGTCTTTCACCGATGCATACATACCCAAAACCTTCTTCTCAAATGCATCCAACACTGCAGGCAGTTTTTCTTTTTCAGTGCTTGCAATTGTCTTCCTCTCGGCATCGAGTGAATTAGCGTTGTCTTTGTCAAGTAAAGCTTGTTCGGTGTACCCTTTGAACTTCTCGTACCGTCCTTTCAAGCCACCCAAGGCATCTGTCACACCGCGCAGTAGCTTCTTCATGTCGTCAAGCTTTTTGCGGACGGCTTTGGCCTTCTCAATCGCCTCTTGATCACCTCCATGCATACCACCTCCTCCTTGAGATTTTGTTTTGACAATGTCAGCAATGTCACCAATGATCCTACCAAGGCCCTCACTATTCTCTTTTAGAAGAGCTTGTTTCCTCTCAAGGTCACCCATAGACTCTACACCTTCCCTAAGCTTTCTTAACAAATCATCTACTTCGGGAATGTTTTGAGTAAGTACATTTTGCAATTGCTGAAGTCCTACAGTGTACTGTTCGGTAAGTGCGCGTGTAGTTTCATCCAGCTTGCTCTTTACGACATTGGCAAATTCATCGCTTTGCATGATTTTGGAAATGATGTTGTCTATGTTGGTTGCCTCTGCACTTGCCGCAGTGGTAGCCATGCCCGCTTGGATCAACAACATCATCGCCCGTGAAAGAAGCGTTTGGTAGTCCTCCTTGCCTTTCATCTCTTGCAGGGCCTCTTTCGTTTGTGCAACAACCTCGCCACTTGCATCAATGGTTTGGATACTAGCTTCTACCTTTTGACGATCCAGCAATGCCGACAATGCGGACATCAACGCAAGGCTAATGCCAGGAGGGAGGATTGTAAGGAGCGCCTTGGTCTTGTCCTCGGCCGTGTTGATAGAGTCCGCTTTGGACACGAGTTCATCCACCACTTGCTTTTGCTTGAATGTGCTCATGAGTGCATCAAGGGCTGCGCGGGTTGCGAGGATTGTTGAGGACAAGGTTGCATTCGCTGCGGAGATTGCGGCATCCAATTTATCGGCAATCCCGTCAAAACCTTCGTTTTTGAAAAGGGAGACGAGGGACAATCGCAATGCGGCAAGAACGGCGCGGTTTTGGACATCCATGGACGCTGCAATCTCTTGGGGCTTCATATTGGAGAGCACAGCTGGAAGGATACCATTCCGAATCAAACGGATCATCACAGAGACGACGTCATTGGTAGCCTTTAGCTCTTCGATGCCCGCTTGCGCTTGCTTTTTGTCAATGTCGGCACGGTTCAACAGGTTCAACAGGAAGTTTTGCAAATGCAAGCGAACATTGGTGGACTGCAACGGGTCATTGACTTGTTGAATCGGTTGAAATTGATTGTAATACTTGTTATCAATGTTCTGAGGTGCAACTGGCAAAGGCGCATCATCTTTTTTATGAATCAGGCCTCGAAGTTTCTTGGCCATGCCATTCAAGCGACCACCACTGAATGACCGTTGCTTGGTCGCATTGGAGTTAGCAGGTTTAGGTCCTAACTTGACATCCAATTCATATGACTCAAGGAGACTGTTCAGTTTGTTCATCATTTCATTTCTTGCATCATTGTCGGGCATCATAGACAATATCAGAGTTATGTTGGATACAACCTCCTTTTCCTTCTGCGTGCGAATTTCCCTCTGATTCTGGATTCGCTCAATGTCTTTCCGTAGTTGTGAGTAGTCATTCTTGTTCTTGTAAATTTCTTGGAAGTACTCTAAACGGTTTGGAAACATGTTCCGAAGTATGCGTTCCAAATCTTCATTCTTAGAGAAGAAGCTATCCAGTGCTTCAACTGCACGTGATGGAGATACGAGCGAATTGAATGATGGATATGCTGAAAATGAAGTGCTTACAAATTTTTGTTGTGCAAAGTCATACACTTGATAAAACCCGTTTAGGATCTTTCGCAACTCATCAGGAGACGCATTAGCTGGTATAACTTTCCCGATTCTACTCAAATACTGTGACAACATGTACACGTGTTGCCAGTATGGGCTGGCCTCGCTGCTTGAATTTGAGCCGTCACTTTCAGAAAACAGTAATCCAACTTGTGCATTCACATTGAGGTTGCTAGCAGATATGGGTTGATCACTGCCACCAAGGTCACTGATTAGTTCTTCCTCAAATGCTTTCCTTGCTTGTTCATCATCAAGACCTGGACTCGGTTGAGCAGGCGCATCTGGAACACCAACCTGTTGAGGATCATCTAGAATTTGAGGACCATACTGCTGAGGATCATTCGGTGGTACAAGCGCATCTGGAAGACCATTTTGTTGACGATCATCAAGCGGAGGAGCACTTCCAATCATGGTATCCACCGCACCCTTGATTTTAGCAACACTATCATCCAACTTCTTACAATCATCGGACATAGCAACTCTACTTCGTTTGGTATATTATTTTTCTTTTAGTATTTCGCTGCAATCACGGAAGTCAATAACCACATGAAGAATGTGAAGTTAGACACAGTGCTCTGGATCGAGCGGCGCTTCTCATAGGTGAAGTCGGTGTCAACAGCGTTCATCTTTTGGTCTTGGACAATAAATGGAATCGGCAAGAACAATAGTTGTACCAAGAGATGAACAATGACACGTCCATAACCATTGGGGGTTGTGCTCACATAGAAGAACAACATGCGGAAGAACAAGATGCTCCTGGAAGCATTTGTGAGCGTCACCCACAGCATGAACAAGCTGATGTAACATCCAATGTACAACTTGAAAGCGCCTTGGAATGACCGCACCATGTAGGTGTTCAGTGCCCATTGTACCATAAACAACGACAACGCGCGCAGGATGAAGGTGGTCGCAATAAACACAATACGATCAGTTCCTGTGATAAGCTCGTTCTTTGGTGATGTGATAGGGTTATTGTTGTATTCAATGAGTTTATTCTTGATGTTATCATCCATCACATCCTCTGGTTTCTTAATGGGTTCTACAATTTCTTTGTCGGCTGCTTCATACACCTTTGATGGTCCATTGTCGATTGTTGGGCTACCACCTGACAATGCAATGTTTTTCGTAAGTGGATTCGTTCCAAGTTGTCCATTTAGGTAGTGTACAAACTTTTCTTTCTTTTCTGGTTCCGTTTTGCTGTTCAAAATGTATTGCAATCCTTCCGCCATCTCCTTTGCACTCTTCTCTACACGATCTCGCATGACCCTGTTGTTTTGTTCAATGGTCAAAACGGTGTCAACGATGCCTTTTGATGATGGATTCATTACTCCTTGCAACATCTGTAAATACCAATTGTAACGGTCTTGGTTGAAATCGCGCACGTTTTTCTCACTGAAGAAGGTCTGTAACATGTTGCTTTTTGGCATTCCCGTGCTTACAAAGTTACGGGTGTAATATGATTTATCCAGTAAGCTTCGATCCATTCACGATTCCCTTACCATATCACATAGAATTTTTTACTTCACGTTTCCCATAAACCATGCGTAAGTCGAAACGATGATGACCATCGTCAGTATAAAGAGGGATCCGTACATCTTGATGTGTTCGGCGGTATCTTCGGTACGCGTGTAGAGCTTATGGAACAACAAGAAAGCACCCGAGAAGATCACGATGACAGACAACCAGAAGATGTGCTTGATGAACTTGGAAGCCCCATCCTTCATGGGTCCATCTATAGACCGCAACTTCCGCATGAGCGTTTGGAACTTGGTCACGGTGAGGCCCTTGCTATAGTCCTCCAACTGCTTGCGCACAAGCGAACGGAGGTCATCCGCTAGGTTTCCTTCATCGATGACATCCTTGACGGAGACAACCGACATGGACTTTTGATCCAGATTCTTCATGTGAAGGCATGTGAGGCTGTATAGATCGTTGGCATAATCGTGTGAAGGAATGTTGTTCGTTCCCACGGCTTGCTTGAATTTCAGTTTGCAATCACGGAGGCGTGTATCCCTAGTGAACATGTCCTTCACGTTCTGCTTCTTATCACTTGCTACGTTTGTGTACATGTCAATCACCTCAAAGATGGTTTCCTTCGGTACCACTGTATCCGTCCTCTCGGCGTCGGAGAGAAGTGCATTTGCCATGAATTCACGCACCAATGCCCCATAGCGGGTGTATGTAACCGTACCTGGGATGGATACCTCCTTGACGGATGGATTGCTTTCACGCTCTATGATGTTGCCAAGTTGAGATTTTAGAGCGGCATAATCCACTGCATACATGCTATCCAACCGTGCAAAGTACGAGTTGTCTGTCTCCTCGGTGTTCCTTGGAACATCACGGCTGATGTCACTGCGGCTTCGGAGCATACCAAACACGAATGGTTTCCACAAACGTTTGAGGGTGTACACATCAATCTCTGCGTTGCTTTCGTTGATGTTCAAGATCTCGTTGCCACGACGGTGCATTGTGTACGAGAACCATTCGTCCTTGTAATTGTCTATGATTGGGTCACCTTCCACCTTTGGATTATCTCGCTTGATGTTGTCTTGGAGATACTGTGTGATTGTGTACTTTTGGCTGTTGTTTTTGAGAAGAAGTCCCAAGTATTTGTTCATGTCGTTTCCTGCTTGAGCATACGGCACGATCGCTGAGTTGTGGAGATCAAAGTAGTCTTGTAGGTAGATGAAAATCACCCCAATGATGAACAAGCCGAATATCAAAATAGGTCCAAGGTGGGATTGAATCTTGTATTTAGAGAACACGAACATCAGCACAGAGACATACAAGATGAACGTTAGGTACATGATGTAAAGTAGTGCTTGTAGGCCCTTGGCAACCGACTTTGTAATCCGCGTGTTGTACTTTGATATCTTGCCGTTCCATACACCAATCTCTGATGCCCACGCTGCTCCATAGATTGCAATTCCACCGAATGCAAGTGCAGGCAAGACAAACTTGAAGATGCTCATACCCAGGAACTTTGGCATGCGAAGTTGCGGATTACCAAGTTGTTTATATGCAATGCCAATGGCCTTGTTTGCTCGCAAGTACTCTAGGATTGCAGCGATGTAAAGAACAACCAAGGCTCCCAACAATAGGTTGACAACGATGTTGAAAGAAGCACGGATAGACTTGTACTTGTTGACCAGCAAGTACCGCATAGACTCGCGCTCAAGATACTCTTCGCCACACTCCTCTTGTAGACGGCGACCAATGGTTTGCGCCCTGCTAATTTGCACGACGGCAATGATAAGAATAATCCACGCAACGATGAATGGAATTGTGTTTCCTTTCAAGATTTTTAGTGTGCTAGCCTTGACTGGGAAGCTCTCATTTTGTCCATACGTGACACGATCCTCGCCAATCTTGATTTGTAGAGCAGCTATATCAAACTTTGAAGTGCTCATGCTCGCAATTCCCTTATAAAAACAAGCATAAATTTATATCATAATCCTTCCCATAATGATCAAGCACACGATGATAACCAAGATAGAGAGTGTCATAACAAGAGTATCTCGGGTTTTGTAGATGTTGTGGAAGATGATGGAAGACAGCGCAATGAGTACGACAATGAGGTACGTGAAAATCAACTTCAGTTTGCTTTGGAGTGATTCCGAAGGATCATAGGATTGGAGGCTTTGAAGGTTGCGCACTGCCAATGATAGATCTTGCAACCTCTTTAGGCTGTCCTTCCATATATTTGTATCGGATGACTGTGCCAATCCACTGTTATAGAACTTGTGGATGGGTTTCAAATTGGCCATATCAATATTAACACAACGGTCACAACCAGCGGACCTCTTGTCGGATGGTGAACCTACCGCAGGAATACGGGTCTCCAGGAACTTGGCAGCTTCGGTCATATTGATTGGCTTGTTCAAGGATATGTAATTCAACACACTGGTCATGTCTAGAGTTTGCAACTTTGCCTTTGCCTTTTTCTCCTTCTCGCTGTCTGTCAGGTTGTCCGTCTGGATAATGTTTTGTATGATGTGTCTCTCCAAGTCGTTTTCGTTCACAATAGACGATGGCAAGAAATCACGCTTGCTCTTGACAAGGTATCCCAAGAACCTTGAAACCTTGCAGTCGGAGAAGATGTTGTCACAGCTCAATGCATTGAGTATAAGTGTAGAGTCATAACGTGGGCCTAGCTTGATATACTCTAACAACCGTTCTTCGGGCATTTCAAAGAACTCTAGCTCGGCATCCTCCACAGATGGCGATTGCTTGAACATCATGATACGACGAACCAGCTCTTGTTGGAGTTGTTCAAACTCGGGTGGGTTTTGGACCTTGGACTTGCTGTTGTTCCTGATCTGACGCACAAAAGCGAGCATGGTCTTGTAATACTTGCCATACTTGTCGGTCTCGTCAGTGGAATTCCATGCAAAGCCCAATGGATGCAAAATGAAGAACATGGTCAAGAGCAACAGTGCCGTGAGGAACAAGAATCCGCATGACAAGAAGGTAGTGGAAGGGTCTTTCACCAGGTTCACAATGATCAAGATATCCAAGATAATCAATGCACTTATCAAGAAGTGCAAGAAGAGCTTGCTCGTTTCTCCATTGTGGTTGAGAATGTAGTAGTACATGTTGTACCGAACTGTCTCACCTTCAAAAGCGGTCTTGTCCGCGCACGACTCTTGCACAAGCTGTGATTGGCGCAAGGCTTTGTATTGTGAAATCGCGAGGTTGTATATAATGAAGTTTGCAACCACGAAAACTACCACCCACATCTTGATGATGATGCCGATGTGATTGTGTACTTTGTTTCGCACTGAATCTTGAGAAGTTATGATGAAAGCGGTGAATGCTGGAATCGCAAAGAATGCAGCTGTCAAGGCCAACTTTCCTTTTGCAGGTGGTTTTACTTTTGCACTAGCATTTTCAACCTGGCTTACGTAAGACGTATCGCTCATGTTGTCTCCCTACTGTGGAGAACAGTTTTCTTTTTAGCGTTGTCCTTGTTGTTGTTGATCCTTTTGTCCCAAAAGCTTCAGTACACCTCGGAAGATCTTGAAGAATTTGTCCTTGAAGAAGACATATCCTAATGCGACCATCAAAATAGTAGCTACAAATCCTGTGGCCATCATTGCATACCACATGTAGCCACTGAGACTCCTCTTCCCATCACCAATCATTTGAAGTTTTGTGAGGCGTTTGTTCAACTCCTTCATGATGATCCCTAGGTCCTTTAGGAACGTCCTTTCGCGATCACCTAGCGCGGGCTGTAGCTTTTCGCGCAATGTAGGATATAGGTTCGGCACAAAGATGGGAGTCTTGTAATAGAATACCATGGTGGGGTCGAGCTTTTGCAACCGAATGCCTTCACTTGTAAACATGGTTAGGATTGTGTCATAGTTCAGATCTTGTTCGGGTATCTGTGTGCGGAAGTAAGTATACAAGTTGAGGGTAAACATCATCTTGCGCAAGGTAGATGCGTTTTTGGAGTCTTTGGCGTTGTCCAAGAGCGCTTGCATCACCTTGTCCATATCGTCTTGGGTAAGGGCCTTTAAGAACATGGAGTCGTTAGTCATGTTGGTGTAGATGTAGGACTTGATCTCACGCATCCGTCCCTTTACTGCCTTGAGTGTAGGCTGTGTGACCTTGATAAAGCGTTGCTTGTAGATGTAGTTCAACATCACACTTCCCAACAACACCAGCAAGATCAGTCCAAGGTATGGCATTGGAATCCTAACCCGCTCTTCAAAAGGCTTTCCTCGCACGGTGGCAAACAACTTGAGTGCAAAGAAAGATCCGAGTTGCAAGCCCAAGGCCATCATTGCACACGCTATGACAATGAACATGAATGCAACCAATTGTTGTTCCAAGAAGATATTGAATGGTTCGTCGTCTTGCTTGTTGAATATGTAGTCCATGGATCGCACATCGGTAGTGTCCTTGTTCATCAGGTTTGGATCAATAATCAGCTTGAACTTCTGGAATACCTCTTTGAAGTAAAACGAAAATATGTCAAAGGCCGACATGATAGTTACCAAAACGAATGCTACTGCGACCAAGATTGCAGATATCTTGTAGATTGTCTCAAATGCATCATTCAAGCCACCTGGTGACATTGCCATGTCATTTGTTGTAGCACCAGGAGCAGCTACGGGTGGTGCTGCTACCGTGGGAGGGACGGGTTCTGGAGTCGTTGCCGCTACTTGTTGCGATTGGGCCCTTGCTGCAGACGCGGCCCTCATTCTTTCAAAAAAGCTTTGCTTTGGATCTCCTGAAGGACCGTCACCACCTGCAATCTCTGTTTTGTTCATTCCCTACCCTAAGAAATACAATAAAAAGGAATTTATTCTGTGCGGTTGATGTTCAATGCACGGAAGAATGCTTCGCGACGCTCTTTCTTCTTGAAAACTATGATCAAGATCAAGAAGGGTAGCGTTTGTATGATGAGCATGATGATGGCCATCTGGAAGAAAGGTATCATGCTGTCGTCGGGGAAAATGCTATTCGCGCGATTGTTTGCCTCCGCGATCCACTCTGCATGAATCTCCACCGCATCATTGATCAGCTTCTTGTTGTTCTTGATCTCTTTGCTCAAGAACGTGGAATCATTGGCGGCTACTTGCTCTGCTACGTCATCAATAAACGTGCCTTGACGGAACAAGTAATCGGCGGGACTGAATGTGTTGGGTACCAACAATCGTAAGGGGTCAAACTGATCCATGGCATTGTAGATGCTGGGATTCCTGACGCCAAGTTTGTGGTAATGGAAGTACATCGTCACGGTGAACATAGCGCGCGCGAGGTCCTCTGCGGGGATGTCTTTGGGTAGCGCAGAAAGGGAACGTGCAGCTGCCTGACGTACACTGAAAGGATTCGCTTGCACCTCACGCAAGTTTTCGTAGAACTTGTTCTTGTCACTACCTTTGTACATACGCTTCCATATGTAGATGTTGAAGTTGGTGATGCGTTTGTGGACCAGTCGGAATACACGGTATGCGTTGAAGAACACGACATAGTTGAAGATCAAGCTTAGGGCACCCTGGATGCACAGTGCAATCATCAAGATGATCACCGTACTGGATGCGTAGGGTTGTTCACCGTTTTCGGATTTCTTCACCAGGTTGATGAGAGCGAATCCTGCTGTGAGGACCTGGATCCATGGAAGTACCAAGAAGAAGACATAGTTGAAACCCTTGAGGCTGTAGAAGATGTTCATGGGATTGAGAATATTAGCTCCCATGCGTGAGATGCGGTAATCAAGTGAGTTCTCGTTCACTGGGTTCTTCACCAAGAGCGTGTTTGCAAAGGTCACGAATGCGGATCCAAGATACACCAATGACAAGATACTTGCAAACAATGTGATCACTAACGAGATCAGTACGTAGATACGGATCCTGGAATGGGTGTTCTTGAAGCTGTCAATGACGGATTTGATTAGATTCTTTATCGCAAGGAAAATGTTGTTTTGGTCCTTGATTTGTTGGGCCATCAGAGGATCCATCATCATGCCAGGCTGGGCTGCATACGCGCCTTGCCGACCACGTGGCATTCCCCTTGGATTGCGCCCAGGTGGTGGCATGGGGTACATGCCCATGGGATGTGGATACATTGGCTGTCGTGGAGGAACTTGAGGGTACTTGTTTTGTTGATCGCTTGCAGGCTTTGGCTCTTCCTTCTTGCTTTCTTCTGGCTTTGGCTCTTCCTTCTTGCTTGCTTCTGGCTTCGGTTCTTCCGTCTTAGGCTCTTCTTTCTTGTCGTCAGGCAAGACAAGCTTGATGTCATCAGGGGAAACCTCCTCCTCAACTTTGGGAAGTTCCACGGGATCAATATCCGTACCTTTGATGATACCTTGCACTGCTTTCAAGAACTCACTATCCTCCTGAAGCATACCGTCCAACGCATCAAATACCTCATCTAGATCGTAGTTTGAGGCAACGTCGTTCATAGAAAGGACACTTGCAAGAGCTTTTCTCGTGTTTTGGACAGCTTGCAAGACATCATAGTAATTGTCAACATTCTTTCGTAGTTTTGAGCAGAAGATCTGAAGGACACCAATCTTGGTCTTCAAGTCATTCAAGTTCTCCTTGAATATCTTCTCTCGCGGGTCCTTGTTTTTGGATTTCTTGGTGATGAACTCTCTATCTAAAACGGCCTGGTTGATCTTTGCGACAAGGAATTCGCACTTGTCGTGTGTGCGTTCAATGATGTACCGTTGTTGCTCGGGTGGATCAATCTTGAACACTTCTTCGTTCAACGTACTTGCAAAGCTTTTGGGAACATAGTTATCATCCCCTTCATGCAATGCCGCCCCGAGTGTGTTAAGGATTGCCGTAACAGGTTGGGCACCCATGGTCGTTGATACCCTGGCGTTGTTTAATACCTCCGTTGCCTCCCTCAAGATATCATCTGGGTTCTTGATTCCTTTGTTAGCTTGTGCAAAGAAGGAAGTGATGTCTTTTGTCCACGTCTTAAAGGCAATGTCGTTGCTGTCATCCCATTCCTTCTCTTCTTTGGTTTTACGTCCGAACTTCTTACGAATGTCAAGTCCGACTCTAGCCTTGACCTCTGCAAGTCGGTCTAGGGCGGCTTGTTGGCTCTTCAATAAAGAAGCACCACCATGCCGCCGTTTAACTTTCTTCAACGTTGTTGACATGAAGATCCCTATCATCAACGGAAGAAAAATGAGCATGCATCTTAAGCAAGCGCCTTGATTAGCCACAGAACCACAATCACGATCACAGGGTAGCTCAAGCGAACCAAGAACTCTTGGGTATCACTCAAGAAGGCCTTGCCTACATATGAGGTCAGGTAGTGCGTAGCTACACGATCCATAGAAATACCTAGTAGCACCACCATGGCAAGCACGAACAGCTTGGTCACGTCTACCTTCTTCTGCGACAAGCGATCCCAGAACGAGTCTTGAGGGGGCAAAAGGTTTGCAGGAGCTTGTGGTGTTTGCTGGGTGTACATGGCCGCAGGGGGCGTGTAGGGCACCTCAGGAGGTTGTGCATGGGGAGCGGTAGCCTTGGGCACATCTAGTGAAGGGTTTTGTGGTACAGGGGGAGCAGCTGGCGGTGGCACGAAAGCGGGTTCATAAACAGCGCCGTATGCTAGTGACAAATCAGTGCCGTCAAACATTCCTATATAACACACTTACATTTTTTTAGCACACATGGGTAGAGAAATGACGTCTAGAACCGCGATTGAACGTCAATTAGAAAAGATCAAAAGCATAGCGGACCGAAAGGCGGATGAACTAGAACGGCGCCAGTACGAGAAATACAACCCTCTGTTCAAGCTAGCTGTGCGATTCTTGAAAAAGGAACATGTCCTCATGTATGGTGGAAGCGCATTGAATGACCTCATGCCAGAGAAACTCAAGTTTTACCCTGAACAGACCATGCCCGACATTGACGTCTTTACCAAGAATGCCAAGGGGGTTGCTCATCGTGTCGTGCAAGCCTACAAGAAAAAGGGGTACGAGCTTGCTAGCTTCCGCGAGGCCTTGCACGAGAACACATACAAGGTATTCGTGGATGGATTGCAAGTACTTGACATATCGGATGTACCCGAACATGTGTACAAAAAGCTCTCACGTGGTTCGGTGAAAGGGTCGCTTGGGTTGAAGATAGTCAATCCCGACTTTCTACGAATGTCACTCCATCTCATGTTGTCCCACCCCAATGATGCACACCGTTGGACGAAGGTGTACCAACGCTTGGTGTACTTTTACACGGTCTTTCCCCCAAAGAAGTGCCCATCGCACACCAAAGACGAGTTCAAGGACAAGAAGGGTGCGCCAACCGAGCTAGTGGAGAAGTTCATGGCATGGCTCAAAGACAAGCCTTATGTCATGTTTGGGGGCCAACAGATCCAACACATGCTGTTCAAAACCGACTCGCTAGCATTCTCATGGCCTAAGGGCACATACGCAGACATTCTAGCCTCTGAAAACGTCGTGCAAGTCGCCGAACGTGTGATCAAGGACCTTGGAGACAAGGAGTTGAAGGTTAGCTCCAAGTTTGAAGGCGACATGTTTGTACCCGAGCATGTTTTCGTGACCTACAAGAACCATAAGCTCTTTGGTATCTACCACACCGACTATTGTGTCAGCTACGTAGAGCTTCACAAGGTCCGTCTGGCATCCTTCCATACGTTGTGTGAGTTGTACATGAACTTCCTGTTTTCATCATACCCACAACACTCAAAGGAGCACCTTACATGCATCATCAACATGTTAGGGGCTATACAACTGAAGCTTATCCGTAAGCCATCCCAAAAGAAGTTGTATCAGCAATTTGTCTTAGATTGCTTTGGCCCACAAGCAGGTTTGATCACGCTCCGTCGCCAACAGATAGAGAGGATTGTCAATGCAAAGTAAACTATTTTGTCAATGTATATCAGATATGAAACTAAACCGTAACGCCGTACTAATTACTCTTGCTGTCTTGTTGCTAGTGGGGCTCATTATCTTCGTCATCTACGGATGCTTCTCTAGCAATGTAGAGAACTTTGAAGACAAAGAGGATAAGAAGGAGGAAAAGAAGGAATCGTCGGGTGGTGCTGCTTCGGATCTTACCCCCAAAGAGCAAGAGTTGTTCCAAGATTTGAAGGACAACAAGTTGTCGACCGAGCAGATTACCGAGCTTGTGAAGGGTGGGATCCTTACCGAGGCCCTAGTGGAAAAGTTCTTGAACCAGTTGGATGCTAGCATCGAGGACGTTTCCGAGAAGGCAACTGCCCCTGTCAAGGACAAAAAGGAGGACTTTGCTGACGAGGAAGAGACCAAGGAGGACTTCATTGAAGGTTTCAGCTCGGTTAGTCCTTCATACGCATGCGCAACTTTCTAAAAAATGAATGGGGCAAATTGGTATAGGGGATGGAATCATGGAGCTGTCTGAGTTGTTTTTTACTATGATGTACAACATTGTTTGTTCTCAGAATATGTACTTGCTGCATGAGATTGCAATTCGGGAGAAGCTACCCGTGCAATCCTTGATGAAAGAGTTCAAGCCCAAGCGCAAGGATCTCAATCACTTTCTTCGTCAGACAACTGTTGCATCGGCAAGCGGTGAATGAAGTCCATATCACGCTTCCATTGGTTATCAGGCAAGTAGTATTGTTCTCGTTGCTGGTACATATTCAAGTCATCTCGGTTGAAGTCTTCCTCTTGATCATCACTATCGGATTCTTGGTCTTGTTGACGGTACATGTATTGAATGAAGTTCCCGTCATAATTGGGGTTCAAGATGGAGGTGGAAAAGTTCTTCTTTTGGATTGGTTCGTAGTAGTGGATGGCGAAGGTGATGGTGTGATTGACACCCTTGAAGTCATACAGCTCTCCATTTGGTAGCTCAAAGCGCAGGCTGAGCCGTTTCAGTTTGCCGATTGGGTGGAACTCTCGCAATGGGACCTTGTTGAAGTCCATGCGGTTTTCACTGTACCCGACTACACCTAGCCTGAACATGCCCAATCCGAGATGGTGTTTTCCATATGCAAGGGACCTAAAGCTGTTCTCTTCTATCTCTGGGCACCTCAACACAATGTACTTTGGACCAATCAAGGAGTAGATTCCTGGTGCGGTGATCACATGGTATTGGTCTTGTACAATAATGTTCACCGATACATTAAACCGTATGCCGTTCTTGTCGGTACTCACCCACGATTGACCTGCATCCTCAGATACCCAGAGGGTTGTTTCATCAATCAACACGTCATTGTAGTATACGAAAAGGTCAGGGGTCGCTTTGATCACTAGCCAATAGAACGTATGAGATTGGAGTTCACAACGCACGATGTTGCTGTCCGATAAAGTTCCGTCTGTGAACGATACGGCGATCATACCCGAAACAAGGGCGGGGGTGTTCATATCGGGTTGTGTGCGCGTCCCTGTGCGGATTTCCCAAGACGCGGCATCTCCTGGTGACACTACCATTGTGTTGAGTGCTGCAAACACTTGCGTGAGGTACCCTTTGGAGGTAAGCCAAAAACGTTGTGCGACATACTTGGTGGTGCCGATGGGAAGCTTCCGTACGACGCCACGCGGTCCCTCAAAAGCCAGACGTGCGTCACCAAGTTTCATGTCGGGTGGAAGATCCACGGAATGATACAATTGCCTTATCTCTGGAAGTGGTGCCTCATACCGTTTAGACAACCACGGGGCGTCAGCCTCTGACTTTTGTGTAAAGGTATCAAACCCGAGAGATTCGGCGATGGTGGAAGACCCCATAACCATAAAGAATGGGTAGGGGCACTTGAAACGGAGTGTGCTGTTCACATCAGGAGGGTTCGTTGTAGATTCTGCCGTAATGCTGACGTATGGCATATTGGGATTGTTGTTGACATACATAGTCATCGCGCGGGTTAGTTCGGGGGCAAGGGTTTGAATGGTGTATTCGCCTGGGGTGACGTGCGTGGTTACCGCCATCGTTGCATTAAAACTTGTAAGATCAAAGTCATTCGTGTGGATGAAGAACGTGATGGAATTGTTGATGACGTCAATGTTGTACATGGTCCTAGGGATGGAGGCATGAACAACCTCGAACCCGATGACATTGTGAAACGGGGTAGTAAAGTCAACCACATACTCGGAAGGTGTTGGGTATGCATTCTTGTCTCTGTCTGCACTGTCTACCAAGAAGATATACGACTGACGTATGCTGTTAGCTTTGAGATAATCCACATCCTCAATCGGCATGCCTCTCTAAATGATTCTCTTATTTCTTTATAATAGATAGAGTGTTTAAATGCTGCTGGAAAGTCAAACTGCTCTATATGCGGTCGTGCTTGTCTTGTTGGGGGCAGCAAGCAAGCAACCTGAGCTTATTGTTGTAGCTGTTGCCTTCCTTGTTGCCATGATGGGGGCTAAGACCGCGGGTTTCACTTCGTCAACCATTGACTTCTTTGGTTTCCTGGTGAGCGCGGTTATCGTTGGTATGATCCTACACCACAAAAAGATGCATGAGATTGAAAAGTTTCAGAATACCTTGACATCCGATCGCAACCCTGACGATCCGCCTAACCTTGACTGTGGCGTCTTCTATGTCCCCACTCAGTACCAAGAAAGTTGCAAAGCTGGCTATTTCAACAAACCATCCACTATGTTGAAGCTTCGCAAGGAGGAATTGGACAAAAAGAAGAACTTGACTGCGGCCGAGCAACTAGAGAAGACATATGTGAATGATGTCCTCAAGGCCCGTTCCTCGTTGACTATCCCCGATAACGGGCGGGGTTGTTTGTTGGGTCTTGCCGACATGAAGTCTCAGAAAAAGTTTGACTTCACGGACAAAGCGACGCTTGATGCCAACAACGACAAGACCGCCGCTGGAAAACCAACGAACATCACCAAGAATTGGGCATTCTGTTGGGGAGAACGCGGTTCGGAAGCCGAAGCGGTTCAAGCGGCGAAAACAATCGGCAACAAGGGTACAATCTATGCCAACGAAGGCTATTCAACAACATTCAACAACTCGGCTTCATATTACTACAAGGTCAACTTTGATAACTTTGAATACAACAATGTGAAACAATCCATTTGCGCCATGCCCGCAACTAGTCTTGTTACCAACACCGATGTCTTCTTGGGCTTTGACATTGACCTGAACATGAAGATCACAAAGTATGCCGCCTACTACATCCAAAACAACACCGTGAAGCCTTACCTTGCACCCAACGACCTGTATCGTATGCTGTTTGATTTCGTGCAACCCGCGAACACCAAGGATCTCTACTTCCGTCCCAAGGACATCCCGACAGCTCAAATCTACACGATCAGCACGGACATATGCGATCGCACCAACTCCCTCACCAAACGGCCTTTGAGCTTCTCACTGAAATCCATCCGCGTGGGTGACAAGTTTATTATGAAGATCCCCGCGGAACTGGATCTGTCTATGGGGCTAAGTGGCCTTGACACCAAGTACAATGACCTCATTGCTCAATACCAAGCATTGCAGTCAAACTTGGATGCCTTGAACACCGCAAAGGCAAACGCTGATACTACCACCTATCTTTACCCAGGACTAATCGTAAAGATGTACGATTTGCCGTCCACTCTCCAACGCCCAGGAGGGTTTGCTGGACCCTTGGCCGACAACAACACTCAAATGAACGATGTGTTCACCAACCAAGTCCGTAACATGCGCCAACGGACCACAAACGATCCTAACTTTGAGACCACTCCTACCGAACTCACCGCCTTCGAATACATTGGGTACATTGATATCCCTGAGTCGGACTATTACAAGTTCAAGATCAGCTCGGATGATGCGGGACAATTGTTCATTGGTGAGACGACCCCTTCTACATCCTCGGATACCCTTGCCAATGTCTTGGTTGCTACCCATTACGGCTACCATGGCATGGATGCCAATGGAATCTCGCTGGATGCCCCTGGTACCTCTTCGGGTACTGGGTTCTATCTTCCCGCGGGCAAGGTCAAGATCTACGCACGTATGTTCGAGTGGCGTGGCGGAGAAGGCCTCAAGATCTATTGGAAGCGCGCCAATGGCAACCAGACCTTCACCGTGGTGCCCACCGATCGCTACTCTTACAACAAGGGCAAGATGGGATTCCTGTATGATGCGCAGATCAGCAGCACTCGTTCTCAAATGACCAACGTTGAGACCCAGATGGCGAGCCTAGAGAGCTTCCGCCAAACCCTGGCATCAAGCACGGTAGACTACATGATTGATCTCATGAATCAATGCATTGGTAAGACCCTCAGCTCTGTCGTTACCGCAAATGACGTGTCATCAGGTGATCGCATCTACGTCTTTATTGGAAACCCTACGAACATATTCATGCCAGATACATCTGCTACTGCGCGCCAAAGTCTTGTGGATAACTTATTGGATCTATCTTCCCAGTACAGGACGCTTGACCCTCCTTTGGGTATTGACTTCACCAAGGCACCCGAGTACACAATATCTATGTGGTTGAATGTCCAGAAGCCACACAAAACTTGGCGCAACATCATATTCCATGGGGAAAGCGATGATTGGACAAACTGGAACTCTGATGAACAAGGTGGTGTAGACCGCACGCCTGGCATGTGGATTTACCCCGCTACAGGAGAGTCATGGGCTCCCAACGACAACAAGGTGCGCATCCACTTCCGCCACCGCGTGAACAACAACAAGGATGCCTTTAGTTTCAATTGGGGCTCGGATCTATGGAATGTTGCGGATGCACCTTCCTACAACCAATGGTTCCATTATGCCGTAACCGTTAGTGCATCCGTGATGAAGATGTATGTGAATGGTATACTTATCAATACATATGACCTCACAAACACTGGATACAACTTTGAGTGGAATGTTAAGCCCAAGAAGAAGTTCTTTGTCGGATTGTACAATCAATACCGCAAGACATGGAATATCACGAATGGACCCGTGTACATCCAAAAAGTATCGTGGTGGAATACCGCTTTGGCACCCACTGATATCGCAAACTTGGCCAAGGAGCCTATCATGGCTACCCCTGCTATCCAAAGCAGCTCAGCATACCCATTGTCGTTGTCAGCACCCACAACCATCAAGGACTTGTTTAACAACGTTGTTGTGAACAGTGGCGTGTACTCCCTCAAGATCGGCAACTTTGTGTACCCTGTCTACGTGGATGTCACCGCGGATCCTAACGCGGGAACGTCTACGAAATGGTTACTGATTTTGAACTATGTACACAAGGGTGGTACCAACCCTGAGTTGTTCATCCGCAAGAGTAGCGATGGTTTCCCTATAATGAAGGGTGCTATTCTTGGTACGGATGGAAGCACAGACCAGGAAACATGGGGTCATCTTGGTAAGCAGTTCCTCACTCAAGTTTATGATCAATGCGGTGGCTTCAGCAAGATGCGGTTCTTTGGAACGATGACAGGCAACAAGAAGATCCATTTCATCACATCGGACACGCGTGTAATCAACTACGCCAAGACTGGTCTGGGAAACATGCCTAATGGATTCTCCACCACAGCTATGCAAGATCAAAACTCGACTCTGCCCAAGCAACAAAACAGCTATTTCTCCAACCAAGGTGACTACGCATTGACCGAGTTCCCCTTCTTCAAGAATGGCCAAACCCATTGGGGTATCCGCGGTGGTGTGTCATGGCGCTCGGCGAATCGCTGGGAGGTTGATGACTTCAACAATGGTTACACCAAGGACACCATCCACCAGGTCTGGATTGGTGTCTAAACATCATGCACGTTTCCATACTCGCTCTTGCAAGTACAATAATCTTTCCTTACCACAGTTCCAGTTTAGTTTTTCAAAAATAGCCTTTTGTACTTCATATGGCTGTGATTTGATAGTATTCACAACAAGATCATTATGCGATCCTTTGTTCAATAATTCCCAAACATCGTGTCCGATTGATTTCTGACATTCAATGATGGTAGTAGTATCTTCCATTTCAGTATTGACTTTAGGATGTATATACTCATGTTTGTTTACTCTGGTTTTGATGTACGTGTATAGCTTCATTGCCATGCATAACGGAAAGCAACAACATTCACAACACTTTATGCAATCGTCATCTGACATGTCGGGACCTGCATGTATTGGAATAACAATGGGAACACTCGTCATGGGTTATGTGTACGAGGGTCCTGTTCTTTAAATTCGTGGAAAGAAAAACTGATTTGTTTCTGACTCCACCATCAAACCATGGGAAACTGTGTGGGCAAAAACCATTGGGATGCAGTCCTTCCTTTCATTCTTGAGGAATGGGATGACTTCGTGGCAAAATTCTGTGAGTTGCATCCTGACAAGTATACACCGCATACAACATTAGAGTCCGCATTTGCGACTTATCTTCACTTGAAGCATAGCGATATTGAACATCCATGCTATGTTTCTGCTAAGTTTATTGGCAAAATCCTTGAAAAAAGAAACATTTATGTTAGCCAAGGTTATTACCTACGACCCCATTGTGGCAATACTTGTTTGTGTGTCGGTATTCATCTGACAACATGCCCTTGTCCGAGCAATATGCTTAAGGAATACATACCATAACTTTGAAATGAATCAGATTCGCTACATCCTTTGTACGGGTGGTTATGGCACCTTACGAACCATGTTTCATATGTCGACTTCAGATTCCCAAACACTCTACACAGAGAAAGCCGCAATCACACTCTGCAATGCCGCTGCAAGCCTGACCATGTGGCCAATGTTCTTGTATGAAGACGTGAAATCCATGGAACGGTGGGCCCGAGGTATCCCAGAACCGAAACATAGGTGCGTTGTGTTCATGGATTGAAAATGAGTCGGTAACGGTCTTGTGTACCGATCGTGTGAGCCATGTCTTTTGCAATTGCTTCCTTCTCCGCAACTGTCAACTTGTTAAAATCCAGGCTGTTGATGAATGAGTGTCTGATCATAGACACAGTCATCTTCTTTTTCAACACCTTCGCCAGGATGCGATTTGCCCATTGTGTATAAGTTTTGGCACTAAACGGATTGCCATTCTTATCCAAGAACAACCACGTACGCGGGTGATGTTGAAGGCTATCCCGCAACTCGGACACAAGGGCCTCTGGGAGGACCTTTTCGTACCTGTTAACCTTGCCTTGTGTCTTGAATTCGTGTAGGACAAGCTTGGTCTCGTCACCATGCATATGGATGTAGTTGGGTTCGTGATCTTGTGGGAGCGTTGCACGGTAGATGCGTACCTTGTTGAAGTCACATCGCAAGGGTGGCATGTATGTGTACATAGATAGCAATAGCCGTTCATCACTTCCTTTGTCCAGTTCATCTCGTGCTTTGACAATATCTTGGAATGGAACATACACGTCCTTTTGCTTCTGCGTTGGTTCATTCCGCTTGTACCGTTCCTCGATGGCGTTGTGGATGTCCGAGAAAGCTGCATACCATACCTTGTAAGCATCCTCTTCTTGTTCCTTCAAGCCTTTGTTGTGCCGAAACACGGCGAGAATGGCACTAATGTAGCTCTTTCTGGTTTGCTCGGATGGGTACTTTTCTTCCAGCCATTGCAAGGTTGTCTTCGGGTCGGTGATCAATGTGTAAATGTCCTTTTTTTGCTCTTGCAACAGAACCTTGAGCCGTCCAAGGTAGATCTTCTTGGAGACTTGTGACAGAGACGCATCCAAGATAGATTGTATGAACGGACTACTCTGGTCATACTTGCTCATTTTCTGTAACATAGCTACATTAAAAATCCCCAAAGTATGTCATGCGCATGCTATCTGAGCGCACACGGGCCGCATCCAGGTGTGATTGGAACGAAGGCTCGTTGTACTTGGTGATCATGAAGTTGGTGACATCAACGGTATTGTAGGGCAATGGGAGTTTAGCGAACTCGTGCCAATGAGCTAAGAGGATTGTGCGCAAAACTACATAACTGAATGTATGCGTGGATTCCTTCCACAGTGGGTAATTCTTCTTTTGGTATTCTAGCACCTTTTTGGACTGTGAAAGTGCGTGTTGGACTTCCTTCTTCAACAAGTCGCCGAATGACACTCCAAGCTCGTGTGCCATGAACTTCAGGTGATAGATCTCTGCCCAAGCCTCAACGACGGCCTCATTGGGTAAGATGTCGGTGGAGCATCGAAGAGGGCAGCCTTGGGGATTGATAGAGAATGCTTGGTACAGTTTCATAAGTGCCACGGTATCCCAATGATCTGTGTGAAAGCTAAGGTGATGACAAGTTTCATGCAGAAACACCTTGGGAAACTCCTCGTAACGGTAAACAAACACCTTGCCGCGTGAAGGGTACGTGTATGCACCATTGATGTTTTCAGGCGAGAAGGGAGTGCCTTTGGGAACCTTGCGATCATGGTCATAAGGGACTAATACATAGTCAAGTATCTTATGACTTGCATGCATTGACAATAGGCATTGGACACGTTTGCACAAACGGTGTAGTAACTGTTCGGGTGGGAGTGTATCAGGTGTGCAAACGATACGGAGGGTGAGGTTCGGCATCTTGTATGTATACACCGTGGTGCACGCTTGGACAAATGCTTGAAGACCATCCAAAGTGTACTTTGATGAGCACAACTCCTTTACCAGTTCGTTCTTCTCTTGTTCAAGGACGGCCCGTACTTGAACTTGTGGAGGGGAGCTTGGGTAGTGCTTCATATCTAATGTTTATGCATGATATATATTGTCCATGCGGTGTTGGCACAAAGGTGCACTCCCATGTGCCATCGGGCGCTTTGCACACCTTTCGGCACGTTCTTTTGCACATAGTAGCACAACACGGATGCACATGCAAGGCGGAATGTTGCGATGTCGCTTTTGCGTCTGTACTTGAAGCGTCTTCGCACAGACTCGGCAAAATATAATGCACCAATCACATGAGCATACAAGTCGTCCACCAAGTGTGCTAGTGGATGAAGCGTGCCATGATAGAGTACACTTGTAACGGCTAACAATCCTGTTGCAGCGGCATCCCGAATGTTCTTCTTGCGAAAACTAAGGACTGCTGGTATCAGGAACCCCGCACTGGTAATGACTAGCCCAATAAATGGCATCCTTACAGTAGAAAAATGTTACAAAAGATAAAAACCAAACGAGTACTATAGAGTATGAGCGCAGAAGTTCTTGGGGAAGGTTCTTTTGGTTGTGTTCTCAAACCGCAGGTGCCCTGTGACTCACCTGCAAAGAAGATCCGCGCAACATCCTCCAAGAACCTCGTTGGAAAGATCTTTGTAGACAAAAAGGACTTCATGAAAGAGGTTCGGGCCTCCAAAATTGTAGCTACAGTTGACCCAAACGGACAGAACATCCTTACTCCATCCGAGTATTGCAACACATCCGTGGATCACGTCTTGAGCAACTCCTCGGCTACCGAGTGTGAGGCAATTCGCGATGTAATGTATGCTCCCAACAATCCAACATTGTATCAACTGACGATGCCGTACGGAGGTGAGCGGTTGGATAAGCAGGTACGAAGCAACAACCTGTCTAAGAAGAAGTTCTTGGAGTTGATGTTACCCATCTTTGAGGGGTTGGTATTGCTAGAAGACAAAGGGTATTGTCACCAGGACATCAAGGCGTCTAACCTGTTGATCACACCTGCCAAGAAAGCTATCATGATTGATTACAGTCTTATGATACCTTTGAAAGACGTGTATGCCTCCAAAAACATTCGGCGTTTGCGGCACACATACTTTCCATATCCACCAGAGTACAAGATCTTCTACAAGATGTACAAGCATTTATGTGGCAAGAAAGATTGCGACACATGGGAAGAGGTCCTCAAGAACATCACACATTACGGTCCTACCCGAAGCGAAACATTCTTTGAATTGTACCCTGAAGCAGACGTCAAGAAAGACTTGGAGCGGTTTGTAGCATGGACTCAGGAGTTTTCAAGCAAAAGTAAATTGGAAGGGGCCTTCAAAGAGGTTGCCAATGTCGTAGATGTTTATTCGGTAGGTACAGTCTTTGTGGATATGTACCCCTACACTACAGACAAGGGTTGCACTAAGAAGTTTCTGGGTAGCTACAAAAAGCTGGTTCAAAGCATGATTGCCATGGATCCGCGCGATCGTATGACTCCCAAAACTCTATTGGCACGAGTAAAGTCTATGTTGTAAGCTAAAATTTTGTGGGCATAATACAAAATGCGTTGGTATGATGCCGAAGAGAAGTACTTGAAAATGTTACACGACATTTGCGTGGAGTTGTCAAAAGAGTATATGACATTGTATACCAAGACACACCATTTCCAGACAAAGTTGCGCCTCCCATCCATTGTTCTTTCGTCGTGCTCGGGCGTAGCGTCCTTCGGTTCTGCAGGGTTTAACACCACTGTCCAACGCTACATTAGTATCGGTGTGGGTGTAGTAAATGTCGGTATTGCCATCATCCAAACATACGAGTCCTACCTCAAGATTGGTGACATTGTGTCCAAGTCATTGTCGTGTTCTCAAGCCTTCAAGAAGCTTGCGGACGACATTTACTGCGAGATCTTCATCCCTCTAGAGGACCGTAACGCAAATGGTATCACGTTCTTGCGAGACTGCTTTAGCCGATACCAAGCGATCCTCGACCAGGCTCCACCGATGGAGTTCCACGGCACTCCTGGGCACGGTGGAAAGAAGACCTCGCCTACGTACCAAAAGGCAAAGGAGTTTACAGACCGTCTGTCTACGGACTTGAAGAATTCACAAGACGGTTTGCGCCATTCGGTAGCAGACAAGATGGGTAGCATGATTGTTTCGGACAGCAAACCCGTCGCAAATGATAGTGTGTATGTGTCCGTCAAAACCATGACACGGGAAGAACGCATGCGGGAAGCAGCAAGCGATGCCCAACAAAAAGACCAAAATAGGTACTAATCAGTCCACGGAAAAGAAGGACCGTGCTTCCTTGATTACATCTTTCACAAACCTGTCCTTACCAAGTTTTAGACAAAGCTCCAACAACTTGTGACTTCGCAACTGACAATCAATGCGCGTGGATATGTTCTCGCACATGGATTGCTCTTGCCAATACATGGCACGCCCCATAAATACCTGGCACACATCTACCTTGATTGCCATATCTAACGCGTGTCGGTTCTCGTCAACCTTCCATTCAGTGTCCCAATACTCCCATACCTGCTCGCCCTTGTAACGAAAGCGGTCTTTCAAAACACGATGTGCTACTTGAGCTACATCAAAGGGGGAACCTTTGCTTCCTAGACAAAAATCAATCAACTGGTTAAGTTCCATCATTAAGTATCAGTAGATTCTCTTTATATCTCCTACCAGGGACGCACAAAAGTTCCGAGGTCAGAATCTTGAAACACGAGGCCTGTGTTCCTCTTCGCCCAATCTTCCCGTTTCTTGGCCTTTTCGTCGGGGAATAAGGTCCCATTCCAAACATACCATTGGAATGCATGGTACTTTCCACGCGTAAAGTACATCTGTTTCATGTGGTCTATCAGCATACAATCAATGGTGCGTGTGCCTTTTGGTTCATTCACACACAAATGATATAATTTTTTCGCTCCTTCAAGAGTCAACATGTAAGCATGCGTACAGAATACAGGAGATACGACGATGTGGCCCGACACGGGAATGTCCATCTGGCTTCCAAGATAAAGCACGTCAAAGTCTCGTGGGGTAGATGCCCAATAGGCAGGTGCAAGTGTAGCCCAATCCTTGTGAAATTCTACATCATCTTCAAACACCAGCGCGACAGGAATGTTATTGTCTATCATGTCTTTCCAGATGTTGTAATGCCCCAGTGCACATGCCTGCTTACCCTTGTACTTGACAAACTCCGAATCAGATGGATCAAATCGCGGTGATCCATGTGCCTTCCATGCATTTGGCAGGTCATCAAGCTCGGCATCAACCGCGCCAAAACGATGCACATTTGTAAATCCTGCCGCTGCGAGCCGTTGGGTAGACAGTTCAAGACGGTCCTTGCACTTGTCCATGTTCAAAAGGTACCCTTTCATGTGGAGGACGTCGTTCCATTGGAGTGCATCCATTTTTATGTCATGTGCATTTTGCTCTTAAGTAAGTGCCTTTTCAAGTCCACTGATGTCAAGGACGGGCAAGACGGGCGTACACTCCCAAAGGTGAATCTTCATATAGGTTTGAATGTCATAATCATTAGGGAACATATAGGTACATCCTTTGTTGTCATCTTGCATGACCCGTTGCACCTGTTTCGGGAGAATGTTCTTGCTCTCACTTGGCATAATACACAGGAGTTGCACATGAGGATGGACGAATCCCTTGGAGGGTGGTGTAGTAAAGGACGAGTAGATGCTATCCTCTTCGGTGGGCGTAAGGCCCGACACATAATTTGCAAGGTCTCGCAGGGAAGGCGCATAGCTGAACGGGTAGTACCATGCATGATCCTTTGGGTTGCGCTTATAGTAACGGTACACCCACAGTACACCCGTTGTGAACAAGCGACATGCGGATGCAATCACTGTTGTGTCGTGCATGCGCGTATGGAATAGATGCTTGTAGTAGAAGGTGCGCCACTTGTTGGGCTGGTTCTCGTAGATTACCTTGCATAGTGGATCCTTGTTTTTGAGTGGGTAACAGTCCAAGGGATCGTCCTGATTCTCATAGGCACGTTTCTTAAGATACTCCTCATTGAGCTTCCATAGATCGTTGTCCTCGGATTTAGCGAGTGTCACAAGGACGTCCGCAAGGAACTGGAAGTTGATCTTCCCGTCGGGCAAGATGAACACTTCGTGCCTCTCCCAAGCTCCCCGAGCGGCCTGAAGCAGTTTCTCATACCCGCCCTTCTTGAGAGATAGAGTAACAGGGTGTGGTAGGAAGTCGTTTCCAAGAATGCTACACAGTGTCACATATGTATCAAGGACGTTGCATGCACCCTCGTCATATGGGTTATCTAGCATTCCCAGTGTAATTGGCCACTCGTAATGGATGCGGAGATCCTCAAGAATAGCTTTGCGCAGATGATCGATCTCCACATACATGAATCCATCCACCGTCTCCATGTCTTTGTAGATTCCCGATGGCTCACGCATGAGGAAGATGTTTGGCTTGTGCGAAATCAGTGATAGCATGATCAGGTCTGCGTCTAGCCCATGCACGATGATGACCGAGTCTTGTTGGAGACTTGCAATCCGAGCAAAGATCTTGTGTTCTCCCTCCCCTACTTCGTCGGATGTACTAAAGTAGTAATGGACGTTGTTGCGGATGTCTCGCTCGCGGATCTCGTGATGCATGTGGGCATGTAGCTGGGCCATGAACGGCGTACCAGGGCTGATGGCATTGCGATCCCATTTGGGGGTATCTCCCGACTTCTGGGCCTTCCACACGGATAGGTACCGACGCTTCCTTTGCTGGCACATCTTGGCAATCGGAGCGACGCCATCCATACAAACATGTACCATCCTCGTTGGATCCGCAATACCCACGCAATCTTGGAGATAGGTCCAGGATGCATTGAGCACCGCCTTCTCGTAGTCTTGGTGCTCTTCGGATAGGACCTTGTTTGCCGCGTGGTGAATGGCGCCATTGTAATCCACAAAGAAGTCCGTGCACCGCTTGGGACGTGCTACATGCAAGATGTTCGGATAGTTCCGTAGCAAGACCTGAAAATAATGAGGGATACCCATGATTCCTTTATCCAAGAAAAAGGATGTACTTTCATTTTTTATGTTGAAAAATCTTTAAGTTCTGTTATTCCCCACGAGCCGTTATATATTTTCTCGTTACTAACTATAGAACATTCACATGGCCCTACTCGACATCTTTGTTGGTGCTCCCCAATCGAAATACGCTGGTGTTTCCATCCTCTTGGCTCTTGGCGTTGTTGCTCTTGCTATCCTGTTCGGCAAGGAGCAAGTGCCCATTGGTCAGAAGTTCATGTTCATCGTCTTGATGTTCGTGGTTGCTCTGCCCAGCATCCTGTTGACCCTGTTCCAGCTGACTTGCTTGGTGACTGGCAGTGGCTTCCGTAACCAGAAGTGGTGGTGCGGTGCCTACGCTTGGATCGGCTCCATCTTCATCCTCATCTACTCGGTGATCATCGTTGTTGTGGGTGTGATGTCGCTGGTGAACGGTACCAGCATCACCAAGGACCTTGAGCAGGTTGGTACCTTTGAACACATGCAAGTCGGTGCCAACAAGCTAGCTCGCGAGTATTTCCAGGGCGAGGAGACCAAGGAGGAAGAGAAGAAGGAGTCCTTCCAGAGCGAAGAGGAAGAGAAAAAGGAATTGTTTGGTGTGCCCGTGCAGAAGGATGACCTAGCCGAGCAGGCCAAGCGCATGGAACAGGTTGCCGCCGCCTCCGCCGAAGGCTTCCAGGTCCAGAAGCCCGCTCCCGCCCCCGCTTCTACCGAAGCCTTCGGGAACTTCGCTGCTGTGTAAGTAGGATACCTACAGTTATACCAATGATCAATACCATCAGCATTAGTATCCATTCTTTTAGTCCGTACTTCCGTGTTTGTGTCGGAGGTGCTACAACATCAGGAACCTTTGCTTTTTCACCCCTTGCTACGGAGTCCCAATGGTGACGTGCTTGTTCTACGGTCATCTCTGGTTTTCCCAAGGAACGGTTGACAGCATTGTGGAGTTGGACAGACCAAGTGAAGAGAGAGTCGCGACCTCCTGCAAGCGCGGCATCCATCGGGTGTTTCTCAAGATGCTCCGTTAGGTGTTGTTTACACGCATCACATGGCAACACATATGGCAATGACTCAAAGAACTTGCGGTAGTTTAACTGGTTTCCACTAAATTGCTCGGGTGCACCCAAACAGATCAGATGTATCGATGCCCATACGCACGGTCCCCAATATGCTGGAGTTATGCCCATTCTACTATGAAATCCGATTTAAAGATTTCGCGATATGCATCATGTGTACAAATGAAGAACCCACCTCCAGGTTTTGAGCATAAGCATAAGGACATGGCACCACATACATGCCGTAATTGTGGGCTACATGGTCATTTGTACAAAGATTGCCCACATCCTATAATGAGCTTCGGTGTCATCTGTTATAGACTCCGCAACAACCAAGTTGAGTACCTCATGATCCAGCGCAAGGATAGCCTGTCCTTCATGGAGTTCATCCGTGGAAAGTACAAGCCCGATCAGCTCACATACATCAGCCAACTTCTAGGCGCCATGGCTTCTTCCGAGCGTGAAATGTTGCTGATGAAGCCGTTTGAGGATCTATGGAACATTATATGGTTCCAACCATCCATTCCCAAGCATACTGCCGAGTTTTATGAAGCGAAAAGAAAATTTGATTCCCTACGAGATGGTGTACATATTGGAGGTAAACTTGTGACGTTGAAGTCTCTTCTAGAGAGTTCACCCAGTCCTTACGTGGAACCAGAGTGGGGATTCCCGAAAGGTCGTCGCCGTCTTCGCGAAGAAGATATTGATTGTGCTGTCCGTGAGTTCTGTGAAGAAACCGCATTTGAATCCAAAGACATCAAGATTGTACAGGGACTACCACCGTTTGAAGAGATCTTCTTTGGAACCAACAATGTACTCTACCGTCACGTCTACTATGTGGCACGTCTACAGGGTCCTCAAGACCGTAATACTTCCGTGGATCCCAGCAACATCAACCAGGCCCGAGAGGTACGGGCTATCCGTTGGTTCAGCTTTGAGGACACGCTGGAGCACATCCGATCCCACAATCACGAACGCAAAGAACTCTTCCGTCAGGCTCATCACAAGATCATGGAGCATCTATTGGGATGATGATTTAAAGGGGGAGAGCGTAACTTCAAATATGACCACCCCATCCAAGACACTTGTTTTTGACACAGAAACAACGGGTCTTCCACCCCGTGGTGTACCCGTGAACAATACCGCCGCTTGGAATGGTTGTCGTATCGTACAAATGGCATGGAACCTGTATGACGAGGATGGCACGCTGGAACGCCACGAGAACTTCATTATCAGGCCCGATGGGTATGTGATCCCCGAGGTTGCGGCAAACATTCACGGAATCACAACAGAGCATGCAACCGAACATGGTGTTCCAATCCAAGATGTGTTTACAGCTCTGGCGGAGTATCTACCACATGTAAGCACCATTGTAGCACACAACATCAGGTTTGATAATAGCGTCCTTCTTTCTGAGCTCCACCGTTATCGTGCATATGATATTGCGGAGGCTTGGCAAAAGAAGAAGAGTGTGTGCACGATGCTAATGGGGACACGACAGAACGAGAAGTGGCCCAAGCTGATTGAACTCTACAAGCGACTATTCGGGAGGGAGCCCGCGGAGGATATGCATCGCGCGGATGCTGATGTACGGGCATGTGCAGAATGCTATTTCCACATGATCTCATCCAAATAGCACATTCCTTTTTATAAGCTTTCTATTAGAGGAAATGCAAACACTTACCTATCCAGATCACGGAGACCCCAAGTTTCAAGAGAAGGTAGCGTCCCTGCAGGAGTACCAGTTTTTTGTGGTTCCTCCGATTGCACCCTCTGCTACCGAGGCAGAGTATGAGGCAAAGGTGAAGCAATCATGTGCGGGGTTTGAGAAAATGTCCTATCAACACCTCATGCAACACTACTTGTCCCAACACTCGCCATACCGAGGCGTTTTGTTATACCACGGACTTGGTGTGGGAAAGACGTGCTCATCAATCACCATTGCAGAGGCCCTCTTGGCGGACCACAATGCCCGTGCGGGTCCCAAGGTGTGGGTCATCCTCCCGTCCGCTTTGCAAAAGTCCTACGAGGAACAGGTGTTTAATGTAGCTAAGCTTTTGGATGCCGAGTTCTTGAAAGAGCAGTGTACTGGAGATATCTACCGACGCATGGTCAATGGTACACATGACGCAGAAACAATGAAAAAGAAGATTCTATCTCTCATCAAGTCTCGGTACCAGATGTTTACATACGAAGGGTTTGCAAGTGAAGTGGAACGGTGGAAGAAGGAGAAATCCTACGAGGAACATATCTCCAATCGGGTGATCATTGTAGACGAGGCACACAACCTGCGCATCCAAGAAACCGACAAAAAAGTAGCTCAAGCACTTCTAGATGTAGCTAAACACGGAACCAACAACCGCATGGTCTTGCTATCTGCTACCCCGATGTACAATGAAACCGACGAGATTTTCTGGTTGCTGTCCATCCTTTGCGCAAATGACAAGCGCAAGGACGTGCTCAAGAGGTTGCCTTCCTTGTACTCGTCGCAAGGCACGGCATCCAAGAGCGCTTTTGCCCTCCTACGGCAACTAACCTCAGAGTATGTTAGCTACATCAAGGGTACAAACCCCTTCACATTCGCCGCACGGCTTTCACCAAAGGACAGTGGGATCCCCATGTATCAATCGGAGGAAGGTTGGGAACGCCATGTGCGTGACGGTCTTGTCCCTACTCGCTTGTCCGCATATCAAGAGGATGCTCTAGCTACATTCAAAAAGAGCGATGCCGTGTTACATCAAGCTAACAACATATGTTATCCCGCTGGGAAAAAGGCAAAGGTAGGCAACAAGGGATTCTTCTCCGTGTTTGAAAGAGAAAATGATAACGACCCAGTCCAAGTCCGTTACTTGCTACCTCGCGAACAACCTCTGTATCCCCATCCTGACAAGCTTGGCAAGTATGCCCCCAAGTTGCAACGGATATGTGACTTGATACGGCAGTCCGAGGGCATCGTCATGATCTATTCCCAGTTTGTATGGAGTGGCATCTTGCCCATGGCAGTAGCCCTAGAGCATCTCGGGTTCCGAAGGCATGGTGCTAGGAACATCTTGAAGAATGCGGACATTGTGGACCCTCCAGTGCGTTATCCTGGGGTGCCGTTCCCGTCCTATTGCATTCTGTCGGGAGAAGTGGAAGCAATGGGCAATGCCAAGATTGAGGACCTCCTAAAGGACATCAATGACCCACGCAACCAACACGGCGAGCTTGTCAAGGTCGTCTTGATGTCACCTGTAGCTGGAGAGGGGTTGTCCCTGAAGAACATGCGGGAGGTTCATGTCCTTGACCCTTGGTACCACTTGAACCGTTTGGATCAGGTAATCGGTCGCGCGATCCGCACATGTTCCCATGTGTCACTGCCATTGGAGGAACGGAATGTTTCCGTGTTTCTTCATGTAGCTGTATCGGACAACATAGAGAGTACAGACCTCAAGACCTATCAGATTGCTGCAAGGAAGGCGAAACAGATGGAGGAGGTAGAGAACACTATACGTGACATGGCACTTGATTGCCCGCTGTTGAAACACGTGAACTACTTCCCCAAGAACCTGTTTGGTTTTGATGTTATACTGAAGTCTTCGCGTGGGACCTTGGTACCTTACCACTATGGGGATGACGTCAACAAGAACCCACGTTGTGCGGATCCGTCGGGTACACCTGACCAACACAGCGTGCGCAGGGACATATACGTACACCTGCTCCCCACGGGTCTCCAACGTTTGAAAAAGTACATCACCAAGAATCGCGAGCGTGTATTCTTCACATTGCAAGAACTCCAAGACGCGGTGGGTATGCACCCCACGGTTTCTATGTCGGTTCTTGTGGAAGCGTGCAAGATCAACTTCTTGGGAAAGCTTGGTACCCTACATGCACACAAGGACGGATTCGTTGTCAAACCAGTCCGAACACCTCCTAAGGCGTTGAAGCTTCAAGTAATCGGCGAACAAGAACGTACAAAGGAAGATGATGTGTGTGAAAAGGAAGCTATCATTGCAAGTCAGCCAACATCGGACCCATACGTCGGCAAGTTACTGATTTACAAGTCTTTGGACTCTAAGTGTTGGCCTGTGTTTGCAAAGAAGATTGTACAGTATGGGGCACGCCTTCCTACAAACATTGCACCACATGTACAGTTGTTGTTTGCAGAGGGTGCTTTCATTGCAGCATCCGAGCTCCCGCGTCATAAGAACCCGAACAAGGGGCCTTACATTGGGTTTGTCGACATTTTTGAGGCTACCGAGTTCAAGGCATATCTATATGACCATGATAGGAGCATGTTCCGTGCGGCAACCTCTGCGGAGACGGAGGCGATCAAGGCTCAACGGAAATCTGTAGCTCGTCCCGACACCAACGAGTTCTTGTTTGCGGTCTTGGAACCACACAAGTATATCAAGAAACCAAACATGCCTTTGAATAACGAGTTGAAGATATGGATTCCTGGACCTGCGGGAGGCAAGCGCAAAGGTGTCGTATGCGAGTCTCTGAGGAAGAACGAGACATTGGGACACCTGACCGACATTGGTGTGAATGTCGAAGCGGCAAAGGACCTTACCAAAGAACAAGTATGCTTCACGTTGGGTGTGGAGCTACAAAAACGAGACCGTATGTTCTTCTTGCCTACCTTCAAACCTAAACAGATTTAAGGTGGACCCTGAAAAATTGATCTAGGTTACAGTGTAGAAGTGAGTGAAGTCATGGATATCTTTGTTCCTATCCGCTTCCGAACCAACATCCAACTTGCCCCATCTGACCTTCTGGTCAACTTCGAGCAAGTACTGCTACACAAGCTACGTTCCTCACTAGAGGGTGTATGCACGCGATATGGTTACATTCGTCCTGGAAGCATTGAAATCGTAAAGAGGTCGGCGGGATCATTCATCAAGCAGCACTTCAATGGCCACGTAAAGTTTGATATGGTATGTCGGGCGGAGGTGTGCAACCCAGGCGTCGGTTCAGTGTTTGAAGCGGTGGTCAAAAACAAGAATGCATTGGGTGTGCATGCGGAGAGTATTCTCCAGGTGGGTGACAAGATTGAGCCCGTGTTGGATATCATTATTCCCAAGCGTTCGGTCGGTATCGTATCTGAAATTGACCTTGAGGAGCTACAAATGGGAGACAAGATCTTCGTGGAGGTTCTAGGAAAGCGTTACCAACTTCACGATCGCAAGATCTCGGTGATTGGAAAGGCAATCAAGGAGCCTCCCAAAGCCCCCTCTCCAAATGACGCCGACGAAGGCCTAGACGAGGACAAAGAGATCAACCCTGATGAAGTGTACTCGGAGGAGGAGGACGTGGTGGACCTGGAAGACGAGGAGGAGGGTGCGAAGGATGAAGAGGAAGAAGAAACAGACGCTGAAGAACCCAAGACACTGATGGATGGCGGGGAAGAGGAGGAAGAAGGGGAGGTGGATGACTTGCTGGAGGAGTATGAAGACGGGGATGATGATGGTGATGATGCAGGGGAGGAGGATGACTACGTAGATGATGAATAACGTATTAAAGAATCTAGCATATAAGGTGTCATATGGAAACAGAGCGATGCAAGCGGCTGGTTACAGCGATACAACAACTAGAACATACAGAGATTGAAGAACTATTCAAGCTCTTGCACAGTAACAAATGTGACTACACCCGCAACAACAATGGTGTTTTTGTCAATATGTCATGGCTGTCGGAAGATATGTTGAACAAGCTTGAGACGTATGTAGCCTTTTGTAACAAGTCTCAGAACGAAGTCAAGCGGTACGAGTCTCTATGTGACATACTTAACAAGAACATTCACGAACAACGAAGCCAAGAGCGGCAACCTGAGGGTGATGCATCAGCGTTGGCGTTTGCCGATCCAAAGCAAGATAAGAAGGTCGTAACGAACAGGGTATCTTCTAGTATGAAGTTTTACCTGCTGAAAAAGAGATTTGCAAAGCAGGTGATGCTTACTGCGAACGTGAAAAGTGATTTAAAAAATGAAGAGTATTTAATGTAACTGGTCATACTTTTTGATGCAAGTAGATATGCTTCAACTACTTCGTCAACAGCTACCCGCTGGTCTCGCTGTATGCAAGATCGGGAATGAGAAATGGATGCAAGTGGATACGTATACATGTGCCCAAAGGAAACCCGACCTTTCCGCGGCACATGCTCCATCGCCTCAAGCACGTACCGCACCCAAGCCAAAGGTCCAAAAGCTGATTCCACAGGTTCTTGCATATATCGATGACCTATATCCCGCATACAATCCTCGCATGGCAAAGTCGGCAGAGTCGTTTTTCATCGAGAAAGTCAAGGAGTTTGTCGGAAACAATCCAGGCCTAGAGTTGCTTGGCCCACGTCGCTCTCGCGAGATTATGGGATACATCTCCAACACTGGCATTGCGCCCCCACCCGACTCCTTCTTCGAGCTATGTTCTTACCTGCTGAATGCAGTGGTTGTTGCCAATGACAAAACCTACCGATGGGATGGTATCCAGTGCACACGAGACGTCCAACTGACGTACTACAAAAAGTGAAAGATATAAGGAAAATTCCTTTTGTGATTATAGAGTCATCATGGAGCTTACCAAGGAAAACATGTTACCATTCCTGATATCTCACATGCAATTGGTAACCGAAAAACCTGATAGGAAATGGTTGTTTGAGTTCAAACACATGGAAAAGCCTTGGTCATCTGCAGATTTTCAAAGTGTTTGGGCAAACCTTCGCGCTCAAGGTCACCTCAAGGAAACAGTTCACGAAGAGGTCCTTGAGGTTGTTGCCGAAGAAGGAGACCAGTCTGGACTGATCCTTGAGATCAAGGGAGTTGCCAATATCACACGGTATTGTCATCACGAGACGCCATCTTGCACACCACATGCCTGGAAGCAGCGGGTTCTCGTCAGCAAGGACATGCTCCCCGATGAGTTGCCCGTATCTGTCTTTTCGGTGGTACAAGAGGAACGGTTGCTGCAACTTGAGACAGAGCCAAGTGTGTGGCTTGATGTGCCCAAGTACTACATCCTCCATAAGAAGTTCATGTATGAGAGCGATGACTTCACGTACATATTGTGCTTCAAGCGACGGAGCAACGAGCCTTACACGTTGATGCGGGACTCGGGAGTGACATCGGGTGGTACTACCTATGAAGTATCGATGGAGTGCAAGAAGATGGGAGAGGACCCATCCCATGTCATTGGTGGCATTGTCTCTTACATTCAAGCCATTCAAAACGACTACTTCGTACTGTCAAAGCAACAACAAGACGAGGTCCTTCACGGTTACCATACACTGATCAAAAAGAAACTCGTGGAGACAAGGCGCAGGGAAGACAACGGTGAAAAGCCATACTTCTTCTTTGCCCCTAAGCCTATCACGCTTGAAAAGATGCATATCTTGAACCCCGATGTTGGGTATGGTATCGTTAGCATCCAATCAGGTTATGCTGTGACCGAAAAGGCAGATGGTGAGCGTATTCTTCTGTACGTACATTCAGACGGCCATGCATACCTGATCAACAATACGCTTGATGTGCGCTCCACGGGGCTGCGGGCAAAGTCGCAAAAGATGCATTCCAGTCTGGTGGATGGAGAGTATGTCCCATCATCCAAGCGCAAGGACAATGACCAAAATGACCTGTTCATGGCGTTTGATATCTACTTCTTGGGAGGAGAGAGCGTGATGGACCTTCCCCTCATCCACAACAGCAAGCCAAGCCGCGTCAGCAAGCTGTCCGATATCATTGAAACATCGCTTTGGGACATCAAGGAAGATGGATACCTAGATATTAGCGTCAAGCAACACATCCCTGCGGATGGTGATGGGATGTTCGCTGTTTGCAAGCAAGTTCTGAGCAATGCCGCCAAGCTACCTTATGAGATTGATGGTCTAGTGTTCACCCCGCGCGACCTGCCCGTCTTTGGATACTACCCAAACAAACCCGTGAAGATCACCGAGAATGTGCGTTGGGATCGTGTGTTCAAATGGAAGCCATCGGAGCAAAACACCATTGATTTCCTTGTGGAGACCGATGACCATATGCGTGTGCATCCCATTACCAAGCAGCCTTACGTATCTATGAAGTTGTTCACAGGGTACAATGCTACCCAATGGGAAAGCATTACCGTGATGGAAGGTGTACGCATGCGCTATGACCGTGAATACAGTGAACACACCCGTAATCTTGGGGAGGTTTATCGCGCCAAGTTGTTCAAACCGATCAGTCAGTATGAAAAGGGTGTAGAAGAGGCACATGTCCCGCTCGTGGATGGTGTTGCCAAGGCAGAGAATGGTGATATCATCAGCAACAAGACGATTGTAGAGTTTGCTTACAACCCCGATCCCAAGGTCCATCCTTCCCGTCGTTGGGTGCCGTTGCGGGTACGGGATGACAAAACCCGTATCTTCCAGCGCACGAACAAACTGAGCAAGACTGCGAACGACCTGAGTGTTGCGATGAGCATCTGGCGGACGATCCATAACCCTGTGACGACAGCGATGATCACTGGTGTTCAGCAAGCCGCACCTGGTGATGCTCCTGACGAACTGGAAGAGCGTCTCCTTGGCGTGGACGATACCTATTACGCACGCGAGATCCCACGCCAACACATGTTGTCGGTGCACATGTTGAACTTCCACAACCAGGGTATCAAGAAGAAGTTGTACCATCTGTCCCAGTCTCGTGACGCACTTCTTGAGCTTGCTTGTGGTATGGCGGGTGATCTACCTCGGTGGCGGGATGCTGGTTATCGGTTCGTCCTTGGGGTAGATCTTGTACGTGACAACATCACACATCCAAGGGAAGGATCCTATGCTCGTGTGCAAAAACAAAAGAGGAAGGTGATCACAACGATCGGTGGTGTGGAAAAGGTCATCTACCCCGACATGGTATTTGCAATTGGAGATTGTGCTCTTCCCCTGCACGATGGTAGTGCGGCCAACGAGTTTGATGAGGAGTCCAAGAAACTCCTACGCCTCGTATATCGGCGTGACAACGTTGCCCCCGCTCCCTACCTGAAGTACATCACGGGGCGTGCCGCACGTGGGTTTGACGTCGTATCGTGCATGTTTGCTGTCCACTACTTCTTCCAGACGCCCGAGAAGCTACATGGTTTCCTATCTAATGTTTCCCGAAACCTCAAAAAGAATGGCATCTTCATCGCAACATTCATGGATGGCGACAAGGTGAATGGTCTGCTAGAAAGCACCGCAAATGGTGTTGCGGAAGGCAAGAAGCTAGATGGCCAAGCTACTGTATGGGCCATCGTCAAGCGGTATTCAAATTACAAAACAGATGACGAGGAACCGTTTGGGAAGCTGGTTGATGTGTATCTTGAGAATACAAACCGTTTGATCCCTGAGTTCCTGGTGAACCTTGATACTCTGGTACAACACGCAAGTGCCCATGGGTTGGAGCTGGCGGATACCGCGTTGTTCTCACACACCTTTGCGGAGATCCGTGCTAACGTTCCCGAGGACCCGCACAAGCGTACACACCTTGACAATGATGTCCTTCAACTTGAGGCCGATGAGGTGCAAAAGCAGTTCAGTTTCCTGAACCGTTGGGTGGTGTTCCGCAAAATCTAAACTGGCAATCGTACATAGTTGCTATGGGTGGGTGTGACGGTTGCTGCAACAGAGAATGAAACATATGTTTCTCCGTTTCCTGGCACCAATCGCGCATTTGAATCATTGGAGTAGAATGTGGGGACAAACTTGTCACCTGCTAGCAAGAATGTGGTGTGCGACGTAGATACTAGATCCCCTGATGTCATATGAGCCTGCACTCGGGCGGCGGGATGCGGGTGGTTAATGAAGTAGTAATACACACCGTTTTCTACATTTGTTTTGGCAGGATCGTTTTCAAAATGACCTTGCATTTCTAGGTTATAGAGTCCATTGACGGGCACAGTCACAACACCCGTCGCTTGGTTGAACACATTGGAAGAAGGGACGGTCATTGGGATGCCCATCATGCCCGACATGTCCGTGGATGTGAAGTCCATAGTGAATGTATTGGATGCCGCCCTTAGCTCTGTTACATTATTGGAGAATGGCAGGTTGGAATTCAAGCGGAAGGTTGCAAAAATGGTATTACCGACATCCATGCGGCCCGATGTGAAAACGCTGCCTTGTACATGGAGGGAATCTTCAACGACAATGTTGCTATACCCATTGGTTCCCATCGTGTTGGTGTACAACGACATGTTTTGTAGCTTACCTGAAATGTTCAAGGCGTTTGCATATATGACGCCCATCTTTATACAATATGCCTACACTTGTTTTTGTACATGTTCATTAGAGGATGGCAGAGAAGTGCACGACGATTGATTACTTGCGCAAGCCCAAGGTACTAGACATGGCTATCTTTGATTGGGTCGGGTCATTGCTGATTGCATTTGCGGTAGGACGATGGCTATTCCATATCTCCTCGGTGTCGGGATGGGTGATCTTTATCATCGTGTGGACAATGATGGGGGTGTTGGTACATTACCTAGTGGGTGTAAACACCATGTTTGGATACTATCTTGGGTTGAATCCAAAACCAAAAAGGAGTGAATGCCAAAATGGCGTTTGATTTTATGTTTTCTTAATTTTTCGCTTTTGAAATTTACTCGGAAAGAAGCTGGTTGAGGACACCGAAGCACTCGGCCTGGCGGTACTTCATCTGATGCCCGCCGTGCGAAGCAAAGAAGTTGATCAGCGTACGGATGTTCTTGATCGTCTGGTGGTGGCAAATGTAGTGGTAGACAGCCTTGGGCGTGAGGGTGCCATGCGTATGGCTATCCACCTGCAGGTGACGAAGCTGAGCAAGATGGAAGCGGAGGACAGGGGGAAGGCTACCATCCAGCTCGCGGTTCATACGGAACTTCTTGACGTGGTGGTTGTAGCTCGTGGTAGCTACGTACATATTGTAGAGGATATCCCGCATCGTGCAGATAACCGTGTGGATAATGTAGGTGGGAGCCATGTCGCGCCCAAGGCTGTCCTTGGGGAACTCCAGGGTAGGCGCATACTGCTTGATGTAGTCATCAATGTGGTAGTGGGGCTTGTTCTGCATGTAGACCCACAGCATGTTCTGCCACTTGTTGGGGTTGCCAAGGTCGCACTCCTCGCGGAGAACAATCTTCTCGTCGGAGACCTTGTACATCTTGCCCGCAACCGTCCGCGCGATCACACCATAGACGTCCGTGTTCTCGCGGGCATAGGCGATGGCCTCATCGGCAGTGGTAAACCGCTTGGCGTAGTTCATGCCGATCCCCTCCAGCGGGCGAGTGGTCAGATCATCCTCCTGGAGCGTGATGCGGTCCCGCGTGTTGATGTGGAAGAGCTCCTTGTAGTTGTCCTCGCCAAACTCCGAGGCGTAGTTCATCACGTGGCGGTTCTCGTGGTGGACAAGAAGGAACGCGTATGCCTTCTTGACATCCAGGTTGGCCGCGAAAGCGTCGCGAAGGGCCCGCGAGGTCTCGCGCTGGACGACCTTGGGATGCGTCCCCTCCTCAAAGACGGGCACCACGTGGGGGTAATGCTTGGCGATGACCTCATCCACCATCTGCCCGTGAGTCTTCGTGGGGTGGAAGTACCTGGAGCTATCCACCGACGGGCACGACGAGGTGCCGAAGTACCACCGCCCCTTGTGCTCGTACACGGTCACCACAGTGCCCTCGTAGCTCAGCTCGCACTTGTCGGTGTCATTCTTCATCATGTCGTACTGCTGCACAGTGAGGCGCTCGGGGATGCTGTGAGCCAGAGTGACCACGATGTTCTCACCCTCGGGGGCATCCAGGTCGAGCACGATGCTGCGGCACTCGTCGTAGAGGGCGCGGAAGCTCTCCACATCCGTCCGCTTGTAGGTGTTGTGCAGCAGCACGAGTCCACTGCGATCAAAGAACTTCTTCACCTGAAGCGCAGGCCAGAAATGGTGCTTGCGCAGAACCGATAGTAGGACATCCGCACGAGTGGATCCCTCCGCAACGGGAGCGGACAGGACCTCGTGCAGAAGCTCGCGAAGATTCTGAGGAACAGTCTCCATGGTAGTGAACGTAGTTGATAGGATAGATTATACGCTTGTTGGTCTTATCCTTTATATCATGACTCGTTCAAATTTTTCGAATCATTTTAAAAACAAATTGCATATCTATTTCGGTGGTTCGGGAATGCGATCTTTGACGTAGATATCAAACATCTTTTGGCCGATCTCCTTGGAAGCATCCTCTAGGGTTGTTTCTTGCGTTTTGATAGACTCCCGCAGCTTGATCATGTACTCTAACCGATCTAGATCAAACGTGGGCTCGCATGCCAGTTGAAACAGCATAGGATAGCGCTCCACGAAATCGGGGTACTTCTTCTCAAATTCAGCCTTGCGACGTTTGTCGGACCCAGTGTATTCCCGAATCTCGCGGACGATGGTCATGATTTCATCTGACGGAAGCCCGTCTTCATCTAGACGGTTACGTTTGCTCATAACCAAAACAATAAGTTTTTCCTTATATCCTTATAGAGAATATTTATGACCCTTACATACAGCTATATTGAATGGTCAGGGCCTGTCCCAGCTCCCCCTCGTAGTGTGAATGGAGGTCTCTACACTGGGGAGGCATTCAAACCAAATGCACCATGGGCCAATGTACCCGTCGTTCCTGATGCACACACATATACCCAAAACCTAGCATCCGCTAACCCTCCACCTGGAGGTATGGCCCATATGCCTACATACACACGGCCAGGCAACAACACTGTGCAATACTTTGCACATGGACCGTATGACAACATGAAGCAGAACTTCATGTGCGTAAAATAAATCACTTGGGGCAAGGTGGAGGCAACGTCTTTTTCAATGTGGACACGTGGTTGATGAGGACTTTGGTGATATATTGGTATGCGTCGTCAATCTGTTGGTTTGTGTTCGCCCCCGTAATGAGGACGTTTCCGCTTTCAAATACAGCTACGGTTACTTTTTTGCACTCTCCGTCGCCATGGCCAGTTCCCTTGCCGTAGCATGGATTGCTGCACTGGCAAATGCCATTCTGGTGCTTCTTTGTTGAGTTCCAGTAGAAATATAGTTTCACCCCTGGATACGTGGTACCCTGGAAATTGCAATTGTTGTTATAGTCTGGTGAGATAAGCAACTTGTGGAGATCCTTACGGCGAACCGAGTAGGGAACCGAGAAGTTGCTGTTGATCATTCGGATCTTGAAGTCGCAAGCGTGTAGCTTGTCAATGTCGGACACGATGTTTGTAACGCCTTCTTCGTGGATTCGCCGCAGTTCTGAAGCGACAATTTCAATGATACGTTGCCCATCCTCGGGCGTTCGGATACCCGTCATTTGAACATTTCCATTACGGAAGAGCTTGACGTTCGGGAAGTAGCCATCCGCAAAACAGTACACTACTGTAACCTGGTTGTCAAAGCACTTCTTGTCCTCGTCCGTCTTCTTCACCTTAGACCCACGCTTGGTCTTGGGCTTCGCTCCCCGAAACTGCTTTCCCTTGTACTCGCTGTAAACGAACCCAGGCTGGGCCGTCGGCGAAATGTTCACGTTGTTGAAAAACTGGATGATGTCTACTTGTGTTCCCACAAATCCGTTGCAGGTGATGGTTGAGATGCGGTAAGGCGTTGGTATAACAGGAGCGTCCATTGTAAGCATGCCGCTTATTGGCATAAAAAGTAATCAATTTTTCCTTAAGTACTTTCTTCTTTGATGGTGAGGTTCATCTTTGCGTCTAGGGTCTTGCGCTTCTCTGCCGTCTTTCTGACTGTCTTCTCTGCAATCGCCTTGGACTCCTTGCTTGCAATAAAGGACGTGTTCACGACTTCCATCTGCGAGTTGACACTGATGAGCGGCGGGATGTTTAATACATAGGTGCGTGTTTGGCCTTTGTGCGCATTCCTAAACTCGTCAATAGTCAGTGGACCATCGAAGAGTTGTAGGAGATACCGCGAGGGAGCGGGACGCACAGGCTCCACATAGCCATACCGTTTGCCTAGCATCTGAATCCAACTATGGATCTCCCACGCACGATCACTTCCGAGATGTGTTGCGAAATTGTGTGCCGCAGCGCATTCCAGGGAACAGAATGTACCATACATCGTGAATGTCTTGTTCAAAAAGTCGTACCGAATCGGCATTCCAAATGTCATATGACCAACGTCATGGCAACACCAGAAGCAAACCTTCGCTTTCTTGGGTTTGCATGGAGGACACGTGGATTCAACCGCACCTTGAACTGTAGAGCATTCAGCTTTGTTATCAACCATGACCTCCAAGTAGTCTGCATCGCTCGCAAAGTGATTGGGAGCACTGTACGGAACTGGCTCTTGGATGGTTGGTGTATACTCAAGGATACTATTCATCTCTTGAGCATGAAGTAACTTGTCCAATTGGGCATTGGATATGGGAAGTTGCAACAACACGTGCTCTTCCTTGGATTCTTCTTCAGCAACGGGTTGTTCTTGCGTCGGAACATCCTCCACAGGCTCGGGAGGGTCCTGTACGTCGGCCGTAGCCTTCTTACGTGTTGATGTTCGCTTCTTAGGTGCCATATTTATTTAAATGCGTTTCGACTTTAAGTCGTTTCTCATGCCGACATGCTAGCAAGCTTGCCGAGCACACTCAGCAAAGTGCCCTTCACCTTCTCCGTAGGGTCTTCTTGGTACTTGCTTTGTGTTGTACCCATACACTTGAGACGGATCTCGCGCAATTCTTTTTCCATCGCCCTGTACGAATTGTACATGATGTATGCCATCCATACGAGCAGTGCAGCTAACACAATTACAATCAAGTTCATCCTAATGTTTCCTCAGAAAAACTAGTTGGCAAATACCATGCCACCGTTTCCACCCATGACACGGAACACATTGTAGTACAGTGTGTACACAACAAAGTCGTACTCTTGGTTCTTGAGCGAAGCTGTTGGTACATCCTCATTTGTTGTTACATATAACTGGATCTTGTTGATGGTGGATGCATTGAAAGAACCACTCGGTTGCCATTTCTCAGGATGGATTGCAAAGCTGTAACAATAAAGCCCTTGACGCGGCCCGTTACTATGGTGTTGGAAGGGCTGGATCATGTTGAAGTATTCGCCCGACTTTTCCTCAATACGGTCAAGGCCGTTCCATATGATCTTGGCAGATTTCATAATAGGATACGTGGCACTCTCAGGGTTTGTCATCGTGAAATTGCTCCATCCATTCGTGCGCTTTACGTCCCCACGCCGACCAAACCAGATGAACTCTTTCACAGGGTTGGATACCACGAGATCAATCGTGCCCTGACGAACCACGCCACCAAGTTCTGTTCGGTACACTCGCTCCACTAGATAATCCATGCTAGATGCAGCTACAACGCGGCGCTCATTCTCATCCAAGAAGATGAAGTTGCATTCTAGGAAAGCATCAATGTCGATGTTGTTTGGACCGTTTCCAGCTGGAGTAAGGAACCTACCAATAGACACGTATGGGTCATCAGCGGCATAGATTTGACGGTATTGTGAGGGGCTCACATACTGATCCGTTGTTTCATCATAGAGTTGATACAAATCCTCCACGTTGCGAAGCTCAAGGACGATCTCAATGGTTTGGTATTGCAACGCAATCAGTGGTAGTGCAAGGGCTGGGTTCTTCGTAAACCAGAAAGGCAATGGCACAATAATGCGGCGGCCACGAATGGATGGCTTGCCCTCGGTCGCCTCAGGGTAGTACGTGTACCGCAAACGGTTGTTTTCAATGATGGTCTGGAGCTTGTCCGAGGTTGGATTTGTCATATCGGCAGTGTTACCCGTCATGGTGTCATAGGAAGCCTTTTTCCCTGCAGGCAATGCCAGTTCGTTCCATATATCAATCCACTCGCCATACCCTTGATCAATGAGTTGAGCGTCGATACGAACAGAATACGAGTAGATCATGTATTGGGCAATGTTCTTTACCCACTTGAAACGGTGCTTGTCCGTGGAGTAGATGTCTGGCAACCGAAAGTTCAAGTAGACCTCTCCTAGCAGGTCAGCTACACGACCGACCTTGCAAATATAGGTGGATGATGTGGAATCCAACATTGGTTTCGTCAAGAACGTTTGGCGAACACTTTCCATAGAGAAGTTCGTGTGGCGCTTGTAAACTGCTTTGAAGTAGCTCATTTCAGGGCTTCCCGTAATGTATTGGTCTTGACTCCCCACAGCAACAAGCTGAAGAATACCACCTGGCATGCTTAAATCCTATCGATGTGATAGAACATTATTCATAATACTTAAACACTTTTGATCATGTCATGTATATGAGTTTTGTTGTAGCTATCCCATCCTACCGACGTTCGGATGTATTGGAGAAATGTAGCCTCCAGTTCTGTCTACGTTGCAATATTGACCCGTCTCAGATCCACATCTTTATTGTAGATGATGCAGAGGAACACGAGGCGTATGCAAGGTTCAAGAATGAGTTCCGTGTCCACGCGGGGCCATTGGGTTTGCATCACATGCGCAACTTCATTACAATCTTCTTCCCCGAGGGTACCCATATATTGTGCATGGATGATGATATTCGGTCGGTTGTGTACATGGAAGAGGACATGACCATTAAAGATACCAAGAGCTCTAAGCGCTACCCATTGCGTAGTCTGGAGGGGGACGCTTTCTTATCATGGGTGGAAGGTGCTTTCGCCACTCTGATGATATCGGATACCCGTCTCTTCGGGGTGTATCCCGTTCGCAACGGGTTTTTCATGAAAGATTTGCCGTACATGACCACCGATCTGCGATTCTGCGTAGGTGCTTTGTGGGCATGTATTAACGACCCGTCCATTCAAATCACGGTAGAGGAAAAAGAAGACTTTGAACGAACCTTGTTGTACTACGAAAAGTACGGATCCGTGTTGCGCTACAACCACATTGCTCCTTGTACTTCGTATTACAAAACACAAGGTGGAATGCAGAGTCGGGGCATAGACCGTTGCGAGTCATCCAAGGACTCGTGTAAATACTTGGTAGAGAGGTTTCCACGGAACTGCAAGATACATAGAACCAAAGCATCTGGCATTATGGAAGTACGTTTGATTCCTTAGAAAGCATAGAAGCTCTTCTTATCGCCAGCTACCGATTGTTCGGTCATGAAAGCGGTGTCGGGATCCGACTGGCTGGCCGAAAGGGCGTATTGCTTGTTGTATCCACTCTTGTACATAGACTTCACCTCGTCCACATTGAGGGCATAGTTGAAGTACGACAGGTCGGCCATGTATACCTGGCGTGCGCTCGGTACGGTCAGCGTCTTATCAGTAGCGGCGGATCCGAAAGTAACCACGGGGGCAACGTGAAGGAAACCCAGGTTTTGGCGCAATAGACTGGGAGCATGCGCGTTTAGACCACCATCCACGAACCTGTCCAGTTCGGTCACGCCGTTCACTAGGATACGGCAACGCACCTTGTTGCGCAAGGGAAGAGGGTCGGTGGGGCTTGTATCTTGGATGATCACGGTTACCATAAACCACTTCTTGTTGTAGTTAGCGGGTTCCTTATTACGCAGACCAGATAGGGCGATCTTGTACGAGTTCACCATGCTCCAATCGGTGGATGTTTCCGTACATGTGTTGCGCGATTGCTCGTGCACAGCATCGGGGCTTGACATGGTGTTGAATTCCACTGCCAACACATCACCGCCCCGTTGAATCTTGATGAGGGGACACTTGACCATGATATCCTTTTTGTCCGTGTTGCAAAGGTTCTTGTAAGTGTAAGGAGTCTTGTCGCCATGTACCAACAGGATCAGGTCGTCCTTTGCAAGACCCGAATCGGGGCGCACGATGTTGTCTTGCACAGGGACATCAAACGCGGAGCTATCCAGGTACAACCAGAAGTTGTACGAGAACTCGGCACCCGATCCTTGGTTCACCGAGGGAGAAATGTCCCTGTAGGTCATGTCATTCTTGTTCACGGTGTTGTATGTCTCGTTGTTAGCGATCTTCAGGTCTTTGATACCATTGAAGATCACAGTCTCTTTCTTGAGCTTGCCAGCATCACGGATGCTCTTGGCAAGTTCCATGTTGTAGATGAAGAAGCCAATGACAAACAATAGAATCACTAACAGAATAGCGACCAAAATCTGCATTGCAGGACCAAACATTGCCATTTCAGAACTCTATACATGTGCAAGAAAAATTCGTCGTGGTCATATAAGGACTTGTAGAGTACATAGGACAATGCTACGGTTCAATCCATACGGAGGTCTACCGCGGAGCTTGCGTGGTCAAAAGGTCCACCACGTTGCAACGCGGAACACGTTGTACGGGTTTCATCGCCATGTTATGGACCAACAAACGGACTTTAGCAAGACGAACCTCATCTGCTTCACGGAGGTCAAACACGCAAGGATGTTCCAAGAACAGTTAGCGGGCATTCAAGAACAAGGAGGGATCATTGAGAGATGCTCGGATGGCATCAACTCTTACATTGGATATGTAAACAAGCAGACCAAGGGAAGCAAGCTTCCACTCGGCATTGTTACATTGTCAGTGGACGACCTGATGCAACTGTGTTTGTTGCATTATTTTGACATGTACATAGTTTTTGATATGCACGATGGGGAAGAAAGGAACTCGTATGTAATGGATTGTTATGAGTTTCACACCAGCGAACCTCCAAATCGGGGGATTATCAACCAATATCTGGAGGACATGTTGATGCGGTGATCGTTTAACCGATGCGGTAAACGGGGGTACGCACACCGTAAGCGGGCAACCCTAGCTTGGCCAGCAGGTTGTCAATGGGGCCCGAACGGTAGTCGCCGTAGACGTCGCGGACGTTCAAGTCGTAGTTGTACAGTTTGATCTTGGACACCAATCCTGAGAAACCAGGGCCAATCTCATCGCCAATGGAGCCACCCACAAACATGGCACCCGCCTTGTCCAGCTTCAGGTTCTGGATGGTGGACACATCGCTGATAGTAGCGGCGCGGTTAGGCTTGCCAGTGGTCATAGTCTTCACCAGCTCGCTATCAACGTAAGCACTGATGCTTCCGCTGTTGGTATCTTCGTTCACGACAACGGCAATGTGGACCCAGCGTTGGATGGGGATGTAGTCGATGGTGATACCGTATTTGGACACCAGGTAGTTGAACTTGGCGGCCTCATCAGTGGACGAGATGTATCCAGGGTACACAACATCGTTGATGGTGTTGAAAGCAATGTACATCTTGTTGTCGTTAGCTCCCAGGTACACGATTGGTGAGCCGTGGAGAACGATTTCGTCTCCCAAGTGCATCACGTGGCGCAGGGCACCCTTGTACTTGTCAACATCGTGGATGTAGATCCAGAACGAGAAACTCATACGCTTGCCGTTCTTGGCCATGGGGTTGTTCACACCGTTGATCTTGGTCAATTCCGTGCAAAGCTTGGGGACTTTGGTCTCGGGGATTAGGTAAGCCTTCTTGTTGATGAGGGCATTGTTGATCAACCAGTAGAGAAGGTAGGCAATACCGAAGAGGGCGGCGGCAACCACAATCAAGATGGTGATCACGGTTCCAGGGCTCTTCATGACAGCGTTCTTAGCCTTGTCTACAGCCTTGGCGGCGGCATCCGCAACAGCAGTGGCGGGAGCGGCGGCCGCAGCGGGAGCTGGAGGTGCCGAAGGAGCGAGGTCAACAGGAGCAGCATTATCAGCCATTATCTATACTTAATGTAATCACAGAAAATTTGCGCATGACTCCACGGAAACTCCAAGTTTGTGGAGTACATAAGTTTTTCATGCTTTTTCTGCAGTGAAAGGCTACTAAAGACCTTGGTAAAGTCTGTCAAGGATACATCCGTTTGTCGTTTCTTTTTTTCAAGTCGTTGTAGCTGCACGACCATACTAGCTACATGTTCGATGGCAATCATTGGCTCCATCCCTTCTTTCATCATAGAGTCCCATTCACACAATGCCTCTAGTGTCTCATAATAGAATCGCTCTTTGTCCATCATGAGCCCTTTCCGCTGTGTGAGCTCCTTCGGGAGGTTCTCGTGGAATCGGAGAGGATTCAACCATGGATCATCCAACAGGATTTTCACAGCTTCGTCTCGTGTAGGATTCTGAAAGAGCCTCTGGAACTGAATGTTGTCATCCATCTTGTCTCCAACCATTTTGGATCCATCGTCACCACATGTTGTCTTGGTTTCCATTTCTAGCAATTGAAGTGCATACATCACGTTCCCATTGCAAGCGTCGGCAATCTGCAATAGGGTCTCATACGAACATGCCCCGTCCGACACCTTGCGGAGCCACAAACATATCTCGGTTTCCGAAGGTGGTGTACACACAAACACCTGCGATTTCGGAAATGTGCTCTTGATCTTCTTTTCAAGTTGATGATGACCGATGCATATGACAGGCTGGTGTGACCGCTTCTTCTCTAACATATCATTGAGTGCAGTCATGATGTTCCTGTCTAATTGTAATAGGGTATCCAACTCGTCAATCACGATCACCCTTTTCTGAGAAGTCTGTGTCAAACGTTGCACCAAGTTGGTTTGCAAACGCTTCTCAAGAATGTCATGAAACTCTTTGGCATTGCTACAGTTGTGGCTATGAATCCAACACACATCCACATCAGAACAGACCTTTCCAACCGTGAACGTCTTTCCTATACCCGATGCACCCAACACAAACACACAAGATTCGGGAGATAATGATACCTTGTCTACCTGAATATGGGTTTCAAGCTGTTTCCATATCCACCCGTTGCCAAGGGGGTACTCCATGCAAAACAAATACATTGGGTGCTTTAAGTGGTCATCATTTCCACCATAGAAGCTACGAAATAGCACAACACTGCCAAAAGTGGGATCATGAACGCAGGCGCAAAGATGGAGGTTTCTTCGTCAATCACCCCACCCCACTTCTTGGGCGAACCATCGGCTTTGAACATGAGAGCGGGCCGAATGGCGACCAATATCGATACCACAAACACATACAACAGCAGGCTAATATGCCACCGTTTCAGTACAAGCGCAATCATGTACACACGCTATAACCCTTTGAGAAAATATTTGCTCATTTTGTGTAGGGGCACAAATGATATTGTATACGGTCTTGATACTCATACTTGTTGTTGTAGTATCAAGCTTTGTAATCAAAGAGGGATTCTCCTCACCAGCCGAGACTGTATACACTACCAACAAGTTAAACTTCAACAATTGGTTGGGACGCAAGTACAGTATTCACAACATCACGGGGGAGTCTTTGATGGATGTATACCGACACATGCAAGCTAAGAAAACCATCCCATCCAACATCATTCCGACAGGTCAGAGCTCTGTCATGTGGATATCAGATCCAGTGGACGCAAGCATGTACATGACCTCCGTGAATGCACAACTCATTGAGAAGAAGGACGGGTACTTTGTTGGAATCGGTCTTCCTTCGCAGATGTTTGAGTTGGATTGTGCTTACAACCTGTTCAATCGGACGATAGGATATTTGGACAGGACGGACCTGCATATGATACGGGCGGTGTTGAATGGCTATCGCATTCCATCCACCGCTGTCAATATCGTAGAGGTTCCTATGGCTGATTGGTCGAACCTTCCCAAGGTACTGCAAAATGGGATAGATCTCATCATCACCTTTGTGGTACCCAACAGCCCCATGCACTCCCTTATCAAGTCTCAATCTGTATCTGTAGTGGGATGGAGCAATATTGATGTTGACCGTGTGAAAGTATTCTTCCCTCTTGTGGAAAAGGTCATCGTAGATGTCAAAGGCCTATTTGTTGGAGAGTCACGGTCGTCCAAAGCGTTGGTGATGGACAAAGAGAAGGACGGTCCCCTATTGCGAACTAGCATGAGCCTGTATAGGCTTTCCAAGGAGTCTAAAGAGACGTTCATGACCAGGTTGTCCATATCACCTGAAGCACTAGACCCCTCCTATCGCTGTTACGGGGACTTGAGCATAGAACAAAAGGCGTTGTGTGATTCACCTTATACAACATACGGGGAGCCCAAAGAAAAACCAACGACTTGGGATAGGCCGTGTGTGAGAGATAGTGACTGCCCTTTCTTCCAAGCGAACAAGAACTACGCCAATTCTCGAGGTGGTTGTCTCAAGGGAGGAATCTGTGAAATGCCAGTAGGCGTCTTGCGGACGGCGTTCCAAACATACAATGACGCCGATGTATTTGCACCATTTTGTTACCAGTGCAAGGACCCGCTTGATCCGATGTGCTGTGACAAACAAAAGGATAAGAACAAGTACTATGACCTACAGTCTCCAGATTATGCATTCCCAAACGATCATGATGCAAGGTCCAAGGCTGGGTTGCCAACATTTGTTTCTATGAATTGATTAGATGTCGAGGTGGGTGCCACTATTGTTGATCCTCCTCCTTGTCACGTGGATATATACACAACGACGGGAACACTTTAGAGACAATATTGTAGCTGTAAACCAAGAAATCAATGACAGTAACGAAGGTCCCGATCCTTGGAACCATCACCAAGTGGAATCAAGCATCCCCATCAATCTGGATGTAAAGTATCAGAAAGCCTACTATTACGAGTTTGACAACGCTACCTATGAGAATGCATTACGGGCAACATTCCAATATTCATGCCCCAAAGGTGCGGAGTATCTTCAAGCGGTGGACTGGTATGACCTTGAACCCCAACAAACACCAACACAAGTAGCGGTCGCATACGATGCATTCATTGAGTATCTTGCAAAGACACTGAATGCATCCAAGGCGTTGGAACTACCCTATGACAACCCCGACAAACGACCCGAGATACAAGTGGTACACGATCGCTTGATCGGTAGCAAAATGCACGTAACAATCCCTTTCAAGTACGTATTGAAAATGGAAGCGGTTCTGTACCGTGAAGGAAAGTACCATGGCAAGCACATTCTTGCTACTGTGTTGGCGGAATACAACGAAACACAAAAGGTTTGGAGTTTTTCCATATTGGAGATGTCCTTGCAAGGGATCGTGTATGAAGATAGCATTGGGATGTTCCCTGTCACTGCAAAACCGTATTTGAGCTACACGGAAATGCCATATGATAGCGATTGGTCCACTGTCCTCGCAGATGATGAGGCGGTACGACAGGTCGTAGCAAAACAAAACGACTTGCAAAGAAAAAATGCAGAAGCAAACCTAGTCTTGATGAAAAACTAGTTCAAATCATCTAGGTCATTGTCATCTCGGTTCTGACCACCATAACGGAACTCGTTTTCGCCCTCTTGATCATAATCATAGTCTTGTGCCGTATTGGTGGTATCGCCGTCGTCATCGGGGCGGGTGAATGTGGTCTTGTAGAGGCCTAGTTTCTTCGCTTCTACGATCACTTGTCTATCGTCTTCCGTCTGGGAGTTCAAGACCTTCAATGTTTCTACTTTTTGTAGCTCACGCATCTTCGTGATGAAGTTCTGTTGATCCTCCCATGACGGCATGGCAGCGGTTTGCACTGTACTGAAAACCGTATCTACCACGTTCTTTAGAACCTTGGAAAGGAATGACGCGTCCACCATCTCCGTCAAGAACAGCTTGTCACCATGGGCATCCTCTGGATTTGCTGGTAGGCACATTGCGCGAGAGACCACATACCGCAACACATGTAGCAACGTTGCGGCATCAATCTGGTCGTACTTGCCATCCAACTTTTGCAAGGTCTCTTTGAAAAGATGGATCTGTTGGAGGGAACCTTGCAAATACATGTTCTCCATGTGCTGATCTTTGTAAATGACACTCTGCGCGCTTAGCACCACGGCAATACGATTTAGCAAGCGTTGCAAGTCTTCCACAGAAGCCTCCTTCAAGATGAACGTCTCCACATTTGGAGCCCGCTTTTGAGCAGTCTTGAAAGCCATGCGAATGTTGGCGGCAACCACGCCGTCTACGCTGGATGGGTCGTGGATGAATGTATCTACCATCGCTGGTGGCAATAGGCTCATGTTTAGATCGCGTGCCAGTTCAAGCCAAAGGGTTACGGTGGTATGAACGGATGTCTCTTCTATGGTTGGGATAATGTAGCTCAACACGGTTTGCGCTTTTGCTACGCGTTCCTCAGCTTGTAGCCAACCTAGTTCAGGTCGGTCCGTACGTGTCATCCTCTTTTTGGCAAATTGATCCTTCACTGCCTTGAGCTTCTTCAATTCTTTCCAATCGCTGTCTGCGTGGAATTCTGGCCCAAGATGTTGCATGCAACAACCCACGGCATAGCTGGGATGTTTTGCTGCCGATAGCATCCCTGGAATATAGAGGAATGCTCGGACAAAGTCTGTGAGGATCCGCTTCTTCAACTTCTGCTCAATCGCTTCTGCCAACGAGATGTTTGCCTGTTTGGCCTTGTTGGACGTTTGTGTGTTCTCTTTGGAATATACGAGCCATTGCTCCTTCAGTTGGGACACCGTTTCGGACATATGTTCATGTACAAACTCAAGAACATGCTTCACAATGTCTTCGGACTTCCACCCAAACTCATCAACAATATGAGTATCTTCTGCTACACAAGCTAGATAGTACACCACACCTTCGGGGTTCCTTGAGCTTTCTTTCACAAGAGGTGGACCAAACGGAGACCACACCTGGATACAACTCAACATACCAGACATGGGATCAAACGCAAGCTGTTTATCCATGGCCAACCGTTGGGTATCCAGTACAACCCAAGCTAACGACGTCAAGAACGCCGTTCGCAACACATCACGGTACTCCTTGTACATACGCTTCACGACATCCCGTGTGCGCATCCCGAGTTCGGATGGCACAATGGTGGAACTTATACGCAATGCAGCATCCGAGTTTCCAGCGGCCAATTGATTACGAATGTCTTGTGCAAGGTCTGGCAGGGCTTGTACCAAGGTCTCTTGGAAGGATATCCGTACGATACGTGGAGCTACAAACTTCACCATGTCGGGGAGGTTAAAGGAGACGCCCGATGTGGAAGACAACTTGTGCAGTTTGCGCACGATAGGAATCACGACCTCCTTTACACCATCTGAGTATCCTTCAAACATGGAGTTATCAATGCTATGGCTTGTTTCCTGTAATGGTACGTCGTCGTCCTCGTCATCGTTATCGGCAACATAGTCGTTCTCTGTCTCCTCAAAGACCTGTTGGGATTCTTGGGAGGGGTTGCCGTCGTACATGCTTGTATCGTTGCCCTTCTTGACCTCCGCCATATCTTGATACAGGCTCAGGAACACCTTTGCGGTGCGGTCTTCGTACTTGTCTAGACGGCGCGCCCACTTGTTAACGATTGATTGAATGTTGTCGGGTATTTCATCGGGGTTGATGTCCATGTAGCGTTTCAATGCGGCAAAGGATTCATCCAAGATAAATTTGTTGCGCATCATCTTCAAGAAGTTGACCACTTCATCAAAGGAGAAACGGCCTGAGCGCAGACCTTCTAGTATCTGGCTTCCATCCATTGGGATATCAACGTTGGCGGTTTGGGGTGGTAGTGAAGCGGTGAAGGCATCATAGATTACACGGTACTTCTCCTTGTCGAGCGACGGCATCGGAAGTTGCTCCAGAGCTTTGTAGAAGTCGCGCCATTGGATGGGTCCCACAATACTTGCATGCTTCTTGCCCTTCTTGTCCTTTTCTTCACGCGGCATGGGCAGCTCTTGGATCTTGCGAACGAGTGTTGCGACTTGGTCTTGCGTCAGATGCAGGAGGTCATAACCGTACTTGGACAATTGAAGACGTAGTTCGTGGATGTCGGGGACTTCTGTTAATGTAGCTACAACTTGATCAAAGGAAGGATGTACCGAATCAAGATCTGTCGTTTGAACTACTTCTGTGCTTTTGTATTGGGGCGTGGTAGCATGTGCCCGCTCAAATAGGTAGCTCTCCTTGGTCACATTAGGTAGCAGGTATGCAGCTCCATACAGTGCTTGCACCGCGTTGTCGGTAGGTAACACAATGGTAGTATCGTTCATAGATCCCGCGATACCGACCAGGGTCTTCTTGTGAGGGATGAACCCTTGTCCTTCGGTTGTTGGGAGAACTTGTTCCAAGGGATATTGGAAGAAGGACAACAAAGATTGTTGTAGCTTGTAGTCGGGTGCGCGCATGATGTCTTGGAACCTGTCCAGTTGCTCATCCAGGTCGCTGTTGTTCCTTCGTGTAGCTTGAAGTACAGGGATGATGTTGTCATTTGGAGCATGTGGTGTATTGTAGTCAAATATGGAAGAAACAAAAGTTGTTGTCTTTTGCATGTCGCCAACCAGGTTGTAGATATGTTCTATCATCTCATCTCGTGTGAAAGCGATGAATGTGGGGTTATCACGCAACACTTCCTCCAGTGTCAATAGCTCCCGCACTTCGATCTCTGGAAGTATCTCGTCTTCATATACTAGAGAGGGGGACGACATCTGCTCTTCTTTGAGAATAAATTTGTTTATGACTTAGGTGCGAATCGCAACCATGCATTGAGAAGATCTTGTAGGTGAGCGGAAAGGTTACGTGCTGCGAGAGCTAGGGTGTCGATGTAGTCCTTGATGGGCTTCTTCTCGGTCTCGTCATCAAATCGGAGGTTTAGAACCATTGTGTTATCCAGAGGATGAGGGCAGTAGTATCCAACATATGAGATCACATGGCCGTTGGCACCCTGCTTCTTGGGTCGTACAAAGTTGACGTGGAGGTAGGATTGTAGAAGGTTGCCAAGTGTATCGTCTTCGCCAAGGAATGTGAAGTTAACGCCTCCAGTGTCGCCGACCTTGATCTCCACCTTGTCGCTATGCTCTTGGTAGATCTCTTGTAGAACCATCCCAACCTTGGCAATAAGGATGTCAATGGCTTTGCTTACTAGGTAGCGTGGTGACAGCTTTAGCTTGGGTTCAATGTCAAAGTGGAACGCAATAGGGTCGCCAAATTCGTTGCGCAGGAAGGCCCGCTCCTTGTCTAGCACGCTCTCTTGAGTAGCCGCAAGTACAGGGTCTTGCATGTTGTGGAAGGTACATAGTGAAACAGGCGAGAACCCAGCATGGAAACGTGCGGTCTTCTTGACGGCCTCTCCGCGCACGTGTAGCTCCTCCTTGGGTCGTAGTCGTGTGATCAGAATTGGTTGCTTGGACACCATGTCCACAGGGAACAGGCGGTAGATTTCGGCATCTGTTAGTGCGATGTCGTTGCGCTTTACGATCTTGAAGTCATGTGTGGTTACGTTGACGGTATCATCTCCCTCGTTCTTCTTGTGTAGCTCAAAGTAAAGTGGGTTTGCAGGGTAGGCATCCGTTTCGGTTTCTTCTACATGGATCGGGAGTAGGCCAAAGCGATGCATGATGATTTCATTGTGTAGACGTCCCGTGTTGGTAACAATCTCCAAGGATGGGTTCTCCTCTCCAGAAAAACCGACGACCTCAATGTCGGTGAGGATGCTCCTCCGAATGCCATTCACAATGGACACATCTACTCCATGGACCTCAAAGCTGTGGCACTGAGACGGGTCTTTGGAATCAAACTGGTAATTGCGAAACATCCTTACTTCCTAGACTCTATCCAATACGTGGATCATTTTTTTAAGTCATGTCAAATTGCGTTTAAAGGTTTGTTCGGAAAATCGAAACAGACGACAGATGATATTGTTCTACAGTGACTTTTGCCCTCACTGCCGAATGCTACTAGACACCATCAAGAGGCACGACACGAATAACAGTATCCATCTGGTATGTATCGAAACACTACGTGCAAGTGGGAAACCCGTTCCCGCATCCATTCATTCGGTGCCCGCGTTGATGACACTCCCCGACAAGAAGATGATGTACGGCAAGGCAGTATTTGACTTTCTGCTTTTGCCTGGGAGCGGCAAACTCTTGGTACAACAGGCACCCAAGGTTGCCCCGCCACTGAACTCGGAAGGAACACAAGGAGACCCCAGTGCTTTTGTACTTGGATCCTCTGCTGCCGACATGTTCTCGGCATATGACGACACAAATGCAGCACAGTTTGATGATCGCGTGTACACTTGGGCCCACGTAGAAGACCTGGGCAACAATGTCGGGAATGACGTGCCGTTCCAAGAAGAGACACGAAGTAAAAAAGACCTGCCCGACCTTGACATGATTCGGCAACAGCGCGAACTGGATCTCCGTGGAGAAAATCATTTAAACACTAGCATGATACCTCCTCCAACAACAACGCGAATCTAAATGGACTACTTGGCAAAGTTCAATGAGACGTTCGTTACTTTTGTCGAGGATCTGATGCAAGCATTGCCAAATGACGCCGAACTTCAGCTGTATCAGATTGCTATTAAGGGCATCATCATGGCCGACAAGACGCTCATCCGTCGCATGTTCCACGAGAAGGTGACCCTCAAGTATGAACAACATATCCTCAATAAGAATGATGACTTCTTCCTCAACAAGGATTTCAGTCATTATGAGCAAACATACACCCAAGCCTCCCAACTTATTCGCAAGTTGAAGAATAGCTGGGTCCAACTTAGCGACGACAACAAACAGGTCGTGTGGAAGTATTTCAAGGTCTTGCTTTGCCTAGACAAGAAGTACGAAGAACTCAAGGGCACTTCTATTTAAGGATTATGGTCCCCTCTTTTTTATTCATGTCGTCCGTCAACCACGTGTTCAATCAATACTATTTTGATCTTCTGAAGAAGCTGAAGTCTATCTCGCGTGACGCCAAGCACGAAAGCCACGATGCCCGCGAGATTCTACGTGGGATCAAGAAACACTACCAAAGCTATGACCGCCTCTCCGACGAGTTCCGCACGTTCTTCAATCAATCCGCGGAGGCATGGGAAGCATATGGCGCGGTAGATGCCTCCGATGAAGCTTTGACCGCTTGGGTGAACGAGAACGGGAGTGTATCATTGTACAAGGACATCCCGCTCGTCCACGTACAAAGCGTGATGAAAGACCCACTCATTCTTCACCATTATCTGACGATTCTCACCATCTTCCGCACCGAGGTCGCTTCGGAGCATGTGTCCGCAGTTCTGGACATCCTACGGAACATGGGCGATGACAACGCTAAGAACAAGATTGACTCTCTCGGAGACGACACGATCAAGCACCTGATGCATCGTCTCTCCAACCTGTACAGCAAGCGGGCGGAAAAGGTCTCCAAACAGAGCTTCATGGACAACATGGCCGATATTGAGAACACATCGCTCGGCAAGCTTGCCAAGGAGATCTTGGAAGAGGTCAATGTGGATGATCTACAAGCATCCCTGGGTGATGGCGACATTATGAAGGCTCTATCCAATCCTGATGGTGGTCTCGTGAAGCTGCTTGGCACGGTCAGCCAGAAGATGATCTCCAAGATGAGCTCGGGTGAAATCAAGCAAGAGAACCTTCTTCAAGACGCTATGAAGCTCGCTACGCAGCTTGGTGGGAATGCCCTGCCTAAGGAGCTTGGAGCACTTGGAAACCTCGCCTCGATGTTTGGAGGAGGTAGCGGGGACGACGATGGCGGGTTTGACTTCTCGAAGATCGCCAATATGATGGGTTCCATGGGTCTGGGTCCCAAGCCAAATGCTGGGGGAATGCGCACCCGCCCCAACACTGCTGCGGCTAGCCAACACATGCGCCGTGTGGTGAAGGCAAAAGAGCTTCGGCGCAAGCTTGAGAAGAAACGCCAAGAAGGAAAAGAAAATGTGCACGGACATGTAGAGGATGAGTGAAAAGATTTGGTACGAGGACCTACAAGGGTTCATGACGTTGGACAATTACTATGTGATCTTGCCGATGTCCAACATGACGTTTGAGGAGAAGCTGAACTCTTTGGTGCGCTTCTTCATCTACTTGGGTCTACTTCTTGCACTGATCAAGGCAAACTACAAGTACCTCTTCTTTGGAATCATTGCAGCGCTTGTAAGCGTTATCATCACACAGTTTGAGAAGTCACAAAAGCAAAAGGCAGAAAAGTTCTTGGAGAAAAAGGACCTTGCCGTCGTGGACAATACCGTTTGTGTGCGGTCTACGGTGGACAACCCCTTCATGAACCCATCGGTAGCGGATATTGCTTACAACCCAAGTCGTCCCTCTGCGTGCAGCTTGGACCATCCCGCCGTCCAAAACCAGATTGATAAGAACTTCAATGCACGCTTGTACCGTGACGTGGGGGACCTGTATGGGAAGATGTCGTCTCAGCGGGAATTCTACACCGTACCATCCACAACCATCCCCAACGACCAAGGCGGATTTGCTGAGTGGTTGTATGGCACTGGGCCCACTTGCAAGGAGGGCGAAGGCCTAAGTTGCACACAAAACATATACCGAACAATTGCGAGCTAGGTCATTTTTATTCTTATATTCTCATTAGAGTAGATATAATGACTTCGGTGTTCCTAGATTCACGCCGTGTATGCAGCGATGACTGTGCTAAGGAGGCCAAGGATAATCAGAACGAGTCCATCTATCACTACAGCGTCTACCAAGAGCTGCCTATCCAATGTGAAGCACCCAATGCCCGTTTCCCCAACTTTGCGTATGACCACGTGAACCTGCGCGGACGTGTTGGTTATGGCGTTGCCGATGATTGCATCGTGGATCAATACAGCGGTCTGCGTAACGACCCCGCGCAATTGACACGGGATCGTTGCCACATCCAATTGTTCTCGCGCATCTTCCAAGGATGCCCCAACCTCAAGCCTGGTGTCCCCAACCCTGATGTGGAGATGCCTATCACCCAAGGAACCTCCTCTGGAACCCTAGAAGGTATCCAATACCCTTGCAAGAAGGCCATCATGGAGCTGACCACCAACAAGCCCACCCCACTCATCGATTGCGTCAAGGACGTGCAGAACCCTGACCACCTGGTAGAACCCTGGGTGCGCGGAGGAGATACCACACGTGACTTCGTCAAGCGCCAAGAGTTCTTGTCCACTTGCGGACTGAGCATGGACCGCAAGAACCGCTTTTAATCTTCCATATTTGATAGAGAGGTTTCATGAGCTTCAACCGTGCAGCATATGACTCATGCACTTACATGCGCAATCTAAAAGAAAATGTAAGCATCCTTAGTTATGTTCTGAGCCCTTTCCGCTATGAACACCAAGACAAGTGCCGCCACGAGCTAGGACTGGTTGGCGGGACCGCTGTATCGCACGTGCAAGGAAACATGGTGGACCTTGAGAGCGACCTTCGTGGACAGACCCGTTTCATGACCAAGTGCACCAAGAATGCTGCCCGCCCATTGGATGAAGGAGGGGTGGTGGTGAACGACAAGACGGCCCCCATTGACACCAGCAAGAAACATCTACCCGCTTGCCAGATGATTTCCTACCGCTCTGTCCCATTACCACCATCCGTGAACTACAACAAGTGCTAAGACGGTAATTTTTTTACCCACTATTTTCAGAGAGAATATGGCTCAAGCTTCCTTGCAACAAGACTCGTGCACCTATCAGGAGAAGCTTCGTCGCTCCATTGGACCTGGAATGTACATGTTGAACACTCCCTCAAATGATTGCACTGGCTGTGGACAAGACATCCCCGCCGATCCTTATTACCGTTTCCAAAGTTGGGGTCCCAACACATGCGCTCCTGGCAGTGCCGTAGATGATGGCAGCGAGCTACGCGGACTCAACTACAAAAGCTCCAAGTGCAGTGCCGATAACTACCTACCTGGAAAGTACTCTGCCAACGGAGCTTGTGCCGTTCGTGGAGCTCCCAAAGACCCTCGCGCATGCGCCCCTCCCACGGAAGATACCCGCCTCAGCAACCCTCCTTGCACTCTTCGTAGCACTGGATGGAACCGTTGGGAGTGGCTGTGCTGGGACCCTCAAGAGCGCGCCATCATGCCCTTCGAATGGAATGTGAACTACCGCATCGTCGCCAAAGACAACCATGTGCCTTGCATCCCCACCCCTCAAGAGGCCACCAACGAGGTAGCTACAGCTAGCGCTGAGATGCCATCCATCCAAACATGGACACCTCCCGCCAACTGTGGTGCTTCGGCTCCTGGAAACTCTTTTGCCACGACGTACCGTTCATGCAAGGAGATCAGCCAGATGTAATTTCTACAATATAGTATAGATATGGAACGCACATTTACCATCGAAAGCTCAGAAGTTGATGTAACGGGTGGACGCTTCACTGGAAAGGCCCCTTACAACGTTGCCGCTAAGGTAGCGCGGAGCCTTTTCAAGGACCTGAAGGGCAAGAACAAGAAGAAGACCGAGATCCGCTTTGCTATCCGTGAAACCACTCGTGGTTCGGACAACAAGACCTTCCACTACATCGGCACCAAGAAGACCCTGCCTGAACCCAAGGTCGTCGTTCGTGGGGATGTTGAGCTCAAGATTGAACACGTCTACCACATCAAATCGTGCCGTGTTTAAATGCAAACTGTATTTTTTGTCTGATTATCTTAGAGGAGATTCTATGGAAATCTATGCTGGAGCCGCCCTTACGGGAATGGGTTATCTATTGAACAAACAACGAGACATGCTTCGCAAGAGTGGTCCTGGTGTTCCTGAAACAAGAGACAAACCTAGTATGAACAATATCTACTCGTCAGATTATTGGACCGCTGTGCGAAAGGACGAGCAGCGTCGTGGAGGTGAGATGTACGCTAATGCCCAATCGCCTTTGACAACAGGGGTAGTGCCAAAACCTGCCTATGCAAGCATGTTTGCACCTCAAGAGGCGCCAAAAACATACCCTGACAACCAAAAGTATGTGTCAAGTTTGTCTGGTCAAGACATCCCAGTGGAGCAATTCACCCACAACAACATGCAGCCATACTTTCGTGGAACCGCCAAACAAAGCTTGGACCCTTTTGCCAACTCTACCCTGCTGGAGAGCCATACAGGCCGTGGAGACCTCCTGATGCACAAGCAAGAGACACAATGCTTTTTTGAACCAACCGCGAACTACACCAACATTTGTGGCATGCCCAACAACGCGGACTACTACATGTCCCACATCCAAGCCCCTGTCGCTCGCCGCAACGAGTTCCCTATTGAACAGATACGCGTAGGTCCTGGCCTAAACAAAGGGTTCTCTGCGGATCCATCTGGGGGGTTCCAACAAGCAGATACTGCGGATTACTTGGGCTACAAGACAGTGGATGAGTTGCGCCCCCTATCCAAACCCAAGGTCAATCTTCAAGAAGGCCCACAAGGCCCCATGAAGGGAACCACCCAACGTGGAGCCGTCGGAGAGTTTGCCAAGAACCGCCCCGACACATGGTATGAACAAACACCCGACCAATGGCTCAAGACGACTGGTTCCGTATTCAAGGAGAGTGGCCGCCCCGTCCAGAACGTGAAACCTACCAACCGCGTGGAGACACATGTGGAGTATGAAGGACACGCTAGTGGAGCTTCTCAACCTGGACAGGGTGACAAACATGACTACGGCAAGGGTTCCATCATGGTGTATGACAACGAACGCATGACCACCGAGACACGGACCGTGGTTAGCAACTTGACATCGGTTGTGAAAGCAATTGTAGCTCCATTCATAGACGCCCTTCGCCACACACCCAAGGAGTACACTGTGGATGCCGCCCGTACTTACGGTACCATGTCCGCTCAGATTCCAAGCAAGCCTACCTTGTACGACCCCGTGAACCACATGATGCGCACCACCATCAAGGAAACGACCATCCATGATACACAAGTAGCTAACTTGAAAGGTCCCAACGAAGGTACCACACACTTGATGGACGACGCGAAAACCACCACACGCGAAACCATGCCCGTGGAAGATACAACCCGCAACATCAGCGGCCGAACATACAGGGTCGTTGTTTACAGCCCCGATGCCGTTGCAAAGACAACCATCAAGGAAACCACCGATGGAGCGAAGAACGAATTTGGTTTCATTGGAGGCCCTGTGGAGAAGATGACAGGTGCCTACAGCCACATTGAAGTCCAAGTTCCCAACACCCAGAAGCAATTCGTCAGTGACAATGACCATTATGGTACATCAAAGAGCACAAACGACTTCCGTCCCGTGTCGGATGCTGCGGAACGCAACGCCGAGATTGACGGTACACGCGAGGCTCTCAACATTGCTTCTGGCTACACACCGAACGCGGGTGGTCTCTACACTGGATTGGACCCCGATTATGTGGACGTGGACAGCAAGAAAGCGATGGTAGATAGTCTAGCTCCTCGTGCAACGGGCAATGTAACTCGTGTCAACCAGACGACCGCCATGCACATGAGCCCTTGTGAACTGTCTCGTGGCGCACCCAATGCCCTAAATGGCAACGAACAACGATTGGACCCTGGTGTACTAGCTTCACTGAAGTCCAACCCTTACAACCTCAACATTAATCCTATATCGTAAAGCGCGCCCATTTGGGGTTTATGATTTTGTACATTTGATTCAAGTATGAAGAAATCAAATGCTTCTGTCCTTCAAGGTTTGTTGGACTCTAAAAAGGAGTATGTGGAGCACCTTTGCGACGTGTTTGCGGAGCCCATGATCGCATGCTTCCAGCGTGTGTACCAGGAATGCATCAACAAGCCCGAGGCCCGTTCCAAGGGCGTCCTTGCCGTGTTTCAAGACCAATTGGGTGTGATCCCCTCGTGGAACCAGACCCTGATTCAGGAAGAGTTTGCGGCGGCCAAGGACCGTTCGGGTTGCACATACATCACAGACCTTATCCGTGCTATCCTTATTACCTATGTCAAGATTGCCATCGTATCAAACCACTCAACTTTGGATTCAGACTCCGTGAAACTCCGTGTGCCTGCGGGCGAAAACTTTTATCATCGGTGCCTAGTCATTTGTGCACGCGAACTTTGGAAGCAACCTTACTTGCTTTATCATAAAGTTCGGAGCATTGAGCTACAACAAAACATGATTGAGATTGAATCCCTTGCACGGAAAGCGATCCGTTCTGCCATTCGTATGTACATCCCTATGGACCAGTTGATCACCAGCATCCAACTCCAAATGCCCAAGGAGCCCGTACAAAGCGACGATGAAGAAACAGAAACAGAATCTGAATCAACCGAATCAGAAGAAGAGGAAACTGAGACAATTCAAGAAGAAGAAGAGGAACCTCAAGAAGAATCTGAATCCGAAGAAGAACCTCAAGAAGAATCTGAAACCGAAGAAGAACCTCAAGAGGAATCTGAAACCGAAGAAGAAGATCAACCAAAGCCTGAGATTGTAGAGGAACCTGAACCCGAGATCGTTGTGCAAGAGTCGGAAGAGGAAGTCGTACACGAATCGGATTCTGAGACAGGATCGCGGCTTGAAGTGATTCCAGTGGATGAGCGTAAGAGTGTAGACATTGATCCAGACTTGCACGTGCACGACCATGATGACGACATTGTCTCACTTCGGAAAACAACCGAGGATGTGCCCGTCGTCACAGAAGAGAATGAGGTAGTGAATGAACCCTCCAAGAAGAAGATCTTGTTTGGTTCCATGTTGTTGAACAAAGATCATATGCGCAAGCACAAGCTCAAGCACCTCAAAGTGAAAAAGACAGACTCCTTCTTCTAGCGCGTAGGAATGCATCCCGTTGAAATATGGTGTTTATGATAGCATGTACTACATTATCAGTGCCGTGGTGATTGCGCTTGTGCTGTACTGGCTTTTGCAATCTCATGAAGATACAAAAGCACGGCGGGAAAACAAAGAGGTTGCATCCACAGGCAAGCGGATCGCTCTCTTCTTCTTCCTCCTAGTTGTGTCCATTTTCCTGTCATTCTTTATCGGGAATGCATGGAAGGGGAATGGTCAAACTGGCGGTACCCCAACACTTGATGACTATAAGATTGAACCAAACTACAAAGCGGGAATGGTCAAGGCAATCCCCGAAGATATCCAAGTAGGACTTCCACCATTTGCGTCATACTTGGAACATTGATACGTGTGTTCCGATGTATTTTTTATATCCTTACTGATCAAGGTCAAGTATGAAACTTGAAATGAAAAAGTTCGATCCACGGACTTTGAAGGACGATAGTGTGGTCTTGTTTATCGGGAAGCGCAATGTGGGTAAGTCCTTTTGTATGAAGTACATCATGTCCTTCCATCAAAGCATGCCCGTAGGAGTTGTCATCAGTCCCACAGAGCGGGCAAACCACTTTTTTGAGCCGTGGGTCCCCAAAATGCTTGTCTACGATGAGTATGATGAGAACATTGTTGGTAAGTTCTTGGACCGACAAACAAAAATTACGGATCAGTACAATGCAGAAAAGGCTAAGTTCGGTCGTACTGATTTGGATCCCCGTGCATTCTTGATCTTGGATGATTGCTTGTATGATAAGACATGGCCTAATTCCAAGAACATTCGCTGCTTGTTCATGAATGGACGTCACTACAAGGTCTTCTTCTTGATCACGATGCAATACCCCCTTGGTATCCCTCCGCATCTGCGTGCCAACGTGGACTATGTGTTCATCTTCCGCGACAATCAAATCAAGAACCGTGAGCGTATCTATCAACAATACGCTGGTATGTTCCCGTCGTTTGATGTGTTCAACCAGGTCATGGATCAATGTACCGAGAACTTTGAGTGCCTCGTCATTGATAACAAGGTGCAAAGCAACCGCTTGGAAGATCAGGTCTATTGGTTCAAAGCCTGCGAGAACAAATTCCGCTTGTGCTCCAAGGAGCTTTGGGATATGCAAGCAATGGATGAGGAGCGTCGTGCAATGGGACTTGCCGCTGAACCCGATGAGGAAGAGGAGTACAATCCTAGTGTCATGAAGCCCAAAAAGAACATCCCGAAGATCCGCGTGCAGAAGTCGCATTAAAGGTGGTATGCAAGTGGTATCGTTTTTGCCAACTGGATAGATGTGTGCTTATCAAATTCCGCACAGTTGTAAAGTGTTTGGGCGAGGCGCAACCGCCAATTCCTGATTACATTCTTTTTCATATTGCGGATCACCCTCTTGGCAAGCACCTCCTGCCAGATATCATCCGTAATCTTGCCATCTATGTAATGAAGGTGCATCATGTCCGCAAGCTTTGATGCCTTTGTCTTTGCCATCTCCTTTTTGTGATTGATTTGGTCGCCAGTTGGAAGGTTATCCACAATATCAATGTCTTCCCTACCATCTATGTCCAGGGGGCTATAGATCCTCGTGCACAACCTAGGGAAGCGGGGCATGTCCTCGGTTCCGTTCTGTTTTACCTTGCATTCCTTGCATACGATGTAGTCTAGGTCGTAATTGTAATGGCAATGATTTACATGACTTATTTGAAAAGGTTGCAAACATCCACCGCACTGAAATGTGCCACATGGATACAAATCTGCATAATACGAGGGACGAATCCCCACAAGTACTCTATCTATCACCATATCATACGACATGCGCTTTACACACGTCCAATGCGACATGTAAAATCCAAGTCCATGTGCACTATGGTGCGTATGGATACGCTCCATCATAGCCTGGAGGCGATCGTGATCTGCTTCCTGGATGCCGTCCATTGTTTCCTGATCTGAAATGGTATCAACTGTCATATTTTCCGCACATCACAAAAGTTGTGTTACAAAACTAGTTGGAATCGGTGGTGAGCAGCTGGAGCTTCTCCACTAACATGTTGTACTTGTCCAGTGTGGACACTGACTTAGACGAAGTGGTGGACCATCCTTTTTTTCCAAGCGCGGGATGGTGAGACAACAGGAAAGCATCACCACGTGTGTCGCTCTCGGGACGGTACCAACAATGCTTAGGTATCATATCCACGGTCACACCACATCCTTCGGGAAGACTGGAAGGCTTCTTGCGCCCTTCTGCAGTCCTTCTCTCTGGAGTAATGTCGCATACGGTCGTTTCAACAGGCTCCTCCGTCACGCCATCATAAGCCTTGATTGCTCGCACAATTTCCTCAAACTCATGCTTACGTGCTTCCCGTATGGCCTTGAAAGTATGGTCGGTCTGATCATCAAGCTCACGGAGACGAGCTAGGATGTCTTTGTACTTGTCCAAGACCGTGATGTTTGCCGACTTGGATCCACTAATGGACGGTTTCTTACGCTTTCCATCTTGCACCTCTCGGAGAAGGACTGGGTGCTTCTCAATGACAAACTTCTTCTCAGACTTGTCCCAGCGTACATGCCTCGGATACTCGGTGACACCAATCTCTTGAAGCTCGGGAAAGGGAGGAATCTTGTCCGAACGACTTGCACGGTTGGATATCTGCTCGCTGTTTGTTGCAGCTCTCAGGTTGACCAAACGATTATCGGTTTTGTATCGGTTGATATGATCAATGGTTTGTCCTTGGTCGCATACTTTGTCGGAAAGTTGGAAGACATATTGGTGCATGGTCATGCCAGTGCTCCTGTTGCACACATATGTGTCGCAATTACAGAACCATCCCAGATTATCCATGTCCCCATCAAGATGGTCGTCATAGACGATGGGGTACGCCAAGTCCTTCCAATTCAGAGCAATGAGTTTGTCATCACCATATTGAATTCTATACTTGTACTTCAAGTCTACCTTTCCTCGCACACTGCCAATAATCTTTTTGTCAATTACATGCACACTCATTGTGTCTAGGATTGTATGGATTGTGACACACTATCAGTTTTTATACATATTGTTGATTGGAATGTCGTTGCGATATAATGCCGAAGATATATCCAATGGAAAAAAAAGGTCGTATATCGTTTTTACATAACGTCTCCCATGCCACCCATATCTAGTTGGAATAAGCCAAACCTCCCATTCCGCTCATGATACGTAGCACGTTGTAGTTGGTAGCGAACACCTTCACCTTACCAGCGGCGGCAGCGGTGAGCGACAGGACAGCGGTGTCGATACGCGACATGTTGAGGGTACCGCTGGGCTGGTGCTCCTCGGGCTTGAGGGCGAACGAGTACACGTTGATACCGCGGTTGGTGGGCACGTTCTCGTGGTGCTGGAAGGGTTGCACCAGGTTGAAGTAGGCACCCTCGCGCTCGGCAAAGCGGTCGTGGCCGTTCAGCTGTAGCTTGGCCATGGTGGTCAAGTTCTTGCCGCTGGCAACGGTGTCGTTGTCGGTGTAGTTCACCCACTGGTTGCTGGTGAGGCTGTCCTTCACGCCAACCCACACAAGTTCCTTGACGGGGTGGTTGAAGTTGAGCTTGATGCGGTTAGCACCGTTCACCAGGATTTCATCACCAGTGAACTGTAGCTGTTCGATCAGGTACTCGTGGCTTAGCTGAGCGAAGCGGCGGCGTTCATCGGTATCCAGGAAGATGTAGTCCACCCACAGGCTGGCCTTGCTTAGGTCATCGGTGGGGCCGTTGCCGCTCTTGACCAGGTTCTTCTTGTCCTCGAACTCAAGGTTGAGCTTGACTTCATGGTATTGAAGAGCGATCAGGGGCAGGGCCAGACCAACGTTGCGGCAGAACCAGAACTCCAAGGGGATGTAGAGGGTGGTAGCGGCGGTCTCATCAACGTTCTCACCAGCCAACAGCTTGTAACCATCCTTCTTACCAGCGGGTAGCGATAGTTCGTTCCAGATGTACATCCAGTCGGCGTAGTGCTTGTCAATGCGTTGACCACCGATTTCGATCTCAACGTTCTTGATCAGCTTGAGGCCAACCCAGTCAACCCATTGGGCACCCGACACGGTGGGCAGGGTAACCTGTAGGTAGATGCGGTTGATCAAATCACCGTTACGGCTGATCTGGCAAGTCACGCGCTTGCCGAAGCCAGCACTGCCGTTGAAGGTCTGCTCGATGGCTTCCATCGAGAAGTTAGTGTGGCGGCGGTAGACCACCTTGAAGAAGGTGATCTGGGGGTTACCAGTGAGGTAAACATCCTGAGCACCGTAAGCGACGAGTTGTAGCAATCCTCCTCCCATTGTTTTTGTATACTTATAATCAAGAAAATATTTTTACGGAATTTTTGGGTGCCGACTTAAGAATTATGGAACCTCCGAGTATATGTTTAAAGAAAAAAGCTCCAAGAAACGAATAGTCACTTCGCAAAACTCCAAAGAGGCGTCCACCTTGGATGCAAAACACCAAAACATGATTTTGCAACTCTCCGAGAGACGGGAACAATTGAAGCAAATGATTGATGAACGGGAATATCTTCTCCAACAGGTCCGCCAATACGAAGACATGATCCAAGACATGAAAGGCGCATGCCTGATTGACACCGAAGATTATGACGTAGCTTGGTCTAGTAATATCTTCATGCGGGAGCGGGTCCGCATCTTGGACAAGAGTATCCATTATCTACGGGATAGTCGGGATGAAGTGGAATACTACGAGGATACGGCAAAGATCTTGTTCCAGTACTACGACCTATTGGAAAACCAAGTGACTTACACAAACACACAATCTATCTCGTTGGCACCCGTACGGGCAACCAAGGGGCGCAAGAAGTTGTTGCCAGTTTCTTCACGGAGTATCTTGGAGGCATTGCACATCACACCGTCGGAAGCAAAAGACGAGGATGACGTGTTCAGTCCAGGACCGAGCCCATCTATGCCTCCTCCTGTTACTACACAAGGCTTGGACAAATCGTCACTTGTAGATGAGTACCTCGCTGCCGTGGATTCCAGCTATGTACGGAAAAAGAACTACGAGCATCTCGGGATTTGTGAAGAATGTCAACTTCCGCTCATCTGCCTCCAGCAAGACGGGATTATGGTATGTTCCCAATGCGGATACCAAGAACTTTTGCTTGTCGAGCAAAACCGACCGATCCTACGGCAACCGAGCAAAGAAGCCTCACACTTTAGCTACAAACGTATCAACCACTTTAATTCTTTGGAGTGGAACAGCAGGCATGAAATGTGTGCTACCTGCTAGTGGAACGTGAGTTCCGCGACATTCTCTTGAGGAGTATAAACCTCACGCGGGAAGTCCCTTAGAGCCTTGACTACCACTTGTTGCGGGAAACTGTAACAAGGAACTCGGGTAATGACCGAACCCAACGGTAAAAACGTCAAGGATTGGGTAATCCGCAGCGAAGCCCCTAAAAGCGCTATGCTAGCTCACGGGGAACGCCCACAGACTATATGGGAATGGGTTTGAGATGCCTAGCAAGCATCGATGATAGCTTAAGATATAGTCGGGCCGTTGTAGAAATACAATGGGATTGCAAAGAATGGTGTGCCCAGATTCAGGGCAAGGAGTCCACGGATATTCCTGAGGAGGTCTTCGAGAAGATCTTGTCCGAGATTCGGAAAGAGAAGATCACAGATACCAAGAAGATCACGTACACAAAGATGCGGGAAATCCTAAAGAAGTTGAAGATCAACAAGTACTACGAACATATCAACTACATCATCAACCGAATCAACGGTGTTCCGACACCACACTTCCCACCAGAACTGGAGGAGAAGCTGTGCAGCATGTTCAAGGAGATCCAAGGGCCTTTCTTGAAGCATTGCCCTCGGGATCGCAAGAACTTCTTGAGCTACAGCTATGTGTTGTACAAGTTCTTCCAACTTCTGGGGATGGACGAGTACCTCCAATATTTCCCACTCCTCAAGTCAAGGGAAAAACTGTATGTACAAGACCAGATCTTCAAGAACATTTGTGCGGATTTGGGTTGGGAATTCAAGAAGTCTCTTTGAGCTACAAAAACGACGGAAAGAAGTGTGCTAGTTTAGGGGAAGCCCATGACGCCGAAGCCAGTAGCTAGACCAACACCTTGGCGAGCGCTGGCACCGATGGCGGGGGCAACAAGGTCCAGGATGGCGAAGATCGAGGCGGCGGTAAGAGCCAGCAGCAGGATCTCCTGGAACGAGAGGCTCTTGGAAGGAAGGACGGCGGCAACAATACCGACAACCAGACCCTCCATCAGGTACTTAACCAGACGGGTAAACATTTCTTGAGTATCAAAGGTGTAGTCCATTTTCTATAATAATCAGTTAGAAAAAATCTTTAGGACTCGTTCAATTGCATCCTTTCTGAGAACTCCTTTTCATTGTACGGGGTATCTTGGTCTACCAACCAATTGTCGGTTCCATAACAAACGGCATAATGTAGCTCCGACAACAAGTCACTGAAGAGCGCAAGGTCTATTGCTAAACCAACTCGGAGTATGTCGCCCGCCCGTTTTAGAACTTTCTTTGCCCCAACATATGTCACTACTTGGCCAAGGGTGCTATAACCATAGTTGGGGTGTACAAACGTCCAATCACTGCATATGTAGTCTGCAAGATTCATGGTAGCAATATGGTCGGCAAACTTGGGATTAAAGAAAACGTCATCCTCTAGGATTAATACCCATGGCAACGCCTCATCCACAATCCGACGGCACATGTGCAAGTACGCAAGCAAGCATCCGAGATCACCTTTCGGCAATTTGGACGTACTTGGCAAAGGGACCCGCAGCAACTCCGAGTGCCGTTGCATCTCCGCCTCTAGATCCTCCATGTCCACCAATACACCATCCATAAATTGGAAAGGAACGTTGTGTTTCCCTAGACGCTCGGACATGACACTGCGGCGCTGACTATTTGGTAAACTTAGCACCCAAACGTGCACGTCGCGCTTTGAAATGGTCAGCATTACTATGCATTCTGACAAAAGTATTTAAGGTTTACACGAGGTCGACCTGTAAATGACCCTTGTACCCACCAAAGAACAAGATTACTTAGAGGAGGATCCCGTGCTCCGTGGACAAAACTACGTGTGCCTTTCATTCCTGTCCCCCGAGGACCTGCTGGCGAACAAGGAGGTGTACTGTTTCCAAGAGTACGTGAAGAGCTTTGTCGCGGATATCAACAAGGTCGCCGATGAGGTGACCGAGAAGTTCCCCGAGGTTGGCCAGGTCCTCAAGAACCTGAAAGACTCGTACCCTCACATGTTTGATGCCAGCGTGCTCCAAGACGACTACCGTTTCTTCAAGCAATCGCACTCGGACCGCCTTGAGAAAGAGTTCCATGAACAGAACGAATTCCGCACTTCGGTTCGTGGCATCAAGGTTCGTGGTGTGTTTGATACCCTGAAGGAGGCTCAAACCCGTGCCGAGGTGCTCAAGCGGATGGGCGACAAGTTTGACATCTTTATTGGTCAGGTGGGATGCTGGTGCCCTTGGTCTCCCAACCCCGAGGATATCCAAAACCAAGAGTACGCCGAAACCCAACTGAACACCTTCATGAAGCAGTTCAAGGAGAACATGGCCCTGAAGGACAAGATCTACGAAGAGCGTAAGAAAGAACGCACCACCACCACATCGGCCATCGTGGAGGAACTATCCAAGCAAGACACTTGGACATCGCGGCAGGAAGATGAACAGAAGTAATGTATGTAGATTAATAGAGGTATGAACGCAATCGCGATTTTTTTGTTATTCGTCGGGATGTTCCTACTTGTTCAAGGGTACTATGATCAGAAAACAACATGCCCTGAACCGAAGGTAGAGGTCAAGTACATTCCCCGCTCTCTTTACGAGGAACAATTGTCTAGTGATCAGAGTGTGTCACGACACTTCAAAAGCCTGTTTGAGGATACCATGCCCTGGCCTACGATGCGCGGTTAATCATTTTTACACTTCTCTTTGTAGTATAGGGATGTTGGTGAACAAGTTTACTAGGGCATTGTTGGACCACGTTGCAAATGATGCGAAAGTGCCAGCCGAAGTGGTTGGTGCTACTTTCTCGGAATGGCGGACTCATGTAGAGGATGTTGCCTCCAAGGAAGCCGTCGCCCATGAGAAATACATGACGCGGATTGAGCTGCCTCGTGCCGAACGGCATCAACAATACGAAGAGTACTGCACCGAAAAAGCACGACTATGGGACACTTGGATGCAGTCGCCACAAGGTCGGAAGGCTCAGGCTCTACACAACTGGATCCGTCTCCAGGTTCCCGAGGTATTGAAGGATGGTGTAGAACAAGAACGCATATACACCAAAAATATCAGATTACATTAGATGGAGGAACACAAGTTTCATTTTCATTTCGTCGCGTTCTTTATTGCGTTTGGTATAGGCATCATGTACACCTACCTTAAAACACCTGCTGTGAAGGAGATCGTCAAGTTCCCCACGCCGTTCAATGCTGGCAAGGTAGTCTACAAAGATAGTGCGGATACGTGCTTCGTATTCCAGGCCCAGAAGACGGAATGCCCCAAGGACAAAACCAAGATCAAACCGCAACCCATTGTGGAGTAAACCTATTTTTTCTGAGGGATCATCAGAGGAATGTTCTTTCGCCCAAATCCAAACGGAGTGCAAAGGGTCGTCAACCGCCTGTTCTATACGCGCGTCGGTTCCATTATGGTTTCCGCTTTGTTTGGTGTCGCATTATCCATGATGTTCCAACGGGCATGTAAGGACCACCAGTGCGTCGTAATCAAGCCACCCCCCATGAAGGACATCAAGGAATACTATTACATCGTGAATGGCAGTTGCTACAAGTACGTTCCTTCTGTCGTGCCTTGTGAATCTGCGTAATTACCAACCTATTTTCTTTGTCATGATTCTGTATAAGCATGTCGTCCATGAGCACCCCTATCCATCAGTTACCGAATGGAAAGCCACCTGTGACTGCTAGCCTTCCCGACGATCCTGAAGTGTTGAATGTTCTACAAGAGATGGAGCAGGAGGTCCAAACAGCTACCAAAGCTAACATCGCTCCCACGATGCCTATGCCTCCTCCTATGCAACCCGTCGCCCCTCCCCAGCCATTGGTCCCTATCCCTGTGAAGAAACAGAAAAAGAAGCTTTATGAACCGACTATCCTTTACCACGCTGCTCTAGTTGCCTTTGCCGCACTCGTTTTGTTCTTCCCTAAGACATTGGAAGTGCTTTACACCAAAGTGCCCAAACTAGCTCTGCTTGAACGGTATGATATCCTTGTGCGCAGCTTGTTGCTAGGTGTCGTTGTCTACGCCGTGACTTGGAAGTTCGGGTTGTAGTTCATATCGCGGTACTTGTATAGTTGCACCTTGAACTCCTTTTGATACGCAGGAATGAAAACGGCATCCTTGTTGTAAACCTCTCGGCATCCCACTTCCTCTAGACAGTCACGTTGTTCGAACATGACAGGGATCTTCAACATGTGATACTTATCTGTCGCAGTGTAGTATTCCCACCTTTCTTTCCGAGTTGGCATGGGTCGACCAAACAAGGGCAAGATCAATGGCTCCTTGTCGTCCATGTTGGTCAGCGTCCCGATCTGTTGGAAGTCAGTATCCACTGTCCGCAAAGGATACACTGGGTCTTTCGCGGGGTATATAGGCATCCCTGAAGTTTCCCGCTGTGGTGTAGCTACCTCTTTCTCTACAAACACAATCTTGGTCTCGGCGGCTTGTTGCTTCGTTTGCACTTGGATTGTGTACAGCCAACCAATAACAATCACCGCCCCAAGCAACAAGATACATAAGCCCAATAACAACCCTAATAGGATAGGCTCTTTCATTACACAACAAAAAGAAATGTTTTCAGGTTATAGACGTCATGCCCAGCGAATTCGAACCAATTCTGAAACAAAAGTTGTCAAACACTAATGGCATTGAACAATTTGTCTCGGAATCGGAAAGCACATCTATTGTGGGAAGCATCTTCATGGGAATCGGGTTGATGGTTCTAGCCATGCTGATTACTTGGTTGTTCTTGTGGAGCTACCAAAAGGAAAAACTATTGTTTATAGTTGTGTTGTCTGTTGTTGTCTTCTTGTACTCTGTGGAGATGGTAGCATTCATTGCCTTGCAACGAGGGAAACTGAGTCCCCTAATGTTCCGCATCTTTATGGGAAGCTCGGTGATGATAAGTATCATGTGCATCATCCTCATCATTGTCTTCTCCATCAAGGCTTCACAACGTTTGCGCGGCCGCTCGAGTTACGTACCAGGGCCCGTTCAAGATTATATTGAACCCAACGTGAACTAAAGCTCAAATGATGACCCCGACAATGTTTTCGGTTTTTCTAGTCCAGGCATGCTGTTATCAAGACCCTGGGCGCCATACACGGGTTCGCCATAAACGCCCTTGATACCAACAATCTCTGTGTCAAAATCGGCCTTATCCACCACATTGTCCTGGGCGCGTTGGAGATGCTCGGGTGTGAGGTACTTGCCTACCAAGTTGGCCATAGGTCCCTTGCTACGCACATCCTGAGTGTCCAGGAAGGCTACGTCTTGCCTGTATAGACGGAAGTACAAGACCACTAGACCCAAGCTTAACACAAGTCCCGCGTAAACGTCATACACCACCAAAACCAATACCGTAAATGTAGCTGCAACGAACTGGATGTCGGGGCGCTTGAACACATTCAGGTACCTGGTGGGCGTAAGTGTAAGCACCAACAGCAAAGCAAGTGCGATTAACCGAAACAGCATGTGTACTCTAACTTAAAGCTTATACAAAATTTGATAAGAGATATAGTTGGTGGTCAGGGATCCTATGAAAGGTCGTGCATTTGACGAGCCCACACGCAAGTGGCTGTGCTCCAAGGGCTATGCCATTGAAAAAGAGGGCAATGAAGAGCTTGTGTCCTACCTGAAGGAAACTTTGATGGCCAAACCCAAGGTCAATCCTGATATGCCAAACGCAGATGCGGAACCTTTCCCAGTCTACCGAGAAGATAGCACATGGATTTACATCCCAAAGGTTTTCGGGCTACAGCAGTTTGGGGCGCCTTCCAAAGTCACTCTGCGCGACGGCGTGGACGCACCTGGACTTGTTTTTGAGGGAAAGCCCCGCGCCGAACAAGACGAACCTATCCAACGCTTTGTGGAGGCGGCCAATGACCCTGTGCGCGGGGGAGGACTGCTTGTGTTACCATGCGGGTTTGGAAAGACGGTTCTAGCTCTCTACCTTAGTACCGTATTCAAGAAGAAGACCCTCATCATTTGCCACAAGGGGTTCTTGATGGACCAGTGGAAGGAGCGGATTGCACAATATGTGCCCAAGGCATCTGTGGGCACCATCAAACAAAGCAAGGTGGATGTTGATGGAAAGGACATCGTGATTGCAAGCCTTCAAAGCCTGGCTATGCGCGAGTACGACGCTTCTATCTTCCGCGACTTTGGATTCGTGGTAATAGATGAGGTCCACCACATTGGTGCGGAAGTGTTCAGTCGTGCCCTTCCACGTATCGTTTGTAAAAGGACACTTGGACTTTCGGCAACTCCCAATCGGAAGGATGGCCTACGAAAGGTGTTTGAGTGGCACATCGGCAAGCCAGTGTACGAAGTCCGCAAACGGAGCGACAACCAGCTAAAGGTGATCGTGAAGCGATTCTATGATCCAAACCCATCATATGGCCGTGAGATCCACATGTACAATGGCAAACGAAATGTAGCTCAAATGATCAATGCTATCTGCGCATTTGAACCACGGAACCAACTCATCATTGATACCCTTGTAGACATCAAGAAGGAAGAACCTGGGCGGCAAGTCATCCTACTAAGCGAGCGCCGCAACCACCTAGAGACACTCCGAAAGATGATCAAGGCAAAGAACCTTGGCACCACTGGCTACTATGTAGGTGGAATGAGCCAAGATGAACTCAAAAAGAGTGAGACAAAAGACTTCATCCTTGCTACCTACCACATTGCGGCAGAGGGCTTTGATGTGCCATCTCTGAATACCCTCGTGCTAGCGTCCCCCGTATCATCCATTGAACAACCAGTGGGAAGGATTCAGCGTCAGAAACCACACGAGCGGAAGTATGTGCCGCTAGTGATTGACATATGGGACAACTTCTCCCTCTTTAATAACCAAGGTTTCCGTAGGATCCAGTTCTATAAGAAAAACGGGTACGAGGTGTGTGGATATGAAGAACCTCAAGAAGAAGATCAGGCTACCACAAAGAAGTACACATTCATTGCGGATGATGATTAGGAATTTACTTCTGCGGAAAGAATACAAATGGTTGCTGAACTTCTCAACATTGATGCCGTACATCTTGCAATCTCCGCCCCTTCTCTGACGATCATTGATTGCTATGCTCCTTGGTGTGGTCCGTGCCGCACACTGGCACCTGTCCTTGACCAGTTTCAAAAGGTGTTCCCTCAGGTTCACATCTACAAGCTGAACGTGGACGAGGTGGATCCTGCTTCCATCAAGTTCGTGGGCGGTGGGTGTGAGGTGTCCGCCCTACCCACCTTGTTGTTCTGCAAGGATGGTGCATTGGTGGACATGGTGGTGGGGCTGAACGTTGGCAAGATTGAAGAGGCTATCAAGAAACATATGTAACACTTGTTTAGAGATAATATGGATGCATTTTGGGCTTTTCTTATCGTGCTTGCGGTAGTGTTTTTCCTATTTGTAATCTTACCCAATATCTTGCGGACTCCTATTCAGGCCAATGCACAAGCATATCACCCACGCCTGATGGATCCGCAAGAACAACAACGGACGGCCGAGGACAAGGAGCGCGAAGCCAGCCGTCAAATGTTGGATGGGTATTACGAGCCCGCACGGGAGTCTGTGCCAGAGGACTACCCCGTGAAGTTCATCTCTGACTGCCCCTACAGTAAGCCACCTTCCACCGACCTTCCCATCGTGGACGTGCCGATGTGCGTAGCTGTGCGGAAGAATAACATGAAGTTGGCTTAAGAATTTAACTGCTAAAAAATGAAACTTGTTTGTTTTATCACTCCGTGTGTATCATGCATACAGGTGTTATCTCGTTTTGCGACCGTGTCGCCTACAACATCAAGTCGTCGGACACAAAAGATGTTATCCTGAACCAACTGGAGAGCTTGTACCAAATCAAGATCCTTCAGAGACATTGGCATAGTCTCACAGAGGAGACTGTGAAACATGTTTACAGGGCCCCACACCTGGCATGCCTACGTAGCAATGGCAACCCGTACTACATCTACTTCTCCAGGTATGAAGATGTCCCCATCATTTACTATATTGACAAGAAGGTCCAGCCAGGATACCAGAAGCCCCGCATCATTCTGGCACGTGGCATGTTTGATGAGGCGATCTTTGATGGAACCGTAATGGAGGGTGAGATGGTAAAGGACAAGATGGGCCAATGGCTGTTCCTCATCAATGATGTTATTGGTTACAAGGGCAAGTATCTCAAAGATATCCCACTTCCCAAACGGCTCGAGCACGCATACTCCATTCTTGATTCCTATCGCCCAGACCCCTTCATTGACGTGTGCACGTACCAGGTCAAGTGCTATTGCTATGCAACCACAGACGGCCTTGACAATCTCATTGCGCTCTCGGAGAAGCTTCCATACACAAACCGTGGCATCTACTATTGGCCCTTCTTCCTGCAATACAAGCCCAAACTGTACAACTTTGATGATTCCGTGATCAAGGAGGTGCACCGTAAGGTGAAAGACAACCCTGAGTTCCGTGAGAAGAAGGAGGACGACGTACCATCACCTACGCGCAAGCAGGTGTCCCAACCGACCATCATCGCCAATGCGCCCAAGGAAGGAGAGAGCGTCATGTGGTTGCGCAAGACAGAGAATCCCGATGTATACGATATTTACGCAGCACAAAATGGTAGCAACAAGTTGGGTGTTGCACATGTACCAACCCTTGCTACCAGTCGTATGCTGCGGAAGGTGTTCAAGGACCTTACCGTCACGATTAGCATCCCATTCATGTGCAAGTTCAATGACAAGTTCCAAAAATACGAGCCTATCTCACAGGCATAAGATGTCTACTGCACCATACCAATCTTGCGCAGGTAACCACAAGACTTATTGAAGTCACTTTGAATCTTTTTTAGATCTACATTATCCGAATGTTGATAACGGAAGTAATAGTAGTTGTTTTGGTTCTTGTCCGTATCGTGGATGAAGTGGATTCGGTTGTTGATGCGGTACGTGGTACGAACAATGGTGTCCTCGTGGGCTACCTCTTGAGTGCATGGAAAGCGATGTGTTGGTACGGTCTCCTCCAAATAGGATACTGCATACATGCTCCGATGTGCGGCCTCGTTCTGAGCAAGTTTCCGATATGCCCGTTGACCGTCATTCGCAAGGTCGTACATGTATGTCAGATCCCGATGATGATATTCTTTGAGCTCTTGCTTGTTTCCAACTCCAAATCCAGTGCCGAGCTTGTAAGGTGCATTCCATCCGACATTGACCCACTGCTTGGTAGCATAGTCGACCTTTGTCGGGCAAACGTACACCTCTACAAGGTTCGTAGACTCGGTAAGCAAGGATTCAATCTCCATCGTATTCCGACGTATGCTTTCGTCGCGCTTCATTTTTTATAGCAAAAAGTGCTTAAGTAAATACCCAAAAAATTGATCCAAGAGACCTACCATACCACGGGTAACTATGACGACGAATGCTTCCGATCATCGCGAAAAAACAAGGACGCTCTTTGAAGGCATCGGACTGACGCCAATTCAAGCGCAAGATCTGGAGATCGGCATTCTCAATGCTACGATTGATTATGCCAAAGACAACAACATCATCTGTTCGTGGCAGTTTGAACTCTTTCGCGAGGTCTACGTGTCCAAGGCTCGTAGCATCTATGCAAACCTCAAAAAGAACAGCTACATTCAAAACACGCGTTTGATGGAACGGCTTCACGAGAATGAGTTCAAGCCGCACGAGATTGCATACATGTCACCCGATGTTCTCTATCCCGACAAGTGGAGGAGTATCATCGAGCAAGAGCTACTCCGCAACAAGGTCGCCTACGAAATTACAGAGGTGTCCATGACAGACAAGGTCATTTGTGGCAAGTGCAAGAAGAACAAGATCAGTTACTACGAGAAACAGATCCGCTCTGCAGATGAGCCCATGACCGCATTCTTCCGTTGCATCTCTTGTGGTCATAGGTGGAAACATTAATCACCGTAATATATAGAATGCCTTATCGTTTTGTGATTGAAAAGATAGACATTGATGGTGACAACATTCCCGATGGTGATTTGGTGAAGAAATACAATGGCAGCAAGCTTGTCGGTCAGAAGTTTGTTGCGTTTGACAAGATGAAGGAAATTGCTGATGAGGCTATGTATGCATCCAAAGAAGGTACAAAGCAGAAGGTAGTGTACCAGCGCATGCCTGCGAACGAGGAAGACAAACCCGTGATTGTGAAGGACGCTACCCATTTCGGACAGTACGTGAAGGCGGGTGCAGGCTTGGAGGTGGGACGGGTGGCAGTTGATGGGCTTGTTGATGCGCTAGGTGGGCTGTTTAGCTCGGAAGGTGGTAAGGGAAAGCGCAAGTAGACATTTAAGGACATTTTTTGTTTTATGATCAGAATCATGGAAGCGAACAATTCTGGTGGATTCTCCTTCCATGTTGATGATTGGTCCCAGTTCTGCAGATTTGTGATCCTTGGATCGGAAAGCTCATGCTATGTTCCTGGCACAAGCCTCAAAGACATGGCATGCGGTGCAATCACGCGCCTTATGGATGCAGGCCGAGGCGGAGACATGATACAATACATTTGTAAGGTATCGGATGAAGGCCGTGCTCCAAAACAATCGTATGGTCTATACGCCCTTGCAAAGATTGCGGAATACTCCGACGCCTATCGGCACATCATCTTCCGCCACTTTCTTGTCAAGATCTGCCGTACCTTCTCCACACTTGCCGAGTTCCTGTCCTATATGCCAAACCTGAGCTGGGGTAGCAACACGCGTCGTTGCATATCTGAGTGGATCTTTGCCCATTCACCGCATGATCTGGCCTACCAGTTTACCAAATACAAGAACCGTGGTGGCTATACACCAAAGGACATCCTGCGGTTGGTGCATCCCTCGCCACAGGAAGTGGAATATAATGAGGTGTTTGCCTATGTTACAGACAAGTGGAATGTACATACGTTTAGCAGCTTGCACGGATACCTGCAAGCGGCACATGAACTTCGGTACACTTCCAATGAAGATCACGCCCGCACATACATCCGCGACTATCGGTTTGGATGGGAACACGTAGGCAACCAAAAGCTACTCAAATGTCCTGCTATTTGGGAACAATTCATTGAGAATGGTATGCCTTACCATGCCATGTTGCGCAACTTGTCGCGGATGTGCAAGCTATCTATTGACACGAACCGTCTTGCATCCTCTATCGGATCCGAAGCTGCGATCAAAGCTAGTCGCGTGCATCCCTTGCAAATCCTTCAAGCAATGAAGATGGTGGACGACGAGGTTCTCAAGGCTTCCCTTCAAAGCGCATTCCATGTAGCCTTTGCGAATGTAATGCCGTCGTCAAAGCGCTTCTTGGTTGCGCTGGATGTAAGTGGTTCCATGGGGCACTCTATGTGTTGTGGGATGCGTACCCTCACAGCACGGGAAGCGGCATGTGCAATCGCGTTGACGATGGTGAAGCGCGAACCATATGTAAAGACCATGTGTTTCCAAGACAAGTTTGTTCCTTTCAACATCCAGGAGAACGACGATTTGGATAAAGTGATCAAGAGATGTGCAGCTATGCAATTTGGTACAACCGATTGTAGTTTACCGATCCAATATGCACTGGATAACAAATGGGAGGTGGATGTCTTCGTTGTCATCACAGACTCTGAAACAAACTGCAACTCTGTTCCGCCACACAAACTGTTACAAACATATCGCGACGAGGTCAACCCCAATGCAAAACTAATCGTCTTAGCTACATCCGCAACATCCGTGTCCATCGCCGATCCTATGGACCGTGGAATGCTAGATGTCGCAGGTTTGGATGCCAGCATCTTGCAAGTGATTCGGGAGTTTAGTCTTGGCACTATCTGATGAAAACGATATAAGAATAATATGTCCGTCTATATTGTGCACCATCCCTTGACCCTGGCCAGGTCCGAAGGTGTCACGTTATCAAACTATGCTTAAACACATCGGGGTTGGGCGCGCATTGCAGTTTGTCCGTACGCCGCACTTTATCTGATACTGCGATTTTCACTACGTGCAGCTACACATTGACAAATATTCGCATTGGGTTTATCATTTTTACATAGTGTCATAAGGATATCACACGATCATTATGCATATAATATGCACGACGTTTCCGATCACATATGGATGCTTGTAGACTGTATCTTGGGATACGACGAGGTAGCATTTAAGGAAACAGAGATCTTTGCATACTTTATGAAAATCGCACAAGGAGGCGGCATCATCATCAAAAACTATGCGTTGCCATGTCTGCCTTTGACTACCGTCGGATACTATCAGTTCCACGATATTGACGATCTGTTTGAGACCCTTGAATCCTTGTATCGCACATTTTCACCCTCCAGTAACCACTATTTTCGGATTTCCCAGTGTGCAAGGAAATTAAACTTGTGGCTGCAAACCAGTGATGTAATTGATGGTCTCCAAAAACTGCAACCATAAAAATAGACTATTTTTGTGAAACTTTTCGGCCTCGAGGGGGGGGGGGGGGGGTACCCCCTGCTCGTTGCTCGT